AGATACCTGCTTCAGTAGCAAAAATATATTTACTATTAAGGTTAGAATTCACGACTAAGTTATTTGATATTCCTGCATCTATCGTAAAAAGATATTTAGTATTAACATTTGAGTTAATTTGTAAATTATTACCAATTAAATTAGATATACTTGCTTCAGTAGAATAGATATATTTACTATTAATATTGGAGTTAATTTGTAAATTATTACCAGTTAAATTAGAGATACCTGCTTCAGTAGCAAAAATATATTTACTATTAAGGTTAGAATTCACGACTAAGTTATTTGATATTCCTGCATCTATCGTAAAAAGATATTTAGTATTAACATTTGAGTTAATTTGTAAATTGTTACCAGTTATATTAGAAATACTAGCATTTTGGCTATAAAGTGTTGAACTAATAGTTAAAATATTTCCACTAATATTAGATAAATTAGCATAAGTTGAATATAAATAAGGATTATTTATAATATAACTATATAAATTAGAATTAATTGTTAAATTTTCTTTTATTAAAGCACTGCCATTAATATCTAAATTTGTAGAAGGAGATGAATTATTAATACCAATATATCCATTACTATTAATAATAAATACTGAATTAGCATCTTTATTAAATTCAGCAATATTATTAGTTCCATATTGACTAACTATTAATGCTGTATCAGTTCCTAAATTAGAAATTGTAAATTGGTCAGATACTTTAACTAAGGTATCTATTGTTGTTATTGTACCATTAACTGTTAAATCTCCAATTAAATTTAAATTTGAAGCATTAATATCTTTTGATAAATTTAAATATTGTCCTGTTATTGTATCTGTTGAAGTAATATATTTACTATTAACTGTTGAATTAATTGTTATATTGTTTCCATATATATTAGAACTTACGAATAGGTCATTTGATACTCCTACATTATTAGTAGTAAATAGATTTTTACTATAAACATTAGAATTAACTGTTAAGTCATTTGATATACCAACATTATTAGTAATAAATAAATTTTTACTAAATACATTAGAATTGATAGTTAGATTATTTGATACACCAATATCAGTACTAAATAAGTATTTAGTATTAATATTAGAATTAACTATTAAATTATTTGATACACCAATATTTGTTGAAAATAAATATTTACTATTAATATTAGAAGTTATTTCTAAATTACCTCCATATATATTAGAACTTACAAATAAGTCATTTGATACTCCAATATTATTAGTACTAAATAAATTTTTAGTATATACGTTGGAGTTAATTGTAAGATTATTTGATATAGTTGCATTTGAAGATATATAAAGGTTACGTCCATATATATCATATGCAACATTTAAATCATTTGATATACCAACATTATTAGTAATATATAAATTATTTCCAGTTATATTTGATGTGATTGATAATTCATTACCAGAAATAGTTTTACTAACTGATAAATTATCCAAAATAACTGCTGTAGTCATAACAACATCTTTGATTACAAAATTACCATTAATAGATGTGTTTGATGCTTCAATTGAGAAATTAGCATTATCTCCTTTAAGAATATTACCAATATTAATATAATCGTTTCTATTAATTGTTTCTCCTTTGAGATTATATGGTAAAAATATTATATTATTACATCCGTTATTTGTTATATTCTGTCCTGCAATTATACTATTATTATCATTGTTAATATTTCTATCACCTAATGTTATTGAATAACTACCTAAATTATATGAATTATAACCTAATGCTACTGAATGTTCTCCATATGATGTATAGGCGTCTGTTATGCGTCCAATCTCAATATTATAATTTCCGTTATTATAAATTATTTCGTCAGCTCCTGTAACATTTCCCTTTGACCCAATCAAAATATTATGCAGACCTACATTATTGAAACCAGCTTTGTTTCCAATCATTACTCCGTACTGACCATCATCATTGTAACCACTCTGGGTTCCAAGGTGCATATTATACTTTCCTGCACCGATGTAACCGGAGAACACTCCAAGATTAAGATTGTAAGTACTTGGTGTAGTAACGGCATATCCTGCCTTATTCCCTATATTTATCGAGTTGTCCATTTCTGTCGTATAATAACTCGTATTATTTCCAAGATTTACGTTATTTGTCCCGTTGGTCAAATTGTAAGCACTATTATTTCCCATCAAAATATTATTATTTGTCGAGTCAGTTATCATACTATAACCAGCTTGATAACCAATGATAAGTGACTCAGCAACTGCTTGAGCATTTAGTGCTGCATTGTAACCAAGTATTGTATTATATAGACCGATATTTGTCCCTCCTGCGTTTTTTCCAATGACTGTAGAACTATTTGCTTCTAAAGATATACCAGTCATTGATGTAGTATCTGTTCCAAAGGTATAACCCTCAAGAGATAACGATTGAATAGATTTTTGATATGACATATGTTACTCTATTAATTACATTATATAATAAAATTTTTATTTCTACTTACAACGATTTATTTTTTATTACTGAGTAAATTTTATGATTTTAGTTCTTTTTCACTCATATTAAATCAACTAAAAATTTAGAAAATATATTTATATTATCAAGTAAATTATCTCCTTAAAATGACCATAAAAAATGAGAGATAATATATTTGATGTATATATTTTAAAAATATATAAAAAAAAAAGAATATAAAGGTTTATTAATTATATTATTTATAAAATTAAATTACACGTGTAATTTAATTTTCAAAAATGAGTATCATTTACTATAATGATTTACTTCAAAATGCTAATAATGTTATGGATGACCGTTTAATCGAATTATTAAATGAAAAAATGAATACTGATGAACAAAAACAATTTATTAATAATTTTAAAAATTATTTAGAATATGGAAATGATGATACAAAATTTATTATTAGTTTAGATAATATATGGAAATGGGTTGGTTTTTCAGATAAAGGTAAAGCAAAAAGACTATTAATTAATAAATTTATTGAAAAAAAAAATTACATAATATGCTTACCCGATCGGGTAAGCATCGATAAAGACAAGAATAATTTATTTATTCCCGTTAATAAAGAGACTGTTTTATTAAATGTATCAACTTTTAAGAAATTTTGTATGAAAGCATCAACTAATAGAGCAGATGAAATTTGCGATTATTATGTTAAAATGGAGAATATTATGAATCAATATACAAAAGAAAAAATGATTGAACTTGAGAATAGTAATAAACAATTATCAACAATGATACAAAACGAAGAAATTGATATTAATGAACTTTTCTGGGATGAAAACAGTATAAGTGATTATAATAATAAAAATGTTGTTTATTTATCTTTTATTGGATATATAAATGGAATTGCTTATTATAAATATGGTATAACTAAACAAATTTATACTAGAGAATTTGAACAACACAAAAAAATATTTGATACTTTTATTATGATACATATTGAACTTTGTGATAATATGACGGTTGTAGAAAATGAATTTAAATTAGAATTAAAATCAAAAAATATATTAAGAACTTTAGAAATTAACGGAAAAAATCAAACAGAATTATTTGTAACAAATCCTCAAAATAATATTAAAAAATTAATTCAAAACTTAAAAGACCTTGTTGTAAAATTTCCTCTTGATATAATAAAAGAAACAAAAAATGAAATAGAAAAATTAAAATATGAACATGAAATAGAAACATTAAAAAAAGAAATTATAAATAATAATGAAATTTATAACTATATAAAAAAAGAAAATACAAAGATTACAGAAGATTATACAGAATTAAAAAATAATTATATAGAATTAAAATTAAAATATAAAAATCTTAAAAAAGAATATAAAAAAAATATTAATATTTCCAAAACAACTTCACTTATTAATGAGTTTACCGGACCAAATAAATATCATATGAATATTACTGAACTAATTAATGAACCAATTACTGAACTAATTAATGAACCAATTACTGAACCAATTAATGAAATAATTAATGAACCAATTAATGAAATAATTAATGAACCAATTAATGAAATAATTAATAAAGAAATTGAAGAAATTGAAGAAATTGAAGAAATTGAAGAAATTGAAGAAATTGAAGAAATTGAAGAAATTGAAGAAATTGAAGAAATTGAAGAAATTGAAGAAATTGAAGAAATTGAAGAAATTGAAGATGAAGAAGATAATGATATAAAATATGAGAGTGTAGAAGAATTTTGTAAAAAATATATAGAACAAGGTGAAGATACAAGTTCTAATGATAAATATAGAATTAGAGTTGATACATTATATGATTTTTTTTGTAAAAAAAGTATAAACCCAATTGATAAATATAGTTTTAGTGTTTATATTAGAAAAACTTATAAAATTGATATTAAAACGTGTACATGGTATTATAAAAGTTATAATACTTGGTATGGTATTAAATTAAATATAAAAATAAAGAAAGAAGACACAAAATTAGAAATATTTACTCGAAGTTTTATAGAAAATTATTGTGTAGTAAAACAAAATTCATATATAAGAACAAAAAAATATTATGAAATATTTAAAGAATATTGTAATAAAAATAATTTTAAAACAACTGAAAGAAATGGGTGGTCTCAATTTTTATGCAGAAAAACTTTAAGTAAATTTGGTTTTCCACATAAAGATTATGTAACAGATAATTATACACCTGTATTTTTAGGTTTTTGTTTAAAAGGTGAATTAACACTGAATGAATTTATAGATTTATTTATAAAAGAATGTTGTGTATTAACATTTGGTGCAAATACAAAAACTACATTATTATGGGATGCTTTTAATGATTTTGTCAAAAAAAAAAAAGAAGAAGATAATATGACTGTTAAATTTGGTAAATCATCATTTTATGCTATTATTCAAAATGATTACAAATTACAAAAAAAATTAATTAATCGTAGAACTAATTGTTTTGTTGGTATTAAGTTAAAAACATAAAATTATTTCCAATTTAATTCCGGAAATTTTTTTATTCTTTCTTCTAATTCAATTTTACGTTTATTGCAGTAATGCGACTGCCAGCGCAATGGCAATATTTGTTCTATAGATAAATTTCCATAATTTTCACATCTTTTTGCAGAGGGAGTAATTATATAATGTGTTTTACAATAAAAACCTTCTTTTTCTTCATAAAATATTGAGAAAGTATTTGAAATTATAAGCCATTGCGCTGGCAATCGCACTACTGCAATACAATTCGACATTTAATAATATTTATTAAAAATCCTTTAAGTACTTTCGATAAAAAGTATTTAAGGTAATAATAATATATATATTTTATAACATAATTTTAGAATGAATTTTTTGAAATTTTGGTTTATAAGTATATATTTCTGTATGGTTACAGCAAAAACTATTATAGGAGTAAGTGATGGTCCTCAAAAGTCGATAGAATATTGGGAAAATACATTAAATTTTAAATTTGATGCGTCACTGTTATATCAACCTATAGAAGATGTATCAAAAGGAATAAATTTAATTAAAGATAAAATAGATAAATATGATGTATCAATGGTAATAACTTTTGATGGTTATGCATTAAATAATATAAATGATGGTAAATTAGATAATTATTTAATTGATTGGGGTAAAAAACTTAATAAATTAAAAGGAAAATCGAATACTTTATATATTAGACCATTACACGAATTTAATGGCGATTGGTATTCGTATGGAACTTATACAAATGGAAATTCAATAGAAGCATTTAAAAATGCATTTAAAAGAATAGTTAGAATAATAAGTTCTTATGGAGGAGATTTTGTAAAATGGCAATTATCATATAATAATATTCAACCACATGAAGATAATACACCATTTAGTGCATATTATCCTGGTAATGAATATGTCGATATGATAATGGTAAGTGCTTATAATAGATGTAGAAAAGGAGGATTAGAAGAAAATTTTAATACTATTTTTAGTAGAGCATATAAAAAAATAAAAGAAATAAATTCTGGAAAACCTATAGGAATAGCAGAAGTAGCAACAAGTGGTGAATGTGGAGAAAAAGGTAAATGGTATGAAAATATGTTAAAAACATTATATAGTAAATATAATGATATTAAAATGGTTAATTTTTTTCTTGAAAATGCTGATATGAATTGGTCAGTAACAAATAAAAATGATATTAATAAATTTTCAAAAGCATTAAATAAATATAATTAAATCCATTCAAGATTATTTACGTGATTGTTAGATATATCACCATCAATATGATTTATATAAATATTATTACTTTCATAATTTCTTGGTAAATAATGTTGAGCAACTAAATAATTAACCCAATGTTTAGTAGGTTCTCTATCATAATATAAATTTACAGTATTAAATCCACTTAAATTTTTTTTTTGTAAGATAAATCTTTTAGTTAATGAATTATAAATATCACCATTTGGATTAATATAATAATTATCATATCCAATCATTTTTATAAAATTAGATTTATCAAAAATTTTTGTTTCTTTTGGTATAAATTTCCATTTATATCCACCAGCAGTCTTATTTCTTTTTTTACAACAATTTAAAATACTTGATGAATTAATACCTGTAGATTTGGTAGCATTTTTTATTGATATATGTAAACTAAGTATTTCATTATTTAATGAATATTGAAATACCTGTCTATCTTTAAAAAAAATTTTTTTATTTTTAAAACTTTGCTTCATTTTTAATAATATTAAAAATGAAACATTTAAGTAATTTTTTTTATTTTTTTTTTAATTAAATTATACAATAGACTCATAACTTTTATAATTTGGTTCATGATACAGTTTTGAAACTGTTTTTTTTTCTTTTAAATATAAATTTGTAATTGTTATATTTGCTAACATATCAATAAATACTTGAATTAATATCATATCAATTTGAATTATTGCTAAATTTAAATTAAATACATAATCAAACCAGGTATAAATTCCATTAATTATAGTAATCTCATATGCAGTAAATAACGAATATTCTAATTTTTTATCATTTTGAATAACTTGAATTAGCCAAGGACATAAAATGTCTTGATTCAAATTTCTAATACAAGTATTAATACTTATACAAATTACTAATATTATATATTCATATACTGTATCAATTTTAATACCCATAAAAATGAAATTTTCATTTGGTCCGACAGTAAAAAACTTAGCATTATCATCTTCTTGATATAAATTAAATATTAATGCTAATGTTAATATTATCATCCAACCAATTAAAATTTTTGCTGTAACTGTAACATTTACCAAATCATCTGGTTTTGTTGTTGCCATTTTAAATATAATTTTAAATTTTATATAATATTTATATATTTCAATTTTTTTTAATATTATATAAATTTTATAAATTATATCATACTATAAACACTTAAAGCCCATCCTCCACCACATATATCATTATAATTACCTTTACAATTATAATTACAATTATTTTCATCAATTAAACCATATAAATCATAAGAGTTTCCACAATAACATTCATTATAATATTCTAAACCAAAATATAATGTATTTTGAGTATAACAATATTCAAAACAAATTTCAACAGATGCTATATCATCTGGCATTTTATAAAATATATTCATTACTCGATTTTCTGCATCTTTATAACAACCAATATATTTTTTTTTATTATTTTCTAATGCTCCATCTAATGTTATTCTTGGAGTAATTAAATCTATTGGTGTATTTAATATTGTATTTTCAGATGATGGATATGGTGTATTTATATATTCAGGTGATGGATATGGTGTATTTATATATTCAGGTGATGGATATGGTGTATTTATATATTCAGGTGATGGATATGGTGTATTTATATATTCAGGTGATGGATAGGGTATATTTTCAGATGATGAATAAGGTAATTGATAATTTATTTCTCCATATTGATATACTCTAATATAATCAATACTCATTACATGAGGGAATAGGTTATCATCTACATAAAATCCAGGCATATTTCCTCCAACCGCAATATTTAAAATAATATTAAAATTTTGATTAAATGGTGCAGGATATGGAAAATTATTCCACCAATTATTTTTACTACAAAATAATTGGTCATCTATATACCATCTAATTTCATTTTCTTCCCATTCTACAGCATAAATATGATAATCATTTGAATAATCTAAAAAATTAGTTGTTTGACAATTTGAACTATCGTGAAAAAATTCATTACCATAATGAACTGTTCCAAATATTGTATTCATTTCATTTACTGATTCCATAATATCAATTTCTCCAGAAGAAGGCCAGTTTGAATAAATTGAATTACGTGGAAATAACCAAAAGGCATTCCAAATACCAAAACCTTTTGGTATTTTAATACGTGCTTCAATTCGTCCGTATAAAAAAGAATAATAACTAAATAATCGAGCAGAAGTATAATGTGATGAATCATAATCTTCTTTTTTAGCAACAATATTTAAACTACCATTTTCAATATAAATATTATTTTCTGTATAATATTCTAATTCATTATTGCCCCATCCATAATTACTACCAGTAACTATTTCCCAATTACTTAAATCATTATAATCATTAAATTCATTAGACCATACTAAATTATTAAAACTATTTGCAAAATAATATTTAATGTAAAAATTAAATATTAAAAAAATTATTTTTTTCATTTTATATATAAATGTTATTTTAATTTACATCCAGAACAGGTTCTAATCAAATCTACTTTTGCGCATGGTTTTAATAAGACCATACTATTTTTAAATATTTTTAATTCAGATGTTAATGCTTCACCTGTTAAAAATATTATAGGAATTGATAAATTTTTTTCTCTAATTATAGTTGCTGCTTCTTTTCCATTCATAATTGGCATATGAATATCTAAAATTACAATATCATAATTATTTTTATTAAATTCTTCAACTGCTTCTTTTCCATTTGAAACTATAGTTATATTCTTAACATAATTTTCTAACATTTTATTAATTACTTTTTGATTAATTTTATTATCATCAGCAAATAAAATTGATTTTTCTTTTAATATATTTTCTGATTGTAATATTTCATTATTAGATAATATATTATCTGAAATTATATTATTACTAGTATTTATATATTTATCATCATTTTTATCATCAAAAAATTCTAATTTATTTAATTCTTTTTCTTTATCATTTTCTTCTAAAGTCCAATCTAAATTAAATTCAAAACACATAATTGTACCTGTTGGATAATTATTTTCAATATAAATATTTCCATTTAAACTTGAAACTAATTTAAAACAAATTGATAAACCTAGTCCACTACCTGATATTATTTCAGTTTTTTTTGTTGCTGTTTTTCCAATATTATTAAATATATTTTCTTGTTCATTAATTGGTATACCTATACCAGTATCTTCTACAGAAATTTTACATATATTTTTATTATCTTTTAATATATTAACTGCTTTAATTAAAACATAACCTTTATCTGTAAATTTTAAAGCATTAGAAACTAAATTAATTATAATCCTTTTTATTTTATTTGGATAACTTACAAAATTATGTAAAGACTTATCTAATTCAAATGATAAATTTAAATTTTTATTTTTAGCATTTATAGAAAACATTTTAATAATACTCTTAAAAATTTCTTCTAAATTACAATATTCTTTTTTAATATTTATACTAGTTTCATTATTTTCTAATAAATTATAATCAATTAAATCATTTAATACATTTAATTGATGATATATACATTCCATTAAATCATCCATACATCCTTTCATTACTTTCAATCCATTTATTACATTTAGTTCTTTACTTACTACATTATCCAACATATTATCAATCATTGTTGCAGAACCAAGAATACCTTGTAAAGGATTTCTTATTTCATGAGCAACTGATCTCATTATAATATGTAATTCTTCATTATGTTTTGTTTCTAAATCTAATTTAGATTTTAAGAGTATTCTCTCTTTCTCTTTCTCTTTTTGTTTATAAAATTCTGTTACATCTAAAACAGTTCCAATTAATGAATATGTATTATTCTCATTCTTATAATTCTCTGCTATTGCTTGAAAATAATGTATAGAAGAATTTCTCCAAACTACTCGATAATTTACATTATAAGACTCTTTATTTATACAAGCATCCATAACTTTTTTATTAATAAATTCTCTTTCATCAGGATGAACTTTTGAAAGAAAATAATTATATTCAACTATATTTGAATCATCTGGATTATGGTCTTTATCAAATAAAAAAAACATATGTGAATTCCAAATTAAAACATCTGTATCAATTGTATAATTCCACATTCCTAATTTAGTTGAATCAATTGCTTTTGTAATTCCTTGTAATGGAAATCCTTTCATCATATATATATATAATATAGTATATTTTATTTATAAACTTTCAATATGATTTATAACTCGTTTAAAAAATTGTATTTGTTCATCATCATAATAATTATATTTTACTATTATTTATATAGTCTTCTTTTGCTTCAGTAATAAAGAAATCTATAATATCATTATCAATTACTGAGTTTTCGGTTTGATTTATAATAAAATCAATATTATTATTTTTACTCATATTTAGTTATGTATAAAAAAATTGTATTATTTTTTCAAATTTTTTCTATTATTCTAAACAAATTAAAAATTCTTTAAATTTTATTATTTCATTATTTTTTTCATTTTGAGAACAAAATAGTTTTATACTTTTAATAAGTCCATTCTTTTCTTTTTGTATATGTTTTTCATCTTCGATCGGACAATAATTAATAGATTTTATTTTTTCAATCCAATATTTAATATATTCTACACGTAAATTAAATAATTTTTCATCTAAATTATCCATAATGACATTATATAATAATTATTATATATTAATAATTCAATTTTTTATTTACTTTTTAATTCTTCTAGAATATAAAAAATTTTTGGATTTGTCATATTTATTCCATTAAAATTACAGGCACCTGCTAAAGTATAAGCACCAAAATTACGTATCATTAAAAAATCTCCATTTTGTAGTTTTGGTAATTTTACAATACCTATTTTATCAGCACTATCACATGTAGCACCAAAAAGCATACTATCTTCTAACATTAGAACATCTTTATCTTTTTTAATTATTTCAAATTCTGGAATTTGGTCATCATATAATATACAATTAAAAGATCCATATAATCCGTCTCCTATAAAATATTCATTTATATTATTTCTAGTTCTATTTCCGATAACTTGTGTAAAAAAAGTAAATATTTCTTCAGCAAAAAATCTTCCAGGTTCTGCTATAATTTTAATATTATCAAAGTTTTCTTTAATATTGTTATTAATAACAGTAGCGCAATCTTCGAAATTGTCTTTTGTAAATCCTCCTCCAATATCTAATAAATTCATATTAAATCCTTTATTAGTAGCATAATTAAATACTTCTTTACAATAGTTTAAACCAGTATTAAAAACATTTGGGTCTTTACTTGCGCTTCCTACATGAAATGATGTTCCAACTAAATTAATGTTAGAATCTTTAGCAATATTAATTAATTCTTTATACTCATTATAATGAACTCCGTATTTTAATCCTAATTGAATTCGGGCACTTGGATTATCTACGTGTAATCTAATTAGACATTTTATATTAGGTGCATATTTTTTTAATTTTTCTAATTCTGATATTGAGTCAAATACAGTATATTGAATATTATTATTTACAGCAAATTTTAAGTCTTCGATTTTTTTAACTGGATGTGAATATATTATTTTATCTTTTAAATTTGATATACCTTGATTATTAAAACTATTCATTACTGTTTTTATCTCATCTTTACTTGCACAATCAAAATTTATATTTTTTTTTATCATATATTTTATTACTTCTTCATCTGGATTACATTTTATCGCATAAAATGGAGTTATCTTTGGTAATAAACTTTTCCATAAATTTATTTTATTATCTAATTTTTTTAAATCTACTATATAAAAAGAATCCGTTAATTTATGTTGATGAATTAAATTTCTTGCTATACTTTTCATTATAAAAATGATTATTCTTTATTAAGAAAATAATTTATCAATATACTTAATCGTAAAGTTTTTATTTTTCATGTAAAATGATTTTTACTTAAGGCTAACACAAATTATATAAAATGTGAAATTATCTATTTTATTTCACATTTTACATCTCTCATCTATAATCGAGAAATGGTCGGATATCGAAGCGGTCAAACGAGTTTCGCTTAAGCCGAAATCCCTAGGGTTCGTGGGTTCGAATCCCACTTCGACCAGTTATTTTTAACATTATATATTATGACATAATATATAAATTTGTATTAAATTATAAAAAATATTTAAAAATTATAATTTTTATATTATTTAAATCGTATTGAATAAATTTTTTCCTAATAATTTAGTCACAGTATTTTTAGATTTTCATATTTCTCCTCATTAGTTATTAATGGATCAATTCTTTTCCATTTAAAACCAACACAAGAATATTTATCATTATTAATTGCTCGATCTATACCACTTTTATTACAATTTAAATTTCGTGCAGCTTCACGAATACTAATAAATTCTTTAATTAAATTACCTTTTAAATCATATTGTGCTATTTTTGTTCCTACACTTTGACCCATAATATTTCTTAATTCTAAATTTATATTATATTTTTTAGTTATATTTTTATCATTAATTTTTATTTCTTCTTTCTCTTTATTAATTTTCCAATAAAATCCACACGCTCTTCGATTATTAATATCTAATACTCTTCGTATAGTTGAAGGAGAAACTTTAAATTGTCTAGCAGCTTCATTAATTCCTGAAAATTTTTGAATTTCATTTAGATCATTATCATATTGAATAATTGGTATAGATTTTTTAAATCCTCCTACTCGACCATCTTCTAATGCTTTTTTCCATTTTTCAGAATTATTTACTTTTTCTGATATATTAATATTTTCAAGTGATTTTTTAACTATTTTACTTTGTTTTTTTCTATTTTCAATATTATCAAAATATTTTTTTGATTTTTCGCTCATAATTTTTTTGCTTTCTTCTGTATGTTTTAAATTTGAAAATCCACTTGATCCTCCAGAACTTAGATTTGCTCCGTTTGGAACAAGAGTATCATATTTTTTAATATAATCAATTTCATATTTATCACAATCTTCATCAAAACAGATAATAATTATAAAGAATTCAAAATTTTCTTTACCATATTTTTCAATAGTTCTTTTTAAATAAGTGCAACAACTATCTTTTTTAAGATGAGAAGACCATCTTTTTCTTACATCACTTTGAACAGACTGTCCGATATAGCATACTTTATTTGTAATTAAATTTTTAATCCCGTATATGTAACCCATTTTTTTTAATTATAAAAATTAATAAAAATTTCAATTTTTTTTTATTTTTTGAAAAGTGCTTATAAAAATAGAACAATATTTACTTAAAGATAAATACAATATAAAATATAAAAATGAATTCACCTATTGATAATATTCTAAAACATTATCCTAAAGATTATATTTTTAATTCAACAATATATGATTCAAAAGTAAATATCAGAGAATGGATTTATAAAAGATTTACAAATTCTAATAATGATTTTATGAAAGAATTTAATTATAAAACTCAAACAGGTGTCGAGAAATTTGATAAAATTAATAACGTATTAAATAATCTCAATAAAGTTATTGAATTATTCAAAAATGATATTATCTATATTATCTTACAAATTTGTAGAGAATTTATACCAAATACACCAGAAGATACAATTAGACAAATTCTACAAAATAATGATTTTGGTTTAAAACTTGAAACAATTAAAACTTCAGCAAAACATAGATTACAAAGAGGAGAAAATGTTACTAATATTCACAGAGATATAATAACGAACGATATTTATTTAGAATTCTGTTTAGCATTATATGATATTTCAAAAACTCTCTAAAAAATAAAAAATTGAAAATTAATCTAAATATAAAAGATAAGTTAATTTATTTATAAAGGAAATAAAAGTAATGATTTATGAACTATCGGACTTTGATAGAAAACCTAATAAATTAGAGTTAGATTTATCAAAAACTTATCAATCAAAAATAATAATGTTAAATAATATTCCAAACAAACACGAAGAATTTATAAATTATGCTATAAACTTAGCAAAGAAATCAAATCTAAGTTTTAAACATGGATGTGTAATAGTTCGAAGAGGTAAAATAATCTCAAGAGGATATAATAAATGCGAATTGTCAAATAAACATATTTGTTCGATTCATGCAGAAATAAATTGTATTGCTAATTTGAAAAAATTTCGTAATGCTAATAAAAATGTTTTTAATAATTGTTCTATGTATGTTGTAAGAATTAATGATTTTATTTCAACAAGTAAAAAAAATAAATGTTTGTGGGACTTTCGCGATAAAGAATGTGAACTAAGAAATTCTAAACCATGTGATATATGTTTTAATCATATATTTAAATGTGGGATTAAAACAATTTATTATTCAAATGATTTTTGATCGCCGAGTATGCTTCGCATAGTTCGCTTTGCTCACTAATTTGCGAACGTAGTGAGCGTGCGTTTAGCACCTTGGCGATTAATTTTTTTACATATTTAAAAATAAAAAGTAATATTTTATTTATAAAATGATTTCATTATCTAAGACTGATACTAAATCATTAATGCAGTATTTTCCAGATCCAAAAAAACCTCCAAATAATAATAAATTAATAATTGTATTATTAATTGGAAGTTTGATATTATATAAAATAAAAAATTGAATAATATTATTAACAATTGAATATAATTCTTACTTAAGTTACAATGAATTTTATTAATAATTCAATTCCCTTTAGAAATATAAAAAAAGAAAGATTACAATATAATATAAATCTTTATCTTGTAAATTTACATCCAGAAACAATCAATTATGGTATAAAAAATAATGTAATATTTGAAATGGTTAGATTTTGTTGTTTAAAATTTGAAAATTTTGAATGGATAAATAATATACCTGTATTAACAGTTTCTGGAGTTGAAGATTATAATGGTAAAGTATATCAACAATGTGATGCACTTTTTAATTTGTTAAAAATTACAGATATAAGAAATGAATATAATTATAATAAAGATTCATTAAAAAACAAAAGTATGAAAAATAAAAAATCAACTGATATTAATATAGTAAAATAAAAATAAAAACTTTTATTTAAGGTTATTTTTTTAATTATAATTATAAAAAATGCTTTCTAATTATATTACTCAAGGACTAAAAATTATTCCAAAAACATCTTCTGGAATAATTTTTACAGCGTTCTCACGTTTAATTACCTCTCGTAATCAAAGTACACGTGTATATAGTGCTTCTGGACAACTTCGCAAAGATAAAATTTGGAGAGATACGGCAGATTATGAAGAATTTGAAGATTTTAATTATTTAGAAAATCCTCCAAAAAAATTAACTGTCAAAGATTTTATTTATAAAAATCTTACTCCTTATAATGGTGACGGTTCTTTTTTACAAGGACCTACTGAACGTACACTAAAATTAAATAAAATAATTCAAAGTCTTCGTCTTGAAGAATTAAAGAGAGGTGTTTATGATATTGATACAAAAACGCCAGCAAGTATTACATCACATGCACCAGGTTATATTGATGAAAATTTAGAAATAATAGTTGGACTTCAATCAGATGCTCCATTAAAAAGAACAATTAAACCTAAAGGTGGATGGCGTATGGTAAAAGATGCTTGTGAATCATATGGTTATAAAGTAGATGATTCAATTTTTGAAATTTTTCAAAAACATAGAAAAACACATAATGAAGCAGTATTTGATGTTTATTCTGATGATATGAAAAAAGCAAGATCAAATAAACTTTTAACTGGACTTCCCGATGCTTATGGAAGAGGTCGTTTGATTTCTGAAATTGAAAGAGTTCCTTTATTTGGTGTTAATAAATTAATTGAAGATAAGAAAGAAGATTTTCAAGAATTGGATAAATTAGATATGACTGCTGAAGTTTTAACATTACGTGAAGAAATAGCAGAACAAATTAAAGCATTAAAAGAACTAAAAGTTATGGCAAAAAGTTATGGGTTTGATTTATCAGAACCAGCAGAAACAGCAAAAGATGTTATTCAAAATATGTATCTTGCTTATTTAGGAGGCTGTAAAGAAACAGATGGTGCTGCAACAAGTATTGGACGTATATGTGGATTTATTGATATATTTATTGAACGTGATATTAATAAAGGAGTTTTAACAGAAGTTCAAGCACAAGAACTAATTGATGATTTTGTAATGAAAATTAGATTAATTAGATTTTTACGAACACCTCCTTATAATGAATTATTTTCAGGTGATCCTTTTTGGGCAACCATTGCTTTAACAGGGATGAAAGAAAATGGAGAACATTTAGTAACAAAAACATCTTATAGAATTCTTCAAACATTATATAATTTAGGTCCAAGTCCTGAACCAAATCTTACAGTTTTATGGGCTAAGGATTTACCACAAAATTGGAAAAAATTTTGTGTAAAAACATCAATTGATACAAGTTGTTTACAATACGAAAATGATGATATAATTCGTCCTTTATATGGTTCAAATTATGGAATTGCTTGTTGTGTTTCGAGTATGAAACAAGGAGAACAAATGCAATATTTTGGAGCACGGATTAATGCTCCAAAACTTTTTTTATATGCTTTAAATAATGGAGTAGATGAATTAACAGGACAGCAGGTTGCACCCACAAATTTATTTAATTTTCCAAAAACTGATAAATTAGATTATGATATAGTGTTAAAAGCATTTAAATTATATTTAGAATGGGGTCTTCGTTTATATGTTGATACAATGAATTGTATTCATTACTCTCACGATAAATATTATTATGAAAGATTACAAATGGCTTTACATAATACTCATTTAGAAAGATTAATGGCATTTGGAACATGTGGTATTGGAGTAATTACAGATGCTTTAAGTGCTATTAAATATGCGAAAGTAACAGTTAAAAGAGATTCTAAAGGTATAACAAATTCTTTTGATGTGGATGGTGATTTTCCTCGTTATGGAAATGATGATAAAAGAGTTGATACAATTGCAGTAGAAGTTGTTAAAATGATTCATGATGAACTTAATAAACATAAATTATACAGAGATGCTAAACCAACTCTTTCTCTACTTACTATTACATCAAATGTAGTTTATGCGAAATCAACTGGTAGTCTTCCTGGAAGTCATACGTATAAATCAGGAATTGCTTTTCCAGCAGGAGCAAGTCCTTGTTATGGTGCTGAAACAAATGGAGCAATAGCCGCATTAAATTCAGTTGCTTCTATTCCATTTGATTATTGTAAAGACGGCATTTCTAATACTTTTTGTATTTCTCCGCAAACACTTGGTAAGGATACAAAATCACAATTAGAAAATGGTGTAAGTTTATTAGATGGATATTTTGCACATGGAGCCCAACATTTAAATTTTAATGTATTAAATAAAGAAACATTAATTGACGCTATGAAAAATCCAGATAAATATCCATCATTATGTATTAGAGTATCTGGTTATGCTGTTCTATTTAACTCATTGACAGAAGAACAAAAACAAGATGTAATTAATAGAACAGTTTTTACAAAATTTTAAAAAAATTGAAAATTTTATAATTTAAAAAATTATATATAATTATGACTTCAGTTATAGATAAATTAATTAATATTTGTAAAAATACTTATGCAGATACTTATAATGATATACTGCTTAAAAATTTAATGAATAATTATATTGACCGTTGGACCATTATGATAGAATCTGATGCTCCAGTTGAAATTAGAGAATTATTAAGAACAGAAGGGACTGCTTTATTTGAATTAGTCCAAGTATATAAAAATCAAAAAAAAAAACAAGAAGAATTAATTTTACAAAAAAAAACAATATATAAATAAATTTTTCATATTACTATTTTTTTTTCTTTATTAAGATTTAATTGCAATTTATCAATAAAATCTTTAATTTCTTCTTTTTCAGGACTTTTTACGTTTTTCATTTTATATTCTTTATTTAATAAAATCCATTTATGTAATCCAAAATTATGATAAGGTAATATTTCAATACCATTACAATTATCTCTTTTATTTATAAATTCACTTAAGCGTTCTATTTCATCATCACTATTTGTTTTATATTTTCCATCAGTTATTAATACATGTCTTAATCTAAATTGTTTATTATATTTATCAAGCAAATTCACAAAAAAATATAAATGATGTATGTCAATTCCAGATAGTAAATGATGTAAATTTGGGTTTAAAGATTTTGCACATAACATTGTAAAATCTGTATTTGTAAGAACATCTTCATAATATTCTTTTCTACCTAATCCTGATGTATCTAAACATGTAGTTAAACCCAAATCTTTTGTTTTTTTAAATAAATCTGCTACAAAATCTCCTTGTATTAAAGGATCACCACCACTTATTGTTAAACCACCATTATTTGGTTTTAAATATTGATAATCTCTTTTAATATGATTTAATATATCATTACTTGACATAATATTTTTTCTATTATGAACATTCATAGTATCAGGGTTAGAACAAAATACACATCTTCTATAACATCCTTGTAAAAAAACTAAAAATCTTAATCCAAAACCATCTACCGCTGTCATTGATTCAATCGAATGCACAATACCATTAATAATACTCATTTATAAATATAATTAAATTTAACTCTTATATGATATTTAAAAGATTGAGTATTTATACAAATAATTAAATGACTACAAAAATATTATATGAAGTAATTGATACAGGTAAAAAAAAAATATTAATTAATTTTTATAAATTAATCGTATTAGCAATTCTCGCAGGTTTTCATATTGGATTAGGTTCAACATTATCATTAATGGTTGGTGGAGATTTACCATTAATAAAAACTGAAAATCCAGGATTACAAAGATTAATCGCAGGAATTTATGGTTTTCCATTTGGATTATATATGTGTATAGTAATGGGTAGTAATTTATTTACATCAAATGTAGCAATTATGATATTATGTATTCTCGAAAAAACAGTATCAAGAAAAAATTTTATGTATAATTGGTTAATTTCATATTTTGGTAATTTTATTGGTTCTGTATTATTAGCATTATTAATTTACTATAGTGAAATTATTTCTAATAAACAGTCTATTATTGATTATATGACATATAAAACAGAACATACGTTTATAGTATTAATATTACGAGGTATTATTTGTAATATTTTAGTATGTTTTGCTGTTTATATGAGTTATAGTAAAGAAAAATTTATTTCAATTTTTGGACCTATTAGTATGTTTATAAGTTTTGGAGCAGATCATTGTGTTGCAAATATGTTCGGTTTAACTTTAGGTTTATTATTAGGAGCAGATTATGGAATAAAAGGATTTTTTCATAATTTAATACCTGTAACAATAGGTAATATAATTGGTGGAGGATTAGTATCTATATCAATTTGGTTTCCATATAATATACTTGTAATAAATAATAATAATATAATGCCTTTATAATATTTGATTTTGTTTATAATTTACCAAATAAAAAAAATTGATTATTTAAAATATCTAAATTATTGAACTTTCCTCTAAAAATAAATAATGAATTTTGAAAAAAAATTTAATAATAATATTTGGAAAAAACACTTTACACTTGTATTAACAAACCTTAAATTTAATAATTTAATGTTTCAAATTAAATATATTGGTGAAAAAAATGTTATAGATATAAAAATTAAATTATCAAATCGAAAATCTAATTATGAAAGATGCTGGATAGAAAAAAAACAATTAGATAAAATGTTAATATATGATGAAATAAAATTCGATAATAATTGTATTAATGCAACAAAAGAAAATATTAAAAGTTATAAGAGTCATTTAGCAATTATGACTAAACAAAATTATAATATTTATTATGATGATATTATTAATTCGTTTCAAAAATATTAAATATTTAGAAAATTATATAACATAAATATTTTTTTTGAAACTAATTAATTTAAAAAAAAATTGAATTAATTATAATTCAAAAATTTTATATTAAACTATGTGTTTAGAAATGAATATTTTAACTATTGAACAAATTGAAAATATGACAATAAAACAACTTAAATTATTATGTAACAGTTATAATATAAATATTGATGATTTTACAATTAATGAAATTTTTGATAAAATTAATCTACTTATTGTAGATACAAATATATATAAAGAAAAAATTAAAAAATTATCTAAAATTATTAAAAAATATGACCGTAAACTTACAAATGATTTAGAATTACAATTCAATGTTGGTATTAATTATTTACAATTACAACGTTTATTAGCAAAACATATACATAATTCTATAACAGAAATAGAAAAAGAAAATACTTATATAATCAAAAGTGATGGTTTAGAATTAGAATTACTACAGTTATATGATCATATTGATGATATTCGAAAAAATGCATATGCATTTAAATTTAATGGTATTCAAGATTACATAAATAGTTCAATCAATAGTGAAACTAAAAATAAAAGTTTACTTATTGGACTTAAATATAAAATTTATAGAATTACACCAGATAATATAGATACATGTATTGAAAATATGAAAAAAAAATATGTTGAATTAAAAGATTTTTCAAAAAGATATTATGAAGCTTGTGATTAAATTTAAGTAAATTTTTTTTTAAATAAAAAAAATTGAAAATTTTTATTTAAGAATTTATACTATTAATTTAATAATGAATAAAAATTTGGAAATTTATACTTATAAGTATGGAGATAGAGTTGGCGAATATATTAATATTGGAAAATATAAAGATAAACATTTAATATATAGTCTAACAACAGATTATTCTCAAAAATTCTTCTTAATATTAGATGTTATTACTTCTGAAATTAAATATCAAATTACTGATTTAGATGAAATTAAAAAATACGAAGAAAAAATTAAAAATGAATATGATAGTTTTAAATTAATTATGGAAACAAACCTTAATACAATTACAAATAAAAATAAATACAATAATATTTATATGAAACAAAATGATATAGGACAAAAAAATATATATGAGGCTTGTAAATTTTATTATGAAGAAGATACTTTAATAATTTAATTTTGCTTTATTGAAAGTTCTAAATGTTTTTTTCTTAATAATAATACATAAGGACCAGATACTGCTATAAAACACCAAAATGATCCTGCAAAATGATCTAATCCATACACAATTAAACTTATTAAATATGAAATAATACATTGCCAATTATGAAAATTACCATCATCTAATCCATGAATTGATAATTTACTTAATACAACAATAAATAATGTATAAATTATTACACAACCATGTAATTCATTCCATTTCCATATTAAATGGTTACTATATTCGTAATCTTTTAAAGTGCAACTATTTGATAATATCGCTGATGTGGAATAACTACTAGCAACTAATATATATAAATCCATTAATAAATGAATATTTAAATCTAATTTTTTTTTGTTAAAGAATATTATTCCATAATATAAAGTTAATGGTTCAATATGATTTATTATTATACCTATATCTGTTACTAATATATTCCAATTATTACAAGTATTAATTAAATGTAAAAAAAATTCGACTAATTGCATTTGAATTACAGACATATAAAACAAACTTTCAGTATAATATTTTCTATTATATAATAAATAACATCCATACATTCCAATAATATAACTAATAATTGATACTTCTGCTGAATAACACATTTAATAAAATTTAAATATTTAAATTTTTAAAATACTTAAAAATAATTTTATTATATAAAATATAATACTCAAATTATATTAAATAATTAGTATCGAAAAATGAATAATACAGATACACATTCAATATCTTTACAAGAACAAAATGAAATTTTAAAAGAATTTGATGAAAATGAATTTAATAATGAATATGATGAATTTAATGAAGATGATGACGAATTTGATGATAACGAATTTGATGATGACGAATTTGATGACCCTTTTGCTGACTTTTATGAACAATTACAATATATTGAAAATCATCAAGAAATTACAACAAAAGTTCATGAAATTATAAATGAAAATGTTCTAAAATATTTAATAGTTGATAATAAATCACCTATTATATTTATTAATAATAGAACTTTTGAACCATTATTTATAGATGAAAATTATTTAGAAGAACAAAATAAATTATTGAAAAAAAATGGATATAATAAAAAACCTGTTAAATTTATTCATAATGCTGGTATAATCACATCTGAAATTCACTGTATCGATATGACTAAAAAATATAATCTACATTGGCATATTTGGACTAAACAAAATAAATTGATTAAAAATGAAGATCAAGAAATATATGATGCTTTAGCATTCTATTATAAATGTATATTACGTAATTGTATTACCGCATTACAAATTACTGTAGAAACTATAGAATTAAGAAAATAAACTTAAAAATAATTTAAATATATTTATATATGGATTTACTACCGAATATTATATTTACTTTATTTTTTATAACAACTGTTGTTATTATTAATATAATTTATATTAGTTATAAATTATTTCAAAAAATATTTATATATTTATATATTTTGTGTCAGGTAATTATATGTAACGAACAATAAAGATTATTATTTACTTTACAAATTTTTGATGTTATTTCACTATAATTATCTAAATATTTTATATCAAAATATTCATTCTTACAATTTATAAAGTTTATTATTATTTTTTTCCCTAAAAAAATATTTATTACATTATTTATTAAATATTGATGATTTTCTATTGGTTGATTTGTTTCAAAACTCACATAACTACACCCTGAATTTGGTGTTATATGGATTGTATAATAATATTCGTCTATTATTGCGTTTAAACTAAAACCACATGGTGTAAAATAATGTTTGTCTATTTTAATATTTTTTGGTAATATTTTATTTATTATTTCTTCTATTAAATCTAAATTCTTTTCAGATTTATAAAATAATTTTGCTATATCATTATCTATATCAAACATCATTATTTTAAAAATTTCTAAATCAAATAATTTTGGTTCTTGTGTTGTTACTGCAGTATTTTGATTTATTAATAAGTAATCATCATTTATATCTCCTAATATATGAGTATAATTTTTATTACAATCTTTATTTATTTTTTCATTATTAATTAAATAATCAAGTTCTTGATTTATCGATTGATGTGGATATAATTGTTTATCTTCAAACATAAATTTATTTCTGTAATATATTATGGATAATGGAATTAAATTTAACTTTTCATTAGTTAATTTTAATATTAAATCTATTGCTTTTAAAATTGTTGTCGAACCACATGTCATTAATACTATTTTAAATGGATAAACAAATAAACTTGATTCGCTAAGAATATATGAGTCAAAAAAATTATTACTTAATTTTGATAAAATATTACATTGAACTTCTTTACATATACTACTTAAATCTTCATATGATAATTTACGGCAACCATCTATAGAATCATTTGATATAAAATTTATTAATATGTGTTTTTCTAAACCTTCAAAATCATTTTCGTTATTATTCATTTCACACATATTTTATTACTAATTAATAAACACTTTTTTTTTAAATTTTATTTTATTTATTTATTTATTATTTTTAATTAGATTATTTTGTATTTAATTTATAATAATTTTGGTATTAAGTAATATTCTCTGTAGTATTATATATATTAAAATCCTTTAAATACTTTTTATTTTTTTTTCCTATTCTTTAAACAACAAGATATACATGTTTTTAAAAAATCACCATTAGCATTTATTTCAAAATAGTCTTTTATTAATGGTTGTATTTTAATACAAGTTGAACACACACGTTTAGGATTATCTGTTAATAATGACTCTTCTGCTTCTTTAAATAGTTTTACTTTATATTCTATATGTTGTTTTCGATTATCTTCTGGTTTTTTTTTCTTAATTGGTTTTTTACAACATTCTATACATTTTTGATTGAATTCTCCATTATCAAATAATTCATAATTTAACTCATTTAATTCTTTTAATTTAGAACAATTATTACAACTTCTTAATGGATTTTCTGTATTTAATGATTCTTGTGCTTTTTTTTTTATATTATCTCTATAAATTTTATTATATTCTGCTCGTGTTTTTTTAACAGGTTTTTCTTCTACATCAATATTTTTATTTTTATTATCTATTTTAATTTTATGTAATTCTTTTTTTCTTTCAAGAATTTTTTCTCTATTTTTTTCATAATATTCTTTATTTTTATTTTGATAAAATTCTATATTTTTATTAGATATATTATTTGAATTCTCATCATTTACACTTTTGCTTTCACATTCACTTTCACATTCGCATTCACTTTCACATTCACTTTCACATTCATTTTTACATTCATTAATTATTTCATTTTGTTCATTAATAATTTCGTTTTCATATATAATAATTTCATTTTCATAATTATTTTTAATTAATTTATCGTGTATATCATAAGATAAATCTATTTTTTTTTCTAAATTCTTAAATTTAATAAGAGTTTCATTTTTAAATTCGTTTAAAATTTTTATTACTTCATTATTTAAATAATACTTATTTTTTTCTTGAAATTCTTTAATTCTTAAATTAGTTAATTCTAAATCTAATTTTTTAATTTTTTCTTCTTTTTCATAATAATATTCAAATTGTTTATTACCTGTTTCAATTTCTTCAGTCACATAATTTTGTAATACTGTTATTACTTGTGCGACATCTCCTTTTACTTCAAAAATTTCTGTATTTATACTATTCGTTTTATCAGTAAATGTTGTTAATAATTTATTATTATTAAGATATGTTTTGAATCGTGCTTCTGCTCTTCTAGCATTATCTGCTGTTTTTGCATCAAATACTTCAATAACTTTTATCCAGCCTCGTTTATTTTTATGGTCTTTATATCTTGCTTCAAAATTTCCTGACCATCCAAATTTATATAAATCATTTTCGATATGAATAATATAATTAACATTCATATTAGCATATTTTGTTGGGTCAATATATTTAAATATATATTCTTTTTGAGATAAATATCTACCTGACTTATATAAATCATTTTCTGTTTTTATTTCAATTAATCTATTTTCTTTCTCAATTAAATCAGTTTTTATTTCTTTAAGTTCATTTTGTAATTCATATTTTCCATTTACACGAATTTCTTTTATTACTTTTGCTACCCATTTTTGAAAATCACGAGCAATTGGTTTTCTTGATTGACCTAATAAACGATAAAGACCTAATTCAGTTAAAAATAAAACTTGTTGAGGCCCACCAAGGGTGTGTGTGCTAATCACTACCTTTTCCTCATTGTCAAAATCTTTTATACTTACTCGAATTTGTTTAATATCTAATATTAAACCAATATCACTTGCTCTAAATAGAGGTTCATCATCAGTTCCTTTTATAGTTATTTCTGTATGTAAATTATTTGAATTAAATGCTTTTATAATATCCATAATGGATGTTTTTTTATATAATATCAACCTTGGCTTTAAGTAATTATCAAAAAAATAATTATTTTTTATTTTTATTATTTATATTTATTTTTTATAAATTTTTATTGCTTAACTTGTAATAAATTTTGTGCTGATAGACATTGCCTGGATTTCTTGGAACAACAGTTTACTACTGTAGGGAATTCTTATTTGTGAAAAATGCAACTCGTTATTACACGGCTTACAACTATAAATATTCTTCGATGGATTCACGTTTGCCATGGTCCCGCACTTCTTACATATAAATACTCGATAGTTATCGGAGCACTCCATAAACCGTTCTTTTAAAAACCCGAATGACCCGTAACTTTCCAAAACTTCCGTCTCCATTTCCCTTGTAAGAAATATCCTTTATTGACGTAAAAGATATTTGTATAAATTCGTAAATTATTACCTTTATAATACTTGTAATAAAATACTAAGTTTATACCACTCTCTCGAATGCTAGTAGACTATATCTTAGATTATCATCAAGAATGATTAATTCTTTCAAACCCACAAACATTTAGTCGTTGAACCTTTTTCTTATCCTATCATAACGGACTTAGAAACTTGGCTGCGGATTGTCCCTATCTAAACATTATTACTATACCCTATGTGATTAACATAGGCCACTACACAATTTCTTATGTAGTTTAGTAGTTTAGAATTCAAACAGGATGTTCCCGCAATTTGAATGTGTTGCCAGAGTATTAACTGACTAGCCAATATTTTGTATTGACTTGGGCAAAATAACTTACCCAAACGCAGACCCCCTTCACGTGCCCTCCCCTCGGCAGGTTGCCTCGTCAGCATCACGATAGGTCCATTCGAACTTCTCGAGTGCGATTTATCTTGAACCATATGCTTTAATCTCTGGTAATATGTCGGGCCCATAAATATAGGAGTATTTATTTGTTCCCCTGTTCGAGGATTATACAACATCTCATTACCATACTTCTCTATATTATAAGAATTAAGTATATTCGAAATATCATCCACCTTCAAATCAGTAAAAGGAGTAGCATCACCAAAACTATTCCCATTAAATACACACGTTTTTCCCAATATACATTCCAATATTTGACCTATCGTCATTCTACTAGGAATCGCATGAGGATTAATAATTATATCCGGTATTATACCATCCTTCGAATAAGGAAAATCCTCCTGATTATAAATCATACCTACAGTTCCTTTTTGCGCTTATCAAATGTTAAGTTTTCTTAACATTCCCTTAGCTTCCCAGATTTCAATTTTCAATCCATCTGATCACTAAGGCACCGGCTACTCCAAGAATTACCAAGGTTCATCGGGGGCGGATCGAACATTAAGCAATCTAATTTTTAGATTACCGATTGATGACGCGATCTCTAGCGATTTCCACTTAAATTACTTTAAGTTTATACCGACGGTCTTGCCCCTTTCAAGGTTTTGACCGTTTTCATCAATCTTGCCTGTAAATAGTAATTTTACTATTTAGGTGTAGATTGTCATCTACCTACCATATAAAACCACGCTTATTCAGCGAACGATTTTATACCGACTAGAGAATTTCAGTAGTATGTTATTTCATACTTTTAGTTCGGTGCCTCACGACACCACTGTTCTCTTTTCACGGCCAATTTTAACCGTGTCTTGAATTTCCACTCCATACAGGAATACCATTTCGTCTTACATAAATAAATCCATTTCCTAATGGAACAGTACAGCAATATACTTTACCTTTATAATTAACTAATTTATCATCTAAATCATTTTTATTATTATTTACAGAAAATTCTTTATTTTTATGTATAGTAATACTATATGAATTTTCATTACAAACAACTAACTTCCCACGAATAATTGTAGAATAACCTTTTTCATTTGCTAATGATAAATTACTTGATAAACCTGCATGAAAACATAATCTTTGAAAATCATTTGCTAATTTATATGATGAAGTAAAATATCTTCGTGAAGTATCTTTAGAAATATAACCATCTCCAGAAATCATTCCATCTATTAATATTAAACATAATTTTCGATCTAAATACCATACCCATTCAGGTAATTTTTTATTTATAGCACCATTACTATATTTTTTAAGATAATAACCAATATTTTTTGATATTATTGTCCATTTGCTAGTTCCTTTATCATTTTCATCAGTTTTACATTTATAAATTTTAATTTTAAATTTATTACAAAAATCTTCAACAATATTTTTTACTTCACTTTTATATGCTGCAAATACAGGATAATTAGATACACTATCTACCCATCCTTCAGCAAACCATACTCCAATAAATTTTACCCATTCATCTATGTTATATTCTTCGTCTCCTACAATAAAATTAGTAATATTATTATCTATTATCTTTAATTTTGCTAATTTAATTAACGAATATTCATTATCATATTTCCATATAAAACCATTACTTGTTTTTGTAATACCTCTACAACATTTACTTATATTGGCATGTGAACTATTTATTGAATTAGCAGCATCTGTTATACTATTAAATTTTTTTATAATATTATTATTTAAATCATATTGATTTATAGTACGTTTTTTAATAGGTCTATTAAATTCTTCTACAGGAATATTTTTTAAATCTGGTTCCCATTTATCACATATTTTTTTATAATAAACATTTTCACCTATAATATCTTCTGCTTTTTCAATTCTATATTTTTTAGATTTTTTATTAGCAATATACATTCTATGATTTTTAGTAACCATTAAATCAATTTGATTTGATTTGATATGATATAATTCATCATCAACATCATATTCTTGTAAAGCAGATGGATTTTGATAAACTAATGTTTCTTCAACTAATGAAGCAACTTTATGTTCCATTGTTAATTTAGTAATATTAATCCATCCTTCATCAGTTAAAATATCATGATCTGGTGTATAACACGACAATTTATCTCCAATTGTCGGGATTCTATAACTTCGAGTTCTTATCTTGGCAAAAACATAACCCTCATTATTTGTATTCTTAAAATATCTATTATTCGTGCAATTAGCATCTATAAAACAAGCTTCTGTCGTTTTAATAGGAGTGCTATTATCCTTGTAATCAAATAAATTATTTACTTTATTTGGCATCACTTTACCAATAATAATATCGTTCGGTGTTACTAATGTATCCTCCGGAATAAATCCAGACTCATCCAATTTCTCATAATTAAATGGTTTTATACCTTTCGTTTTCAGAAAATCAGGCTTACAAAATTTCTCTTCTTCACCCGTTGAATGATTTTTATTACACTGGTCCTTATATGTGCGATAATATGTCGAATTAAATAGTCCCCTATCAAGAGCTGACTTGTTAAGCATAACAGAATCTTCTTGATTAAATCCTGTATAAGTCATAATAGCAACAATAACATTAACACCACATGGTAATTCATTACATTGTAATATATCTGACATTCTTGTCCTAATGAGGGGTATCTGCGGATAATTTAAAATATTACCCATAGTATCTAACCGTTCTTTATAGTTACTCGAATAAACACCGATTGCCTGCTTGCCCATCGAGCTTTGATAACAATTTCTTGGAGCTTGATTGTGATCTGGAAAGGGAATATTGCTAGCAAGAACACCTAAGGATAATGCTGGGTGCATCTCCAAATGTGTATAATATTTCGGCAAATAATTAGATTTTAATCCTTTTGTTAAATCATTTAATTTCATCGCAAGTAATAATGTATTCGCTTCCTCAGTATCAATATACTCAACAATAGAACGATCCTCTAATGTATCGTGTTTATTAAATGCAGTTTCGCAACTAACTAATGAATTCCAAGTTATGTCGTTATTCATTATATCGATAATATGCTGTTTATTTAGTCGTAATTGATTTCCATTATCAACAATATAAATTGGTCTCACACATCTTCCACTTTCAGTATTAACATTAATATAATTTTTTTGAATATACCACGCAACACTCGTATAAATATTAATAATTCCATTTCTTTTCAAAACTTTCAGTTTATTATAAATAATATTTGGTTCTGTATGAAAACCTATAATATTTCCATTTAAAAATATTGTAGTATTATTATGAAAATCATCAAAATTTTTACCATTAAATGGTATTGTCCCATACTCCATAATATAATTTCTTACATTTTCAGAATTTGAAGAAACTGTTATCGTAGCATTTACCGATAAATTTTTAACTAACCCGACTGACGCACCTTCAGGCGTCTCACACGAACAGATAATCCCGAATTGTGTCGGGTGTAACTTTCTAGGCTGAACTAGCTTGCCTCCTTTTTCCATAGGAGTATTAATCCTTCTTAAATGAGAAAGTGTTGCGTGATATGTCAGTCTGTTTAATACTTGTGCTACTCCCTGTTTTGTTTTATTAATATTATTTTTAATTCCCCAATTACCTGTAGCAAGTGAATATTTCAATCCTGCTTCGATAGTATTGCTTTTAATAATTTTGTATAAATTACAAATATTAATAATATTAATAAAATCTGACGTTGCTTTCCAAGGCCCTGATTGAATTTCTTTGAATAACATATTTTTCATATCACGAATTAATTTTCCGTAATATTGTCTAAATATATTTGCCATTAAAACACCAGGTGTATCAACTTTTTTATTCAAATAAGAATCTCGGTCATCCAATGGTTGTCTTTTGAAATAACATAATAATAATTTTCTAACCATATATCCAATATAAAATGCTTTTGCTTTATAATCAGTTCCTACATGAGGCAAGAAATCATTTTTTAATATATCTTTGATAATATTAATTTTTTTATCAACTAATCTTATATATTCCTTAGCATATCCACTAATATTCAAAAACTTACTCATATAAATTAAAGCATCACGTTGATACAAACAATTATTTGCTTCTACACTACTTCCTTTTAATTCACTAATTAATTCTTGATTTTCTGGAGCATCCAAGTCCAATACAATATACTTCACAATCTCTTTATCACTTTCAATACCCAATGCTCTAAATAATATAAATAATGGAATTTCAATACGAATATGATGCATAACAACTCTAATAAATTTACCAAATTGAGTAGATTTAGAAGATAATTTAATTGTTGTTAATTTAGGTGGTCCAAAAGTATTATCTAATACAGAACGAATTTCAGAAATATGTGAATACTGAGATAATTTATTATCTAAAAACACATATGTTTTATTTTCTGCTATTCTATCCTGACTAACAATAACTTTCTCGTTACCATTTGTAATAAAATAACCACCATAATCAAATTTACATTCCTTGTTATTATCACTATACATTTTTAACTCTTTCAATATACAATATTTTGAACGTGTCATAATAGGAATTTTACCAATATTAATTTTTTTAATAATTTTTGTTTTATGAACCATTACATCATTAACAACATATAAAACTTCAATATAAAAATCAACATATAATATACCAGCATAATAAAAATTTCTTTGTCTTGATTCTTGTGGTGTAATTATTTTTGTACTGCCATCTTTTTCATATAAAAATGGTTTACTAATTTCTGGATTTTTTACATTAATGTTTATTTGATATTCAAATAAATCTTTTTCTGGATTATAATTATAATTAATTTGAATAGGATTAAATCCTTCAATTATATCATTAATCTTATGACTTATAAAATCATTATAACTTTCTAATACATGATTAATTAATTGTAATCCATTATTTTGTTTGAAATAACTTGTTATTATAGACCACGTATATTTATCAAATTCATCTTGGTTTAACCCCAAATATGATTTTTCTGATTGAGTATCGGTTGACATTATTAAATACTAATTTTAATAGTAAAGTAATTGTTTAAATAGTTTATAAAATTAATGTTTATATTATAAATTTCAATTTTTTTTTATTTATTTATTATTATTAATTATGTTATAATATTTTCAGAAATTATTGGGTCATTCGATGAAATTCCTTTATCATTATCTTCATCATCATCTTCGTCATCTTCATCATCATCATCATCTTCATCATCTTCATCATCATATTCATCTTCATCATTAATATTTGATATTGATGATTGATTTGCTAAATCTTCTAAATTTCTTGCACATGTAGGACATTTTTTACTTTGACTTAACCAAGTTGATATACATTTATCACAAAATAAATGATTACATAAAGTAAGTCTAAATTCTGATAATATATTATCATTGTAAATTTTTTCAATAGTATCCAAACAAATCGCACATTCTAATTCTTTATCTATTATTTCATTATATGGTTTAATTTTTGCAACAGTATCTATATCTTCTATATATATAGGAACATTCTCTAAATCTGTTAATTGATTATATTCATTTTCTAATGTTTGAAATAATAAATCAAGAGGAGATTCTAAAATATCTCTAAACATATTTTGAAATGTTCTAAAATTTGCAGTTACTGATGGATTATCTATACCAAATGATTGCATATTATTGGGTGTAGATAAAATTGTCCTAAAATAAAATCCTGAATTTGGAATATTATTTTCATTTTGTCCTACTCCAGATAAAGGTATTGTTGGTAAGTTTAACTGTTCTGGTATATTACTAAAAGTAGAAGAATTATTAAAAGTAAATGGAAAAAGTAAATTATTTAAATTATTTAAATTATTTAAATTGGTTAAATTGTTATCACTGGAAAATGCGTTTAAACGTTCTGTGCGTTCTTCATTAGATCTAATTCTTCTTCTAATAATTCTTTGATTTAAAATAAAATTATTAGATGTATTTGGATTATATATTGGTCTTAAAGTAGTAAATGATTCATTAAATGCTAAATCTGCTAATGAAGTAACATCTGGTAAATTATTTAATAAATTTTGTCTTTGAGATCCATTATAAAAACAATTATCTAAATGTGTTATATAATTATCAAATTCAATTGGATTATTACAAATTTCACAAGGAATTAAACTAACATAATTGCTACTACTCATTATTAATTAAATAAATTATTATATACTATTAATATTTAAATAATAATTTATTATCTACGCTTTTTTCAAATTATAAACTATTTAAAGATAATATAATAAATATATTTATATTAATTACTATTAATACTAGTTTTAAAAATGATGCTTGATGATTATCATAACTATATTACTAAATATAGACAACTTTATGGTTATAAAACAATTGTATTGATGGTCAACGGAAGCTTTCTAGAACTGTATGGCGTTAATAATGAATTCGAAAAATACGGGTGTGATAATATTGCTGAAATTGCTAATTTACTGAATATTACAGTAACACGAAAAAATAAAGCAATAATTGAAAATTCTAAAAGTAATTGTTTAATGGCAGGTATGCCTTGTTATACTTTAAATAAATATGTGGAAATTTTAATTGATAATAATTATACTGTTATTCTTGTAGAACAATTTGCTAATGGAAAAAAATTTGATAGAAGAGTTACTAATATTTTTAGTCCCTCTACATATACTGAAAATATTAAAACTTATGAAGAAAAATATTTAATGACTATTTATTTATGTAATTCATTTGATTATAATACTAAAAATAAATATATAGCGTGTTCTATTGCCATTTATGATATTACAACTGGAAAATCATATATATATGAAACTCCTAATAATTTAAATGACACTAAATTAGTTTTAGATGAAATTTATAGAATTAAACAAACTTATATGCCTAAAGAAGTTATTATATTTGGAGAAATACTTGAAGATTTGGATTATAATAATATTATTAACTTTTTAGAATTATCTAATTATTGTGTTCATAATAAATTAGGAAATTTTGAAAAAAAAATTTTAAATATAAATTATCAATGCGAAGTAATGAAAAAAACATTTATTAATACTGGATTATTAACACCTATCGAATATTGTAATTTAGAAAAAAATCCTAATAGTGTTATTGCTTTTGTTTATTTATTAGAGTTTATATTTGAACATAATAGTGATAATTTAAAATGTGTTTTTCAACCAGAAATATTAACAAATTCAAATAAATTAATTCTCGAATTTAATACTATTAAAAAATTAAATATAATTTCGCAGGGAGAACAAAATATTGGAAAAAATTCATCATTACTTAATATACTTAATAATTGTATATCCCCTAATGGAAAAAGATATTTTAAAAATTGTTTATTAAATCCTATTACAGATATTAAAGAAATTGAAAATCGATATAATAATATTGAAATATTTTTATCAAAAATTAATCAAGATTATTTATATAATTTAATTAGAAAAGAATTAACATCAATAATTGATTTAGAAAGAAGTTTAATTAAATTAAGTAATAATAAATTTCAACCAAATGATTTTATTTCTATTAAATCAACATTCGAAAAAATAATTAATATTATTAAAATATTAGAAGATAATCAATTAAATAATTATATTAAATTTGATAAAAATTCATGTGTCGAATTTATTAATTATTTAAATAAAATATTTGATTTCAATGAATTACCTAAATATAATTTAGACAATATTAATAATTCGTTTTATTTAAAAGGATTTAATACTAATATTGATGAAATTCAAGAAAAATTAAATAAAAATATTAAATATTTTGAAAAATTATGTCATAAACTTAATACTATTTCAAAAGAATTCAGCGGATTTTTTAAACACGAATATAATGAAAGAGATGGTAATTACTTAACAATTACAGCAAAAAGATTTAATCAAGTTAAAAAATTTATTCAAGATAAAAAAAATAATAATGTAGATATTACAATTGATGATATTGAGGATACATTTAAAAATTTAATTGATAAATTATCACCAAATAAAACTACTGTAAAATTAACAAGTAATAATATAATTAAAATTAATGATAGTATTAGTAATCATAAAGATATACTGAAAAAAAATATTATTAATTTATATCACGATATTTGTAATATAATTTATCAAGATTATAACGAGTTATTTAAAATTATTATTGAATTTATTAATAAAATAGATTTTTATACTAATAATGCTTTTAATTCAATTAAATTTAATTATTGTAGACCTACTATTGATAATAATGCTACTAAATCATATTTTAATGCTACTGAAATAAGACATCCTATTATAGAAGTTATTAATACCGAAATTCCTTATATTACAAATGATATTAAATTAGGTATTGATAATCAAGATAGTATTATTTTATATGGATGTAATGCTGTTGGTAAAAGTTCTACTATGAAAGCAATTGGATTAAGTATTATTCTCGCTCAATCTGGTATGTTTGTTCCTTGTTCTAAATTTGTATATTCCCCTTACTATTCTTTATTTAGTAGAATACCAAGTGGTGATGACTTATTTAAAGGACAATCTACATTTACAGTCGAACTTGCCGAGTTAAGAAATATACTGAAAAAAGCCGACAAATATTCATTAATTATCGGAGATGAACTTGCGAGTGGTACTGAAGCAGTAAGTGCTATATCAATAATTTCAGCAGGAATAATTGAATTAAGTAAAAAACAATCTTCATTTATATTTGCTTCTCATTTACACGAATTAAAAAATTTAGAAGAAATTAAAGAAATTAAAACATTAAAAATTTATCACTTAACAGTTAGTTTCTCTAAAGAAGAAAATTTATTAATTTTTGATAGAAAAATGAAAGAAGGTAGTGGTAATTCATTATATGGTTTGGAGATCGCTAAAAACTACTTATTCGAACTTGAGTTTTTAAAAACAGCAGAAAAAATTAAAAAAAAATTATTAAATGAAAATAATTCAATTATTAATAATAAAAAATCAAGATATAATTCTAAAAAAATTATAGATAATTGTCAAATTTGTGGTTCTACTGATAATCTTGAAACACATCATATTCATTTTCAATCAGAAAGTGATGAAAATGGAAATATTGATAAAAAATTTAATAAAAATGTTAAACATAATCTCATGAGTATCTGCGAAAAGTGTCATAATGACACTCATAATAATCATTTAAAAATTAATGGATATATACAAACAACAAATGGTATAAAATTAGATTATCATATGAAAAAAATAATTAAAAATATTGATGTTAAAGAATTTATCTAACCCACTTAGGTTTGAAGAATTTATCTAAGCACTTAATAATATTTCATATAGTTTCGCTAGAAATTTTTCAAACGCGAAAAAATCTTTTTGACAATTTATTAATTCTAAATCCAAATCTTTTAATAATTCAATAACTTTGAAAAATTCACTCTTTTTTTTCCTCATACTTTTAAACAAAATATCTTGAAAACATTGAATAATTTCCTCATTATTATAATTAAAATTTAGAATTTTATTTAAAAATTCTCTATTTTCTTTCAATACTTTTATTACATCTTTCGTTTTTTTCATAAATTGATAATGTTCTTTTATTTGATTATATAAAACTGGAATATAATTTGTTTCTAATTCTAATTTAGAATAAATAAACATAATTTTATTTATATCACAATTACTATTTGCTAATATTTGTTTAATTTTTAATTTATCTTCGAAATAATTATTTAAAAATAATCTCATATTTTTTTCATTTTCTATAGGACATCGAATATTCAAACACCTACTTAAAATTGCTTCATTTATATATGATAAATTTGAAGATGTAAATATAAATAATGAATTACAAGAATATTTTTCTAATATACGTCTCAGTGTCATAAAAGAATTTATTGATAATTTATCTAAATCTCTTAAAACAATAATATGTTTTTTTTGAGTTATATTTTTACTTTTAATTATATTCTGTATATATTCTGTTATAATCCATCTATCATAAAAACCATTAATTGAAGGATTTAATTCAATATAATTATCATTTATTATTACTTCAAATTCTATATTATTATTATTTACTGATATTTTCTGTGTTGTTTTTTTTGGATTTATAAAATAATGTCCTGTTATTCTTTTAATTAAATAATAAATATAAAAATTTTTAAATGAACCTTGAGGACCATAAAAATTTATATGACATAATTCTTCAAATTTTTGATTTAAAATATTATCTAATTTTGAATTTTTTACATATTTATAACTATTTTCAAATTCACTTAAAAATTTTATCTGTGTTTTATTAATTATTTCCATTATTTGATTGTTTAAATTTATTTATTAAATAAATAATCAAATTTTTTTTATATAATAATTATTACAAAAATACATAGATTATATTTAAACGATTTATTAGAAAAAATTATTTATATTCGAATTATATTCATCGTGTGTTCGTTTTATTATTATATTAAAATCATTTATCATCTCTATTTTTATATCATCATTCATATTATCATTCATATTCCCTATTAAATCCATATAATAATTACTACAACAACTAAATAAATTTAAACCTATTGTTGCTGATGATCCTTTTACTGAATGAATTGCATCATGTATTATTTTATTATCATTTGTTTTTTTAATTATATCAATTGATTTATCATATTCTTCAAAAAAAGATTTCATTAACATCTCACATATTTTTTTTTCATTATAACACATCTCACTTATTAAATTCCAATCTATTATTTTATTAGATACTACTTCTTTATTATCTCGTGTTGAATAATTATATTTAGAATTTAAAAACTCCATTTTATATTTTAATTATTTATTTTATTTTAATATTTAAATTTTTTTTAATGAACTCTAATACAAACATAAATGTCTATATTTAATATCTTGAAATTCTAAAAATAATAATTTATGTTTAATTATTATTATTAAAAAATAAGTTTTTATTTTAATATATTATATTATTAAAACAAAGAATGAGTAAGATAAATATAAATGGTCGTTGTTATGTCGCTGATATTGATGATTTCGCATACAAACGAAGAGAATTATTAGGTATTAAAGATTCTGCTTTAATTGAAGCCGATACTGGAGTTAAAAAAGCATATATCGGAATTTATGCTAAAGAAGTTTTATATGACCCAGAAACTAAAAAAAATTCCGCTGATTATGAAGGTGATTTACCCCTTGATTGGCGACTTCAAGGTCGAGTAGTCATGGATAATTTAGGAATACCAATTGAGACTCAGACAATAATGTTTGATAATTTCATTGCACATTATAATATAGACCAACGAAGAGGATATATTAATATTTATAATACTATAGATCATAATGATCCAGTCGCAGAACAAGCATTTGTAAATCAAATGATAAGTATCTTAACAGGTTAATTTAGATTAGACCAAACTTCATAAATTTCTTTTTTATATTTTTCATATGTTTCATTATCTAAATCTAATTTATTCAATTTTAAACCATCTATTTTATTATTATTTAATTCTATTTTTTTGAGATTGTATGCGAATGCTGCTTTAATTTCATTATCATAAGTTCCTAAATTATATGATTTAGCATCAAATTGTATAGTTGTTTTATATCTATTAGATGGTGTTTTTGTTGGACCAATATATTTTTTTTTATTATTAATTTGATAAATTACTTCTTCTTTAATTTTATTATATTCTTCATCTGTTATATCAATTTTATTAATATTAGAAAATTCACCAAATAATTCAACTGCTTTTAAATTATACGCAATTACTGCTTTAATCTCAGTATTAAAATATCCACAATTATAAGTAATCCCATCTTTTGTTATTGATGCGTTATATGTATTATTATCTTTTACAAAATTTACTCCTTTGTAGGTATTTAATGAATTTTGTTTTTTACTTTTATTATATGAATTTTCTTTTTCATCTGCTAATCTTAAATTTGATTTTTTATTATTCAATGGATTTCCATCAATATGATCTACAAATTTATCATCTGGTGCATCTTTCAAATATCTATGTAAAAGTGTAGTTTTTTTATTAATTGAACCACCTACATATTCTCGTGATAAACACCATCCAATTTTTGATAATTCATACCATAGTTCTTCATCAACAATTGTTTCTGCAATTTTATCTTTATTTTTATTATAAAGATAAATTACTGCTTCTCCATCTTCATTTCGTGTAATATCTTTATTCGAATGTTCTAATTCTTTTTCTTTATTAATTTTTTCAATATCTTTTTTACAATATTCTAAATATTCTTTTGCTTCTTCAATAGTATCTTTATATCCTGAAAAATATTTTTTTTTGTTATATGTCATTTCTACAAAATATTTATTAGTATCAGTTTTATAAATATAATCTGGTAAATCAATATTTTTAGTTCTTTGTCTTGTTTTAATAACATCTTCAATTTTTAAATTAATAGTATCTTCATATTTTACTAAATTATTAGTAGAAGCGTGTTCACCATATATAATAAAGGCAGCAGTATCATATGCTTTAGCAGCATCTAATTCTTCTTTAAAAGTTCCTAAATTATATTTTCCGCATTCACTTCTCCATTTGTTACAGTCCTTACGATAAAATACACCAATATATTTACTTGAAGTATTTTTCTGCGGAGTTTGATTTTGTGCATTTTGTTCATCTGTTGCAAAACGTAAATTCTCTCTACGATTATCAAGAGAATTTCTATTTTTATGATCCACAACTTTACCTTTTTCTGGTTTTCCTTTTATAAAATGACTTAAACGAGTTGATTTTTTATTAATTGTTCCTTGAACACGTTTATAACCATTATCGTATTTAGATATATGCCATTTATATTTATTAACCTCTTCAAAATCTTCATTTGAAACTAAAGCATAATCAATAATTTCTTTTTTGTTATTTCGTAAAGGTATTTTTTTATAATCCAAAAAGATTTCTGGATTATCTTCTTTCATCTCATTGAACGTTTCTCCTTTTGTCTCTTCCATATTTTTGCTGTTGTGGTAAATTAATAATTATAAAAATTTTTTCAATTTTTTTTTTTATTTTATAAATAACTTTTAACTAATCTTTATATATTTATTAAATCTAAAAAAAATCTAAAAAAAATCCATATTCACTATTATCATTTTTAACTGGATCACATATAAAAACACTACCACACGTATTATCTGAATTATAACTTATTTCTGACTTAATATCAAAAGATTTTGAACTTACTATCGTAAATGAGTTAGTCTTATTTAAAGATTTATCTGAATTATATATTAGTTGATTTTGTGATTTATCATATCTTGATAGATTTATATTTTTAATTGTATTTTGTTCAGTATATTTTATATTTTTTAAACTATTTGAATATGATAAATTTGATTTAAATGAAGAGTTATAAGAAATTATTGGTAAAGATAATGTAAATATATTATTTAATTTATAAATATTATTTTTATTTATTTTTTTATAATTATATTCTGGAAATGTTAAACAAATTAAACTGGAATTTATTTTATTATATATAGTGTCTTGACTCACATAAGTATCTAAGGCACATCGGTTTGTAAAATGTTCTATATTTATAGGTGAACTTGCTTGAATAGGTTCTCTAAATTCAATATAATTCATATTTTTAGATATATTAAATGATATAATTTTATTTTTTATATTACTTAATTTTTCAATAATAGTATATGTTAAAATAAATAAATTTATAATTGGATATTGTAATAAATTTGACATTTATATTATACTTTTAATTTTATAAATTATGTTTTTTTATAATATTATCAATATCCTCAGTATATAAATTCTTCTTATCTGCTAAAACTCGAGAATATATTACTAATAATTCTTTATTTTCGTTTAATAAATCATATGTTTTTTTATAATATTCTTGTAACATCAAATGTATTTGATCCTCAAATTTATAACCAAAACAATCTTTCATCGCGTAATCCACCAAAAAACTTTTAATTAAATCTCTTGCTCTTTTAATATCCGACGATGCCCCGGTAGTTATTAGAGAATTTCCAAACATTATCTCCTCTGCTATGCGACCTCCAAGTAACACTTGTAACTCGTTTAATAAATACGTTTTTGATACTATACCAGAATCAACAGTATTATCATCAGGAACTATCGATGTTATTCCTCCAATACCACGTGAGGTTGGCACGATTGATACTCTATTAACTTTATTATGATTTAATAATAATGATACTAAGGTATGACCAATTTCGTGAGTTGCCACCAAATAATTTGTTGCTTCACTCCTTTCCTTATTCGGCAGGGCAATACCTACGGTTTGTTTATCAAGTGCTTCAAATATATCTATACTATCAATTACATTCTTATTTTTTCTTAAAGCAATTATACTTGCTTCATTCATTATATTCGATAAATCCGCTCCATTTTTACCTATTGTCTGTGAAGCAATATCATCAAAATTTATTGCTTCTGACAATGGTTTATTTTTACTATGAACCTTCAATATATCTCTACGAGCCTTTCGGTCAGGTAAAGATACTGATACTATCCTATCAAAACGACCTGGACGTAAAACAGCTGGATCAATCATATCCATTCGGTTAGTCGCACCTATTACTATCACTGGTTTAGTTTTATCTGCTTTTGATGAAAAACCATCCATCTCTACTAATAATGAATTTAATGTATTTTCTCTCTCATCATTGTTACTTACAGGACTCTTACCACGTATACCTGTTAAACCTTCTATTTCATCTATAAATACTATTGCTGGAGCACTCTTACGAGCCTTCTCAAACAAATCACGAACTCTTTGAGAACCTACACCAATAAATATCTCTACAAACTTAGAACCATCACTCGAAAAAAATGGAACTTTTGCTTCTGTTGCAATTGCTTTTGCTATTAATGTTTTACCAGTTCCTGGAGGACCTGTTAATAATATTCCTGTTGGAACACTCGCACCCATCTTCTCAAATTTTGAAGGGTCTTTTAAATAATCAAGTATATCTTGAATCTCAGTTTTTACATAATCAATTCCAGCAACATCCTCAAATTTAACATTTACTTCTTCAGGATTTATTCCCTCATTCTTATTACCTCCAAAAAATTTACTTGGATTATTTGTCATTTGATTTTTTGATACAGTGAATATAATATATGATAATATACCATATACTGCTAAAAATGATACTAAACTTGTTAGCATCGGTCGATATTGCTCAAAATCTAAAGTCATTCTTAAACAAACTTTACTTTCAGATTTTGAGCGAAACAAAATTAATCTTTCTCCATTCATATTTTGAAAACTTCCTTTATTAACTAATGGATATACTAATACATTTTGTCTTAATATTTGTTTAGTTCTATTTATTCCACACGGTATATTAAAAGCAGTAGTGCGACTGCCAGCGCATTGGTAACAATATAACATACAACTAATAACATATAATTTAAAATAATTTTTCATTTATTTATATTATAACTTATTATCTTAAATAATAATAAACTTATAAAATTCTAAAGTTCTAAAAAAATTTTAAATTTATAATTCAATACAAAATCCTAATTTTTTATTTAATACATAATTAATCCAATATCTTTGTTTTCGTCGTCTAAGTTCTTTTTTAAGTTCTTTTTTTATAGAACCCAATTGATAAAAATATAACTCAAAATTACTACTATTATTTGCTATATAATTTAAATGATCTGGTAATATATTATCCGTGTTTACATATAAATTTACTCTTATATAAGTATCACCCAAATATCCAAGATTATTATGTTCTAAGTCTTTATATTCTGATAAATAATCTCTTCTTATTATTTGACAATGAAATTCCTCATTATTTTGAGAATCAATGTATGGCATACGATGTATATATCTATAATGATTATCACTATTATCTACATAAATATTATATAATTTTTTATAATCTTTTACTTCTTTATCATAATTTAATATTCTATTCTTTAATTGACGTAAACTTATTTTTTTACTCACTCCGTGAGGCTGACGCTGAGTCATTTGTATTTTATCAAAATATAAAATATAAATAGATTGTCAAATTTTTTTATAAAAGAATAAATTAGTAAAATAAAAAAAAAATTGAAAATTCTTTTATATTTTTATAATTTAATGCCATTTAAGTCGCTCTACTGCAAAATATGTTTAATACTCCAGATGCTGAATTAACTGATTCCCTTTTGAACATAAATATTAAAAATGAATTTACAGAAATTCATAATTTACTAAAAGAAACTACTCATGTTAATAAACCTATGACATTTTCAGTAATTTATAAAACAAAAATGTATGTAATAAAACGAATGAAACATTTAGATGATTGTATAGAAAATATAATTGTAAATAAAATAAAAGAAGTTTTTGAGTTAAATAATATTTATATGGATTTATTTATATCACATTATGATATATCTAAAAAAACAAATAAAGTATTTAAAAATAAAAATAATCAAATCAAATACTTTTTAATAATGGATTATATCCCAGATTCAAAAATGATATTTAATGATATTGATTTATTGGACGATAAAGATATACTTTATGAATATATAAAATGTGCTCTTTATAGAGGAATTTTTAGAGTTACAGATTTTTGTTCGAAAAATGTTTTAATATCACAAGGTAAATTATATAGTATTGATGAAAATGATATAAATCAACAAAAACGAATTATAAAAAGTAAGGATATTAATAATTATATTAAAAATAATGTTAATAAATCAATGACTGATGAAATAATTAATAAGTTCATTGAAATTTATGAAAATAAAAAAATTGAAATAGTTGATATTTTAAATTTTTATAATAAAACTGAATATATAGATTTGATTAAAAAATATTTATATACACTTAAGAAAGATATTGCAATTGATTTAAAATATACTTAATTTGTAAAATATGAATGAATATGACTTAACAATAAATAACTTGTGTAATAGTTTAGATAATTGTAATATTTTAACTTCAAAAGATATTGTAGATCGTGCGATTTATATTGATTTAGAAACATTAGTTCCCTATTATATTACAAGAAATGAACCAAAAATATTATATAATAAAAATGAATATTATAAACATCCATTATTTGATATAAATATATTTATAAATATATTAAAATATGATTATCAAAATATATTAAAGGTATTTTTAAATTTAATAAAAGAAGTTAATAATAATCCTGTATGTATGATTGATGTAGAATCTTATATTGATTATTATATTGAAATGATACTCAATTGGCACTTGTAATATAAAGAAAAAAAAAATACATAATTAAGAACAATTAATTTTTATGTGAAACCATTCACTTATATAGTTATACAACCACATATTGATACTAAACATCCAAATATTATTATTAATCCTAACCAATAAAATAATGTCGTCCAGAAACGAGCATCTGCTTTATTACGTAAACATTTATCAATAGCTTCTTCGTATAATAATACTAATTGACTACATTCATAACCTCGTGCTGATACAGAAAATTTTTTTGTTGAATATAAACAAGGAGTTTTATCAGGATAAATCGTACAACTTGTATTATCAAATTCACCTAATAAATCTACAAATTGAACATCATTTAGATTACTTATTACTGTATTAGAAATATCATTAAAACAACTCCTACCTACTTGAGATTGAACAGCACCACAAGCTCCTAAAGAAAATATTTCTCCTGTATAAAACACATAATCTAAATTTGTAGATGAATCAAATACACATTTATTATTTATCCATAATGAAGATCTTCCATTTTTAGAACAAACACCATTATTTTCAGAACATTCCAAACAATTATCTAAACAAAATACACCAGAAAAATATTGGATTAAGGATAAAACAAACAATATATTAGTCATTTTTAAATAATATTTTTACTTAAATTTTTAAATAATAATAATTATATTATTATTAATTAATTAAATTAATAAAATGTTTGAAGATGTTCCAAAAAATAATAAAAATTTAATATTATTAACTGAAGAATCTGAATATAGCGTTATGAAAAAAAATATATCTAAAAAAATTATTGAAATTATTCTTAATTTAGATGAAATTAATAAAAACTCAATTATTATTGATGGAAATGCTCATGTTGGAGGATTAACTATCGAATTAGGTAAAATATTTAATAATATATATGCATTTGAATTAAATAAAAAAACTTGTAAATGTTTACAATCAAATATTAAAGCATATGAATTAAATAATATTAAAGTAAAATGTAAAAGTATTGTTAATAATTATATTAAAGCAGATATTATAATATTTGATCCACCATGGGGAGGATATAATTATAAAAAAAATAAATATTTAGATTTATTTTTAGATAATATTAATATTATCGATATTATATTAGAATGGAAACAATATGTTAAATATGTATTATTATATGTACCATATAATTATAATATTAATACTGTATTTTCAAAAAATATTAATTTTACTGTATTTAATTTACAATTAAATAAAATTAAATCACATAAATTAATTATAATTCTTTGAATTATATTATATTAAATTTTATAAATTCTCGAGGTTTTGTTATTTCACTATAAAATCTTTGTAAAATATTTTCTGGTAATTTATTTATATTATCACTACTATATTGTTTTATTTTTACAATTATCTCATTTTTTTTTGAATTTAATACTTTATATTCTAAATTTTTTACACCATCATTTTGCCAATTTTTTTCATCATTATAAGTATACTCCCAGCCTTTATCAAATCTTAAATTTTTATTTCTTAATATTTTTAATTTATCATCTATTGATAAATTTGTCTCATTCTCTAAATCTATTAAACTACCCTCACCAGGAACTGTATAAGTATCTACTCCTGTTCGATTTATTCTTATACCTAATAAAGTATCTTCTACTCCCCATTGTGGTATACCATTTGGATAACCATTTGAAAGTAAAAATGTTTTAGGATTTATAGAAAAAACTCCACCTGTAAATAACTTTATTTTATTATTTACTACACCCTTGTTTTTTAAATGTCTCTTTTCTACTATTTTTATATTATTATAATGAGAATATACTTCATTAAATACATGTCGTGAATATCTTGTTCCTCTAATTGAAAGCATTAATGGTTGATTTTCATTAGGAATAATATCATAATATTTTATTAAATTATAATCTGGTATTAAATCTACATCATGAAATATAAAATGAGTAAATTTCCCCTTTTTTTTATTACAATAATAATCTACTCCTATATTTAATAATTGACCACGATTAAAACCACCATCTTCACTTTGTATTATAAAAACTATTTTTGGAGGTTTTACAAATATTTTATTAAAATATTCTAATAAATATTCTTTTTGTTGAGTTCTAGTTACTGAACCTTCTTCTTGTGTATTTAATTTTATATTATCTCTAAATGGAATTATTATTAAAGGTTTCGTTTTTAATTTATATTTTTTCTCTTTTATATAATTTCTATTTATTTTATCTGTTAAAACTTTTTGCATATGATTTAATAAACCATCTCTTGACATATGTTTATTATAAATTTTATTACATTCTTCACTTATTTTTTTACATTTATAATCATTCATTTTACACCATCTTATCTTCTCTACTAAATCACTTAAATTTTTCTTTATTGGTATATAATGAACCCAAGGTAATAAATATTCTTGAATCCATATCGTAAAATCTGTATCTGGTATTAATAATAAACTATGTAATCCCATCGTTTTACCTAATCTTACAGCACCTGCATGACCATCTAAATGTAATATATATTTATAATTAGAAAATTCAGCAAAAGACATAAATTTACTTACTCCATACTTTTTTTCATACTCTTTATTCATTTTTATTAAATTTAAATTACCATTATTATTACCCGAGTCGCCTTTGGCAACTTCGCTACGCTCACTTTTTTGCGAACGTAGTGAGCGTGTGCCAGCACCTTGGTTATTATTAAATCTTAAACGTAAATTACCCCATTGTGTTATTTTAGAATCAATCAAATCTGGATATTTTTTTGATAATTTTAATGAAATTAAACGAACATTATCTTTATCTGTTACATTACAACCAGTCGGAGTACCACGAAATATTGCTATCTCTTTTTTACTATCCCAATCTTTATTATATATTTTTTGATCTACCGAATCACTTAATATACAATCTTTACTCGGATAATATTTAGTTGAATATAATAACCAATCTTCATATGTTATTATCGGAATATCATTATATTTTTTATGAGATGTATAAGACATTATTGAAACTTTTGATACTCTTTTAAAATCACTATTCATTTTAACATTTTTACCAAAAATTGATGTATAAGGTTCTACACATTTTTTTGAATTAATAGGAAAGTCTCTTAAATTTAAAAAAAAATGACAATCTGGTACTTTTCTCTCTTTCGTTAATGTATTTAATATATCAAAATATATATCTATACTATGAGAACCTTCAGTTATAGGAAAATTAGCTTGAAATATACAATTATTACCAGTCCATCTCAATCTATCAACATTTAAATATTTTACATCAGGATTATTCTTCTTATATTCAGAAAAATTATTTATTGCTTCTAATCGTAAATTCTCAAATTCATTTAAATCATCAAGTTTCCAAAATATACTATCATTTGTTAATTTTATAAATAAATTATGTAATTTTATCATTAATTCTAAATCTTTTTTATTATTTTTTATTGATAAATGTTCAAACCAATCATTAAAATAATAATAATTACTAAAAGGAAAATATGTTGAAATTTTATTATCTTTTATTTGAACATATACCCCCTTTTTAAATTTATTAAAAATATATAAAAATGTTCTTTCTATATCCTTATAATTTATACTTTTATTAGGTAATCCATTTGAATTTTTAATATTTAAATGAAAATCAAAAGCTTTATTCAAACCAAATCTATTTATATCATTAAAATCTCCACCATAATAAATTTGCTGATCAAATGTTTCAAATTTGGGATTTGTTTTTATTTTATCTTTAGTTTTCCAATTATTTAAATTCTTTTTACATTCTTCATTACTATTAAAAATTAATTTCGATTCTATTGTTTTTATATTTTCTAAAGAAGAACTCATATTTATTTATATTATTAAATAATAAGAAATTTATATTATTATTATTAATAAAATATGTCTACTTTTCCAGAAATACAAAATTTATCAGAAAAAATTAAAAAACAAAAAAAATATAATAATACTCCAGAAGAACCTACAATAAATATTCAAAATTTAGAAAAAATCCTTTTAAAAAAATTTTATAATAGTGATAATACTAATGTTAATTCAAATGTTAATATGAATAAATGTAAAAATAGAAAAAATAAATTATTTCAATTACAATCTAATAGTTTATTTAATCAATATAGTGTATATAATAAATATTCATCAGATTATTCAAATGAATTTTTAGGTCATTATCCATATATTATTAATTTAATCACCAATATTTTATATAAATATATTTATGAAATTATTATTAATTTATTTGAAGAAGAAGAAATACGTAAAACATTTTTAGAAAGTTTAAACTTATATTTAAATTATAATAACGAAGAAGTTAGAGATAAATTTATTAAAAAAAAAATTATTGTTTCTATTAATAATTTATTTAAAAAAAATAATATTACAACTTTTATTATAAATCATTTTATATATAATATATATAATCATATTATTAAAGACCCTATCGTTATTATTAATTATTTTATCCATATTTTTATTAATACATATATAACTAAAATTTTTTTTAATAACAAAAATGATATTTGTCTTGAATTTAAATATAATTGTAATATGTTTAAAAATGCAAAACAATGGATTTTTAAACAAGAATTTGAAAGTAATAATAGTCTCGAATTTATATTATATTATCTTGTAGGTTATGTATCTCATTTTATTCATATTAGAAAAAGAACATATGAAGAAAGACAAAATGATATTAAAAAAAAAAATTTACCAAATGATATTGATTGTGAAACTATAAAAATTTATCTTAATAAATTACAAAAAAAAAAATTTAATACTGATAATTCTAATTATGATTATAATTTTTTTAACTGTCAAAATGTTAATAAATTAGAACCAGATAAAAATAAAATATTTTTAATTAGACATAAATTAAAATGTATAGAAATTGAAAGACAAAATTCTTCAGTAAAAGAAAATAGCAAATATCAAAAAAAAATCAAAGAATACAAAAAAAATTTAGAGGAATTATTGAAAAATTCTAATATATTAAATGGATACACTAACACTCTAAGTCAAAAGGACTTACGAGCGCAAGCGAGTCTAAGTCAAAGTATAGCCGAACCACAAGGTACGAAAAAATATAATACTCCAACTAATAACATAATTGGAGGATGGTCTGTTCCAGGAAAATGGACCGTTTATGAACATTTTACTAATTTTTTAGTTTTTAAAATAGAAGGTGGATATAAATTTATTATCGAACAAATATGTAATAATCAATCTAATTTTATTGATAATATTAAATATATTTTTAATTTAATTATATCCAATCCAGTACTTTTATTAAATTTAATTCAATTTAAAACATTAGGTAATAAAATTGAATTATATAAAAATATTAAAAAAACTATAATTAATAAAATTAAAGAACTATTAAAAGAAAAAAAATATAAAGTTACTAATAATAAAAATAAAGAATATATAAAAGAAAAAGAAGATTTATTAAAAATTAAAGAAATCCTTATTAACAAAATTAAAGAAGAATCTAATAATACTGAACTTTATAAACTAAAAAATAAACTAAATGATATTTATAATGATATTGAAAAATCTAAACTAAATATTTATAATCTTAAAAAAGATTGGAATTTATATACATTTTTTGAAAATAAAGAAAATTATATTAGTGATTTTATTGATTTTATTATTGATATATATTTTAATTATTTAACAGTTAAAAAAAATAATTGGAATAATACTAAATATAACGACCCTATATATAATCAAACAGCACATAAATTTAAAGCAATTTTAGATGTTACATATATAAATATAGAAACAATTTATAATGAATTATATGATTTACTAAATATTATAAATTTAATTATTAAATTTGATGACGTAAATAATGAAAGAAAATTTATTTTAAATTTTTTAGATATTTTTATGTTTCCTCAAAATTTAAAAGATATAAACTTCTCTAACTCTGGAGGAAAAAAAAAATCAATCAATAAGACGAATTCTAAGTCATCTAAAATACTTAAAAAAAAATCTAAAAAAATTATATATAAAAACAAAAATAATTATTTATATAATAATTTTAATACTAATTCATAAAATGAATAATAATAGTTATAATAGTTATAATGATAATAACAACAGTAACAGTAATAATGATAATATTATTGTTGGATTAATATTTGCTGGATTATTTTTTACTATCTTATTTGTTTGTTGTATTAACGAATATAAAATAAAAAAAAATGAATTACAAAGAATTAAATGCATAGAACAACAGCAACAAATTGAAAGATTAAGATATATTCAACAAGAATTACAAAATAATGAAAATTTACCACCAATATATAGTGAAACTGTTAATAAAATATCTATTCCATCTCAATAAAATATCTATTCCATCTCAATAAAATATCTATTCCATCTCAATAAAATATCTATTCCATCTCAATAAAATATCTTTAATATTTTAATTTTTTTTTTAATTCACTATTACATATACTACATTTTTGGATTTGTTTTATGCAATCCACACAATAAAAATGACCACAATCTGTTATACATAAATCTATTATATTTTCCATACATATAGAACATTCATAATTTATAGTTGATGTTTTATATAAATCATTTACTATCATTTTTATATGTTTGGGTATTACTATCTTATGAGAATACATATAATTTATATCTACTTGATGCTGTCTTATTATTGATGATATTATCTCATTCGCATTATGTTTTATATTTTCATTTTCTTTCTTTAATCTCAATATTTCTTTTTGTGAATTAAAAAAACTAAACATTTTTATTATACATTATTTATATTATTAAATAAATTTTTTTTATGGTTCTAATTTTTTATTACTTAATGGAGATGATATAGGAGTATTATTTGAAGTTGATATAAAGGAAATATTGGAGTATTTAATAAAGGAACAATTTCACATACATTATAATCCATATAAATAATTTAATTCATTCTAAATTGAATTTGATCTTAATTTTTTTTTTAATTCTTCAGATGATTTTATATTTACTTCACTTGATGCTTTTCCTTTTAATAATTTATATCTTAATAAAAATGTATTCGGGTCTTTTTTATTATCTTCTTCCTCTTTCTTTTTTTCTTCCTCTTTCTTTTCTATATAAAAATCATATAATTCTGACTCTGAATACCACAAAAAAGATTTTGTTATAGAATCAAAAGAACAAGAACGAGGTATTATCTTTACTTTTATACTTTTCTCAAAACCTACTCTTTTATTACTCTCACTTGATAAGTTAGAATTTGTAAGTGAAGCAAACTGTGTCGTAGACACGTCAAGAGTATTAAAGTTTTGTGTTTTTATTTGATTGTTTAATATTTGTTTAAATAATTTTCTTTTATTTTGATATTTTCGAGGAGTTACTTGTATAATTATCTCTTCATTTTTATCTTCTACTTTATTAAAAAAAAAAAAAGGACATAATAATGTTACGTCAAAAATAGAAAAAAAATCTGATATACTAGGTAATATATTCACATCATTTTTTTTAAATGGTAATTTTCTATAACGTCTCTTGTTTATACTAAACGCATAACTCATATTATTTTATATTATAAATCTTTAATTTTTTTATTTTTAAATATTTTTTATTTTTTTATAACAATCTGCGCATATTATCACATCTGATAATGCACGATGAATTTGTGTTACCGGCTTATTATATAAAAATTTATATAATTCTATTAGTTTTGGAAATTTATATAATTTCATTGCTCTCTGACCAACTAACATAGTACAACTCTTTTTTTTTGATTTCAATTTATTTACTAAATCTAAATTATTCATTCTATAACTCTCAGATAATAAAATATTTATATCAAATAACATATTATGAGCAACTAACGTATCTACCATATCCATATCTCTATATAATTCATTCATAACAATAGATAATAAATTACCATTTGTTAAAGCATCCTCCTGAACTATCCCATGAATATGAGAATTTGTTATAACAAAATTATCTGGTTTTACTAAACTTGAAAACTCTTTTATTATATTATCATCTTTATCATATATTATATATGCTAACTCTATTAAACGAGAACCATTATAATATTTTATATCACTCGGATCATAATATTTATTAAAACCTTTCGTTATTGGAATACCTGTAGTTTCTGTATCTAATACAAGATAAGACTCATTTGCACTCGTAAGTCCTCTGGACTTAGACATTTATAAATTTTATTATTAATTTATCTTTAAATATAAGATGAAGTCATTAATATAAAATTTAAATCATTATATAATTCTTCTTTATCTAAATTCTCATTTATTATATTCTTTATTTTATTTATTTTATTTATATTTTCTTGATGAGTATTTATACACCACCGATAACTTTCTCGAACTTGTAAATATAAATCATTTCGAATTGTTTCTACTCGTAAATTTAAAGTCCTTTGAATTGGTAAAAATGCATTATTATTTATCACATTCAAAAATAATAATAATAATTTTAATTTCATTTATTTATTTATTTTTATTAGTTATTACTTAAGTATATTTATTATTTATTATTGATACAATTATGGCTACTATTAAATATATATTAAATGATTATTTACTATTAGTAAATACTGAAATTATTATTAATGGATGGGTTAGAACTGGAAGAATCGCAGGAGGAGGTGACTTCATTTTTATTAATTTAATTGACGGATCTTGTCATTCTGGTATTCAACTCATTTTACATAAAAATATTATTAAAGGCAGTATAAGCGCAATGGCATATAAAAATATACGATTAACTGGAACCTCGTTAAAAATTAAAGGGTTACTCGTTAAAACACCCGAAACATCTAAGGAATTATGTGAAATTGAAGTTAGAGAAATTTTACATTTTGGTAAATGTGATGATAATTATCCATTATCAAAAAATAAAATGTCTATGGAATATCTCAGAGAAAATATTCATTTAAGACCAAGAACTAATATCGGAGGAGTTGTTGCAAGAATTAGAAATGCATTATCATTTGCTACACACTCGTTCTTTCAAGAACAAGGATTTTTATACGTTAATACACCTATTATTACAAAAAGAGATGCGGAAGGAGCGGGAGAATGTTTTAAAGTAACCACTACTAATAATAAAAACTTCTTTCAATCAAATAATACTTATTTAACTGTATCAGGACAACTTGATGTTGAAAATTATGCTTGCGCTTTATCTAAAGTATATACCTTCGGCCCAACTTTCCGAGCAGAACACTCATCTACTATTAAACATTTAGCCGAGTTTTGGATGATAGAACCAGAAATTGCTTTTGCAGAATTAAAAGATATTATGAATATTAGCGAACAATATATTAAATATTGCTGTAAATATGTTTTAGATAAAAATTTAGAAGATTTAAAATTTTTAGAACAACGAATTGATAAAGAATGTATTAACAGAATTAATAATATTTTAGAAAATAACTTTATTCAAATTTCTTATACTGATGCTATTGAACTATTAATTAAATCTAATAATGTTTTTGAAAATAAAGTCGAATGGGGAATAGACCTTAACACAGAACACGAACGATATTTATGTGAAAATATCTTTAAACAACCTATTATTGTTTACGACTATCCTCAAGGAATTAAAGCATTCTATATGAAATTAAACGAGGATAATAAAACTGTTGCTGCTATGGATTGTCTTGTCCCAGGTATTGGTGAAATTATTGGAGGTAGTCAAAGAGAAGATGATTATACAAAATTAAAAAATAAAATGAATGAATTAAAATTAGATATTAGTATGTATCAAGATTATTTAGACTTAAGGAAATTCGGTACTATTCCTCACTCTGGTTGGGGATGTGGTTTCGAAAGATTAGTAATGTTAATTACTGGTATAAAAAATATACGTGATGTAATTCCCTATCCGAGGGTATATGGTAAAATTTATTAGTAAAATTTTCTATTATATTGAATTTATTTATCATAATACATAAATATTTCTTCCAATAACTCTATATTTTCTTCATTATCAATTCTTTTTATTTGTTTTTCTATTTCATCTAATTATTAATAGATTAAAAAGAAAAAGAACTGGTTTCATTTTTCTTTTCTTTTTTAATTTTATTACCAGTTCTTTTTCGATGAGATAGTGCAAACTACCAACTCTCATCACATTGGTACTTGGTTCTCCAGAACAAAACGCAGATTACGCTCCAAAATCTCCGCAACTCTAATCTCCTTCCTTAAGTCCTCGTATAGAGACACAAGATATTCACATCTCTCCTCAGAAGATGTTTCTGAGTGAAATTGTAACCTCGTAATCTCGTAATTCAACGAGAGACTTTTTTCTTCCATCTGCTGGATGGAGAAAACAACGCTGTTGAGTTGAACACTAATAACATCCATGTTGTCAATGTTCTGGAAAAGCTCAAATTTTTTCTTTATTTTAATTGTCAATTTTTTTTTTTATTAAGTTTTTTTACAAAAAAAATTTTAGAATATTAATTCTAATTTTAGATATTTCTTAGTAAATATAAAAGACGATCAATAACATCTTGAAAGTCACCATTAATTTCATCATTTTTCAAAAATAATCTTTCTATTACTGGATCTTCAAATAATACTTTGCGTTCTTTAATCGATATTATATTATTACCATATAATATAGATATAATATAGCGAATATTATCTCCTTTTTTCTTCCAGAATTCTTGATTCTTATTTTCATTTGGTAACATAATAGCTACTGCCGACATATTTTTACTTAAAATAACTAATTTCAAATTATTTTAATATAATATATATGTCAAATTTTTTTTAATTATATTTATTATTGAAATAGCGCTTATTATAAATAAATTAATATACAAATTATTATTAAATTATGACATATAAATTAAAAACAAAAGATATTATCAGAATTAACTTTGAACTTAATAAAATTGATATTAATGAAATTAATCAATTATGGGAAACTGATAAACATAGGATGGATTATTATGATTTTCCTTATGATAATCCAATACAGTATATCGAAAAATATTATGAAGATATGAAAATATTTTTTATTCAAAATCTTAGAAATATCGTTTTCAGATTTATTAATAGTCGTTTAAATATTGATGTATTTAGCACTAACTCCAATAATTTAAATGTAGAATCAGGACTATATTATATTAATCCTGATAAATTCTCATTTGTAGAATTCTATCAAGTATTGAACAAAAAAAATGGTGAGTTAAGTAACAAATTTATTAAAACTACTATCATTATCGATAGATTACCTACCGCTTGGGTTAATACTGTTCTATTTGAAATTGTTAAAATTACTAATGATGAAATACAATATTTTAATGGAACTTATAAAAAAAACTTCAAAAATAAAGAATATAATATACCTCAAGAAAAAGAAGAATTAGAAGTAGAACCTAACACACCTTATATTGTTGACGGAACTTGTTTGTAAAATTCAATTATTGAATTTTATTGAAAAGCATTTAAAGATATATTATTTAGTATAATTATACAATTTAGTATAATACTTAAAAATGACTGTTCCATATACTTGTTATAGATGTGGTTATGCTACTGATCTTAAAGGTAATATAAGAACACATTTTGATAGAAAAAACAATGTCCGGCATTAGTTAATAGAATTGAATTAACTGATGAAATTAAAAATGATATATTAATTAATAGAATTTATCAAATCCCCAAAAAAATAATTTCTATTTCTATTCCAAATATTATAAATAATATAGAAGAATATCATTTTATTTATATGATTAGACCAAGAGAAAATGTATTACATAATGAAAATGTATATAAAATTGGAAAAACAAAAGTAAAAAATCCAGATAATAATATTTCAAGATTAATGAGTTATGGTAAGGGAACTGAATTTATATATCTAAATCAATGTAAAAATTGCGATATATTAGAAAAAGAAATTATAGAAGAATTTAATAAAAAATTTAATAAACATTCATATGGAAATGAATATTTTGTAGGTGATAAATATGAAATGACTGAATTATTAAGTAATTTAACATCTAAACATAATAAATACTAAAATTATTTTGTAATAGGAAAAATATTATTATCTAATATATCTTTAAATTCTTCATCAGTTGTTAATAACTTTAATTTATCCAACAAACTATCAATTAATAATAAATATTTTTAATTATTAAATAATTATTGGTTCTAAAATATATTATTGATAAGGATGTGTTATAATTTTGAAATATAAAAAAAAAATTTGATTTTTTAATATATATATTAATATTACATATATTTATTTATAAATAAATATGAAAAATAAACTATATTGTTGTATTCGATGTGGTTATGAAAGTATTAAAAAAAGTAATATTAATAATCATTTTAATAGAAAAGTAGAATGTCCGGCGACTAATAATGATATTGAATTAACAGATGAAATTAAAAAATATATACTTAAAAATAGAATATATAAAATTCCTAAAATTCCTATAATTCCTACAAAAGTAATAAATATTTCTAATCCAGATATTATAGAAAATATAAATGAATATCATTATATTTATATGATTAGACCTAAAGAAAATGTAAGACATAATGAAAATGTATATAAAATTGGGAAAACAAAAGTAAAAAATCCTGATATTAATATTTCAAGATTAATTAGTTATGGTAAAGGAACTGAAATTATACATTTACAACAATGTAATAATTGTGATATATTAGAAAAAGAAATTTTAGAAGAATTTACTATTAAATTTAATAAACATACATTTGGAAATGAATATTTTGTTGGTGATAAATATGATATGTTAGAATTGATTGGAGATATTACATTAAAACATAATAAAAAATATAAATTATAAAATTATTTAGTAATAGGAAAAATATTATCATCTAATATTTCTTTAAACTCTTCATCTGTTGTTAATAATTCAATTATCTCTTTATTTAATTCATTTAAATTTTTATTACTATTATTTTTTATTATTAAATCAATATCTTTTTTAATTTTATTAATTTCATAACGTTTCATATTATCTATTAATGTATTATAAATTTTCATCCATTTCTCTTCAAGTTTATAAACTCTAATTTCTCCATGTTCTTCACCTAATATTTCTGCATCATCTTTATCTTCAATTATAGGACGTAAATCAAAAGTTCCTATAAATTTGTAATAATCTTCTAAATGAATTTTATATCTTTGCTTTTCTCTTTCATTTTTCTCTATAAAATAAATTCTTCTAAATAAGAATAATTCATAATGGTCGAGAAAATATTCTTTTAACATTTCTAATATTTCTTTTATTCCTCGTTCAATTAGCATTGTCTCCCATGAACCACTCTTAAATAAACTAAGTTCTTTTAATTTTTCATCATAAATAATATTCATATCTTGTAAGTTACGAATTTTTGTAATCTCTTCAAATATATCAAATAATCTATTATTTCCCATATCATAACCAAACTTAAAAGCATCAGTTTTCAGGTTAGTAATTCTTCTATAAAAATGGTTTTGAACATTATCCTCTAAAGAAGTAGTTTCAATATTTTTATATTCTAAATATTTATTTAATTTATCAAAAGTATTAATATTTTTTACATAGTTATTCATAGTATTATTATAAGTAATATTTTGTATAACTGTTTTCTGTTCTGATATTTCTTTTGGTATATGAAAAATTCTATTTTCTAAAATTTCTTTTTTAATTTCATCAGTTAAATCTATTTTATTTAAAGTACTTGGACATATTTTTTTTCTTTTATAAAAATGGTTATTCATTTTGGTTTTATCTTTAGTTTGATAATTACATCTAATACAAGTATATGGTTTTATATCCATTTTATAATAATTTAATTATATAATATATCTTTAAATAGTTTAAAAATAAAAAAGAAAATAAGAGTAAAAAAAAGAAAATAAGAGATAGTGTACATAAAAGTATATAAAAGAATATAAAAGAAAATAAAAGAAAAAAAGAGAGTTTCAATATTTAAAATATCATATATTAAATAGAAAAATTTGTATCAACTTAAAATTAAAAATATTTTGAAAAATCTTGACAGAAAATATTTTTTGTAAACTTTTATAAAAAAATATAAGTTTATAATTTTGAATTTATAAAAATCCTAATTTTCCTATATATTTGTAAATGTAAATTATTTCCTATTATTTTCTATTAACTAAGGTTGAGTAGAGGTACACCTGCGGTTCCGTTAGTCCATTTGACGATATCTTTAATAGTTTGAAATCTCCATACTTGATGTAGTACGACAGGGTCAGGGTTATAGACGTGTTCAACTCCGAATATGGTAGCTAATGTAGGAGGTGGCATACAATCGATATCTATATGTGTAGCGAAGAATACGTCTTCATTAGTATCTTTTTCTTTATCATATTTATTATTAGTGCATATATCGATCATAGTTTTAACTTTTCTTAAGGATGTACCTCCATTTTGTATCATTCTTTTACTATTACCAGCTTTCCAAGGAACTAATGAACCACAATAGTCGTATAAGAAGAATAATTCAGGTATTTCTTTTCGAACGAATGAGTCAGATTGAAAAATAAGGACAAATTGAGTTTTAAAATATGACCAGAATTGTGAGTTAGTAAGTAATGCATTATATTGGTCTTGTTGTAAATTATCAATGGGTAGTTCATATAAATTAACATTAGACCATTCATCATTAATAATATTTTCAACAAATTCTTTATTTTTATTTCCGTGTATAATATTTAATACAACATCTTTACCACCATATAAATGTGAAACATTATAAATAACTCCTTTTAACCATTCATGTTCTCTTGGTTCAATAATAACAAGTCCTAATCTTTGATTAGTTTCTCTAGCAAATATTTTTTGTTCTTTAGATGGTTCAACAATATTAGTAATGATTGTATTATACATAGTTTTTTGATGTTCTACTAATTTTTCATCTTTCCAAGAGATACCGTGTTGTTCTTGTGCCATTTTAATATTAAAAATAAATAAAAGCAATAAAATTAAACTCGCCGAGTAACCTACGGTTAGTTCGCTATGCTCACTAAATGTTAAATTAAAATTTATTTAAACAATTTATATTATAAATATTATAAATGAATAATAATAGTGAGCGTAGCGAACTAACCGTAGGTTACTCGGCGATGGAAAAAAATCCAGAATTTAAAGTTACAGTAGATATATGTGGTGGATTAGCAAATCAATTATTTCAAATAGCAGTTACTTTATATTATGCTAAAAAATTTGGTCATAAACCTGTATTTAATAATGTAAAAATTTTACCAAATTATACAAGTCGGCATACATATTGGGAAGTATTAAATACGACAAATTTATTAACTATTGAAAACATTAATATAAATGATTATATAGTATATAATGTAAAAGAAGAATTCAATTATACAGACTTAAATTATATTCCTGCAAATGTAATGTTACGTGGATATTATCAAACATCTAAATTTCTGGATGAAATTAGGTTTGATTTTTTGAATTTATTGGTGTCAAATAAAAATATTAATGATATAGTCACAAAAAGTTATAATAATATAAAAAATAAATTTAAGACAGAAAATTTAATATCACTTCATATTCGTCGAACAGATTATATAAAATTTAGTCATGTGCATACAAATTTAGGTATGGATTATTATGTAGAAGCAATAAAAAAATTATGTATAGCTCCACTAATTGCCGAAGGCATAGATGATACATATCCAATTATAGTATTTTCTGATGACTATAATTGGTGTAAAAATAATTTATCAAAATATTTTACAAATCCAATATATTTTGTATGTGATGAAAATATAACATCGATGACAGAATATGTAGATTATATAGAGTTATTATTAATGTCAAAAATGAAATATAATATAATGGCGAATTCATCTTATAGTTGGTTTGCTGCTTATATGAATAATAATGAGGATAAAAAAATTATTGCTCCTTCTCGGTGGTTTGAAAAAGGTAGTGGTTATAAAGATTGGAGTTGTTTATATTGTAAAGATTGGATAGTTATTTAGTACTCTATAAAGTGCCTTTGGCACAGTTCGCTGCGCTCACAAATATAATATTAATTATGTTAAATATTTTTTTTTTGTTTTATTATCTTCTTTACGTGCTTCGCACAGTTCGCTTCGCTCACAAATATTTTAGTTAATTTGTGAGCGAAGCGAACTGTGCGAAGCACGTAGAGAGAATTAAAATTACATATTCCAATTATATGATCTAATTCCCATTCTGGATAATTTTCTAAAGTATAAGGTTCATATAATTGAGTTTGAATATATTCAAAGAATTCATCTTCATTACATCCAATTAACTCTTTATAATTAATCTTATAAGGAATATTTTTATATTTTATATAAGATTTTTTTATTCTTGATACAATATTTTCCCATAATTGGTATTTAATATTTTCGTATCTTCTTTTTTGTAAATTTATAGCAAAATTTTTTTTATCTTCTTCATTTTTTTTATCGTAATATTTTTTAATATAATATGCTTTGATATTTTCTTTTTTACTCATATTTATAATATTGTAATATTGTAATAAATATATATTTTTCAAATTTTTTTTTTTAATTTAGGATTGTGAGCGAAGCGAACTGTGCGAAGCACGTAGAGGAAAACAAGAAGATAATTTTTTTCCGATAGCGACTGGATCTAAATTAGTTTCAATTAATTGGAATGCATAAATAATAATCATTTTAGCGATATCATATTGACTTTTAGGTAAAAACATTTGACAACTAAGTAATATAACTGTTTGAATAAGAGGAACAAATGAGTGAATAGATATTTGAACTACAGCATTTTGTTTAGCGTGAATATTATTAACAGATATAGTAATTTCTTTAATCATTTTTAGAAAGATTGGGACATCAGTGATAGTAATTTCAGAGTCAAGTAAAATATCTCTCATATTATCAGCAATTGCAGTAGTTAATCTACGAGTATAATATCCGTCATTTTCAGTAAGATATGAGAAAGCATCTTTAGTATTAATAATAGCGACTAAATTATTTAATGCATATTTCACATCAGTTTGTGAAATTTTAGATATTTGTTCAGGTTTAGTGATACTATCAAAAACACTTGATGACATTTTATATATAATTTCTTGCAAATCAGTGATATGTTGTGCTTGAACATCATTATTATATGCGATTGATACACTCATTTTAATTAATTAAATATAATATTTCTTTAAATATGTTAAAATTATAAAAAAATTTAAACAATTTAAATAAAAAAAAAAAAAATTGAAATTTATTATTTTACATATTATTTATATAAAGACTTAAACAATAAAAAAGAATATAAAGGTTTAATATATACTATATATATTACCACAAAAATGGCGGATATTCTATTAGTTTCGGATATTGATATGTCAAAAATTACTTTTGGCGATCTTCAACCTATGGGAAATCAAGGTGGAAAATGTGTTCCAATTTATTATAATTCAAATAAATTTATTATTCAGACACCTGAATGTCGAACTCCATTTGGGGTTAATTCATTTAAAAATGAAAAAGATGGTTCAGTAAAATATAGTATTAATTTATCATTTGGTAAATCAGAATCTCGTAGTTCTGAACAAGAAATTATGTTTAATCTATTTCGTAAATTAGATGATATGATTATTAATAAAGTTTTTGAGAATAGTTTTAAATGGTTACAAATTAAATGTTCTACAACTGAAGTACTTGATGCTCTTTATACACCTTTGGTTAAATATTCAACAGATAAAGATACTAAGTTGGTTACAGATAAATATGGTCCTACATTTAAACTTAATTTACATCAAAAAAATAATAATTTTATGGCTGCTTGTTATGATGATAATGCCGAATTAATCCCTAATATTCTTGATTATAAAACTAAGGGAGCAACTGCTCAAGCAATTATTCAATTTGGTTCAATTTATTTTGTTAATAAAAAGTTTGGTTGTGCTCCTTATTTGAATCAACTTCAAATTACTCCCCCTGCTTCCATTCAAGGATTTGCGTTTAAACCTAATCCATCTGGTAAATTACTAGATAATAATGATGAAAGCGAAGGAGAAGATATTGTTGTTGATATCGAAGGTGATGATAAAAAGATTCTTGCGGATAGTGACGATGATGATGATGATAGTGATGAGGAAGGAGTGGTTGAACTTCCACCTCAACCAGTTAAGAAGTCAGTGAAATCAGCAAAAAAATAAAGTGGTTTAATTTTCTCTTTAATCATTTAAGAAAATCAACAAAAAAAAAATAAAAAATGTGAAGTCTTTTTAATAAAAATATATATATTTTTTTTAATAATATATCTCGATAAGAACTATATAATATATATATATGTAAAAGTAAAAAGTGATGTATGAAGATATTTTAATGAATGTAAATTATTTTGCAAAATTTATTTTTATAGAAAATGTTGAAAATAAAAAATTTACATTTAGTTCAAGTGAATTTAAAAATTCGAAAGATTTATTTTTTTTTATGTTAGATTTATTATTTAAAGGATTAGTTTTATTATATGGAAATAAAGACGAAACAGATAATAAAGAAAGAGTATATCTTAATGATTTAAGTTTAGAACAAATTGATTTTATAAAAGATAAATTTAGGTTAGGACATATAAAATTAAATTTTAATTATTTTCATATAGAAAGTGGAGATATATCAGTTTTAAATAAATATAAAATAACTAATGTAAATGAATTAAAAACATATGATGATAATTTGAATATAAAAGAATATATATTTAAAATAGCAATAAATGAATATATTTATAATATTAATTTTGAACTAATTCCGGATTATTAAATTTAGGTGGATTAATTGTTTTTTCTATATAATCATTATTAAATTTGATTAAATTAGTATTAAAAAATATATTATATAAATATTTTAAAATCATATAAGTTATAATATAAAATATTATTCCAGCAATAAGTCTCCATATTATTGAATAATTATTTTTAATATAAAAATCTGTTTTTAAATGTAATCCAAAATATATAGATGCCATATATAAACAACTCATAAATCCTAAATAAATTAATTTTTTTAAAAAGTAGTTTTGAATTTCTCCAATTTCATAATCATTATAATTAGTTGTTGTAGTAAATACTTGTGATGGTAATCCAGTAAATATACTACCACAATTAACTGCTAAAGTTCTATCTTTATTTTTTTTTTCTAAATCACTCGAATATTTAGTAATATCATATACTTTTCCGTTAATAGAAATTAAACAATCTTCTGGTGTGTTATGTTTACTAACAGTATGATTTGTAAATAGTTTTTTATTAGGAGTTTGATTAGTAATTAAAAAATCGGATAAGTTAATATTCATTTATATTATAATTTAGATAATAATAAGTTTATATTAGATTTCATTTCTAATATTTCATTTTCTAATGACTTAATTTTATTATCAACTTTTTCATTTAATTCTTTTATTGAATTAACAATTACTGGAATTATATCTGTCATAGATAGTAAATAATATTCATTATCCATATTTATAATTTCTGGTATAATTTTGAGTATATCTTGTGCTATAAATCCTAAACGATTAGAATTATTATTTTCATCATCATTATAATTATATCGAATTGGTTGCATTTTAATTAAATCATTAATACCGTAATTTAAATTATATATATTTTTTTTTAATCTACTATCAGAAAATGTACTCCATGTATTACCATTTAATGCTAGTTGTGCCCCTGCTGTAGTACTAGTACCACTTACTGCTTGTAGTCCAGTAGTACCTCTAAAACCAATATAACCTTGTTGTACTGTAGAATTATAAAATTCTATATAACTTGTAGCTGTTGTTGCTGAAGATTGAATACGTATAGCAGGTGCAACTGAATATAAATGTAATAATGTTGCTGGTAATGATGCTAAATTACCTAATCCCATACCAGTTCCATTCATTTTCATTATTTGTGTACTGCCATTTACATAATAACAATAACTATTTCCAGTAGGAACATTTTGCCATAATATACCAGAAGCCATTCCTATACTATAATCACCTGAAGAATTAGTAGTACCTGTTCCCCAAAATCTAATTTTAACCCCAGTTAAATCAACACTTGGTAAATTTAAAAGACTTGTCCCAGTAAAATCAAGAAATGAGTAATTATTTAAATATAAATTATTATAATTGGTGCTAATACCAGCTTTAATATTTACATCACCATTAATATCTAATAAAAATGTAGGATTATTAGTACCAATACCAACATTTCCGTCAGATTTAAATCTAATTTTTTCTGTACCATTAAATTCTATAATAGTATTACCATTTGCAGTTTTATTATTAATACCAAAATCTGTTGCTGAATTATCAAATCCGATATTTGCGTATTCTGTAGGAGTAGAATAATTATTATAAAAACTAACTAATGTATTAATAGCAGTTGTTGCAGTTGCAATTGCTGCTGAATCTTGTATTAGTAATAATGGAGTACCAGTTGTTGCTGTACCATATATATGTAATTCTGTTAATGGATTATTAGTACCAATACCAACATTTCCGTCAGATTTAAATCTAATTTTTTCTGTACCATCAAATTGTAAAATAGTATTAGCACTTGTAGTTTTATTATTAATAATAAAATCAGTAGATGAAGCATTAAATCCAATATTTGCATATTCAGTAGGAGTAGAATAATTATTATAAAAACTAACTAATGTATTAATAGGAGTTGTTGCAGTTGCAGATGCTGCTGAGTCTTGTATTCGTAATAATGGAGTATTAGTTGATGCTGATCCATATATGTGTAATTTAGTAGATGTAATATTAGTACCAATACCAACATTTCCTGCAATTGTATCAACATATAAATTTGAATTATTAACAATCAAATTACTTGATAAATACAAATTAGTATTTATATTAGTATAATTAGTGTATCCATAAAATTTAATATCACTTATCTGAATACTATTATAAGTAGTCCAACCACCTTGAGATACAAGTTTTGTAATAACTATCTTTAGATATTTTACAGTTTTTAAACTATTAATATTAAATATTTTAGTTTCATTATTTGTCCAAATTAAATTAGACGTATTATATAATAAATACCAATTAATATTATCAGTAGAATCAACTAGATAAAAAGAATCAGGTGATTGTGGCCAATTAGGTATAGTAATACTAAATTGAGTAATATAAATATTGTTAGGTAATTCTAATTGAATCCATTCACCATTAATAGAACTAGAATTTTGTATTTGTATAATATTTGTAGTTAAAGGTAAACGTGTAGTTTGATGATATGAATCTGTAGATGATACCCAATTTGTGGAGGTAGAATTATTATCAAATGCTTTATAAGAAGGATCTAAATAAGAAGAAGAAGTGACTTTATATTTACCATCTATTAAATTAATATAAACATCTGATTGTGTTATACTAGATGGTGGATATATTATAGTATTAGTAGATGAATTAAATATATTTAAACTACCACAAATATCTAATGTTGATTGTGGATTATTTGTTCCTATTCCAACAAAACCATTCAATGTATCAACATATAAATTTGAATTATTAACAATTAAATTTCCTCCTAAAGTAGTTTGAGCATTAGTAACAGTTAATTTTTTTCCAGTTGCAATAGAAACATTATTACTAAATGATGAAATACCAGATACAACTAAATCTCCTCCTAAAGTAGTTTGAGCATTAGTAACAGTTAATTTTTTTCCAGTAGCAATAGATACATCATTACTAAATGAAGAAGTACCAGATACAATTAAATTTCCACCTAAAGTAGTTTGAGCGTTAGTAACAGTTAATGTTTTACCAGTAGCAATAGATACATTATTACTAAATGATGAAATACCAGATACAACTAAATCTCCTCCTAAAGTAGTTTGAGCGTTAGTAACAGTTAATGTTTTTCCAGTAGCAATAGATATATCATTACTAAATGAAGAAGTACCAGATACAATTAAATTTCCACCTAAAGTAGTTTGAGCGTTAGTAACAGTTAATGTTTTTCCAGTAGCAATAGATATATCATTACTAAATGAAGAAGTACCAGATACAATTAAATTTCCACCTAAAGTAGTTTGAGCGTTAGTAACAGTTAATGTTTTACCAGTAGCAATAGATACATTATTACTAAATGATGAAATACCAGATACAACTAAATCTCCTCCTAAAGTAGTTTGAGCATTAGTAACAGTTAATTTTTTACCAGTAGCGATAGATACATCATTACTAAATGAAGTGATACCATTAATAATAACATTACTTTGTAATGTAGTTAAACCATTAACGAATAATGAAGTAGTAGGATATGTCGTACCTATACCTAAATAACCATTTTGAATAATTAAATTACTGTTAATATTAGTAACACCATTAATATCTAATTTATATTTTGGATTAGTATTTCCTATACCAATATTTGAATTAATAGTAATATATTCTGTACCACTTCCAGATGAGTCACCAAATCTAATATTTTGAGTATTTTTTTCAGTAACAAATACTAAATCATTAGATAATGTAGAGTTGAGTGTTTGTCCATTTTGTGAAACTATTTCAAAGAATGCTGATAAACTCATTATTAGTTATTTATAAATAATTTTTTAATTTAGTTAAAAAAATTATTTACTTAAAATAATATAATAGTAATATATTTTAGAATGAGTAATATAATAGAGGGAGAAATAATTGAAAATGATTTTTTTATTAATAATAATTATTCGACAGAACCATTAATTTTAATTTGTGCCAAAAATAAGAATTATTATATGATAGAATTTTTATTAAAAAATGGTGTAAATATTAATTTAAAATTTAGAAATGAATATTTATTAACGTTATTAATAAAAAATGATTGTTCTACAAATTTTATAATGAATTTAATAAAAAATTATAATGCGGATATAAATATAGTTGATTCTGAAAATAATCATATATTATTTTTAGTTTTAAAAAATCAGTATTATCATAATATACTATACTATATATTATATTATTTACATAATAAGATAAATTTAGATGTGATTGATAAGAATGGGAATCCATTATTATTAAAAATATTAGAGAGTGGTTATACTGAAATTCCTTTACATATAATTAATTTAGGTTGTAATGTGAATGCGTATATACAAAATGGTGATCCATTAATATTTAAATTAATAAAAGATAAACAATTTAATGCGGTAAATTTTTTATTTAGTACGAGGAAAGTTAATATATATTGTAAGAATAAATATACAAATTTATCTTTATTTGAATTACTTGTAAATGAGAATTTATATACTTTTATAAAATTTATATTAGAAACATATAATTTTATAATACCTAATAAAATTACAGGATATTATTCATTAATAGAAATTGCTGCTAAAAATAATAATAATTTAATATTGAATAAATTAATTTTGTATGAGTGTGCTAAAAAAATTCAAAAAGTATATAGAGGATATATTTCAAGACGATAATAAACTTAAATCTTGATTTAATTCATAACTACTATTAATTTGTGGGATTTGATCAAATCCTTTTTGTTTTAATTCTTTAGCAATATGTTCTATTAAAACAAATACATTATTAATAGAATTACTTTCTTTTTGAACAATATCTAAAAATACAGATGTCATTGCACCAGATGCCATATTTGGTCCAAATACATTATAAGTATCAGCACTAGTTTGTTCATCTCTACAAGCAGATAAACATAAAATTTTTGCTTTACTATTTATTCTTTTATTTTCGATTTCTCTACAACATTGGTCTTTGTAATGATATTTTAGATCGCATATAGTTCCTGAATTACAACTATCGATTAATAATATTACTTTTGTTTTTGGATTAAATTTATGTAGAATACTGCATAGTGTATCATCTTTAATAAAACCACTTAATTCGTAATCTAAAGGAACAAGACATTCATCTCTACCATCTGTTTCGTCACCATCAAAACATTCGACAGAGGTTCCATGACCTGAGTAATGTATCCAAACTAAATCTAAATCATTTTCATATGATTCATCAACAAGTTTTAATAAAATACTACATATACCAAAAGCACAAACGTCATTTTTTGTTGAAGGATTAGTATCAGTATAAATATTAATATCATTAAATCCGTGTTGTTTCAAAAATACAGCAATATTATTAACATCATTAACACATCCATTTAGTTCACAATCCATTCCAGTATAATTAATACCAAATAAAACTGCTTTAGATTTCATTTTTTAATAATATATAATATATTAATTTAGTTTACCATTTCAGGAATTAAATTAACAGAGTCAACATTAACTGTAGTAATTTTCATAGAAATAGCATTTTGTAAAGACATATTTAAAACATAACCATTAATAGGATTTAATGCTAACATACCTCCAGTATTACTATTACAATTAAATTTAATTAAATCTTCAATTTGTCCGTCTTCTAAAGTAAAATTTCCTGTATCAGCAGAGAATGATCCAGGTGCTCTAATATAAAATGATTTAAAATATGAATTATCAGTAGCATCACCAATTTTAATAATTTCGTGTCCGCTATCTCTATTAATAAAAATATTAATATTACTAATATTAGTAGAATCTTGGTCTTCAAGAATTTTAAATGCATTATATCGTTTGATGATAATTTTATCTCCATTATTAAATTCGTTATTATCAAAATAACGATTTGTAATAATTTTTAAATAATATTTATTAAATGGTTCATATACGATTTCTAATATTGAATAACCATCTATACTATCATTTAATAAATCTCCATTAGGTGTAGTTAATGATATATTTAATGAAGGCATAGAAGATAATAATGACGGATAAAATATTTTTTTTTCATTTTGAACCGGTTTTAAAACTACATAACCTCTTCCATTTGAACTTTGATATGTATTTTCATATACTAATTGACAGAATGATTTTCTAATAGTATCATTAGTACCTTCATATAAATCTTTAAATTCTTCAATATGTAATAAAACATATGGAGAATTTAAATTAAAATTATATAATCTTCCAGTTTTTGCTCCAGCGATATCAATTGGTAATACAACTTTAGTAATTTCGATAGACTGAATATTTTTAAAATTTTGTTGAACATTAGTATTGTCATCAGTAAGAAATTCGATAGTTTCATATCCAATTATATTTCCTTGTGGTAATGATGAATTATAAGCAAGTCTAAATATTCCAGTATCATCACAATATCCTGAAACATTTGGGATACCATCACTTAATGTAGATTTAGTATTAGGAATAGTAGGATTATTTTCATATATTTCGACTTTTTTTGTACCTTTATAAACATAATTAAACTTAACCATATAACTATAACGTTTTTGTTGAACTATCCAATCTCTATCCATACTATTAATACAAACATATTTTTCTTTAATAGTATTTGCAGTAGGTCTTTTAATCATAGGGAAACTAGGTTTAATATCCATAATAGGTTTATTAACTAAAGCATTTTGTTCGATATTTTTAATTTTTTCAGTTTGAGCATAAATTTCTTTAGGGTCTAATTGTTGTATATCATTTAATTGATTTCTCATAAGTTGATTTCTATTATTAACAAAATCAGTAGTAGAAAGCATTAATTCATTACGATAATTATTTTGTAGTTCTATTTTATTATTTTTTTGAATATAATCTTCATCATTATTAGTTTCAATTCCTAATTCATCAAATAATTGATTTCTATTATTTTCTAAATTTCTTAAAGTATTTTGAAAATCTTCTTGAGACATACTTTGATCTAAATCTCCAGATGTTGGTTTTTCATTAATAATTTCATTAATAATTTCTTCTTTAGATTTTTCTTTTCTTTCATTATTTAATCTTTCAAATTGTTCGATAATATTATCTGATTGTTGTTCATTTAATAATGTATTTTCATTAATATTTAAATTATCAGTAAATGTAACTTGTCTTTTATTATATAATTCTTTATCTCTATTTAAAAAATTTTCTTTTGATTTAATATTTATATTAGGTAAATAATTTTGTTTAACTATATCTCTTAATGTTTGTAAAGTAATTTTATTTAATTCTTTTAGATTCATATCTTTATGTAATGGATTTTTTCGTAATCTTTCCATAATATTAAATATTTCTTTCTTTAAATTTAATTTAATATCTTTTGGTTCGATATTATATTTATCAACAAGGAAATTGTTAAATACAGTAATAATATTTTTCATATTTTGTATAGAATAAAATGAAGAATTTGAATCATTCATTTTATATTTTAATTATATTATAAAATAATATATAATTTATTATTTACTTAGGAAACGTGATAAATTAAATTTAAAGATTTGTAATATAATATATATATAATAAAATATGAGTAAATTTATAAATGAGAATTTTGCTAATTTTAATACTCCTAATAATCATCATTTAATAATAGAAAAAAATGATACATTATTAGAAGATCATGCAATTATACCACCACCTCCTATTAGATCTAAGCATAAACAAAAAACAGATATTTATAAAATAATAATTGATAGTAGAGATAGAAATATTATTTTATATCCAAGTCCTGCTAAATATTCTGTAAAATTAGATACACCTATAAATGATGTAGTTGGTATTCAATTAAGTGATTATAATATTCCTTTTTCGAGAACAATAATAAATAATACAAATAAAATTTTAAAATATTCTATAGATGCTGGAGTAACAATAAAAAGTGTAACTTTAATAGAAGGAAATTTAACAGGTGACGAATTAGCATTAGAATTAAAAACTGAATTAGATTCCGATATTACAAGTGTAACATATGATCCTAAAACAGATAAATTATCTTTTAAATGTATTAATAATAATTTTAAATTAATATTTAGTAATTCAATAAATGATAAAAATAATTTATATTCAATTCTTGGATTTTTACCAATAGATTATCAAGCATCAACATTTACTGGTGGTTCATATATATATGCGCCTTATATGGTAAATTTAGATGCTGATAATTATTTAATAATGAAATTAGAGAATGCTATAACAAATATAAGTAATAATGATACAATAAATAAAAGTTTTGCGATAATAAAAAATTCGATTTTATCAGATGAATTAATAAAAAAAAATTTTAATCCTCCTCTAAATAATTTTTCAACTTTTAATATAGAGTTTTGTGATTATTATGGAAATTTAATAGATTTTAATAATAGAGAACACAGATTAGAATTTCAGATAGAAACTTTATCAAAAACCGAAAATATATTTATCTAACCGAGGCGAGCCTATGGCGCCTCAGGGTATCAAAAACTGAAAATATATTTATTTAAGAATTTTATGTATATTTATAATATATAAATAATTATGTATATTGCAGTAGTGCGACTCGCTTGTGCTCGTAAGTCCCTTGGACTTAGACTTAAATGGCTACATATTATATTTTTTCTTACATCTGGGATATTATGTAATAGTTTTATATTATTAAATCCTAAATGGGAATCAAGAATATGTTCAACACAAGTAATTTTAAATTCTGCAAAAAAATTTTCTAATGATAATAATGAAATAAACAATTCTACATTAATTCATCAAAATCAAAAAAAAAATCAAAATAATATATATATAGGGTTACTTGCTGATAATAAATTATTACCAATAGATGATTATGAGGTAATAGAAAGTAAATATTCTTTATTTATAAAAGGGGAACGTAGCAATCCAGATAATAATTCAGATAGTAATATAAATAGATTACTTATTTATATTACTAATATGATGAGTGAATTTAAAAATGAAAGCGAAATATTATGGAGTAAAGAAAATATAATGAAAGAATTAAAGAATAATATAACAGACAAAAAAATTGAAAATATAAAAAAAAAATTTAGTTCGAGTGAATTAAATATATTAAAACAAAAATATCATAAAAATCCGAATTTATTTAAATTTATGAATAAAACTTTTGATGTAAATTCAGCCTCACGGAGTGATATAAATGGTAAAAGTTTATATATGCTATTGGATATACAATATGAATTTTTAAGTCCAATTAAAAAAGGAAATTTAACAAAATTATTAACAAATCTTCAAAAGAGTAATATAGTATCAGACGAAGTATATAATGAGATAAAAGAATTTGTAAAATATAGTAAAATTTTTACGAATTATGTTTTTATTTGTAAGGATAAAGATAAAAAATTTTTATATGGTATAGTTGGTGAAGTTAAAAATAAAAAATATATAATAAAAGGAATAATTCGTAATTATTTACCAGAGGCGCCTAAGGCGCGCGAACTTTGTTCGCATTTAAAAAATAATTTGAATTTTTTAGATATTAAAAATAGCTTTACAGATTATATAATTAAAAATCACAAAGAAATAAATGAAGTAGTTTATAATAAATTATATAAAAGTATATTTATAAAATATATATATAAAATTAATTTTTTTACTGATTCAAATAATGAAATTTAGAATAAAATTTTAGAAAGCGAACTTTGTTCGCGCCTAAGGCGCCTCTGGAAAATAATAAAGAAATAAATGAAGTAGTTTATAATAAATTATATAAAAGTATATATATAAAATATATATATAAAATTAATTTTCTTACTGATTCGTCATTAGATAATGAGATTTAGAATAATATATGTATTATAAATTTAGTTTATTTTAGAGAACAAGATTTATTAGGTTTAAAATATATATCTCTAAATTTTGCTATTTCATCATCTTTAATAATAGTTTTATAAATAATATCACTTTTAGTATCTTTCAAACATTCTAATAAAAAGTGCATAGAATATACTCCACATTCAGTATTTTTATATTGATGTTGATAAATATTTTGTTTTAATTTAAATTTTAAACTATTTTTGGTTGATTTATTTTTTGTAGTTATATATTTTTTAATATGTAACATAAATTTTTTGATTTCTTTTGGAATTGGATTTGCAACAGAATCATAATAATGAACTCCAAAATTAGAGTTTGTTTCATCTAAACAAATATAAAGTGCGACCCAATGAGATCCTGGTTCGTTATGTTTATCTAAATTAAATACAGCACCTAATTTTGTTTGTTTAGATTTAATAAATTTATTAATATCTAAATTACATAATTCTTGAGAGATACATTGTCCTAATGAATTTTTTTCTTGAAAATCGATAGGGAATATTCCAAGAAAATGAAAATCATTATATAATTCTTGATATTGTTTAATAACATTTTCTATATCTAATGAATTTAACCATGTATTAGGATTTTTATACCATTCGCAAGGTTTTGTAGGAATAAAATATTTTTTTTCGACAGATAAATTATCAGTTTGTTTTAACCAACAATGTTCATCATCACAAATAGATTTAAATCTATTTTGTAATTCATCATATATATTTTTTTTGGATGCCTTAATATTAATTGGATTATTTGGGTGATGTAAATTATATTTATTAGATATGTTAATAAGAGCATTTTTAGAAAAACAAGTATATTTATATTTGGTATTTGAGGGTGAGCAATAATTTACTTTTGTTTGTTGTAATTTCTTTGGATTTAGGTTCATTTTAATAATATATTATATTAAAAAAAAATTTGAAATTTTTTTAATATAAAATAAATTCAAAGAACTAATACTTACTATATATTTGCAAATTAAAAATATAATAAGTTTAGATAAAATTTAAATAAATAAATTGAAAGTAAAATAATATTATTAATTGATAATAAGGTTAATAAAAATATAAATTTTTAAAAATTTTATATTATATAAAAATATATTAATTATTGTATAATATGGTTACAAAAATGAAATCGACTAAATATAATATCGGAGATTTTAATAAATTTATTGCTAATTATAAGACTATAAAAACTGGTGCTTTTACTCATACGAGTCTTGGTGAGCCGATGGGAAGTTATTATATTCCTATGGAAAAAGAAGAAGAATTTTTCGTTTTATATACATCTGCTGTTAAGTTAGGTGAGAATTTATATTTAACCGAGAAGCATCGTCATACATCTCCGATATTATTAGATTTTGATTTTCGTTTCCATATATCTGATACTGAAATAAATACAAATACAGTTAATCGTATATATACCAAAGACCATATAAACCATATTGTTAAAACATATATGAATTGTTTAAGTGAATGTTATAAAATTGATAATATAAAAATTTATTTATTTGAGAAAGAATATGCAACTATAAAGGATAATTTTGGTAAAGATGGTATTCATATTATAATTCCTGAAATAATTACAAAACCAGGTGCTCAATATATAATTAGAGAAAATTTTATTAATAAGATAGGTGATTATTTTAAAGAAATAGGTTTTTGTAATTCAGTAGAGGATATAGTAGATAAATGTATTATTGAAAAAAATAATTGGTTAATGTATGGTAGTACAAAACCTGGATGTCAATTATATTCTGTAACACAAATTTTTGAATATGAATATAATGAAAGTAATTTAAAAGTTTTACCTAACAAAACTGGAGGTATGATATCAGAATATATAAAATTATTTTCGATAAGAAATAAGTTTAAAGAAAGTTCTATAATATCAGAAAAAAAAAAAATTGAAATTAATAATTATCAAAATTTATTATACGATAAACTAAAAAGTAAAGAAATATTAGATCAAGCTACATATAAGTATCCTAAAAATATGAATAAAAATGTTTATGAAGATATTGATTTTGTTAAAAAAATTATTGATGTATTAGATGTTCGTAGAGCAGATAATTATGATAGTTGGATTCGTTTGGGATGGTGTTTAAAAACAATTGATGATAGATTACTTGATAATTGGATTGAATTTAGTCGTAATTCTTCTAAGTATATGGAGGGAGAATGTGAAAAATTATGGATGAGAATGAAAGATACTGGTCTTGGGATTGGAACTTTAAGAATGTGGGCTAAAGAAGATAATCCAAAAGGTTATGAAGAGATAAGTCGTGAGGATTGGAAAAAGTTTTTATTGAAAGCAGTTACACGTACAGATTATGATTTGGCAGTAGTTGTATTTAATATGTTTAAGTATGACTATGTGTGTAGTTCAATTAAAGATAATTGTTGGTATCAATTTCGTAATCACAGATGGGAACTAATTGATAGTGCTTATACATTAAGACGTCATTTATCAACAGATGTAGTGAATGAGTTTTTAAAAATAATAAATGACTTTAATCGCCAAGCTTTAGATATAAATGATGATCCTGAAGAGAAAACAGCTTTACAGGATAAAGCTTTAAAATATATGAAAGTGGTGAATGAATTAAAAAATACAGCTAAAAAAAATAATATTATTAAGGAATGTTCTGTAATGTTTTATTATGAGAAATTTGAAGATAAATTAGATAGTAATGTTAATTTAATTGGATTTAAAAATGGTGTTTATGATTTAGAATTAATGGAATTTCGTGATGGACGTCCAGATGATTATATATCATTTTGCACAAATATAGATTATATTGCTTATGATGAAAATAATCTTTATAATATTCCAATTATGAATTTTATTAGACAAGTTATGCCAAAATCTCATATGTGTGAATATCTTATGAAATGTTTAGCAAGTTTCTTAAATGGTCGAATTAAAGAGGAAAAATTTCATATTTGGACGGGTGTTGGAGGAAATGGTAAAATTTTTGCCATAAAGGGAGCAGTAAGGTCGTAAGACTTTAATACTCTTTAGGTGCTTCGCGCAGTTAGCTTTGCTCACAAATAATACTCAAATTGTGAGCGAAGCGAACTGCGCCTTTGGCGCCTCGTGAGTATAATAAAGTATGAAGTAACATACTACTGTAACTCTCTAGTCAGCAATAAATCGTACTGGTTTAAAAACTAAGTGGTTTATTGTGGTAGGTGGATGACAATCCACACCATAATATAGGCAAAAAGAATGAAAACGGTCAAAGTCTTCGAAAGGGGATAAGACCGTCGGTATAGGTTTAAAGTGATTTAAACTGACATCGCTATCGACTGGGTCATTCTTTGGTAGTCTCGATGAGATTGCTTAATGTACAGTCAGACCATTAATGAACCTTGGTAATTCTTGGAGTAGTTAATGCTTTTGTGATCAGATGGATTGAAAATTGAAATCTGGGAAGCTAAAGGGCGGTAAATAATTTACCGTTGATAATCGAAAAGTAAAGTAACAGAACTTTATCAGAAAGCTTTTGGAGATTATTGTGGTTCATTTAATATTAGTATGTTGACTCAAAAAAGAGGAGCATCAAGTGGAACAAATAGTGAATTGGTAAAAGCAAAAGGAAAACGTTTTATGTTACTACAAGAACCATCTGAAAATGAGAGAATTAATGTAGGATTAATGAAAGAATTAACTGGTGGTGATAAAGTTCAAGCGAGAGGTTTATTTAAAGAACCAATTGAATTTAAACCACAATTTAAATTGGTATTAACATGTAATGATTTACCATCTGTTCCTCCTGAAGACGGTGGTACATGGAGAAGAGTAAGAGTTTTACCGTTTACTTCAAAGTTTGTAGAAAAGCCTAATCCTAAATGTATTGAAGAACATAAGATTGATTTTGAGTTATCAGAGAAGTTAGAATTATGGAAAGAAGCTTTTATGGCAATTTTAATTAATTATTATAAAAGTTATACAAAAACTGGTATTATTGAACCATCTGAAGTTATGGAAAGTACTGAGAAATATCGTCGTGAAAATGATTGTTATGCTGAGTTTGTATTGAATAGAATTGAATATGATCCAAAATTGACAGCAACAGTATCAGAAATTTATGAAGAATTTAAATTTTGGTGGAAAGAATTTATGCCTTCAAATAAATTACCAAGTATGGCTGATTTTAGAAAACGTTTTGAAAGACAATTTGGTGAAATTATTCGTGGTAAATGGCGTGGTATTAGTTTAATTCCAGCAGAAAGACTTTTAAAAATAAAAGAAGAACGTAGTAATATTGAATCTGATATATAATAATAATGTCTATTGTATCAATCTTCAAGTCGCCTTTAGCGATTTATAATATTTTTTTAATTATTATTTTTAATAGTATAATATTTTTTTAGATAATAAAAATAAAAAAATTGAAAATTATATAAAACTTAATAATTAAATTATTAATAATTAAATAAAAATGACATCAGTAGACTTGGTAACTAAATCTTTACAAACTATCAAAGAAATGTTAACAGATAGAGGTATAAATATAGAAAATATAGAAAATATAAATAATTATGAAATTCAAGAATTATTAACATCTAACTCTAATTTAATATTTACATTAGATATAAACGAAAATTTTAGGATTATATATCATTTATCTAAATTTAATTATAAAGATATTCAAAAAAAAATAGGAAATAAGAAACATATTTTATTAGTAATAAAAGATAAATTGACATCATCGGTACAAATGCAAAAAAATATAGATAAAGAAGAAAATAGTTTTGAATTAGAAATTTTTCTGATTAAAGAATTAAAAATTAATAAATCTAAACATTTCTTAGTACCTAAACATGAAATTCTTATAGATCAAGAAGAAATTCAAAATATAATTAAAGAATTTAAAGTTAAAAACAAAACACAATTTCCAATTATTACTAAAGATGATCCAATGTCAAGATATTTATATGCGAAAACAGGAGATTTGATTAAAATTACTCGTAATAGTCCAAGTTCAGGTATATCATATAATTATAGATATTGTATATAATTTTATCTAAATATAATAAAATGACAGATACAAGAAAAAATAAAATACGTACTCAATTTTATAATGATTTTCGGAAATATTTTCAATATGAAACATATGAATTTAATCAAGATAAAACTAGTCATGAAGTTTCAATGAAAAATGATATTAAAAATTTTTTAATATCTGAACCTTTAGATTTGCCATATCCAGAAAATATAGTTGAAGATATTAAAGATAGAGGAAATTTAGAAAGGTCATTTGATTATGAATTTGTAAAACCTAATTTATTAAATCCAATATTATCATTTATGAATAGTGATGTTTTTTTTCATAATTATATGACTTTAAGTAAAAAGGCATTAGATAATAATTACACATTTTTGAAAACATTATTATTTGTTCATAGTTCTTTAATAAATAGTATTAATATTGATATAATTAAAAATCAAATAAAAACATATTTTACAGATAAAAATACACCAAATTATATTATGAAAGATTTAAGTAGTTATATTTATATTAATTATGAAAATAAAAAAATTGATGGTATTATAAAAAATGGAAATTTAACTCAATTTAAAGATTTAGAAAATTCATTAAATAATTTAAGTGATATAGAAAAAATTTTATATTTTTTATATAAGCAAGGTTATTTTAATTATTATAATCATATTATAAATGTAGTAAGTAATTGTTCTATTAAAAATGATAATCAGTATTATTGTAATAGATTAAAAATAGCTGCTGTTAAAGTATTAGAATTTTATTTAATAACTGAAAGTTTATTAAAATTTATTATAGATTTAAAACCATCAGAAGATAATAAAACTCAACCTAAATTAATTTTAAATGGTACAATATATAGAGATACTAGATATGACTGTAAATCATATATTTCTAATAATGACTTAACATCATCATGGTCAAGTAAGAATTTATTAAAACAAGATTTAATTCAATATTATAATATGATAGGAATTTTAACATCAACAATTAATATAGAAACTGATTTGATAAATCAGAAATTTTTTAATGTATTAAATAATTCAAAAAAAATAGAAACAAATGAAAATTCAATAAAAGATTTAGATGTTGATAAAAAAGAAAGTAGTAACATAATAATAACTTTAAACGATAAAAATGAAGTTGCTAAAAAAAATTTACACAAAAATAAAATTATAATGTTTTTAATTGGTATTATTGTGATATTTTATATAATAATAAATATGTTAATTTTATTAAAGTTTATTCAATTTGATAGTAGTGATATTTTAAAAATAAATATAACAATATTAATATTATTATTATTATATATTTTTATTTATAAACTGAAAAATATTATATCCTAAAATTAAATAATGACATCAACTGATAATAAAATTTTAGATGATTTAAATAAATATTATAGATTTATCACATGTCAAGACCCAACTTTTAAAAATGAAACTGATAAAACTTCATATGTATTTAGTGATTTACCCGTTATAGAAGATAAATTTGATTTAACTGCCTCTACGTTCAAAGTTAATTTGACCAAATTTTTAGATAATTCAGTTAAATTAAATAATTTAGATAATAATAATAATATGTCAACTAAATTAACTGATATACAAAAATCTCAACTTAACGATTTAAAACTATCTTTAAATGATCTTCATAATACTCAATATAAAACAATAAGAAATTATCAAAGTACAGATTATTTTAATAATAAGACATTATTTATTAACACAATATTTATAAATTTATTATTACTATTTTTAATAATATTTATTCTTGCTTCATTAGTTAATTTATCTAAATTAACTACAAGAAATTTAATAATAATTTCAAGTATATTAGGATTTTTATTTGTTATTTATGTATGTGTTTGTATTAGACAAAATCAATATAGAAATTATTATGATTGGAATAAATTTTATTTTCCATTAACTAAACCAAAACAAAATATATAAACAAATTTTAAATTTAACGCATAATGATAATAGGAATTTTTTTATTTTATTATATAAAAATAATAATGTATTTTGATAATACTGAAAATTTTGATAATATAGAAAATTTTGATATTGATATTGATAAACAAAGTAAAATCATATTAGATAATAAACCAAAAAAAAATGAAGAAATAGTTAATGAGTTAACTGTTATTATAGAAGAATCAAATATATTATCTGATGAACCCCCTATTTTATCTAATGAACAACCAATAGTATCATTTGAAGTATTACCAGAAGTATTACCAGAAGTATTACCAGAAATATTACCTGAAGTATTACCTGAAGTATTACCTGAAGTATTACCTGAAGTATTAAAAAATGAACCTATTTATGTATCAGATTCTGAATTAATTGAAAGTGATAAAGAAGATTTAATAGATGAAAATTTAACATATAGTGAAGATGAGTTTGAAGAATATGAAAAACAAATTGTTAAAACAGTTAATGGTAGAAGAAAAATAGTAACAATAATTGCTAAAAGAAAAAACCCAACTTTAATGAAGTATAAAAGTTCACCTTAAAAAGAAAAAATTTGACAATAATTTATATAGTTAAAATATATAATGAGTTGTATTGAAATGGATCTTCAAAAAATTTTAAAAAATATATTTAATCTAAATATACCGATTCAAAAAAATATATTACAATATATACCAGAAGTTCGTACAATGTTTTTAATTGAATTAAAAAATATAAATAAAAATAAAATAAAAGTTTTAGAAGAACAATTATTAATTAAAAGAAAATATAATGAAATTTATTTAGAAAATATTTATATATCTTGTCCTCATATAAAATATACTAAAGAATGTTGGAATGATTATCATCATAATCATACTCGTAAGGTATGTGATTTATGTAATTTAGAATTAAATTGGGGTGATGGTAAGATTGAAACTAAATATGTAAATATAGATTACTGATAAAAATTAATAAATGTTTTTGTAATTAATTCAATAATAATAATAATATCAAATATAAAAAAGGTTGAGTCAATAAAATACATACTATATTTTTCTTCTTTCAAAATGATAATAAGTATTAGTGAAATAATAATAGATAAATTTATAAAAATATTAATATAATTTATTATTAAATTTTTAAAAGGATTTAAATATAATATAGATAGTATATCAATACTATAAATAAAAGATATAATACTAAATGAGATATTTAAATTATTTGTTAAATTTAAACCAGTATATATACTAATAAAGAAAATTTTAAATAAATTAAAAAATAAATAATTTATTTTTTTTAGTTCAAAGTCAATATAAAATAAAGAATGACTTTTAGCAAACTTAATTTCATTATCTCTAATATTATCAGATAAAATCCATTTACCTTTATTAAATAAATCTAAAAAAGATTTATAATATTTATATTTATTTTTGATTGTATTTTCATCTTTAATATAAATAATATTTTCTTCAGATAATATTTTATTTTTTAGTATAGAGATATAATACATTAAAAATACAATTGGTATAATTAAAAATAATCCTACACTAATTATTATAAAATCTACACATTTATTATTAAACATTGATGTTTCAGTAATAATAAGACCTGTTAAAGATATATTAATCCATGATAATTCCATATAAGGGAATATAATATAATTATTTTTAAACATAATATTGATTTGTTCTGTATTTTGTGAAATAATTAATTTTTTATAATGTTCATAAATTAAATCAAATAAATAAATTAATATTAAATTTATTAATGTAATAATTATAATACTACATATAAATATAAAATGATTTTTAAAAAATAAATTTAATTGATAACATTCTGTATGATTTATCCATGAATCAATTAAATTTGAGTTATAAATATTCCATAAATTTAACCAAGCAAGTTTATTACTAACATTTAATAATCGAGGATATTTATTTATATTAAACATTGATAATAATGATATAAATTGACCGTATGATATAAATGATAATAATATATATATATATGATGATCGATTAATAATAATATCAATAATATTAACATATTTATAATATTTTAATGAAGTAATAAATTTAAAGAATATAATGGTTACAATAGAAATACCAACATAATAATCAATATTATTTTCAAATTTTTCTAATTTATTTTCAGATGTAATTAATTCTCTTATAACTTCATAAGATTGCATTATATAATTTTAATTAAATTATTATTAACTTATATATTAAAAATTTAAAATTATACTTCAGGATTATAAAAATATTGAGCTGATTTGTAAATTTTAACATTAAATTGTCCATTTAATTCTTCTATATCTAATTTATCTCCAGAATAAACTTCATCACATCCAGTTTCTTCATCACAATCACGATTATTCATTTTAATAGGTAGTGATACATTATGGAAAGCATCATTTTTTGTATAATAATTCCATTTATTACTTGAAGTATATAATTGTCTTCCATATAATGGTAATATTTTATCTTTTGATTCACTAGTTAAAATACCAATTTGTTTAAATTCTGTTGGATTTCCTTTTGTTCTTTGAGGTAATAATCCATTTTCTTTACTTAAAAGGATTTGATCATTATCTTTATAAGGTGGTGAATCTTCTTTTTGTGTATTAACTTTAACAGTAGGTGTAGGTGTTGTAATATTTATAACTGGGGTTGTATTAATATTTTTTAAAATAAAAATTAAAATAAATAAAATTAAAATAAATAACAAAAGAATTATATAAAAACTATCGAGTTTAAATAAAATTTTTTTTTTATAAACCATTATATTTAATAATATATATATATTTTTATGTTAGTGGATAATATGGAATTTCATCATATCCACTAATTATTCCTATACCTTGATGATCATATTGTTCTTTTAATGGTGATATATTTAAAGGAGCATTTTTATTATATAAATTATTTTGTATATTATCCATTTTAGTTGTATCTGGTAATAAATTATCTAAACTAATATGAATATTTTTTTTATATATAATATCATCATTATCAGTAATTAACGGTTTTTCTTCAGAATTTGATTTATTTTCTGTTATTTTTGATGTTGAGTCTAGTTCTTCGGAGTTATTTAGATTAACAAAACTTTCTCTAACCAGAGGCGCCTCTGGTGCGTGAGCTAGCTCGCCTTTGGGTAATAAAATATTTTTTTTAGGTGGTATATATATTAAAATATTAATTATTAATATTACTGTTAATAATAATGAAATAGTAATATCATAATATGATGCTATAAAAATTAATATTAAAATTCCTATTTTAATACATTTTTTATTAATAAATTGAGAACATATAGATAGATATTTGTTTTCTTTTTTGATTGAATATATAATAGAAATAAAAAGTATATAAAGAATAATTACTAATTTGATATATAACTTATAATCTAATTTATTCATTTTTTTAATTAAATACTATATAATTATTTTTGTATAATTTAAAAAAAATGTCTACATTTTTAAGTCCACGAGGTTATGGCATTTTAAAATCAGCATTTTCCGAAGATGAAATTAAAAATTTAAAAAATGATTTAACAGTAACTCCTAATGTTCAAATGATAATTGCAAATATAGAACCTACAAGTTTTGAATGTTTTCAAGAAAGTAATAAAAAAATATATATTCCTAAAGCATATGGTTTAAAAAAATATGGTATTCCTAATGTAGATAATTTAGATGATGGAGATGATATAAATATTGAATTTACTAAAGAATTAAGACAAAATCAATTGGAACCTGTTAAAAAAGTTTTAGAAGCTTGCTATGATGAGAAAAAAAAGGGATGTTGCCTTGAACTCTTATGTGGACAGGGCAAAACTGTGATTGCCCTGTATTTAATCGGGAAACTTAAAAAGAGGACAATGATTATTGTTCACAAAAATTTTTTAATTGATCAATGGAAAGAAAGAATTGCTGAATTTGTTCCAAATGCAAAAATTGGATTAATAAAAGCAAAAATACTTGATGTAGAAAATAAAGATATAATTTTATGTAGTCTTCAAAGTTTAGCAATGAAAGATTATGATTCAAAAGTATTTAAAGGAATTGGTTTAATTATTGTTGATGAAATTCATAGAACAAGTAGTGAAGTATTTTCAAGAGCATATTTTAATCATACACCAAAATATTCGATTGGATTATCTGCGACTATGACAAGAAAGGATGGATTATCAAAAGTATTTAAATGGCATATGGGAGATGTTGTTTTTAAAAATACTAAACGTGAAGAAGAATTAAATGTAATGTGTAAAACATATGATCACGAAAGTCTATTATATCGAAGAGAAATAACTATGTTTAATGGAAAACCAATGGTTCCATCAATTATTACAAATGTTGCTAATTTTGAACCACGAAATGATTGGATTATTTCTATAATTGAAGATATATTAGAGAAAGAACCTAATCGATGTATATTAGTTTTAAGTGATAGAAGAGCTCATTTAGAAATATTAAAAAATAAAATTGAAGAAAAAAAATTAGGAAGTGTTGGATATTATATGGGAAAAATTAAACAAGTTGATTTAAATTATGCAGCAGAAAATTGCTCTATATTAGTCGGGACATATTCAATTTGTGAATGTGGACTGGACATAGCTAGACTTGATACACTAATTCTAACCACGTCAAAAGCAACAATTGAACAAGCAACTGGACGTATTTTGAGAAAAAAACCAGAAGATAGAATATATACACCTCTTGTAGTTGATATAATAGATAATTTTTCAATTTTTCCAAGACAATTTACAAAACGATTAAAATATTATAAAAAAAATAAATTTAATATAATTTATGATAAAGAAGAAAAGGAAGAAGAAAATAAACCTATAACTTTAAAAGGATTTGCTTTTAAGTAAAATTTTATGGAGCATAAGAATATTTAAAATTATTATAACCCAGAGGGTGGCTTCGCTCGCCTTTTGTAAACAATCCATAAGAGGAGTTTGCTTTTAAGTAAAAAAATATATAATTTATTTAATCAGTATTAATTAATATCCACCCATCTTCATCTTCATCAGTATTATCTTTTTCTTTTCTAAAATTTTGTAATTCAATATTTGACTCTAAATTATAAAATGAATAATTCATTATATTATATGATAATTTGTAACATATTTTCGAGATACGTTTATTGTTTTTAATTAATGAAAGCATCTTATAATATTTAATAATACTATATATTTCAAATTTTATTTTTACGATAGTTTTTATAGAAAATAAAATAAAAAGAGAAAAAAAAATATATTACAAATAAAATAATAAATAAAATGTTTGGAATTGTTATAAAAAATACAATCCTTGTTTTTATGATAATATTTATAGTATATTTTTTATTAAATAGTAAAATATTAGAAATTAATCAAATTAAAAAGATTGATATAAGTAATAAAGAAAAAGTAAAATCTGATGCCGTAAATAAATTACCCGATACGCTTAAATACCCGTCACCGGAGCGATCATTGAAGAGTGATGAAAATTTGAAAGAGTTATATAATTTTGTGTATGATGATAATGATGCTCCAGAGAATTTACAAGCATTTTATAAAGAAGATATAGTAAGTCATAAATGTGTAGATAATAAAGATAAAGCTTTATCTTGTGCTGATGAAAGTCGTCAAAAATCTGATTCATTATGTCCTTCAACGATAACAAAACATCATGAATTATTAGATAAAAAACAAGTTAAAAATGGTGGTATAGTAGATGTTCCTCAGTCGTGTATAAACGAAGCTTTAGCTGCTTATGAGAATGAAAATGTAATGAATGGAGCTGAATTAATGAATGGTTTAACAGGCTTTAATACATTTGATACAGAATTTGCTTCATTATAACCAAATAACGCTTCCTTTCGGTTCACAAACTTAAATATATATGAGTGGAACGAATTTGCCGAAGGCAACTCTGGTTATATTTTTTCTTTATAAATAATTTGTGGAGGTGTATCAGTAAGTTCAATTAATAATAAAATAAATGCTAATAATATAAGAATTGTACCGATATAAATTAATCTTGTTCCTTTAGTGAAAATTTCTAAAAATAATTTAAAAAAATTTTCATTATAAAAATCTAATTCTATAATTTCTTTAAATATAATATTTAAAGTAATAAAAATATTAATAACAAATTCCTGTATAGTTGTATATTGAAAATAATTTAATTTTTCTTGTTCTTTTTGTTTATAATCAATTACACGATTGATTGTATCATAATAAGTTTTTTCTTTATCTTTTAATTCATCATATATAGTACTTTCTGCTGTTTTATATTTATCATTTGCTTTATTATTAACAATTTCATAAAAAGAATTTACAGTATCCATTATTACTTAGATAAAAGAAAATATTTATTGTAATTTAGATATGATTAATTAAATCAGTATTACCTAAAAACATTCGTCTACAACAATATCGTTCAATTTCTAATTGATCTAAAATTTCTTTAGCGATATTTTCATCAAAATGTTTTTTTAAAATATCATCATTATTAATATTTAAATCATCAATAGTTTTTTTTGATTTTTTTTGATTTTCAATTTCTTTTTTTTCTTTTAATCTTTTAATATAAAAATTATACTTGTCTGCAATTACATGTCCACATGTAAAACATCTAACTGGAATTAACATTATTGGAGTTTTATTAATAATATGATATATTTTTAAATATAAAAAATTCAATTTTTTTATTTTTAGATAAGTAATTGAAATATCGAAAAAAAATGTTAAATAACTTTAATTAAAATCTTCTTCTTCTAAATAAATCCATTCACTTATTTCTTCTATATTTTTATATTGATCAAAATATATTTCAAAACCAAATTTAATTGTATCATATAATAAGTCGATCATCATAGAAGTACGATCAAACATTTTTTACAAATTTTTTCAAAATACTAAAATTTAAGTTTTTTGAAATATCAATTAAATTTGGTAATAATAAAAATTCAATTTTTTTTTATGATATAGTTTAATATTTAGAGAAAATATGTAAATATTATATAATGACGACTATTAAAGATATTAATAAAAAATTAACTTGTCTAATAGATAATAATTATATTGAACACGTAAATTTAAAAAATTTAATTGAGGAATTAAAAAATAAAATTATTATTTTAAGTAAGCAAGAAAATTTGCTTTTGAATACAAAAAATAATATAAATCAACAAAAAAAAGAAAAAGATGAAGAATTTATAATATCACGTAATCTTGTTTTTGAAGATTTTAAAAAAAATTTTAATTCAGATTTTAATGATTTATTACCTGTTTATATAAAGACAGAACAAAATTTAAAAAATTTTATACAAGAAAATACTTCAAAAACTACAGAAACTATAATTTGTAATATTAAAACAGAACAAGATTTAAATAATTTTGTAAAAAATATAATTGAAAGAGATAATAATTGTAATAAACAAAATTTAGATCATATAATTTTAGAGATAAATGAAGAATATAAAAATTTAAAAAAAGAGATACAAAAAAAAGTAGAAATAATTAAAGAAGATAATAATAAAATTGAAGAAAAAATATCAAAAAATTTAAATGAAAAAATAAAAGATAGTGATGATAAAATATTAATAGTAAGAAATGATACACATAAAAATTTTACGAATATTGATAAAGCCTTAATAAATTTAAAAGGAGATTTATTAAGTAAAATTAATAGTATTCAAAAAAATCAAGAAACATTAAAAAATTTTTTTTGTGAAAAAGTTAATGAAATAGAAAATAAATCAAAAGGGGTTCAAATAAAATCTATTAATGACGAACAAAAAAAAGAACAAGATTTAATATTATTAGAAATAACAAATATTAAAAAGGCTTTATCTTTATTAGATAATACAGATTTAATAATAGATATTGTTAATACAAAAACAAATAAAATTATAAAGGATGGTTATACAGTTATTGAAGAATATAATTTAATAAATGAAAAATTTGAAAAATTCAAAGAAAAAATAGAAAATATAGTTAAAGAGAAAAATAATGAAAACAGTATTGATAAAGAAATAATAAATAAAGTTGATATTATAATATCAAGTAAATTTGTAGAAATGAATAAAAACATTACAGAATTTATTGTTAAAAATGCGTCAGATTTAGTATTTTCTAATAAAAGTTTTTGTACTAAAATTGAGAAATGGATACAATCTCAAATTTTACAAGCATTAAAAAAATAATAATTTATATCTTAGTAATTATTTTTTAATTTTTTTCAGATTTAAATATTTAATTTTTAATTTTAATGCTTTCATAAAATTATCCAACATTTTTTTAATAATTATTTTTTGTGCTTGAACAAATAATCTTTTTTGAAATAAACTTTCTTGATATTGTTCTTTCCAGAACCATGTAAATTTAGTATTTAGAATATTTAGTTTAGTTTCATATGTAAGTAAATTTTCGTATTTTAGTTTAAGCGAATTATATTGTTTTCTTATGGACATTTATGGCATTATCATTTTTATGATATAATTAAAATAATCAAATTTTTTTATTCTTGAACAAACTTGAATATCTCAGTCTTCAATTATATTTAGATTTGCATATTTACCATATAATTCTATTGCTTTTTCATTATATGCTTTTGCTGCTTCTATATCTGTTGTAAATGTTCCTATATAATAAGTCTTATTATCTTTTTGAATTTTAGCTTGAAACGTATTTACATTACGTTTATTATTAATTTCTTTTACACCTATATATTTATTAGATGATTTACTCGAAATATTTACTTTTTTTTTTCTATTATGATTATTTAAAATTGGATCGGAAAATCTTAAGTTAGATTCTTTATTATTTTTTGGATTTTTATCAATGTGATCAATAATAATATCTTCTGGTGCATTCATAATAAATCGATGTATTAATTTATTTATACCATTTACTTTTGCTACAAAATAATCATTTGATTTATACCAGCCGTATTTTTTTAATTCATACCAATTATCATCATCAACAATTATTTCATCAGTTATAACTTTATCTTTATTTCGAACAAATATTATAGCATCACCTTTATTATTACGAGTAATTTCTAATTTTGTATGTTCTATTAATTCTTTTTGTTTTATATTTTCAATTATATCTTGAAATTCTTTTAATTTTTCTTTTGCTAACTCTAAACTTTTTAATGTTGCTTGATATTTTACACCTTTATAAACTAGTTGAATAATATACGAATTATATTCAGATTTTCTAATAAATTTTGGTAAATCTCTTTTAGGTTTATTTATAAATATAGAAATATTTAAATCTTTAACTTCTTCATAATTTACTAATCCATTTGTTTTTGCATCTTTACCGTAATATAATAATACAAAAGTATCATATGTTTTAGCAGCATCTATTTCTTCAGTAAATGAACCTAAATTTATTACTTTTTTTTGATAACTAGAACGAGTTCTCCAATTATTATTTAATTTATCAAAAATAACACCAATATATTTACTAGAACTTCCTTCTAAACTATCTTTATTTTGTGCATTATGAGATTTTGATACTTCTTTCAAATGTATTTTTCTATTATCACATCGATTTCTATGTATATGATCTATTACGTAATCTTTATTATTTTTTTTTAATATGTAATTATGTAATCTAATTTTTTTTCCATTAATTTCTGCATGAGCATATCCTTGCGATAAAGACCATTTATAGTTCATAACATCATCATAATCTTCTTCATCAACTAATGAATATGCAACAATTATTCCTTTATTATTTTTAAGAGGAACTTTGTATGGATATTCAATATTGATATTTTTAGGATCCAAATTATTTGTCATTATTAATATTAGATGTTTATTAAGCCTTAATTATTTTTTCAATTTTTTTTATTTTTTTTGAAAATTATAAAAAATTAAATTTTATAAATTATTGGACAAACTTATAAATTTCCACCATATTCTGCATAAAATTGGATTCTTTTGATAATTGTAAATTTAATAATTTATAAATTTCATAAACATTATTAAATATTTCTAATGTTTTAGTATATTCTTCATTTTTAAAATGATATAATCCTACTAAATATTGGAAATCAGGATTATTTTTTAATACTTCATCTTGAGACAATAAAATTAATTTTTTTTTTTCTTCTTCATCTAAATTAGGTTTTAAAATTAAATTATTAAATTCTTTATATTTAAAATTATAAATTGGAAAATTATTAATATTTGTTCTACTTTTAAATATTCCTATTTTTGATCCTTCTACTGTTATATTGGGTGATACTTGATTAATTATAACATTATTTTTTTCGGCAGCATAACTTAATTGAATATTTAATTCAAAACGTATAGGAATAAAATTATTTAATAATTTATTAGCTCCTTTTATTGATATAAAATAAGAGTCAGACCCAGGTATAGTATTATAAATATTTTTTGAATCGATAATAGAATAAGTATTATTTTCAATGAAATTTGTAGATGAAGGTAATCCTAACATACATATATCAAAATTAGGATCTAATTTTGATATTATTAATTGTAAATTATCAATAAATTTAACATCTTCTATAGTAACATCATCTTCTATAATTAAATTAATATCTTCATTATTTTTTGAATTTTTAATTTCTTGAAAACATTTAAAATGTTTTAAAGTTTTTGATATACTTTGTGGTGTTAAATTTCTAAGAAAATTATTATATTTTTTAAAATCTTCTTCTTCGATTGGTTCTAACTTAACTAAATTTTTAATTTTTTCTTTATCAAAAGTATTAAATTGATAATCATTAATTATTTTAATATTTACATTCCAAAGAGAAGGGTTATTATTTTGTTGTAATTTGTTAAATATAGATTCAATATTTTTAATATTGTCTTCTCTTTCTATTAATAAAGAACAATGTATAATATATATATTTAAATTTCTCATTTAATGTAAGATATGATTATTAATTATATATTTTTAACGCTCTTTCATATCTCTCCTAACGTTCTTGTTAGTTGGAGGTAAGATAGAAAGAATAAAAAAAAAAATTTGAATTTAAATATATATTAAATTATATTATTTAATAAAGTAAAATAATGAATTTTTGTTCGATTTGTAATAACATGCTTTATATAAAAGTAAATGAGGAAAAAGAACTATTAGAATATTGTAAAAATTGTAATTTTGAAAAAAAAGATGAGAATAATAAAAGTAGGATTATTATTGAAAGTTCATATAATAAACAAGATATTAATTATGGAATGCATTTAAATAAATTTACTAAATTTGATCCTACTATACCTCGTGTTAATAATATTAATTGTAAAAATAAAGAATGTACCAAAAAAGATGATGAAGATAATACTATAATGATAATAAAATATGATAATATTAATTTAAAATATATTTATTATTGTGTATATTGTAGTTATTTTTGGACAAATAATTAAAAAAAAATTGAAAAAAATATAACCTAATAATTATTTAAATAATTCTATAATAATAAAGTATATAAAATGACAGATAAGATTGAAATTATAGATTATAAATCTTTTACTGAACTTTATAATCCATCAACTAATAAAACATTAAATATTATTACTATATATGAAAAAACAAGTATATTCGGTTTAAGAAAACAACAATTAGCAAAAGGAGCACCATCAACCCTTGATTTTGATATTATAAAAAATATGAAATCATTAGATGAAATTGTAGAAAAAGAATATCAAGAACAAAAAATACCATTTATTATTTGTAGAATAGTGTCAAGAGAAACTAATGAAAAGGAATATTGGAAAATTAAAGATTTAATTGATATACAAGTTTTTTAAATTATTTATATTATTTATATTAAAATATGAAATTTTTTTTTATATTTCAGAGACTAAGAGTTTTGTTTGCTTTTGGAATTTTATCATATTTTACTAATGCTGAAATTTTTATTAGTAAATCTACAAATAGATTAAACCCTGTATTATTAAATTCTGTACCTTGTATTTCGAGAGGAAATTATATATTTTTAAATCAAACACAAGATGATAGTATATATAAAGTTACTTGGTATACTAAAACATCATTAGATTCTATAGAAAGATATAATATTAAAACTGATTATTATTGGCCATATGATTTTAAAAGCGGAACTAATTTAAATGCTGATGTATGGGATACCACAGATACATTAGATGGAGAATATTTAATATATACGAATATTTATAGAAATGGATCAATATCAGAAAGATTTAAGGAAACATTTTTAATATGTAATGATTATAATTTTATAATTAGTAATAATATGTTAATGAATTATGCTCAGTTTTTGGATAATAATACTGTAATTAATTCATTAGATCAACTTTATTTAGCAGTTGTACCATATGATAATATTGTAAATGTAACTTTATTATATGATAAATTATCAATTCCATCTTATAAACAATCAAATTTAATACTTGCATCTGTAACAAATTTTACAGAACATATATTAGATTTTTTTGATAATAATACATCTCATTTATTAGAAGCTAAAATTAATTTAATAACTGATGCTAAAAAAACATTAAGTATAAAAATTCCTCCAGCTTTATATATTCCACCTTAATTAAAAATAGAAAATTTTTTTGATATAAAGAAATAATTATATATGATAATTATAATAATAATGGAATATTGGGACATTAGTTACGATAGTCTTAGTACTAAAATTGGTTTATTCGATATAGATTCAAAAAAATTTATAAAAATAAATAAAATTTTTTTAGATAGAATTAGAATAAATTGGGAATTTCCTAAATTACATCAAAATATACAAAACAATATTGATATTAATTATTTTATCAGAGGTACTATTGGTAATAAAGAATGTCCTTTTTCTATGAGAGTGCTAAAAAAAACTCATAATTTTATTATTGGTGAAGTTACTGTTGCATATGGAGATGAAACGTCTAGTAATAGTTTAGCAAATTTATTTGATCTTACATCTGATGGTGTTTGGGAATGGTATCCTACTGAAAATTATGAATATATGAGTAAAAGATTTTGGGATATTCTTGGATATAATGTAAATGATCTTGATTTTGATGAAAGTAATAAAGCAAATTATATTGAAAAAGATAAAATTGATTATGTTAAAAAAACTAATTCTTCTTTAGTTCCTGTTTCATGGCAAGCTATGATTTCTGAAGAAGATAGAAATCTTGCAGAACAGGCATTCTTAAATCACGTTAAAAGTAAAGGAAAAGATACTTATAATGTTAAAATTAGATACACACATAGAGAAGGACATCAAATTAATATCGCTTGTCGTGGAAATGTTGTAGAGTGGTTAGATAATGGAAAACCGTGGAGAATGATTGGAACACATACAGATATAACAAAAATTGCGAACTATGATATGATTATGGCAAAATATAGATTTGTATCTCGTATGTCACATGAAATAAGAACTCCATTAGCAGTAATTATAAGTACATTAGATACATTTAATGATGATATAAATGACGAAGTATCTTCAAGAGAAAAAATAAATATATTAAAGAATTCTTCACATCAATTATTAAGAATATCTAATAATGTTTTATCATTATCACAATTAGAAAATAAACAAAGTATTAAACTTAATATTACAAATATTAATATAGTTAATGAAATTAAATCTATAGTTATAGAATTAAGAGAATTAACATCATCTAAAAATAATAAAATTATTATTAGTGAAGATAATGATATTCCATCTACATTATATTGTGACATAAGTAAAATACGACAAGTTATTACTAATTTATTATCTAATGCTATTAAATTTACTGATAAAAATCAAAAAACTAATATTAGTGTTGAATTATTGGAAATAGATGATGAAAAAGCTAAAATTTCAGTTGAAATTAAAGATAGAGGTATTGGTATAGAAAAAGATAAATGGAAAATAATTTTTAATGAATTTGTTCAAGGAGATAATGATATGGTAGGTGCTGGTTTGGGATTATATATAGCAAAATGTTTATCAGAAATTATTAATGGTGAATTATATGTAAAAACAAGTGAAATTAATAAAGGGACAACAATGACTTTTATATTTACAGCATTAATTAATGATGTAATAGTTAAACAACAAAATGTTAACTTTAAAAAAGATAATTATTTAATTAATTATAAATTTAATAAAATATTAATTATTGATGATATTGAAGTTATGAGACAATGTTTATCAGTTCAAATGGATAAGGTAGCATATTGCAAAGATATAATTTATGCTACAAATGGTTTAGAAGCATATAATATTTTTGTAGAAAATGATGGAGATTTTGATTTAATATTTATGGATTGTTTAATGCCTATTATGGATGGATTTACAAGTTCTAAAAAAATACATGAATGGATTAAAAATAATAAAAAAAAATCAGTACCTATTATCGCAGTTACAGCAAGTATATCAGAAAATATTCAAACAGAATGTAATGATGTTGGTATAGAACATATAATATTTAAACCATATACGAGTACTGATATTGTTAATATCATTAAAAAAATTATTATTGAATAAAAAAATACTATAATATGAAAACCATATTAATTATTATAATCGAGAGATATAATTAATTGAAAAATAATTATTTATTATTATTATAACTAGTCACACAATCATGAACTAAATTCATAAATTCATCTACTCTATCATTCACTTTATTTTTAATAAATTTTTTTGCATTTTTAACATTTTTTTCTGAATTATGAGAACATAACCAAAGAGTTTGTTCTTCGGGTTTATAACGAACATAATCTAAACAGAAGCGTGATTTAATATTTAACCATACACCAGATTGAATGGTGATTAAGGTTCTATCTTTTAAATAATCTTCTGGTAAGAAATAATGTAATTCCATTATTCTCCGATATTTGAAACTTTCAATATCTCTTGGTGATCTTCTTGCATCATTTAAATATGTTGAATTATTAATTGATATAGTTGATGCATCTGTTATTTCTGATGCCATTGACGGAATTCTAATATGATTAATTTTATTTTCATCTTCATTTTCACTAATATCACTCGACCAATTTCGTTTTTCTTCACTTTTTATATTTTTTATTGTTGGTGTTGTTGGTAATTTATTCATTTATTATAGTAGTTTTTTTAAAAATTATTTAAATCTAAAATTTCACTTTTTTTTTTTTATTCATTATTTATAAAAAAATAAAATAAAAATATTTTTGGTTTTTAATTATCAATCAAATTTTTAAAATATTAGTTTCAAATAAATTTTTGTGTATATACCCACCTACTGTATTATTCATCATCATAATACATATATACTATCTCTAATAAACTTGTATTTTCTTCATTCTCAATACGTTTTACTTGTTTGTCAATCTCTTTTGATAATTCGATTAAACGCGTTGAGATTGTCGGGTTTTTATTCACATTTTTCTCTTTATATTTATCTGGGTTAAATCTAATAAATATAAATTTTCCGCCATGCACCATCATTAAATCATCATATCTATATTGTTCATCTATTTTGTCATAACGTTTATGCTGATTCTCGTCTGTCTCAATACATAATAAAGTATTTCCTATTAATTTTCTGTGGTCTATACGTCTCTTATGTGTACAATTACAACCATCAATCCATAAAGTTTTATCGTGAATAAAATCCGTATAAACTGAATTTATATAGTCTCTAACCGCTAATTCTTTAGTTTTACAACGAATCTGGAATGTTAAAGGGTCTAATGGAAATAAATGAGCGAAACAATGAGTACAATACCATTTATATTTACGATTTCCATATTGGGTGCACGTTATTCCTTGTAAATTTGCTTTACATTTTGTAACTGTTATATTTTTCATCCCATCCTTCTTACATTTCTCACAACAGGTTGCTTTTTTATCACCTTCAAAACCAAAACAAGCATGTGTTCCACAAGGACATAAATTATCATAAAAATTTATCATTTCTTCAGTTTTACAATCACTACAATAAGTTGGTAATTTATCTCCTTCATTTCCATATCTGGGTTCTCGAACTTCACAAGTTAAACATTTACGTTTCCATATAGTAATCATTTCAGGAGTTTTACACAATTTACAACAACTGGGTGCTTTATCTTCAACTAATCCAAATGTAGCAATAGTTCCACAAGGACATTTATTATCTTTTATATTAATCATTCCGTCCAATCTACAAGTAAAACAGTATGTTGGTTTAGAGTCATCTGTAAAACCAAAAGTCGGTTTTACAATATTACAACCAAGACACATTGTATCTAAAACATTATTCATTATTTTATCTTTACAAGTTACACAATGAGTTGCTTTTCCTTTAATTAATCCAAATGTTGCTCTAACTTTATGACATTCAACACATAATTTTTTTTTATTGTTAAGATCAATCATATCATCAGTTTTACATTCAAAACAATGAGTTAGTGTTTTTGTATTAGGTAATCCATAAGAAGGGCGAGATTTACCACAATGGCATTTTTTATTTTTTTTATCAATCATATCAGGAGTTCTACATAATTTACAACAACTTGCTCTATTATCATCTTTTAATCCGAAGATAGGACCTGCATTTCCACACTTACAAATATCATATCGTACACGTTGACCATCTAATTTGTGTTCTTTACAATGAGTTGGTGTATCAAATACAGTAGCATAATATGCCTGTCTACGACAATTTTCGAATTCACACAATTTCGTCATATTAATTATATTTGATAATAAGTATAACAAAGTTATCTTTATATTCTTTTTTTTTTTTAATTTTTATAAAAAAATATATAACCAATTAATTAATTCATAATTTAACTTTATAAATATTTAACATTTCCATTTATTTGAACAGTCGAGACAAGTTACAAAAACTGTCATTGGTTCATCAGCCGATCTTGTACATTGCTCATAGTAATGGCAATTCTTGGACTTACATTTTCCGCATATGAATAGGTCGGTATTTGAAGTTAATTTTGCTGAATTTAACATAAGTAATTGTTTTTTTTTATCAGATTCGACTATATTGGTCCATTTTTCAGGATACATTTGAGTATAATCCATAAATGAGATTTCGTGAGGTAAAATTTCTTTATTATTTAATTTCTCGATTAACTCTTGATTACCAATATAAGAATTTTTATCAATATTATTAAGAATAGATATAGACTTTTCTTTATAAATATTTATAAAGCGATCATCTCCCCAATTACATGCGACTTGATTATTAATAGCATTTGTAATACACCAATTAAAAATACCAATTTCGACATCTTTAGCATAATATTTATCTAATTTAATATTATTAATTAGATAATTAATAGTAATATCACGTATTTGATGATTTTGACTCATTGTAATCGCCGAGTAACCTTCGGTTAGTTCGCTCAGCTCACAAATTTTTATATAATTATATATCTTATTCTTAAATTCAATTTTTTTATTTTTTGTATATGTGAGTGAAGCGAACTTGTCGAAGACAACTAGGTGATTTAAATTTTTTTTAATATTTGAATCTAAATAAAAAATTTGAAATATATTATAATTTTTAGAAATTAACATAAACTTAAAAAATGAACGGCAATAAAATTATATGTATTGAGGGTAATATTGGAGCTAGTAAGACGACTTTGTTAAATAAATTAAAGGAGATAAATATAAATAAATCAGTTTATATAATACCAGAATCAGTTGATATATGGCAAAATTATAAAGATGACAATAATAACGATATATTCACATTATATTATTATAATCCAGAAAAATATTCATATTTATTCCAAAATTTTGTATTAAATAGTTTTATAGAAAATTTTCTTGAATATAATAAAAAATACAAAAATAGTATTTTAATTTTTGAAAGGTCAATTTATTGTATAAGAAATGTATTTATAGAAACATTATATTTAGAAAAAAAATTAACTAAATTAGAATATAAAATATTTAATAAAACATTTGAGTTAATAAGTAATTTATTTGATAATTATGATATTCAAATTATTTATTTACAAACAGCTCCTTTAATATGTATGGATAGAATAATAAATAGAAAAAGAACTGGTGAAGAAAATATAACTTTAAAATATATAGAACAACTTCATAAATTTTATGAGGAGTGGTTATTAAACAATCCTAAAGTAATGATTTTAGATGGTAATAAACGAGATTTAGAATTAAATAAGATTATTAATTTATATAAAAAATAAAAAATTGAAAAATAATTATATAAAATATAATTTAAAAATATAATTTATATTTGAATAAAATGGATGAATACATTAAATTAAGTTTATTAAATAATAAAAATATTAATTATGCCGAATTAATTCTTGAAGATAAAATTAGTATAGTGAGGGATCCTAATAATACAACTGGTAAAGGTGATACAACAATAATATCTATAAATTGGGATAAAATTAATTTTGATAATTTACTAATAAAATTAGTGAATAAAAAATATTCTTATTTTCAAAAGACATATGATATTTATAGATTTCAAAATTTAGAGTATCATATTTATATTGACAGTGATAAACCTTTAGTATATCAATATAATTTGCTGGATAATTATAAAATTGATAATATGATATATCATGCTTATAATAGGAATAATATACCTTGTCATTTATTTCCAAGTACAATGAATATTCACGATAAATTTACGATTACAAGGATAACAATAAAAGTAAATAATAGGATATATTTAAATTTTGAGATTCAAAAGAAGGATAATATAAATTTTTACAGAGTTTATATAAATTATAATCATAGTTCGAATGTAGATTTAGATAATAATATTAAAAAAATAAAAGAATTTTTAGATTCTGATTTACTTTAATTAATTATAAATTTTTTTTATGAATATATTTGGATTGGTACCCATTTATGAAAATATTTTGAATATTCGCATTCAACTTTAAGTTTATTAGTTAAATTGATATTATAAAATATATTAAATAACATTTTGCTTGTTTTCATATCAGGGATACAAGCAATATTTTTTTTTTGTAATGTTTGTATATCATATAAATTATAAACATCAGGTAATTCAGTTTTTTCTATTAAAAATATTTTATTCTTATCCATAGTATTAATACTTGTAGAACTATCTAAACTTTTTAATGAATTAATAGAAATATTAGAATTAAAAGAATTTGATTGTTCTAATTTATTTTGAGGTGGTGTATCTATTTTAACTGATAAAAACATACCGTCATTTTGATATTTTACTCTATTAACACTTTTAATTAACGAATCATCAAAATTATATAAAATATCTTTAAATTTAAGATATAGTGGTTTGAAATATATACCTCGACAAGTATACGGTAATTTAGATGAAAATTTTTCCACTAAATATTTAATATGATCATATATAACATATTTTTTAATTTGTATATTACAAATATCATTCTTATCCATACGAAATTTGGTATTCATTATATCAATAATTATACCCAATCTCTTTAAAAAATTAATATTATCCAAATATTGGTTTTGATATACCAATATATCATTAATAAGAAAGACCCAAGTATTTGTTTCTTCACATTTAACCATTTCTCCTTCTAATAAAGTATTGTTAAATAATTCATCATCAAACTCAAATCTTGTAATAATCATTCTGGGCACGAAATATCCTTGTTGAATTTTTTTGTCGATAAAAATACATTGATTAATGAAGTCATTTCTCGTCAAATAGCACATATAGGGGTTACCATTTGTTTTTAGGCTAACTAAATAGGGGGATTTATTTAACTTATTAAATGAATTATTATCAAATTTATCAAAATGTTTTTGAATAATTTTAACTTTACATAAATCTTCTATAGAAGATAAAATTTCTTTTTTAACATCTGTATCTTTTATATTTAATGCAGTTCCAGAGGCAAAATTAATTATTCCTGAATGCATTATAACTAATAAATATAATATATTTTATTTTTAAATAAATATAAATTTCAATTTTTTTAAATTTTGTAATTTTTATCTATAATAAGTTTAAGTAATTATTATGTTGATTGATAAATTAAAAATTTTTTTTATACTATTAATAATATTATCATTTGTATTTAATATTTTATATTATTCTAATAATACTCAATATATAAAAATATTATTATTCATACTAATACTAATACTATTATCATATGATAAATTTTATATAACATTAATTGATAAAAATTTAAAAGATGATAGTGAAAACATTTTAATAATGAATACTGTAAACAAGATATTAAGTAATATAAATGATTATACAAATGATTTAAATATTCCTGATATTTATCCAATAAATAAAATACCTAAAAAATTTTTATTTATAAAAAATAATAATTTTATAAAAAAAATAATATTTGATTTAAAATTTTTAGAATCATTTAATAAAGATGCTTATTATAAAATAATTATTTTATTAGAATACTTTTTAAAATTTTATTATAAAACAATTACAAATGAATATGAATATGATAAAGTTTTTGAAATGTTAGTTGCAATAAGAAAAACAATATTAAATTTATTAACAGAACAGGTATTTAATATTCCTATAAATTTAAATTTACCTAATACAAGATATGATATAAATAATAGTGATATTTATCTGAATAATTTAATAAAAAAAATTCAAGCATACACTCATGGTAAATTAAAAATTTTATCTAATAAAAATCGAGTTACATATTATAGTTATAAATTACCACGAGAATATAATTTATTTATAAATAAATATGATATATTCTAAGTATATCGTTTAAATATATTATAATATTGTATATTATACTAAATAATGACTGAACGTCAGATTTTTAAAGATAGTAGTTTATTTTTTCATAATTTTTTAGAAAGGAATAATTTATTATTAGATTATAATTATGACAAAATATTGTTATTGTATAATAATGATATAGATAATAATTATGGAGAGTATAAAGAATATTTTGAAATTTTTGATAAATATAAAATTTTAAAAAAAAAGATATATATATTGTATTATATTTTAATTTTATTTCTAATAAATGAAGAATTATTAAGAAATTTTTGTAGATATGTAATATCAATTTATTCAAGATTTAATTATTTAGATGATAATAAATGTTGTGATTATGGTTTATTAATAAATGATATGAAAAAAAAAGATTTATTAAATATACTAAATAAAATATTAAATTCTGAAAATAATGGAAATAATAAATTATTTATAGCTAAATTTTTTATATTATTACTATCTTTTCAAACATATTTTTAAAAATCTTCATTTGTAAATGAATTTTGTAATTCTTGTAATTCTTGATTTTTAATATATTCATTTAATTGGTTAAATCCTCCAATATATTTTTTTTCTATAAAAATCATAGGGTATGATTTAGCATTATTTGTAATAGACATTATTTGATCATAAATAGAATCAAATAATTCATCATCAATATAAGAACTAACATTAAATTTTAAATATTCAATATTTTTATTATTTAATAATAAATAACTTTTATCACAAAATTTACAATTATCTTTGGATATAATTGTAATATTATTATTATTAATAATATCTAATAAATTTATTTCCATTAGTGAGTTATTTTTATCCATTGATTGGTTCATGATTATATTATAATAATATATAATATATTTCAATTTTTTTTTAAATTATTATTTAATAAATATTTATATATTATTTATTAAAGAAATATGAGTAATATAGGTAATAAAAATGATGAATATCAAAATTTATCTAAAATTGATTGGAATGTAATTAATACATATTTTAATAGTTTTAAGTATTATATAACAAAACATCATTTAGATTCATATAATAATTTTATATCGAGTACTATTCCATCAATTATTAAAAATTTAAATCCCATGAAAACATTAAAAACAGACACTGAAAAGAGATTAAAACATGAAATTAAAACTTATATTGGTGGAAAAAATGGAGATCAGATTTTTTTAAGTAAACCATATTTATTTGATGAGAATAAAACTAGAGTATTATATCCAAATGAAGCTCGATTAAAAGATTTAAATTATGTAGCAGATTTAAGGGTAAATATATATATAGAGTATTTATATTATAATTCAAAAGGTGATGTACAAGAGAAAAAAGTAGAATTTAACAATATAAAAATTGGTGTTATTCCAATTATGTTACATTCTAATATATGTGTTTTAAATAATCAAGAACAATTAGTATTAAAAGAAATGGGAGAATGTCCTTTTGATCAGGGTGGATATTTTATAATATCAGGAAAAGAAAAAGTATTAATATCTCAAGAACGAAATACAACAAATAGATTATATATTACAGAGTCAAAAGATGATAAATATTCATTGGAGGCGAATATGATGTGTACTTCTGATGTAGATCCATTTCCAAAAACAGTTAAATTATATATATTTGATGAACAATATAAAATAAATAAAGAGGTTACTAAACTTGATAAAATTCTTGATAATATAATCAATAAACGAAATAATGCTATAATAGTTGATTGTTTTCATATTGATGATAAAATACCATTATTCATATTATTTAGAGCATTAGGTATTGAAAGTGATAAAAATATTTTAGAATATATAGTAGGTGATTTAGATGATCCAAATAATAAACCCTTAATAGATTTTTTAAGATATTCAATAATTGATGGTAATTTTTTACATACACAAGAACAATGTTTAAAATATTTATCCCATTATGTGCAATATAACCATGTAGATGAAGTAAGATATATTTTAGCGAATGATTTTTTACAAAATATAGGTTATAATTTAAAATCAAAAGCATTATATTTAGGTTTTTTAGTAAATAAACTTATTAAAACAAAATTAGGAATAATAACTTTAACAAATAGAGATAATTATATTCACAAAAGAATAGATACATCAGGTTTTTTATTAGGTAAATTATTTAGAGATTTTTTTAATGATTTTAGAAATGATGCTGTTAGAAAGATAGATAGTATTTATCATTATCAACTTTTTGGAGAAAAAGAATCTGTAACTGATAATTTAATTAATAAAAGTAATATTAAATATATTTTTAATCAAGATCATATTGAAAATGGATTAATTAAATCTTTAAAAGGACAATGGGGAAGATTAGCTAAACCTTCCGATTCTGGTATTTCTCAAGATTTAGGTAGATTATCTTATCTTGAATATGTATCACATACAAGAAGAGTTAGTAATCCATTAGATACCTCAGTTGTTAAAATTAGTGAACCACGACAATTATCTGGTTCTCAAATAGGTTATATGTGTCCTATAGAGTCACCAGATGGAGGTAATATAGGTTTATTAAAACATATGTCTGTTTTATGTAATATATCAACAGAAGTAAATCCTAAGATAATAGAGAGTAAATTAAATGAATTTGAGGATGTTAAATTATTAAAAGATATAGAAGCCATAAATATTAAAAATTATACAAAAATATTTATAAATAATAATTGGTATGGTGTTATAACTAAAGATCCAAGAAGTATATATAAAAAATTTAAAGAATATAGAATTAATAAAGAAATTAATTTTGATATATCAATTACTTGGGATATTAAAGAAAATGAATTAAAATTTTTATGCGATTCTGGTAGATGTATAAGACCATTATATATAGTTAAAAAAAATAAAGTATTAATAGATGAGCATAGTTCGCATATAAATTTTAACACTATTAAATGGGAAAATTTAAATCAATTTATAGAATATATAGATGTTGAAGAATGTAATACAAGATTAATAGCAATGGATAGATTAAAATTAGATAATAGTTTACAACCTTATACAAATTGTGAAATTCATCCATCAACTATATTAAGTATTTATACTAATACTATTCCTTTTTGTAATAGAAATCAATTACCACGTAATGTATTTTCAGGACAACAAGGAAAACAAGCAATTGGTATATATGCTACAAATTTTAATAGTAGAATAGATACACGAAGTTATGTTTTACATTATCCACAACGAGCATTAGTTCACAGTAAATATACTAAATTTAGTCATAATGATGAACTTCCTAATGGTGAAAATGTAATAGTTGCTATTATGACTTATACTGGTTATAATCAAGAAGATTCAATTATTATAAATAAAAGTTCTATTCAAAGAGGAATGTTTAATATTACTGCATTTAAATCAGTAATTGATGAAGAAATTGAAAATGAAAATGCCGGTGAAAAAATAGAATTTGCAAATCCTATTAATATGACAAAAAATGGTATTAATATTGATATTCCTTGGGCAAATTGGGAAAATATTGATGAATTTGGTTTTCCTAATGAAAATACATATATGAGAGAAAATGATATTATAATAGGTAAAATTCGAGTATCAACAAATAAAAATGGTGATAAAACTTATACTAATAAGTCAATACCTGCTACTAATATTATAAATGGAACTATTGATAGAAAATTTATTTATAAAAAATCAGATGGTTTGAAAAAAATTAAAATTAGAATGAGAAAATTTAAAATTCCCGACTTAGGCGACAAACTTGCCTCAAGAAACGGACAAAAAGGAGTTTGTGGAATGATATATAATCAAGAGAATATGCCATATACAAAGGATGGTATAATACCAGATTTAATTATTAATCCTCATGCTATTCCCAGTCGTATGACTATAGCACATTTAGTTGAATGTGTATTAGGTAAATTATGTTGTTTAAAGGGTGTTTCTATAGATGCTACAGCATTTGAGTCACATGATATTGATAAATATTATAATATTTTGAGTGATGAGTTTAAATATAATAAATATGGTAATGAATTTCTTTATAATGGATTTACTGGAGAACAAATGCCTGCTGAAATATTTATTGGACCAACATACTATTATAGATTAAAACATATGGTATATGATAAAATTAATTCGAGATATGGTAAAGTTTATACTAATCATTCGAAAAAACCTGAAAAACAAAATTTAGGTTATGATAGATTAACCGAACAACCCGTCCAAGGTAGGGCTCGTGGAGGGGGTCTGCGCGTCGGAGAAATGGAGAGCAACGGATTATTGGCTCATGGTATATCGGGATTTATCCGTGAAAGTTTGATGGAACGTTCTGATATGAAATTGTTTGATATTAACGAGGACACGGGACATTTAGGATATTACGATAATGAATTAAAAACTCCTTTATCAACCGAGAATATTAATAATATGGAAACGAATAATTATATTAAAAATAGTATGCCTTATGCTTATAAATTATTAACTCAAGAATTAGAAGGATTAGGTATATCTACACAATTTATTACAAAAGATGTCGATAATGAACTTAATAATGATGATGAATTTGTTGGAGAAATACCAGAAAGTGATGATGAAGAAGGTGTTGAAGAAAAAAAAGAAGATAATGAAGAATAAAACACCCACTTAGTATAAAGTGGTTACTCTTTCTGGTGAAGCGTTTTATATTATGTTTTCATTTTATACAAAAATAATGTTAAAAATGTTAAAAATGAAAACTACTTAAAGGTAAATTATTATAATTTATAAAAAATATAATTTAAAATGAATACTATTAAAAATAAAATAAAAGAAATAAATTCTGAAATTAATTCTGAATTTATTGATACATTTTATAATACTATAGATAGTGATAATTACTGTATTAATTTAGAAGATGCTTATAAGTGGTTAGGATTTTCACGTGTTGATTTGGCAAAAAGATTATTAATAAAACCAAAAATTGGTTTTAAAATTAATGAAGATTATATTATTAATGTAAAAGGTTATGGTCATAATCATAATAAAGAAACAATTTTAATTAAACCAGAAACTTTTAAAATGTTAGCAATGTGTGCTCAAACAGATAAAGGACATTTAACAAGAAAATATTATATTCAAATGGAACAAGAATATCGTAAATTATGTAATAATACTATTAAAGAACCTTTAAAATTTCCAATTAATGAATATTATTTAAATATAGAGTTAGATTTATCACAATATAAAGATAAATATGTTGTTTATTTGCTTCATATAGAAGATAATTTTTATAAATATGGTTGGAGTAGTAATTTTCTTCGTAGATATTTAGATCATAAATCTCGTAAAGGGTGGTTTAATTATATTAAAATATTTGATTGTAAAACAATTGAAAATGCTAAAGCGGTTGAATCAAGATTTAAAAAATACTTAAATACTAATAATTTATCAACAACATATATTGATAAAAATAAAGATAATAATACTGAAGTTTTTAGAACTAATAAAGATTTAAGTGAATATATAAATTTAATCGATAAATATGTAGAGGAAGAAATTAAAAAGAATGCTTTAAATTATAATATAAATTATTATGATAAAGAAAAAGAATTAAGAGAATTAGAAATAACAAGAATTAAAGAATTACAAAATTTAAATAAAATTAATGAAAATACTGATAATACATTAAATAATAAAATAAATTTATTAGAAAATAAAATAAATGAAATTTTAAAAATTATATCAAAAAATGAAATAATTAAAGAGGAAAATGAAATAATTAATGAAGAAAATGAAATAATTAATGAAGAAAATGAAATAATCAACGGAGAAAATGAAATAATTAATGAAGAAAATGAAATAATTAATGGAGAAAATGAAATAATTAATGAAGAAATTAATGAAGTAGAAAATATTCGTAAATGTAGTAAATGTAAAAAAAATAAAGAATTAACAGAAGAATTTTTTCGTTTAAAAACAAATGGAACTTATACATCATATTGTATTGAATGTTTAGAAAGAGATAAAATTAGATGTGCTAAAAAAAGAGAAGAACGTAATAAATATAATAAAGAATATCAAGAAAAAATTAAAGAAAAAATAGAGAAATCTGAAATACCATTACATAAATGTGGAAATTGTTCTCAAGTATTAGAAGTAAATGAAACAAATTTTGAAAAAAAAGAAGACGGAAGTTTTAAGAAAGTTTGTATTCCGTGTACTGAGAAATCTGATGCGAATAGAGAAGAAATAAATAGAAAACATAGAGAAAATGCTAAAAAAACAGGTAGTGATAAAAAATATTATGAAAAACATCGAGAGAAAAAATTAAAACACAAAAAAGAGAAATATCTAAAAGAAATAGATAATTTTAGAGAAAAAAATAAAACATATTATGATAATAATCGAGAGGATATAATAGAACACAAAAAAATTAAAATAGAAGAAAAAAAATTTATTTTAGAGAATCCTACATTATTTGAAAGTGAAAGTGAAAGTGATAGTGATAGTGAGGAAGAAGTATCTGATATTGACGAATTAGATAATTAAATATTTTATATATCAATTATAAATGATCGTCTATAACATTTAATACCAGATATTGTAGTATGATCTAATATAATATCCTGTTTTTTTCTTTCTTCTTCTGTAATTGGTAATATAATTTCTTTATATTTATATACGTAAAATTCTTTTATATTATCATTAACTAATAATGATTTTTTATATGTATTAGGTATACTTAAATACTTTAATCCCTCTGGAAATTTTATTATTGATTGATTAAATTTTTGTCCGAAATTTATTATTTCTAATTCTTCGGGAAATTTAATTTTTTTATTAAAATTTTTACCCATTGTTAATTTTTTTAATCCTTTTGGTAATTTTACTTTTTCATTAAAATCATTATCCATTATAATTATTTTTATATCTTTAATATTTTTCATAAAGTATTTACTTTCATTATTTAAATAATATATTTTTGGTATTATTGTATTATTTTTAAATTCATTATTTAATTCAATAATTTTTAATGGTAATAATCTTAATTCATTTAAGATATTAAATCCATTTTTGTATAATTCATTCATTTTTAATAACTATATTTATAATTATAATAAATATTTCAAATTTTTTTTTTATATAAAAAAATAAATATATATTTTATTTATATATAAAGATTAATACCAATTTTTATATTTCTTTTGTAATTCAATTATTTCTTTTTTTACCCCCTTGGAAATTTAAAATGGAACAAAAGCACCATAAAAAAATGCTTCACGAATGAAGTTCCAAGGTTTGCTCGTTTCAGAACAGATAAATTATGTTTTTGTCGTATCGTCTAATACAACTGAGTTTTTGCTTCTACATAAATAACTTGGTCTCTCCTTTTTATTTATACTATTATAAGCTATCTTGTAAATATTTGTTGAACCATTACAATCCCTATTCCATTTAACATCACAGTTTTTACAACTAAGAGCCGAATGGACTAATCTAAGATTATTTCTATATGGTCTGGGATTTTCTCTTATTATAAATTTTTTACATTCTCCTCCTTCACATTTACTACACTTACAACTTGTTCTAAATTCATCAACTAAGAAAACTTTATAACCATTCTTACGAAATAGAGTTCTAATACCTTTCCCTTTGGTTGCTTCTTTATACTTCATATGTTGCTTTTGAAGGAAATCTCCAATAGTTACAATAGTATTTTCTGGACTACCAAATATTTTCTTAAAATTATTTATCATTTTATATTCGTTTTTTTGTCGATTCCAATAACCATTTAATTTTAATTTTCTAAATAAGTGCTTATTATAAAATTCCATTAATATATTATTTATTTCATTTTTCTTTTTTATATATTCTTTGAATTTATAAAAATCTAATGTCTTTCTATTATATTTAGATAATTGAGTTTCGTATTCAATTATATTTTTACCATTAATTTTAGTTTTCTTTTGTTCTAAAATAATTTTACTATATTTTTTACTCTTAGTTTCTTTTCTTCTACTATCTTGAGTATATTGAAATACATTGGCATTTTTATTATCACTATCAACACAATAAATTAAGGAATTCAAACCAGGATCGATTGCTACTATTTTTTTATTTTGTAATTCTTCATAATTATCTAATTCATCAATATATTTTTCATTTGAAAGTCCTTTTTTCACATTTACTCTTTTACCAATTAAATCATTTCGTAATAATAAAATACTACAACCAATACCATCTGTTTCTATCATATGATGAAATGTATAATGTTTTTTTGTGAAACATTTTCTTTCAGTTCTAAAAAAGAACTTCCAAATTTTATCCTCAAATCTTTTAAGATTCCCTTTGAATAAATATTCGCTTTTATTACCTTGCTCTTTTCTTAATAACAAATGAACCAATGTAGTAGTATCTATTCTAATGTGTTTGGGACAGATTTCACTTCTTAAAGGAAATACATTAAGTATAGAATTTCCTTCATTTTCTATTCGTTTCATCATATAAACCATACAAGGTAAATAATCTTGCGGATTACATTGTAAATCATATCTAATATTATTCTTTTGAAATTTTACTTTATTTGGCAATATATATTGTAATTGTGAATGAATCCAATTATGATATGAACTATGAGATTTTAATTTTTTTTCTTCAACATTTAATATATCATTTTTAATTTTTCTAAGTTCATTACATAATTTATTAACTCTACTTTCTTTTTCTTTTTGAGTAATATTTAACTTTCTAATTTTCTCTATAATAAATTTTTTCTTCCAACAAAAATTAACATATTTTTCTATATATTCTACATAATGAAGTTTAATATTATTTTCATACATAGTTAAAACATCAATCGTTAAATAATCTAAAATAGTATTCATATATGAATAACTAAGTTCTTCAATTTTATAATGTTCTTTTTGAAATAGTTTTAACTTATTTTTTAACTCTACTATTTCTTTTTTAGGTGGTCTTCCAGTAGCGGTTTCATTACATAAAATTTTCATACAAGAGTTAATGAAAACTTTATCAATATTTGGTAAAGTATTATTTTTATTATAGAAATCTAATAAATATAATTTCATAAATTGTAAAGTATGAATAACAATTTTATTAGCAGTAATAACAGTATCGTTAATTTTACTAAGATTAATATCTGGATGTTTTAGGATATGTTTAAGAGAAACTTTTATACATTTATAAAAATCATCCGCCTTTGGCGTGATGAGCGCAAGCGAGTCATCAGGGGGTTTTTCCTTAGCGCTCATTTTTATAATTATATAATATTTTTATTTATGATTAAAAAACGCACCAAACCTTTATATTCTTTTTTTTTTTGAAAATTTCTTTAAGTATCTTTATTCAAAAATACGTATTTTTTTGTTCTTATTAATTCATTATTTTTATATAATCTATAATCAGCACTTAACATATTAAATTTTCTTTTTGTTAAATGTCTTATTATTGATAACCAAGGTCTATTAACTATATTTGTGTTTCTAACTCCTGCTATATTTGTAAAATTATAATATTTTCTAATTTCTGGTATCAATTCTAATATTTTATTTTGTTTTTCAATATCATTATCTAAATCATATAATATAATGGTTTTATTATTATCTAAATTTAATATGGTAATTAATTTATCTTCTAAAATATTTTGTTCTTTTAAGTATAATTCACTTTTAAGTCTCATAATAATATATAATATTTATATTAAAATTTTTTTAAATAATTTTAATAATCAAAAAAAAATTTTGTTCCATTTTAAATTTCCAAGGGGGTAAAGTTTTATCAATTTTAAGATTTAAAATTTTATTTTTTAATGTTTCAAAACAATATCGATAGCGAGTTCCCGCATCAATTTTACTCCAAATACATTTATTATTTAAATCTACAATTGATTGATAAATTCTTTTTCTTTTATCCTCACCAAATTCTTCAAGATGGTCTTCTGCTTCTTCAGTATAAATAGATATTAATTCAGTTTTATTATTTTTAGTCTCATTTTTAGTATCTAATAAATTATTATTATTATAAAATTTAGTAATTTGTTCAAGTGTAATTCCTTTATTTAATAATTTTGTAAATAACTCTTCAATTTCATTTGAAATTTTATTATCAATATTATTTAATGAATTTTGTAAATCAGTTGTCATTTTAAACTATATTATAAATACTATATATGATAGTATATTTAATTAATAATATAGTATTTTTCAATTTTTTTTAATATTAGAACATATGATAAAAATGATAATTAAATTGAAGAATTAAGTAATAAAAAAAATAAAATATAATAATGGGTTTATTTTTTTCAACACCATTCAAAAATTCAAATGAAAATATCAGTTAATGGTTATGATAATTTAGATGATATTCCAATACCTACGCAAGAATTAATTAAAATATGCAATCAAAATAAAAAAAATTAGAAAAAACAATATTACAGTATATACTATGATTATAAAAATTCTGAAGATAATATTTTTTATTTTAATTATATAGATTTAAAAATAAAAAATTCAAAAATTATAGATAATATATTTGAAATAAATGGTGAGATTATTATAATAAAAATAAATTACCAGAAGATAAATTTAATAAATTAGCAACTGAAGAAAATTTTAAATATTATACAAAACTTTGGATTGAACATGAAACATTAGGTGGAGGATCACCTCCAATAGAAACAAAAAAAATTACAATTAATTTTCATAAAGTTTTAGATATTGAACTAAAACCATTATAAAAAAAATGAGTAAATCTATCCAAACACAACAATAATTTTATTAGTAATATCATCATATTTATATTGTGGTGAACTATATAATTTAGAATAAATTTTTATTTTTTTTTCTCTTTCATTTTCTTCTTTTTGTTTTCTTTTAAGTTCCATAATTTTTTTATATAATTTTTTATTACAAATGTTTGATTCTTCTTTTTTACTCATTTTATCTTATAAATTTTATTATAATAACAAATGTCAATTTTTTTATTTAAGAAATATAATTTAAAAAGCATTTCTTGATACAATTATTATTATCATACAAATTAATGCTTTCATAATAATATCAAAATAAGGTATTTTAATAAAAGATAGGTTATTTTCTACCATCATATTAAATTTAGTATTTTGTAATAATATGACAATTACTATTAATGAAAGTAATAGTTTAATTTCAGATGTGAATGTATTATATATATTTGATAAAGACCAAGGAGAACTATTAACTCCATTTTGTGCTAGAAATCGATCAATTTCTTCTTGTGTTAATTTAGTATTAATACCTTGTTGTTGTTGAATAGGCATATTATTCATTTGAAATTGTGGGTTAGTAAATTGTGCTTGATTAGGGAATTGTGGTGTTTGTTGTTGTTGCATATTATTATATATAGGAGGGATATTATTATTTAAAGGTTGCATAAATTTTTCAGTTGTTACATTTTGTTTTTCGATTTCTTCTAATACTTGATTAATACTTTCATCTTCTTCTTTAAAATCATTATTCATATCTACAGGTATTTGTTGTATAGGAGTAGATTTAGCGGTAGCCATTTTTATTTAGTTAAAAAGATATTAATTCATATAGGTACACGCACTGACTTTATGTTTCTATATTTTCTTTATTACAAGGTATAACATTTGGTTTATATTGAATACAGGAATCATCTTCATCTTTATAATAAGATTTTTGTATTTCATCTACAGGTGATGTATATACGATACATTTACCATTTTTACACACATTTCTAAAAATTGATGCTAAACCTAAACCTAATATAATTGATATTAATATATTACCTTCTTTAGTATTAAATAATTTTTCAAACATTTATTTAATATATAATAATAAAATAAAAATCTAAATTTGTGAGAATGGTTCAATTGGTTGGTCTTTAATTAAAGATTTATCAACAGGGCATTCAGTTTCTTTATAAGAATAATTATAACAGTCTCCAGATTTATTTTTATATGTAATTTTTCCCGCATTATATTTTGTTGGATATCTTAAAATTAATTCAGGTTTTGGTTTCATACATAAAACAATTAATAATCCTATACAAAATGACATAATAAAATAAATATGATTAATTTTTTCAAACATTATTTATTTAATAAATGATATAAAAAATTAGTTTTCTTTTGATATATATTTTTTTTCTGCTAATATTTTACAAATTTCTTTTTTTTCTTTATTACTATAATTTTCAGGCATTTTAGATTTTAATTCATTATTGTTATTAATGATTTCTACAATTTCTTCTTTAGTCATATAATATAATGCCGATTTTTTTTGCGAGTTACATTCTTTTAAATTTTTAAATTTAAATTGATTTTTTAATACATTTTTAATTTTTAATTCTATTTTTTCAGTATTTTTTCTAACAACTTGTCTTTTTCTTTCATTAATATGTTCTCTAGTTTGTTTTAATATGGTAATTTTTGGTATTTTTTCAATAATAAAATTAATACCATCACTTGAATTATATTCTTTATTTTTATTTAATAATTTTTCATAATCATTATTAACCGTAGAATACATATTAATATATGATTTAATTAAATTTATTTTTGATTCATAATCTACTTCATTAATAATATTATTATATTGTTCTATGATGTGATTATTCATTGTTTGAATTTGAGATAAATTATTATAAATATTTTTATCAAAATTATTAACAGTTAAATAATATTCATATAAATATTGAATATTATTATCTAAATTTGATAATTTTTTAATTATTTCATTAATATTTTTATCATCTGCAATTGTAGTTTCTTGAGTATTATATAAATTTTTTCTAATTAAAATTTCATAATCAATAATTAATAAATTTCTTTCTTTTTTAAAATAATTAATTTTATTCCATATATTAGAATAAACTGGTTTAGTAATAATCATATGAATAGTATTTTCTTTATAAATTTCATATTTATTATTATTTTCTTTATAATAGGATGTAATATTATTTTTATATTCATCATCTATAATATTTTCTTTATATTCTAAATATGATTTGAATTTTTCTTTATATTCTAAATATATTTTAGATTCTAATCTATTTTTGTATTCATTTATTAATTCATTTGTAATAATTTCTTGAGATTGCATTTTAATATATATTTATTTATTTATATATTTATTATAATTGAATAGGTAAATACATATAATCTATAAAAGCAAATATATAAAAGCATAATATCGCTAATATTACTGATACAGTTCCTAAATTATATAATGAATTATATTCACCTAATCCAAAATTTTTAATGGTATTATCTTCATTAAAAATCATAGTTGGTTTTGTTAAGAATATAATTGTCATTGACAAAATATAAAATATTGTAGCATAAATAACTCTTGATGAAAATAACATATTATAGTATTATAATAATAATGTATATTTTTTTGTTAATAATAATTTTAATAATTATCCTTTTATATATTCCAGAAATAAGTTTTATTAATATAAAAGAAACTTTTGATACACATAATAATTATTTATCTTTTAAAACAATTCAAGTAAAAAAACCTATAACTTTTATAAGTGCAGAGAATAATATAGTTGATAATAAATTTAAAAGTATTACTAATAAAATACCATATATCAAATATACAGAGGATTTTAATTCAGGGAATTTAAATTTGATAAATGCATATAAATTTTATATTAATGAAAATAACAAATTTAAAGTTTTAACAATTACAAATTTACCAAATATTTGTATATTTTTTGCTAATAATAATAATTTAAACTCGATAATTGATTTAACACCTAAAAATGATTTTAATGGTAGTATAGAGTTAGATAATATTAAAGATAATATAAAAATTGGATATATATTTGATTATGAACTAAATATAATTAAATATATCTTTAAATCTTTAGATATAGATCCAAAAGTTAAATATGTAAAATTAGATGGATTAAATGTAATAAATAATTTATTTAATAAAAAGAGTTTAAACGAAGAGAATTCATTAATAGATATATTTTTTTATTTTAATACAGTTCAATGTTCATTATTAAATGATATATTAACAGAGGATTATTCTATAATAAATTATAATAATGTAGATAAAAATGTAATTAAAAGTTTTATACCATTTGGTAGATTTAAAAATATAATATTACAAACAAAAGTTATAAATCAAACAAATACAAATTTATTATTAATTGATAATTTAATATATGAAAATAAAGTATCTACAATAATTTATAGTGATATTATAAATATTTTTGATAATAAAATTCTTAATAATTATTATACTACTTATTTTAAATTTATAGAATATCCAGAAATTATAGAGAGTTTTTCTAATTTAAAAAATTTAACAATTGATTTTAATAATTATAAAATTGATGAAATACCTAATAATTTAGCATCAAAAAATGAAAATGTTAAACAAACTATTTATTATAAAATAAATACAATTATAGATGATAATCAAATACCTTTTAATGAAAATGATATTTTAAATATTACTCAAAAAATAGAGGTTCCAAATAATAAACTTGGTAAATATTATATAATAAAAATTTTTGATAATTATTCTGTAATATCAAGATATAAATTATTATATTATATTGATACTAATGATAAACTTGAGTTAAATAATTCAAATTCTACAATTAATAAAATAGAACTCGCTAGCGCTCGTAAGTCTGAAAATAAATCAATAGATGGATTAGAAGACAATGATTTAATATTTATTTTAGGTATAAATAAAGAAGCAGTTTACAAGAATAAATTTTTAAATATTATTAATATTGCTGATGATAATTTATCTGGTAACTATATATGTTTTGAAGATTCTACAATTTCGATACAGGGATTATGTGAAAGTAATAAAAATATAGATGGTACAACTAAACCTATTTATACATGGGATAAAATGTGTGAGAAAGATAATGAATGTGATTTTTATTTAATAAATAAAAATCCTTGGGCTAAAAAAAAAGGAGGTTGCAATAATGGTTATTGTGAATTACCATTAGGAGTCAAACGAAAATCATTTAAAAAATATGAAATTAATGAAAATAGTTTTCCGATATGTTATGGTTGTAAAGGGAAAGAACCTAAAGATTGTTGTAAATCTCAAATAAATAATAAAGATTATATAAGTCCTAATTATATATTTCCTGATGAAATACTAAATGGAGATAAAGAATTATAAAAAATTATATTTAAGAATTATAAAATGAAATTTAAGAAATTTATATTAACAATTATAATTTTAATAATAATTTATTATATAACTCAAATTATTGTTAATACTTATTCTCAAATTGAAAAATATAAAAATATAGATGGTATATTAACAGAGGATAATCTAGCACCATATAGTAAAGCATGTAAAAATAAGTTAGATAGCGATCCTAATTATTTTAACAAATCATTAATATACGATCAAAAAATGTTTACATTAAATGATGATATTAATAAGTATTACAAAAATTTATCTAAAGATTTAGGAAATATTCCAGAGGCTGGCAAAGCCAGCGCGAGCAATGCTCGTCTTTGGAATAATAGTGATAATATAAAAGAATTAGCATCAACATGTAATCCAGCAAAAGTAGCTATATTAAAAACAGAAACTAATAAATTAATTGAATTTAAAAAAATTAATTCAATTAATACAGAAATAGAATTTAATAATATAGAAGATTATTATGCTGAATATTCTAATGAATATTTTAATAATGAGTTTGATAAAATGAGTTCAAAAGTTTATATATCAACTTTAAATAGTGTAAACAAAACACAAAATATAGATGAAAATTTATTAGAAATTTATTTAAAAATAGAGAATAAATTTTTAAAAGATTTAAATTTAATAGATAAATTAAAAATTAAATTAAGTGAAGATTTTCAAATTATACAAAGATTTATTAATTATTTTTTTGTTAATACTGAAAACAATATTTATTATGTAGATATTGATTTACTTATTTATCGAGAAAATAAACAACATGGAAAACATGTTAATATTATTGCAACATTAACCAGCGCAAAAAAAGTAGATTTACAAAGTAAAGAATTAGTTATAGATTTAATTAATATAAGAGTAATTGGGATAGTAATAGATTCAGTTATAAAATTATATCAAGGTGATACAATATTAAATAATTTTACAAATTGTAAATCAAAATGTAAAAATATGATAAAAAATAATTTAATAACCGAAGAAATAAAATTATCAAATTTAACAGATATAGAAATAGAAAAATATTTAGAAAATCACGAAAAGGAATTATCAGAAAGATTTTAACTAAAATCGTTATTTTCACTTATATCACCATAATTGTAATCAAATTCTGTATCATTTAGTTCATAATACTCATTATTATTAGTATCTTCTTCTATTAATTGTTCATATTGATAGTCATTTTCTACTTCTAAAAGTTCAAATTTATCCTGTTTTTTTTTATTTTTATCCATCTTACTACTATTATAATCTTCTCTAATTGTTTGAAATTTTGTTCTTAAATTATCAATAGATTGAGTATTATTTAAAATTTTATTTCTTAATTTTTCGAAAATATTATTAATAATATCCGAAAAGAATTTATTGTTAAAATTATTATCAATATTTTCTTCAATAAAATTTATTGAATTTATATCATAATTATTTTCTTCATTTATAATAATTAAATATAATTTTATAATAAATTTAAATAATATATATAATAGAATAAATTTTTTTTTAATAGAAGTATTAATATGTTTTCCATCTGTTATATTTATTAATAAATTTTTAATATAGTTTTCATCTAACATATTAATAGTAAGATCTTGAATATTTTTTAATTTATAAATATTATTATTAATTAAATTTTTTTTATCTTCATTAATTATTTCTATTACGATATTATATTGATTTGGATTTTTAAATAATTTTTTATTTATATAATAATTATAATTTGTAGAAATAGAATTACTTATAATAGATTTTAAATCATATAAAATAAAATTTAGTAATTCAATATCAATTTTATCATTAAACTCTATTTTTTCATCAATATTAGTTCTATTAATAATATTATCATCAATAAATGTTTTAATTTGTTCAGGAATGTTATTAATATGTTTAAAATTATAATAAGAATAATTGATAACATATTCCCATTCTTCATTAGTTTTATTTGGAGTATTCTCTTTTTCTATTAATTCTTCTAAATATTTAAAATCTATATTTTTAGTTATATTTTTAACAATAGGAGTATCTTTATTTTCATATATTTTATTTGTATGATTTTTTATTTTTGAAATATTTTGAAGAATACTTTGTTTAACCGAAAAATTATTAAATATATGTTTAATATAACATATTAAATTTTCAAATATATTTAAATTTAATGATAAATTATTTGGTGGTAATAAATTAAAGGCTTCATTAATTCCATTATTATTAATAAAATCATCATAATAATTAATATTTTTTTGTAAAGTTTTTTCACTTTCATAATATTGTACTAAATTAATATTATTGGTTAATTTAATATGTTTATTTTTTGTTTTTATTTGAATAAAATTATTTAAATAAAAAATATATTTATATATTTGTGAGTATACATTTCCATTATTAAAATTTATTTGATTTGTATAATTTATAACAGGTTTAAAAGAATCCCATATAATATTAAATTTATCAAATTGACTAATATTATTTTCAATAATAGTAGGAAATTTACTACTAATATAACGTTTATTCATTCCAATAAATTTATAAATTGTAGTATTATAAGGGTCAGATAATGTTATTTCAAGTTCATCTTCGGGATAATATTCTTTGAAATTTGATATAATTTTATGAAAATATTTTACAATTGAGAATTCATCTGATAAAGATAAGTCTGATATAAAATCTTGATTAAAATTATTTTTAGTTAGATAAATATTATTTATATTATATTCAATATAAATACATATTAATGCTGCAGCAACAAATACTTTTTGCATTTTAGAGTTATAAATTGTTTCATAAAAATTATCAGTTTTAGTTTTATCATTAACTTTATTTAAAGTTAATTTTTGTTGTTGTGCTATTTTTATACTTTTACTTATAGTTTCTAATTTTAATTTAAGTAGTAGTTCAATTATATTTTTATCATGTATAATTTTTGCTAAATCATACATTGTATTATATTTAATAGAAGTTAATCCTGATAATCTTATTAGGTTCTCTATAATTTCAAAATATTTTTTAATATTTTCATTTTCAATAACTGGTTTTATGTTGTTTAAATTTCTACCAATAAAAGCATAATTATCAAAATTAATATATTGTAATTCATCTTCATCAATTAAATTTAAATTCATATTTCCTTTAAAATTGCGAGTATCACTAGATTTATATTCAATAAATATATTTTTTGATAATTGAATATTATTATTTTTAAGTTTATAAAATATTGAAAGTTTTTTATAATCATCTTCAGTATCAATATTTTGGAAATTCAAAATATCTTCTAATATTTGTATTTGAGTATTTATTAAATTTATTATATATGATTCCTTTAAAATTTCTTTATTTACACATAAATTTAATTCTTTATCAAATAAACAAGATTCATTTTTAAATTCATTATAAAGTGAAATAGTATTTTTATTACATAAAGATATTGAACTACTAAATCCAATTAATGATATAAATTTCCATTTTCCGTTATCCATTTTAAAAATTTTTTTAAAATTATTCAAATGTACCATAGCATATGTATTATTAATAATATCTGTTTTTTCTTCTAGTTCTTCAATAGAAGTAAAATGGTAATTAATTTTAATTTTTTCACATTTATTAGATTCTTTTAATTTAGTTAATTTTATTTTTTTTGTTTTTAATAAATCTTGTGATAAATTTAATTGAGTAATAATAGGAAAATTTTTTAATTCATTAATTTCATTATTAAAATATTTTAAAACATATGTTTCAATTAAAAATTTATATCCATCATATTTATATTTATTTAATAAATAAGTTCTAAATAAATTTGAGTCAGAAAAGTTATTTAAGTTTTTTTCGATTTCAGAAGGTAAAAAATATGTTATATCTGTTTTTTTTTCATTATTTTTTGAAAATTTTAATATATTGCTAATTTTATTATTCTCAAATATATGTTTTGAATCATTTTTTTCTTCGCCCAAAGGGCTACGAGCGTACCGCGAGTCTTGAATTTCAGATTTTTGTATATTAGTTGAATTAGTTTCTATAATATTATATAATAATTCAATTTGTTTATAATTTAAATTATATATATTAATACAATAATTATTTAAAATTTTTTGTGCTATTTGTATATTAATTATTTGATTTTTTTCTTTAATTAATAACTCTTCTATTGTAAATAAAATTAATTTTAAAGTTTTTATTATTGAATTATTATAAATTAATATTAAATGAGGTTTATTAAATAATTTTTCTTTATTAAAACTATATGTTGTATTTTCAGGAAAAATAAAATATCCATTATTTAATAAATTAGTGTTATATGTTAAAATATTAAGATTATTTAATGTAGTTGTTTTTTTTAATTCAATTTTAATTAAATTATTATTAATATTAATAATTTTACCTGTTATTTGTTCTTTATTAATATCATAATTATTAAATTGAATTATTATATTATCATTTAATTTCATTTGTTGTATGTCATTAAAATATTTATCAAAAGATATATTTTCTATTTTACTTAATTCTATAGATTTAGTTAAAAATCCATTTATATTTATTTTATCACCTTCATAAAATGTTTCAATAAAATCTTCATAAATATTATTTAAAGGTTCTCTTCTAATAATTGCACACCAACTATCTTCATTTTTATTTTTTTTATTTAAAACATCACAACCATAAAAGTTTTCTTCACCAATTATATTTTTTGTATAAATAGTTTTTATATCTTGTTTATTAATTAGTCTAAAAGTTTGTTTTTCATTAATAAATAAATTTTTAGTATTTTCTTCTGGATTAACTCTTTGATATTTTTTATGTAAAAATAAATCATTTGATGAGATTGATGTTTGATGATAATTAATTAAAGATTGAGACATAACATCTATATTTTTAGTAATTTCAATAAAATTATTATCAATATTTAAATCATTTAAAATAAAATTTTTTTGTAGATCGTAAAGTCTATTAATTCTATTAATAAAATTATGATTTTTTTCAGTCTGTATATTTTTAAACTCTATCAAATAATCAGTTAAGTTTTTAACACTTTTTTTTGTATTGTTATATTTATTATATAATTTTTTATCATAATATTTTTTATATATATTTACAATTGGAATTATAGAACTATTATATAATTCTTCATATTTAATATATTTTAATGGTACATTTTTATATAAATATGTTAATTTAGTTCTTAATATATTTAAATAATTATTTGTAAATATATTCAAACTATTTTGTGATAGTAATTTTACTAATTCTATTGCTAATTTTTCATCACTATAATCAAAAAAATCTTCATTAATATTTAATATTTTAACCTCAATTTCTTTTATTTCAGTTTCAGTATTAAATTCTACATTTTCTTTATTTATATATTTAGTAATCATATCATTTTCTTCATTTTCTTCATTTTCTTTAATTTCTTCATTTTCTTTTGTTTCTTCTGTTCCTTGTATTTTAGATTGATTTTCTTTTGTTTCTTCATTTTCTTTTGTTTCTTCTGTTCCTTGTATTTTAAATTGATTTTCTTTTGTTTCTTCATTTTCTTTTGTTTCTTCTGTTCCTTGTTGTATTTTATTTTTTTGAGTAATAGTTTGAATAATTAAATCATTTTCCTTAAATTTAAAAGAATATTTATACTCTTTTGATTTTAAAGTTTCAATAATAGGTTCATAATGAGTATGATGTATATTTAATAATATAATAGTACTATAATTTAATTTAATATTAAATAAATTATTATGATATATTTCAATAGTATTATTTAAATTTTTTAATATAATTATATTTATTTTATAAATATATTGAATAGCTACAATAATTTCATCACTATTCCAAAAATCAGTTACAGACATTTGATTTAAAAATTCTTCATCTGTAAAATTTTCATTTTGAATTAATACATTTTTTATACTCCATAGGGCATCACTCTCTAAAATTTTATTTTCAGTTAATGCTGTTTTTAGTTTATTAGCAAATTTTTCTCTTTGTTTTTCAATTATTTTTTTTTTATTTGAACTATTTGTATCTTCTCTATAAACTTTATTATAACAATAAAAAAAACTATTAAATAATGAATATTCATTAAGTTCAATACCTAATCTTTTAATTTTTTTATTAGACGGAAATAATTGTATTATAGAATCGGGTACATCCTCAGTTTTATTTGGTGATAAATAATTTAAAGGTTTAATATTTTCTAAATTTGTCATACTTTAATTAATTAATATATTTATATATTTATATTTTTGTTTATTTGCACTTAGTATATTTTCTATATTCTTAAATATTTAATAAATCTTTAGCATAATTTTTATCCTCATTCAATTTTGAAATATTAAACCAAGTTTTTATAATATTATTTAAATCAAATTGGATATCATCAATACCGTCAATAATAAAATTATTAAGTTTTTTATCCATTATTTTATTAAATTGTAACTTAATAATTAATGAATTATCTAATGGATGAGGCATATTATAACCAATAAATGTTAAATTTTTATCTTTATCATGTAAAGAGTTATTTACAAACTTATTACAAAATAAACTCTGTATTAAGTTTCCTAAAGTACATCCAATAGAATAACTATCTGTTTTAATAGTTAATTGATGAATAAATATATTATCTTCTGCCATTGATGTGCTATCTTCTTCAAATTCATTATTAATAATTTTTGTTTTAAATTTTTCTAAATTCTCATTTAAAACTAACATTCCTTTTAAAAATATATATTCTGGTTTTAATAAACATTCACTTTGTATAATAAATTCAAATTTATTTGGTTCATTATAATCATTTGTGTAATAATGTTTTTGTTTTTCTAATTTATTGAAAATATCTTTATCAAATGAAGGATTTTTTTTAATAGATTCATTTAAAAATTTATTTGCTTTCATCTCATCAATAATATTATAAAATAAACATATACTAACAGGACAAAAACTTGTATGATAACCAGCAGTATTTTTAATAGCTTTCATTTTAATGTCAATTTCGTCTCCTTTAGATATGTCAAAAATATTAGGTTTAAGTTTATTAATAAGTATATAATCTCCAGTAATTATATTTTTAGGAAAAACTCTATCTCTAAAAGAGTCTTTCATTATATTATCATCTTTATCCTTAATAATAATATGTTTGCTAGTAACATCAATAACTTCATTAGTAGTATTTTTTAAATTTAATATAAATGTATAATCATCAGTATCAAAATCAATAATTTCATTAGGTGTAAAACATATAGGAATTAAACATAATCTATGTGCTAAAAATTCATTATGAAGAGGACTTGTATTTTTATAAAATATAGTATTTTCTGTTCCAGTTGCGGAAAAGTCAAAAGAAACATTTTCGATATTACCTAAAATAGTTCTTCTAATACTGTTAAGAATTGATACATCAATATTATCAATTTGAAATTTTAATAATTTTTTATCTTTATTTAACCATCTTAAATTAGAAAATATATTATCTTCAAAAATTGAAGAATCAATATTTTTATTTTCATTTGATTTAGATTCATTTGCACTCGTATGTCTTTCAGATTTAGGCATAATATATTTTATTATGTAATAATATAATAATGTATAGTGATAATTACTTATATTTAATTTTTTCAATTTTTTATTTTTAATTATATTTAATTTAATTTTTGCGTTAAATATTTAAAAAATATACAATATTAATATGTAAAATGAATATTGATAAACCAATTTTGTTTTATAGTAATTATTGTCAGTATTCTCGTGAAATATTAAATACTTTACAAAAATATAACATATTAGATAAAATTGTATTAATAAATATAAGTACAGGTAAATATAAAATTCCTTCTATTATTATTAAAGTACCATCTTTATATGTTAAAAAAAATGTTTTATGTGATAGTGATTTAGAAAATTTTATTACAAATAATTTAATTAACAGTGGTAATGAAAATATTGAAGCATTTTTTCCTTCAGAAATGAATAGTGGAATTGGTTATTCATATTCATATTTAGGAGATGGTGATGATAATATTAAAAATTCATTAATGTATATAGATGAAATTAATAATAATAAAATAACTACTCCAGATGAAAATGATTTTTTATCAAGTGATTCAACAGTTAATATGAATAAATTTAAAGAACAACGAGAATTAGATATACAAAAGATATTAAGTACAGATAAAAATGCAGAACAAAGAAATTTTATACGTTAAAAATATAAAAAAAATATAAAGGATAGTAATTAAATAAGTTTTATAATATGAATAATAATATGAATAATATGAATAAATCAAAATATTATCAATTATTCAATAATAAGATGACAGAATTTATTAAAGACTTAATAAATGTTTTTCCAGAAGATAAAGATTTTAAATTATTTAAAAATAGTTTTGATTTATTAAAACTTAATAAAGAAGATCAACCTTGTAAAGTATTTAGTAGTGTTATTCAAAAATTTAAAGACCAAATATTAAACAAAGATGAAAATTTTTTTTTAAAAAGAGATTATAATGATGTAATGGAGGTTGACCCAGATGTTACTACATCATTAATAGATAAATTAAAAAATTATTGGATTGAATTAGGAAATGATAAAGAAATTATTTGGAATTATTTAATACTATTAATTAAAATATCTGATAAATGTATATAAGAGAGTTCAAAATTAATATTTAAAAATATTTTAGAAAATAATAATTTAAAAAAAATATGGATTTAGTAAAAGCAAAAACATCATTCGCTTTTAATAGAATATGTATTAATTTTTTAAAAGAAATTAAAAGTAGAGATATTAATCTTAAAAAAAAAATAAAGAAAAATTATAAAATTTATGATAAATCAAGTCAAGAACATATTATTTATTTCTGGAAAAAAATGGAACCAGTTCATGAAATATTACAAAAAGATGATATTGAACCATCTGAATTATCAAGTTATATTGAAGCTCAGTTAATGAATAATGAAGAATTCTGTGATATTTATTTTCTTAAAGGTATTCAAATCGGTAAATTATTTTCTATCTTTTCAAACGAAAGATCTGTTATTCTTAGTTATATTATGACATTATATTTATTCGGTTATTTATATAATGATATTAATGAAGAGTCATTTAATGAAATTGATACTTTATTACAAACTGTATTACATGTTATAAATTCAATAGATAAACGCAGTAGAGCGACTGCCAGCGCAATGGCAAATGAAGATTCACCTTATCAATTGGATAATATTTTAGATGATACTGTTAAACATATTATAGAATTAATTAAAATATTAAGAGTTCCTATGATTGATGAATCTGAAAAAGAAAAATATAATAATAATGAATTTGATTCTTATAGTAATTTAATAGATAATAGTAAAATTGGATCAATTGCTAAAGATATATGTTCTTCATTAAAAGATATTGATATCGATCCTAACTCAACACCAGAAGATTTAATGGCTAATATGTTTAATGGTTCAAATAATGTTATTGGAAGTTTAATTGAACAAGTTGGTTCCAGTTTAACTCAAAAAATTAATTCTGGAGAATTAAATCAAGATGAATTAATTCAAGATGCTTTTAAATTAATGGGATCATTAGGAAATAATTCATCTTTAGGACAAAGCTCTTTTATGAATGATATTATGAAAAATGTTATGAGTTCTATGGGAGGAACAGGTGGTAATACTGATATGCCAGAAATGCCAGATTTTGCAGATTTAGCTCAATCAATGATGGGAACAGGACAAAAAATAGATAAAAATAAAGTAAATCAAATGACTACTAATAATAAAACAAAAGAAAGATTAAGGAGAAAATTAGAAAGTAAAAAATCTCAAGAAGAAGTTCTTACTATAGAAAATAAGTAATGTTTATATTGAAAATAAAATAAAATATAATTATAAATATATTTAACTATGGAACAAATATGGTTTAAGGAACCTACAAAATTCATTAATAAAGAAAATTACTTAATTTTTTATCCAAGTTCTCATATGACTACTAAAGAACAATATAATGCATTACTGAGATTTAGTATATATTTTACTTTGATTATGATATTAATCAGTAATAATTATAGATATATTTATGTTGTATTATTAACTGGTTTAATTACTTATATTATGTATACTGTTAATGCTATAGAAAATAAAAAAAAACAAGATGAATTAGATAAATTTGATTTAGCATATTCTAAAATTGATAATAAATATTGTTCTAAACCAACTAAAAATAATCCATTTATGAATTTTATGGTTAATGAATATGTAGAAAATCCAGATAAATATGAAGCTTGTAATATTGATAATGATACTATTAGAAAAAATATTAAAAAAAATTTTAATGAAGGATTACATAGAAGTAATGATGATATATTTAGTAAAAACGCTTCTGATAGACAATTTTATACTAATCCTAACACTAAAGTTATGAATGACCAAACTGGATTAGCAGAATGGTTATATAAAACCCCAAAAACTTGTAAAGAGGACGGTCTACAGTGTTATAAAAATATGTATAGATATGCTGTAAATTAAATAAGGACACATTTAATTATTATTTTTTTATTTTATTCAAAAATATTATTTATATTAATAAATAATAATATAAGAAATGAGTAAAAATTTATTTCACAGTGAACATAGAATTTTAGCTGATCCATGTGCTATTGGAGCAAGAGATAAACAAAATAACTCTATGAATAACTATTCAATATATAATTATTTTAAAGGAACTACTGATGACTGTAGCACATTTGATAAAAATGCTGTTTTAGATACAAGTCTTGATACCCAAATGCATATAAAGAAGGGGTACGGTCCGACAGATAAGTGTGTAATTGACGAGGACTCGAAGATGCGGAATGATTCCCTTCTAACTCATGGAAAAGACCCGCAGCAAATATTCGGTCGAGTATTTACAGCAGTACCATCTTTAAATAAAGGAGGATTAGTCGTTCCAGTAGAAGACCGCGTCAAACAGGGACAGTACGCTGTAAACAAAAAAGGATGCGACAATATATCAGAAAGACAATTTCCGGTGTTCACACCAATGATCCCTTGCCTTGCCCATTCAATGCAAAACGCTGATTTTGTCATTCCTCCATTTGAAAATGGTGCACCAACAAGATCATATATCCATCAAACTAAGTTTTTAGAAAATAATGGATATTACAAGGATGGTGCTGTCTGGAAAAGAAAAATTTGCTCATTTGCCGAGAGATAAAATTAAAATAAAAAAAAATTGAAAAAATAATTATTTAAAAATAATTTATATAATACTATTTATTTGTAATTATGAGTATATGTAAAGAAGAAGGATGTTTAAAGAGGAGATCTTATGGAAATGCTGGAGAAAGTGCTCAATTTTGTGCTGGACATAAAAAAGAAAATATGATTGATGTTGTTCATAAAAAGTGTATTGTATGTAAAAAATCAAATCCTTCTTATGGATTAGAAGGAAAATCAGCAACACATTGTAGTAAATGTAAAACTGATGACATGATAGATGTTGCACATTTTAAATGTATAATATGTAAAAAAACTCGTCCTATTTTTGGATTTGAAGGAAATTCTGCTACTCATTGTGGAAAATGTATGGAAGATGGTATGATTGATGTTACAAATAATAAATGTATTAAATGTAAAAAAATACAACCATCTTTTGGATATGAAGGACAACCAGCAACTCATTGTGCTACTTGTTGTGAAGATAATATGATTAACGTTAATAGTAAAAAATGTATAGTTTGTAAAATAACTACAGCAGGTTTTGGATATGAAGGACAATCTCGTACTCATTGTGCTACATGTATAGAAGATAATATGATTGATCTTGCTAATAAAAAATGTATAGTTTGTAAAATAACTACATCAGGTTTTGGATATGAAGGACAATCTCCTACTCATTGTGTAACTTGTAAAGAAGATAATATGATTGATGTTAAAAGTAAAAAATGTATTGTTTGTAAAATAACACAACCAAGTTTTGGATATGATAAAGGATTTCCAACACATTGTAAATCTTGTAAAAAAGATGATATGATTAATGTTAAAGATAAATATTGTTTTTGTGGATTAAGTCATCCATCATTTGGATTTATTGGTGGTGTAAAAACACATTGTGCTAAATGTAGAACTAATAATATGATTAATATTCATAGTAAAATGTGTATAGAATGTGAAATTACAATACCTATTTTTGGATTTGAAGGAGGATTAGCAACTCACTGTGGTTCTTGTAAAGAAGATACTATGATTGATGTTAAAAATAAATTATGTAATTGTGGAATAAGACCAACTTTTGGTTTAGTTTCAGATAATAAAATGATATGTTGTGTTTCCTGTAAAACTCCAGATATGATTTATTTAAAACAAAGATGTAAATCAAATGATTTAGATATTTATTGCGCACAAAAAGGAAATCTTGATTACAACGGATATTGTACTTTTTGCTTCGGTAATTTATTTCCCAATGACCCTTTAACTCTTCAAATTCGCCAGAAATCAAAAGAGAATTTAGTAAGAGATTATATAAATTCAAAATTTGATGGTTTTGTTCACGATACTCCTTTATGGATAGGTGGTTGTGATTGTACACATAAGAGACGCATAGACCATAGGAAATTAATAGGGAATACTTTATTATGTGTGGAAACAGATGAAAATCAACATAAATATTATAATGGAGATGATGAAGATAATAGATATGATGATTTAATGATGATACATGGAGGAAAGTTTATTTTCATTCGCTTTAATCCTGACAAGTATAAAGTTAGAGGTGAAATAAGAGATCCTGATATGAATACAAGATTAGATAAACTTGAGAGAGTTATTAAGAAACAAATTGAACGTATCGAAGACGAAGAAAATGAGGATATTATAGAAATATATTCAATGTATTATGACAGAGAGTAATACATTAATCACAAAAAATAAATTAAAACCAAAAATATAAAATTTATATACAATTTATTATGTATTAATTTTTTTTTTAAAAAAATATCTAAAAACTTATATTTTTATCTGTATATAGTTGTATTGTTGTAGAAACTGCTATATTGCAATCTTTTGCTAAAAATTTATTTAGTAATTCTTTTTTTACTTTGTTAAATATTATTAATATTTTTGTATATTTTTTAATAAGTAAATGAAGTTCACCTAAATAATTTCCATCAATAGACGGATTATAATCTGGACTAAATATAATATTGGCCATACTTAGAGGAATTTTGAAATAAAAGTTTTGATATTTATATGGATATTCACCTCGTTGTCTTTTTTCTAATATTTTTGTAGATATTAATACAAATAGTTCAATAAACTTTAGTCCGTTTATACGATCATCAATATTATATTTATACGGTAGTATATCTTTATTGATTTCTTTACTGAAACAAAACTGTACTAAATCTCCATTATATTCTTCTTGGAATAAAAGCATAGTGAATAATTACTATTAATGTTAAATAGTAAATTGTCAAATTTTTTTCTTTACTTTCTAATATTAGGATAATTTTTTTTAAACCAATCACACGTATGTTTAATACCATATTTTAATTCAGTAAATTGAAATTTAGAATAATAAGATTTAAATAATTCGTTACTACAAGTTTTTTTGTATTGACCATCATTTTTATTATAATCATATAAAATATTATTATGACTAATGCAAAATTCATCTGCTATTAATAAAACTAAATCTTTAATACTAATTTCTTCATCAGGAGCAATAATAATTTTATGTGGTCTGATAGGGTTTTCAAGTAATTTAGCGATAATATCAGCGACATCATCAACATATAAGAACTGTCTTAAAGCTTTACCAGTTCCTTTAACAATAAAATGACTTTTAGCTTGAGATGCGATATATGCTCTATGGATTAATGCTGGAATAACGTGACTATCTTGTAAATCAAAATTATCATTTTCTCCATAAATATTGGTAGGAATAATACAACAAAACTTAGAATTAAATGTTTCATTACTTAAATTACACATAACATCAATTAATCGTTTAGAGTGTGCATATCCATAATTACTATGGTGTGGTTCTCCATCATGTATATTATTTTCGTGAATTAATTCATTAATTTTAATATTAGCGGAGCTATCAGGGAAAATACAAGTAGATAAACAAAATATAGCATCTTTAATATTATATAAATTACAACAGTGAATAACATTCATTGCCATTCGTATATTATCATGAAACATAGTATAATTATGATCTAAATTTTTATATAAGCCTCCAACATTAGCAGCGAGAAATATAACTTTTGAATATTTATATTTTTTAAATATTTTTTCACAATTTTCATAATAACGTAAATCTCCATCATGACTTGATAAATATTTCCATTTAGGTTTAATTTTTTTAAGAGCAGTTCCGATAAGACCAGTACCTCCAAAAACTAATACTTGATCATATATATTTTCTTTATCAAATAATTTAATATTCTTTTCTATAATATTCCTAAAGTGAGCATTGCTTGCACTGGCTTCGCTAGCCTCTAAAGTATTTTCATTTGAGAGTAATGTAGATATAATTTTATTTTGTTTATTTTCTGTATAATCCATTATTTAAATATTATAGAATAAAAATTAAGGTATATAATAAACGGTATTTTTATAAAGTTTAATAAAAAATATTATATATTAATAATAAATAAAATATGTCAAGTAATCGCCTTAAATACGATGTTTGTTCTTACAAAACTGATCTTAAACAATCAGTTAAACCAATGAATCATGTAATGGATCCTATAAGATTTGAGAACTGTAATAAATGTATGCACAAGGTAGGTATAGTAGGTGGAACTGGAGTGACACATATAAAGGGTAATTTAGTAGATTTAGAGAGTTCAATGTTTGGTATTACCCAACCTGCCACGAAATGTCCTGAATATGAGTGGGCTCCTTTAGAGGGTAATAGTATATTATCAAAAGAATATTTAAAATGTGATAAACATAGTCCTATAGATGTAACATTAGATAATGATTTATCAATGTGTGATTTTACCCATAGTGATATATCTCAAGCGAAAGAGCCAGCATTAGATTTATATAAATGTACAAGATAATTATATATTTTTGAAATAAATTTATTTATATAAATATAATAAATAAATGAGTTTTTCAAGAAATAATTATGATAAAGATACATATGAAAAAACTATCCAAGAATCAACCGGACCTGGTCATTATATGATAAATGAACCAAGACCATGTGTTCCTTGTTATAATCCAGATCCAACAGTAAGATCAGGTAATTTTGGTGGAGCGAGATGTCAAAATAAAGAGTTAATTGATGTAGATTCTGAATTAATGGGATTAAATTATAAACATTCACGTTGTCCTACTAAAATGTTTCCATCTTTATCTGAAGGTTTTTGTAAAGATGTTCCTTCTGAGGATTGTAAATTAAATGACTTTTTAGGAGCTGAACCTACTCGTATTTCAAATGGTCCATGTACTTTACGAGGAACAGGAATAAATAGATGGGCTTGGTTACCATGTGACGAGCAAGACCATCCTTTTAATTTACCCAAATTTAATAGATTACAAAATAGTCAAATAATGGCAAAAGATGCTCATAGGGCATGTCTTCCGAAATTAATGGATCAGAGTAAATCTTTACCTAATTACGATCCAAGTAAAGAAAAAACACAGGTATATAGTTATAATAATGGGATGCCAAAATTTATAGAATACAATAATTTACGCACATGTTCAGAGTTAAATAGATTATAGATATTTATGGATTATAATTATTTATGGTAAAAAAAAATATATTTAGATAAATTTTAATATAAAAAAATTTCTTACATTTATATAAATAATGCCTAAAGAAACTGATAAGAGAAATTTTACTGTTGTTGGATCAAGTATTGGTGTTGAGGGTGGTAAATATAAATCAACTGGACCAATGGGAGCTGCCAAAAAAGCAGCTACTCAACAATTCAAGAAAGCAAAAACTGGTACAGCAGAAGTAAAATTAATGATTAGAGATACAACACATGATGGAGATCATAAGACATTTTTTTATGTAGCTCATAGAAAGAAGCTTGATAAACCAGTAGAAAGAATTGTAAAATTTAAAGGTGTGGAAACAGTAATAAAGAATGAATGGGAAACTACACTTAAAAAATGTAATGCATGGGCTCATCATGTAGAAGATTAAAAAAAATACTTTAACAGCAACAAGAAATTGATTTATCTGTAACGATAATATCATTTTGGTTGTTTTCATTATTTCGAGTATTATTTTTCATAATTAATAAATTTAAATCTCTTAAGGTTTTATTACAAATATTATTTTGAACAAAATTATTTAATTTACTAAAAGTACACCATTCGTGTTTAGATATTTCATCTGTATCAATTGTATTTACAACTGTATCTATATTTGATTTAATCAAATAGAATATTTTATTAGATAGAAAAGTTTCAATAGTATAATCTTTGTTATCATTTTCTAATGATATACCAGTTTCTTCTTTGAGTTCACGCATAGCACATTCGTAGAAATAATTTTGATTTCTATATGATAGAAATTCACCTCTACTTTTTTCATCTTCATTTAAGTGTCCTTTTGGTAAGCCCCACATTTTAGAATTTTTTTGGTATACAATTAAAAATTCTTGACAAGCTAAACATTTATTGTTATTATTTTTTATCAAAATTACCCCACATTGATCAATATTTTTTTTTTTATATAAAATATTTTTACTAAATGTTGTTGTTAAATTTGTTTTAATATAATTATTATTCAAATTACTTAATTCACTACAATTGCAAATATCATAAGAATTCATTTTAAATTATGATTATAATTTGTATTACTAATATAATATTCAAATTTTATTTTTTTTAGTATTTTATGTTAAAATTATGTTATTATTTATAATAAATTTTATTATTATAATATAATAATAATGGAATTGTATGTTATAGGAGCTTTAACTGGCCTTGGTTATTTATTAATTAAAGAAAATAAATTTAAAAATACTGATCCTACTGATTTAAAAATACCAAAAAATGAAGAACCCTCAGCATTAAATATTTATAATTCAACACAATCTAAAAAAGTAGATAATTCTATTAGAAAAAAACAAACAAAACATATACAAAAAAATTCTGACATTGTAAATAGTTCTTTAGCAGGTGTCGAAATGTCTATTGAAGAGTTTAAACATAATAATATGGTTCCATATTTTGGTGGTTCTATTAAACAAAATATTGATCCAAATAGAACTCAATCAGTTTTATCAAGATATACTGGTGTTGATGATTTACAACACTCTAAACAAGAAATTGCACCATTAGGTGATTTACGTTCTGATATAGGTAATGTATATGGGATGCCTTCTATTACTAATTTTGAACAAACTAGAATGGTTAACTCAAAAATTACAAATAATATTTTACCATTTAAACAAGAACGTATTGGACCTGGATTAGGTCAAGGATATGGTTCTACACCAACTGGAGGTTTTCAACAAGATATACGAGAATTTGAAGTTGATCGTAATGTTGATGAATTAAGAATAGCAACTAATCCAAAAACTACTTTTGAAGGTAGAACAGTTGATGGTAAAAAAGAATTAAAAAGAGGATTAGAAGGTGAAATAGTTAAGAATAGAGTTGATACATATTTTGAACAAAATGGTGATATGTATTTTACTACAGTTGGAGCATACACTAAAGATAAAGGAAGACCAATGCAAGTTGTTAAAGATACTGCAAGAAAAGATACCAGTGTAGAATATGAAGGTATTGCATATGAAAATATAGGAGAAGCTGGTAGAGCAGATGTTCAAGAAAGTTTAAGACAACAATTAGAAGGTTTTGAAGTAGGTGGAGCTGATGTTAGTTATACTGGTAAAAGTAATGATGATTATGGTAAAGCAAATATTTTAGTTTATACAAATGAAAGAAATTTAACAACTACTAAAACATATGAAGGTAATTTAACAACATTTGTAAAATCTATTATTGCTCCACTTCAAGATACTCTAAAATTTAGTAATAAAGAATATACAGTTCAAGCAAAAAGACCTTATGGAAATTTACAAAAACAATTCCCAGATAAATTAACTGTTAAAGATCCTAATGATATTGCTAAAACAACATTAAAAGAACAACTTATTCATGATAGTGTTCCTGCAAATATGACTGCTGAATATAATAAAGTAAGTACTTATGATCCTGCTGATATTGCTAAAATTACAACAAGAAATACAGTAGCAGATGATGATTATCATCTCAATTTATCAAGTAAAGTTAAAAAACAAACAATTGATCCAACTGATCCAACTAAAACTACTATTAAAGAACTTACAGAAGATAAAACAAAAACAGGATTTATATATAGAACTACATTAACAGATGGTAAAGGTTATGTAACAAATATACATGACGCAAGAAATACAAATAGACAACTTACAAGTCAAGTTGAATATAAAGGAGGTATTAAAACAAATCTGGGTGGTAATGATGGATATAAAAATGAGGATTATGATATGAAAAATACTAATATTCAATTCTTAACTGATGAATATACTGGTACAGCATTAAGTAAAGATAAAAAAACAATGAGTTATGATGATAAATATAATTATCTTGTAAATGATGTTAAAGAAATGATTCTAGAAGAAAGATACCCTACAGGACAAGGATCGAAAATACCTGTATCTGGTGCTGATATTAATTTACAACCAAATAAATTACAACAATCTATAGAAAATAATAATCAATACGGAAATATGAATAAAGTTTATAATCAAACCGAAACTCAATCACTATATGGTAATAATAATGAATTTACTCAATATAAACAAGTATATGATAATTATGATAATGAAAGATTAGACCCATCATTATTAGATGCTTATAAAAGTAATCCTTATACACAAAGCCTCTACAGCACTTAAAATAATTTTCCAACTGTCATTTTTTTCATTTTTGTAATTATTTCAATTTTATATTTTTCATATTCATTTTTTTCAATATTAATTTTATTTAAATATGCAAAATCTTTGAATAAAAATTCCGCTATTAAATTATACGCAATAGCAGCTTCAATCGCATATTTATATACACCTAAATAATATCTTTCGCCGTTTTTACAAATATTTGCAGTAAATGTTTCTTTATTTTTAATTTTACTAACTCCTTTATATCCTGTTGTCGAAGTATTGTATGGACTTTTATTGTATGTATTTTGTGCAGGAGTGGCTGGTCTTAAATTTTTTATACGATTATCTAATTTGTTATTATTATAATGATCAACTACTAAATCATTAGATACACCTAATAAATATCGATTTAATCTTATATCATTATTATCAATTCGACCAACAATATAATCATTATTTAATCTCCAAGTATATAAAGACAAATGATGCCATTTATTATCATCAACAATAGTTGATCCAATATTGTTGTTATCACTATCATATAATAATATTATTGCATTATTTTCAGAATCTCGTGTTATTTCTTTTTGATTATGCATTAATAATTCATTTTCTTTTTTTTTATTTATTTCATCTTTGCATTTTTTTAAAATTATTTTTGCTTCTTCTAATGTTTTAGCTTGTTTTTTAAATTTTAGTTCTTTATATTTAATAACTACTAAAAAACTTTTATTTCGCATACAAATATTATCTGGTAAATCTCTGCTTTTCTTTTTTACTAAAATATCATCTTCTGTTAAATTTATAATTTCTTTGTATTTAACTAAATTATTAGTAGATGCATTTTTTCCAAATTTAATTAAAACATATTTGTCATAAGAAATTGCAGCATCAATTTCATTATCAAATAAACCTAAATTTTTATTACAACTTTTTGATTGCCATTTTTTAGATCTTTTATTATATGATACACCAATATATATACTTGTAGTTTTTTTAGTAGTTTTTTTTTTATTTTGTCCATTTTGATTTTTAGTAGATTCTGTTAAATTTTTTCGTCTATTATCAAAAGTATTCTTATTAATATGATCTACTACCATATTAGTTGAAGGTTTGCCGTATATAAAATGACTTAGTTTAATAGTTTTTTTATTAACCCATCCTAATACTTCATAATATGTATAATTATTAAAACAAGTTATTTTATAGTTACAGTTCCATTTATATTTCATAACATTCTCATAATCTACTTCATCTACTAAAGCATAATTAATAATTTCTTTATTTTTATTTCTTAAAGGTATTTTCCACTCATAATCAGTATCCAAATTATTGTATTTAATTATATTTATACTCATATTTACTAGATTGTATAATATAGATAATTTCAATTTTTATTTTTAAATAATTTTTTTTTATTAAATCCACAATTATTTTATCACAGAGTAAATGCTCTTATAAATGATGTAAAAGAACTTGTTTTAGAAGAAAGATATCCTACAGGTCAAGGATCAAAAATACCTGTATCTGGAGCAGATATTAATTTACAACCAAATAAATTACAACAATCTATAGAAAATAATAATCAATATGGAAATATGAATAAAGTTTATAATCAAACAGAAACTCAATCATTATATGGTAATAATAATGAATTTACCCAATATAAACAAGTTTATGATAATTATGATAATGAAAGATTAGATCCATCATTATTAGATGCTTATAAAAGTAATCCTTATACCCAAAATATAATGTCTGCCCCAACAATGTATAATAATAACGTTTAATTAAATCCAATAATTTATTTTGATTAAATAAATAGTATGTCAGAAAAATTAAATATATCAATTAGTAAAAATGAACAAGATTCTCCTTGGGTATTAGTAAATAATAAAAACGAATATATTAATAGACTTATTAAAGTTTTAAGTCCTTCTATTATTACTGGATTTTATAGTATTTATAATAATACTAAAAATAAAAATAAAGTTCATAAATATCTTTTAAGAGAATTTCAAAATGAATTGTCTAATACCCCACATTGGAATCAATTAATAATTACAGGAGAATTTGAAAGAATTAAAAAAGATAGTGGATGTGATTGGCTTGATAATTTAATTAGAGGAGTATTTAAAAAATACGCTAAAACTTTAAATGTAGATAAAGGAAATATTAGAAATATTAAAATTCCTAATTCCTATGAATTTATTCATAAATGTTATATTAATATCGCACGTGAAGTTTGGAAAAATCCAAAGTTATTTTATCATAAATTAAATAATTATCAAATAGCAGAAAATACCATTAAAATAACAGAAATTGTTGAAGACTCAATTAAAGATACTATATTAGAATTAATGCCTTTAGAAAAATTTATTGATGATTATGTATCAAATGAAACAATGTCTAACTCAAAAAATAATGAAAGTGAAAATGAAACTGAAAGCGAAAGTGGAAGTAATAATGAAGATATTGATCGCCTAAAATATGATGATGACGAGTCTGATAATAATTCAGAGAGATCAGATATATTGTCTAATCAAGATTCTTTGATTGATAAATTATCTGATAAAAATGATTTTCTATCAAATACACAAAAACCTATACATCATGGGAATGAGTTTAAAGAAAAATTTTTAAATAATAATGAATATATTACAAAAGCACATGTTAATCAAACTAATTTAAATTCAATAGAAGAATTTAAATTAGATGCTGAGGACTCTATATCATCTATTATAGACAAAAATGAAGTAAACCCTATTATTAAAGAAGAATTTACTCCTATTATACAAAATTTTACTCCAATTGTAGAAGAAGAGTTTAATTCAATTATACAAGAAAATAATCCAATTACACAAAAATTTACTCCAATTGTAGAAGAAATTACTCCAATTGTAGAAGAAAATAATCCAATCACACAAAATTTTACTCCTATTGTAGAAAAAATTACTCCAATTGTAGAAGAAATTACTCCAATTGTAGAAGAAATTACTCCAATTGTAGAAGAAATTACTCCAATTGTAGAAGAAATTACTCCAGTTGTAGATGAAATTACTCCAATTAGAGAGGAAATTATTCCGATTGTAGAAGAAATTACTCTAATTGAAGAAATTACTCCGATTGTGGAAGAAATTACTCCAATTGTAGATAATGAAATAATAGATAATGTATCCTCTTCTCAGATAAATACTTTAACAAATGAAAAAATAATAGAAATAAATGATATATCTTTACGTAGATCAGTTCATTCAAATGATGATGAAAATGAAGATAATTATGAAAAACATAAAACTAAAAAATATATGAATGAGTTAAAATTAAGACGTAATAATGATAAAATTAAAAATTTATTAGGTATTAATGTAGATTATCCAACTTTTATTAAAAATAAAGAAAAAATTAAAAAAATATTATTGAGTAAATCGATTGATTCAATTTAGTAATTATTTTTATGTGCGTAACAGACTAAAAAAAATATAAATAATTAATTAATAAAATGGATTTTATTTTTGAAAATAAAATAATAATATGTATTATAGTTGGTATTATAACAACTTATTTATTTTATTCTAAAGATACAAACATTGAAACAACAGATACAATAGATACAGATAATGTTACTCCAAGTATATTAAAAGGATTAGGAATAGGTTTGTTAATTTATTTAATACTATATTTTACTGATGATAATGATAATGAAGTTTTTAATTATATTGATGTAGGAGAGCCTAAATTTTAAAGTTGTCCGCCAGAGGTGCCTTTGGCACGTTGCTACGCAACTAATAAATGCTCGTTTACGAGCGCGCTATAGGCGCCTTTGGTAACCTAAATTTTAAAGTTGTCCTGAAATTAAATGAAGTTCATCAAGTATAGTTTTTTTAACTTCCATCCATTCGATTGGCCATAAATATTCATATAGATAATCAGAACTTATGTATCTATGGATGTTTTCATTATATTCTGGTAAATATTGTAATTGTGATAAACTATTTGATAAATGAAGAGGTATATTACGACCATTTAAATTATCTTCTAAATCAGAGAATTTAGAGATAGGTTTATCTACTAAAACTAATAAACTGAAATTTTTATTATGAGAATTTGCATTAATTAATTTTGATTTAATTTCTTGAAATGCCATAGAACTTTTCATTGTATTCCACTTCATTTTACATTCAAAAAATGTATTATCATTAAATCCATCACAACTTGTATTTAATATTTTTTTTTGTATTTTATCAAATTTATTAAAATTTTTACTTGTAGAATAAATATCCTCTAAAATTAAACCAAAATTAGTTTTAAATATATGATTACCAACTTTAGAAAAATTATTAAAACCAAATGCTTTATCATAAATATCTAAATCTTTATTAGATAATTTTGTTAATTTATGTTCGTTACTTCGAATAATAGTTTTAATACTATTAATAGTATTTGACGAATAAGACATTACACATAAAGGACGTATTACATATAATTGACGCATACTACTTAAAGAAGAAATAAAAGCAGTTTTAACAATTGATGAAAACATTTTATTTTTAATTAATTTAATTTTTAAATAATTTTTCAATTTTTTTTTTATAATGTAAAAAAAAATACAATAAATTTTAATAATATTTTAATTTATTTTTTTGTATTTTTTTTATATCCAGAATTCAAAACACTTTTAATTGATAACGTCTCCATATTTCTTTTCATTTTTAAAACAACTTCTTTTGGAACATTATGACTGTTTTCATAATTACCTTCTACACGAATAAATTCAACAAATATATTATTAAATCTCGCATAATTAACATATGGAAAACAATTCCATCTATAAATATTTGTATTATCAATAATTACTGAATGACCTTCACTTAGTAATCTAATAGCATTATTAATATTTAATTGATGAAATTCTTCTAATCTGTTTGCGTCAAATATATATTCATTATTATTATTTATAAAATAATCATCTGTAGAACATATCAAAGCATTCTCTCTTGAAGCGAGTTGTATTGCTACAGTTGTCTTGCCAGAACCGGGGACTCCTTGTAAAATCCAAAGTTTCTGCATTCTTTAATATATTATTTTTTAATATAATATTTCAATTTTTATAATAAATCCATAAAATTTAAAAAAAATTTTTTATTTTTAAACTAATTTATAATCTCCTAAAACATTTTCAATAGTAAGTTCTTCCAGATCATTTTTCATTTTATCACAAATATATCCTGGCACGTTATGAATATTAGCAAATTCTGTTGTTAGACTAATAAATCTAATTGGAATACCATAAATGTGAGCAAAATATACATATGGAAAGCAATGTTTTCTGTAAATATTTGTATTATCAATTATTACAGATAAACCTTGTTTCATATGTTCAATTGCTTCTTGAATACATTCTAAATGGTTTTTTTGTAAATCCTTTGGATTAAATTTATAATTTCCATTTTCATCAACACATTTTGAATTTGCTGATATTATTACTGTATTTCTTCTTTTCCGTGCAGCTATTTCGTTTGCTTTTGTTGTTTTACCTGATCCGGGAGGACCTTGTAGAATAATACATTCTTGAATTTCACTCATTTTAAGCGATGTTAGTTGTTAAAATCTTTAATTTATATTAATTATTATACATTATTTTTTCAATTTTTATTATAAATCATATAAAAATTGAAAAAATATATATTAATTATATTTTATACGAAAAATATGAATTATTTATTTAATTATGTCAAGTCAAATTATAATATTGATGAATTACTCAGATCTGTTAAAATAGGATATATTGAAGAATATGATACATTATCAATTAAAAATATAATTGATTTAGATTTATTAGATATAAATAAGTATGAATATGAAATAATTAAAAAAACTAAAACAAAAGGATTTTATATGAATTGGCATTTAGATAATAGTGCAATTATTAAACATAATAAATCAAGTATAAATAATATTCAAGGACAAATTCAAATTTCGGATAAACACGCGTTACACTATTATTCAAGAAAACCAAAATATACATTATTAATATATGAGTCATCATATAATGAAAATTTTACTGGTGGAACTTTAGAATTAATTGATGGAACTATAATATATCCACAAAAAAATATGTATGTATTTTTTGATAGTAATTTACCACATAAAGTAAATATTATAACTGATGGTAATCGTAATAATTATTTGATTAAATTTTATGAAATTTAAAAAAATTCGTTTTTTTTAAAGATAAAAAAAAATTTGAAAAAATATTGTATAATTATAATTTAATTACGCTCTATATATTCACTATTTAAAATGAAAATTTGTTTATCCGCAGAATTATTTTGGGGATTTTCGAGAGAAATTGAAGTAAGTCAATTTACAAATAATGAAGAAATTATTGAATATATGGTTAGTGAGTTAAAAAAATTTTTACTGTTAGAAAATTTACAATTATTGGTGGAAAAGTTAGAAAAAACACAATTACATATGCATGATCAGTTTAATAATTTAAATAATGATGGTTTATATTATATTTGTGACCACGACCACAAAGACGAAAAATAAAAGACATTAAATTTTTTTTGCGTTATTAGATATATAATAATTTATGTGTAATTATAAATTGGGTAATGAAATTAAAATTAAAACAATTTGATATATCGAAGATTGACTCGGATAAAGTTGTAGTTTTACTCGGGAAGAGGGGTTGTGGAAAAAGTTTCATTGTTCGGGATTTATTATATAATAACATGGACCTCCCGATAGGAACATGTATATCTCCGACAGAGATGGCAAATAAATTTTATTCAAATATGGTTCCAAAAGCATTTATTCATAATGAATATACACCAGAATTAATTGCTAATGTTATGAAACGACAAAAATTAATTATGAAGCAAGTAGAAAAAGAAAAGAAAACTAAGGGATATTCTAATATAGATCCTCGAACATTTTGTGTGATGGACGACTGTCTCTACAATAATGACTGGGTAAAGGACAAAAATATCCGTTCAATTTTTTTAAATGGGCGTCATTACAAATTATTTTTTATTTTAACCTCACAATACCCTTTGGGTATTCCACCTATTCTTAGAACACAAATTGACTTTACATTTATTTTACGAGAAACAATTATGGGAAATAGAAAAAGACTTTATGAAAATTTTGCTGGAATGTTTCCAAGTCTAGAAATTTTTTCTACTGTATTAGATGCATGTACTGAGAATTATGAATGTTTAGTTATAGATAATACTACAAAGAGTAACAAGCTCGAAGACATGGTCTATTGGTATAAAAGTTCCGAGAAACCCCCGTTTAAAATAGGAGCGAGTCAATTCTGGTTAAATAATCAAGATACAGACTCGGAAGATTCGGACGAAGAATTTAATATGAGTAAATTTAAAAAACGTTCAAATGTTACTCTTAATGTTAGAAAAGATTATAATTAAAAATAAAAAGAATATAAAGCTAAGGATGTTAATATATAAAATAACATCCATTATGGATATTATAAAAGCATTTAATTCTAATAATTTACATACTGAAATTACTATTAAAGGAACTCAAGATGACCCTTTATTTCGTGCAAGTGACATTGCTTTAATATTAGATATTAAACAAATTAGATCAAGTATTCAAGATTATGATAATGATGAAAAGGTGGTAGAAAAGTTAGACACCCTTGGAGGGCCTCAAGAAATTACATTTTTGACAGAATTAGGACTATATAGATTACTTAATAGATCCAATAAACCAATTGCACGTGATTTTCAAAAATGGGTAGCAAAAGTTATTAAAGAAATTAGATTAACTGAAACATATAAATTAGAAAAAGAATTAAACGAAAAAGAAAAACAATTAACAAAAAAAGAAGAAGAATTATCAAGATATAAAAAAAGAAATCAAATTAAATATGAAAAAAAAGACAGAGTTTATGTGTATGAAGATACTACAAATGAAAATGAATTAGTTTATAAAATTGGATATTCTCAAAATATGACTATAAGAAGTGATACTTATGATATTTGTAGATTTGAAAATAAATTAAAATTTGATTTAGTTTGTTCTAATGGACGATTATTAGAAATGGTAGTTCATCATATATTAAAAAATAAACAAGATTGCGAAAAAAAAGAATGGTTTCATACTAATTTAGAAATTATTAAAAAAACAATTATTACTGCTAAATTTATGTTAGATGATTTTATGACAAATGAAATGACAAATTCTGATATTAATTATAAACTAGATGAAATTAATAATTTTTTAAATATCGAAACAGATAAAAATGAAATTGTTGAAAATGAAATTGTTGAAAATGAAATTGTTGAAAATGAAATTATAGAAAATGAAATTATAGAAAATGAAATTATAGAAAATGAAATTATTCCTAATATAAATGAAAATATTAATGATAAATATGATAATTTTTTTCTTGAAAATTGTATTTTAGATGAACGGGAAGAGTCTGAAACAATGGATGTAATGACAGTTTTTCGTAAATGGAATGATGGTTGTAGTATTATTGAAAGAAGTGAATTATTAAAATATCTTAAAGATAATTATAAACAAAAACGTGTAATTAATAAAAAAACTAATAAAAGTAAAAGAGGATTTATTGGATTTAAATTAAAAAATAATGGCTATAATCCGACTGGTCCGTTATCTATATATAATAAATATATATTAGAAAACTGTTTTATTGATCATAAAGCAAAAGTTACTATGTTAAATATTATAAATGATTTTACGAATTGGTTAAAAAATAATAAATTAGATGATAATATAAGTAAAAAAATAATAGAACTTAAAAAACATTTATTAGAACATTTTGCTATAATAAGAGGATCTTTTAATTATAACGGAAAAAATGAAACATCAACCGGTTTATATGGAATAGGTTTAAATAGTGAAGAAGATTGTTTATATAAAAAAAAAATAAGACCTAATCAAAAAAAAGTTTACAAGGTTGATCCAAAAACAAATGAACTTTTATGTACATATGATAGTATTACAGAAGCACGTAATACATTAAATTATAATATATCAAATAGAGTAGTAAATAGACTAATTCACCATGATGGTTATTTATATACTTTTATAAATCCTAATGAAGATAAAAATATAAATGATACTTCGAATGTCGAAATATTGTGAGCGAAGCAAATGATACGAAGCATCCTCGGTTTATACAAAATGACAGTTATTACATAATTCAATATTTTTATCACTTATTTTTTCATAATCACATATCAAACGTATTAGTGGTTTATTATATTCAAATATATCTGGTAAATAATAATTATCAATTTTCTCCTTTATAATAAATTGTGCTCTTGGGTCAAGTAATATCTCATGTTCAAATTGATTACAATATGAAATTTCATCAAGACATATAATAGGTATTCCTGCAGGAACATTTATCTCCATAAACCATTTTTGATTAGGACAAGACCTTCCAAATTTCATTCCAATAAATTCTGTATAAGATGTTGCTAAATAATCATAATTAACTGGTATATCAAATATCATTTTTTCGAAACTTATTTCACCTCCGTGATATAATTTTAATGGATATTCAGTTTTATGAAAAATATTATCAAAACAATCTAATATTTTATCTCTTTTATCATTATTTCTCCAAACTGTTTGATTTGAAGTATGAGTATTTAATATATATTTTATATCTTCGTCTAAATTTCTTGATTTTTCAATTGATTGTAAAACATCATATGGTATATAAACTTGATCTTTATTATCACACAATATACACATATTATTATACAATCAATTATAATATTATTTTTATATATTAAATAATAAATGAATAAATTTAAAAAAACGATCTAATATTACATTAAATGTTAAAAAAAATTATATGTAAAAAAATATGACAAACTAGACTTAACTTCTAATTTAGTTCTAATGAATAAACAAAAGATTTATACTTGTTTATTTCGTGACTTGTTCTATAAAGATACCGAAATGAAAGATGTAGTACATTTTGTTTATTTATATCATAACTAAAAGTATTAAAAGATTTACATCCAATTAGCATTTTTTGTCCATAAGTTTTATTTTGATGAAACATAGTATAATGTTGTTCACGATCTGTCAAACTTAATTCATCTTGTGAAATAGGGTATTCAACATATAGATATCCAAGACGTCTAATCTGAAACATAACATAATTAAATTTAATTTGTGTCAATACAATCTTAAAATGGGTTTTCCAAATATTCTCATATTGATAAATAATATCAATCATATTATTATTCAAATCACTAAATTTCTTGAAATCAATATTTAACCCAGTTTGAGTCATTTTTTGGTTAGTGTTTTTACAAATTACTTATTAAATTTTATTATTATTATATTAATTGTCAATTTTTTTTCATATTTAATAATAAATGAAAAGTGTATATTAACTTATCAAAAAAAATCTATGCTACATATTTACAATTTATATTATAATTCTACATATTTATAATTCATATCCAATATCTTCACCCCATTTATACCAATTACTATCATAACTAGTTGTTGATCTAAAGACAGGATTAACACATATAAGATGATTTTCGTTATGTTTATTTATTTCGTAATGATTATTTTTTATTTTTTTGTATTCATATAACATTAATTTTGCTAAATTTATATTTTCTGTGTTTTCATAGTCTCCTCCAATAAAATTAATTTGAAACATAATATAATTAAATTTAATTGTTGTTAATACAATCTTAAAATGGTTTTTCCATACATTATCATATTCATAAATCTTATTAATTATATCATTATTCAAATCACTATATGTGATGGTCATGTTATTATCAGTTTTTACAAATTCTTATTACACCTTTGGACATTTAAAACGCCTGATCTTTAAATATAAAAAAATTAAAAAAAAAAAAGAATATCGCCAAAGGCGAGGTTGCGAAGCAATAAGGATAAGATTCATACCATATATAGCAATGAAAAGTAATGGATCTTTAATGAGTTGTTCGGAGACTACTAACATTCTTTAAAAGTATAGGCGCTGTGCGTAGTTAGTATTATCCTTTAGTAGGTTGGGGCAGTGCCTTACAGTCTACATCAAAATTCAAAACACACTACCTACTCCACTGTAGGTTATAACCATATTTTTATTACCTTTGTTAACGTCCCAACTCGGCGTTTTAAATGTCCAAAGGTGTAAAAATAAAGTACTACAGTAAAAAAATATGATAAATCTTATTCCTCTATAATTTTTTTAATGAATAAATTAACGATTCTGCTAGTTCATACTTAGTTTCACCATAATCAGGAAGTTGAAAATAAAGATGTCGTACATTTTGTTTATTTATTTTATACAAATAATAGTTGGTAGGTTTACTTCCTATAATCATTCTTTCTCCATAAGTTATTCTTGTAAAATTTTCTTTATTGTACCAACCTAAATGATCTATCACACAAACTTCATCACATGAAATTGGTTCTTCAATATATAATAGATATCCAAGACGTCTAATTTGAAACATAACATAATTAAATTTTATTTTTGTTAATACAATCTTAAATTGGTTTTTCCAAATATTCTCGTATTCATAAATCTTATCAATCAAATCAACATTCAAATCACTAAATTTCTTGAAATCAATATTTAACCCAGTTTGAGTCATTATTAGTTAGTGTTTTACAAATTACTTATTAAAATTTATTAATAATTAATTGTCATTTTTTTTTCATATTAAATAATAAATGAATAAGTTTATAAGTATAAATTTAGTAGCATTATTATTATTAATTTTGATTACATCTAAAAATGTATATAAAAATACTACAATTCCTACATGTGATAATTATATTACGAATGTATATCTATATTTATTAATTTGGATTGAATTATCAGCAATAATAACATATTATTATATGTTACATCCAATTAATTTACAAAATATTAATCCACTTATATTTTATTTTATATTATTCCTTGAGTTAGGGATGTTAATATTATTTCATTTCATTCCTCCAGAACAACAAATATTAAAACATTTAATTGCTATTTTATTTGTATCGATAGGTAGTTTTACATTTGGAAATATAATGAAAGTATTTAATTTATCAAATGATATAATTTTATCATTACTTATGAATACTTTATTAATATTTGCTGTAATGAGTTATTTTGGTTTTAAATATAAAGATAAAATAACAAAAAAATTTTTCATAATATATGCGATAATACTAATTTGTTATTTATTATTTGAAATAGTAATGTCATTCTTCTTACAATTTGGAGGAAGAAACCAAAAAATAATAACATTTATAGGTCTAATACTTTTAAGTATTTGGATATTATTTAAAACTAAAAGTTTAGTAAAAGAAAGTGAAACTTGTAAATTTCCAGATTATGTAACTTCAAGTTTGTCTTTCTTTATAACACTAAAAAATATTTTTATGAGATTATTAATGTTAAAATCTAAAAGATAAATTTATTTTTTAGATTTTTTTATATATCCTCCTTTTATAGTAGGAGAATTAATAATTTGAAAACTACTATTACTTTGAAAACCAGTATTATTTTGAATATTATTCTTTTTATATAAATTTTTTAGATTATTAATATAATTTAAAATTAAACGTCGTTTGATTCTATTACCATCAATTCCAAAACTTGAATTAGTTTTTTGTTTTTTTTTTAATTGTTCTTTAATTTGAGTACATTTAAAATCAAATGATAAATTTTTAAATAAATCATCATAAATATAAATATTAATTAAATTAATTAACATATTATATTTTTCCATATCAATTGCTATAAAAATATATTCTATAATACTATTCTTAATAGAAATAATTTTATTTTTATATTTTAAAAACAAATAATAAAACAAATTAATATTTCCGGTAAATATAGAACTTGATAAAATATATTGAATATGAATTTTTTTAATATTATATTTTTCAATATCAGATGGATTATCTATTAATAATAATATAAAACTATTTAATTGATTAATAAAAAAATTTTCTAAATTTTTTTGAGTATTTTTTTGTAAAGTATTTTTAAAATTTTTTGAAAAATCATTTAATATATTATTAAAAATTTTTTCTATATCTTCTTTAGTTATATTTTCATCTTGAATAATTCGTATATTTTGATTTTGATCAATAAAACTTGTAGGTTTTTCTATAACAATATTAGTTTTCATATTATAAAGACCAAAATTAGTTTCGTATTTTTTTTCTAATTTTTCATTATGTAATTTAAATTTTTCTAATTCTTTTTGTGAATTTTCGAATTCAAATTTTAATTCATCTAATTCATTTTCGTATTCATTTAATAACTTTTCTCGTACATTATAATTTATAGTTTTTTTTTGTAATTTTATTTTACAATCACGTTTTTCATTTTCACAAATACGCCTTTCATTTTCATATGTAGTAACAATATTTTCATTTAATTTTAATGTTCTTGAAACAGATTGAATTTTACCAAATATACCACCCATTATAATATATGTAAGATTTTATTATCCTTTAGATATATTTTTATCATACCCAAATTAAAGATAATTTTGAATAAATTAAAAATTATCTTATATTACTTTTAATAAAAAAAAAAAATTGAATTTTTAATTTTATTAATTAAATTACCATTAAAAATGACATATAATTTAGATTTACTCAAAATTATATGTGATAGAGATAAATGTGAAATAAATTTTGACGATTATAATAAATTAGGAAGTAAAGTTAAAATAAGTTTTATATGTGGAACGAATGATTGTAATAATAATTGGATTAAAACATTTTATCAAATAAATCGAACAGGAGGTTTTTGTAATGTTTGTACAAACAATAATAAAACTACTAAACGAAAAAAAACTAATATGGAAAGATATGGTGTTGAACATGCTTCACAATCAGTAGAAATTCAAGATAAAAGTAAAAAAACTAATATGGAAAGATATGGAGTAGAAAATCCTTCACAATCAATAGAAATTCAAGATAAAATTAAAAAAACTTTTATGGAAAGATATGGAGTTGAAAATGCTTCACAATCAATAGAAATAAAAAATAAAAAGAAAGAAACTTCTATGATTAATTATGGAGTTGAACATCCTTTACAATCAATAGAAATTAAAGAAAAAATTAAGGAAACTTGTCTATTAAAATATGGTGTTGAATATGCTTTACAATCTAAAGAAGTTAAAGATAAAACTAAGGAAACTTGTCTATTAAAATATGGCGTTGAACATGCTTCACAATCAATAGAAGTTAAAGATAAAATAAAAGAAACTTGTTTATTTAAATATGGTGTTGAACATCATTCACAATTAATTGAAATTAAAAATAAAAAAATAGAGACAAGTTTAATAAATTATGGTGTAGAAAATCCTTCACAATCAATTGAAATTAAAAATAAAAAAATAGAGACAAGTCTAATAAATTATGGTGTAGAAAATCCATCACAATCAACAGAAATAAAAGAAAAGAAAAAAATAACTTGTTTTGCAAATTATGGTGTAGAATATCCGTTGCAAAATACTATACTTGCTGAAAAACAAATGAAAAGTTCTTTAACATATAAAGAATATCAATTTCCAGATGGAACAACAATAAATATTCAAGGATATGAAAACTATGCTTTAGATTTATTAGTTAATAATGGATATAATAATTTAGATATAATTACAGATAAAAATAAAGTTCCTGAAATATGGTATTATATTGATAAACAAAAGCATAGATATTATTGTGATATTTATATACCTAAAGAAAATAAAATAATTGAAGTAAAAAGTTTATATACTTATGAAAAACAGAAAGAAAAAAATTTATTGAAACAGAATGCGTGTTTAGAAAATAAATTTGAATTTGAATTTTGGATATTTGATAATAATGGTATTAAAATTGAGATTTTACTCTAATTAATTAAAATAACATTATTCAAACTATATTATTATTAATTTTTTTTAGATATATTATTATCATACCATTGGTCTGAATTTTTAGTAAATATATCGTCTGTTATCGAGGCAAACTGTTTATTAAATAACATTTCATCATAATAAGATCTTGGTACAAATCTATATTCAACTTTGACCCTTTCTTTAATCATTTTAATTTTATCATTATAAAGTCCTTGTATAACAATAATAATACCACTAAATAATAATAATAATATAAATAATTTCATTTGTATTTTATAAATTATTTATATAAAAAAATATTAACATTAATTTCTAAAACAATTTTCAAAGATATTTAGAATATCTTAAGAATATTGTTTAATAAATTTTTGTTGTAATTTAAATCTTGCTATATCATTACGTGACGCTAATACTGTATATTGTTGGAATTCTATTAATGAATTATGGTTAAATTCTTCATATTTTTCTTTTATTTTTTTTTGAAAATAGTTATATTGTTGAGAAGTTAAAGTATTTCTTCTTTTTTCTAAATCTTCTATTTCATTTTCAAATTTATCTTTTTTAAGTTTATAATTTTGAACAACACGATGACTTTCCATTAATTTATTATTAAATTTATTAGTTGATGAACGTCGAGTCATTGGATATAATTAGTTTAATAATAAGTTATAGTTATAATCAAATTTTTTTTATTTAATATAATTTTATAAATTATTATTCTTTTTGTTCTTCTACTCCATCTTGACTCATCTTTTGTTTCATCCATGGATCCTCAGTATCTAAAATTTCATTTACAACATCATCAGATATAATATCTACTGGAGCTCCTTCTATTACTTGAGTTTCTTGTAATAATTCACTTTCAGTAATAACCTTTGGTTCATTTTGTATTACTTTTCTTTGCATCATTTCTTGTTTTCTTTGTTCAAATTGTTCGTCTTTTAGTGCTTCATTTTCTTTATATTTTTTCATTAATGTATTTAATTGAGTTTCGGCATATTCTTGATTTTCAATATTACCTGGATTTGGTTCAAAAGGAAGCCAACAACCAACTTGACCAATATAAATATTATGATGATTATCAATTCTTTTTAAGACTTCACTTCGAACTTGTGCTTCTCGTAATGTATCATAAACTCCTCTAACTTTAACACCTCTAATAGATGTTTGAAATTGATTATTCTCTAAATAATCTCTTTCGAGTTTTTCATTATTCTCTTCTAAAAAGAATTTATATTGTGCTTGTAATAAATTTTGATTAAATAAATATTCATAGTAATCTTTTAGACTATCTAAACTACTGCTTTCCCCTTTATATTTTTCTTTTAGATTATCAAATAATTCATTCATCTTATTAGAAAAATCTTTAATAAATTCATAAAAAAATGCTACATTTTTATTATCAATTACAGATTCTGGAGATATAAAAGATAAACAAGCAAATCTTTGTCCCCTGATTTCTTTATCTTCATCAAGATAATCAAAATCTTTAACAGATGTTAAATTAGAATTTTCCATTTTTTATTTTTTTAAAAAAATATTCTTAAATACTTTTTTAGCAATTTTTTTAGATTTTTTTTTTCTAATTATTATAATAAATAAATTATGGCACTTGATTATAGTGAAATTTTTTCTCGATTAGTTAAATATCTTGTAGAAGCATTAGTAATTATTGTTGCTGCTTTTGTCCTTCCCGGTAAAAAACTCGACACTCAAGAAATTCTAATGCTCGCGTTGGTAGCTGCAGCTACCTTTAGTCTTCTCGACTTCTTTTCTCCATCTGTCGGGTCATCTGCCCGAACAGGTGCTGGATTTTCTGTAGGAGCAGGACTAGTAGGGGGCTTACCGATGGCACATTAATATATTCTCGATAGTAATGAAAAAATAAATATTAGTTAAAATTAATAAAAAAAAATTTGAAATTTTATTTTTACAATTAATTATATAAATAATTAGTTAATATATATTTTAATTAAAAAATAAGTAAATGTCAGTTTGATAATTGTTCTAAATATGCCAGTTTTTATTTTATTAACATATCACCACCAAAATATTGTTTTACACATATGGAAGATGGTATGATAAATGTAAAATCTAAATAATGTATTATGATAATTACTTAGTCAGAGAAATTCCCTTTAGTAAAATAAATTGACGAGATTATATTTTTAATATGATATTTTTTTTATTAATTAAATCATTAATTTTAATAAATTCAAAAATATTATCTTGTTTTTGAATTTGATATATAATATTTTCTCTATAACGTATTAATAATTCATTTGAAATTTTATTTTCGTTTTCGATATTTAAAAATTGAGAAGTATATAATTTACCATTTATAGCAATTTCTTTACATTTATTATCATTTTTTAAACACCAATTAAAAATTTCTTCTAAATTGGAAAAATCCTCTTTTATAGGTATATAATGTATCCATTCGATTAATTTATCTTCCATAAACCAACTACATATAGTAGGTTTAGGCATAATAACAACAGAATTAGAAAACATAATCCATTTTAAATTACTAGCAACATCATTTCCTTCAACTGATATAATAAATTTATATTTTAACATATCTTTAATAGACACATAGTTTTTAACAGTATTTTTAAATCTCTGTTTTAAAATATTATTATTTAATTGCTCTAAATCAGAAAATCCAATATCAATATTAGAATTTGAAGTATTATAATATTTTTCAACTAAATATTTTCTTTTATTAAAACCTGATGCTACTCCTCTCCATATAATTTTATTATTCTTTAATTCATAAGGTATATCATTTTTTTTTACTTCATTAAGACTACTCCAATGTCTTTGATAATTAACATTTAATAAAATATTTTTATAAGTATTAACTGGTCTAGTTTTTGTTAATATATAACTATTATAATTAGTTACGATATCACCAGGAACTAATAAATAAATATATTCATTATAGTTTTTTAATTCTTTAATATAATCATATAAATCCTTACAATATACTTTAATATTTCTATTATTAATATTTGAATTATATACAATCAATTTTGAATATAAGCCATTGCGTTGGCAGTCGCTATACTGCAAAATTATTAAAAATTTATTATCATATGCTTTACCCATATAATATTTTAATCTTTCTTCATCTGTTAAGAAATTCATAAAAAAATACTTTTAATAATTATATATTTTTTAACTTTATTAAATTTTTTATAATAATCTCGTGTACATTATTTATATTATTTAAATTTCCAATTATATCAATAGAGTTATTACTAGAATTCCATTTAATAGTTTTTAGATTATATATTTTTTTATATTTGTTTAATTTGTGAATATTTTCTTTTACAAATAAATCTAAGTCACAATTTGTAATATATTCTTCTATATAAATTCTATCAATAATACTTGTACTCATAATACATTTATTTTTTTGTTAAATTATTTTTTCAATTTTTTTAATAATTAAATAATATATGAATAATTATACAGGAGTAATTATAGAACCACGTATTCATTCTAATTTAATTAAAGTTATTAATAAATTTTATAATTATTTAATTGACTCAGCGTCTAAGCTTGCACACGACGCCCTACTGGCGGAGTCAGCCTCACGGAGTAATTGGAAAATTATATTTTATTGTGGTAAAAATTTAAAAACATATTGGATTAATAAACTTCCAAATATTGAAATTAGGGAATTAGAGGTTAATAATTTAACATATTGTGAATATAGCGATTTACTTAAGTCATTAGAATTTTGGGAAAATATTAAATCTAAATATATATTAATTTTTCAAACAGATACTTGGATTTGCTCTAATAATAATATGGATATTTATAAATTTATTAAATATGATTTTATAGGAGGATATGCTCCTCAAAATTGGTGGTCAAATCAATTACCAACTTTTAATACTATACCAAAGATACAATGTTTTAATGGTGGTTTATCTTTACGTAATAGAGAAGCAATGATAAATGCTGTTAAAACATTTGCTCCAAAAAAAACAGAAAATTTTAAAGATAGTAATAAAGATTTTACTACATATCACGAAGATTTATATTTTATAAATTGTTTATATAAACTTAATTATAAATTACCAATTGATATAAATGCTATTAATTTTTGTACTCATTCTAAATTTGTAACAAATACGTTTGGTACACATAAATTTTATAAATATATTAAAAATGATGAATTATATAAATTTATCAAAGAATATCCAGAAGTAATTAATATATATCCTACATAAAAAAAATGTAATATAGTATAAATGGAAAATAATAATTCATTAAAAATATCAAAAACTAATACAAAAAAAACAAATGTAAATCAAGATGATAAAATTGTAGATATTAATAAACTTGATAATATCTATAATACAAATAAATTTTTAGATACCTTATTAAATAAAATTTTTATTATAAAAAATAACGAAATTTGTATAAAATGTAAATGTATAAAAAGAAGAAAAAAATTAATTAAAGATTTTGAAATGTACGAAATTTATGCTATAAATGATGCATTTTCATTAATATTTGGAGATGAAAATAGATTAAAATCAAATAATACTGTATATATAGAAGAAATAGAAAAAACTTCTGATTTATCAGGAAGTTCAATTATTAAAACTATAACAAAATTTATAACAAAATTTATAAATATTAAACAAATTATATTATATGATGCTTCAACTATTAGATGTACTAAATCTTCATCTTCTTATAGTTTATCAGCATTTAGTTTAATAACAACTAAAAAAACTTTTTATGGTAAATATGGTTATGAATTATATCCATATATAATTCACGAAAATAAAATAAATAGGATTATTGATAAATGTGCTAATATTAAAATTAGCGATATACTTAAAGAATTTAATTTACTATTAACACATTCACTAATTAATATTAAAAATTCTGAAAAAAATACAGATAAATCTAATAGTAGAATTGGTTATTATAATAATTTTAATGATTATTATCCATATTTAATTGGAATAATTGATATTTTACAAAAAATAAAAAATAAAAAAATTACATTTAAAGATTTATTATTAAAATTAAAAATTGATAAACAATGTACAAAAATTTCATTTATATTTAAAGCACTTGAAAAAATTGCAAGCGATACAAAGAATTCTACTAAATATACATTCTTATATAATATATCTAAAATGAAAAGTATAATTCAGACAATTTATTTACGTGTTTATTATACAAAAAACATACAAAATTAAATTATACTTAAAGAAATATATTTTCATATATAAATGGATTATATTTCAGTATTACATGACTCTGTATCTACATCTGTTTCTATGAATTTATTTAACTCAAGAGAAATATCATCTTATGCTCATATTTTTAAATCAAAACTAATTAAGTTTCCGTTAAATAAATGTAAATTTAATTTATTAGGTAATTTTAATTCACATAGATTACAAAAAACAGCAATAGAGGCATATCCATTAAATGATAGACCAAGAGGTGATGCAGATATTAAATCTGTAAAATATTATCAAAAATGCCTGCAAAATAATAAAAATATTCAACCAATTTGGATACTAAAAAAAAATAATCAATATATTTTATTAGATGGTGCTCATAGAATAGTTGCAAGTTATATTGAAAAAAAAATATATATTGATGCTTATTTAATTAAAGATTAAATTATAGTTTAATTAAATTTTTTTTAGTACAAGTTTCAATTTGTTGATCTATAATTAATTCATTAAATTCTAATTTAAAATTATCTAAAATTTTATCATACATATAATTATCTTGTATTTTAAATTTTAATAATAAAATTATTGTATATCTTAATAAATCAATAAATACAAAACTATCTTTTTTACTTTTAAGAAAACTATTTATACCTTTATAAATAAACTTGTTTATAATATTTTTATTTTCTTCATTTAAAGAAATTTTTTTATTATTTACATTTATTAAAATATGAATTAAAGATTTTATATGATTACAAGTTACATCTAAATATTTAGAATTTTCACTATCAAGAAAAGAACCAAGTCCTTTTATTTCTTCATTTAAATAAAATAAATATTCTTCTTCATCTATTTTATGAGATGAAATAGGTTTAAATCCATGATAAATTTGAAAATTTTCAAATGCAATATCTCCTTTATTATATACTAAACGTTCTAAATTTGTAATATTTGATGTTAATAATTCTAAAGCAATATAATTAATTATTTCATAAAATAATTCATATTCTCCGTCATTTCTATTAAAATCTATAACAATTTTATCATTTAATTTAAATAGATAAATTGATATATTTACATATTCAAAATCATTTAATACATTAATACGAAATACTGGATTTGTATTTAAAAATAAATCATCAGTTTTATTTAAATTATAATTACTAATTATTTCATTTTTTTCTAATATTATTTTTATAATATTTTTAATAGAACTTTCATATTCTTTATTGATAACAATATTTGTATTATTAAATCTAAAATGTTTACCAACATTAGGTATAATGCTGTTTACTTCAACCATATTTTAAGTGTTTTAATATAATTACTATTGTATAATATTATTCAAATTTTATTTTATATTATAATATAACTTAAAAATTAGATTTGAATAATTTTTATTTAACTATTCACTAACTCATTATAATATAAATGATAATTAAAATTTTAATTATTCATAATTACAATTTTCATTATGAAATTATTGAATCAATAATTAAATTTTTTCCAATTAAAATTTTAAATCTTAGTAATACACACAAAATATTTTTTGATATTAAATATTATTTTAATAATACAAGTTTTGAAGAATATATTAACAAAAATTATAATAATATTAATTTTATTAAAGATGAAATTTATAATTATGATTATATAATTTATGATACAGTATATAATACTGAAAAAATAAAATTAAATAATAAAAAAGAATATTATATTTTACATAATTTAAATCCAAAATTTAATAATATAAAAAATATTATTTATTTAACTCCACTTGCTAAATATAATAATTATTTTATTCCTAATATTTTACCATTTTGTAATTTACCAAAAATTAAAACAGATATTCCAATTTTAATAATTCAAGGATGTTTAGAACGAAGGAATTTAATACAATTAACTAAAATATTCGAGAAATATAAAGATAAAGATTTTATAATTAAAATTATAGGTAAATCAAATAATGGATTACCTAAATATTTATTAAAATATCAAAAAAAAATTATATTTAAACCAAATTTAAATTTTTTAGATTATCATAAAGAATTTTTAGATTGTTCTGTAATAATACCTTTAATAGAACCTGATTTTAATAATGATTACTTTAAAAATAAATTAAGTTCAAGTATATCATATGGAATAGGTTATAATTTAAAATTTTTTTGTTTTGAAACTTTAAAATATATTTATAAACTTAAAAATTGTATTACATATTGTAATGATACTGAAATGTTACAGAATTTTAATTTATTATTCAACTAAAGGTGGAGTTACAAAATTTGTTTTAAGTTTATTTTGTTCTTCTTTTTGTTTAAAAAATTCTTCTTTTTCTAATTTTGCTTCTATTTCTTCCTTTTTTTTCTGTGCTAATTTTTCTGCTCTTTTAGTATCTCTTTCTTTCTTTTTTGCCATCTCTTTAGCTGCCATCATATCACCAAATTTATCATCAATTGTAGTTTTACCTTTTACTGGTACTTTTGTAACTGTTTTAGATATTGATGCGGAGCCAGTAGTTTTTTTAGGTGGTTCAGTTTTAGTTGCTGACATTTAATATTTATTAAATTATAATATAAAAATATTAAAAAAATATTAAAAAAATAATTTTTAACGAATTTTTATTTATACACTTTAATAAGTATGAAAATAACTATTAATTGGAAATTTATTTATTCCACTAAATAATAATTTCTGCCCACTTGTTAATTTACTAAGAGTCTTATTTTCTTCTGTCATATAACCATCAAACCAAATTTCATCTGGACCCATCGTACAGATAACTCGTAATCCCAAATTCTCTAATGACTTTCTACAAATAGAACAAGGAAATGCTTTACCATATTTTCCATCGGCTGTAAATCTATAAATTTTAATTCCACCGCCTGATTGTTTTTTAATCCATTTGGCTTTTTTTGCTCCCTTTTGTCCTGATTGTTTTGCTTCATTTTCAAGACAATTTATTAATCTTCTTTCTGCACATAAATTATGATTATTTGTCATACGAATTTCTCCATTAATTGTTTCGGCATAAACTATTGTATTTAAATAATTATGTTTAATTTTATTCTTAACATGTTCTTCAAAATTAACATCAAATATCATTTAATTATTAAAAACCTTTGTTATAAGGTTTATTACTTAACTTTTATTTAAGTAATTAAAATTCAATTTTTTTAATATAAAGCAAAATTATTAAAAATATATATTTATATATTATGTTACATAAAATCTTTTATATAGTTTCTACTATTACTGATAAAATTAAACTAAATTTTATTAATAAAAAAAATAATGAAACTAATAATCAATTATTAAATAATGAAAATAATGAAAATAAATTTAAATCTAATTTAAATACAGAAGATATTGATAAATTATATTATGGTAATATTTGTTTCGATGATTGAATATAATCATCATATATTTTTTCAACTCATATAATACTTTATATCACTTACAAATTATACAGTTTCTTTAAATCTATATTTAAATTTTTTAAATATAACTTTATTTTTAATTGCTAAACTTATAGAGGCAATTCCAGATTTTGTTTCATTTGCACAATGTGTTATAGAATCAAAAGTATTTAAAACTTCATTTGTATTTGGATGTAATTGTTCTACTATTTTTCTATTACCTTTATTTACTCTTTTACCTATATCTTTTTGATTTTTTAACGACAAACCATAATATCCAAAACGACATCTTGTTCCATCATGAACAACTGATGCTAAAAACTCTTTATTTAGATAATCATTTATTTTTCCTCTATCTTTATGTTTATAATAAGTATAGTTTTTATCAAATTGTTGTTTCCATTCTACAAAAGCTTCTGATATTTCTTTTACAGTTAATCTACCTGATATATTTTTTATACAAGTATCAAATAAAAATCTTTCTATTTCTGTTGAATTTTTTGATATTTTAAATGGTTCTAATGGAATTATTTCTAATCCTAAATAACCTTTATCATTACATTTTGTTTCAGTATCATAAGTATAACATTTTGTAAAACCATTTTCTTTTAGATAATCTTCTAATGGATTAATTACATAATCTTTATTTTTACTCCATAAACGATAAAGAGATTTAATCATAATAGCAGATGTTTTTGCTTCCTTTTTTATAGTAAAACATTCTTTAATAAATTTGTCAAAATTATATGAAATTTTATGAGATGTTTCTTCTGGTAAAATCCAAGGAACTTCCTCCTCAATTTTATTATCAATTTCTATTATTTCATTTTGATAAACAAATTCTGAATCAGGAATTTTATTATAATCTTTACTTGTTATATTTTTTAATGATTTATCTGTTGACTCTGTATATGTTGTAATATCTTCTTCTTTTGTTTCATTTTCTTCATCAATATCTTTAGGAGTCATTTTAAGAACTTCTTCAAAAAAAGCAAAATTAGAAGCCTCACCATCAAGCATTAATTGTAATTCATCTAATGTTTTTCTTAATGTTTCAAAATCAATTTTAAACCAATCTTTTTTATTTTGAACCTGATATTTAATAAATTTATGATGCATAGCATCTTCCAAAATTTTTTGATTTTTACATCTTCTGGTATAAACTACTTTAGAAGTCATACTATGACATTCATAACTGGACTCACGTGAATTCATATTTAAAGAAGAACCAATTTTATAAACATTTTTTAATCCAATATTTTTAAGAATATATACTGTTTCTCCACATTCATAATCTCTTCTTACTTGTTTAGTTTTAGTTTTTAATAACTCTTCCTCAAGATATTTAACTCTATTTTCTAATTCATATTTTCCAGTTAATCTTATTTCTCTAACTACTATTGCTATCCATCGTTGAAACTCACGAGCAATTGGTTTTTTTGATTGTCCTAATAAACGATAGAGTCCTAATTCAGTTAAAAATAACATGTCTTGAGTACCACCAAGGGTATAACTGGAAGTTATAACCTTTTCATCATTAGTAAATCCTTTCAATGATTTACTAATATTTGATATTTCTAATATTAATGCGATATCACTTGCTCTGAATAAAGGATCATCATCAGTTCCGTTTATAGTAATATTTGTATGTAAATTATTAGAATTAAATGCTTTTACTATATCCATAATGGTTATGTTTTTATAAAATTATTACCTTAGCTTTATATTCTTTTTTTTTATTAATTAAATATTTAATTAATAAATATTAGGAACCTCTAATCGAATTAAATAAGTTACATGCTCGGAATGAACTCCCAATTCAAATCTTCACATATTTTTTTGAATATTTCTTCCATTAAAAATAATTTATTACGTGATTTAAGTAAAGGAAAATGTTTTAAATATTTATCTTCCCCTAATAAGAGAAGCATTTTGTGGAGACAATACGAATAACTTAAAAAATTTTTCCTCATAGCTGGAGCATATTTTAGAAATGGAACTTGGATTGCTTTAAACATATTTCTTAATTTTTCTTCTAATTCTACAGATAAATGAGGATTTGGAACTCCGGTTATTCTATGAGTTATATACGCACCGTGCTCGTAATATTTATTATATTTTAGGCCTTTTAGTATATTTTTAATCTTCAAATGCGTTACTTCTGCCATATTTTCAACTTTTTGTTTTTTTAGTTCTAATAATATATTTTCGAATACTTCTTCTGGTATATCAGTTGTTTCTTTGCCTTGTATTTGATTTATCCCAATCTATCTTTTAAGTTTCCTTAAAAGTCAGACTATACCTTAAGCCATCATTAGAGTTGATCAAACTCTTTAGACCCACCAACATCTAGTCGTTGAACCTTCCTCATACCCTTATCATTCACGAGCTTAGAGATTTGGCTGCGGATTACCCAACCCTTTACTTTTTTACTATTGGGTTCGGCTATTAACCGAGTTCCCTTCTATCCTTTCGGAATATTTAGAAGGTAGTAGTAAAGATTTTAGGGACTTCCCGTCATTTTGGAGGTGTCACCTGTAAAAAATCTAGTTTCTTACAGATTAGTAGAATACACTTTTAAATGTCTACTATTACGAGCAAATAAAATATTATTTAAAATAATAATATTCTCATCAAAATATATATTTTAATGAAAACTGACTCGTTAAAATGATTTATCCGTTTATACGAAAAGTAACTAATTTCTTTAGGTGGTTCTTTATAAGATGGTTTATCATTATCTGTAATAATATATTCAGTAGTATTACAGTCATTACAAAACATAATTCCCTCGTGTAATAATATATTTAAATCACTTGAACCACAATGATCACATATATCATTTTCATTTGTAATTGAATTATCTATAAATTCATTATCAGTATATGATAAATAACTATCCATTAATTTGGCTCTATTTCGAGAATAATCAATAATTGAATTTTCGTCATTTCGTGATATTGATGTTAAGTTACTATTATCTACTTGGTCCTGTATAGAATAATTTCCAAAAAAATCTAATATATTACATATTTGATTTTTTTTATTATTGTTATGTTTATCTAATATATCATAATACTCAAATAATATATCTGAAGTTTTTGTTAAATAATCTATTTCTGACATACTGTTTAATTCTTTTATTATATCCTCTTTTACTTTCTTTTTTTCTAATAAATTATGATATATCTCTAATTCATCATCAGTTAAATTAGAAAAACTCGATCTTTTATAATGAGATATTTTTTCATTTAATTTATCTAATTCTTTTTGATTTTGTTTTATTTTTTGTGAAGTATCTTTAAATTTATCATAATTTTTATTATGACACATATCTAAAGTAACTTGAACTCTTTCATAGTTACATTTTCTCTTATTATTTTGTGTACTATTATTCTTCATTAATTTAAAGAAACTTTAATTTTTTATTAATTTATATCTCTTAAATAATTTTAAATTTTTGCTTTATATTTTTATCACAAATTTAGAACGTTGTTTTATAAATTTTTAAAGGAGATAAAAGAGTATTTTTAATGTAGTTATTATTGTAATAATTAAATTTTTAATTTTGAAAATATTTTAAATTAAAGTATAGAAAATTAAAATATTATATAAGTTTTTATTTTTTTTCAAATTAAGTAATTTAATAATTACTTAAAGTCTGGTTTAAATAAAATTAAATGTGTTTTTTTAAAAACAGGTTAAAAAAATTTATTTTCTCCTATATATAATAAAACAAAAATGGGCGGAGGACTCATGCAACTCGTAGCTTTAAATTGCCGTAGAGCTAAACAGCAGAATGCTTAAATGGTTCCCAAGAAAACCATTTAAGAAAAACATTGTAATCTTCGGGAATCACTAACGTGATTTATATAATCTGCTAATTGTCATATTTGACAGTGACATTCTCAAATTGCGGGAAACTCCTTAGAACTCTAATTACTACTTTATTTCTGTAAAGATATAAAGGAACTTGGTTAATAGCCAAACCCAATAGTAAAAATATTAGAGATTGGACAATCCGCAGCTAAAAATCCTTCGGGATTTAAGTTCAGAGACTATACGGGAATGGATCTCCTAGTATGCTTCGCATAGCTCACTTTGTTCGCAGTTATTGTGAGCATAGCGAACTAACCAAAGGTTACTAGGCGATTTAAGATATAGTCCGACTCTCGACAAAAATTGAGAGAACACTCGACGGTGCTTAGAATATATCTTGGGTACCAACAGTAGGACGCTATTATGGTTCCAAATCATACCATAATAAAAAAACGTTGTAATGATTTGGACTGATTAATTACAGTTATGTAACCTGCTAATTATTTCTTATTTTAATAAAGAAATAGTGAGATTGCCAAATTGCGGGAACTTCCTTAGAGCTTTTATTACTACTTTTGTATAGCAATATATAAAAGGAACTTGGTTAATTGCCAACCCCAATAGTAAAAATATAAAAGATTGGATAATCCGCAGCCAAGATAATATATATAATTTTATCAAAAAAAAAAAATTGAAAATTATTATTCATCATTATTAATTACACAAAAATGGATAAAGAAAAAGTTAATAAAGATTTAGGAGACATTTATATAGTAACAAGTCCTTCTGGTAAATCATATGTAGGTCAAGCAGTTCAATATGTACCAAGTGGTAGAACTCATGGATATATTAAAAGATGGAATCAACATATTTATGAAGCAAAAACAAATAAAAATTTTTGTGTGGTATTAGATAATGCTTTAAGAAAATATAATTATGAAGGATTTGAATTAAAATTATTAAAAACCTGTCCTAAAGAAGAATTAAATTATTGGGAGACTTATTATATTAAAGAATATAAAACATTTCATCCTAATGGTTATAATTTAACAACTGGAGGTGATAGTAATTTTAAACAATCTGCAGCCACATGTGAAAAAAGAAGAAAATCTATGATGGGTAAAAATTTAGGTAGAGAATTATCTAAACGAGAAAGAGTAAATCCGAATGATGCTGATTTACCAAAATATTTACGGTGTTATAGAGATTCTTCTGGAAAAGAAGGTTATAGAATTAATAATCATCCATCTTTAAAATCAAAATGTTTTGTAAGTAAATATGAAACTATGGAAACAAAATTACAATGGGCATTAGATTATTTAAATTCAATTTCAAATGAAAATGATGAAAGTAAAGATGATGATGAAAGTAAAGATGATGATGAAATTAATGATGATGAAATTAATGATGATGAAATTAATGATGATGAAATTAATGATGATGAAATTAATGATGATGAAATTAATGATAAAATTAATAAACTTATATTATAAGGTTCAACGAGTAGACGGTAATCGAATATTATTTTATAAATTTTTTTTATAGAATAATATTTTAAGGTGTACTCTAACCTCTATAGAAATATAGAGGAACAAAGCAAGATATTTACCTTGAAAAATCCTGTAGGGTAGAAAAGCGTTAATATATACAAAAATGGAATAAGTATATATTTAATCATTTTTGTGGTTCCATAAAATTGCCACAATCGCTAGTAAATATTGATTTTCATATAATTTTTAGACCCTAAAATTTATATAAGATTTAATATTTGCGAGAAAATCAAATTGCTGGAAACTCCTAAAACTTTTAGTACTAAATATTAAAAGTAATTTTAATATGGCCAAGAGAAAACTTGGGTATAGTAACAATCTAAAAGATAATTATGGATAATCAGCAGCTAAGCTTCATTATGAAGAAAGTTCAGAGACTAAACGGTTTTCGGTTAAATTAACTTAGTTTAATTTAATTTAAGATATAGTCCACTTATATTTGAAAAAATATAAAAAAATTATATTTTTATTAATATAATTTTTAACGGGTACAGGTAACCCTCAAATTACATTTTTTAAGGTAGTTTATCGTAGACATACTAACTTCTCGATGGAGTCGATCCAACAAACATTTAACGGGGCTGCCGGCTTCGGCAAACGTGTAACTTGCACTGTCTCAAGAAATGGTGATCTTATCCACAGAGTTTACCTTCAAGTAGCTCTTCCTTCATGGACTTCATCAACCACTGATAGTGAAGGGTGGTGTGATTGGGTTGGTCACGCTATGATCAAGAATGTTGAAGTTGAAATCGGTGGTCAACGCATCAAAAAAATTGTTTAATCGGTGCGGAAAAATATCAGGATTTTAATACTGTTTGTATGTATTAAAATATAAAATCCTTTTGTGAATACAAACACCTATCAATTAGACTAATTGATTTTATAGGTTTCACAGATATTAGTCTTATATATTGAACTTCGTATAATTAAACGATTATGCAAGTTTATTATATAAGGCAACATTTTCAAATTGCGGGAAACTCATAAAGCTTCAAATACTAAAAATTAATAGAAATATTAATTTGGCTAAGAATAAGATACTTAGGTATAGTAATAATTTTGAAGATATATTGACAATCCGCAGCCAAGTTCCTAACTCCGTTATAATAAGGATATGGAAAAGGTTCAGAGACTAAATGGAAATGGGTTTGAAAGAGTTAATTACTCTTAATGATAGCTTAAGATATAGTCCCTCTTATAATGAAAGTTATAAGAAGTATTATTATTCCAGAGGCAAGCTTTGCTTGCGCGAACAATTTGGAGTAATAAGGCGATAAACAATACGGAGAATGGATGCACATTTGGAATGAACTTACCCAATGTGCCGGTAAGAAAGTAGGATATGAAAAGATGGTTGGTGCCGGCCATGTCGCAAATACCGGATCATCAGTAGTTGATGCCCAAACTCTTTATATTCCCCTTGAATTCTGGTTCAAAAATGACAGGACCTTAAAAGTAGTCAGCCTTATATGAAGTGGATAATATAAGGAAAAATCTGTTAGTATTCCATCATATTCTTCGTGTAAATACTTTGATTACCCAGTCAAAGCCTTACGCAAGATATGAGATACAACTACTAATTTGTTGTTTATCCACCTTCTAACGTTATTGTTAGTTTAAGATAGGAATAACAACAAGTGACATTATCAAATTGCGGGAACTCCCTAAAACTGTAAAATTAAATATAAGGATTTTAAAAAAATAAAAAAAAAATTGAAATTTATAATTTATAAAATTAATTATCAAAAAATGGAAGAAACTAAAGAAAATGAAGAAACTACAAAACAATGTGTTAAATGTAATGTAATAAAACCAAAAACTGATTTTCCGTATCGTAAAGATACAAATAGTTATCGTAATGAATGTAAAGATTGTAAAAAAGCATATATGACTAAAAAAAATTACAAAAAACCAACTAAAAAAGAAAGAGAACAAAAAATAAAAAACGAACAAGAAGAAAAAGAAAGAATTAAAAATCTTACCGAAAAAACTTGTTTAGAATGTAATAATACAAAATTAATATGTGAATTTGAATGGCGTCCTGAATATCAAACTTATCGTAATCATTGTAAAGATTGTAAGCAAAAATATGTAAATGCTTATAAAAGAGAAAACAATGAGTTTAAAGTAAGATTTAATAAATATAGAAAAACACGACGTGAAATTGATGAAAATTATAAGAATAAAGAATATTTGAGAGGTAAAATTAGAACAATTATAAATAATATACAAGAAAACAAATTAAGTAATGATATAACATTTATTGGTTGTTCTAATATAACTTTTAAAAAATATTTTGAATCAAAATTTTATAACGATATGAGTTGGAGTAAAAGAAATTTTCAGGTAGACCATATAATTCCTTGTAGTTGGTTTGATTTAAGTATAGAAAAACATCAAAAAATATGCTTTAATTATAAAAATTTACATCCATTAACAGAAGAAGATAATAGAAAAAAAAATGAAAAAGTTTGGTTAAATTACAATTTAAAATTAAATCCTTATATTTAATGAATACTAAATTAAATTAGAAATAATTTAATGGCCAAGAAAAGCAAACTTGGGTATAGTAAAAAATTCACAGATGATAAATAAGTTTTTACTTATTTTGAAATGGGTAATCCGCAGCCAAAAATCCTTATGGATTAAGGTTCAACGACTAAACGGTAATGGGTTTCTAAAATTTTTTTTAGAGGCTTAAGATATAGTCTACTCCCTATTTAATTAATTCGCCAGTCCAGGAAAATATCTCGAAAGAGAGGGTAATTCCAAAAACGCTGCAGGAATCCGGGCTTGGCTCTTCCCCTTATTGCCTAAAAATGTTGGGCAAAAAAGTAGTTAGCTTTATACAAAGTGGATAGTATAAAGAAACCCTATAAGTACTCCATATAGATTACTTCGTGTAATTGAAAAATTATGCAAGGTCTAATGTACAACTGCTAGTATAGTAATTTATAAAAATATTGTTAATATCTATTACTATGCAACACATTCAAATTGCTGGAACTTCCTAAAGCTATAAAATGTTGCCTTTAGAAAAGGCTCCAGCCAAATACTATTTAATCTAAAAAATGATTTATATGATATTTGGCCGGAGCCTTTTCTAAAGGCAACAGGGTACCAAAGAATAAATGAAAGTTTATTCTGGCTGAGAGAAAAACTCAGGTATGGTAAAAATCCCATAGATAAAAATGGATAATCAGCAGCCAAGTCTCTAAGTCTATTATAAAATATTTTTTATATGTGATATGAGAAAGGTTCAACGACTAAATGTTTGTGGGCTTTCAAAGAAAGCTTAAGATATAGTCTAGTCCCTAATTATAAATATCCTGAAAAGGAGGGTATAAACGTACAATATCACGAGGTTAAACTCAACCTTGAATTTAACACTCTTGCTAACTGCTTATTCGCAGGTGAAACTGAAAATAGCTCAACTCAATATATGTCCGATGCTTCTCTTTATGTTGATTATATCTACCTCGACACTGATGAGAGACGTCGATTTGCCCAAGTCTCCCACGAATATCTTATTGAACAACTCCAATTTACCGGAGATGAGACTTGCTCCGTTGGATCCAACAAATTCAAACTTAACTTCAACCACCCCAGTAAAGAACTCGTGTGGGTTATCAGACAATCCACTGCCGAAACCAACAAACTTTGGTTCAACTTCAGTACTGATGCTACTAACTCTCAATTCGCCACTGCTTACTCCGGTTCTAACCCAGTAACACTCGGAAAGCTCCAACTAAATGGTCACGATCGTTTCTCCGAACGTGATGGGTCTTATTTTGATCTTGTCCAACCTTATCAACACCACGAGAATGTCCCCGAAGTTCGCGGAATCAATGTTTACTCATTCGCACTCAAGCCCGAAGAACACCAACCTTCTGGTTCTTGCAATTTCTCACGTATCGATAACGCAACCCTTCAACTTACCTCATCTAAAGCCGGTGTCGCGAAGATCTTCTGTGTAAATTACAACGTGCTTCGCATCATGTCAGGAATAAACCAAGCTATTTTAAATATTATTATCGATTTGATAATGAGACACTATGTAGCTTATACCGCCTGTTCCAAAAAATTAATTTGCAGTTTGACAAACTGACTCAAAACAAATTAGTTAGTGGGCTAAATGCTCGCGACAATTCTAAATTGCGGGAAACTCCTAAAGTTCTAACTACCAATCTTATATGGAAACTAATAAGAAGACCTCGGTTAATAGCCGAACCCAATGGTAAAAATGTTAGAAATATATATGGACAATCCGCAGCCAAACCTCTAAGTCCGCAAATGGTAAGGATATGAGGAAGGTTCAGAGACTACAATGAATTGGGGTTGAAAAGTTTAACCGACTTTTATGATGCCTTAAGGTATAGTCCGTTATTTTCTTAATGGAAAAAAATAGTGTATAAATATTATTTAATAATATTTTCGACAATAACGATAATATTATTAAATTTTGACGGGGCGGTCTCGCATACAGTAACTAGACGAGTATATTTATATTTTTACTCTTTTATTTTATAAATTGGTTTAATAAAACCAAATAATTAATTTTTACTTAATAATTAAACAACAAATTATTAATCAAAAAAAAAAATTGAAAATTTTTAATAAAAATAATATTTATCACAAAAATGGCATTAAATATTGATAAATGTAATTTTATTAAAAAAGATGGAGAGCAGTGTACAAATAAAAAAAAAGAAGGAGATTATTGTGGAATTCATAAAAAATATGCTATATTAGGTATAAATGAAAAAAATAGATGTATTGATTGTGGTCAATTAAATAATAATAATACTTATAAAACTTGTGAAGAATGTAGAACAAAAAGAAATATAAAATCAAAAGAAAAAAGAGCAAAGTTAAAGTCTATTAAAATAGAAAAACAAATCGAAGAATTAAAAATAGATGAATATGAAATTTCTCCATATTACTTAAGTGGATTTTTTGACGGTGATGGATCAATATGTATTAATGAAGCATTATCATTACAAATTCAATTTTCTCAATGTGTTTTACCAATATTAAATAAAATTAAAGATATTTTTGGTGGTTCATTATATTCATTTGAACCAAGAAATGATAATCAAAGAACTCAACATAGTCTAAGATTATGTGGAAGAGATTGCGAAAAAATTTTAAAATATCTTGATATTGGTTGTATTATGAAATATGAACAAGTTCAAATTGCAAAAAAATTTATTTATCTTAATAATCTTCAAAATTTAAATGATAAAAAAATAGAATATCGAGAAGAAATGAGAAGACTTAATAAAAGTTATAAAAAAACTCACGATAAACCTTATACTCGAATAAATATTGAATATATCAGTGGTTTATTCGACGCAGAAGGTTGTATTTATTTAAGAGAAAGAAAAAATTCATATTGTTTTGATTATATTAAAATTACACAAGCAAATGATTATCAATTATTAGAACATATTAAAAATTTTATCGGTCATGGAAGTGTTGTCGACAAAATTAAATGGACTGTTAATAGACAAGAATTTGTCGAATATGATTTAACTCAAATGTTACCGTTTTTAAATGTTAAAAAACTTCAAGCAGAATTATGTTTAGAATTTTTAAATTGTAATGATAATTTACGTAAAAAAGAAATATATCAAGCAATAAAAGATGATAAACATTTAGACTATTAATATATTTTTACTATACCGTTTCCTTTTATTTATAGAAATTTTTAAGTATTATCAAAATACCCATTTTTTTGTAACATTTACATAAATATAATACAATTACAGAAGTTACAACAAAATATAAAATAACAGCAAGAACTCTTAAATCTGCAATCAATGGTGATTTAATTAAAAGAGAATTTAGATGGAAATTCGAAGAGTAATTGATGGGTGATTGAAATTTATTAGGTCTTAATTTTACAGTCAAAATTTATAGGCACCGGATGTCTGAAATTCAAAAATTACTTAAAGATATTGGATGTTTAAAATTTAAAAATAAAAAAGTATTTAAAGGTTTGTTATATAATATATTTATAGTGGATAATAGATATTCAATAGCAAATATGAATACCTATACCGAATTAAGTTTTCCTGTGGTAAATGTGTTAAACTTACCTATGGAGAATAATAATATATTATCTACTATTGATGAACGTTTATTTATTTTAATGAAAGAAAAAATGAATACAGAAGAACAAAAACAATTTATTGATAGTTTTAAGATATATTTAGAATATGGAAATGATGATACTAAATTTATTATTGATTTTGATGATATATGGAAATGGGTTGGTTTTACAAGGAAAGATCATGCTAAAAGACTTTTATTAAATAAATTTGTTGAAAATATTGATTATATTTTGCTTCCCCAAAAAGAGGAGCAAAATTTAAATACTAAAAAATTAGATAAAACTTTGCTTCCCCAAAAAGAGGAGCAAAATATAAATATTGAAAATATAGAAAATAGAGGAGGTCATAATAAAGAAACTATTTTACTCAATGTTGATACTTTTAAAAATTTTTGTTTAATGGCTTCAACTGAAAATGCAAAAAAAATACGTAAATACTATCTAAAAATGGAAAATATAATGTTTCAATATACTAACGAAAAATTAATTGAATATCAACAAAAATTATCTATTATACAAATTAATTACAAAGAAACACAAGAAAGACTTAATCAATTTATTAATTATGATGAAGAATTCTTCTGGAATGAAAATCAAATAAGTATATTTGATAATAAAAATGTTTTATATTTAGCACTTATAGGAATATATAATAATGAAAGAATTTATAAATTTGGAAAAACAGAGCAAATTTATACAAGAGAATGTAAGCAACATCAAAAATTTTTTAGTATATTTAAAATGAAATTTGTTATTGAATGTGATAATATGAGTTTTGTAGAAAAACTTTTCAAAAAAGACCTTAAAAGTAAAAATTTACTTAGAACTATTGAAATTAAATACACAAATCAAACTGAATTATTTACTATATCAGAACAACAAACAATAGATATAATTATAGATAATCTAAAAGCATTGGTTACTAATAATCCACTACCAGCATATAAATTATTACAAGATAAATTAGAAGAAAAAGAAAATATTATAAAACAACAAACAATCGAAATTAACCATCTCAAACAAGAATATAATAAAATTCATCTTTCATATCAAAAATCAAGATTAAATATAAATGAACAATTACCAATTTTACAAAATAATAATGAAATGATTAATACCGAAGTAGAAGCAATTAATGAAATAATAGATAATGAAGAAAATACTGTTATAATTATAGAGAAGTCAGAAAATGTTAAACATCAGGGTCCATTTGTTCAAGTATATGATGCCGAAAATATAAATAAACTTTTATTTGTTTATCCAAGTATTACAGAAGCAACAAGAAAAATAGAAGGTTCAAGTTATACCCAGATTAAATTTGCTTCAACAAATAAATTAATATATCTAAATTATAGATGGTTTCTTGTAGATAGAACTAATAGTGAACCATTTAAAAAGAAGGATATTGGGGCAACTGTTGAACATAAAGTTAAAAAAATTGGAATAATTGCTATGTTAAATAAAGAAAAAACAGAAATTAAAAAAGTATTTATTAACCAGATGAAAGCAGGTGAATATTGTAATCAATGTGTTTCAGCAATATCAACCGCAATAAAATATAATAAATGTATAAGTGATCATTATTGGTATATGTGGATTGATGTAAATATTGATTTACAAAATGCTTATTTAATTAATAATACATTACCTATAATAGAAGGTAGATGTCCAAAAGCGGTTAAAATAGAAAGATTAGATCCTAATACAAATGAAGTATTAGAAACATTAAATTCGATTAATGATGTTGCTAAAAAATATAAAATATCAGCAAAAACAATAAAAAGATATTCAAATAATGGTGAAGTTTATAATAATTTTAAATGGAGAATAGTAGATTAAAAAAATTTGATTATTATATTATTCGAAAATATTATTCAAATAATAATGACAGACATTATTCTTAATCAAACATTTATATTATCACCATTTTATAAAAATATTAACAAAAATGATATTAATAAAATTCTCGAATTTGGTAATAATACTATATTAAATTCAAAAAATCATTCTAATGAAAATATTGATATTAAAAATACTGATTTATATTTAAATTGTGAAGCATTTCTAAATAAACATAATTTTAATCATATTGTTATTTCTATTTCAATGGGTGTTGATAGTGCTGTTTGTTTATACATATTTTATCAATTAATTAAATATAACAAAAAATATAAAAATATTTTTCTTGAAGCAGTTCATATTAATTATATGAATCGGGAATCATCATTAATAGAAGAAAAAATTGTTTACTCATTTTGCTCTAAATTATCAATTAATTTATATATTAGAAGAATTGATGAGTTACAAAGAGAAAAATATCAAGAATTAGGATTAAGAGAATTTTATGAAGATATAACAAATAAAATAAGATTTACTTCTTATAAAAATATAGTCGAAGATAATTTAAATGCTTGTATTATTCTTGGTCATAATAAAGATGATACATTTGAAAATTTAATTACAAATATCAAAAATAATAAATACTACAATAATATTATTGGTATGGATGAATGTAATAATATCAATAATGTTAATATTGGAAGACCTATCCTTAATATATATAAAAAAGATATTATAGAATTTGCTCATACTAATTTAATTCCATATTTAATAGATTCTACACCAAAATATTCACAACGTGCAAATATTAGAGATAAGATTGTTCCAGTATTTAACTCTTTTGATAATAACTTAATCAATAGAATGTTAGAATTTGCAGAAGTTTATAATAGTCTAAATAATCATATTAATAATAGTGTTATTCAACCATTTATTAAAGAACAAGTTATAATTACAGAAAATGAATGTATTATTAATTGTAATAATAATCATTTTAATAATGTAATTTGGAAAAAAATAATTAAAAATATTTTCTACAAAGTAAATAAATCTATTTCTAATAAATCTATTAATAATATTATAAAATCTCTGAATAATAAAGAAGTAAAAAATTTTATTATTAAATTATAAAAAATTAATTAAGAAAAATATTATTTTTATTTGTACTTTTCCATATCTTCCTCTTTAATAAATGCAGTCATTTTTGTAGAACATACATAGCATTCGCTAATTTTTATGAATTAAAATTATATAATAATCTCTATAAGTTTTTATTATACAATTATCTTATATTTATTTAATTCATTTATTATTAGTGGATGATTTTTTTCTATCAATATTAATATCTAAAATTATTATTCTAAATTCAGATAGAGTTAAATTATATTTAGTAAATAATAAAGCAATAATGATATATTCTATTATAAAAAAATAAAATTTGAAGTTTTATATTACTATATAAAATAACACAATAGTTTATAAAATGAATTCTTTAAGCAATGTAAATGGTGTTATTGACAATAACTACGATAATGATGTAGATAAAATTTCAGTTATTAAAAATGAAATAATTGATGATGGAATAAATAAATGGATTAATAAAGAAATTAAAAATAAATATGATAATTCTCTATTTAGAATTCCTATACGAAATAAAGATAAAATAATTATAGAATATGCATTAGTTGATGAAGATGATTATAAAATAGTTATGAAATACAAATGGCATTTATGTGATAAATATGCAACAAGTAAAATTAATAAAAAATGTACAAGAATGCATCATTTAGTGTTTGGAAAAGCAAAAATAAAGAATAATGTTATTGATCATATAACAAGAGATAAGCTAAATAATTCCAAGAAAAATTTACATGAAATAACGCCAAAAGCAAACGGACAAAATAGAGATAAAAAAAAAAATACTTCTTCGAAATATATTGGTGTATGTTTTATTAAAAAAATGAATAAATTTCAAACATTTGCATCGGGAAAAGAAAAAAGAATACATTTAGGATATTTTACAAATGAAATTGATGCTGCTAAAGCATATGACATATATGTTTTTAAAGAATATGGTAAATATGCTTCAACAAATAATTTAGTAAAATACGAAGATACTATTAATATTGATATTAATGATTTAATAAAGTCAAAGAAAAAAAGAGATTTACCTGATAATATTTATTATTATAAAAGAGATAATCGTTATTATTCTAAAATTAAATATAATAATATTGAATATAAATCTTCATATAAAACACATATTAAAGAAGCTGAAAAAGATTTAAGTGAAATTATAAGCAAAATTAATAAAATTAAAAATGATGAAGAACAAAAATATTTGCAACAACCAATTCTTAGAAATAAAGATGATATACCAATTATATTAGTTAAATTAAAAAGAAAAATTATTGAAGTTTTAGTAGATGAAGATCTATGGTACGATCTTAACAGAGTTACTTGGGGTATTAGTGATAAAGGCTATATACAAAATAAAAAATTAGGTAAAATGCATATATATATTATGCAACCTAAAGAAGGTGATATAGTAGATCATAAACATGGTATTAAACACGATAATCGTAGGTGTATGTTGAGAATTTCTAATCATATAGCAAATAATCATAATCGTATTAAAAAAAAAAATACATCAAGTAAATATTTCGGTGTATCTTATGAAAAAAAATTTAAAAAATGGGCTAGTTCAATTTCTAAAAATGATAAACGACATTTTTTAGGGAGATTTGAAAATGAAATTGATGCAGCCATAGCTTATAATATAAAAGCTATCGAATTATATGGAGATTTAGCTAATTTAAATATATTTGATTAATAATACAGTAGTGCGACTGCCAGCACAATGGCTAAATATTTATTTGTACTTTTCCATATCTTCTTCTTTAATAAATGCAGTCATTTTTGTAGAACATATATGACATTCGCCTTGTACCATAGGAGTTCCTTTAGTTTTACCTTTACGAGGTTTACTACGTGAAACTTTTAAATCACTTTTACATTCTTGCTTCTTCTTACATTTTACACAATACATAACAGGAGTTTTTTCTGGCATTTTATATACTATAATATATTTTAATTTTATAATATCACTAAAAAAAAATTTGAAATTTGTTTATATTAAAAATGTAATTAACTATGATTAACGTATTAGTATTTATAATGCCTACTATAATAGGATTTTTCACGTCTTATTTATATACACGTATTTTATTATATAATCAAAAATCATCTGTTATTTTTTTTTGTTTTTTTTGTTTTTTTGTATTTAAAGGGGGTCTTGGATTTGAAGGAGTTGTTGTATTTAATTTTGTATTTAAAGGAGCTGTTGGATTTGAAGGAGTTGTTGTATTTAATTTTGTATTTAAAGGAGCTGTTGGATTTGAAGGAGTTGTTGTATTTAATTTTGTATTTAAAGGAGCTGTTGGATTTGAAGGAGCTGTTGGATTTGAAGGAGTTGTTGGATTTAAAGGAGCTTTTTTTTGTATTTTTTTTAATGACCAACTATCATACCAAAAATGACGCTCTGGAGCAAGGATTGGTAATTTAGCTCTTTTAGTAATTCTATCTTCAAGATATTTTGTAATTTTTTCTTTTCCACTTTTGTTTAATTTTGTTGGTACATTATACGAATTATGTCTTTTTGAATCTAATATAAAGCGTTTATCTCTCTTTGTTATATTATTCATATAATCATTAACAGCATAATCAACTTGTTTTTCTTGAAGTTTTGGTTTTTTATTACCAAATAATTTATTATATATCGAATTTGGTTCAAAAATAAATTTATTATGCCGTTCTAATGTATAAAATAGATGATTATTTCTTTTTTCAATTTTAATTTTATGTGCTAGCCATTTATGTAGATCTATTTTTCTATCTAATTCATCAAGTTTATTACTAGTTTCTTTTAAATTTCTTCCTATATCAAATTTTTCATTTGATTTTTCCTTACTTAATTTAATTAAGTCATTACTTAATATAATTATATTTTCTAAATTAAATTTAAATAAATTCATATTATCTCTTGGTATAACACTTTTATTATTTGATGTATTATTCATTTTTTATTAACTTTATAATTATATTAGAAAAAATTATTATACACAATTAATATTTTGTATATTAGAAGGTGGTGTTAAAGGTGGTGTAGAAATTTCTTCTGGCAAATTTTGATTATTTTTTATACAATATTTACAACAATATCTAAAACAATATTTATTTTTTATACAATATCGAAGACAATCATTTAATTTTGGAAAGAAATTATATATAAATATAATACCAAAAATAGTAATGACAAAAATAAATTCAATTATACCCATTTTTTATAAATAATAAAATTAATAATTCTTTAAATATTTTGAATAAAATTATTAATTATATATAAATGATTAAAGAAGGAGGAATATTTAATAAATATTCTTCTAAAACTAGAATGTTATTATTTTATTGTATTTGTATATGGGTACGTTTATTTATTGCTTTTACTATTTATAAATATTCAAATAATAAAATTCTTTTATATTTAATTTTACTATTTTCAATTATTAGCATATATCTTAATTTTAGTAAATTAAATGAAAAAGTATGGTGGTCAAGATTATTTCATGGAATAATTTCAGTATTATTATTAGTATTTGCTATAATAATTATTTTAAGAAAAAATAATTTAGTATTAATAAATTCAATTTTTAAAAATAATAAAATTTTAAGTTATTTAATTGTAATTGATATTTTATTTGGGTTTTTTTATTCTTTATATATAAAACCATTTATCTAATAAGCCTTACAATATTTATTATCTTCACACGATTTTATCCATTTTTTAAGTAACATAAAATTATCTTCGTCATTCTTTATATTAGAAGAAAATAGTTTAGAAATTTGTAATATCTCTTCACAATTTATATAACATATATTTTGGTTATTTTTAACTTGTTTATAGTATGAAGGATTATTATTATTTTCTAACATTTTCTTATTTTTTATAAATAAATTATTTTATATAACTTATTTATAAAAAAATCTTTATATAAAAATATTTTTTTAAATTATAAAAATTACAACTTAGTAATATATTTTTTAGTCTTATAATATTTAGGAATTATTGATAATCTAATATGAACCCATGCAACACCTAAACCATGTGTTGATACCCATAGTTTATTATTTTCTGAAGGGTGTTTTTGCGATTTAAGAATAATTTTTTTAATTTCTTCTGCTACTTTTTTCCATAATTCTTGTTTTTCTTTATATGTTGAATTTTTATAAAAATAGTATAATGTAGAATAATTTGGTATATTATTTTTATTTTTATATGGAGGTATAACTAATATACAAGTTTTATCTAAATTTAAAAATGATCGAGTTTCTGTTTGATTAATTTTTTTTTCGAATGGTTTATAATTAGGTTTATTATAAATTTTTGTAATTTTAACTTTTGTTTCATTATAAATTCCATAATCTATTTTTGTTATGTCTATTGGTGATGTTTCAAAAAAAACTTCACTTTTAATATCTGGTATATCTTTACCTAAACTCCATAAGTTAAGTTTATCTTTCCAAGTAATACTCATTTATGTTATTTATTATTATAAAATATTTCTATTTGACCATGTTTCTGTTGTAAAATAAATATTATCTAAAAACATAAATATACTTGAAATTTTATTAAATTTTAATTGAATATTAGATCCTGGTATTGTAAAATAAAATTTAAAATATATATTTTTAATATTTTTTAATTCATTTATTTTAGTATAAATAAAATCTGAATTATAAAACATTTTTTCTATTATACCATTTTGATAATATATATTATCAGTTGCTATAATTAAATCCTTTGATAAATTTCTTTTTTTAAAATTATCAATATTCCAAAGGTGAGTGATGGCTTTACTAGCCTTTGGATTATCAATATTTATTTTAGTTTCAAAAAATAAATTTTTGTTATTAACTTTACAATTAATAATATTATTTTTAATATTTAAAAATAACTCATCTTTTTGTGTTAATAAATTTATTGGATCAAATGAAAAACCATTTGTAGTATAAATTAAAATTAATGTTCCTATTTTATTTGTAAATTTATTTTTAACATATATATTTATTTCTAGTCTTGGTATAATTTTATTATCAAATAAAAAACTTGTTACATTATAAGTATTTATACTAATAATATTTTTTTTCTTATCATTATTTAATAAACTAATTGGAGTTATTGTTAAATAATTTGGTATATTATTATTGATTTCTTCAATTTGTGTTGATGACAATTCAAAATTTACATATAATGAATTTGGTTTAATATTAAAATTTGATATAAATGATTTAGAGAAAATTTTGAATGGATTATAATTAGAAAATGCTATATATGAAAAAACTTTATTATATTCAAAATTTTTATATTTATCAAAAACTGTATTTTCATTTTTGTCAAGATTATTATCTGAGTTGTCAAAGGTATTAATTTTTTTATTTTGAAAATCTAAAAAATTACATTTAATAGATGGTAAAACCCAGGAGTTACATATATGTAAATATAAAAAAAATAATATATAATACTTCATTATAAATTACAATAGAAATAATCCTTAAGTTAAAATATATATGTTTCTATAATTTCATTAGCATGTGGTTCATTTTTATATTTTCTTTTAAAAATTTTTAATAAATTATGAATTGCTGATATATATAAACCATTTTCATCATCTTGTGCTTTTCCATATTGAAATCTTCTCCATACATAATGATTTATTTTATCCCAATGTCCGAATAAATTTTTTTTATCAGATATTTCTAATAATCTAAAAATTCTTTTTTTAAATTTATTTGATTTATCAAATAAATCTAAACCTGAATGAACTCCTTTAATACCACCTTGAGTACATCTATTTCCTCCACTAAATGTATATATTAAATCCATTACATCATAAGATTGGATTGGATTTATATAATTATTAGAATTAATTGAGTCAATTTCTATATTTATTTTTTTTAAATACTTTAAATATTTAGAATAAGTATAATTACCAAATTTACTGTCATTTTCCGTAGGTATCGTTATATTAAATTTATTATTATTAATTACCCCAAATTCACAAAATTTATAATTTTTTGTATATAAATTGATATTAGTAGGATATAACTCATAACTTACACCAAAATCATTTAAAATTAATAAATAACCTAAATTAGGTAAATAAAATATTTCATCATTTATAATATATTTAAAATATCCACCTTCTGGTATAGAATAATATAATATATTTTCTTTTTTAATATCATTATGTAAAATTCCAATATGTTTATGTAAAACAGATAGTGCATACATCAATTGAAAATACATATTAAATAAATGGTTATCTATTATTTCTATATTTTCTTCATCACTCCGTGAGGCTGACGCTAAGTCATTTAAAACTTCATTTAATTTTGATAAATCACCATTTGCTAATTCTGTTAAGTAAACAGAACATTTTTTATTATCTGGTTTAAAGTTACATTTATTAGAATATGGATTTTTGATAATAGAACAATCATTACACATATAATATCCATAAGTATATGGAAAATTAGGACAAATTTTTTTTTCTATTAAAGGATTAATTCTAACAATTAAATAATTAATTTCGTGAATAATAGTTGTCATATTTTCCTCTGTAATATCAATTCGAATAGGACGAATTCGTGTTTGTTTTAAAGCAAAATTTGGTATATTTTCAGGATTTTCTTTAAAATTAACTAAACTAACAATTCCAAATGATCCTTTACCAATAACATTATAAATATCAAGACTTTGTTTAATATTATAAAATAAACATTTAAATGAACCCGAATTTAAATCATTTTCGATTAATTTTTTATTAATAATATTTTTTAATATTAATCTATTATCAATAGTTTTAAAATTATTATAATTACTACTATTACAACTTAATTCTAATTCTTTTTTTCTTTTTTGATTTTCTAGTACTTTTCTTCCAATTTTTCCAGTAATCAAAACATAACGATTTGTATCAGGATTTAAAATTTTATCTTCATGTTCTGACATATTAAAAATTAGAAGATTTCAATACATATATTAAAATCAAAATATAAATATATTCAAATTTTTTTTTTTTTTTAATTATTTAAAAAAAATTCGAATATATTTTATAAATAAGATAATATGAATAATTTACAAATAAATTATATGAATACAAAAATACATGATACATGTATTATAGGGGGAGGGATTTCTGGTATTTATTCGTTAAAATATTGTTTAGAAAATAATATTAAAGATGTTATTTTATTTGAAAAAGAAAATAATATTGGAGGTATATGGAATTTTAATAATAAACCTGGAGGAGTTTTAAAAGATACATTTGCTTCAAGTTCATTATTTTATTTACATCCGTCAGATTTTCCTTTTCCAGATAATACTCCTTTATTTCCACATAATTTAATTGTACAAGAACATTTAATAAATTATATAAATCATTTTAATTTAAAAAAATATATAGAATATAATACAGAAATTTTATCAATTTCAAAAATTCCAACACAAAATACACAAATAAATACAGCATTTAATATTGAAGAAAAAAATATATGGAAGGTTTCCATTAAAAATAATATACAAACTGAAGTATATTATTTCAAAAAAATAATTATAGCAACTGGTACAGCACAATATCCTAATCCAATTCCATCAATTTTTAAAAATTTTACTGGTGAAATATATCATTCACATTATTTTAATGATAAAAAATACACTAAAAAAAAAATATTAATTGTAGGAGGAGGAGAAACAGCATCTGATATAGCAGTTCAATTATGTAATGACAACTCTATTTATATGTCTGTTTATAATGGTGTATGGTTTCAAGATAGAATTTTTGGAGCAGATTTTCCGACAGATATGTTATATAATCGTTTTGTTTATAATTGTTTTTCAAAATCATTTATAAATTATGTAATAGGTACTAATGTAGAAAAAATTTGGGGCGTATGTGGTAGTGGTGTTGATATTTGGAAAGTTAAAGAAAGTGGATTTTTAAATTCATTTTATAATAAATGTAGAGATGTAATACATATGATTTCAAAAGGAAAAGTAATTCCTAAAAAAAAAATTATTGAAATAAAAAATAAATTAGTTACTTTTGATGATAATTCTACTACTAATTTTGATATTATTATAACTGCTATTGGTTATAATTTACAATTCCCTTTTTTAAATAATAATTATAATTTTGATTATTTACATATATTTGATCCTACTGACACATCAATATGTTTTATTGGAGGAATTAGACCATATGTAGCATCTATACCGATGTTAATAGAATTTCAGGCAGAATTAATAGGTTTATATTATAGTAATAAAATAAAATTACCTACATATAATTCTATGATTAAAGATATTAATCAAAGTAAATTAAATCAATTTAAAGAATTTAAAAAAGATTATGTACGTTTAAATAGAATTGTTGATCCATTTACTTATGCTAATAAAATTACAAAAGTTACAAAAACTAAACCTAATCCATTATATTTATTATTTTCAAATCCTTATTTATGGTTTCAATATATATTTAATCCTTATACATTATTTTCATACAGATTAACTCATTGTAATAAAATAAAAAAAAATATAGCACTTATGTATATGAATAAATATCATAATACTGAAGTAGCAATTAGAGCAAGAGAAATTTCTTATTTTTTATTATGTTTATTTTATATTTTTCCATTTTTATTTATATGCTCATTTCTATTATTTTTTTAGGTTCATTTTTTGATAATAACATTATTTTATTAAACATATGTTCTTCTTTTGTTGATGAAAGAACTAAATCACTCTGTGAGGATGACACAATATAATTAACATAATAAAATCCTTCTTTATATAATAATTTTTTTATATTTTCTATTTCTTTTATTGAAATTCTTGAACTTAATTGACATTTAAATTGAAAAATTTTATTAGTTATATATATACTTCCTGTTAAATGTTTTGCCATTGTGCTGGCAGTCACACTACTGCTATTATTTATTACAATTTTATCATATGGAATACAATTTAATGCTTTTTGTTGTATATCGCAAACATAATTTAAATATTCTGGATACTTTGGATTAACACCTAAATTATTATTTATATAATAATTAGCATAAATTATATAATCATTCATTATAATATGTTTTAATAACTTATTGTTAAATATTTATAAAAAAATTTAATAAAATTTATAAAAAAAAAAAAAAATTGAAAAAGAATAATTACATAATTTATATAATAACTCATTAAAAAACAATGGCATCTTTAAATGAAGAACAAACTGAAACTTTTGATGCATTTCTTGAAATGTATAAAAATTTAAAAATTGGTCAAAAAAAAAAAATATTGAATGAACTTGAAAATGATGGTGAGAAGAAAAAAAAGAGTAATAAAAGTAGTACTGAAAAAAAAGGAAGACAAGTACCTGATGAGGTAGCCAAAGATAATCAAGGGAAAGTATGTAAAGGAAGAGATGATTTAGATTACATACCTGTACAAAATAAAGCTGGTGCTTGGTGTTGGCGTAAATTGGATAAAACTAGTAATACATCTAATACTTCTGAAGAAGAAAAAAAAGAAGAAGAAGAAGAAGTAAATACTAAACCTATTAAATCTAATAAACCGACAAAAGCTGCAAAAGCTGCAACAGTTAAAGATTCTTCAAGTGAAGAAGAGAATAGTGCAAGTGAAAACGATGAAAATTAATTAAAACATACTTTATATGAATATTTTAGATTGTATATAAAAAATTACTTATATTATAAAAATTTTTTTTATTTATATTACATTATCTTTTTTCCAATTATCTAGTACCTCTTTAAAAATACGATTTGGTATTAAATCATTTTTATTTAATCTAGATTTTGTACACGGACATATTAATTTTGTATTTAACCAATTAATTATAGTATTTTTATCATATGTTATACCTTTTGGTGTAATTACTGGATCATCAATTAATGATAATGTAATAGGATCTAACAAATAATCTGGTGGTTCTATTTTATATTCTATAGATAAATTTTGAGGTTGTTCTTGTAAATTATTTAATCTTCTTAAAATATCTGTTCTATTATAAGATGTTGTAATTATTTGATTTTCATTATTAGATATATTTACTGACGAATTAGATATAAGTCCAAAAATATGCCTTTGATTTACATTTAAAATATTTTCATTTAAATTTGTAATATCATTATTATGAATAAGTGTTCTGTTTAATCTATTCTCATTTGTTCTAGTTAATCTTCTATTTGTTAATTCTGTAATATGTCTAAGTCTATTTTCTCTAATATTTGATGTATTTATTCGTGTAATATTTACACGAGTAGAGTTTATATTAGTTTCACCAATCTCTGAAGTATTATTATTATTCGAACAATAAGCACACTGTCTAAAACTCATTTAAAATATTATTTATTTTTAAATATAAAATCACACGCATTATTAGACATATTCTAATTAAAAATATGAAATTTAGTAATTATTTAAATTACTTAAAATTAATTTAAATTATTTATATTATTATTTAATTATGTGTTATTATATGGGAAAAAATGATATAATAAGATTTAATATATATTGTAATAATATTAAAAATGAAGAAATAATTAATTATTGGAATAATGATAGGAAAGAATATAATTATAAAAATTTTCCTTTCTCTTCAAAATCATATGAAATATCAAAGTTATATAAATATATAGAAAATAATACACCAGAAGTTATATTCTTGTTAATTAAAAATACAAAAAATTATTTATATTATCATATACGAAAAAAATTCGAATTAAATATACAAAATTCAAATAATATAGATGATGATATAAAAGATTTTATATATTATCGTGATGATATTACATATAATATTACATATTTTTTTCAAATAATTGATTACAGAACTGGACTACCGTCAAAAAGTTTTATTCGTACTACATTAGTAGTAGAATTATTGCCTTCTTGTTGGATAAATAGTTGTGTTATTGAATTAATACGATATGATAATAATACAATAACATTATATAATAGTATTAATAGAAAAAATAAAATATATGATAGTGATAGTGGATCTTCGTTTAAAATAAATAAAACTCTTAAACTAAAGAGATAATCGTTTATATAAATACTTAACTTTACTAATAAATTCTGTTTGACTTGTAAGTAATACAACAAAGAAAATATTTGTTGAAGCTAATTCTTTAACTCTTAAATGATTAAATCCCATAACACCATGTAATGGGAAAGGTATTTTTTCAACTAAATTATGTGCGAAATAAGCAAAAACACCAAATAACCATACCTGACAAATAACTTCAAATAATAATAATGAAGTTGATTTATTTTCATATTTATAAACATCAGGTTTAACAATTACCTTATCAATAACTAAAGATACTAGTAATGCTAATAGAAAATATAATACAGTAATATACCCAATATCTAATAATTTAATACCACGTATAGAAAGTTCTTTTCCTAATGTCATTTTATTATAAATAAATAAATTATTTTCTATATAAATTAAAATTAAAATTTATATAAAAAGAATTAATTTTATATAAACAAAATGGATAATAAAGTATTTGTTAGTATTGTTTGTCCTACTTATAATAGACAATATTTATTACCATCTTTAATTGAAAGATTTCAATTTCAAATATATCCTAAAAATTTAATAGAATTAATAATTTTAGATGATAGTGATTTAATATATGATGATTTAGATTTTATAAATAAAGATGATAGAGTTAAATATATTTATGAAAAAGAAAAATTACCTTTAGGAAAAAAAAGAAATATATTAAATAGTATTGCTAAAGGAGATATTATAATTTGTATGGATGATGATGATTATTACAGTCCTTATTATATAGAAAATACTGTTAATAAATTAATAAATAGTAAATTATTAATAGCATCTTGTAGTCAATTATTTATATATCATATCGAATTAAATATCTTAGCTTGTTTAAGATCTACTAATATTAATTGTATACGTAATGCTACATTTGCTTGTAAAAAAGAATATTTAAATAATTATTCTTATAATAATACAACTTGTAGAGGAGAAGAAGTCGGTATTACAAATAATTTTACTATTCCTGTCGAACGATTAGATATGAATTCAATAATTGTATTAAATCATGGAAAAAATACAATAAGATATCCTTGTTATAAAGAAAAAAAAATATTAAAAGAAACAGTAGATATAATAATAAGTAGTGGTTGCCGAGGAAATAAAGATTTAATTTTAAAAGGTAAAAATATATTTAATAGATTAATTGATGCAACAACAAAAAATATAGTTAATAAAGATTTTATAAATAATATTGAAATTAAAAATTATTATAAAGATATAATTGATAATAAATTAAAAAAAATAGAATTTAATAAAAATGATTTATTTATTAGTGAATTAAAAATATTAGGTGGATTAACAACAACTATATCAAGATTACAAAAAATTAGTAATGTATTAAAATCAATAATAGAACAAACAAATAAATTAGATAAAATTAATTTAATAATACCAAATTATTCAAATTATAATAATGAATCTTATATAGTATCTCCTAATATTTATAATTTAACACATAATATTGAATTGTTAAGAAGTGATGATTATGGACCTATAACAAAATTATTACCTTTAATTCAAAATATTAAAATAAATGAAGATATATGGTTAATGACTTTTGATGATGATTTATATTATGATGAAAAAATAGTAGAAACAATTAAAAATAACATAAATAAATTTAATAATAATAAAAAAAATGTATATGGTTTTATAGGATTTAATTTATCAAATTTTACAGGTGAATTAAATTCAAGAACATCATCTAATATAACAGAAGATTCAATAGTTGATATATTAGAAGGTAAAGGGTCAATAATTTATCATAGAAGTGTTTTTAAAGAAGATTTTAAAGATTATATAAATATTTTAATAAATGAATCCACTAATAATTGTAGATATTCAGATGATATATTAATAGCAAATTATTTAGCAAAATATAAAATAAATAGAATACAATTATATTCACAAGAATTTAATAAAGATATGAATTTTGAAAAAAAATATTTATTAAAATATTCAAATTATCCTGATTCTCTTCATAATGGTAAAGATAATTTAGTATATCCTAAAGAACAAAGATATAAAAAAGTCATACAGATTTTAAAAGAAAAAAATATGTATTATTTATCGTAAGGTTTATTTTACATCTTCAATTAATTTAAGACATTCTTTAATACCATTTTCATCTGTATTTGGTGTCTCACATATAACCATAATATTATTATCAAGTCCAAATTTCGCCCATTTTTTTAAAATTTCATATTTAATAAAACCTTCATTAAGATTTGAATGTCTATCTTTTTTTGCTCCACATTCTACTTTTGAACCATTTAAATGAATAACTTGTATATATTGTAATCCAATAAGTCTTTTAATACATTTGATATATTTATCCGTTTCGGTATTTAAATTATGCCCTGCAGAAAATGCATGACACGTATCGATAGTGACGGATAAATGTTTTTTTTCTTCATCAGTAAAAGAGTTAAACATTTGACAAAATTCTTCTACTTGATAAAACATCTCAGTCCCCTGACCTGTAGCAACTTCAAGTGATAGGTTAATATTAAGATTATTATCTTTAATAAATTTAGTGATATGTTTAACAGAAGTTATAAAATTTGTACCAGCTGTTTCTTTATTCAATTTAACCATTTTCCCCATATGTATAATTAAATTTGAACCTCCAATAGAATCACCTAATAATAATTCTTTTTCTAAAGTTTTAATAGTCCATCCATCTGGTTCGAATGTTTTAGATAAATTATAGAGATATTTTCCGTGAATATTTAATATAAAATTATTTTCACTAATTAATTCTTTAATTTCTTTTTTATCTTTATCATTAATTTTTGATAATGTTGTTGCTTGTGGTGGTCCTATAAAAATTTGAGTTGTTAAAAGACCATTATCAATAGATTTTTTAATAACTCCATTAATTCCAATTTTTGCAACAGACAAATGTCTTCCAATATAACTCATTTTTGAAGATATAATATTAAAATATATTAATTATAAAATTTCAATTTTTATTTTTTTTAAACATTTGTTTAATAGCTATTGCATGTTCTAAATTTTCTCTTTGAATTAATAAATTTACTGCATTATGCCAACCAAAATTTTCTAACCACTTATGAAAATTTTCTGGAATATAATCTCTAAATATTTCTATAAATTTTTTATGTATTGAATTACATTCAATATCTAATGATGGACATTCTTTAAAAACTTCTAATAATTTATTAAGTAATAATTTATTTTTTTCAATAAGAATATGTCTAATAATGAATGAGCAAAATATACTACCAATAAAAGCCAAAACAAATGATATAAGTAAATTATTATATAAATCTTTTTTTGTTTTAATCGTTTTAATCAATAATATAAATATAAATGAAAATATAATCAAAAATGGTAAATAATAATAATGTAATATACCATTACCAGTAAATAATTTAAATGTTTTATTTCTACGGAATAGTTGTAAAATAATAAATAAAAATACACCTAAAATAATACTTAAAATTGTACTGTATATAATTTTTTCTTTATATGTAAATTCTTTATATATATGATTATCTTTATTAACATCTAACTTTTCTAACTTTACTGGTATTTCTATTTTAGTATCTTTATCAGATTCTTGTATTTCTATTTTACTATCTGAATTATCTATAAAAGATTCTCTATATGTATTAGGCATAAAATTAATAATTAGCATAATAGATATTAAAGTAATCGGTAATACATATATTAAATTTCTTAAATACATTTGAGGAATTGAATCAAAATTATTAGAATAAGTATCGGCTGCTAAGAAAGTATATTGTCTCATTAATTTTAATGGTTTAGTAGTAGCATCTGCAACATTGACAACAGTTCCATAAACTGAATGAATTGTATTAGATATACTTCCACCTTTTATTATTTTTTTAGTCATTTATATTTAAAAATAAAATAAAAGTATTTAAAACTAAATATATATATATAATTTATATAAAAAATTTGAAATTATTTATACTTATAAATCAAGTACTAATAATGATTAATACTTTGTTAGATGTTATTATTATAAATAGAATTCCAAAAGTGTTTTCAAATATTGATGAGTTAGATTTAGACGAAGAATTAATTAATAAAGTTTATAAAATTGCAAAATATTCAATACCTTTTGATATAACTAAAGAAATGATTATAACAAGATGTAATAAACTTATTAATTACAAAAAACAATTAAAATATTTATTAACTTTACCAGTTTTAGAACAAAAAAGTTTAGAGTGGTATGAAAAAAGACATAATTTAATTACAGCATCAGATTTTGGAAGTGCTTTAGGAGAAGGTAAATTTGTATCACAAAAAGATTTTATTATGAAAAAATGTGAAGATTATAAAATTCATTCAACAAGCGGAAAAGAACCTCAATTTAAACACGGTATAATGTTTGAACCAGTCGGATGTGATATTTATAGTAAAAGAATGAATGTAAAGGTTTATGAATTTGGATTATTAGATCATAAAGAATACGATTTTATTGCTGCATCTCCAGATGGAATAAGTGAATTGGGAATAATGTTAGAGATAAAATGTCCTTATAAAAGAAAAATTGATGGGAAAATAGTAGATCAATATTATTTACAAATTCAAGGTCAATTAGAGGTATGTGATTTAGAAGAATGTGATTTTGTAGAAGTAGATTTTAAACATTATTATTCAAGATATGATTTTATGGAAGATTATAATATTAATAATATTTATACAAAAAATAATTTAGAAAAAGGTATAATTTTTGAATATACTGAAAATGATATAGATAAATATATTTATAGTCCATTATATGTAGATAAAGATAAATTAATTGAATGGTTAAATGATATAGAAAATAAATTAAAATTTGATGGAATTTCATATAAAATAATGTATTGGTATGTAAATCAATATAATTGTCAAAGAGTATATAGAAATGAAATATTATTTAATACAATATTAGAAAAAATGGATAAAGTTTGGAAAAAAATATTAGAATGGAGAACTAATAAAGAACTTTATAAAAAAGAAGTAATATCTTCAAGAAAAACTAAATCAAATATAGTAGACTTTGATGAAATGAAACTTAAAAAATATAATTGGAATGATGAAATGGTTGTATTAAATAAATTTGCTTTTAAATGAGGTTCAATTAATAAAGTTTTAAAGTATATATAAATAAATTATATGATATTAATTTTTTTATTTTTATTATCAATATTTATCTTATATTGTCTTGGGGTTTTAATTAATTTTCATTCTTATTTTTTAACTACTTATGGGTTAATAACACTTAGTAATTATATATTTCAAACAATATTTGCTTTATTAAATAGAAAAAAATGTGAAAATATAAATTTAAAAAATGAACATTCAAGATTAATTAAAAAATCTACTTCTGTAAATATTCATGTTGTAGGATATAGAGAAAATGAAAAATATTTTGAAGATTGTTTAATTTCTTGTAAAAATATAGATTACAAAGGATTAAATAAAATTATAATTTGTATAGACGGAAATAAAGCAGAGGATTTATATATGGTAGAAATAGCAAATAAAGTATTTCCTTTATGTTATAATATATATTTAGATAAAATACCAGATACTTTTAAAGATAAAAATGATATGATAAATTATTTAAATGAGGAATTAGAATTTTGTTCTTCTAATGTAATATGTGTTACTCAACCTCATAGTGGGAAACGAAGTGTATTATATACATCATTTTATATAACAAAAATATTTAATGTAGATTTATTTATGAATACTGATTCTGATACTATTATAGATAAAGATTGTATAACTCATTTAGTAAATCGTTTTTATTCAGAAAAAAATATTGGAGGAGTCGCTGGTGAATTAACAATATTTAATACTCATAATTGGTTATCAAAATTAAGTAATGTTAGATATTATTTAGCATTTAATATTGAACGAGCTTGTCAGTCATATTTTGGAGTAGTTCAGTGTATATCCGGACCAAATGGATTATATTCAACTGAAATAATTTCAGAGATAATAGAAGATTGGTTAACTCAAACTTTTCTCGGCAAAGTCGTGTCATTTGGTGACGATAGAAATTTAACAAACCAGTTATTAATATTAGGTTATAAAGTTGTATATACTCATCTTGCAACTGCATCTACCGAAACTCCTACTAGTTATACTCGATGGGTCTTCCAGCAAACCAGATGGCTCAAAAGTTATGCACGTGAACTAGGAATAACAATGAGAATAGTTCATAAACATAATTTATATCTAACGTGGGAAATATCATATCAATTATTATTTCCAGTATTTTCAATTTATACAATGTATTTTACAATTTATAACAGGTCTTGGTTTTCATTATTAAAAATAATGTTGGCAATATTTTTATTACCATTGTTTAGAATAACATTTATAGAACTATTTTTTGAAAAAAAATTTAAACCTTATTTATATTTATATTGTTTTTATCCATTATTATATATAACAACATTATTACCATTAAAATTTATTTCATTATTTTCATTAACAGATACATCTTGGGGAACATCTGATAGAAAAATATTAATATCTAAATATATAAAAGGATATTTTCCATTAATATTTTGGTCTGTCACAATAACAATTGGATTAATATATCATTTTATAACTCGTAAAGATTAAAATTAAAAAAATTTCAATTTGATATTTACTTAAAGCTTTATTATTATCTTAATTTAAAAAAATAAAGGTAATGGCAAAACTTTGTGAATATGAAAATTGTAAAAATCAAGCATTTTATGCTTTTTTTTTTAATAAACCAACTAGATGTAAACAACATAAATTAGATAATCAAAAAATTAGATATAAAAAATGTGTATGCGGTAAAACAGAACCTAATTATGGATTATCTACTGATGAAAGACCTTCTTGTTGTTCAATTTGCAAAACAAATGATATGATTGATTTAAGACACGCAAAATGTTTATGTGGTAAACAACAACCAATTTATGGTTACGAATCTGACAATAAAAGAGTTTGTTGTAAGGATTGTAAGAAAGAAAATATGATTGATTTAGCAAATAATGATAAAAAATGTAAATGTGGAAAAAGAGCATCTTTTGGATTAGTTAATGATATTAAAGCTACTTGTTGTGTTAATTGTAAAACAGATGAAATGATAGATATAAACAATAAGAATAAATTATGTAAATGTGGTACTCGAGCAATATTTGGTTTAAAAGATGATATAAAACCTCAATTTTGTATAAAATGTAAAACAAATGATATGATTGATTTATCTCATAATTTATGTATATGTAAAAAAGTAAGACCATCTTTTGGTCTTACAGGAGATAAAACACCAACATGTTGTCAATCTTGTAAAAGCAGTGTAATGATTGATTTATGTAATAAGTTATGTAAGTCGAATTATTTAGAAGAAGGTAAATCTTTTGATTGTGCTACATTAGCAAATAAAAAATATAAAGGATACTGTACAAGGTGTTATAGTTATCATTTTCCGAATGACCCTTTAACTTTTCAAATTAAATCAAAGACAAAAGAAATAGCAGTTAGAGATTATATCAATTTAAAATTTGAAGACTTTTATCATGACAAAGCTTTATGGATTGAAGGATGTGATTGTACTCATAAACGTCGTATAGACCATAGAAAATTAATTGGAAATACTTTATTATGTATTGAAACAGATGAAGAACAACATAAAAGATATGATAAAGATGATGAAGAAGTTCGGTATAATGATTTAATGATGATACATGGTGGTAAATTTATATTTATTAGATTTAATCCAGATAAATATCAAGAAAATGGGGTAAACAAAAATCCAATAATAGCTAATCGTTTATTAGTTTTAGAAACAGAAATTAAAAAACAAATAAAAAGAATTGAAAATGAGGAAAATACAGAGTTATTAGAAGAAATATTTATGTATTATAATTCTTAAATAATTATGATTATTTTTGATCACTATAAAAAAGTGCCTTTGGTAGTCTACAACAATTATAATAGGTTTGATATATCATTTTATGACTCGTAAAGATTAAATTAAAAATATATTATAAGATGTAATATATAAATAAAAATGGGAAATATTCAAAATAAAGACAAACTCCAAGATCAAGAAATTTTAAAAATAATTGCTCATAGAGGTTCAAGTAAAAATTTACCAGATAATAGTTTACAATCATTAAATCAATCTGTTAAAGATGGTATAAAAGATATAGAAATAGATGTTTTAATAACATTAGATAATAGAATAATATTACAACATGATATAATAAGAAATTTTACAGATTATTTATCTTGTGATACAGAATATAATAATGAATTATTATTAGAAACAGTTTTTAATGAATTACCAAAAGATATAAATTATATAATAGATTTAAAGGATCCTCGTCCTTATAGTAATTTAGTACCAGAAGTTTTAAAACTTTGTAATCAGTATCATAATATAGATAAATGTATATTTGCTTCATTTAATACTTTTCATTTATTAGAATTATCAAAATATGAATTAGATACAGGATGTAAATTAAAGAAAGCATATTCAACAGGAAATTTAGATTTAGATTTTTATAAAGAAAAAATAATTATGTTTAAATTAAGTCATTTAATATTATATAAATTTCAAGTAACTCCAGAAATAATAAATTTTATAAAAACAGATTTTCCAGATATAAAGATATTTGTTTATACTTGTAATACAAAGGGGTTATTTAATTATTGTTTAAGATGTAATGTAGATGGATTATTTTCAGATAATCCAGAAAAATTTATCAAAAGAAATAATTATTATGTGTTAAAATCTCAAAAAGTAAAAATTAATAGACGATATATATATGTATAAAAAAAATTTGACAAATAATTAATTAAAATAAATTAAATATTTCTATTTTGATAAAATGACAGATGAAAAGTATAATATTATTAAGATAATTATGAATTTATATTATAGTAATACAAATACAAATATATTTGGAGAATATGTTGAAAATAAATATACATATGAATCTTGTAAACACTGTTTAGATAAAATTAGAAAACATTACAAATTTTATCTATTAAGATTAGAAAAAAAAGAGTTTTATGTGTATTATGACGAAGATCCAAATTATTATTTAACAATTTGGTATGCTAATTTTAGAGAATTATTTCCAAAAATTCAAAAAGAGAATGGTCTTGATACTTTTTATAAAAGTTACAATTGTAAATATGAAATTAGAGATGAAGAATTAAATCAATATAATTAATTATTTGATTATTTTTTTAATAGTTATATCACAAAATATTTATTAGAACCAAAAAAAATTTTAAAATATACTAAAAGTTTATAATGGAAAATATATTTTTAATTTAAAAATAAAAATAAAAAAAAATTGAAAATAATTATTTAAGAAAATAAATATTATAACTATTTAGGTAAGAAAAATGAAGGTAATCAAACGTGACGGAACTGATGAAAAATTATCATTTGATAAAATTCTAACAAGAATTGAAAATTTGGCAGAAAATTTAACTATTTCTGCTGATGAAATCGCTCAACAAGTGATTAGTCGAATTTTTGATGGAATTAAAACAACTGAATTAGATGAACTTGCTGCTCAACTATGTTCTTCGATGGTTATTGACCATCCTGATTATGGTACATTAGCAACTCGTTTAATTATATCAAATCATCATAAAAATACATCACCTTCATTTTCTGAGACGATTTATATTTTATATAATAATAAGGATATTCATAATGAGAAAAACTCTTTAGTAAGTGATGAATTATATAATATTGTGATGGCACATAAAGAAAAATTAAATAATTTTATTAAATATGATAGAGATTATAATTTTGATTATTTTGGTTTTAAGACTTTAGAGAAGTCATACTTAATTAAGATAAATGATAAAATTGTGGAAAGACCTCAACATTTATTTATGAGAGTTGCTCTCGGTATTCACGGTAATGATTTTAAAGATGCTTTAGAAACATATGAATATATGTCACAACAGTATTTTATTCACGCTACACCTACATTATATAATGCCGGAACTAAAAAAGCAAATTTGTCGAGTTGTTTCTTACTTGATGTGCATGATAGTGTTGATGGAATGTATACATTAGCAAAAGAATGTGCATTAATTTCTAAAGAAGCAGGTGGTATTGGAATTAACATTCATGATATACGTGCTAAAGGTAGTACTGTGCGTGGTTCGAATGGAAAATCAAGTGGAATTATTCCAATGTTACGCGTATTTAATAATATTGCTCGACATATTGACCAGTGTTTTATTCCTGAAACAATTATTTATACAGAAGATGGACCAAAACAGATATGTGATGTTACAACAGAAGATAAAGTAATTACAATTGATGGAAAATTTAAAAAAGTAAATGAAATATTTATTAATGAAGTTGATAAAGATATTCTTAATATTAGAACATCTCGTTCTTTCGAATCAATTTCAGTAACAAAAGAACATCAATTATATGTGTTAAGAAATCAAAGAAAAATGACAAATTTTAATGATATTAAAAAAAGACTTGAAGCAAAAACTATTAAAGGTGAATTTATATCTGCAAAAGATTTGAAAGATGATGATATGGTAGCATATCCAGTTGTTGATTTAATTGATACAGACCAAACAATTAATGAAGATTTATCTAATTATTATAGAATGGTTGGTATTATGTTAGGAGACGGACATATTACTGAAAATCGCAATGAATCAGGTATTACCGTAAATAAAGTAAGTAAAATTAAAACATATAACTTTGTAAAAGAATTTTTAAATTTTAATAATATTCATTTTTGGGAAACAGATCAAATTGGTAGTGTTCAATTAAGATGGTCAAATACAGATAAATTCAATTTAAATAGAGATGATATTTATGATTCGAATAAAGAAAAATGTATTCCTACTAAATTTTATAAATTAAATAAACATTATACAAAACAACTTATTAAAGGACTACTTGAAACAGATGGTTCTATTATTGGTGAAATATCATTTTCAACAACTTCATATAATTTAACACACGGTATTAGATATTTATTATTAAAAATTGGTGTAGTAAGTTCTGGTTGTATTAAAGATAACAGAGGAAAAACACATGAAATTAGACCTGGTGAATTTATAACAAATAAAAAAATTACTTATTATGTTAGAATTCCAAAAGTAAAAGAAGTAACAGATATATTAGAAATTGAAGAAGGAAAATTTTTCAAATCATTTACATATGGTGATAAAATTTGGTCAAGAGTTCTTTCAGTAACTGAAAGAAAATACGAAGGAAATGTGTATGATTTAAATATTGAAGATAATCATAATTATGTTGTTGGAAGTTTTGGATTAGTTCATAATTCCGGTAAGCGATTCGGGAGTATTGCCGTCTACCTTGAACCATGGCATCAAGACGTCATGGAATTTCTAGATTTACGTAAAAATCACGGAAATGAAGAAGAACGTTGTAGAGACTTATTTTTAGCCCTTTGGGTTCCTGATTTATTTATGAAACGTGTTCAAGAAAATGGTGTATGGTCTTTAATGTGTCCTGATCAATGTAGAGGATTAACAACAGTTTATGGGGAAGATTTTGAAAAACTTTATATTCAATATGAAAATGAAGGAAAATTTAGAAAACAAGTCAAAGCTCAAGATGTCTTTTATAAAATTGTTGAGGCTCAATTAGAAGGGGGAACACCATACATTCTCTTTAAAGATGCTATTAATAAAAAATCAAATCAAAAAAATTTAGGTACAATTAAATCTTCTAATCTTTGCTGTGAAATTAATATTTATACTAATCATGAAGATGAAATAGGAGTATGTAATCTTGCTAGTATTTGTTTACCAAAATATATAAATTATGATGATATGACTTATAATCATACTGAACTTCATAAAATTGCAAAAATATTAGTTAAAAATCTTAATAAAGTAATTGATAGAAATTATTATCCCCTCAAAAAAGCAGAAAATTCTAATTTTAGAAATCGTCCTGTCGGTCTAGGTATTTCTGGTTTGGCGGATGTATATGCAATACTTAAAATACCTTTTGAGAATGAAAAAGCACGAAAATTAAACAAAGAAATTTTTGAAACTATTTATCATGGTGCTTTAGAAGCATCTATGGAAATTGCTAAAAAAAGAAATGAATGGTATAATATTTCATCTTATAATAAAGATTATGTAGAAAAATGGAATAATGATAATTCTATTGGTGAAGATCCAAATTTAATCACTCAACGATTACGATTTATACCAGAAGAGTTAAATAAATTACCAAAAGAGTATATTGGTTCGTATTCTTCATTTGTAGGAAGTCCTATATATCAAGGTCTTTTACAATTTGATTTATGGAATAAAGTTCCTGATTCTGGTAGATATGACTGGAATTTATTAAAATCATTAATAAAAGAAAATGGTATTAGAAATAGTCTTTTACTTGCACCAATGCCTTAATTTGTAGGGCTGAAAAATAATAGAGATATGTGAAATTAAGATAAAACATATCATAAAATCTTTTAATGGTCTTAATTAAAAAGTTAATTGTAACTTTTTAATCCATAATTATTAGTTTTCCTGATTAATAGGAGAGCGACATTATCAAATTGCGGGGAAGTCCTTAGAGTCTTAACTACCACCTTATTATAGAAATATAATAAGGGAACTCGGTTAATAGCCGAACCCAATGGTAAAAATGTTAAGAATTGGATAATCCGCAGCCAAGTTCCTAAACTCATTATATTAGAGTATGGAAAAGGTTCAACGACTAAATGGTAATGGGTCACTTTTGTGGCTTAAGATATAGTCTAGTCCTTTTTGAAAAAAAAGGTATAAACGACAGCAAGTACAAGCCAAATATGCGGAGTTAATGAAAGTTTTGAGTGTTTTAACTCTATGATTTATAAACGTAGAACAATTTCTGGTGAATTTATTTTAGTAAATAAATATCTTCGAAAAGAATTATTAGAATTAAATCTTTGGACAAAAGAAATTCGAGATAAAATTATTATGAATGATGGTAGTATTCAAAATATTATGGAAATTCCAGAAGATTTAAGAATTTTATATAAAACAGTTTGGGAAATTTCTATGAAATCTTTTATTGATCAATCTCTTGATAGAGGACAATATATTTGTCAATCTCAAAGTTTAAATTTATTCTTTGCCAAACCAGAATATAAAAAAATCACATCAGCATTATTTTACTCGTGGTCTAATGGGTCAAAAAACGGGAATTATTACATTAGAACGAAATCAGTAGCAAAAACACAATTATTTACATTAGAACCAACAAAAAAAATACAAGAAGAAAAAGAAGAAGAAATATGTGATTCATGTGGTGCTTAAAAAATTATTAAAATTATAAAAAATTTTTTTTTTAAATAATTTAATTCTATATTTAAGAATTAAATTATTAAGTATATTATTAATAATAATATATAAAATGATTATTTCTCATAAAAAAATGACAGAAATAAAAAATAAAATTAACGAATTATATGTTAATAACGAAAATAATGAAATTTTATATAATTATATAAAAGATATATTAAAATATGACGAGAATTATAAAGTTGAATATAACAAAGAAAATTACGAAAAATATATGAAAAAATATAATGAAAAAAATAAAGAAAAAATTAATATTCAAAAAGCAAAAAGTGCTAAAAAACGATATTATGAAAAAAAAATTGAAATTGAAAATAAAAAAATCGAAAATTGAAATTAAAAATAAAAAAGTATATAAAGGTTTATAGATATATATATATTATAACTATAATGAGTTTATTAAAGGATAATTACAGTGAAAATATGAATGAAATTATTGATGAAACTACTTATAAAAAAATTCCATTAACAAATAGAAAAAAGGAAATTGTAGATTATTCAATAGTTGATAATGAAGATTATGAAAGAGTAATTAAATATTCTTGGTATTGTAATATTAGAAAAAATAAAAGTGGTGAATATAAATATGCGAAAGGATATGTTAATGGTCAGAAAATATTATTAAGTCATTATATTATTGGAAAACCAGAAAATAAATCTATTATTATAGATCACATAAATATAAATGCTCTTGATAACAGAAAAATTAATTTACATCCAACATCTCGTAGTAATAATTCACAAAATAATATTAAAAATATAACAAATAAAACTACAAGTATGTATTTAGGTGTTAGTTTTGATAAAGAATGTAATAAATGGATGGTAAGTTGTAAAAATATTTATTTAGGACGTTATGACAATGAAAAAGATGCTGCTTTAATATATGATAAAGCAGTATTTATTTTATTTGGAAAAAATGCTTCTACAAATGGTTTAATTAAATTTGAAGATGTTCATGAAACATCTATTGATGATTTAAAACCTGTTAAAAAAGAAAAAAAACAAGATTTACCAAAAAATATATCTATTACATTAAATAATAGATATTGTACTACTATAATTTATAATAAAAAAATATATTCAAAAGAATTTACTTTATTAGAAGAAGCAATTAAATGTTTAGAAGAATTTAATAAAGAGATCGATAAAGTTAAACAAGTAGAAGAAAAAGAACATAATAATAAAAGAATAATAAGAAATAATAATGGTCAAGCAATTATTTATTTATATAATAATGATAAAAATATAGTCGGAGAAACAATTGTAGATGATGATAAATGGCATCATTTAATGTTATATAAATGGTCATTTACAAGTGATAAAAAATATGCACATGGATATGTTAATAAAAAAACAGTAAAATTACATAGATATTTGAAAAATGCTGAAGAAGATACATTAATTGATCATGTAAATGGTAATTCACTTGATAATCGTTTAGAAAACTTAGTATTTTCTAATAACACAAATAATAATCATAATCGAAAAAAAAAAGAAAATACTACAAGTATATTTAAAGGAGTTTGTATTGTTAAAGGAAAAGTAACAAATATTTATTATGCTTCAATTCAAAAAAATGGAAAAATTGATAATTTAGGATGTTATGAAACACAAGAACAAGCCGCATGTGCTTATAATTTAAGAGCAAAAATGTTATATGGTGATCATTCAAGTGTTAATATTATAAATATTGATGATGAATTACGTGAAAAATATAATAAAGAAATAATAGAAAAATGGAAACAATCTAAAAAATATTTTATAAATGATGTTATTATAGAAGATGCGTAAATTTATATAAATAGTAATATATTAACTAAAATAATGTATCGTGAATTAACAAATTCTACTATATCTTCATCTTCATCTGAAATAATACAAGAAGATAAAACAGATTATTGGATAAATGTTCATGGGATTTTAATGTCAATAGCATGGTGTTTTTTTATTCCATTAGGAGTAATAGTAGCACGTAATAAATGGTTATTTAAAGATAATACATTTTTTGACTTACATGTATGGTTTCATAGTCATCGTATTTTACAACTAATAGGAACAGGTTTATTTTTATCAAGTTTTATACTAGCAATGACTGCACTTGAAATTCCTGATGGTAATACTGGACGTGCTCATTATAATATAGGAATGACCGTAATGGCAGGTGTATCAGCACAATCTATAATAGTTTTAGTTAGACCACCTAAAAAACATAATCTTCGTTTAATATGGAATTTTTTTCATCATAATGTAGGACGTGTAACATTAATATTAGCATTTGTAAATTTATATACAGGTATTTATTGTATGCAAAGTCAAACTGGTTATTCATATTATATAACAGTCTGGTTATTACCAATATCAATTTTAATATTTACATTTAGCGAAATATTTATAATTTTAGAAATAATTAACTACATCAAAAGAAATAAAAAAAATAATATTGATAATGCTGAAACAGCTTTAATAGAAAATATATAAAAAAAAAATGTTTTCTAAAAACACTTCTATTTATATTAAACTACGATGACCAATAATTTTACCACTCCAATCGGTAATTATACCGAAATCATCTAATAAATTTTTTTTTGTTAAAATTAAATCTTTAATTGCTATATCAATACATTTATTTAAATCATTAGTAAGTTCTGGATTATAACCAGAAGTGAAATTATTATTTCTTACAGATGTAAATACTTGTATATCTTCTCTAGCCTTAGATAATCTTTTTTCTAATAAGATTTGAGATGCACTTTTTGATAGTGGTCTCATTGTTCTTCGTCTTATAAATATTTAATTTATAATATTGTCAAATTTTTTTTTTAAAGTAGTTTTTTTGAGAATAAAAAAAAACTTTATTTTTATTAAATTAAAGTTTTTTTGCCGGACAGCGCAAGGACAGCGCAAGGACAGAGTAATAACATAATTAGTCCAAAAGTTTTCTTTTTTAATAATTTAATTTAAATTAATCAAAATAGAGTGTAAAAAAAGATGCGTTCTTTCTCTTTCTGCATCTTTTTATTGGTTATAAAGTGACCATCTAGTTATTCAGTAACTAACTTTCCTGACAAATCATAGAATGGTCTTATACGACTAAGACCATAGTTGTCACACAATATTCTATTTATTTCCATTATCTCTTCAAATCTAACGATGTTCTCTTTCTTCATTTTTTGAGCCAAATTTTTTATCTCTTCATTAGAAAAGTTTTTGATTGACTCTATGTCTTTGCTAACACTAACCATTTTTTTTCGTAAGTCGATGCTTTTTTGTTCCAATATTTGTATTTCTTCTATGTTTTTAATTGACATTTCCATTTTTTCTTTGTTATAAATTATTATATAAATAATATTGTCAATTTTTTTTTTTTGAAAAAAAAACAATATTCTTATCGAATTAAAGTTTTTGTTTTTTGAGTAATAACATAATTAGTCCAAAAGTTTTCTTTTTTAATCAATGTATCTATTTTTTTTTTATACATTTTTTCAAGTTCAGTTTTAATTTTATACATTTTATAGAAGTGTACTTCAAAGTTGACGTGTACTGGTCCTAACATATAATCAGCGATGTCATATTTCCAGAAACGTATTCTGACAATTTTACCAGTTAATTCATCATCATAAGTAATATTTTTTTTACAAAATATACTAAATAATACATAATTTTTAAAGTTTGGTTTTAAATCTCCATATTCATATGCTGTAATATAATTTTCATTATCAAAATTATTATTATTAGGATTAGTATAATATTTGTCAACAACAATTGCATAAATATCTTCAAATTGTATATCATTTATATTCATATATTCATTATCAAAGTTAGTAATATTATTTCTTAATTGATTTAGAGTTAACTTTTTTATTTTATTCATATTATAATTCTTAATAAAAATTTGTTTAAGAATTAATCAAATTTTTTTATAACAAATTATTAAATGAGTTTTATTTTATTTGATAAATTATATAAATCAGGGAATAACACATTAAAATACAAAGTATCAATTAGACCAAATGTAAATAAAAATTTAAAGATTTTTACAAAAACAGTAAATACTATATTAAATGATAGTCGTGGTTGGGGAATTAAATGTATATTAGATGATACAAATTATGATTTTGAAATAACATTAGTATCTGGAGAAGATATAAAAAATGATTGTGGATTTGGTAATCTTAGTTGTGTTAATGATATTGGAGGAGATAAAATATTTATAAATAATAACAGATGGTCTAAAGGTGCAAAAGCATCTCGATTAAATTTAAAAAATTATCGGAAATATTTAATTTTACACGAGCAGTCTCATCTACTAAATCAGACTCATGTTAAACCAGTTAAAGGGAAGAGAACTCCCATTCTAGTGCAGCAAACGTTAAGTATAGGCGAAGGACTTCCTAATTGTTGGCCTTTAATCAGTGAAAAAAAGAAAATGAGAAAAGATTATAATAATTATATTAAATCTAAGAATTTAATTTAATATTTTATATTCAAAAATTTAAAAATATATAAATTTGCGAACGAAGTGAGCTTGTCGAAGACAACTCTATGGTTTAAAAATTAAATATTTTTTATTTGAACTATTAAATGTCATCACAAGATTATAAAGAATTAAAAGATGTTTATAATTGTGATTATTTTTTAGAAACAGGTTACTATATGGGGTCAGGTGTTAAAAGAGCATTAGATGCTGGATTTAAAAATATAATGAGTATTGAAATATCAACTAAACATATAAATTACGGTAAAGAACATAATAAAAATGAAATTGAACTAGGTATATTGAATTTAATTCAAGATGATAGTAAAAATATTTATAATCATATAAAAAATATAGATAAAAAATTTCTATTTTTCTTAGACTCACACGCAGATCAAGATTTAACACATGAACGTGGAGAATTTATATGCCCTGTATTACAAGAGTTAAAAGAAATAAACAAACATCATAGAAAAGACCATATAATATTAGTAGATGATATGAGAATATTTAGAGATAGACGGGATTGGGCCTATAATATAATATTAGATGACGTAATAAATGAGATAAAAAAAATAAATAAAAATTATGAAATAAAATATTTAGATGGTTATCAAAAAAATGATGTATTATGTGCTTTTATACCTAAATAGAATAAAATTTAAATATTCCAGAGGCGCCAAAGGCGCGCTCGTAAGCGAGCTATTTATAAATTATTGAAAATAAAAATTAGTATTAAACCAATATATTCATATTTAAAAAATTAATAATATATATTTAAGAACATATTATATATTTATTATAATATTAACTAAAATGATTGTTTCACATAAAAAAATGAAAGAAATTAAAGAAAAAATAACAGAATTATTTCCTAATAATGATAATACAGATATATTTTATAATTTTTTAAAAGATATTTTGAAATATGATGAAAAATTTAAGTATAAAACTGAATATGATAAAGAAAAATATGAAAAATATGTAAAACCATATTATGAAAAAAATAAAGAAGAAATTAATAAAAAAAGAGCTTTAAATAATAAAAAAAGATATCATGAAAAAAAAAATTTGATTATTACTTAAAGCTTTAATGATATATATAATTTAATATAATATTAAAATGGATATTATTGACGAAACTACTTATAAAAAAATTCCACTTAGGAATAAAAAAAAAGAAATTATTGATTATGCTTTAGTATCTAATGAAGATTATGATAGAGTTAATAAATATAAATGGCATATTAGTCTTTTTAAACAAAAAACCAAAGACTATAAATCAGTTCGAGCAACTATTAATAAAAAAATTATAAATTTAAGTCATTTTATTTTAGAAAAACCTAAAAATGGTAATATAATAGATCATCTTAATAATAATCCATTAGATAATAGACAAGAAAATTTAAAAGAACGCTCAAGAAGTGAAAATTCACAAAATAAAAAAAAAATAATTACAGAAAATACTACAAGTATATATAAAGGTGTATATTATGAAATTAATAATAAAAAATGGCGTTGTAGTTCTTCTGATATTATATTAGGTAGATTTGATTCAGAAATTGAAGCAGCTACATTATATGATAAATTTGTTTATGTAAAATATGGTGAAAATGCTTCTACTAATAATTTAATTGATTATAAAGATACAATAAATTTAACTTTAGAAGATATAATACCAAAAAAAATAGAAAGAAATTTACCAAAATATATTTCTATAAATAGAGGTAAATATTTAGCACAAGTTATGTATAATAAAAAATATTATACATCTAAAGGATATAAAACAGTCGAAGAAGCTGAGGAAGCGCTAAAAGAAATAAACATAAAAATAGATTTATTAAAAAATAATGATGAAAAAGAACATAATAATAAAGAAATAACAAGAAATGAAGATGGTTATGCTGTTATAAATATATGTGATAAAAATAAAAAAATAATAGGTTATACAATCGTAGATGATGATAAATGGCACGAACTTTCAAAACAAAAATGGTGCTTTAAAAATGATAATACTTATGTTCAAGGTAGAATAAATAATAAAACAATAACATTACACAGATATTTAAAAAATGCAAAAGACGGTGATGTAGTAGATCATATTAATAAAATCTCTTATGATAATAGAATAAATAATTTAAGATTATCTACTAATGCTCAAAATTCATATAATAAAAGTAAAACTAAAAATAAGAATTCATCAAGTATATATAAAGGTGTTAAATATAGAAAACAATCTAAAACAACTCCTTACGAAGTTAGAATAAATAAAAATTATATAGAATATCATTTAGGTTATTATAATAATGAAATTCAGGCAGCTTATGCTTATAATTTAAAAGCACAAGAGTTATTTGGTGAATTTGCAAATCTAAATAAAATTGATATAAATGAAGAAACTAAAATAAAGTGGAAACAAGAAATTTATAACAAATGGAATTTATAAATTTAAATTAAATATTTTTTATATAAATAGAAAATAAGTAATAAATAAAATGTTATTTTTGTTTTTATTATTAGTGTGTTCGTCTATTAATATTATTGATTCGTTTTTTTTTCCGCAAATGCTCCCTTTTTTTTATCAAATAGGTTATGTGAAAGATTTGAAAGATAAACCTATTAAAATTATAATTGATAATAATGATCTTTGTTTATTTAAAGATAAAAAAACAGAAAAAATTAAATTAGTATCAGACAGGTGCCCACATAGATTTTATTCATTATCTAAAGGAGAACAGTTAGGAGATTCTGGTATTTTGTGTGGATATCATAATTTATGTTTTCATAAAGGAGATAGTCCAGATTTAACAAATAATTTAAGAGTGATTGGTGAAAACATATATTTTTGTCCTACATCTCATTTTGTAGATGAACCTTATTTCCCACCTGAACATTATGATAAAAATTTTCGAGTAATCGAAGGTTCTTGTAAAGTAAAAACAAATATAAATGTATTTTTAGAAAATGTTATCGACAATACCCATATTCTCTATGTTCATTCCTTTGGGATGGGTAGTGAATTACCTTCAAATATCAAATTACAAAGATTATCAGAATATGGATTAAGACAAACTTTTGATTTTAAAACAGGAAAACAAAGTTTATCTTATCAAATACAAAAAATGAAAAAAAAAAAACCAATATTAAAAGTAGAAAATGAATATCATATGCCAGCAAATGTATTAAGTAGAGTTCATATAGATGAAACGAGTACTAAAACTGTATTTGTTAGAGCATTTCCTATAAATGAAAAAGAAACAATAATATTTTGGAAAATTTATAGAAATTTTTTAGTATTTGATGCTGAGTTATTTAATATATTAGGGGATATACTATTTAAATTATTATTTGAATATACATTACAAGAAGATATTGGAATTTTAAAAAATGTTTATTTAGAAGATACATCCAGTCAATTTCATACGAAATATGATAAAATACAAGTAGAATTTCGTAAAGATTTAAATAAATACAAACATTTTCATGGACCAGTATAAAAAAAATTGATTTATTTTATTATGTATTAAAAATAAAGTAAATATGAATTATTTTACAGATGGTTCTTTATTTAGGTATAATACCAATGAACAAGCTATAGGTGATACAAAATACAAAGAACTAAATATTGTATATAATATGAAAGGAAATACTTATTTAGATAAAGCACTTGATGGTATTCCAATAGAATGTTGTATAAACAACTTAAAAAGTGATAATTACCACCAAAGAATAGATATTCAAAAGACAGAAAGTGTAAATTCCTCTGGAAGTTTAGAAAAAATAAATATTTCTTATAAAAATAACGAAAAAAATAATTATAAAAAATATAAAAAATGTAAAAATAATAAAATAAATTATAAAAAATATAAAAATTATGATATAGATAATATATGTGAATTTTGTGGTATATTAGGTTGTTTTCATTTACAATTAGAAGATATTAGTTATTATACTGACTATGATGATTATATTTATGATGATTATTATTTTGATGATTATTATTTTGATGATGAATATTATCTTGATGATAATATACTAAGAAGAAATGGTAGAACTGATAATGAAGAAGATGAATACTGGGATAATTTAAGAGACCAATATAATGATGCTTTAAATGGTTATGATACTTAAATTAAATATTTAAACTACGCTTATTTTTTTTCTTATTCTTCTTTTTAGTTAATAAATCATTTATAGAAGAATCATCAGACATATCTGAATCAATCATTGACATTTCATCAATTTTATCATCTAAATCTTGATTTTCGATATCATTTAATATATCATCAATATTAGTAGGTCCTTTCATACTTTGTCTTTGTTGTTGCTGAGGTTGTTGCATATTATGATTAAATCCCATATTTCGTTGTTGTTGTTGTTGTTGTTGTGGTTGTTGTTCATTCATTGAATTCATTGTTGCATTTGCAAAATTACGCATTAAATCAGGATTTTTTTTAAGAACATTCATAAGATCAGGAACATTAGCATTACCCATTAATTTATTAGTTAAATGAAACATAAATGCAGAACCACCTAGACTCATAATAAGTCTAACTTCTGGTCCCATTTTAGAGGCTCCTCCATATTTATCATGTAGTTCTTCAAATATTTCATCATAATTTTGTATATCATCATGTACTGTCTCAGACCATCCACTTAATACAATACCAAATGGATCAAATTTTGTATTAAGGAATTCAGTACCAGATACAGCAGCCATTAACATTTTACGTTGAAAAGCGACAGAACTATCAGTTTCTTTTTCTCTTTTAAGTTTTTCAAAATCTGCTTTCATTTCTTCTAAGTCAGAATTAATAGAGTATCTTTTAGGAATTCTTAATCCTCTTTTTTCTAATCTATCAAATTGATATAATAATTCTTTTTTTTGATTAATAATTTCTTCTTCAGAAATATAAGGTTTTTGAGGTTCTTGGTTAAAAAATCTTGGTTGATTATTATAATTCATTTGTGGACCTGGACTTCTGCTTAAATCACTTTCATCATCACTATTTTCTGATTGTGGATATCTATTAGGATTTGATTGAAATTGATTAAAATTACCAACAGGAGCACGTGTTGGTGGTATTCCTTGATTAATTGATATATTATCAGAAACATCAGATTCATCATCTCCGAATAAATTACTATTTTGATCTGATGATCTACTTGATATATTATCTGATGTAAAATTATTATTATAATTTCTTGGAGATTGTTGTTTAGAATGTTTATTCATAATAAGATCTAAACCAATATCTGGTACTTGTGATCCATGTACAACATTTAATTTAGGTTCTGTTCTTTGAAATAAATTGGTAGAAGAATTAAAATTTTGTTCTCCTTGATTATAATATGATGGACTATTCATATTTATATTTATTAAATTTATAGATAGAAAGAAACTTTAAATAATTTAAATAACGCATAATTCTCTTAAATATTCTAAACATTAAATTATTATATGTTGTGCGTTCGCAATGTAAGTTAATAATAATTTATTTTATACATTTTCCATTTTTATCAAATTTTTCTTTTTTAGGAATTCCATGTATAGCATTAATACACATATTTAATGTATCAGATCTATCTGCCATATGAGTATCAGATTTTAATATAGGTAACCATATAAGTTTTTGTTCTTCAATAAATTTATTTTCTAAAAACCATTTAGCATATTCAATGCTTTTCCATTTACGTTGAGCATAATCTCCTTTTAATTTACATATTAAGTCTGGTCCTTCATAACAAGCTTTTAATTTTTGAGATGCTCTAACAAATCTAATAGGTATATTTACATCTTTATATAATTCAACAAGTTTTCCATATAAAATATGAGAGACAAATTTCATTTTAGGATTAATTTTAGGTTGTAACTCAATAATTATACTTGTAAGTTTAGAAAATATATCAATTTCTTTATTATAAATATCTTGAATTTTTTGTATAAAAACCTGTGCAATAGTTTGTAATAAATATTCATTTATAGTTTTTTTTTTAAAACTATTATTTTTTTCAATTTTAATATTTTTTGGAAAATGAGTTTTACAAGAATATATGAATTCATTTTTATCATTCTTGTGTTTTAAAGAACATTTTTTACCACAAGTATTTCCATTTTTTTGTTTTGATTCACAATGATAATCATCTGTATTAAGAGTATCATATAGATTCCATAAATGAATCTTATAAGTAGTAAAATCTGTAGGATTTTCAGCACTCATAATACATAAAGCAAGATTTCTTAATCCAATATCAATAGATAATACATGAGATTGATTAGTTGTCATTTATAAAATTATAATTTATTAATTTTTAAATATAAATAATTTATATTTAAAGTTTAAAGTACATAATAAATTATTTATATTAAAATGGATTTTAATTTAGGTTTAAATGAAATTTATGAATATAAATTTTTTTTGTCTATCAAAAATGAGGTTTTGATTAACACTAAACTAAAAGAACAAATAAATAATTTATTTAATGAAGATTATAGAGAAAATTATACTAAAAAAGTAATTACATATTATAGTAATTATAATACAAATAATTCACATAATAAAGTAGAAAAAAAACTAGTAAGAAAAATTAAAAATAAAAAATTAGAATTATTTGCATTATTAAATAAACTAACTGATATTAATTATAATTCAATTCTAAATGAAATTAATAAATTAATTTATCAAGATAAAAATTTATTTTTAGATTCAATAAACGATATATGGAGTTTTTCATATAAACAATCAGTTTACAGTATATTGTATATAAATATTTTAAAAACTTTATTATTATCGAATAAAGATGAAGAATTAAATAAAATTATATTAGAAAAATTATCAGAAATTATTAATAATTTTTTAAATAAAGAATTAATAGAAATATGCCATAAAGAAAATAATACAAATTATGATGAATTCTGTGATAATAATACAAAACATAAATATATTAGAGGAAAAATTATTACAATTTGTTGGATTATATTAAAAACAGATTTTAATATAATTACAAAAGATAAATTAATAAAAGAAATTTTAAAATATAATTTATCAATAGATTTAACTATCGATATGTTACATATATTAAATACATTAATTGGATTAGATAATAAATTATTAATATATTTAAAAGAATATATCGAAATTAATGATATATCTAATAAAATTAAATATAAAATACTTGATATCATAGAAAATAGACCATTTCATTTAGATGGTTTTAAAATTTTACCTAAAATTAAAGATACAAATTTAAAACAAAGTTTACCCAATATTCCAGAAAGCAATAAAACTATTCCAAGTAAAACTCGCACTTGGAATAATAATCAAACTACAAGAACACGAAATAATTATAATCCAAGAGGAATAAAAATTCGAGAACATAATTCATTTTCATAAAAAAAAAAAATTGAAATTTATTTATATAATAATATATATTATGAAAGAGTGTAGTGAAGAACAAAAAAAAAAAACTAAAAATATGACTGAATCTATTAATTATAAGGATACTATTATAACTCAATTAACTGAAATAATGAATGAAAGAAAAAAAACTAATGATGTGTGGAAAGTAAGAGCTTATAAAAAAGTAATTGATGTTTTAAATAATGTTAATACTCCCATAACTAAAATGGAAGATATTAACGAATTACCAGGAATTGGTAAAAGTATTAAAGAAAAAATTCAAGAAATATTTGATAATAATATTATAACAGAAATTAAAAATATGAGTCCTGAAGAAAAATTAAAAACAGAAGTAATTGAAAAATTAACAAAAGTTTCAACAATTGGTATTAAAAAAGCTGAAGATTTATATAATAAACATAATATTAGAAGTATCGAAGATTTAAAAAATAAACAAGATTTATTAAATGATAAACAAAAAATTGGTTTATTTTATTACGAAGACGAACAAATTCGTATTAAATATAAAGAAATGCAAAAGCACTCTAAATTAATTTTAGAAACTATATCAGATTTTGATAATGAAATTATATGTAATATTGCTGGTTCTTATAGAAGAGAAAGTAAAGATAGTGGAGATATTGATATATTAATTACTAAATCAAATGAAACTGTAAATGGCGAAGAATTATTTAAGAGTGTAGTTGATATGTTAATATCAAAAAAATATATTAAAGATACATTAGCATATGGAAAAAAGAAATTTATGGGTTATTGTAGATTACCAAAACATAAAACTCATCGTAGAATTGATATATTATATTCAGATCCTAATAAATATGCTTTTGCTTTATTATATTTTACTGGTGATTATTCATTTAATATATCTATGAGAAATATAGCTCAGACAAAAGGATACTCTTTAAATGAATATGGTTTAATTTATACATCTGGAGATAAAAAAGGAGAATATGTTAATGAAAATTTCTTAAATGAAAAAGATATATTTGATTTCTTAGAAATTGATTTTGTTGAACCAAAAAATAGAAATAAGGAAGTTCTAAATAAATATTTATTATCTTATATTACCTGATAATAACTATCATATAAATAACTATCAAATCCTTGAATTACATTATTTTTTTTTTCAACACTAAAATGTTCTTTAGTTTCAGATTTAGTTTCAGGTTTAGTTTTAGGTTTAGTTTTTTTCTCTTCTTCAGTAGAAGGTAAATCTGATTTCTGTTTTTGAGATACTATTTGGTCACTTCGTAAGGCTGACACTGAGTCATTTGAATTATTTTTTTCTTTAAAATTTTGTTGTGTATCTTCATAATTTTCTATATTTTCTTCACTATCTTCACCATCTTCATTAATAAAAAATTCCTTATTTTTATTTAATAAATTATTTAATTTATTAGTTATTATTGATAATTTATCAACACTATCAACAAATTTAGTAGTATTTGACTGAATAATTTGTGAAGAGTTATTTAAATCTGTTGCAATTTGATCTAAATCAGGAGTATTATCATCTTCATTTTCATCTTCATTATCTTCATCATCATTAAATTTTTCTACATTGCGTTTAGATTTTGAAAACTTATTATAAATTTTTTTTAAAATAATAATAATGATTACAGATAATAATACAAAATATAATATAGATTGTAAATTTAATTTAATATCCATATTTATTATTATTAAATATAATAAAATTAATTATTATATTAAATTAAATGAATAATAATTATAAAATACCTAATACTGTTAATTTTAATAATGATAATGCAAAATGTATTAAAGAATGTGATATTATGACATATTTAACTGATTTTATAACTCCTATATTTCAAGTATTAACTATAGAATTAAAAGATTATTATATGAATTTGAGAACTACTAAATGTTTAAATACATCTATTATGACAATGTATTTATTATTAGGTACAGAAGGATTAAAAACTTGTGAAGTATGTAGTGTTCAAAATATTAAAGAAAGAATTAAAAATAATACCAATAAATTAAATAATATGAATAAAAATACTCCATTAAGTGTTATTGATAATAATATTCGAAAAAGAGAAATGATATTTTATGATCAAATGATAGATGATTTATTTAAATCTGATTCAGATCCTAAAAGAGTATTTTATTATATAATGATTACTGACGGATCTTTAAATAAAGATGGTTTAAATTCTAATGACTCATATTTTCCAGGTCATGTATTTGTAATTGAAAAAATACCTTGTGTAACTACATCTAAATTCAAAATATATCAATCTTTTATCGGAGAATATACATTAAAAGGACATTTTAATATGAATCATAAATCTTTAGATATTGATAAAGATGAATTAATAAAAATTTTAGGTAAAACTGGAGTTTTAAATAAAAAAGAAAGAATAGACGGAGTTAGTACAATATTTTCAGATAATGTTTGGAGTTCTAAGACTACAGATGCATGGAAAAAATTAACACACGTAAAATCTGATGAATATAATGGTTTACCAACAACTGAATTAAAATTTTGTTATCAAAAAATTTATGTTGATAAATGTTTCGAAAAATTAAATAAGTTTGCTAAAAAAGCATTAGATAATTTAAAAAAAGATATTAATTACTATCATATCGTAAATCCTGCTGATCCACCATTAACTGGAGAACATCTCAAAGAAAAAATGGAAATATTAGAAAGACAAACTAATATAATGAAAAATAATAGTGCTGAAAAATAAAAACTAAATAATAAGTAATAATGAATAAACTAACTGAATTTAAAAAACCTATATTTATATTAGATATAGACGAAACAATTATAGGAGATATTAAATTTCAATTAAATGAATATAATATTATTAATAATTTTCTTAATATACGATCAAAAATTATAATTAAATACAAAAAAAATTTAATATTTGATTTAAAAAATGGATTAATACGTCCTAATTTACAAATATTTGTAAATTATTGTAAAAATAATAATATACCTGTTTTTTTATATTCAGCTGGATCATCTGAATGGATTAATTTTTTAATACCAATAATAGAAAAAATAATAAATTTTAAATTCGAAAAACCATATTTTTCAAGAAATAATATGATTGTTATTAATAATAATTTAATGAAATCAATTAAAAATATTAAATATAAAATTTATAAAAATTTAAAAAAAAAAAAATATATTTTACCTAAAGATATTGATAATAAAATTATTATGATTGATAATAGAATTGATAATATTATTAATAATAAATATATTATTAAATGTCCTTCATATAGTTATGCTATAGTTACTGATCCATTACGTAATTTAACTGATGAACAAAAATATAATTTAAGAAAAAATATATCATTAATATTATATCAAAAAATATTTAATTATAATACATTATTAGTTTTAATTTATTCAAATTATTTAAAAAATATAAAATTATATGGAATTAAAAATAATAAATATTATAAAGATAATTTTTTTAATTTTATTACACTTATATTATCAAAAATGCCAATCGATACAATTACAAATAAAAATTTAATTTATAAATTTAATCACTATTTATAAATTTATTTAAAAATTAATTATTTAAAATTTATTATAAAATGGATCGTCATAATAAAGTAAAATTGAATTGTGATGATAATGTCAATAAGAATATACCAGAAGAACTAAAAAACTCGACAATGGATTTAAAAATTATTAAACAATCATATCTAATAGAAAAAATATATCAAGAAATTAATATTAAAAAAGCTCTTATTATATGTAATTATATTACAGAAGATTTTATTAATTTATTAATTTTAAATGATCATAATATATGTACTGTAGAAAATTTCACAAAATTTTTAAATTTTGAAAAAAGATTATTAATATTAACAATTGAGAATTTTAAAAAATATTCAATAGATATAATTAATGATAAATATATTGATACATTATTTTTAATTAACTATAATATTACAAATAAAATTATAGATACATTTAAAAATAAAATTATTATTTATGATTTGACAAATTTATAAATAAAATTAAAATATATTTTATTTATAAAATGAATTATAAAATTTGTGTTGGTATCTTATTAATTGTTTTTATTATATTTTTTTATTATAATAAAGAATTAAAAGAAAAATTTGAAGATCCTAAAAAAATAACTATCCATTTATACAAAGCTCAATGGTGTGGACATTGTAAAGACTTTTTACCTATTTTTGAAGATTTTAAAAAACAAGTAGAAAAACAAAAATTATCAGTTGATATTAAAATTATAGATGCTGATGATAAAGATACTCAAAAATTAATGGAAGATAATGGAATAGATGGATTTCCAACTATATTATTTATAAAAGGAACTGATAAAATTAAATATGAAGGTGAAAGAACTATAGATGGTTTAATGAAAATGACAAAATCTTTATTATAAACTTCACATCGGGTTTATAAATTTACCTTTGAAATACTAAATAAATTATATTGTTCATAACCACTAATAATATATTTCTCTATTAATTCTTCATTCATTATAAATTCTAACTTTTTAAAAGAAAAAAGCTCTTCTGTTTCTAATAATTCTATTTCACATATATTGTCTAATGGATTTTTAATAGTTTGAATATTTCTTCCAGATATTAATTTTTGTAAAACAGAATTAATTATTGATTTACAATAATCATAAAAATTATTTATTTTATCATTAACAATATATTTTAAATTAAAACCTATTGTTTCTAATTTATTTTCTTCAAAATAATTTATAGGAAAATTATTATATAAACCTCCATCTATATATAAACAATCATTATATTTTATTGGTTTAAATATAAAAGGAACACACATACTAATTTTTATCGCAAGTTTAATACTCATATTGGGGTTATTGTCAATATTAAAATAATCTTCATTATTTGTTGTTAAATTTGATGAATTAAAAATAATATTTTTACCAGTAATTTTACAAAATTCAATAAAAGTAATATCATTTTTATTAAATTTTTTTAATAATAAATCTTCTATTAATTCATCTAAAAAATTATTATCAATTAAACCATAATTATCAAATATACTAATAATATTATTTAATTTTATTTTGGTTTTATCTTTAGATTTATAATAAAATAATTTTAATATTATTATTATATCATCAATTTTATAATCAAGTGCTAAAAATAAACATATTAAAGCACCAGCAGAACAACCTAAAAAATTTTTAAAACTTTTAAAACTTTTAAATTCTTTTTCAAAAGATTTCAAAGCACCTAATAATCCAAAAGTTTTAAATGCACCTCCTGATATAACTATATTTGAATACATATTAAATTAAATATTAAATGCGAAACTACTGCTTAAATATTTATATTATTATTTACTAAAAATGTTTTTGTCAACAAATCAAATTCAATTACAAAATAAAGTAGATATTAATGATGTATATAGAGCAATCAAAGAAAAATTAAATAAAAAAAAAGAAAGTTACGAAATATTATTAGAAAAAATTTATAAAAAAATTCAAAAAACTGCTGATAGAAATAGATATAATTGTCAATTCGAAATACCATCGTTTGTTGTTGGTTATCCAATATATGATATGAATAGATGTATTGCTTATATTATATCTAGTGTTAGAAAATCTGGTTTTATAGCAAAATTTATATATCCAAATATGATTTATATTAGTTGGAGTTTAGATGAAATTAAAAAAGAACAAGATAATAATATATTAAATAAAAAATTAATGTTAGAAAAAATGATCGAACATGATACAAAACCTGTTAAATTATCTTTAACTCAAAATTTACCACAACAGATTTTAAATACTACAAAAACTAACTTAAATCCTCCTTGGAATACTAATATAACAAATAATCATCAAATAATGAAAAATAGAGTTATGTCTGGTCAATATTATAATAATGATAATAATTTTTTAAATTATGGACTTATTACCGATAATAATTATTCAACAAATGAAATAATGCCTATACATATACCAACTAGATTACCATCACCAATATCAACAAATAAAAAATTAGAATACCATCCAGAAAATTTAAAATATGATCCTAATAATTTAACTTTACCAGTTTATAAAGAAGATACAAAAAAAGAAATAAATAAAAATAAACATCCCTTTTTTGGAGTATCTAAAAAATATAATTCAAATGGTAAAATCGTATTAGATCTTAATTAATTATCACAATCTTCACAATCTTTACACTCTTCACATTCTTTACACTCTTCACTATTATTTATTTTTTTTTCTACTATATTATTTACACTTGGTATTGGTGTAAATATTATCTTTGCTTGATGTCCTAAAAATTGTATAGTAATATCTTTAGTAGAATTATCTATTAATGCTATTAATATTGTAAATATATTCGAATAAATTTGTTTTTCTACAAAATCAGGTAGATATGTAATATTTATATTCTTATCAGATAAAAGTTGATCTACAAATGTATTTATTCTTTTAACTGATAGATCTTTTAATAATTCTTTTCTAATTTTTTCATTTTCTAAATTAATTTTTTCATCATATTCTTTATGATTTTCCGTAAATTGTGTAATTAATTCTTGTAATTCATTTGTTTTTTGTTGTTGTTTTAATAATTCATTTTTATAAAATTCTATTTCTTGTTCTTTTGAACTGAAATGTGAATATGTTGTATTTAATTCTGCATTATTTATATTTGTTTGTATAGGCTCATTTGTTTGTGTAGATTCTGTAGATTCTGTAGATTCTGTAGTTTTTTTATTATTATTATTTTTTTTTGATTTAGAATTAATTAAACCCATTTTATTATATTATAATAAATTAAATTTATCTATAATAATTTTAAAATAAATTTATAAATTCTAAATTTTATCTTAGTATCCATTAATAAAGAAAGAATAAAATGTTTTATTTGATTATAATTTTTATTACAATATTAGTATTTATTTTATTAAGTTTCTCTTATTATAATGAAAATAATAATAATGAAGAAAATATTAAAGATTTTAAAGATTTATTAAGTAATTTTGATAAATTAATTGAAGATATAGAAGGAAGATTTAATAATGAAATTATTCAACAAAGATATATCGATAAACTTAAACAAGAAAACGCAAATGCTGAAGAAAATAAAAAAGGAATATTAGAAGGATTAGATATTAAAGAAGAACAAAATTTATTAAATAAAGAAAAAAATAAAGAAAAAAATAAATCAGATAATAATGAAAATAATGAAAATAATGAAAAAAATATAGATAAAGATAAAAAAAAAATATCAATAGTAGGAGAATTAGAAGGTATAAATACAACAAATAAAGTTAAAGAATTAAGTGATTTAAGGCAAAAAATTATTAATTTAAAAGAAATTATAGATAAAAATATTAAAAAATATAATGATGAATTTAGTTATGAAAACAGAATATTAGGTTATAATGATGAAAAAGTTAACGAATTTATAAATAATAATCCTGATTATACAACCTCTGAAAAAATATTATATTTTTTTTTAGAAATTGAAAGAAATAATAATGATAATCTTAATAAATCATTTAGATTTAAATCTAATATTAATAATTTAAATAATTTATACAAAAAATTTAAATCAAAAATTATTAAATATAAAAATTTAATTGATCCAAGTAAATTTTATATTAATGATTTTAATGATAACAAATTAGAAGAATATGAAAAATTTATTAAAAAATTTGATCAAGAAAAAATTTATGTTTTAGAATTTATAAAAACAAGTGCACTACAATCTATAGAAAAATACTTAAATCAAACTGGTGGAAATGGAGAAAATAATATTAAAAAGGAATTTTTAAAATTTAATAATAAAAAATATTTAATTAGGAATGATAATATATCATTTTATATTAAAGTTGGTAACACTAAAAAATATTTATGTAAAATAGATAATAATTATAAATTTTGTTAAATATTTTTTAAGTTTATTTTATATGAGTGTTTTTGAAGAATTTTAAGATAAAAAAATTTATATATTATAATATAATATATTATAGAAATGCCTATTTTTTTTAGTACCTTAGAAGATGCTTGGGGTAATAATAATTACCCAATTGAAAAAAGAAAGAAGAAATGTAAACCAAAAAAATCAATTGATCCATTATGTGAACTTTATGGAAAAAGATACTCTAAAATTTCTAAACCATATTTAGAAATGGAAAATGATAATGAATATCAAAATAATTTCGAAAATTATTCAAAAATTAAAAATATTCCAGAGGTCGACAATGCCGACCTGAGCTCTACTCGCATTAGGAATACAAATAAACAAGAATATTATCCATTAGAATTAGATGAATATTCTAGTTTTGCTTCAGTTAATGCAATAGAAACTGCTGATGATGATGAATATTTAGTTAATGCTTTAGATAAAGTTACAAATTATAGTAATCATCAACAAACATCAAATAATACTTTAAATTTAACAAATTATGACGAAGAATCTGAATCAGATTCTGAAACTGAAAAAGAAAAAGATTTAAAAGAAATTAAATGCAAAACACTAAAACAAAAAGAATCACTGTCACTCGATGAAAAAACTGATACTAAGTTACTAAATGATACAAATTATTTAGATTTTGGTCTGTATATAAGTTCTGGAATTATGTTAATTATAATGATGGAAAAAATATTACAATTAGGAATGTTAATGAAAAATTAATCTTTTTATAAATTAAAATTAATGTTCGAAATTATAAATATATTTTCTCTAGTTTTGATTTACTGTATTGTATTATATTTATTTATATCTCATAGAAATTTATATAATAAAGTTTTATACATTGAATCAAATTTAATTAATACTGATAAAATTATTAATAAAAATAATGATGTTATTGAATCACAATTAAAAAAAAAATTTTAGATATATGTAAAATCAATTATATTTATTTATTAGCTTAAGATGCTAAATATTTAGTAATAAAATCTTCTTTAGTTAAAACATCAATTTTTAACTCTCGAGCTTTTTCTGTTTTTTTATTCTCTAAATCTTTATTATCAATAATTAATATATTAATTGTTTTATTTAAACTATCTTTAACAATACCTCCCCTCGCAATTATATCATCTTTCATATCTTTATCTCTAAAACCTGTAAATAATACTGCTATATTTTCTAAATTTTGAGATTTATTACTTTTTAAACTACTAGTTTCTTTTTTTTCTTTAATTAAATTACATTTTAATTTATTTTCTTCTAAAAATTCTTTAAACTTTTGAATACATTCTATAAAATTTACTGCTGTTATTGTATTTATACCATCTATATTTATTAGTTGTGTAACTGTTGGTGTTTCTTTAATTAAATTCGGATATATATCTGTTATTAATTTTATTTTCCTTTCACCAAATCCTCTACCAAAAGTATTTGAAGCTGTCATTAATTTTATACAATTATTCAAATCTATTTCTTGAATAGCATTATAAATATTATTCGCTGAACGAGTTTGAATACCATCAATTGATTGTAATTGCTCTATTGATATATTTAATATTTTAAATATTGTATTAAAACCAGCACCATATAATTTATTTATTATACCAGAACTTACTCCTTTTGTCTCCATTTTTGTAAAGAAATTTACTAATACTTTTTTTTGTAATTCTGAAGACTCTTTTTTATTATTTATTATTATGTCCACACCAGAATCTGTCCACGTATATTCTACATCAGGCATCTTTGGTTTCCCGCTAACTGCTGGCTTTATTACTCTTGTTATATGAGGTATAACATCACCACTTCTTATCACCATTATTTTTGCACCAGGTCCAAGAATATTATCTTTTACATACTGAGCATTAAATCCTGCTGTTCTTTGAATTGTTACACCACCAATATCTGTCGGAGGAAATATTATAACTGGAATTAAATAACCATCTTTAGATATATCCCACTTAACATCTAATACTGTTACTTCAGCACCATCATTTGTAATCATATTTTTAAAAGCAAAAGAATGTTTCGGATTATTTGATGTAATATTTTTATAAATGTTATTATGAACTACTACTATACCATCAATTTCATATCCAGAATTTTCTCTTCGTTCATTATAATATTCTGATAATATATCAACATCTATATTATTTATTGTTGTCATCGGAGCAACATCAAATTTATTTAATGTTAAATGATGAAATTGTAACGAAGGTGTCAAATTATCAGGATTTAATACTTGATATGATATAAAATCAATATATTTAATTATTTCTAAATTTGGAGTTTTTGAATTAAATACACCAGAAACAGTATTACGTGGATTTGAACCTAAATGAGATATTTTTAACCAATTTTTTTTAGAAATTACTAATTCTCCTCTAACAGAAATATCTTTATTTAAATTTTTTGGTATATTATTTATATATTTTATCATACGACTTATATCACTACCATATTCACCATCACCACGTGTATATAAACTATATACACCATTTTTAATATTAAGAAGTGCTGAAATTCCATCAATTTTATCAGTTAATATAAAATTATTTGGATACTTTTTTAACCATCTATCTAAAACTTTTTTATCTGTTTTAATTTTATCTTGAGAACCCATCCAATAAGGTAATTTTACTTTTTTATTTTTTGTATCTACTGGAGCTCCAATCGTTTTTAATATAGGATTTTCTGGATTAATCTCTTTTAATTTATCTACAATTACATCATAAATTTCATCACTTATTACACTTTTATTTTTATTATAATACTCTTTATTCGCTTCTTTAATTATATCCGCTAATTCATTTTCATCAAATGAATTAATTATAGTAGCATCAGAAGTAATTCTCTCGAATATCTGACTTGCGACCTTCATAATTATATTATATATTTTATTTCAAACCTAATATTTATATAATATTTTTATTTTTAATATTATTTTCAATTTTTTTTTTATTATAATTTATAATTAAATGATTGACCCTTTAGTTAATTATAGCTCCACTAGTTATAAATGGAATGATTTATTAGAACTCGCTACAATACTTCACGAAACATATCATAAAAATCAAAATGATGTTATAAATTATTTAAATAATTCTAAATATTTTACAACTAATGTCACTGATATAGTTTTTTATGAAGCACCTAATACAAAAGCTGATTTTATGTCTTTTATAAATAATAATATTTTATATTTATGTTTTATCGGATCTGATGATATTATAGATTGGATATATGATTTTCAATTATGGCAAATTAAAGTTAAAATTTTTAATAAATATTGTAAAGTTCATAATGGTATTTATAAACAATATCAATCAATTCAATCAAATTTAATTGATGTATATTATAAATATACTCAAAAAATAAATACAAGCACAAACAAGTCTCCACAAAAAATAATTATATTTAGCCATTCTTTAGGCATATTAGGAGAATTAGCAGGTATCGAATTTAAAAATATTAATTCGAATATAGAAATTGATAATATATCTTTTGGAGCACCAAGAATCGGAGATAAAAATTATGTTAATATTTGTAATAATGTTTTTACAAATAATTTAAGAATAATAAATGATGATGATATAATACCAAGTTTTCAATTTATTAAATATAAACACAGTGGTAAAGTTATTATATTAGAAGAAAATAATAAAATATGTTATAAAGATAGAAGTTTTTGGACTGATTTTAAAAATGTCGTATTAGCATTTTTTTATTGGATTCCATTTTTTAAAATCACTGTTTTAAAAGACCACCATCTCGAAAATTATATAGAAATTATAAATAAACAATGTAAATTAGATTAAAAAAATTAAATTTATTTATATATTATAATAATCATGACAGAAAATAATACTAATCAATATCCAAAAAATAATAACAAATATTCTTGGAAAGATTTACAACAAATTGCTATAATTGTTGATAAGTCTTATCATTTTATATACGGAGTTGATAAAAGTATTAATTATTATAAAGATATAGAAAAAAATACTGTTATTAATTGTTTATTACCTACTTATGATTTAATATCAACTTCATGGAGTGACTCAACTTCGCAAAATAATTATTCATTAGAAGATGAATATATTACCGATGAAGTTTCTATTGAAGAAATAAATGAAAAACCAATCGAAGAAACAAATGAAGAAACAATCGAAGAAATAAATGAAGAAACAAATGAAGAAACAATCGAAGAAATAAATGAAGAAACAAATGAAGAAACAATCGAAGAAATAAATGAAGAAACAATCGAGGAAACAAATGAAGAAACAAATGAAGAAATAATCAAAGAAATAAATGAAAAACCAATCGAAAAACCAATCGAAGAAACAATCGAAGTTATAAAAAATAAAAAATTTTCAAGTGAATATGAAATTGAATATACAGATGATATAATTGAAATTAAAATAGATAAAATTATATATATTAAATCAAAAAAAACTGACAGTGAATTTTTTGTTATAGAATATTTTGATAATTTAATTATTATATTTGTTGGTTCTGATAGTAATACTGATTGGGCTTTTAATATTAAATTAAATAAAGAAAGAATATTTTTAGAAGGTAAATTTTGTGATATTCATAAAGGGTTTTATGAACAATACTATTCTATAAAAGATAAATTTATAAATATTGTTAAAAACTATTATGAAAAAAAATCAAATAATGGTAAGGTATCAAATATATTAATTACAGGTCACTCTTTAGGAGTAATCGGACAATTATGTGGAATTGATATTAAAAAAATATATAATAAAAATATTAATTTAGATTTTATAAGTTTTGGTGCTCCATGTGTTGGTAATTTTGAATATGTTGATATAGTTAATAATATATTTAATAATAATATAAGACTTGTAAATAATGAAGATATTATACCTGTTTTTCTTGAAATTTTTGGATATACACATAGTGGAAATATTATAATGTTTGATAAAAATAATATATTATATGAATCAAATACAAAATGGGTTGATATTAAAAATGTATTAATTACATTTGTATGTAATTATATTCCATTCTTTGGTACTAACTTATTATATTATCACTTAATGCCAGATTACATAAAAAAAATAAATAGTCAACTTAATGACTAATATATTCTTTGTGTTAAGACTCTTTTGTTTAAATAATTTTTATCATTATTATTTAATACACTGTTTAATAAAACATTAAACCAATTTTGTATTATATTTGCTATAAACAAACAACTTTCATCACATTCATTATTTGACCATACTATAATTTTATTATTTTTATTATTATAAGTTATAAAACAACCTGTTAATTTTTTTAATTCTTGAAATATTATATTTTTTTGGGTATAACTAATAGAACGAAATATATAATTATTATCATTTAATAATATATTAAACTCTTTATATGGCACATTATAATAATTAAATGGTAATCCGCAATAAGTACTTATTTCAGGTTGATCCATCGCATTAATTAAAACGCTTAATCCATCTGAAATCAAATATTTTGCAAATTCACTATTTTTTTGTGTATTTTTATGTGACCATATTATTATTTTATCAATATCATCATAATAATATATATAAGTGCATCCTGTAATCTTAGTTACTTTTTTTAATATTTCATATTTAACTGCCACATTTAATATTTCCTTATTCATTAAACTAGTATCAATTTCATTAATATGTCTCGCGGTATGTAAATTTATAGGTATATCTTCGGGTATATATTTTTGTGCATTTTCGTAATTATTCATTACGTCCATTATAATCCTAAATTTTACTTATAAATAAGTCATTATCAATTATTAGTAATAGTATATTCAATTTTTTTTTTTATGATTTATATTTAAAAAAAATTGAATAATATATCTAAGCAAAATTTAATTAAAATTTACTATAAAATGCATACACAAGCAGAAACTTTATTATGGAAAAAAGTTAATGAATGGAATGATGAAAAATGGATATTTAACGGTTTTAATCAAAAAAAAGTTATTATTAATTTTGATGAAAGTTACAAAAATACAATTAAAAATAAATACATACGATATTATAAAAAAAAATCTGATAACAATTTATTAATTATTATGAAATATTATAATAGTTGTGGAAATAATTTTATGGAAGATGTAAATATATTATATTTTGATTGTGTTGATAAAATAACTCAAATCGATTTTTATAAATATGCTTATCGATTAGATAATCTTTTAACAGAACTTAAACAATATTTTATTATAAAAATTCATGACAAGGCTAAAGAATTAAACCCTGAGTATTTTAAGTAAATTATAAATTTTTTTTATATTTCTAGATAATGCACCCCTCGAAAAATAAAAATTGAAAAAAATATTTATATATTATTTAATAATGACTCAACATCAATCTTATAGAATGATAGAAGTTTGTGACTGTAATAATAGATTAAAATTGTCAAAAAAATATTATAAATTAGATTTTATAGATGTATCATCATTATATAATGATTGGTATTTAGAAAAAGATATTAATTTAGAATTTAAAAATATATGTAATTTATCTAATTGTAACCGTATTATTTTATATAATAGAGAATCACGTTTATGTATTGTTAGTCAACAATCATCTATAAATAGTAATTACACACGAATTTTAATAGAAAAAGCATTAAAAAAAAAAATTAAATATTTTCAAATATAAAATATATATTTTTTTAAACTATTATTGTTTAAAAAAAAAAAAATTGAATTTTTATATTTATAATTTATATTTAAGTGCAAAATATGACTTCAAAAATGGAATCGTGTTCTAATATTTTATCTGAATGGAATGCAGTTACTTGGGAGTACAATTATACGGAAGAATTACTTGAAAAAATTATTCGTGGTGAGTTAATTATGTTAGATCATCATAAAAAACATCTTTTAGAACGTGCAAAATGGTTATCTGAACGTTATACATATCTTTTAAATAAATTGAAAGAATTAAAAAAAAATGATGTTTGGGTATTGAGAATGTCTTAATACCTTTATTTGTGTTTGTATATATATATTTTTTTAAAAAAAAAAATTGAAAAAAATTATTATTAATTATTTGTATTAAATTGAATAATTTAATTAAAATTAAAATTTAAATTTAAATTAAAATGATTAATGATAAAAAAAATGAAATTGAAAAAATTGAAAATGAATTAGTATATATTGAAAAATCTATGTCAAATATTAAAAATTTATTAGAATTAATATCTAATCAAACTAATTCTGTTATTAATAATCCAAAAAATACTACTTTTATTACTGTTGAACATCAACAAGTATTAAATTTGATGAATGAATCATATAATAACAATGAAGATTTTCAAAAACCTATTGATTATATTTCTAAATATATTAGAAATTAAATAATTTTATTATAAAATTTTAAAAAAAATTTATTATTTTTTTTATGGTCAACAAAGAAAAATGCTTTCGCGCACTCTTTTCTTTGGGTTATTTAGGACACCATCCTCTAGTGATTTTTCTAAACATAGAAGTAAACAACAGCGACTGCTATCAGCAGAAATTCAACTGTTCCAATACAAAGTATATTACGTTTAAAGTTGGGTTTCGAACTCAACTTCTTAGCTTTTTTTTTATAAACATTGCAGAGGCGAACCAGTAAATTCTCTTGAACCATCTTGCGTATGGATACTCTGTCTAGATAATATTCAAATTAATTAATATAAAATACTCTGTCAATTTTTTTTTTTTACTGTATAAATAGTAAAAAAATTATGTATTTGGCAAAAAATAGATAATTATTAGATTACAATTTATATTATATATTTTTTTGCGTATAGAAAGTATAGAAAATTTTATTTTAGTAAATTGTAAATTGATTATTACTTAAGGCTAACAAACTATCATTATATGCGAAGTCAATCGCCGAGTTGCCAAAGGCAAGTTCGCTTTGCTCACTATTTTTTTGTAATTAAATGCGCCATAGGCGCGTGAGCAAAGCTCACCTTGGCGATCCATTCAGCATGGAACATCTTTGTATTATAAATTGAATTCGCACTTATTCGACATCATTTTTATTTTTGTCCAGTATATTTTACTGGGCTTATTTGCCCCCAAAAGTGCTCATATAGCTTAGTCGGTTAAAGCGCTTGCCTTAAGAATAGGGCAGAAAAACAATAGGAATATGATAAAAAGAGATAATCATATTATAAAACCTTTATATGGTCTCTATAAATAAAACCATAATTGTTAGTAATTAAAACTTCTTAAAGTTTAATTGCGACATTATCAAATTGCGGGAAACTCCTTAGAGTTTTGATTACTACTTTATTTTTGTAAAAAAATAAAGGAACTCGATTAATAGTCGAAACCAATAGTAAAAATATTAAAAATTGGATAATCCGCATCCAAACATCCTTATTTAAAGGATGTAGGTTCAACGACTAAATGGTAATGGATAATTTCGATTGAAATTATTTAAGATATAGTCTATTCCCAAAAATTATAAATTTTCCGAAAGGAAGGGTGTAAAAGGTTAAGCAAGAGATCGTTTGTTCGAGTCAAACTTTGAGCGTCAAAATTTCCTTTATTATTTTTTAAGGAAATGGGATTAACGTCAAAAATCCTATTTCATAAATTAAAAACTTATTTTATAAAATAAAAAAAAATTTGAAAAATTTAAATTTAATATTTAATTTACCACATTATAATAATGCCTGCTTTTAGTTATGAAAAAATTAAAAAAATTTTTGAAAGTAAAAGTTGTAAATTACTTACAACTAAAGAAGAGTTCATTAATAATAAAATGAATGCCAAAAATAGTAAATATAATATTATTAGTTCATGTGGTCATAATACACCAGAATGTTATTTTCATACATTTAAAAATAGAAATACAGGAGTTTTATGTAAAGAATGTATTATAAATAATTCACGTATAAAAATATCTAATACTTTTGAAACTGAAGATACTGCTTTTGAAATTATTAAAAATTTAATAAGTAATATATTCGAAGTAAATATTAACGGAGAATGTGTTTCTGCTGATTTATGTATTAAATTGAAAAGTGAAAAAAATGACTTATGGCTTCCTTTACAATTAAAATCTACTGCTAAACCTGATAAAACTACATTTTCATTTGATTTAAGATATAAAACATATGAAAATATGTTTATAATATTTGTATGTATAAAACCAATTAAAATATTTATATTTGATAGTAATAATGATATTATTCGTAATAAAGCAAAATTAACAATTGGTTTTAAAAGTAAATATAAAGAATTCGAAGTAGACAAAGAAAATTTATCTAATAAATTAATAGAATATATTAACTTAAAATCAAATTATTTATTATCAAAAAATATAATTGATACACCTATAACTCAAAAATGTAAATTAGAAAAAGAATTTCAAATTTATAGACAAAATATTTTTAAAAATATTCCATTTATTACATCAAAAAATTATCAAAAAACAGATTTTTGTATTAATTCTTATAATATTCAAGAAAAAACAGCAACATTGAGAAAAGATAGAGTAAATACTCTAATAATTGTATTACAATCTGGCTCAAAAAAATTACCATATGATATTAAAGATAATGATTATTATTGGATTAATTATCCAGATAAAACTAAATTTATATTAATATCAAGTAATATTTTATATCAAAATGGTTATTTAAAAAATAATAATATAATTCAAAGTGGAACTTTATCTATTAATATAAAATTAATTAAAAAATATGAATGGTTAACACCTTATATTTATGAATACAATTTAGAAACTGAAAAAATAATTTTAGATATATTTAATAATTTACCCCCCAAAAAAATAATTAATAATATTGTAGATATAAATGAATTAATTGATAATAATAAATTAGAGCAAGAAAAATATATAAATACATTAGTTCAAAAAAAACCAGAAAAAAAATGTATAGATTGTGGAATAAAAGTATTTAGAACTTCTATACGATGTAATCCTTGTGCTCAGAAAGAAAGAAGAAAAATACGAGAAACATAATTTAATCAATACTTAACTTAATAAAAAAATTGAAATTTATTATTAAACAAATAATATTAATCGTAATCATGGATAATGATTTATATCAAAATGAAATTAATTATTTAATCAATGAAATATCTTTAGTTAATACTAGTTTAGATAAATATAACGGAAAAAAAAGATATAAATTTAAAAAAAAAAAACTTACTAGAGAAGAATTATCTAATTACAAAAATGAATTAGTTGAAATGCTTAAAGTTATGGAAACATATAAAAATACAGGAAATACATTTTAATCTATTTTTTTGAATAAAAAAAAAATTGACAATTAATTATGTTATATTAAAATTGAGTTTCCAAATACAAGTATCCGAAAATGGCGTCTGACTTATTCATGTTATACGACTTACTTCACACCCAAAACTGGAAAAACAAAATCCACATTTACACTTTCGTATTTTTGTGTGTACGTTATTTGACACTCTTTTACATCATGGAATTCGAAAAATGCTTGCGTTCTGCGACATGTAACATCACCATGTATTTGCTATTACTATTTAGCATTAGCAAGATGGTCAAGTTGCCTGTTGTGAACGCTCTCATTAAAGAGAGAGTTTTAAGTTATACAAAGAATGTTGAAGTACGCCGAGATATATTTGGTGTTTTTGTGGTAGGTTGTTTGACAGCAAAAGTTATGGAGAAATTGATATATGTACTTTACGACACTTTGTATTCTTATACAAATGACACTTGTGTTTATGTGAACTTATTTTAGAAAAAAAATTAAAAAAAAAATAAAAAATGGAGAAAATAAAAACTTCTCTATTTTTTTTATATAAAAACTCTTATAAAAAAAAATTTGAACATATTATTTAAAGGAATTTAAATGAAATTGCCTTTGGCAACTCAAAAAATGGATAATATTTTACACTCAATAAAGTTACTTGAAGAAATGTCAAAAGAATCAACAATTGATTTGAATTCTATGAAAAATATTAATAATTCAATAAAATTCGAATGTATTTTAATGGAAAATGAAATTAGTTCTTTACAAAACGAATTAAATTTACTAAACGAAAGTTTAGAAAAATATACAGGAAAAAAAAGATTTAAATATCACGGTTGTAAATTTACAAAAGAAGAATTATTAAATCAAAAAACACATTTAGAAAATCGAATTAATACAATTAAAAATTTTATTATTACAGGAAATCAAGTATGTTCGTATGAATATGTATAATTTTAATCATTTTTTTTTATAATATGAATTCAAATATAAGTGATATAGATCAATTTATAAGAATACCTCCTTCAGAAAATCCACATAGAAGACCACTTCTTATAAATAATTATTCTCCTTATGGTGATAGAATGGGAATTTATGTAATAATGGGAATGGTGAACAGTTAATAAAAACCTATATAAATCTAACTTATATTTGCTTTTGTTATTTCTTTTTTATATTTTCTTGAACCATTTATTTTTGCACTAAACACATTTATTATTGTTACTAAATCTGTTACTATTTCTTCCTCCGGACTTGTTATTGTATTATTTATTATTGTTATTTTTCCATTTGAATATTTTGTTATTATATATTCTAATAAATCATAACTAAATCTACTTAAACGATCTTTATATGCAATTACTAATTCTTCTAATTCATTTTTTATAGCATAATCTATTATTTGTAATAAACCTTTTCGTTTATAATTTAAACCACTTCCTATATCAGTTATAAATTCATAATTTGGGTATAATGATGTCATTAAATTTATTTGTCTTTCTAAATCATCCTTTTGTCCTTTTGTTGAAACTCTACAATAACAAATTTTTTTTTTTATATTTAATTCATTTTCTTTAGGAATTTCTTCTTTTACTCCATATTCTATTAAAAATTTTTCTATATTATATAATCTTTGTCTTCCGGGTGTCAATATAAAGTCAATTTTGCCTTGTTTACTCCATCGTCTTAAAGTATCTTCACCTACTTTTAACTCTTTTACAGCAATTTTAGATTTAACGTATTTGTCCATTTTTTGTTATTATTAATATTGAATCAAAAATATAAATATATTTATATTACAAACCTTTATATACTTTTTTTTTATTAAAATAAGTTTTTCGAATATATTGATTGAGTTTTTTATAATTAATATAAATACTCAATTAAAAATATAAATATTAATTTTACAAAAAAAGTATATAAAGGTTTATATATATAAGTATATATTAAAAATGAAAAAGAAAAATAAACCTTTAGTTATAACTAAAGAAAAATTAGTTTTCAATGAACATAAAAGTCATTCTTGGTTTGATATTAAAATTGCAAATATTAATACTGATATTAAAGTAAATAACAAAACTAAAAAAGAAAAAAATAATACATTTATAAGAACTAAAACTTATAGAATTTTACCTACTAAAAAACAACAAAGAATTATAAAAAAATGGATTATTCTTTATAATTATAGTTATAACAAAACTGTTAAATTTATAAGAACAAATAAAGATACAAAAATTAATTTTATACAGTTAAGACCTCTTATTAAGAAAAGTTTTAATATAGAAATTAAAAAGTTAATTAATAAATATAAAATTCCTAGTCATACAATTGATTATGCAATTAAAGATGTAGTAACTGCATATAAAAGTGCATTTAAAAATTTAGAAAATAAAAATATTAAATATTTCTCTTTAAGATATAAAAAATTAAAATCACCACGTCAATCTCTTACATTAGAAGACAGTGCTTTTTCGAAAGATAAAAATACATTTTGTTCAGGAATATTAGGAAAATTTATAAAATCTATACCAGAAAATATTTTAACAGGAATATCAAAAACATGTCGATTAACACATAATATTTATACTAATAAATACTATATAAATATTCCTTATGATATTCCTAAAAATGATAATACAGAAAGAGGAATTTGTGCAATAGATCCTGGTTCAAGAACTTTTATGACTGTTTATAGTAATGATAAAATTATACAAATTGGTAATAATGGTACAGAATTAATAAAAAAAAGTTTAATAAAAATAGAAGAAACGAGTAAAGAATTAACAAGTAATTTATTAAATTCTTTAGATAAGAAAAAATTAAAGAAGGCTCTTTATATTCGTAGAGAAAAATTAAAAAATAGAATAAAAGATATGCATTATAAAACTGTTAAGTTTTTATGTAGTAATTTTAAAGCAATATTATTAGGGAAGTTAAGTACCAAAAGTTGTATTGCAAATAAAAGAAGCGTATTAAATAATACAGCAAAGAAAGATTTAGTAAACCTTTCACATTTTAGTTTTAGACAACTTCTTTTATCAAAAGGAGAAGTGATGTTCAAATAGTAAATGAAGCTTACACTTCTAAAACTTGTTGTGAATGTAATTTTAGAAATACTTCAAATTCTAGTAAAACATTTAACTGCACTGAATGTAATTTTAGTGCAGATAGGGATGTTCATTCTGGTTTTAATATTCTAAAGAAACACTATAAAAAACTAAATAAATATTTGCTTTAATAAAAATATTAAAAGGGTGCTTGAACTCTTTAATACTTATATTTATGATTCATAAGATAATTTGACTATAGTAAGGTAGAAAAATATTCATTATATTTCATAATTTTAAAAACTATAAAAGTAAGTGATAGATATATAGTTTTATATAGGGTTTTTCAAGCGGTTATTAATACTGATGATACAATAAATAAATATTGGACTGATTTAATGGAAAGTTATGAACAATTTAAAAATAATAATACATATTATTCTTGTACGGAAAATATAAAAAAATAAAATATAAAAAAATAAAATTTTTATAGATAAAATAATATTTTATTAAATATATTTGGATTTATATAATTAATAATACTTCCAGTATTTCTATATATTATATACCTAATATTTTGTTCCTCTATTTTTTTTCTAAATTCTTTAAGAACTAAATCATATTTATATTGATAAAAAGTTTCAGGGTCATAAGTTTTTAAATAATCCTCTATTAAATCCATATTAATTAAATTAAATTAATATAATATTTTTCAATTTTTTTATTATTATTAACGTGGCATTATAGACAATAATAATAATATTCCAGTAGATAATGTTATTATTGTATTATTTGCAGTAGTGCGACTTAAATGGCTTTTATTTTTCATTTTATTTTTTTTATTCATACTTCCTCCTTTATGATTAAATATATTTAATACTTCTATATTATTATTTTTTTCTGATTGAATTTTTATATAATTAATAATCTCATCTCCTAAATTATTATTTTTTGCAATATCAATTATAATCTCTTTACTATCAGGTGATAATAATATCATATCTATTAAATCTTTAATATTTACTGGCGGTGGTTCAGGAATCTTAACAGATTTATCAATTTTTAAACTATTATATGATAATCGTAAATCATTAATTACTTCTGTCATATTTATTATATATTATAATTTTAATTTTTAACATTGTGGATTAACATGGTGTCCTTCGATAAAACATATATTATCATTTTTAATTTCTTTCGTAAATATTGTTGGATATTGCTGAACATGTTTAAGTAGGGCTAATTTATCATAATGAGGTGAATAATAATCACTATATAGTATTCCTCCTGTGTCTTTTGAATCTGCTGTTAATCCCCAATAAAAATTATCCTCTATACACCTATTAATTAAATAATCTCCTAAAGTATCTTGCCATTCTTTGTCCAAATTAATGTAAGTTCCCCCCCATTCAGTTAATATAACTGGACGATTCATTCCAGTTTCATATGATCCAACATCTTTATCCCAATCTGCTGGCATATTATTTGGGAAGTCTGGATTATTATTCCATAATGGGTCGTCATAGACCGAAGGGCCGTATAAATGCGGACAAAGTACTACTCTATTATCTACCTCGGTTGATAAATATCTAAAATCTAATGGATAGGTTGAAAAATCTCCGAAACTCCTTCCCCAACTTATACCTTCGATAAATATTAATTTATCAAAATTTGGTCTATTATAATAAATCTTCTCAACAAGTTTTATTGCCATTCTACGCCAATCTAAATTATCACCATTCCCCCAATTACTCGGGGGTTTTGGTTCATTAAATAATTCAATACCTAATAAATTGGGTTTATCATTAATTAAATCTATCATTTTAAACCAAGCATTTACAAAATCATCCTCACTATAATTTGAATTATACCATAAAGGATCTAAATAACCATTAGAATTTACAGAATGTAAATCAATTAATAATAATATTCCTCGTTTTGCTGATTCTTTAAATAATTTCATAAACATTTCTTGACTAGTTAAACTGCAATCATTAAAAATATTATCACAATCACCAATTGCCCGATCAAAATTATAAATCAATTCTTCACTTATTGGAACACGTATAACATTAAAATCATTTTCTTTTATAAAATCTAAAAAACTTCCTAAAGATCTATGAGCTAAACCTCCCAAACTATATACATCTGTTTCAAAACCAAACCAATTAATTCCCTTTAAATGTAAATTTTTACCATTAATTAAAATTTCTTTATCAGAAATTTCAAATTTAATATAATTATAACATTTTTCACTATTATCATTTGGTTTTTGAGTAGGTATATCTGTTGGAGTTTCTGTTGGTATATCTGTCGGTGTAATTATAGGTGTATCTGTTGGTATATCTGTTGGAGTTTCTGTTGGAGTTTCTGTCGGAGTTTCAGTTGGAGTTTCTGTAGGTATATCTGTTGGAGTTTCTGTCGGAGTTTCAGTTGGAGTTTCTGTAGGTATATCTGTTGGAGTTGGAATATCTGTAGGTGTATCTGTTGGAGTTGGAATATCTGTAGGTGTATCTGTTGGAGTATCTGTAGGTGTATCTGTTGGAGTATTAGTTGGAGTTTCTGTTGGTATATCTGTAGGAGTTGGAGTATCTGTAGGTGTATCTGTAGGTGTATCTATTGGAGTATTAGTAGGAGTTTCTGTAGGTATATCTGTAGGAGTTGGAGTTTCAATTGGTGTATCTGTAGGTGTATTTGTAGGAGTTGGAGTTTCAGTTGGTGTATCTGTAGGTGTATTTGTAGGAGTTGGAATATTAGGAGATTCAGTAGGAGTTTCTGTAGGAGTATCTATTGGTTGTGAAGTTTCTGTAGGAGTTTCTGTAGGAATATTAGTAGGAGTATATGTTGAAGTATCTGTAGGAGTATTAGTAGGAGTATTAGTAGGGAGTTCTATAGGATTATTAGTAGGGTTTTCCGTTGGTCCTACATTAGGTTTTTCTGTTGGTCCTTCAGTAGGAACCTGAGAATTAATATAAGTAGGAGAAGGAGTTGAATTCATTATACTTAATTGGATTGATTTAAAATTAATCCAACTTGCTTCATAAAAGCAAAAAGTAATATAATGAATTCCACATGATAAAAAAATAGGGGAAGTAGATTTTAATTCAATATACTTGCTCCAATTATCTGATATAAAATTATTATTAATATAAACACCAAGTCTTTCATTTTTATTACTACTGAAACAATTATTATTATTTAATAACATAAATAAATTTAATTTAATACCAAATGTCGTATCACTTGATATAAAATATGATGCAGTATAAAAATTTGATTCTGTATTAACTATATTATAACTTAACCATTCTCCACTAGTAATATAACTTACAACATTATCCGAATTAATATCAACTTTATTATCAGTGCTATTTTTACTAAAAATATTATTTGCTGTTACATAATTATTTGCATAAATAGTATCCGGAATAACTGTAATATTATTCAAACATTTATTAGATATTTCATATCCTTGAATATAACCAAAAAAATAATAAAATAAAACAAACGTAAACTTTTTAAACATTTATCTAAGACTAATTTAATATAAATTGATATTTTAAAAAAAAAATTTTACATTTAATTTATAAAATTAAACTAACACTCTCGGAGTAAATCTAATATTAAACGGAGTTCCCATCATCAAATTATGATGTCTTTTAATATTTGTATATTTTAAACAGAGAGAACTGTAATTTTGTTTACACATTTTAGGAGTATTATCTTTATTATCAGAATTAGGATGTATATTTAATTTATTTTTCCTATAATCAATAGATTTATTAGTTAATAATGTTATACCTGAAAAAATATTTTGAGCCTGAAATAAATAATCTCCAACATTATGTCCAAAATTAGGATGATTTAAAAAGGATATACTTGACATTAAATTAAATGCTAGTGATATTCCAGTAGCAGTATTATTACCAAATATTACAGGTAATGTATTTATATTATTAAGTTTATCAACATTATAATCAACTATATCTAAATAATTAGAAGAAGAATATAAATTAGTAATTGGAGGTATTAAAGCATTAAAATCATATAAAATATTATAATTTGATTCAGTTATAATACTTGGAACAATCACTGCTGATGTAATTAATAAAAGACTTATAAATGCTGGTTTTAATAATGGATAATTAATTTTAAAATCACGATAATATAATACAGATAACATAAATAAAGGTATAAATATACGTGTATGTTCATAATAAGATAAATATGCAATACAAGATAAAAAACTAAATGTAATTGTATTTTGAACACTTTGAGAATTTGTATTTATATATTCTATTAATTCTGTATTATCAGTATCTTCTTTAGTTACATCAAGCCAGCGGTCGAAGCCATACGCCGCGTGAACACATAAAAGTTGCATTATATAAGTCCAAATAGGAACATGAATATCTTGGGAATAAAAATGTAAATTTGTAAAAATATATTCATAAAACATTAATAATATTCCAACTTCAAGTCCTATAAATGGTAAAAACATTTATATATAATATAAAGATTATTTTTAAGTATAAATTTAATAAATATGCTTACTACTTCAAATTTACATAAAGAAGAAACAAGAAATAAACAAATTCAAACAAATATAGATTTATTTTTTTTAAATAATAAAGATTATTTAAATAATAAAGATATATTATTAGACGAATATAATAGAGCAATTGAATTAAATATTGATTTATTGGCATTATCTGTTGAAAATATAAATTCATCTCATCAAAAAAAATATAATTCAAGATTTAGTCTAAATCTTGAAAATTTTAAAATTTATCAAAGTTCTCAAAATATTCGTTATAAAAAAGAGTTAGGATATAATAATATTAAAAAAAATATAGAAAAATTAATTATTGATAGAAATAATTACTTAATAGAAAAAAATATAGTAACTTATAATCAAAGTAATATTAGCGATATTAAATACGAAAATATAAATATTATTCATTTAAAAGATGGTATGAATGAAAAAAAAAAAACAATTGTTAAAAGAAATTATATAGAATTAAATTATGAATATGATGAAAAAAATAATAAATTAAATGTTACTGAAATATTTACTATTAGAAAATTTTCAAATGAAAAAGACAAAATTAAAAATGAAATTAAAATTAAAAAAATATTAGAAGAAAAAATCGATGAAATAGAAAATCATTTAAAAAATTTAAAAGATTATTGTGAAATAATAGATATATTAAATGGTATTATACCATTAATAAGTACAAAAGATATTAATGATTATTTTAAAGATGAATTAATACTATATCTTAAAGAAAGAGATGATTATTTAAAAAAAAATAATATTAAAATTCTGACATAAAAATTTATAAAAGATATATTATAATAAATAAATGTTTAAATTACATAGTATTCATTTATGGAGAATGATAATCATAGGTATTGTTATTATTATCGCATTAAACACTATATTTTATAATAAAAATGATAATGATAGTGATGATATCGAAAATTTCGAACAAGAAGAAGATTATAAAATATATAGACAAGTTATTGACTCTTTTAATCACGTATTAGGTAGAAATCCAAACACATCAGAATTATTCGAATATTACAAAAAAGTAAATGATAATAAAATGACAGATAAAGATTTAGAAATTATTTTACAAGCAACAGATGAATATAAAAGATTAGAAAAAACTCAAAATAATATGACTAATAATCAAATAACTACCTCTATTAATGAAGAACAAATTAAATTAGAAGTTATTGAAGTATATAAAAAAGTATTTAATAAAGATCCCGACTCAATTACTATCGAATATTTTAAAAAAAAATATATTGAACTAAATCTTGATAAAAAAAAATTAGAAGAATATTTAATATTAACACCTGATTATAAAAAATATGACGCATTAATTAAAGAAACAGAAGACGAAATAAAACAAGAGAATAGTATTAAAGGTAAATATAAATCTGATGCTTTTGGAATTTCTCCAAAAGATGAAAATATTACTCTTAAAGATGGTAAAATGTCTATCGTTATTAATAGACCTAATATATTTAATTTTGTATCAGGAGATGGAGAAATTAATCAAGATATGATTGATAAAGCAAATAATTTAATACCTGCTGATATGACTAATAAAACAGATCATGTCACCAAAACTAATATTGATACTAAACAACGGAATGCTTGTGAAAGATTAACAAAAGAATCTAAATGCGCTGTAATTAAAACTAAAGATTTAGGTAAAACTATACAACAACGTAACTTCGATGAATTACGATCAAAATGTAGAAGCAATAACTATACTAATTCTGATGATTTTGGGCGACTATTACCAGACCAAAAATGGAGTGTTCCTGAAAAACGCCCGCCCGTCTGTTATAGTCAAAATTATAATGCAAACCCGAGAAATTCTCAAACAGCATTAATAGGAACTTTATTGGATGATAGTAATAAAACTTCCGTTGGTAGTATGTTACCCAAGTTTAAATATGATGAAGAATACACAAGAATGTGTAATAAATAAATTATCTATTAACTCATTTAGAATTTAATTTATCTCCAAAAAATATTATTTATAAATGTAGGAAAATATGCATTTCCATTTAATAATTCATTTCTTGCTTCAGATAAATCTATCTCAAATTTATCTGGATTATTATATATTAGTCCTATTAAATTAAAATCTATATCTATATCACCAGTTAATCTATAACAACAATTATCTCCAAAATATTTATTTATATTTCTAGCACCAAATAAAAGTGGAATACTATTATAACTTATTGAATTCGTATATTTCTCTGATATATAATCATTTGATAATGAATTTTCTATACATATCGAATATTTATAATTTTCATAAGGAGGAGCATTATCTATAAATTCACCCTTCAAACGTCTATCATTACCATATTCATGCGTACCATTACCATAAATATGAATATCCATATTACTATCTAATATTTTCTGAACTAATAAATGTCTATATATATGACCTTCCATATATCTTTTATTACTAACTATAATCGACATTATAAAAGGCTTCTCATTAAAAGTTATATTTGATATATTTTTTTTCCAATTACACCACATATAACTATAATGCTCTATAAATGGATCTGGTAAATCATTCTCTATACCAATTAAATACCTACCTATATGATTTTTAGCATATTCAATAAATTCATTATCTATATCCAATAGTTGTTTTGGTTCAAATGCTAAACCTATTACGTTTTTTTTAGGTATTCTTAAATATGGCATCGCTTTATTTAATATAATCGCATGAGTATAATTATCATCATCTACCAATCTCCAATTATAATTCTGATAATTAATATCACATACATTTTCATAATTCTTTTTAGCATCAGTTGAAGAACAAAAATCAGAAAATATTTTAATTAATTTCATTTATTTATTAAAAATCTTTTAATATTTAAATATGAATAACATTGAAAAAAATTCTCAAAATGAGAACGAAGCTAACTGTGCAAAGCACGTAGAGAGTATTAATAAAAGTTTAGATCAAGAAAATTTAAAAATTAATTATCAAAATGAAAGAATAGATAATTTATTAAAATATTTAAATTTATATATTAAAAAATATCCATCAGAAATTAATACAAATACAAATACATTTTCTTTAAATAAAAATTTAGATGAAAAACATTTTAATACATTTAAATTAAATAATTCTGATTTACATAAATTTTTAATTAAAAAAAAATGGAGTTTATATCAAGATTTTCATTTCTTATTATGTAAATACTCATTTTATAATGAAATTAAAAAAAATAAGTTTTTTGAATTATTTAAAGAAATTAAAAATTTTATTAAAACTCAAAATATTGAATTTAATAATGTCGCTGAATGTGGAATTTTTATTTATGAAAATTTTGTTGATAAAAATACTAAAAATTATAAATTAATTATGTTACGTCTTATATCATACTTATATTATTATAAATACGAACTATTTTTAATTAAAAAATCTGATAATGAAATTATTAAAAATAATTATTTTAAAATTTATTCAAGAAGTATTAATAAATATGAAAGAAATTATACACTTAAAACAAATATATCATATATTAATGAAGAAATTAATATTTGGAAAAGTACTCAAAATAAAAATATTATTATGATATTTAGAGGTACACTCACTAAAAATATCGAATATAGAGATATTAAAAGCAATTTAAGTATTATCCTCGGAAAATATGGAGATATTAATAATTTAAATTATGGTGATAGATTACAATACTCAATCGAATTATATATATATCTCTCTAAATTATATTATAATTATTCTATATCATTAGGAGGATATTCGTTAGGTGGAACAAATGTATATTATATAAATAAATTTATATGTCTTAAAAATATTGAACTAAAAAATAGAGAACAAAATTTAGAAATCAAAAAACCATATATCGTATATAGTTTGAATCAAGGAAGATTATTTATATTTGAAAATAATTTTAAATATTTAAAAATATCTGACTATAAAAATTATAACTTATGGAATGATAATATTATACTCATATTAACTAAAGGATTTGATCCTATATCCCTATTAAATAAAAGAAGTTTTATTAAAATTAAAAAAATTATTATTAAAAAACCATCTAAACAAGAATTAATGAAAAAAAGTATCTGGAAAACTAAAATATTTCATAGTATTAAATTTCTTGATGATAGCAGATTTTCTATTTTTAATTTATCAGAAAATATTATTACAAATAAAAATTATAACTATACTGATAAAATAATCACACAAAATAATTATGAACTTATCTATAAATATATTAAAAATATACTTAAAGCTGATTATGAACCACTCACTTTTTTAGGTATTAAATAACAAATGTAAAAAGCCATTTAAGTCTTCGTCCGAAAGGCTACGAGCATAACTATACTGCTTTTGTATCCTTTATCACACATAAATATTTTAAAGCATTCCTTGAAGCTATCTGCTCTGATTTCTTTTTTGTTTCTGCCTTACCTATACCAATCGTCAAACCATTACTTTTTACCGCTATCGTAAATTCTTTCTTATTCTTCTTTATCTGAATATCTATTTCCTCAAATAATGGAGCTGATTGACCCTTATACTGAAAGTGTTTAATCAAAACATCCTTATAATTTTGATTCGTATTCACCAACTCCGCAAAATCAATATACCTCTCTATCACATTTATTATAAACTTATTCGCACATTGAAAACCAAGACCTACCAAATTATCCATCTTCTTACTATTTATATTCTTATTATTAAAATCAAGATATATTGAACCTATAAATGCCTCAAAAGTATCCTCCAATATATTATTATTATTCCTACCATCATTATTCTCTATCTGACGAGATATTAATATATACTTATCTAAACCAATATGTTTAGATAAAAATGCTAACATAGTACCATTCACTATCTTAGTACGCATCTTCGTCAAAAAACCTTCATCACACATCGGATAACGCTCATACAAATAATTCGCTACTACCGTACCAAGAATTGAATCACCTAAAAATTCTAACCTCTCATTAGAATTCTCTTGCAAAGCTATACAATTCTCCGAACAATTCTTATTACCATCCAAAAAATTCTCATTCTTTCTCGTGCAATAAGACTTGTGAACAAAAGCATTACGATAATAATCAGAATTACAAAACTTCATCGTTATACCATAACTTACTAATAAATTTGTTATCTCATCATCACTTATTAATATATTCGACTCATTATAAGGTAATTCTTCATCCGTATTTAATGAAGCCATTTTTATTCACTCTATATTATAATTATAAAAACCTTTATATATTTTTCAATTTTTATTTTCCTAAAATGTTTTAACACCATTCACTTCATATTTAACTCTAGAATAGCAAAAAAATAATATTTTTTTATTTAAAATAAACCAAATAATTCTAGTATTTTATCTAAATTTTTATTAAACTTTTCATGTGCTTTTATTAATTTATTAATATCTTTATCTACTAATTCAAAAATTAAATATTTTATTGACGAACCCCGATAAGAAATACCTGTTATATTTAACATATATCTAACTATCTTACATGTTTCATGATATCCTGTTAAATTTATTTTGGTTATGTTTCTCCTATTTATATAGATAGGATAAGTTGATACAAAATAATTTCTATTTTCAAAACAATATAATCTATTTATTAATAAATTTTCATCAAAAATAGGAAAATCTTCCTCACACTCACGTTTGCGTTTTTTATTTAGTGTCTCTTCATTTTCATTTTTATCATTTTTATTTTCTTCTGCTTTCTCTTTCGCATATTTTAATGTAGATTTTGTCAAAATCCAATCTTCTTTCAATTTAGTATCATTACTATTATTTATCAAATCTGTTATTTTCGAATCTAAATTACGAAAATTAACACAATAATTTAAATCATTTTGATTATTTATCACAAGTTGATCCATTGTGGACTCTGAAACAAAATTCTTCTCTGTTGTCATACTGCACGAGGAGAAAAATATTCTAATTATTTATTACAATAATAAATTGTCAATTTTTTTTTATTCACAAAAAAATAATTTTTTTTTATTTAAAAGATATACCTAAGAAATCTGTAATTATATCTAAATTTTTATAAATCGTTTCATATGCTATTCTTAATTTATTAATATCATTATCTATTAAATCATAGATTATATGAGTTTTAGTTTGCCCTTCTATCATTATACCATTTATATTTAACTTATTTGCAACAAATTTTTTAGATTTTCTATATTTTATAAAATCTATATTTGTTATGTTTTTTTTATTTATATATATTTGATAAACTCTGGTAAGTACTATTTCATCTTTATTAGGTTTTTTATATAATTTATCTTTTATTAAATCAGCATCAAAAATTGGAAAATCTTCCTCACAGTCACGTTTACGTTTTTTATTTGGTGTTTCTTCATTTTTATTTTTATCATTTTTTATTTCTTTTAATTTCTCTTCCGCATATTTTAATGTAGATTTTGACAAAATCCAAGCTTTTTTCAATTCAGTATCATTACTGTTATTAATTAAGTCTGTTATTTTAGAATCTAAATCACAAAAATTAACACAATAATCTAAATCATTTTGATTCTTTATCACAATTTGATTCGCCATAGACTCAATAACAGTATCCGTTGAATTCACTTCTGTTATACACAGAGAAAAATGTTCTAATTATTTATTACAATAATAAAATGTCAATTTTTTTTATTTACAAAAAAAATAATATACCATTGATGTCGCACTACTGCAATTATCACACTTTTTAATTTACTGCAATCATTTTATTACTCATATAAGAATTTATATATTTATCATCTATACAAATCTTCCTTTTAATCAAATCATCAAACTTTAATATAGAAAGATTGTGTTTGTAAACAAATTTACAAATTAATCGAGAAATTAATACATTATTGATATTCGTAAAATTATCATCTGATAAATTTGATAAGTAATTTACAATTAAATCATTTATCCTCTCAACCAAACATAATTTTACTTTTAATGTAATCGTTGATAAATCATAACATTTTAATATTATTAACCAAGGAATCACTGTCGAAAAATAACAAACTGTATCATCCTTTGATAACTTTTTAATTATCGTCTCACATAATTGTAATATTTTCTCAATTATTAAATCATCTACTAATATCAAACGAATTATTGTCGAATCATCCGATACTATGTATAAATTATGAATCTGAATATTTATATTAGTATTCATCGACTTATTTAAAACATCTGTCGTCTCATCCACAAGATGCTTTACTTGATCAAATAATGGAGATAAACCAACATTTATTAAATTATTTGATGAACGAATATATTTAATCGAAGATTGAGAATAAAAATCAAGAATATCATCACGAAAATGAATATATAACATATTATTAAAATCCTCAAGAAATCTTATATACATCTTCGTATAATTTCCAAATATCTTATTCAAATAAATATAACCAGTATACTTATCTAATGCACTCTCAATCTCAACCTTTATATTATACTCTATATAATCGTAATTATTGAAAAACTTATAAAAATTTTTATCATAATTTACCGGATATACCGGATCCAAATTATGAATTATTGTAAACTCATTATCAATTAAATTATTTATTACCTGATTTAAAATCTCTAACTTATGATATGATAACGAAAAGAAATACTTCCTCTCGTTATTTTTTATTTGAGAACACATCCTTTACTCACTTTATAAATTATTAAAATAATTAATTTTTCAATTTTTTTTTATTTAAATATATTTTTATACTTTTTCATAATATATGAAATTAAAATATAATTACGCTATTAAAATTCAAAAATGGTTTAGAGGTATTATATATCGAAAAAAAATATTACCTTTAGTCTTATATTATATACAAAAATATTTAGCAAATATTAATATTAATCTCACTTATCAAAGTAATGATGGAAGAATTAATAGTAGTATTGATGAAACTGAAATTATACACCTCATTAGCAAAAAATTTAAAATTAAAATACCTACTATTAGAAAATGGTATGATATACTCATTTATGATCACTTTTATGGATGGATTCCTGTCAATATTAAAATAACTACTACACTTACCAACGATAACGCAGGAAACTTAGCTATGTGCGTATACGCATATACTAACTATATCTTAAATTTAGATAATTCATACACTAACGGAGATATGTCGAAAATATTAATCGAAAAATTAAATAATAAACAATTCAATCATAACACTAAAAAAGATTATTACTTTTTAGTTATTAATAAAAAAAATTCTAAAGATATTATTATTAACTGTATTAAAGGAATTAATATATTAACTCCTAATGTTAATAACTTACCATTCCAAATATGCTGGAACAAAAATAGAGAATATAAATATGATATTGTTAAAAATAAAATTAAAATCTTTTTAGAATGTATCAAAAAATCTAACCCATCCTGGAAAGAAGAATTTATTAATAAATGTAAATTAATTAATATTTAATTTATATCACAATCTAATATCTTACATAAAGTTGCATCTGTCATTAATGTATTTGTTATTTCTTTGTTTAGTTCATTCAAATTCTTTATACTATAATTCTTTACTATTAAACTTACCTCTTTCTTTATCTTATTTATCTCCGAACGTTTCAATTTACATGCTATATCATCATAAATTTTTAACCATTTATTTTCCAAATCATAATACAAATCACCTAATATATCATTACCATCAACTACTGGTTTAAAATTAAATGTTATCAATAATTTATAATAATCCTTCAAATATTCCTCATACTCTTCTTTATTATCAAACTCATGCAAATAAATCTGTCGAAATAAAAAATACTCATAATGATCTAAATAATTGTCTTTTAATATCTTTATTATATTAATTATACCCATATCTATTAAACCTGTATACCACTCACCATTATTATATATATTTATTTCTTTTGACTTCTCATTATAAATTATATTCATTTCTTCAATATTACTTATCATTGTTATTTCTTTTATTGTATCATAAAAAAATCTCTCACTAACTACGTAATCATCTGATATCATACTCTCTATCTTATCATAAAAATAACTTTTAACATCATCCTCTAAAGAAAATAATTTAGTATCTTTATATTCTAAAAATTTACTTAATTTATCAACTGGATCTAATTTTGTTATAAAAGTGTTTATTTTTTTTTGTTTTTTTATAGTTTGAACTACATCAATTTGTTTAATTTCTTTTGGTATATGATAAACTCTATTTTCTAAAATATATTCTTTAATTTCATCAGTTAAATCTATTTTATTCATAGATGCAGGACATGATTTTATTTTTTTCATTAGATGATTATACATTGTGGACTTTCTATCAGTTTCAAATCCACATTTAATACAGGTATATGGAATTTTTTTATTAGAAGAAAGTTCTTCTGATCTTATAATTATTTCTATAAGTTTTGATTGATTTATTATAGTATGATAAAGATTTAATAAATTACATTCAAAATATTCAATTCCATAATCAGTTCTTTGAATATATTTTTCGACACATTCTTTTATTACTAATTTTTCACAATTATGATAATCTTTAACTTTAATAACTAATTTAAATTCACTTCCTTTTGTATATCCTTTTAATCTTTTTTCATAATCTTTTGATTTTCCAATTTTATAAATTTTTTCATTTCCATTCTTACAAGCTCTTGTAAGAATTATATAAATATAACCATTTTCTATAATATTATTATTAATTTTTTCTTCTTGATAAGTTCCATATGTTAATATATTTTCTCTAATATCATCTGTTAAATCAATATCTAAATAAGTTGCCAGACATTGTTTTTTTTTATATAAATGAATTCGCATAATAGTTTTGTCATTTGAATAATAATGACATCTGCAACATTCATAGTTTACCATATTTTTAGTTATATTATAACTATTTTTTAGTATAAATATATTATATTATATTATCTTTATATTCTTTTTTTTTTTGATTTTTTTTTGATTTTTTTTCTTATGTATCTACTGAATTAAATACTTTATTATCTAATATTTCTTTAAATTCTTCTTCTGTTGTTAATAACTCTATTATTTCTTTATTTAATTCTGTTAAATTTTTATTACTGTTATTTTTTATTATTAAATCAATATCTTTCTTTATTTTATTTATTTCATAACGTTTCATATTATCAATTAAAGTATTATAAATTTTTAACCATTTCTCTTCAAGTTTATAAACCCCTGTCTCTCCATGTTCTTCACCTAAAATTTCTGCATCATCTTTATCTTCTATTATAGGACGTAAATCAAAGGTGCCTATAAATTTATAGTAATCTTCTAAATGTGCTTTATATCTTTGTTTTTCTCTTTCATTTTTCTCAATAAAATAAATTCTTCGAAATAAAAATAATTCATAATGGTCAAGGAAATATTCTTTTAACATTTCTAATATCTCTTTAACACCTCTTTCAATTAACATTGTTTCCCAACTTCCACTCTTAAATAAACTAAGTTCTTTTAATTTATCATCATAAATAATATTCATATCTTGTAGGTTACGAATTTTAGTAATCTCTTCAAATATATCAAATAATCTATTATTTCCCATATCATAACCAAATTTGAATGCATCATTTTTTAAATTAGTAATTCTACGATAAAATTGGTTTTGAACATTATCCTCTAATGAAATTATTTCAGTATTCTTATATTCCATATATTTATCTAATTTTTCAATTGTATTCATATTTTTAATATAATTATTCATAGTATTGTTATAAGTTATGTTGTTTATTATTGTCTTTTTCTCTGATATCTCCTTCGGTATATGATAAATTCTATTAGTTAATATTTTTTCTTTTATTTCATCTATTAACTCAATTTCATTTACAGTTGCAGGACATTGTTTTTTTAAATTATATAAATGTTTTCTCATATCATTTTTTTTTCTAGTTTTATAATCACATCTAATACAAGTATAATCTATTTTACTCATTTTATAAAAGTTAGTCAAATAAGTTATATTAATATATATAATATATCTTTAAATAGTTTATCACCAAAAATCGCAAATAGTCACCATTAATATACTTCTCAAATTATACTATAATTTATTCTTTTTGATAAAAAAATTTGTTATTTAATACATACATTTTATTCAATTCTTTAAGATATTTAATTTCTAATTCTTTTTTTTCAAGTTCACTTATTAATTTTTGTTTTTCTAATTCACTTATTAGTTTCTGTTTTTCTAATTGAGTTTCATATTCTTTTTTAATTTTCTCATTCTCATAATATTCTTTTAATTTGATTAATTCAATATCTTTCTCTTTAATTGATTCTAAAGGGTGATTTATTACTAACTCTTTTACTATTTCTATTATTTTTTCTAAAGTATGTTCTTTTGTTATTGTAAATAATTCAGTTTGAGTTTTACTATTAATAATAATTTTTCTTAGTAACATTTTAGACTCCAATACTTTTTGCAGTTGACTTTCAACAAAAAACATATTATCACAAACCTCTATATGAACCATTTTAAAAAATTCAAAAGTAAATTTATGTTGTTTTAATTCTCTTGTATCAACTTGTTTAGAAACTCCATATTTAAATACATGTATTCCATCAATTAAACCAATATATGCTAAATATAGAACATTTTTATAGTTAAAGTTACTAATAAGATTATCATCCCAAAAAAATTTATCTATATTAATAGGACATTCTTTAATTAATTCTATTTTTTTAGATTTATTATAAAACTCTTGTAACTGATTAAATTTTTCTTTTGTATATTGATGTAAAACTTTCTCCATTTTAATATAATAATTACATATATCATCTGCTCTTTTAGTTGATGCTTTCATACAAAATTTCTTAAAAGTTGATACATTCAATAATATAGTCTCTTTATTAACGGGAATAAAATTTTTACTCTCATTATTATCGGTGCTTGACTTCTTGGTCAAGCATATTTTATAATCTTTATTTTCAATAAATTTATTTACTAAAAGTCTCTTTGCTGTTCCTTTTTCAGTAAAACCAACCCATTCCCATATATCATCTAAACTAATAATAAAAGAGTTATCATCGTCTCCATGTTCTAAATAAATTTTAAAACTATTAATAAATTGTTTTTGCTCATCTTCTTTCATTTCCTCTTTTAAAATTTCATATAAACGTTCATCTAATGTATTAATTAAATTAAATTTTTGTTTATTTTCTTCATTTTTGACAATAATATTAGATTGAGAGAATTTATCATTTATATCAGGAATAATAATAGTTTGAGATTTTAATATTTCTTTAGGAATTTTATAAATTCTATTTTTTAATATACATTCTTTAATTTCATTAGTTAATTCAATATTATTATTAATTGCAGGACATTCAATTTTCAAATTATATAAATGTTTTCTCATATCATTTTTTTTTCTAGTTTTATAATCACATCTAATACAAGTATATTCTATTTTATTCATTTATAAAATAGATTAAATTAATCAAATAGTTATATACTTATAAATATCTTATCTTTAAATAGTTTATAAAAATATTTTTACTTATTTGTTTTATAAAAATCATAAGTTTTCCTATATCTAAATCATTATATCAAATTATATCCATATCTCACTATAACTCTCATTTAGTCACCAAAAATAGTTTTTTAATTTACATTTTAAAACAAGAAATAAGAATAAAATTTAATAATTTAAAAATTAATACCACGGAGTATACAAGATTTATAAAAATATTTTTACTTATTTGTTTAATAAAATATACATTTATAATTTTTATAAAATAAAATCATAAGTTTTCCTATATTTAAAAATTTATAATTTTCTTCCTATATTTAAATCATTATATCAAAAAATATCAAAATCTCACTATAACTCTCATTTAGTCACCAAAAATAGTTTTTTAGTTTACATTTTGAAACAATAATTAAGAATTAATTTTAATAATTTTAATTTTAATACCATGGAGTGTACAAGATTTAAAAAAATATTTTTAAAAAAGTTAACAAAAAAATAAAAGTTTACAAAAACCAAATAATATTTTTCTATTTTTTCCTATAAAAATCAAATGATCAGTATTCTCTATTATTTCTCTATTATCTATTATTCCTATAAAATAGTAATATTTAACTATTTCCTATAACTTGATAAATTTGAAAGGGTTTTAAAAAAAAATTGACAATTTCCATTTATTATAAAATGGTAAAATTTGGACTTCGAGAAAGGTTAGATATGTCGATTGTGATAACAGAAGAAGATTACTCTACTGATGATGATATTAAACGACTTGAAAAGACATTACAAGGTTTACGTATAATGGATATGAATCTCTATTTAATAACAAGATATAAACAAAAACAGGAATTTTTTGAATTTGTAAAAGCAAATATGAAATTTTTGTCTTTTAATGATGATATACAATATAAAGGAATTCATCGTTTTAACCATTATCATCAAGATTTACTAATGTGTAGTAAAGTGATGAGAAAATTTGAAATTGATGATATTCTTCAAATGGAGAAATTATTAAAGTATATAATAGAAGAGAAAAAAAAAATTCTTGATGAAGAAGAATATAATTGTAATAACTCACGTATAATTCTTGAAGATCTTGAGAATCGTTTAGAAATAATAGTAAATGAAAGAGAGGAGGATATTTTTTGATTATGAAGAACATTAACATTTAGATAAAGTTAAAAATTTTTTTTAATTGTGCTTTATATCTTTGAAAATAAAAATTTGACAAATTAATAATTAGTAAATAAATAGTAAAAAATTAAAGACTTATAATGTCTGTTATAATAACTGATGATGACTTTTCTACTGATGAAGAAACGAGAGAAATTGAAAAAACTTTACTTAAGATTCGTGAAGAGGATCTGCATGAATACTTTACAAAAAAATGTATGAAATCTGGAAAATATTATAATGAAGATGAAGATTATGATTATAATTATAGTATTGTTATATCTTATTTAATAAACTTAAGAGATACAAATTATAGAAAATTTAATCGTGATGATGATATACATGAATATCATAATCCTAATGATTATGATAATAGTATTAATTTATTGAAAAATAGTAAAATATTTGATAAATTTGAAGTAGAAGATTTTATAGAAGAAGACAAAATATTAAATGATATAATAAAAAAAGAACACAATATAATAAATAAAAAAGAAAAAGAATTGATATGCAAAACTGATAAAGAAATGCACAAATTAAATAAAGAAATAAATGAAATTAAAGAATTTCAAAAAAATAAAAAGAGATTAATTGAAGAGAAATATAATATAGTTATTGAAGATGATATTTAAGTTTAAATATTTTTTTTAATTAAAAAAATTTGACAATTTTTATATAAATAAAAATTATAAGATTTTAGACTTAAAGATATTGATAATGAATATTAACGAAAATTTATTTTCTTCAAATAAAAAAGAAGAAGAAAGAGAAAGAATATTATGTGCATTACGTATATTAAGTTTACCTCAGTTTTTAATAGAAAAACAATATAGTCAAAATCTATATTTTTATAATTTTCTTAAATATGATCAACTAGACCACATATATAATAACTATGAACTACAGAATTATTCATATTTTAATAAGAATAAGAATGATGATTGTGATTTAACTAATAGTAAAATATTAAGTAATTTTGATAAAGATGATTTAATTGAAGAATATAAATTAGCGAATATAGTAATGAAAAAAAGAGAAGAAGATATTGATAATGATATAAAAGAACAAGAGTTAATATTAGAGAAAATGTATACAAAACGTAATGAATTAAAAGAAGAATATAATAAAATTATAGAATTTCTACTTAAAAAGAAGAAAAATTTAGAAGAAAAAGATAATATAGTTATTGAAATACCAATTACATTAAAATAAAGTTTAAAATTTTTTTTACTCGAAAAAAAAATTTGACATTTTTTATTAAATTAAAATAATAAAATTTTAAACTCGAAGATATTTTGTAATGAATTATAATTATAATATTGATGATTTTTCAGAAGATGAAACTAAACAAATGTTAGAAAAATATTTATATGCCTTACGTTTAATAAATGAACCTATATATTTAAAATTAAAATCTTTTCATTTTCAACAATTTAAAATATTTGAATTGTTTAATGATTATTATAAAGGAGATAATAATTTCTATATAGAAAATATATCATCAAAAAAAAATAATTTATGTTTAAGTTATGGAGATTGTAAAAATAATTATACAAATAAATACCGGTGTACTGGTAATTGTAAAATTGATCTAAGTAATAGTAAAATTTTAAATAATTTTGATAAAGATGATTTTTTAATAGAAAATAAATTAATAAATGAATTAATACAAAAGAAATATGATGAAATGAAAGAAATGAAAGAAAATAGGAAACTATACATACGTAATAGACGTAATGAAAATAAAACATTATATAATGAAATTAAAGAAGTTCAAGATAAAAAAAAGAAAATATTAGAAGAGGAATACAATATAGTTATAAAAACGACATTAAAATTTAAATAAAGTTTAAAATTTTTTTTATGAATATATTTCAAGACTCTGATGTCGTATGCAAACTTAAAAATAAATTAGGTATAAAAGAATTATATAATTGTCTATGTCCACATTTAAATCTACCGGAGAACATAAAATTATTTTTAAATTCGATACTATTTAAATATGATAGTATTTTATCTAAATCTATATTATTTTTAGGTATTAAACATATTAGATTACCACCAAAATAAGACACTTTATTTTTAAATGCAATATTATCTTTTCTTGTTAAATTATATAAATAAATACATTCTTTATCGATATTTTCATTAATAGTTTTAATATTTCTAAGTGCTCCCCATTCAAACCAGTTTTTTTCATTAAATTTTCTAATTTTTCTGTTTAATAAAGTTGATTTATATTTAATTAAATAATTATCAATATCAGGATTATCACTTGGATATTTATCGATTAATATATATTTTTCTTTTTTATTAAAACCATTTAATACTTCAATATTCCCTAATATGTCATTTTTAAAAACGTCTTCTTTACCGCTAACAATACCAACATATATATCAAAATAATTACCGAACATATAAGTATTTTCAGTTTCATTTTCATTAAAAGTAATTAGACCATCAGAATTAGTAATATAAAGTAATTTATCATTATACAATACAGTTTTATTTAAATTTTTATCTTTAACATATCTAAATATAATAATATTAATAGAAGCATTTTCGAATAATTTTTCATTATTGGGATGATGTATATGAGTAAAAGATCCATTTAACATCATTTTATTTAATATTTTTGATGCGGAGGTTAATTTTAAAAAGTCAGATGGAACAATAAATATTAATTCTCCATTTTCTTCTAATAAATTAAAACATTTATCTATAAAATCGATATAAATATTACGAAATTTCTGTTTAATATAAGGAGGATTTCCAATAATAGTTTTATATAATTTATTAATATTTTGATTGAGAAAGTTTCCAAAATTAATTTTATTTTTATCAATTCCATTTAAAAATTTAATAGTATTATCAATTTCATACATATCAAAATTAATATCAGGATTTTTTTCTAAAATATAGGTGATTAAATCTCCTTGCCCTATAGAAGGTTCTAAAATACATTCGGGTTTATTAAATATAAAATTATATAAAATATCTTTTAAATTAATATTAGTTGTAAAATACTGTCCTAACTCTTTTGTTTTATTCATACTCAATTGTATTTTTGCTATTTATATAGTATTATTAAATATTTTATTCTTAAATTAAAATATTTAAAAAAAATTATAAATTTTATTAATCATATCTATCACCATATTCATCATAATAGATATGATATCTAATAAATTTAATTATTTTTTTTTTAGTAGAAGAACACATATATTCATCTTTAATAAAGTTATTATTTGATAATATATAATTTAAATCTTCAGGAAGTTTAATTTGACGCTCAAACTTTTTATACCAACAAACATATTTATATGCTTCTAACTTTATACCTTCTATAGGAAAATTCGAAAAACTTATATATTTTAAATTTTTAGGAAAAGTATATTTTTGGTTGTAATTATATCCAAAATTAATAATTTCAACATTTTCTGGAAATTCGATAATTTGATTAAATTTTTTACCAAATGTAATAGATTTTAATTTTTTTGGTAAAGAATGTAAAGGTTCATTAAAATCTTCATTAGTAACAATTTTAGTAATATTTTTAATACTCCAAACTCCATTTTTATAAATCCAATTTAAATTTTCTTTAGTTAAATTAATTTTTTTAGGTAAAATATCATTTAATTCTTTATTAGTTCCTAAAAAGTCAAATGTAATCCAATTATTATTTTTAAGAATATTTAAAACTTGCATATTCATATTTAATATAATCATAAATAAAATATAAAAATTTTCAATTTTTATATTTTATTTATAAATATATATAAAATGAATGTTTAGTATTTATAAGAAAAAAATTTATTGATAATAAAGAATTTGTAGAATTCATAAATATATTATTATCAATAAGTAGAACTATAAGTTATTTTGATTTTTTTGTATTTCATTTTATATTTACAATTAAAATAGTTTAAATACTTTATATAAAAAAAATTGAAAAATATATTAATTTGAAAGAATAAATAGATAGTATAAATTTTTATTTAAATAATTAGTTATATATAATAATTATTTAAATATGAATAAAAGTAAATCAGTTCCAGAGGATAATTCATTAAATGAAATAGATTTAATTAGGAAACAGAAACATCAAGCATTTTTATTAGAAAGAAGAAAAGAGGAGTTATTTGAAATATTGAAAAATAAATTAGAATTTAATGAACTTAAAAGAAAGTTTTATATAATTCAAAATTTCTTAAAGAAATATTATACTAATAAGTATGCTAAATCTGAATTAGTATCAATTCAACACGACAATATTAAATCAATATCAGGTATTAAAAGAAAACATATTAAAACAAAGAAATTAAATATAATAGTAGATATTGAAGAAATTCCAGTATTAACAAAATTAAAGATGATACCAGCGAGATATAAAAAAAAATTCGAGAAGGATATAAAAAATGTAAAGAATATTATTTATATTCAAAATTTTGAATATAGAAAAGCATTGTATGTAGATACAATTAAATCAAATAGAATTAAAGATATTATACAAAGCGCTTAAAAATAAAAAAAATTGAATTTAAGAATAATATATATATTTATTTTATTAATAAGTCGATGGTGTTTCCAAAGTTAATTTGTTTAACAGGTTATAAAAGAGTTGGTAAGGATACTTTAGCGGATTTTTTAGTGGAGGATTATGGTTATACAAATATGAAGTTTGCTGCTCCAATAAAAGAAGCAGTAAAAAATTTATTTAATTTAACTGATGAAGATATGGAGGAAAAAAAAGAGATAATTAATGATAAATGGAAAGTGACTCCAAGATTATTAACTCAATTTTTGGGTACTGAGATGTTTCAATATAAGTTACAAGAAGTGATGCCTCATATTGGTCGCAATTTTTGGATTTATAAATTAATTGATGAATTAGAAAAAATTTATGATAATGATGAATATTCGCGAGTAGTAGTATCAGATTTACGATTTATTCATGAATATGAGAAATTGAAAGAGTATATGGGTGATGATATGATAGTGATAAATATAAATAATAGTAGGATAATTCCGAATGACAGTCATGTATCAGAGAATGAGTTTCAGAAAATAAAACCTGATTATATAATTCAAAATAATAGTAGTATAAATAGTTTTAAACTTAATTTATGTATGTTATTAAAAAAATTTTAAGTGAATTTAGTATATAAAAAAAATTTGACAAAATATATATATTTTTTTTATTCGATATTGATCCAATACAAAACACATCTTGATAGAACAAACACATTGATTAACTTCAGTTTCAAAATGACCACTGAAAAGCGCTGGATAACTCCTGATATTAATGCTTTCGTTGAAAATACGGAATGGTTACTTGAATTAAAAAGGCAGAATAAATCTACATCAGAGATGTTAGATTGTGTAGCTTCACAATATGAACTCTTTTCAGATGAAGAGGATTCTAATGGAGGTTTAACAATTGACGCTTATAGAGTGTATACAGAGTGCTATTTAAATTCAGATTCTAATACGGAACCCTTTTTAGATATGGATGACTTTAAACGAGCTCGGCGTGTAAGTGGTGTTCTTGAAACATTATATAACGAGACTGAAGAGAATATGGAAATACTTACAGTACGTGATTTGATTTCTTATTGGGATGGAAATGATAATTTTCAAAAATTTCTTGATAAAGGTTGGCGATCAGTTTACAAAAGAAAGAATAAGTCTATAATAAAATCAGATAATGTAAATTTTTAAGTAAAAATTAGCATATAAAAAAAAAATTGACAAATTATAATTATTTTTTTTAATTAAGTTACAACTTAGAAAAAGAATGAGTTTAAACGGTTTGACTGATTTATTAAATAAGGATTTATATCCTTATGTGAAAATTGTTCGAAGTACCGAAGAATTTTCATATTTCCAGAATGATTTCCTAAAGAAAGAAGTAAAAGAAGAAGTTACTATGATAAAACCTGACTTGGATTATAAAATGTTTACGGATATTTTAAAATCCAAAGGTAAAAATAGTCCTTTGAATTGGATTTCAATAATTGGGAAAGTGAAGGTTGGTGATTTAATTTTGATTAAAGGTGAATTTAATACAATTAACCATGCGGTGATAATGTCTTCTAGACTTGATTTATCACATGGTTATTGTGAAAGTGCTGATTTACATACAGTTTATGTATTTGAAACTGATACTTTCATTGAATCATCATTAATTGATATGATTGCTTATCTGTCGTCATTTGATGTAATGAAAATTTTAAAGGAAAAAAAGAAGAAAGTTGAAACAGATGACATAGTAAAAATTTTTACATCTGATAAAAGATATAACTTTAGAAATAACAGACGGTCTCGTAGAAGATAAAAATCCAAAGCGCGTTAAGCTTATTTGGCTCTAAAAATCTTAAATGACCTAACTACCATTTCGAGTTAGTTTTTAATCAAAAGTAATTACTCTTTTATTAATGTTATATGTGATATTTTTACATTTTGATTTGGATAATTCGTTTCTTTTTTTTCTGGTAGTGATAATTTCATTACCTTTATCATTTTTAACAACTTTAAATTTAAGATTATTTTTATCATTCTTTTTTTCTTGATTTATTTTTTGAGAACTAATCATATCTTTTTCAATTGTATCTAAATTTTCTTCTATATATTTTAAAATATTTAGTTCGATAGCCCATCTAAAAAAATTTAATTGTCCGGTAGTTGTTTCTAAATAATTATCTTCATCAAAATAGAAGTTAATTCTTTCTCTTCTTCTAAAAGGGTCAAATAATTGTTTAGAATATGCTTTTAATTGTGATCTATAGTCAGTATAAACATTAACTGCTTGTTTATTTTTATTTAATAAGTAAATACTATTTTTTTTAGAATAATTTGTAGAAAACCAATCAATTAAACGTAATGATATATTTGAATTTCCTGTAACAATATTTGTAATAATTTTAACATTATATTTTTTTTTATAGAATTTGATTAAAGAGTCTAATAATAATTGATTTTGAATTTTCTTTTTCTTTAATATTTGACGTGATATTTTTATATCTGGTTTTTCATTAGTATTATTATCACTTAACGGGAAATTCATATTTAAATAAGTTTATTAACATTTCTTTAAATTATTTTTCTTTAAGTAATAAAATGAATATTACACAAATTATAGAATTTCCATTCAAAGTAATAAAAGGAATAATACAAGCAATAATTAAAGGGTATTCTTATGATGGACCACCAGAATATTGCAGTAGTGCGACATCAATGGCACAAAACCCATTATTAGGCGTTGATTATATAGATTTAATGTATTAAAAAAATAAACACAAATTTATATATCTGTAATATTACATTCGTAAACTATTTTTGTATTTTCTTTTAATTTTTCTAAAATAATATTTTTCTGACAATATAATTTAGAGTTTGTTTCTATTTTATAAAATTCATTATTATTATAATTAATAAGAATAGTGTTTAACAACATAACATAATTGATAAAAGAACATTCTCTTTGTATTGTTATTGTATTCATTTTTCATTATTAATTTTATTTAATTAAATTATTCAATTTTTTTTTAATCGAGAATAGATTGTAAAAAAAATAAGAATTTATCTAACTATTACTTTAAATTTAGTTATTTCGTTATTTTGATTATTTATTAAATGTATATCTAATTGGTCGTAAATTTTATTATTTATTTTTTTTTTAGATAAAAATATACGTTTTTCATATATACTTTCATTAAAATCTGCTTCAACATAATCAAGAAAATCTTTAACATCTGTAGGACTACAGATAATAGGTTCAATGTATTCTTCTTCTTCTTGTATTACATTATGACTCTCTTGTGCTCTAAAATTCGAAGAACTTTGAGATAGGGTCATTATTGTATATTAACGTAATTATAACTAATTAATTTTTTCAAATTTTTTTTTATAAGGATATAAAATCACTTTTTAATTCTCCATCTTTATAATAATACGAAAAATATTTAAATTCGAATTTATTTGTAGCATTGTTTTTTTCAAATCTATTAAGATGATAAATCCATAATTTATTATTTTTATATTTTTTTAATTCTTTGAGACCATCTTCTAAATTTACAAATAATTCTAATTTTTCTATTTTAAGTCCATTTGTTGATAAAACATATAAGTATGGTATTTCTGATGCAATATAAAAGTTTTGTATTTCAGACATATTTATAATAATATAAAAATAATTTTTTAAATAAATAAAAAAATTGAAAAATTATAATTTATTTTATTATTTACCAAAAGCGGATATGGCGACTAAAGCAAAAATGTGTGATAATGATGAGATTATTGAACTGAGCGAGGAGATAGACGAGTTTGGTGAGGATGATTTAAGTGAAGATTTAGATAATTTGAAATTGGATGTGGATGAACTTGTGATTGAGGGAGATATTACTTGGATTAATGAGACAATAAAAAATAAATACGATAATTCTCCATTTAGAATTCCATTGAGAAATCTAAAGGGAATTATTGTAGATTACTCGTTAGTTGATGAGGATGATTATGAGAAGGTTATGAAATATAAATGGTGTATATCAAAAGGATATGCTAGTGGATATGTTGAAAAAAGACGTATTAGATTACACCATTTTATATTAAATAAACCAGAATTAAATAATATAATTGATCACAAAGATGAAGATAAATTAAATAATAAAAAATTAAATATTCACGAGAGGACATTTAATTATAATTCTCATAATGTTAGTAAAAAAATTACAGAAAAAAATACATCAAAATTTAAAGGAGTAAATTATAGAAAAGATAATAAAAAATATTGTGCGAAAGTAACTATTAATAAAAAAACTTTACACTTAGGTTATTTTGAAAAAGAAGAAGATGCTGCAATTGCTTTTGATAAATATACTTTTAAATATTATGGAAAAGATGCTAATAATAATCATTTAATTACATATGAAGAAACACTTGATATTGATATAGATACTTTAATTAAAAAAAAACCAGAAAGAAAAATTCCATTAAATATTAAAACCTTTTATAAACAATATTATGCAAGAATAACATATAAAAAAAAAATATTTGAAGGAAAATTTAGAGATACAATAGAACTTGCATTAAATGATTTAAAAAAATTTCATATTGAAATTAATCGTATAAAAATTATAGAAGAATTAAATCATATTCATCAAAAAATTACAAGAAATAAAGAAAATCAAGCAATTATAAATATTAATTATACTGAAAATAATATTAAAAATAATTTAGAAGTTATTGTTGATGATGATTTATGGTACAGTTTAAATAAGTATAAATGGCATTATTGTAAAGGTTATGCTATGAATAAAAAATTAGGACAAATGCACAGATATATAAAGAACGCTAAAATAGGTGATATTGTAGATCATAAAAATAATAAATCATATGATAATAGATTTGATAATTTAAAAATTTGTTCTTCTGGAGAAAATAATCATAATACAAGTAAAAGAAAAAATTGTTCGAGTAAATTTATAGGAGTTTCTTTTGATAAAAGAAAAAATAAATGGTATTCAAGAATTAATAAAGATGGTAAATGTTATAATTTAGGGCAATTTAATACAGAAATAGAAGCAGCTAGTGCTTATAATGAGAAAGCAAAAGAATTATATGGTAATTGTGCTAATTTAAATGTGTTTGATGATTAATTTATTTAACGAGTAATTTTTAGGATAAATTTTTTTTTAACAAGAGTCTGATCCAATTTCGAGAGGTCGACGGTTCATATCTCCTGTGATAGTTGAATTTAACCAGGGGCTAACCGGGTTTTGTGGATTCAATGGTTCTGACCGTATGGATTGATTGGCATTTCGAAGACTTGACCCGACTGTATTAATACCTATACTGTACCCCGATGTCAAATAATTTTGGTCGGCAACGCCACCGCTTCCTGCCGGAACCACGGCACTGAATAAAGTATTTGATGCGTCTTTCGGGAGAAGGTCTTCACTCGTCAACTTATCCTTCGGAAAACAGTCGTTTGGCATACTTTGTGTTTGGTAATCAACGGGTTTAAAAGTTTCATTTTGATGTTCTGATGCGGTAACTTCTGGGTTAGTGGCGGTAAGTAGTTCGGAATTAGCCTCGAATTTTTCTTTAGTAGTAAGTTTATTTTTTTTATTGTAATGGGTAACGATAGCGAATAAAACTAATCCGATTAATACAATGAATACAATTTTAAAAAGTGTCTCTCTAGTAATATCCATCTTAATATTTATTTTATATTAACTAACAAAAAATATTTTTTTAATAATTTCATTTATTTTCTAAAAATAGTTTATAAATATTTTCTAAATTTTCTATATTATTTTCTTCAAGAATATTTTTATATAAATTATCTAATTTATTATACTTATTATTAATATTATCATAATCTAATCTAATTTTATCAACTTCTAATTTAACATTATCTAATTCATTTTGTGCTTGATTTCTAATATAATTAATGTATTGATTAATTTTATAATTTAATACTATTAAATTTTCTTCTTCGATATTTTTATTATTTTCTATAATTTCTAATGATTTTAATTTCCATAAAACTTTAATAACATTATTATCTAATATAATAGAGTATAATTCTAAGTCAATATTATAATTTTTGGAGGTATCTAATTTTTCTATTAAATGTAATTGTTTATTTAATGAGAATTTAGAAATGATTTGTAAATTATTTAATTTTAATATAGTATCATAATAATAAAGGTTTTCTTTTTTTTTATCTATTAATTCGTAATATAATTTTTCTAATTTTTTATCTAATAATGATAAAAAGTTTCTATTTTCTATATCAGTGATACATTCAATAGATGATTTCAATATATTTTGTTTCGTTGAAGACTCATCAATTGGTAATGTATTATCTACTAATACAACATTATATAAATTGATAAGAATATTATTATTTTTATTATTTGGATTATAAATTTTAAAATATGTTTTATTTTTATATATTTTAGGATTATCTAAAGTTAAATCATCAATATTAAAATTAGTTTTAATAGAGTGTGTCATTTATTTAGTATAAAATTAAAATATTATCGAGATATACGCAATTATATAAATATATAAAATAAATATTTTTTAATTTATAATGTTTAATTAATAGATGGATTCCACAGATGAGAATTCAAGTAATTTTATGAATATATTAAATGAGGGTATAACAGAGGTAGTAAAATTAATAACAAATACAACAAGTAAAGATAAAATAAAGCAGGAGATAATAAGTCCTTTATTACAAATATTATTTAATGAATTATATCCTTATGTATGTATATTAGTGATATTAATGTTAATAACGTTAATATTAAATACATTTAGTTTTATAATTTTAATAAAATTATATGTAAATTATAAAAAAAAATATGAATAGTTCACATACTTTTGATAATGATAATAAGATAAATAAGTATATAAATAATTGGTTAGAATTAAATGATCTTATTAAGCAAGAAAATAAAAAAATGAATGAACTTTATAAGAGTAGGCAGATAATAGAACAAAAGATAGGTCGTTATAATATATCTGGTATAAATAATATAAAGATATATTATACAAAGATTTATAAGACATTATCCCAAAGACATATAAAAGATAAAATAAATAAATATTTTGAGAATAATAGTCAAATAAGTAAGGATGATTTATATAATTTTATAATATCAGATAGGGATTTTAGTAATAAACTAAATATTAAGAAAGTTTAGTAAGTAATATATTTTTTATTTTTGTTAAATGATGTTTGATATATATATATACTCAATTGTTTGAATATTTTATCATAATTAAAAACGATATTATTATTTTTTTCTATATTTTTTAAAAAAGACTGGATTAAGTTTAATATATTAGTTAAATACTCTTTATTAATAATTAACCATTTATTATATGGTATAAATTTTAATTGTTTAATGACAGGGACAGGTAAAAGTGTTTTATTCATATTAATAAAATATATTTAGAAATTTTAAAATAATAATAATGTTTATCTTTAAATAATATAGTAGTATTTGAATATGAAAAAAATATAAAGTATATAAAGCGTATAAATATAAAGATAATAATATGAAATATGACAGACACAGATAGTAAAGAGGTATTAATAGAGTCTTTAGTTGATAATAATTTGAATAATAATTTAGATGAGTTAATAGAATTTTATCATAATTTAGTGGATGATTATAGTATATTTGGATTATTAAATAATGCAAAATTTACTGAATTTTATGAGATATTAAATAGTAATTCTACAATATTAGAGGTAAATAATCAAGAAAACAATGATGATTATAATAGTGATTATTCAGTAGATGACTAACATGGATTGAAATATAATGATAATTCCATTTGTTTAATTTTTTCGGTGACGTCATTATTATAAATACAATTATAGTATTTATTATATGCCCATAATTTAGAATAATTAATAATTTGATAAAATTTTAAATCGTTATAGTTGTTAGCATATTTAACAACAAACCATGCTCTATCCCAGAACATAGAATTACTTTCATTATCATATTTTTTAATATAATAGACTTTATTATTGTATGTGATGACTTCCATATTATATTAATTAATAAATTTATATATGCTTAAATATTTTCTTTGAAAATATAAATAATTATAATATATAAAATGTCAATTTTTGATAAAAACGTTGAACATTTATATGAACTAAATTTATCAAAATATTTTGGTAAAGAGAATACAGTAGTTTTTGATGATTTATTGCGTATGACGTGTATTCAATTTACGATACAATTAATGTATTTTTTATATGATCCGAAACACAATAAATTATTAGACGAGAAATTTTTTGAGATATTATTTTATATGTTATTAGGTATAACGATTTATTGGTTGATAATAAGACGATTATTTAAGATAGTATAAAATATATATAAATGAAATTCAATTTTTTTTTAATTAGTATTAAATGATGCTTCTGCTAACAAAGCTAATTTCTGATAGTATATGTTTTCTTTTAATTTATTTATTTCTTTTTTCCATTTAGTTTTTATTTTATCATTTATATCTTTAATAAAGCAAATTCACCAAATAATTCTTCTGCTTTTAAATAGAAGTAGAGAAAAATTTAGATATTTTGAAAAATCTAAGTAATGAATTAGAAAATAAAAGGACTTTAACAGGATTGGAGATAGATGATATAGTTTGTAATACTCGTAAATTAAAGTGTGTATAATTCAGAATAAGTTTAATTATCTAATTTAAATTTATTATAATCAATCAATTATGGAATATATAAAGAAGTTATTAAAGGATAAAGAATTAGATGAGAAGTTTACAATAATAAATAAACATATAAATAATGTAGAAACATTAAATTTAGAAGAGATAAATTTAATAGTAGAAACTCTTTATAAAGATATAAATTTTAAAACGAAATTTAATACGACATTATTTAGAGATTTAGAATTTTTTGAGACTTATGATAGTACAAGTTCAGCGAATACGATATTTAATAAATTAAATAATACAAATACTCTTGGAGGTAAATATTTAATAGAGCATATAATAAGGACTCCAATTTATGATATAGATATTTTAAATAATAGAAAAAATAGTATATTATCAATATCTGAAATTTTTATGAAAAAAACAGATATAAATAAATCACAATCTAAAGAACTTATTAGTGTAATCGAGTCATTTGATGTATTAAAAAGGTGTGAGCCGAATATAAATTGGTTTTTAAAAGAGTCTGATAACGAGTTTAATTCAGTAAAACATTTATTATATTTTCCTCGAATATTTAATTTTTTAAATAATTTTGGTTTAGGATTAACTATAAAGAATGTGTATAAGATTTTTTTATCTCCAGTAATAGGAATAATTTCTCCGATAACTTATTTTATAATACCATATTCAATAATAAGATATAAATTTCATTTAAAAATTTCATTTGTTACTTATTTAAAACAAGTGATAAGGACTTTAATAATAATGTATAAAGGTTCAAGTGGTAGTTTTTTAAGTTTAAATACTTTATGGATAGGTTTTTCAATACTTGTATATTTTCAGAATTTAATAAATTCTTTTGATTTAGCAAAATTGTATATACAATTATCTCGATTAATTGTAAATAAAATAAATGATTTATCAGATTATACAAAACATACAAAAAATATATCTAACTACATATACACAAAAAATAATATAGAACCATATTTTAATTATTATGAAACTATAAATTACAATGATTTATTATTAAATAATAAAAATAAAAGATATGAGTTATTAAATAATTTTGGTGATAAGTTAAGTATTTATAAAAATATAGATATAAAATTTATAAAAGATTTATTAAGACAGTCTTATAGTTGTGATGCGATTTTTAGTATATATATATTATTAAAAAAATATAATTTAACATTACCAAATTATTTGACTAAATCTAATAATCCCCAATTAAAATTGAAAAATTTTTATCATCCATTATTAGATAATTCAATAAATACTATAAAAAATTCAACATTTCTAAATAATAGAAATAATATGATAATAACTGGACCAAATGCAGCAGGAAAATCAACATTTATAAAATCAATTGCTGTAAATACAATATTAACTCAATCTATTGGATTATCATTTTCTGAGAATATAATAGTAACTCCATTTAGTTATATAGCTTCTCAAATTAATACATATGATATAAATGGTCAGAGATCATTATTTCAAGCAGAGATGTATAATATAAAAATGATATTGGATGATATACGGAATAATAAAAATAATTCAATTGTATTTTTAGATGAATTATTTAATAGTACAAATATAGTAGAAGGTGTAGCAGCTTCATATTCTATATGTGATATGTTATCAAAAATACCTTCAAATTTAACGATATTTGCAACTCATTTTTTATATTTATGTAAATTATCTGAAAATAATAAATATAAAAATTATAAATTTGAAGCGATATGTTCTGAAAATAATATAGTATTTCCTTATAAATTAAAAAAAGGTATATCAAGTCAATATATAGCATTAGAAATATTAAAAAATAATAATTTTGATGAAGAAATAATAAATAATTCTATTAATATTAAAAATAAGATTTTATCAAATCTTACTAAAAAAAATAAAAAACAGAATAAAATGAGTTTGAAAACAAAAAAATAAATATTAATTACTATAAATTAAATAATGTTAAAAATTAAAGTTAAATTCTTACATTTATGTTTATTGGCACTTGTCTTTATAATTTGTATAGTATTTTTATACAAAGACATTTTAACACTTAAAAAGGATTTTAGTTTATATAAAACAACATTAGAAAATTTATTTACAAGAGTAAATACAATTCAAACATCTTTAATTACTAATACTCCAGAGGCTAGTGGTACTGATGTTCGTCCTCGGAATATACCAGATAATAAACAAATTAATACAGATCAATATACAGAATTATTAAAACAAATGTCTTCTATAATGAATAATGAAGATGAAGAAGATGAAGAAGATGAAGAAGATGAAGAAGATGAAGAAGGTGATGAAAATTTAGAATTTGATATAGATGAAGTATTAGAAGATGATGAAGAATATGAAGATGATGAAGATGATGAAGATGATGAAGATGATGAAGAAGAAGTAGATGATGATGAAGAAGAAGAAGAAGTAGATGACGAAGAAGAAGTAGATGAAGATGATGAAGAAGAAGTTAAAGAAGAAGTTGAAGAAGTTGAAGAAATAGTAGAAGAAGTAGATAATAAAGGAAATGAAGATAATGAAGTAAAAGATAATAAAGTAATAGATGAATATAATATTGAAATAAATATAGGAGGTAATTATAGTGAAGATTCTTTAAATTTAAAAAATATTAGTGAATTAAAGACAATATTAAAAAATAAAAATTTATCTGTAAAAGGCAATAAAAAAGATTTAATATCTCGCATATTAAATTAAATTAAATAAAAGATTAATAAAAAAAAATATTCTCATATTATAATATAAAATATGAGTTGTAATAAATGTGTTAAAACTCCTGCTACTAGAGAAACATGTTTTGATAGAATGTCTGATGGTAGACAATTTACTAATTGGACTCCAAATTGTACTCTTTATTGGAAACCTACAGAAGTAGGTAAATTAGGAAGCAGTTATGATCAACGAATGTGGATGATTAATAATGCTGATAAATTAATAAATGAACAAAGAAATAGTCTTCCAGGTGGTGCCTGTGTTCCTTGTTTTTCTACAAATGAACAAGGAACAGTATTACCTGAACAGGATGCACAGGTATGTAATTCAAGATATTGTGAATTTAGTACAAATAATAATATGGGTCTTGGTTTAGGACGAAATTTTACAACATTAAAATAAATAAATAATAATACTTTTAGATTACAAAAAATAAATAATTTTTTAATAAATATATATTAAAATAAAAATTAATATATATAAATGGATAATATTAAATCTGACAAAATAAATAATGCTAATATTTCTAGTATAAGTAAAACTTCACTTTGGACTATTAAAAATATTGGTAAAAATTATATTCAAATAGATGGTATAATAGAAGATACAGTTGATAATAATATAATATATTATATAGCTCCTTGTCCGAGTGATAGACATAATTCTTTTTCTGGTTCTGGTTTACCATTTTATAATAAGAGTCAAGCATTTGAAAATACACCAAATAATGGTAAATTAAATTTAAAAGAAAATAATAGTTTTTTAATAAAAGTAATTAAACCGAATTCATATTATGATAATGTAGGTAATAATTTTATAGAACCAGAATTAACAATTTATTATTATAATAATAAAAATAAAAAAGAATTAAAAATAAATCTAAAAAATCGGATACCATTTAGACATTTAGAATATAATGATATAAATAGCCATGATAGTACTGCAAATAATATAATGTTTTATGAAAATATTAATTTACCAGTTAGAACACAAGAACAAATTTTATATGATTCTCAATATCCTAATAATTATTTAATTCCAGCAAATTATTGGGGTTTAAAACCATCATCTACTTAAATGCTAGTGAAGTTAAATTAGTAAAAGGGTTTTTATATTTATTTAGGTTATTATTCCAAAGGTGATCAGATTTTGTTGTATTGATATCTGAAGTATTATTTTTTTCTTTTATAGATGATATATTTGATGAATTAATAGTAAATTCTAATTTATTTTTGTAATATATATTATCAATTATTTCTTTTTTTTTTTCATCTGTTAATTTTTCATCTGTTAATATATCTTTTGAAATATTTTTATTATTTAATATATTTTCTGAGATATTTAAATTATTTTCTTTAATTTGTGTGTTTTGTTTTGATATATTTTTTGTTTCTAATATATTTGAGTCATTTTTATCATCATCAATTTTAGGTACTTCAATATCAGTTAATTTTGTGTCATTTTCTTTTGTAAAGTATGGAGCTATTTTTTGAAAACTATTCCATATATGACATTGTTTAAATGTTTCATCAGTTTGACAATATTGATTAATGGCTTTTAAACAATTATCATCTGCTTTAGATATAATTAAATCAAAATTACTCCAATCTTTAATCATTTTACAATTATCTTTAATTAAATTATTATTAAATGGATTTTCTTTTGATGAGTTCATATTATTTTTAACATCTTTAAATTCTTTTAAAAGTTTATTGTAAGTATCAGATTGTTTTAACATAACATCTTTAATATAATTATATAATGTAGTTAATTCATTTAAATTTAATGTTTTATTATAAATTCCAAAATGAGTAATATAACTAATAATGTTATTATCAATATTATCTAATATTGTAGTAGTTCTATTACTAAATTTATTATCAAAAACCTGTATTGGTTCTTGAACAGGTAAATTAAATGTATTATCAATATAATTATCAATATATAATTTTAAGAATTCACTATTTTTTGTTAATGTAATTAAATGATAATTATTATCAAATAAACTAAAATTTGATAATTTATAATATATATCTTTTGTAAAAGCACTCATTATTTTTAAAAATAATTCCCCTTTTATATCTTGAATTAAATGTAAAAATATTCCAATATTATCTTTTATAGCATATAATTCAAATATTTTAAATAATTTTTGATTAGTTGTTAATTTTGGAATTTTTATATTTAAAAATAATGTAAAATCTTTTGACATATCTATTCCTAAATTCATAGAATATGGTCCCATTAATTTATTTGATTGCAATTTAAGTTCTTTCATTGATGTATAAATAGGTTCGTTAACAAATGAAAATGAATTATTATCAGTAGTTTTATTAGGTGAAATATTATTCCATATAAATCCTTTATTAAATGAATTATTTGAATAACTTGTTAAGTATACTAATAAACTATCTTTAATATTATTAATATTTTCATGATCTACAATAATTTGAATTTCTTTTTGTTTATTTTCATATTTTTCCACTTTTATATTTTTTTCGCTTTGTCCAGAAAATATATAAGATAATACAAGTATTGATATTAATACAAAAATATAATCTTGATTAGATTTATATAAACGTTTAGTAATAAAAATATATAATAATATTATTAATATTATACACAATAGTATTATATTATTCATATTTAATATATATAATTTAAAATATTTTTAATTAATTTAATTATGTGTTTCCATCAAATAAAATAAAATAAATTATTTATTTAATTAAAATGACTACAAGAGTAATTAATATTCCTTATAGTGGAGGTGGAGACACAAGTGATTCAGATGATGATACTAATTTACGAACATCTTTTCCTAATTCATATAAAAATTCTAATACATTACCACATTTAATAAACCAGGTTCCTCAATCAACAAATAAATTTCCTCAATCTCAAGTTATTCAACCTCAATTTATTCAATCTCAAGTTCCTCAATCTCAAGTTTCTCAATCAACAAATAAAGTTTCTCAATCTCAAGTTCCTCAACCTTCTCAAGTTTCTCAAGTTTCCCAAGTTCTTCAACCTTCTCAATCCCAAGTTCTTCAACCTTCTCAATCCCAAGTTCTTCAACCCTCTCAACCTTCTCAACTTTTTCAATCCCAAGTTCCTCAACCTTCTCAATCCCAAGTTCTTCAATCTTCTCAAACTCAAGTTCCTCAAACTCAAGTTCCTCAAACTCAAGTTCCTCAAACTCAAGTTCCTCAAACTCAAGTTCCTCAAACTCAAGTTCCTCAAACTCAAGTTCCTCAGGTTCCTCAGGTTCCTCAGGTTCCTCAGGTTCCTCAAACTCAAGTTATAGTAACTAATGAAGATTCAGATAATGAATCTGTTAGAGAATCTGCTGGAGAATCTGTTGGAGAATCTGATGAAGATTCAGATAATGATTCTATAGAAATTTCAGATAATGAATCAACAACCAGTTCATTATCTCAAGAAGGTGGTTATAAAAAAAAAATAAAAACATTAGAAGTAGATAGTGATGATGATTTAAGTATTAATTCTATAACATCTGATGCTATTTTATCAGCTGATCCTTTATATTTTAGACTAACAAAATTTTTAACAGATGGTGATAAAAATGTAGCTCAGATATTATCATCAAATGAAGATTTATTAAAAGATATGAATGTAAATTTAAATAATATTTATAAAGCATTAATTGATATCAATACAACAATGAAAGAATATACTAAAAAGTCTTCACAATAGAGTTTATCTAGTTAATAGTTCTGGATTAACAATGCTTTTTTTTTTAATATAAATATATTCGATAACATTTGATTCTTTAGGAATAGCTTCTAAAAAATCAATTAATGGTACTTTATAAATATCTTCATAATGTTTATTAATAATATTACATATAAATTTATATGTATCATCAACTTGATTAATTTGATTTGCTCCGGTGATAATAATACATCCAGACTGAAAAACAGCAATAGTAATTTTTTTACAGATAGCCTTTTTTTTTTTTGTTGAACAATGTTCTTGACACTCGCATTTACCATTAATATTTTCATTCCAAAAATATTGAATTTTTACTCCTGGATAAATACAAGGTTCATAACTACATAAAATATTATATTCATCAATTAATAATCTATATAAAATGTCTCTTTTAATTTTTAAATCAATTTTAAAATCACTATTAATAAGTTGTACTTTAAAATTACTTTGAATTAAAGTATCGATTGATGTTACAATAGGTAAATAGTCTGGTGAATTAATATTATTATTCAAAGTATAATTTTTGATAATATCAATAATATAATTAATACATTTACTACCATCTTCAATATTTTTAATACCAGTCATTTGAATATTACCATTTTTAAAAATTTTCATATTAATATAATATAAACGATCAGATATAATTTTAATAACAGCAGTTGCTTGATTATCAAATCTTTTGATTTGTTTAATTTTTCTAGATTTTACAATTTTTTTAACATTTGTTCCTTTACTAATTGATTCGAATTTAGTTTTACCATATTCTAAATAAACAATACCTGTGGTATTATCATTTTTATCAATAACATCAATAATATCAAATAAATTTTTTAAATTAATTTCAGTATTTATACTACCAGTTGCAGTAATTGTAGAAATTCGATAAGGAGTTGGTATAGAGTGAGTGATAGACATAGAATTATTTATACTAATTAATTCTTATTTAATAATCCTTTAAATATAAATTATCTTTAAATAATAAATTCAAATTTTTTTTTATTTAAGAAATAATTATATTTTATAAATAATTATTATATGTGCAGTACAGCGACTACTAGTGCAATGGCTAAATTATTAGAGTTAATAACTAATTTTTTAAATAATATATTAACGTGTATAATTGATGATAATGGTGATTTTACATCATCAATTAATATTCAAGAGGAAAAAGTAAATGATATTCAAGAGGAAAAAGTAAATGATATTCAAGAGGAAAAAGTAAATGATATTCAAGAGGAAAAAGTAAATATTGAAAAAGATAATAATAGTGCTTTTAAGACTCCTTTAAAAAATAATAAAAAAAAATTAAGAGAAGTTAATCGTTCTTATGATTCATCAAATGATGAAATAGTGTTTAATTATATAAATAAACGTAAAGTTCCTAATAATATATCAGATTCCGATATATCTTATTCAGAATCTGAATTAACAGATGGTTCAACATTTAAGTTACAAAAAAAAATAATGGTTTCTTATAATTTGAATAGTGGTGAGAATATAGATATTTATAAGGAAAATAATAGAAATATATTAAAAAAATTTTTAAATAAAATAAATACAAGTGAAATAAAATAATTCGCCGACCCGCCTTTGGCGGTTTCGCTTTGCTCACTAATTTGCGAACATAGTGAGCGTGCGTTAGCACCTTGGCGATTTATTTTTTAATTGATTTTTTCTTAATTTTTTTTTCTTTAATTGGTTCATCATTTGTAATTAAACTTGATTTAAGAAATATTTTATAATTTTTTTCAAATTCATCTAAATCAGTTTTCCACATATTTTCGATAGATGTATTTTTTATATTTTCTAACATATCTTTCTTTTCATTTAATTTCTTAAGAAATTCTTCTTTCTTTTCATATGTTAAATTATAAATAGGCATTTGAATAAGATAATCATATTTATTTTCCATTAATGGGAATTCATTATTTTTTAAGTAATCTTCAATATCACTTTTTTTTTGATTTGAAATTAATAATTTTTCATCAATAATATCTAATATAAATTTAATTCTAGCATCTAAATATATAATTTCATTTTCTAATTCATCAATTAGATTTTTCTTTCTTTTATCATAATAATCAATACGAATATTATAATATAGTTTAATTATTTCAACAGCACTTGCACATTTAATAATAGTTCCTTTTTCATTATATAAATGCATATTAGAAACAGACATATTTTTACTTGAAGCTAGTTTAAATATTTTTTCAAATTTAAGTAATCCACTTATTCTATCAGGTTTTAGAAAGTCATTATTAGCAATTTCTCCAGGATAAAAGTCTAATATAAATTTAACAGTAGATTCAGTATAATGACTTTCATAATCTCGTAAAATTTTTGGATTTTTTTCCATATAAGATTCAAGAAATTCTTTATAATCATGAGTCCATGTTCCGATAGGTAATTCAGTAATTTCGACTTTATTAGAGGAGATTAAATTATAAACACCAAAACTATATAATGTTGTTTTAACTTTAGCAATTCTACCTGTAAAATTTTTATACCAAGGATTAATATTTTCTACTTCAATATCTGGTGATTTTGCTTCTAACATTTGTTTTAATATTTTAATAATATCTTCAGGATTATAACAAGGAACATTAGAACTAAATCCTGTTCCAATCCCTGCTGCACCATTTACTAAAATCATAGGAATAATTGGAATATAAAATTCTGGTTGAATTGTAAATCCATCTTCATCTAAATAATTTAATACATTATTATCTGCATTATTATAAATATATTGGGTAATTGTCGATAAAGCCGTAGAAACATATCTTGCAGATGCGTGATCTGTTCCTCCATGTAAACGACTATTATGTGTAATAACATAATTTGCTAATAAAAATCGTTCATTTCCATCAATTTGCCATCCATTAAATTTTCCTTTTTCTAAATACTTAATTGTAATAGGATAAAAGTTAGAACTTTCAATATTAATATATTTTTTAATGATTTTTCTATTAACTTTTGTTGGAATTTCATGTAAATTAGAACCATATATATATAATATTTTTGCATTTTGTGTTAGTCCGGTTTTAATAGAAGTATTTCTTTTAATAATTGAAACTTTTGTAACAAATCCTAATGAATTACATATAATTTCTAATGAATCTATTAGATGACTATGTAACCTTTCAGATTGTGATATGGTAATTCGTGGTGTATTATTAATACCATAACGAACAGAACCATCAGAATCAATAAAACCTGCTAATAATTTTAACCTATTTTCTTTTGAATTATATATATAATTATCTGGAATATGTTTATTATTTAATAAATTATTTTCAATAATTAATGCTTTAAAAGGATTGATATTATGATTAATAATATTATTTTTATTATAATAAATAATATTATTATCAGTAGAATTTCTGTTAAATTTAAAATTACAACATTCCATTACAATTTTAGAATTTTGACATCCTTTACATATTTTTGTATTATGATTAATATCTCCAATACATAAATTTTTAATACCACTATTTTTTTTTCTTATATTAAATGCATATTCTCCATAATGAGAAATTTCGCAATTAATTGTATCTAAATATAATGCTAATTCTATTATAATTTCAGAATCACTTGATGTAAAATGGACACCGTCATGTGTTCCATCACCTAACCATAATCCTAAAATATAAGGATCTATTGATATTTTTTTTTCAGACCAATTAATTACATTATAATTTTTAATACCATATAATTTTAATTTTTCTGATTTTGTTAAATTTAAATAATCTTTAACTTTAATATCAATTATATTTGAATCATTTATTTGATTAGATTTTTCTTTAATAATATCAAATGCTTTATTTTTATCAATAGTTAAGTTTGTATATGATGTTATACTTATGGATTTTTTTAAATCCATATCAAAATATTTCATAATCCATCTATTAGATGATGGATTCCAATTAATTTTTTTATGAGGAGCATATTTTAATGTTAAAATATGCTCCTTGTTTACAGTATATTTAATATTATGATTCATTTGAATCTCATACATATCATCAATACCCTCTGTAATTTGTAAAACATTACGCTCTAATCCATCATCACCTATAAGTTTATCACCAATAATTATTTCTTCCGCTTTTTTGATAGAACCATCCCACATTAAAATTTTTGTATCTGGAGATAAACAACCAAATTGCCCAACTGGTTGTAATGTATTTATATTATTAGAACCTATAAAGTCTTGTGCCATTCCAATAATAGCTTCTTGAAGACTTGCTTCTCCGTGATGATAATTTGCATGTTCGGAGCAATATCCTGCTAATTGAGCGACTCGAATTTCTTTAGTTAATTTCCTTTTAAAACAACTATATAAAATTTTGCGAGTTGATAATTTTAATCCATCACAAATAGAAGGAATAGAACGTTCTAAGTTATAATTACTGAAATGAATTAAGTCTTTATTAATAAAATCAGTATAATTAACTTCAGTTTCTTTATAATCTAATGTATTTTTTTTATCATAATTATATAACCAAGTTTTTCTATCATCTGCTCTTTTTTTATTAAAAGCCATATCTAAACTTTCACCAGAATGTTCTTCTTCCCAAATATAAGTAACTTGTTTCATTTCTTTAAAATATTCTTTTGCTTCATTACTTGTTGAAGTTCCTAATCCTTTATAATATTTAATTTCCCACCCTTTTGTATCAAAATTTTCTTTCCATTCTTCATAATCTCTTATATTATAAAATTCAATACAGTGTTTTTTATTTTTTGCTTTTATAATAGGAGTCAACATTGTTGTTAAAAATCCATTTTGTTTTATTAAAGAAGGCCACATAGAATTAAATAAATTCATTATTAATCCGGAAATATGTTTGCCATCATCGTCTTGATCTGCCATAATCATTATACTTCCATAACGTAAAGCATCAAGATTTTTATAATTTTTTTTAGATTCTAATCCAATAATTTTTTTTAATGCTGTAATTTCAGTATTATCAGCAATTTTTTGTTCATTAGTGTCTAATGTATTTAGAATTTTTCCTTTTAAAGGAAAAACACCAAATCTATCTCTTCCAACAACACTTAATCCAGCTATCGCCATTGAGGCTGCCGAGAGTCCCTCCGTTAAAATTAAAGTACACTCCTTAGATTTTCCGGTTCCCGCCCAATTGGCATCATCAAGATTACTTACTCCCTTAATCTTTGATTGTTTTTTACCATCAGTTTTAGATAATTTTTTACTAACTGATGCTGTGGCAGTATCATATACTCTTTCAGCAAATTCAGTATTCATTAATTTAGTAATAAATGTTTTTGAAAAATCACATTTACTACCAAATGATTTAATTGGTGTTGTTAAACAATCTTTTGTTTGACTATCAAATGTAGGATTAACAATAGTCGAATTAATAAATATAAATAAATTTTCTTTGATATGACTTGGTTTAAAAACTACTTCTTTGTATTTTTTTTGTAAAGCTTCTGTTAATTTTTTAACTAAATTTGTTAAAACATGATCTACATGTTTTCCTCCTTTAATTGTAGAAATACCATTAACAAATGAAACTTGTTCAAATCCTACATTACTATACGAAACAACAACTTCCCATCTGTCATTTACTTTTTCATAAATTTTTTCTCTTTCATCCAAATACATTTTAGTATATTCTTCAAAATTTTTAATATTTAATTTATTTTCGTTCAAACATACTTTAATATCAGTTCCTGTTAAACCAGCAATATCATAAACACGTTTATAAAATAAAGCAATTGTATCATTATCTAATTCTTTTAAACCAAATTTTTCATAATCAGGAATAAATGTAATTCTTGTATAAGGATATTTACTAGTTTTTTTAATAATTGGTTCAGTTTTTTCGCTCATATTATTAGAAAATTCTTGATAATATTTTTGTTTTTTTACAGCATCGACAGTCTCGACAACAAATTTTTTTGAGAAGATATTAGAAGCTTTTGCTCCAACACCATTTAGTCCTCCTGTCGTTCTTTCTTGATCATCATCAAAATTACCACCACTTAATAAATTACCAAAAATTAATTCAGGAATATATACTTTATATTCAGGATGAATATCAATATCAACTCCATCTCCATTATTATAAACTGAAATAGAACCTTCTTCTTTGTTAATAATTACATTAATTTCTTTTACTAAATTTTTATCTTTATTTTTTAATTCTTTTAAACGAATAATATGGTCTAATGTATTAACTAATATTTCATCAAAAATTTTATAAAGACCTGGAACATATTTAATTGTACTTTTAATCATTAAATTAGACTCTTCGTTAAAAATCCAAGTATCAAATTCATCTTCTTTAATAGAACCTATATACATTCCAGGTCGAGCGAGGACATGCTCAAGTTGTGTTAATTTTTTATATTTATTAGAAATATCATCTTTATTTTTAGTCATTTTTTGACTTAAGTATAATAAATAATTTATATAATATATTTTGTTTTTAAATAAAAATTCAATTTTTTTTTTAAATAATTATATTAAAAAAATTATTTAAAAATAAAAATTGAATATTTATTATATAATAAGTTAATTACAAATAAAATTTAATAATGACTATTTGTAAAGGAGAAAATTGTAATAAATATGCTACATATAATTATGATGGAAAGAAACCTAATTTTTGTATAAAACATAAAACAATAGATATGATAAATGTTAAAAATAAAAAATGTATTGAATGTAATATTAAACAAGCAAAATTTGCATTAGAAGGAGAAAAAGTATCTCATTGTAATGATTGTAAAACTGAAGATATGAATGATATACGTACTAAATTTTGTATTGAATGTAACATTAAACGACCAAGTTTTGGATTAGAAGGAGAAAAATCAACTCATTGTGGTGATTGTAAAACTGAAGATATGATTAATGTTATTTCTAAATTGTGTATTAAATGTAATATTACACGACCAAATTATGGATTAGAAGGTGAAAAAGCAACTCATTGTGTAGATTGTAAAACAGAAGATATGATTAATGTGTTAAGTAAAAAATGTATTGTATGTAATATTAAACAACCAACTTTTGGATTGGAAGGAGGTCAAGTAAGTCATTGTGGAGATTGTAAAGATGATAATATGATAAATGTTAAAGATAAAAAATGCATTGAATGTAATATTAAAATACCTTGTTTTGGATTAGAAGGTGAAAAAGCAACTCATTGTGAAGATTGTAAAGATGATAATATGTTAAATGTCAAAGATAAAAAATGTATAGAATGTAATATCAAAATACCTTGTTTTGGATTAAAAGGAGAAAAAGCAACTCATTGTGGAGATTGTAAAAATTTTAATATGATAAATGTTAAGGATAAAAGATGCAAATTTGAAGACTGTGAAATACGATTTAATCCAAAATATGATGGTTATTGTGCATATCATTTTGGAAATTTATTTCCAGATAGTCCAATTGTAAAAAATTTTAAAACAAAAGAACGATTTGTTGTTGATTTTATTAGAGAACAATATCCTGATTTTACTTGGAAATTTGATAAAATCATAGATAATGCATGTTCAAAAAGAAGACCTGATATATTTCTCGATTTAGGTTTTCAAATTATAATTATTGAAGTAGACGAAAATCAACATCAAGGTTATGAAGATATTTGTGAAAATAAAAGAATGATGGAAATATCACGTGATGTCCATCATAGACCAATTGTATTTATAAGATTTAATCCAGATAAATATTTTGATGAAAATAATAAAAATGTTCCGTCTTGCTTTTCTATTAATAGAGATACTGGATTAGTTAAAATTAATAATAAAAAAAATTGGAATGAAAGATTAAATACCTTAAAAAATAATATAGATGAATGGATTAATAAAGAAACAGAAAAAACAATAGAAGTAATTCCATTATTTTATGATGAAAATTAAAAAAAAATATATATATATTTTTTTAAAATTTAATAAATTCTGTATGATTTCCAGGGTATAATGAACGTCTATATACATTTATTCCACGTTTTGTAAAATCAAGTATTATACCATCTTTTTTTCTTTCTTCTAATGAAACAGGTAATATTATTGGAAATTTTTTATAACCATAAAATTCTTTAATATTGTCATTTAATATAATTTCTTTTGAGTAAGTATCAGAAATACTCAAACATTTTAAAGATTTAGGATATTCTACAATCTGATTAAAATTTACTCCTAAATTTATTATTTCTATTCCTTCAGGAAATTTAATTTTTTTATTAAATTTATTACCTAATGTTATTATTTTTATTCCTTTTGGTAATTTAATTTTTTGATTAAAATCATTATCCATAATAATAATTTTAATATCTTTAATATTATTCATTACATTTTTACTTTGATTATTTAGATAAAATTTTTTTGGTATTATTGTATTATTCTTTAAATCTTTATTTAATTCAGTAACTTTTAATGGTAAAAATCTTGATTCATTTAAAATATATAAACCTTTTGTATATAATTCCATTTGTTTGATATAATTTATAATTATTATAAAAATTTCAAATTTTTTTTTTTTATAATAATAAAAAAAATATACTTAATTATTTTTCAGAAACATAAATTCCTTTAATTATATCAATAGTTTTTGTTTTATCATTATCATCTAATTTATTCCAATTTTTTAGAATATGTTTGAATAATTCAATTGACTTTTCACACCAAAATCTATAGCGTGTAGTTGTCATTGTTTTACTCCATATCCATCTTCCATTTTCATTCATAATAGATTGTTTTATTTTTTCTCCTTCTAAAGCAAATTCCATTTTATGATTTTCCGGATTAATTTGTTTATTAAGAATTAGTAATTTAGTATTTTTATTTTCATTTTTTTTACTATTTTTAACATTTATATCAGAATTTATAATTATTTTATCATAAATATTATTTATTTTATCTTTTGTTACTCCTTTATCAATTAATTTAAAAATTTCATTTTCTAATTCAATTTCTAAATTATTAGTAGTATTTTTAAGTAAATCTGTCATTTTTATAATTTCTCTGTTATGGTATCAAATAGTAAATATTTGATACTATAAATGATAATAATAATTTTCAATTTTTTTTTATTTATAAAATTATTATTATAAAAATGAATGAAGAAAATAGTTATAATAATAAATAATTTTAGTATTAAATAATTATTTATGATGTTTATATTGATCCTTTATAATATGGATTTGATTTATAATAGTTATTTATTTTATTTTTAGTTTGTTCATTTATAGTATTTATAGTATTTATAGTATTTTTAGTATTTTTAGTATTTTTAGTAACAGGTTCTAATATTTTACGATGTCTTCTTGAATTATGTATTGGTAATACATTTCTAGATTTAATATTAGTAAGATATTCCATCCATTTTTTATTAATATTTGTTATTTGTGGTCGCTCTCCTTTAGGTTTTTCAATTTTTTTATGTCTTTTGATATTTATTAACCAATTACTATCTCTTTGTTTAATTTGTAGATTATATTTTTCCCATTCAAGTTTATTTATAGTATTTTTATTGTTATTGTTATTTTTATTTTTTTGAATTTTAGTATCTAAATCCGATATTTGTCTAGGTAAATCTTTGATTTCTAATTCATATCTTTCTCGAATTAGTTTATTTAATTTATTATTATTCCGAATACGAACTTCTGGAGTGTTATTATTTTTTGATTTTTCTAATTTTTCAATTTCATTATTTAGATCAATTATTCTTTCTTTGAAAGTTAGTGGCTTAGCTTTTTGAGATTGATTATTTTGTAATTGTAATTGAGATTGAATATTTTGTAATTGAGATTGATTATTTTGTATAACATAATAATTTTGTAATCGATGTTTATTATTTTGTAATTGAGATAGTTCATGACTAATATTTTTTATATTTTTATTTTTATTTTTCATTCTAATTTTATTTATTTCATTTCTTTTATATCTTACTAAATCATTAAAAATTTTAATATATATTTTATTATCACTACGAATTTTATAAATTTTATTACGATTTTGTTGTCGTTGTGAACATATAAAAGTATTTAATTGTAAATATTCATATTCATTATATTCATTATATTTATTAAATTTTTCTATAATAAACTTATCATATTCTTCACTAGAATTAAATTTAAAAAATTCATAATTATTACAATTCGATATATTCATTTTAAAATATTAAAATAAAAAATTAATTTACAAGAGATATAAATTAGTTTATTTTTGATGATTTAAGATTTTTAGAAACAGATAAGGAATTATATTTTTATTACAAATAAAAACTTTCTAAAAAATCTATAATTTATAAATAAATTAATGTTTAGATTTTAATTTTTTTTTAAGTTGTTGAACATGTTTTTTACCAATTAATTTTTCTTTATTTTTAACATCTTCTTTAAGTGATCGAAGTGTTAAAATGCTGACAGATGTAATAACAGATTTAACTTTATCGACATTTTTTTTAGAAGGAGTAATATTAAGTTTTTTACAATATAATTTAACTCTATTATTTGTAGTTAATTTTTTTAAACATTTAATTGCTGTTATAGAACCTCCATTTTGAACATGAGCATTGTGAAAATATGCAGCAGGTAATTGATTATTACCTCCTACAATAACAGAACCTTCTGATGGAGTTAAAGCAGTAGCACCATAAACTCCATCAGATGGATAAGTAGCATATTGCATTTGTTCTGATCCACTAACAAGATTATAAATATGTTGGTTTAATCCTTCTGTTAATTCATCACCAGTATGACTATCGATAGTATATCCTTCACTTTTAACAATTTCATTAACTTCAGGTTTTCCAAAAAAGGATGATATTGAACTTAAAAACGACATAATGTTTTTATAATAATAAATATAAAAAAATATTCTTATAGTGTAAAAAATGAATAATATAAATATAAATCATTTTAGTAATCTTACAGAAAATACTTTATTTACTGAGGAATCAAAAAATGATTATTTTAGAAAAACTGCAATTAGTCGAAATATTCAAAATAATGAATTATCTAATATTTTTTTTAGTCAAAATAATATAAATGCTCTTCAACAAGGTATGAAGTATTTAGTATGGAAAAATAGTGGTAAAAAATATGTTATAGGTAATCAGTCAGAGACAGAATTACAGATAGTAATGAGAGCAACATATTTACAATATTCAAAAAATTTACCTTATAATATAATTCCGCAGGTACGAGATTTAAATCAGAAAGTATTAGATTTTACTGTTCCACGAATAATAATAGAAATTCAACAACATAATTATTATATAAATGATATTAGTAATCAGCCAGTTCCTTTAGAACGGAGTGTAAATACATCTTCTGCAGGAACGAAATTTTTATATACACCAGAATTCTAAAAATATTTTCTATAATTATTATTAAATAATGTCTAATATAATTCCTAGTATAAGTATATTTGGTTTAGTTACTATTATAATTTTTTATATTTTAGTTGCTTTATATTATATGAATGTTCTTGAATATAATTGGTTTTACATACCATTTTTGATTGGTTTATTTATAGTTGTATTTTTATTTATATTTAATATAAGTAAATTATCTAAATTAAAAACAGATTTAATTTTAAATAAGAATATAGTTGGTAAAATAGAAACATGTCCTGAATATTGGAAAAAAAAAAATAATAAAGGAGTAACAATATGTTCTACAAAAGATATTTATGGGAATAGTTCAATAGGTACAATAAAAGAGAATGGTAAAGATAAGAACAAATGGAATACTATAAATTATAATGAATTAAATTTAAATGAAATAAATATAGAACCAAATGATGAAAAATGTAAAAAAATATTTAAATCATATTATAAAAATTTAGAAACTCTTCCAGAATATAACACAGAAAATCAGAAAAAAATAACTTGGATTGAATATTATAATAAATGTTTAAAACAACAATAATATGTGAGTCTCTAAAAATAAAAAATTGAAAATATATAAGTTTAAAATTAATATAATATATATATGAATTGTGATATAGAGAGTAGGTGTGCTATGGATTATTGTAAGAAATATACACCACAAAAAAGTAAAGATATTTTATGTAATTATAAAACAATAAATGATATAAAAGATTTTCTTAAAAATTTTGAGGATAATCCCAAAAAAAAAATAGAAGAAAAAATATTATTATTATTAGGTTCTAGTGGTTCATGTAAAACAACAATTTGTAAAACAATATTTAATGAATGTAATTATGAACCTATAAAAATAGATATGTTTTCGAATGGAAATTTAAAAGATAATATAATTCAAGGTTTACAACACAATACTTTAGATTGTTTCTTTTCAAAAAAAAAGAAAATATTATTTTTAGATGATATTGATTTGATTTGTCAATATGAGAAAAGTTTTATTAGTTTTATTATAAAATTAATAAAAAATACAAAAATACCGATAATTTGTACTTCGAATATAATTGAAGATAAGAAGATATCAGAAATAAAAAAGAAAGCAACAAAAATTTACATAAAAAAAATAGGTTATAAGGAGTGTTTTCAATTTATTTATAATATAGTAGAGACTGAATCAATAAATTTGGATTTAGATAAACTTTTAAATATAATAAAACAAAATAATAATGATATAAGATTAATTTTAACAAATTTAAATAAATATATAGATAATTCAGATGATATAGATTGTAATTTATCAAATAAAGATACTTACATAGATTATGGTTTATTTGATTTTATTAAGGAAATTTATAGTAGAAATTTAACGAATAATGAATTAACAAGTATAATACATAATGATGTATCTTTAATTTCATTATTGTCTCATGAGAATATATTAAATGAATATAATAAAGTAAAGAATAAGTCAACAAATAAAATAAATATATTAAATTCTTATATAAATATTTTAGATTATTATACTAAATCAGATTTGTTAGAGAAATATAATTATATAAATAATGATTGGTATTTATATGATTTTATTTATATATTAAAAATTTATAGTATAAATTATGAGATAAATAAATTTGATAGGATAGATAAAGGTGAGAATTTAATATTTACGCAATTATTAACAAAAAGTTCATTAAGATATAATTATAAAAAAAAGAAGAGAAATTTATTTGCGAAGTTAAATTATGATGATAATAATAATAGTACTGATTATATATTCCAATTATTATTACAATATATAAAAAATCCAGATTCTCCAATAATTTTTAATAAAGATGATATAGATTGTATAACTAAATATGCTGAAGTATTTAATTTGATAAATAAAGATGATAGAAAAACGATAATGACAAAAAATAAGAAATCATTATTATCATTAGAAAACCAAAAATAAAAATAAAATTAAAATAATTTAAATATTTTTTTTCTAATTATTATTAAAATAAATATGGATTTTATTAATAAAATTAAAAGTTCTTTTTCTAAATCTCCAACTAATGTAACGACAGGGGTTCCTAGTGTTCCAGTATCGAGTGGTTATTCAACAGGTATAATAATTTTGATTTTGATTTCAATTTTGTTTATATTATTTGTGAGTATATTAATTATAATGAGATTAAAAAAAACAAATCGTATTAAAAAAAGTTTTTTAAATAATCCAGTTCAACCAAGTAAAGAAATTATTCAATTTGTTTCATCAGAGAATGAATTACCTGAATTTAATAATGGTAAAGAATTTGCGTATTCATTTTGGGTTTACGTAGATGAATTAAATGATATTTCTAATCATAATGTTATATTTGTTCAAAGTCCTGCTTCTAGTTTAGAAGACATAAATTTTAAAAATAATAATATGATAGTTTATTTAGAAAAGAATACTAATAAACTTAAATTTAAAATAAGAACTGAACTGGCTAATAAAAATAATGTATCAATTGACTTAGCGTCGTCAGCTTCACGGAGTAACATTGATCAAAGTGAAAAAAAAGGTATTGATGGTAAATTAAATATTAATGGAGAAAATTCGGATATAATATTTAATAATGATACATGTTATTATTCAGAATTTGCAATTGATTATTTACCTTTACAAGTTTGGGTAAATATAGTAATAAATATTGATAATAATTTTGTAACAATTTATTTAAATGGTGATATTTTAATAACTCGTAATTTATCAACAAATGATACTAAATGTAATGATTCTTTAGCAAATATAATTTCAACTAAATCAGGTAATATTTTTGTTGGTAGTGATTTAACAAATAATTTAATAAGTTTTGATGGATATTTATCTAAATTTACAGTATTTAATTCTTCTGTTTCAATAGATGATATTAAAAATATTTACAGTGAGGGTCCATATAAGGAATCAAGTTTAAATAAGTTAGGTGTTCCTTTGTATGGATTAAGAAATCCTTTATATAGAATAGATGAAATTAAAACAACAAATTAATTTTTATCTTTTATAATATAAAAAAATGTCACGTAGTGAGGAGTCACAAGAAAATAAATCTTTTTTAAGTAGATTTACTAAACATAAAAAACAACCATTATATCCAGCAGCAAAAGGACTTGTAAAAAGTGCATTTCGAGGGACTGAAAATACATATAAAAATGCAAAAGAAGTAATAAAAGATCAAGGTATGAATAGTCTTGTAACTACTTCAGGAAGAAAAAAAGTTAAAAATTCACTAACTGCTCATAGTATTTTTAAATCAAGGGGTGATTTATTAACAGGAAATTTTTTTAATTCTTCTTTAAAAAAAGGAGTATATTCAACACGAAAAAATGCTTTAGATCATAAAAAAAAATTAAATTCGATGTCTAATCAAACAGATAAAAAAGCCTATATAAATAGTTTAAAAAAAAATGATAATTCGAAAGTTTTAAAAAATTTACAAAATTTTAAACCAGAAGATAATGAATCAAGAGTTTTAAGACAATTAGATGAACATAATAAAAGATATGATATTTTAATAGAGAATGATGATGGATTAATTAGAAATTCGAAAATATTAAATAGTAATACCTCTGGATTTATGCTAAATTTTTTAAAAATTAAGTATGGTTATTTAGAATTGTCAGGTCTTCCAAATTTAATAGCAGAATGTAATATATTAAATCAAGCAACAGGGAAAACAATAATAACTTATAAAGATGTAAATCCAATAACTAATTTAGGATTGCTTGTAAATAATATTTCAACATCAAGTAGAAAAGATGATTCGTTATTAATTATTGAAAAAACAAGAACTAATTTAGTGGTAAATAGACCAATTTATAATGCAATAGGTTGTTATATAAAACCAAAAACTAAAACAGATAAAATAATTGTAATTTATTTTAATCCAATAATTTATAAAAGAAAGAATGGTGGGATTGATTATAATTTTGGAGAGGTAAATACAGGTGATACAAAAAATAATACATTAACAAATCCTTCAAATTTAATAGAAGACAAATCTATAAATAAATTAGGTTTTATGAAACCTATTGATGCTAAAAAATTTTATGTATTTATAAAATATAATATAAAAAGTTATATTAACAGTTCTTATAATAGTTATTTAGTTAATGTAAATAATACAGATTTAAATGTAAAATATTATTTTAGAGGTATATTTTATAAACCTATGAATAGAAAAATTACGAAAGGATTTAATATAACAGAAGAGAGAAATTTTATAAATTATAAACAATTAGAAGACTCATTAAAAGAAGAAGAAGAAAGAAATAAAAATTCTATATTAAATGTAAAGACAACAACAAATGAATTAAATAAATCTGGCATAAGTTTAATGAATATTAGTAAACAAACCGAAAAAACAATGTTACAAGGACAAATAGATAAGAAAATTAATACATTTCAAAATATGAGACAAAGAGAACAAAAAAAAATAGAAGAACAAAATAGATTACAAACAGAAAGAAAACAACAATTACAAAAAAAAATAAATACAAATTTATGGAATGAAAGATATAAATTTATTGATAATATGATAACAAGTAAAAAATTAATATATACTAAAGGAGGAATGGGTCGTCAAATATTATCAATTGATGGTATTCAAAATATTGAAACTAGTTTAACAAATGTAAATGTAAATATACAACAAAAAATAAAAGAATTTTTTGATTCAAATTATAAATATAGACCAAATTCTAATATTAATGATCCAGAACTAACTAAAAGAGATCCAAATTTAAAAAATATAGAAAATTTATTATTTAAAATAGAAGTTAAATATAATGAATTAAGACAAAAGAAAAAACAAATATCACCAATAACACAAACATCACAAACATCACAAAAATTACCAATATCACAAACAGCAGTAATGATTTAGTTCAATATAAAAACAAAAAATAAATATAAAATAATTTTTTATATTCTTTTATTTATAATAAATGAATATTACTGAAAAAATTACAGAATTATTTTTAAACAAATATATTCAACTAATTATGGCAGTAATAATAATATTTTTAATTATTAAATATTATATTCCATTGTTTTTTTCGGAATTAAAATTATTAGAAAATCAAAATTCAGTTTATAAAATAACTGATATAAATTATTCTGTAAAGATTATTGATGGTATAATGCCTTTAATATCAGATGAGGTATTTGTAACAACTAGTGAAAAAAATGATATTAATTATGTATTAATTCCAAGATCAATTAATAGAGTTGGAGGTGCTCAATTTTCATTTTCATTTTGGTTAAATAAAGGAGCAAATTTTAATCCATCAAGTTTATCAAATAAAACGATATTACTTTATGGTTTAAAAAATAAAGATACAGTTATCGATAAATTACCTAAAGAAACTGATGATACATTATATAAAGATATAATAAAAACAAATAATCTTTATAAAGAGATATTAGAACCTAAGAATGATATTGATAATATTAATTATCCCGGACCACTTAAAGGAGACAAAAATTATCGAGTATTTAACGCTTTAGTAGATGATAAAATAATTGTAAAATGTCCTTTAATAAGATTTGGTGAAGATGGTAAATCAATAGAAATAGAAATAAATACAGTAAAAAAAATAGAAAATATATATAAAATAGATGCTCCTGTATTAGATATGTTAGATGCTGATAAATGGAATATGTTAACATTTATATTTGAAGATTATAGAAATATGTTTGGTATTTCGACAGGAGTAAAAATATCATTTTATATTGGTGCTAAACAAGTAGCATCAGTATTACTAGAAAATGATACTATAAAATTAAATAATGGATTAATTTATATTTTACCAAATATGGGTAATAATAATGGTCAAGAAAATAAAGGAAATATAGCAGATGTAACATATTACAATAGAGCATTGAATTTAAATGAGATAAAAGAACAAATATCTAAAGGAGTTACTGAAAGTGTTTATAAAACACCAAGAATGAAAAACAAAGATTTAATAAACAAAAAATATAATGATTTAACTTTATATAATGAAACAATGCAATTATAATTGGCTTAACTATCAGAAATATTACTTGTAATATTTGCTGTAAATAGTGAATATAATAACTTTTCTAATGGAATATTATTTAGTGAATATTGTAAAGCATTTTTAGTATTGATAATAATTTTACAATTTTCACATATAATAATATTATAATCACTTTGACAATAATTACAATTACAACAATATAAATGTGTTTGTCTTTTAATATTATTTGGATGTTCAATTGGTGCCAAAGGCGTGCATTCCGAGGATGCAAAGTGTGGATGTTGTATATTATTCATTTTTAAATTGATTTTATTAATATAATATATTCATTTTTATAATTTTTTCTTATTTGAATGAATTTGGTAAGATAAATAATATCATAATAATTTTTATAATTTGAAAGATAATTAATAGATTTTGGAATATCTTCTTTATTAATTGGAACATAAGTAATAGTTTTAGCATTAACTCGTAATATAAAAAATTTAATAAAATATTCTTTAGAAGAGTTATAATTTTTAAATAATTGTTTAACTATATCATTTTCAAAAAATTCATATACTTTATATTTATTATTAGGAGAACCATAAATAATTCTCCATTTACTTTTAAATAAAAATTTATTTATATCAGTAATTGTAATAGGATTATAATTATTTGTTGCTAATTGATAACAATATTTATTAATTATCTTTACGTGCTCCGCACAGTTCGCTTCGCTCGCATTTCTAGATTTTTCAGTGAGCGAAGTGAACGGTGTCTTTGACACCTCTTGAGCATCAATATATAATTTTTGTAAATTATTATTATATTTACTACAATTATATAATAATTTTCTTTCTATTTGTTTAACAGCAGTAATTGGTATATATGAATAAACAAATGGAATAAATAAAAAAATAAAGAAACGCATATTTTACAAATAATATATAATATTATTTTACAAATAATATATAATATTATTTTTAAATATAAAAATATATTATATATTAATATTTAATACCAATATGGCAGGAGGATTAATGGAATTAACATTCAAAGGTAATCAAGATTTATATTTAATAGGAAATCCTCAAATATCATTTTTTAAATCAATATATAAAACACATACGAATTTTGCGATAGAATCAAAACGATTAGATTTAAATAAGACAACATTAAATTTCATAAATACAACAAAATTTATATGTAAAATAAAAAGACACGGTGATTTAGTATCTCAAATGTATTTATGTGTAACATTACCTAATATATATAGTGATAATTTATTAAAATTTAAGTGGGTAGAAAATATAGGTCAGGCATTAATAAATTCTATTGAGATATATATAGGAGGTTCTTTAATAGATAAACAATATGGTGAATGGATGCATATATGGAATGAATTAACAATTTCTAAAAGTAAAAGAGAGTTATATGATAAAATGATAGGTAATACTTTAGATATGATAGATCCAACAAGTTATAATGGAGGTATATATCCAGCAAATTCAATTGGTGGGGATGCTTCAATAAAAGGTCGTCAATTAATAATACCATTAAATTTTTGGTTTAATAATAATATAGGTTTAGCATTACCATTAATAAGTATTCAATATCAGGAAGTGGAGTTATATATTGAATTAAAAGGTTTAAATGATTTATATTTATTATATGAGGGTAGTGATTATGTAAAACCAGATATAAATGATGTTACACACTTATTTAAAAATTTTGTAGATACAAGTGAAGTATTATTAACAGATAGTACAATAGAGATAGACCCTTATTTAGAAGCGAATTATATATTTTTAGATAATATTGAAAGAGAGGAATTTGCTAAGAAAAGTATAGATTATTTAATAGAACAGGTAGTACGTATAGATATGAATTATATAAAGGATGAATATAACACATTAAATTTAGCATTACATAATCCTGTAAAAGAATTAGTATGGGTATTTAAGCGTACAGATAATGAATTATTTAATAATTGGTTTAATTTTACAGATAAAGATTTATCAATGGAGATAATTAAAAAATGTAAATTAATATTGAATGGTTTAGATAGAATAGAGGAAAAAAATGGTTCGTATTTTAGTTTGGTTCAACCATATCAACATCATGGTCAAACAAAAGATGGTATTTATATGTATAGTTTTGCTTTAAAACCATCTATATTTCAACCGTCAGGTTCCTGTAATATGTCAAAGGTAAATAAAATTCAGTTATATTTAGATTTAAATACTCCATTAAATAATAGTTATGAATATAATTTAAGTTTATATTCAATTAGTTATAATTTCTTACGAGTAATGTCAGGTTCAGCAAATGTTGCTTTTCATTTATAATAATTTTCTTTAAGTATAAAAAGTTACTTAAAGAAAAGATATCAAAATATCAATTATGACTGATAATAATAATTCCGTTCCAAAAAAAAGAGGAAGAAAACCAAAAAATATAATTAAATTACAAGAAGTAAGTGAAGATGTAGATATTTCAACAATTAAAATTAAAAGAGGAAGAAAACCTAAAAATAAAAATAAAATAGAAGAAAATATCGTTAATATTTTAGCAACACAAAATATTACTGATTCATTATCAAATGATACTGCAATTTTAAAATTACATATCGATACATTAGATGATTCAAAAAATGAAATTATTCATAAAGATGAAAATAGGGAAAAAGAATTTTTAAATTATACAGAAGAAGAAATTTTTCATAGTCCTAAAGGATATGAAGAATCATCTACATTTTTTTCAAATCCAGAAGAAATTATTGATTTTAATATTAATTTAGAAAATAATACTATTTTTGATATTAACAGCAATAATACTACACGAACAAGCGAAACTGTATCTTCTGGAAATGTAATTTTAGAAGATTTTATAGAAAGAGATAATTGGCCTATTGGTACAGAAAGTGCTTGTTTTTGGTGCTGTCATACATTTAATAATACACCATATGGAATACCATTTAAATATATGAAAGAAAAATTTATTGTTTATGGATGTTTTTGTAGTTTGGAATGTGCTGTCGCTTATAATTTCTCATCACAAAATAATATTTATAATGTATGGGAAAATCTAAATTTAATTAATTTACTCGCACATAAATTAAATTATAAAGATTATGTAAAATGTGCTCCACCCAGAGAAGTCTTAAAATTATTTGGAGGTTATATGAATATTAATCAGTTTCGAGAACATTGTAATAGTAATAAAGTTTTAAATATATTAAATTATCCAATGATTTCATCACAACATCAAGTTGAAGAAATTAGCGAACAAAGTCTAAATAATAATAGTAGATTATATGTGCCTATTGATACTGATAGAATTAAAAAAATAGAACAAAAATTTAAATTAATTCGTCAAAAACCAGTATTAAATCCTAAAAATACTTTAGATCATACAATGAAATTAAAAATAGAATCTAATTAGATTTATTTTTCTTTTTATATATACCAATTTTTTCTCCTAATTCTTTATTATCACCAATTGTATAAATATTATTATCTTCATCAATATAATATTTAATTCCTTTTATTTTTTTAATTATATAATTTATTTCTTTAATAGGTTCTTCATTAGGTTCTTCATTATTTTCTTCAATTAATTCCTCATTTTGTTTTTTAATTGGTTCTTCAATTAATTCTTCATTTTGTTCTTCACTTAATTCTTCAATAGATTCATTAATTGGTTCTTCAATTTGTTCTTCAATTTGTTCTTCAATAGGTTCAATAATTGGTTCTACAATAGATTCATTAACAGATTCTTCAATAGATTCTTCAAGTGTTTCAATAATTGGTTCTATAATAGGTTCATTAACAGATTCTTCAATAGATTCTTCAAGTGTTTCATTAAATGATTCTTTAATAGGTTCTATAATAGGTTCATTAGATACTTCTATTATATTTTTAGTTAATGGTATTTCTATTATTTTTTCAATAGGTTCTTTTGTAATAACTTCTGTTTCATTTGATTTAGTAAAAATTTTAATAACTTCGTTTACTCTATCATTATTTTTAATAGTAAATCTATTACTATTAATAGGAGGAGTATTATACTCTTTTATAATTTCAATATTTTTAGATGATTTATTTTCAAGCGGTGCTTTATTTATTTTTAGCGAATTTACTTCATTTTTAAGATATGAAATTTTTTTTAATAATAAATCATTTTCTTCTTTTAGTTTTATTTTTTCATTTGTTAATCTTATAACAATAGAAACATTTTTCATACTATTATTTTGTTCATTTAATTCTTTTTTTTCTTGTATTAATGTATTAATTACATTATTATTATTATTATGTGATTCTTTAATATTAAAAATTTCTTGTTTTAGCATTTCAATTTGTTTATTTTGTTCATAGTCATAATTTTTAAGTAAATTAACAATACTATCCATTGTTAATTGTTTTTCAGTTTGTTCATTAAGATAATTCATTATATGGTGTGGTATATTTTAATATATATTTAATCTTTATATTATTTATAAATGATTAATATAACATCTCCAAAAGTTAATAAAATTGTTCCATTTGATGTAAATGAAAATATAGAAGATGAAAGAGATTTATTACATTATTGGAAAAAATTTGCTAAAAGATATAGTTCTTTACACGCTCAAAGTAGTAATTATTATAAAAAAATAAATTATATGATTATGTTTCCAGTAATTATTTTAACAGTAGGAGGTGGTTTTTTAAATATAATATTTGCAGATAATTGTTCTGCATATATTTATATATTAATAGGTTCTTTGCAATTAATAATAGCATTTTTTACTGGTATTTATAATTATATGAAAATACCAGAACTTCAAGAAAGTCATTACTTTTATTACGTTCATTTCTTAAAATTAGAAAATGATATTAATGTTCAGTTATTAATTGGAGAAGGAAAATATAAGGAGTTTAAAAATTTATACGTTTATGTTATTTATGTTAAAGAAGAATTAAATAGATTAATTGATAGTGCTCCATCAATACCAGAATCAATTATAATTAAATATAATCAAGTAATAACAGAAGAAGATAAATTTTTAGAAAATAAAACTAAAATTATTAAAACAAAAAGATATATTCGTAATATATCAACTTATAATTTTAACGAAGAAGATAAAAAACCTGATGAATTTAATAATTTAAATACTAATACAATTATTGAAACTGATATTAATAAAATATTTAATGAACCTAATAATGAACCTATTAATGAAATAATTAATAATAAACCTATTGATGAAATTATTAATAAACCAATTGAAGATTTAATTACACGTGATAATCGATTTTCATCAATGTCAGAAGAAAATACACCTAGTAATAAAGTTAAAATATCATCCGTATTAGATAATAATCACGAAATAAATGTAAGAGTTGATTTAGAAAATAATACTAATACAAAAGAAATTAAATTAGAAGATATTGAATTAATTAATAATTTAGAAAAGCAAAAACGCCAATTACAAAAAAGTGTTATGTCTATAATTAGAATGTAATAAAAAAATTGAAAATTACAATTAGTAATTTAAGATAATAATAAATTATGGAAGAAATTCAAAAAGAAAATGAAAAAATATTATTATTTATATCAAATAAGTATAAAATTGATATTAATGAATTAATAACTGATGTTTTAGAAATTAATCCTGATTTTATAAGAGAAAATAAAGAAACAGATTATGATGAAGGTAAATGCTCTGCATTAATTAAAAAAAATAAAAAAATTATACAATGTAGTAGATCAATTAAAATAAATGGATTTTGTAAAATTCATAATGAGAAAAATGAAAATGATGAGTTACCATTTGGCACTATAGATAATGAAGTAGAAGAAATTATATCACGTGTATCAACACAATCAGATATTAATGACAAACCTAAAAAAATAATACCATATAATCTAAAAGTTCAACGAATAATCATTAACAATTTAGAATATAAAATAAATCCATTAAATTATTATTTATATGATTTTTATACTAATGAATTTATTGGAGTATATAGTAATGATAAAATTATTACTAATTTCAAATAATTTAAATTTATTTTTTTCTTCAAATATTCTTTTTTCTTTAAATATAAAAAAGAATATTTGAAGAAAAAAATAAATATTCTTTTTTCTTTAAATATAAAAAAAGAATATAAAGATAAGTTAATAATTTAAATTATAATAAAAAAAATCTTAAATATATTTTTCAATTTTATTATACATTTAATATAAAATGACTATTTGTAAAGAAAATGATTGTAAAAAAGGTGCTTTTTATAATATTAAAGGAGAAAAGCCTAAATTTTGTGGAGAACATAAAACTGATGAAATGATTAATGTTAGAGATAAAAAATGTATTAAATGTAATGTTAAAACACCTTCTTTTGGAATTGAAGGACAAAAAGCTACTCATTGTGGTAATTGTATGACTGATGATATGGTTGATCTAAAACATAAAAAATGTATTAAATGTAAGAAAACAAGACCTAGTTTTGGAATTGAAGATGGTATTCCAACTCATTGTGCTGGTTGTATGACAGATAATATGATTGATGTTACAAATAAAAAATGTATTGTATGTAATAAAGTTAATCCAAATTTTGGATTAATAGAAGGAAAACCTACGCATTGTGTTAATTGTATGACAAATGATATGTGTAATCTAACAAGTAAAAAATGTATTATATGTAATATTAAACAACCTTCTTTAGGATTAATTAAAGGTAATCCTACTCATTGTGTAGATTGTAAAACATATGAGATGTTTAATGTTAAAGATAAAAAATGTGTAAATTGTAATATAAAAATTCCTTCTTTTGGTTTAGAAGGACAACAACCAACTCATTGTGTTGATTGTAAATCTCTTGAAATGATTAATGTTAAAAGTAAAAAATGTATTATATGTAATATTAAACAACCATCATTTGGGTTAGAAAAAGGAAATTATACTCATTGTGGTGATTGTAAAACAGATGAAATGTTTAATGTTAAAGATAAAAAATGTATTATATGTAATATCAAACAACCAAGTTTTGGAATAAAAAAAAATGATGCTACTCATTGTAGAGATTGTAAAACTGATATTATGACAGATGTTAAAAATAAAAGATGTTTAACAGAAAAATGTGATAGACATGCATCTGCACCGAAATACGAAGGATATTGTGCTTATTGTTATGGGAATTTATTTCCTGATAGTCAGATAATTAAAAATTTTAAAACTAAAGAAAGATTAGTAGTTGATTATATCAGAGAACATTATCCAGATTATACTTGGAAATTTGATAAAATTATAGATAATGGATGTTCACGAAGACGACCTGATATATTTTTAGATTTTGGTTATCAAGTAATTATAATAGAAGTTGATGAAAATCAACATAAATTTTATGAAAATATTTGTGAAAATAAAAGGTTAATGGAAATTTCACAAGATATAAATCATAGACCATTAATATTTATTCGATTTAATCCAGATAAGTATTTAGATAAAGATAATAAAAATATTTCTTCCTGTTTTTCAATAACACAAAAGACAGGAGTATTAAAAATTAATAATAATAAAAAATGGAATAAAAGATTAGATAATTTAAAGAATAACATTGATTATTGGATTAATAATGAAACAGAAAAAACTGTAGAAGTAATTCAATTATATTATGATGAAAATTAATTAGATATTTTTAGTATATACTTTATATTGCGTATAATTTTTTTTTATATATTATTTTATAGAGTAATATATAATTTAGATAATGAATAAAACAAGAGTTTTATTGTGTGGAACCATCCCGTCACAAAACAATGGTTATTCGAAAGTAGTTTATGAATTATCAAAAAGATTAGCAGCATACTCGGATATAGACCTTCATATATTTGGTTTTCAGCACTTTCATGTTAACGCACAACATGAAGAGGAACGTAAATTGCCTGATAATGTTACTATTTATGATGTTTATGCAAATGAGGAACCTAAAGCATCAGGATTTGGTGATAATTTAATTCAAGGATATGTAAAAGAGTTCAAGCCTCATATGGTAATTATTTATAATGATTTAGTAGTATTATATAGATTAGTCAAAAAATTGATAGAACTTCCTCCGGAAGATAGAACTTTTAAAATTGTAAATTATATAGATATAGTGTACAAAAACGAGAAAAATGCTCTTATAAAATTTTTAGAAGATACGACTGATGGGGGAATTATGTTTACTCAATATTGGAAAGAAATAATTCAATCTCAAGGATACACTAAACCTCTTCATATAGTAGAGCATGGATTTGATAAAATGAATTATTATCCTATACCCAAAGAAATAGCAAGAAATTATTTAAATTTAGATCAAAATGATTTTATTATTTTAAATTTAAATAGAAATCAACCAAGAAAAAGATGGGATACTTGTATGCAAGCTTTTATTAAATTTATATCAACTCGTCAAAATGAACCTGTTAAATTACTAATAGGAACAGGAATTGAAGGTTCATGGGATTTGATAGATATTTTCGTTAGCGAGTGCCGGAAATACGGATTAAATCCAGAAGAAACAAAAAAACATTTAATTATTATGAATAACCCTCAAAAATTAACAGATAAGGATGTTAATGTATTATATAACTGTGCTGACATTGGGATTAATACTTGTGACGGCGAGGGTTTTGGTCTCTGTAATTTTGAACACGGGGCAATCGGGATTCCACAAATAATACCAAATGTAGGTGGATTTAAAGATTGTTTTGATATAAAGAATTCGTTTTTAGTAACTCCAAAATGGTCTTATTATTCTGATATGAGTAGAGATATAGTATCAGGAGAAGCAGAAGTATGTGATATAGATGATTATATACGAATGATGGAACACGCCTATAAAAATAAGAGTTTACTGGAAAAATTTGGTAAAAAAGCACGAGAATTAATTTTAGAAAAATATAAATGGGATGATAAAGCGAAAGCATTTTATGACTGTATAATTTTTCATACTAAAGATATGCCAAAAGATACTGAAAGTCTATTTGGTAAAAATAAACATAAAGAAATGAAATTGGATATATTGGGTTCTTCGACTTCAACACCAACAATGACATCTACTAAATTGTCTCAACTTAAAAATTCATATAATTCTGTTTCTATGATTACACCAGAAAATGATAGTAAACAAGCATCAATAGAAGCGCAAAATAAGATTTCAATTAAGAATGTTGAAATTTATGATGGTGATGATACAAAAGAAGAAGAACCACAAGATATAGAAACAATATCAAAAGTTACACCAGAATTAAATGTAGTAACACAAACAAATTTACCTAATCATATAGAACCAGAATTAAATGTAGTAGCACAACCAAATTTACCTAATATGGAACCAAATTTAGATAATATACCTAAGCACGAAGTTATAACTGAACCAAAAAATACTGTAATCAATATTAATAATCCTTTATTACCAGATAAAGAAAATAAAGAAATGAAATTAGATGTAGAAAATATAGAAGTTATACCACCTGAAAAAACAACTCAAGATGATAAACAAGATCAAATGCTAAAATTATTGGAAATGCAACAGCAATTAAATTTAATGATACAATCAATGAAATCATAAAACTCCAATATTTCTAATAGGTTTACATCCTTCCATTGTTGCAAGTCTTGGTTCAAAATTTCCATTGATTTTTTCACAATTTTGAGGTATTTCATATTTATCTCGAATGTTGTGCCAAACTTGATTATATGAACAGTATTTGCCGAGGGATGGTTTTCCTCTATATGTTTCTCCTTCTTTAGGTGGATGAAATCGAATACCATTTTTATAGGTATGAACGTTATGGGGTTTAAGAACAAATGAAACATTATCGTTACATTCAAAATCTAAACAATTCTTAGAAGGAGGTATAGTATTTTTTGATACATACGGGTTACATTTATTGTAAATAAATTTATCGTATTCTAAATAATCCATCATTGAATGATTTGTATAATATTCTCTATTTTTTTCGTTTCCATAAGCAGAACAATCTACTGCTCTATCAAAAAATCGACTTCTATCTCTTGAAGCTTCATTACAAGATATATCTTCGCAATTTATTTTTTCAGATAATTCAAATAATGTATCATTATTATTTTCATTAAAAACACTCATATTATTTTATTATTTTATTATTATATAATAATTATTTTTTAGATATTTTTTTTAGTAGTAGTTTTTTTAGTAGTAGTTTTTTTAGTAGTTTTTTTAGTTTTAACTGAACTATTTATAAAGGTATTGAGATTCTCTACACTTCTTTCTTTTTCAAATAATACTAATTTACCATTAACAAATAATTTAATAGTAGGGTAAGAAGAAACACTATGATGTTTTGAACTTAATAAGTTTAATAATTCACTTTCGATTTCAGCAGTCTTAATTTTACATTTTTTAATAAAATCATCCCACATTGGTTTAAATTCTTTACAATATCCACACCAACTGGCATGATAAAGAACTAATACAGGTTCTTTTTTTTTAATAATACTATCTAATTTATTAAATTGTTCTTTTGAGTCTACGTTAATATGCATATCTTTTTTATTTAATAAAATATTTAAAGAAATATTACTATAAAAAAATATATTAAAAATGGCACAGAATAATATTGATACAGATAATATGATAAATGATATTATCGAAAGTGAAGTAGATTGTCCACAAACTTCTACCGAATTAGTTCCTGGTTTAAGTGCTGAGTCTTTACAGGAATTTAAAGATCAGGTAAAGACTTGGATTGAATTAGATATAATAATTAAAAGATTACAACTTGCGATTAAAGAAAGGAAGAAGGTAAAGGATGGTTTGAATGAAAAAATATTAAAATTTATGATTTGTAATAATATTGAGGATTTAAATACAAAATCAGGTATAATAAGATATAAGAAAACAAAGACAAAGGCTCCTTTATCTCAAAAGAAACTAAAAGAGAAATTTCATAATGTATTTGAAAGTAATGATAAATTAATAAAAAAAATAGATGAAATTTTTGATGATAGAGATGTGAAAGAGAAAACAAGTCTTAAAAAAATAAATTTTAGTAAATAATTTATTATATAAAAATAAAATATTAATTTAATTTAATTATGTAATGATAAAATCAATATTATTTTTTTTCTATTTCTATATATATAGTTTAACTGCTTATATAATTATACCTTCATTACAAACAAATATAGGTTTAAATCATAAGATAATTAATATAAATAAGGGACTGGCATTTCGTTATCTAAAACAACAACATATAAATGCAATTAAAGATGATTTACCGATTGATGTATGTGAAGAGATTTCTGTAGCAAAAGAATTATGTAGAAGTTATTCAAATTTTAAATTTATAAGTATATTAAAAGCGATAGATAATAATAAGGATTGTGATTATATGATATTTTATAGAAGAACTAATAAAATACCAACAGTTATAACAATAGAAGGTTTAATAAAAATTCATAATTCAAGATCAGTAATAAGTTATATTGATTTATTAAATATATTAAATAAATATACAGAAACTCAATCAATTTTTTTACAAACAAATGAATTAAAACAATATAATAATGGGAAAATAATAAAAATAATAAAATTGGAGAAATCTTTTACAATATAAATTAAAAAAAAATTGATTTTAATTTAAATATAATTTATGTTATAAATTAATAGATTAATAATGAGTTCTAAAAAATATAACTTAGTTATTGTAGAAAGTGTTGCTAAATGTAAAATTATTAAAAAATATTTAAGTTCTATTCCTGAATTTAATAATATTGAATGGTCTGTCCAAGCAAGTTTTGGTCATATTCGTGAATTAGATAAAAAGAATGGTGTAGAAATAGAAAATGGATTTAAAATGAATTATATAAATTCACCAGATAAATTAAAAGTAATATCAAGTTTAAAAAAAGAAGTTGCTAAAGCAGATTTAGTATATCTTGCTTCCGATTTAGATCTTGAGGGTGAAGCAATTGCTCTTGCTTTAAAAGAAGTATTAAAATTAAAAAAATATAAAAGAATTACTTTTAATGAGATTACTAAAGATGCTTTAAAAACTGCGGTAATAAATGCTGGTGATATAGATATGGATGCATGTCATGCTCAGGAGTCTCGTAGAGTTCTTGATAGAATAACAGGTTTTAAATTAACAGCCTGTTTATGGAAAGCATTTACTTCAAATAGAGTAATGTCTGCAGGTAGGGTTCAAAGTGTTGGTTTAAAAATAATTGTAGATAAAGAAAGAGAAATAGAGAAATTTAAATCATCTTCATATTATAAAATAAATGGTTCATTTGAAATAAATAAAATAAAAATAGATAATTCATCATTATATCAAGATACTACAATATTGAAAATAGAAACAAATAAGATAGCATTAGATGTTTTACAAAAATTAATCAAATACAATAATAAATTTTATATTAAAGATATTAATGATAAAAATTCTAATGAAAAACCACCATTACCATATATAACTTCTTCATTACAAATTGAAGCATCTGGAAAATTACATATGAGTATTAAAGGTGTTATGTCAACAGCACAACAATTATACGAAAAAGGATTTATTACATATATGAGAACTGATTCATATAATTTATCAGAACAAGCATTAAATGATATACAAAAATATATAATTACAAATTATGGGGAAAATAATTATAAACGAAGATATACATCTAAAAAATCTAAAGGAAGTCAAGAAGCTCATGAAGCAATCCGCTGTTCTAATGTTTCAGTAATTAATACAGAATTAAGTGATCAACATCAAAAGTTATATGAAATGATTAGAAATAGAACAATTGCTTCTCAAATGATTGATGCAACTTATCGTGAAGGTTCAGTTAAAGTTGGAAATAAAAAACTTAGTGAAAATTTATATTTCTTAGGTAAAACAAGAATATTAATTAGACCAGGTTATTTAGAAGTTTATAACATAAAACCTGATAAAATGGATGTTGATTTATGGTTAAATACATTAAGAAATTCAAATTCAGTTAATTTAATGGAATTAGAAGCATTAAATACTTGGTCTGTTCCTCCATCAAGATATTCCGAAGCAACCCTGATTAAAGTGCTAGAAACAGAAGGTGTAGGTAGACCATCTACATATGCTTCAATTATTGGTAAATTATATGAAAGAGGGTTTATTGAAAAGAAAGATGTATTTGGTAAAAAAATGAAATATATTCATTATAAATATAAAGCAAGTAAAAAAAATATTGATGAAATCGAAGAAAATAAAGAATTATATCAAGAAAAATCAAAATTAGTTCCATTAGATTCTGGTATTCAAATAACTGATTTTCTGGAAAAAAATTTTAGTGAAATAATTAATGTAGGATTTACAAGTGATATGGAATTAAGTTTAGATAAAATAGCAGAACATAAATTAGATAAATTAAAATTTTTAAATGGTTATTATAAACATTTTAGTGAATTATTAAAATCAGTTGTTTTAGAAAAAACTAAAAATAGTTTAGTAAATATAAAAAATAATAAAACTTTTAATATTAATGGTAAAGAATATATAGTTAGAGAAGGTAAATATGGTGCTTTAATTGAAACTATGAATGGTGATAAAAAAGAGTATACTGGATTAAAACCATATTTAACATTAATAAAAAAAAATTTAGAAGATATTAATGAAGAAGATGTAAAATTTGTATTAAAATTTCCTGTTAAAATTGGTAAAAAAGATAATATAGATGCTTTCTTAGTAATAGGACCTTATGGGTTTTATATAAAATATAATGAAAAAAATTATAAAATTCCTTATAAAATTAAAAATGAAATTTTAAATATGAAATCATATAATAGTTTAATGGAACATATTTATTAAGAACGAGAATTATTTGAGTTAGTTTTATTAATATTTCGTGCATTTACTTGTGATGAAAAATTATTATTAGTATTAACTTGTGAAGTATTAACTTGTGATGGAAAATTATTATTAGCATTTACTTGAGAAGTATTTACTTGTGATGGAAAATTATTATTAGCATTTACTCGAGAAGTATTTACTTGTGATGGTACATTAGTATTTATTTGTTGTAATCTATTATTATTTGGTAATCTATTATTATTTGGTATTCGATTATTATTTTGTATTCGATTATTATTTTGTAATCGATTATTATTTTGTAATCGATTATTATTTTGTAATCGATTATTATTAGGTTTAATATTTTGAACTCTATTATTATTAATAGGTTTAATATTTTGGACTTGATTATTTATAGGTTTAATATTTTGAAACTGAGTATTTTCTTGTGATTTATTATAATATGAATTAACTTGTTCAAAAAAAAGTGGATAATCAAATCTAAATATAAAATGCATAGGAATATATAAACGATAGAAATAAAAAGCAACAATAGCAAATATTATTTTGAATATTATATTATAATTTTTATTATAATTCCAACTGATATATACAGCACATCCACCAAATATGAATTGACCTAAATCTGTCAAGAATTTAATAAATTTTTGTTTTTTTTGAACATACTCAATATGTTTTAATTGTTCTTCATCTTTATTTTCTTCTTTTTCTGTATCATGGAATTTTTCAATTTTTTTTGATGTGTTAATATAGTCAATAGTATTAACTGTTAAAGGGCTAATAACTTGTAAAACATTTTTAACAGAAGTATTATTCATATTTATTTTATTAATATATATATATATTTTATTATAAAATATTTATTTATTTGGCGGACATGTAAAATTAAAAGTTTTTTCATTATATAATTTAACTCCAATAGAACTGTGGTAATTATTACCAGGTCTAATATTATTATATTGAGTAGTAGCTCCAGGTGGCGGATTAGCACTTCGTAGATTTACATTTGTCATATAACCTTCATCAGGAACTACTGGAAAATTTCTATATTGTGCTCCTTGTTTAAAAGGTTCTCCGGTAAATAAACCTCCATTGATTTGAGGAGGAGGTATAGTAGCATAACTATTTTTATCAAAATTATATTCTCCCCAAGTTAATGATGTACCTCCAAAATAACTATTATTTTTCATTATTATAATTAATATAATATATTTTTTTACGTATAAAAAAATTAAGAAAAATATATAATTGAATAAATAAGTTATGAATTCAATTGAGTTAGAAAAAAAAGTAAAAGAAATAAGAACAAAAATAGATAATAATATAGAAATAGATGATAATGATTATATAGAATTAAAAAAAGATTATGAAGTTCTCTATAAATTATGTAAAGAAAAAGATTTTGATTCAAAACAATTTAATTTTTTTCTTTATAAATTAAAACAAATTGAAGATAATAAAGTATCTCAACATGATGCATCAGTATCTATAGGAACTATGTTAGTAGATAAATATGTACCAAAATCTTTAATGAAAAAAGATTAAATTTAGATAAATTTATATTTAATGCACCATTCTTTACATAAAATAATATTTTTTTGATATAAGTTATTTATAATTTCTTTACCTGGAGGAGAATTAATTTCGTGTGCTTTTTGTGTTTCAGGGTTAATTTTTTTAATTAAATCAATTGTATTATTAATATAATCAATTTGTCGATTAGTATAATATATATTATATTCAGTAATTAATAATTTAAAATAACTTGGAATAATAATATTTAAAGTATCACTGTCATTATTTTTTGTATATAAATATTTATGTAATAATTCTAAAATATTTTTATATTTAACAATATTATCTTCATTAAAATTTTTACATAACAAATATTTTTCAGAATTAGCAGGTCTACTTGATAATGGTTTTATAAAAAAAATTGAATCATAAAATAATGATAATATATATATAATTTTAATTGAATCATCTGAAAATAAATCAAAACATTTAATAATAGCATTTCCGTTATTTTTTTGTAATTTAATTATTAAATATGTTTCACATAATAATAATTTATTAAGTAATGTTTCTTGATTTTCATAATCACCATTAATATCAAATCCACCATCACAAGTGATTAAATTACAAGAATTAGGTTTAACAATATAAATATATTTTAAAATATTTTTATAATCATAAATATTACCATTATTATCAGATTCAGAATTTAACCAAATATTATATTTTTTTTGATATAATCTTTTGATTTTCCATGATGGTATTTTTTTATTTAATTTGTTTAAATGAGATAATCCATAAAAATTAATTTTATTATTAATTCTATTCATATTAATATAATCAATAATTGCTTCCATAAAACCACCTGGTGCTTCAGCAATATTTGCAATTTTTAAATTTTCATTATTAGATATATTATCTTTAAAAAAATCAAAATCATTTAGAATTTCCCATAATTTAAAATAACTTCTACTAATTTTATTAATATTAATAAAACTTTTAAATTCTAAATTATAAGGTTGATTTAATTGTGTGTTTTTTATATTATTTTCTCCTTTTGAATATATAAATTCATATTCATTTGTAAATTTTTTATAAAAATCCCAAATTTTAAGATATTCATCTATTTTTCCTTTTTCTGTAATTAATAATAATGATAAAGTATTATTAATACTTTTAATTTCCTTTTCAATATTATTATCAATAATTACTTTAGTTTTAATATCTTGTTTTATTTCATTATCTTCTGAATATTTATTATTATTTTTAATGTAGTTTGGTGTATTAATTTGTAAAATTTTTTTCATTTTATTATTATTTAATTTTAATTAATTAATTCAAATTAAATAGTCTTTATACTCTTTATATGGTTATATATATAATTATGGTGAAGTACTTGAAATATTATCAGTTGGAGCAACAGTTGGAGCAACAGTTGGTTCAGTAGGAAGTTCAGTAGGAAGTTCGGTAGGAAGTTCAGTAGGTTTTTTAGTAGGAGGTTCAGTAGTAGGAGGTTTGATAGGTTTTTCAGTTAAAACAGGAGAATTTGTTGGTGTATGACATTTAGGTGGTCGTTTTAAGTCACATCCTTTAACATCGTTACAAATACAGAATTCATTTCTAAATTTATAAGTGATAGTTTTATTATAATTAGTATAAACATTAGCATACATAAAATAAAAATTATCCTTTACATTAGTAGTATCCCATAATTTACCTCCTTTAAAATCAAAAGGTGGGAAATAATTAGTTTTATTATTATATCTTTCAATATCACAAGTACTTTTTTTGGTATACCAAGTAACTTTAGTGATATTAGTATCTGGAGTATTAAAATCGGTATCAAGATATACATATTTTAATCCTGATAAACAAGTAGTATTATATAAATCTAAAAGGGGAACAGAATTAATTTTTTCTAGATTATCACTTACATAAATTTGTGAGAAAGCAAATGTTAGAGATGAAAAAAAGATAAGAAGAGAATGCATGGCAACCATTTTTTTTATTATATACATATATATTAATTTATTTACATTAAATAAAATTTAATATTTTTTGAATATCCATAGTCTATTTAAGAAACTATAAGTTTTTAAATCTTTATTATCCATAGCAATTACTAGTGGATTTTTTAAAGATAATTCTTTATAATAAATATCTTCAAAAAATTCAGTAGATATAGATGATTTTATATTTAAAAATTTAAGATCGTCATCATTTAATAATTTAATATTTTTTTGACCTAATTTATGAACTAATAAATTAAAATCTACTAAATATTCAGACATTTCTTGTCCAATAGATTCAACATATACATCTATTTTTTTTCCATAATTATTATGGATATTAATTAAATCATATGAATCATATTTTTTTGTAATTTGCCATAAAACTGTATCATTTAATAATCCTTGTACTTTATCATTATTTGATTCAATAATTTTTTTATTAACACGTTCTCCATCTAAACAAGTTCCAAAGAAATATCCATTATTTTTTAAATGATTATCAATATTATTAATAAACGAATTTAATTTATCTTCATTTTCAAAGAAGTAATGAATAGCAAATTGACAACTAATAAAATCAAATTTTTCATTAAATATATTATTAAAATTATTTAAATAATTATTACCAGTAAGTTCTTTAGATTTTTTTGAATTAATATTATTTAGTCCAAATGCAATTTTTGCAAAATATTGTGTTCTTGAATAATCTTCTGGATCTTGATTTACTTTATTAATATTTTGAATATAATTAGTATCCCATAATTTTGTTGCATCCATATTTAAAAATATACAATTTGGAACTGTTTTTTTTTTTTTTATATTATCTAAATATCTCATATATATACCATCATTTTTATTCATTAAATTATCGAGATTAATATCAATACCGACAACTGGGTTATATTTATAATCAATCCATCTATTAAAATCTCCTCCTTTACCACAAGCAATTTCAAGTAAAGATTTGGGTATAATATTTTTAAATATAGAATAAAGATATTTTCCTCTAATAACAAGTCCATGAAATTTTTGCATTGGATAAATGAATGAATTAAATCTATTAAATTTTCTATTATAATATGGGTCATTAGAATTTTGATCTGAATTTCTTTCTAAAGTTGAAGTATTTATTATACCAGTAATTAATTCTTTACTAATAGGATCAATAATAGTTTCCCATATATTCCTAACAGTAGTAATATCATTAGCACCAGATGCTATAGACTTTGTAATTAAATATATATCAGTTTTATCATGTCTAATTCTATATGGAATCCATCTAAGAGAATCATTTATATTTTCTTCACTATTATTATATGAAAATTCAATAATAGTATTATTAGATACTATTTCATTATTTTTTGTAATAATATTATTATTATCATCAATAGGTATTAAACAATATTCTATATATAAATGAGGTTTATAATTGTATTGAATTTTATTTGTAAAAATAAGATAGGGATCAAAATTATCAATATCATTTGCACCTACATATAATTCACAACTTTTATATCTATTATTATTTAATAATATAATTGATTCTTTAATTTTAATTAAAAAGTCAATAGTATTTTCTTCAGGTGGTTTCCATTTAAATAAACGTTCCCATGATCCAAATAAACTAGCTTTATTTTCATGAAGACCTCCAGTTGGTGTAAAAATTAATCCATCAATATGATAATCAAAATTTTGATCATAAATTGTTTGTGATAATTTAAATATAGAATTTTTATTATCAGTTCTATAAAAAGTTTTAGGCTTAATAGTAATAGATGATTTTTGATTTTTTAAATTACTAAGAAAATTTTTTATTAATTTTGTTCTATTTAATTCACTTTCAATATTACCATCTAATTCATATAATGGATTATTTGTAACATCTTTATCATTATCAAAATATATATCAAAACACATAAATTGTTTAATATTTTTTCCAAATTTATCTTTTGTAATAAATTCTCCATCAATTAATGTATTAGTATTATTATGTTTTAATCCGGTATTAATAATATTAGATGAATTATTAATTAAATAAACATTTTTATTTTTTGCTACAAATAATAACATACCTTCACCGTCAGCTTTTTCAGTAACAGTATAATTTTTTAAAATAGATATATCACCTATTTGTTGATCTGGTAATATATTTTTTATTTTTAAACTAACTGGTTTAGGACCAAATCGTCTAAATTCTTGATTTCTATTATATTTTCTTTTGTATTGATCTATTAATTGATTATATTCGTCAATAATTAATTTTGATTCATTATTAGATATTAATATATTTGAATTTTGAATTTTTGATAAAATTCGAGCAATAATATTAAATAATTCTTTAGTACATTTTTGAGTATTTAATATTGACGACGAGTCAATTATTTTTTCAGGTGGTATAAATTCAACTTCTAATTCAACAGTTTCATTATTATCAAATGTTTTTGAATCAAAAAATTTTATTTTATTTTGATATTTAGATTTTTTAATAATAGTCATATCAATTTTAAATAATTTAGATATAGTTTCAAATGAGTATCTTTTTTTATATCTAAAATTTTTAGTATTTTTATTAAATAAATCGCAAACATTATTAATTTCTTCTTTATTAATTAATTTTTCTGATTTTAAATTAAATTTAAGATTATATTCTTTGTATATAATTGGTTCTTGAACTTTCTCTTTAATAATACATTCATGAATTTTATTATTAATAAAATTATCTTTACAATAATTTATAATATTTTGTTTTCCTTTTATTGTTAATCTATAATTATTTTGATTATATGATGTAATATCAAGAGTTTCGTTATCTTGATCTGTAATATTAATATATTTATCAGAATTACTATTTAAATACATAAAAATTTTTTTAAATTCATTAATTCCTTTTGCTTCGCTTAAACAATTTGTTAATATTGCTTCAAATTCTAAATTTTGCGATAAATCTGTTTGTGTATTTTCAATATTTTTAGATTTTAAAACTAATTTAATAGTATTTTCAATATTTTCGAAAATATCCTTATCAATATTCATTTTAAATTATTTTATATATATTTATAAATGTTTATATAAATTTTCAATTTTTTTTTTAAAATTTATTGAAATTTAAATTTAAATCTACTAATAATAAATTTTTAATTCTATTATTATTAATATTCATTAAATTACATAATTCTTTTAATTCAGTAATTTTTAATTTATTTAATTCGGTATTTGTTTTATATTTATTTAGTTTTTTAGATTTTAAATAATCATCTAAATTAACATATTCGATAGTTTCTAAAATATTATATATATATTTATTTTCTTGTGATAAATTAGTTTTATTTATTTTAAGTTGTCGTTGAAAAACTAATACAGGTAATGCTAAATCATTATTTTTATATGAAATGAAATTATATATATTATTATTAATAATTAAAAATGATATATTATATAAATAACTAATATAATATAATAAATCATTAGTTACTTCATTATCACTATTATCATCTATTAAAAATTTTTTAATATGTTGAATACTCTTTTTATATGAATGAGAAAAATTTTTTAAAGATTCGAAATCTTCATCATTAATATGTTTTTCAATATTATTTTTAATACTTGAAATATCTTGAGATAAATAATTTGATAAATGATTTAATAAAGTGTTCTTAATATTAACAAAATTATTATTAATTTTATTTTCTGAATTGCTATTATTTATTTTTTTTGTAATTTGTAATTTATTTTCTTTTAAATCATTTTTTTTAAAAGTATTTAAAAGATCAAATATATAATTACTTTCTTCTTTAATTTCAGGTTTAATAAATAATTCATTACCTTGTTCAAAAGGTAATATATCTATATTTATAATTTTTGATATGTTTTGATTATTTAATGATACTTTATTATTTATAACTTTATCATATATTTCATTAATATTTAAATTTTTAGATACTTCAGTATGATTATTCATATTTAATATTAATATAATTTTTAATGTTAAATAATTATTCAAATTTTTATTTTATATAAAAAAAATACTTAAAATTTATATATATAATTAATTAAAATTTATTATGACTATTGAAGATGTTAATTATTTAAAAAAAAATTGTAAAAAAGAAAATTTTATTCTTTTTGTTGATAGTGCAAAAAGAAATAAATCTATCGGAAAAACACCAAGTGAATATACAGTTATATTTGATGAACCCTTTAAAAATGTTTATGGTTTAGATATTTTAGATGCAGCTATTCCTCGTACAATGTATACTATAGATAAATATAATAATACATTTTCTTTTACTTTAAGATATAATAATACTAATTATATTAATAATGTAGAGTTAGATAGTCAAGATTATAATATTGAAACTTTATTAGAAGAATTAACTATATTATTAGCATTTGATATTGGTACTCAATCAGTTAATATTAGTTCTTTTTCTTTAAGTACTCCATATACAAGAAAATCTAAAATTTTTTACGAAAGTAAGTTTCCTTTTAAATTTAATTTTAATTATGATAATAATATTGGAGAAATTTTAGGATTTGATGAATATGCTGTTAAAGATTATTCAACTTTATATACAGCAATATCTGATAGAGAATTTGGTTCTATAAAGATAAAAGATACAGGAGAAGAGATATATCAATATACAAAAAATGATTTAGAAACTTATTTTGTATCTGGTATAACAACATTAGGTGTTAAAAGTTATTTTAATACTGATAATAGTTCCAATTATGTCAATATTTATAAAAAACATTCAGCAATGCAAACATTTAATCAACTAGAAGATACATATAATTATGCTAGTTATAATAGAAGCATAAGTACTATCATTATATATATTGGATTAAGATATACTACTGATCCAGCGGATTATTTATATCCAAGCACATTAGCATCATTAAATATTAAATGGGAAATTAGAGAATATAATATAGAAACAAATCAATTTTATTCTATATTGGCATCAGGTATTATAAGTGATGATCCAGATTTAAATTTAGAAAATATAACAATAACTCAATTAGATAATATAAATAATCCATGTACTAATCCAATGTATAAAGTAGAAATTAAATTAGATAGTGATGATTTTAATTTGATTCAATATTCAGGAAATAATGGTTATAATATTTTATCATTTATTTTACATGAGGATACACTAGAAGATAGTAATAATGATGGTTTAATATGGTATTATAATACTATAGATTCAAAATATACTGAAAATCTTCAAACAGATCAAATAGAGGCTATGCGTTTATTTACATGGAATACTTCTAAGTTATTAGAAAATTGTGATTATACAGAATTTATATCTGAAAATGATGTAGATTTTGGTTTAATAATTGATGATTTACGATTAAATAAAATTACAAACCATTTTATAACTGGAAATTCATTTGGACTTACATTAAAAGCATCATATAAAAAATTTTCATTAACACCTAGTGGTCGTATTACATTAGTTGGTGAAAGATTTATTGTATTAAGATGTCCTGAAATTGAAAGTCAATTAGGAGGTTCTTACGCTTATGGTGGTAATTCTCCAGGTTTAGCATTATTCAAATTAGGAGTGTTAGGTTATGCTGATGCTCGATTCGATTTTTCATCTATTAGTTATAAAGAATTCCATCCTATTGGTAAATTAGATAAATTACATTTTAGATTTGAGACAGCAAATGGTAAATTATATGATTTTAAAGGAGTAAATCATAATTTATTATTAGTTATAAAATATCTAAGACCTAATATCGATAATAATAATATCATAAAATATTATCCATTAAATCAAAATTATAATCCAAGTTTTATAGATTATTTAAGAAAACAAGATGATATATTAAATCAAGAAGAAACTGATGAAGAAGATGCAGATTTTCTTGAAAAAAATTTCAATAAAATTTATATGGAAAAGGAAAAAAAATATATAGAATCAAGTGATGAAGAATACAATAATTCAGATAAAAAACGTAATGAAAATTATGACAGGGCGTCAGCCTCACGGAGTGATAGCGAAGATTCTAATACCTCTGAGAAGTATATACCCTCTTTACGTAGGTATTAAACCTCACAAGGCGTCTAAGGCGCAGTTCGCTTCGCTCACAAATTTATTAGAAAATTCATAAAATGTGAGCTAAGCACGTTTAATAAGCACCTGCAAACATTGAACCCTGGAATGGTTCAATAGTAATTTTACTATCTTCTTTTTTAGAAATTTCTGGACTTATTGTGGGTATTTGACTATTATTGATTTCAGGTATATTTGTAGTTTGTGTAGGTGGTACGGGTAGTGTAGGTAGTGATTCATTATGTTTAGATGGGTCTTCTGGTTTTAATTTATTTTCAGTAATATCTTCCCAAAAATGTTCTTGAGTTTTAATTGAACCTCCAAAAGCGCTAATAATAATAACAGCTCCTAAAAGAACTAAAAAAAGTGTTAACATATGTTTATTATGTTTTCCTGCAAATATCATTTTATAAGAATAAAAAGAAAAAAAATTAAAAGAAAATATATTAAAAATAATAATTTATTAATAAATAATAATAAATAAGTTCTAAAAGATTATAAATATTATACTTCTAGATGTTTTTTGGTAGGACTTGTTAAAAATTAATAAATCATTATATTTAACTAAAATAAAATATAATGATTTATTAAAAATGAATTTCGGGACTGATTTACATTCCGCTTATATGGGCGATTTTACTAATACTGGTAATATGAATAATATGGGAAATATGGGTAATGGACCAGTTCAAGAACCACTACAAAGTTCAAATCCTATAAAAAATAATCAATTAATGCATCAACAATCTACAAATGGGGTTCAAGGAATAACAATGGAGGAACAAGTAAATTTATTAAAAAAAGAATTATTAAAAGAAAAGTTTAAGGAGAAAAATAGTTCATTATTATCAAAATTTATAAGTAAAAAGAGAGAAATGATAAAAATTTTTGTATTATCTTTAGTGATTCTATTAGCATTAAGTTGTCATTATTTATTAAAACATTATTTAAAACTTTATTTATTAGAAAATGATTTAAATTTTAGAAAAGAATTTTTATTAAGATTTTCTTATCCGTTAACAATTTTTATATTTATTTGGATTATGAAAGTTGCACGTTCGACAGACGAATCTGTATCAGTTTCACGAAATGAAAAATAAAAATATAAATTTATATAAAAATAAATGGATGAAATAAAAATTAATAAATTATATCCTACTCAATTATCTGTAGGATATGAACAGGTTAATGAAAAATTAGAGAAATTAAAAAGTAAAAATAAACATAAATTAGATATATATTTAAAAGAACATATTGTTCCTGTAATTTTAGGTACAGATGATAAATTTTATATTATAGATCATCATCATTTATGTTTTGCTGCAATCAAACATAATATTAATAAAGTATATATTAAAGTTATTGAAGATTGGTCTAAATTATCTAATAAAGATTTTTGGAAAAAAATGTATGAAAATAAATATATATGGTTATATGATGAATATGGTAATAATATAGAATTAGAAAATTTTTGTAATTTATTACCAAATAAAATTAAAGATTTAAAAAATGATCCATATAGATCATTAGCAGGGATAATTAGAAAACGAGGATATTACGAAAAAGATTGGACTCCATTCAGCGAATTTCAATGGGCAAATTATTTTAGAGAAAATGGTATAATATTAGATTACAATAAAATAGTAATATCCGAAGAAATTATTAATCAAGCAATAGAATTAACAATAAAAAAAAATAAATAACTTATATAATTATGAAACAAAGTTTTTATGATTTTTTATCAGGAGGATTTGCAGGATTTGTTAGTGTTATTTTTTCGCATCCAATTGATACATTAAAAACATTGAATCAATCAATTAAATTAAAACCAAAAATAATTAATTTAAAAGATTTATATAAAGGTATATCATATCCATTATATGGTCAATTATTATTGAATGGAACTTTATTTTCGTTAGAGAAAAATTTATATAATATAAATAAAAATCATTTATTATCTGGATTATATACTGGTATAGTAATTAGTCCAGTTATTAATTATTTTGAATTATATAAAATAAGACATCAATATAATTTATCTAATATTAAAGTTAATTTAAAAATTAATCCATTTTTAGGTTATAAAATTACTTTAATAAGAGATAGTATTGGAACAAGTATATATTTTAGTTCATATTATTACTTAAGTCAAAAAAAATATTATAATTTTCCTAAATATTCTAATCAAATATCAAATTTTTTAAATGGAGGAATTGCTGGATGGTTAAGTTGGTTAACAACTTATTGGATTGATACAATAAAAACAAGAATACAGAGTAATCAATATACAACCTATAAAGAAGCATTTAAAGCAGGTAATTTAATGGCAGGTTTTAAATATTGTTCTTTACGATGTTTTATTTCAAATGCAATTATTTTTAGTATATATGAGCAACTTAAAATATAAATTATACTATTGATATTCTTCTATTTTTCTTTTTTTCTGATATTATATTATCAGATTGTGTAATTTCTTGTGAAATAGATTTTTCATTATCTTGTAATTTCTCGTTAGTCTCATTTACATCAGTCAATTTATTCTTAGGACTTATGATAATACTAGATGATGTAATATGGTCTAGTATATGTTTATTTAAGTTAGTCATTAATGTATTAATTGTAGCATTTATATTTGAATGAGAGTCATATATATATTGACGTTGTCTTTCATTTTCCATATTTTGAGATTTAATATTTTCATAATAAATATTAATTTTATAAACATCATTTTCTAAATTTTTAATTTTTGAGTCTATCATATCTATTTTTAAATAAATATTATCAATATTTTTATGAATATCATTAAAATAATTACTAATATTTTCTGTTAAAATATCTAATTGTTTTGCATTAGTGCGACTTAAATGGCATTCGTTAATATTTTTAGAGTTTTTACTAAAAGAATTAACTTTATCAGTTTCTAATAAAGCTTCTTTAGATTTAGATTGTTTAGATTTAGACATTTATTTATATAATAAATATTACAAATCTTTATATTATTTATAATATTTTATTATATATATTATAATGAATAATAATACTGATACTTATGGTAGTAGTTTTAAAAAAAAAATATTAATAATAATCTTTATATTTTTTGTTTTAATACAGTTTTTATTACCTATAATAAATAAATCCATTGTTAATAATATTATTAACAATAATAAACAAAAAACAATTATTAATACAAAAACAAAAGAAACTGAAGAACAAACAAGTATTAGTCCAGCTGAAATAAATGATATATATATAACTTGTTATTATACATTAGTTTTAACAGTTTATATAATTGTTTGGTTAATATATTCTTTAAATAAAAAATTATTATATTCATCAGAAAATAATAGTTATAAAGATGTTTTAAATTTTTTATTTATAGATATAAAAAAAAAACTTAATAGTATTTCAGTTGAATATTTTTCTATTTTATTATTAATTCTTGTTATATTATTTTGTATTCAAATATATAGATATATTGATGATGTTTTAATATATAATTACACAAACAATTATATAAGTATGATTCCGTCATATCATTATAGTTATAATTCTGATAAATATACAAGTGATGTTAAGAAAAAAAAATTTCCAGTTAAAAATATATTAAATATATCAGATTATTTAAGTATATTTTATATATTATTTCCATTAATTGGAATTATTTTATTATTATTAAAATATTTACTATTTAATGAAACTTTAATATTTAAATATGAAGAAATATATACATATTTATTTATATTAGGTGGTTTAATATATTTAATATTATTAATAAAATCATTAATTGCAATAAATAAGTCTGAACCATATATATCTCAATTTAATTATATACTAACAGAAACCAATTAAAAATTTATTATCTACTCATTATATAAAAATAAATAATACTTGATGATATATAAAATCCAGATATATAATAATGTACAATACTTTTAATATATAATTCTTCATTTAATTTTGATTGATTAATAATATTTGATTTTAATAAAATTAAAAATATAATAAAATATAATAATTGAAATATTATTATATATATAAACCAAGAAAATATATGACTTGTTAAATTATCATTAATTAATGATTTAAAATATTCTGGTATAAAAGAATTAAATTTATCTCCAATACTTTTATCAGAATTTTCTGGTATATTTTGTGTATTTTGTGTATTTTGTATATTTTGTGTATTTGGTATATTTTGTGTATTTTGTATATTTTGTGTATTTTGTATATTTTGTGTATTTGGTATATTTTGTGTATTATTTTTACCTCCACCTGAACTTCGACTATTTTGGTCTAGTTTTTCTGATGTTGCATATTGTTCCTCTTTTTGTTGTTTACTTACTTTTTCTTGTTGATCTAAAAATCTAGCTCCAGCTACAATTAAAGAAGAATCTATATTTTTATCTTTATTTTTTTCTTTAATATCACATTTAGGATCTTTTTTAGCGAATAATGCTAAAAATAATATATATATTATAGATCCTACTAATGATAATAAAAATATATTAATTAATACAAAAAATGGTAATAAAGGAAGACTTGTGTAATCAGATAAAATAAAATGTATATAAGAATATTTAGGATTACGTGTAGTTGAAAAAAAACTTGTTATTTGATTCATATATTGATTATGTACAATACTTGTAATATAGGAAAATATTATAAATGTTAAAATAATTATAAATTGTTTACTATCCATTATTATATATATAATATTTTGTTTGATATAATAAATAAAGATAAATGAGCTCAATACCTAATTATGCTGTTATGAAAATGATTAGACTATCTATTGGTTATATGTCTATAAATATTACAAATAATTATATGTCACAACTTTATACTGAATCTGTATTAGTAAATAATTCAGACCCTCCGAATTTAATTAATTATGTATGGTTATTGTTAGCTATAGATATTATATTTAATTCTTTAATACTTGCAATATTATGGGGATTAGGCAGTCCAATAATAAAAGGTTATGATATACAAGTTTATATTTATGAATATATAATAGGAGCTGTACTATTAACAACAATATTATTATGTATATCAACAACAATGTACTCAAAAAAATTTTTCTTATATAAAGATGATGGTTTAAGAAGTATTCGAGCTTTGACAAATATTGCATATAAATTTGTTATTATTATTAATATTATTCCATTTTTATGGCCTGTTAGAGATACTCAGTGGTTTCAAAAACTTATATTAGATTCAGGAACAATAATAGCTAAAGGAGAAAAAGGAGATAATAAAGGAGATAATAAAGTATATGTACCCCCAGTAATAGCTCAACCTGGTAATCAAGGTAATAAAGGTAATAAAGGATTTAATTTTGCATATAGTAGATAAATATATTTCTTTAATAATAATAAATGACATTATTAAATATAGATTTAACTTTATTAAATAAAAATATGGAGATATATATTGAAAATTATTATAAAAGTCTAGATGATAATTTTAAAAATTCGTTAGATGATATTTATGATATACGAAAAACAAAAAAATCAGAAGATAATTTTAAAAATTATACATATATTTTAGAGGAACAAATATATAAATTATTAGTTAAAAGGTCATTAGATAAAATTCAAAGAGAATTAAATATTAAAATTGCACTACCTAATAAAAAAAAAAATTCGGAATATAATACTAATGTATTAAAATATCCTCAATATGAATGTATAAATCATCAAATACGTAATAGTCAAATACTATCAGTAACTGATGATAGTATTGTTTATAAAATTATTGAAAAAAATAATAAAAGAGTTATTAAAGTAACAGATTTGAATAAATATGTTCGTATGTCAGTAAATTGTAAATATAATATTGCAAATTGTTTAAAAAATATAATTAATATATCTCATTATGTTGGAAATAAATTAGGTGTAGGACCTAAAATTTTAAAAAATGAAATATGTCAAACTAATAATGGATTATTTCATTCTATGGAAATGGAATTTATTGATGGAGTTCGATTAGATAAATTTTTAGATGATCAGACTATTTTTGATTCAACTAAAAAAGAAGTTTTAAAAAAAGTAAAAGTTCAATTAGATAAATTAAAAAAAAAATATATAATGCATAATGATATTGATACTAAAAATTTTGTAGTTGTAAAAGATAAGGATGGAAAACCTGATATTAAAATTTTAGATTATAATTTATCAGAAAGTTTAGAATATGTAGTTACTTCAAAACAATTTATTCAAAATCAAGAAATTTATAAAAATATTTATGAGATTGATATAATAGATTATGTTATTTGTAAATTAATTCAAAATAATGATATTAAAATTAAATTTTAATTTAATTCTGATTTATGTAATAAATACCAAATATTTAACGGAGTTGTTCTCCCCATTCTTTGAGCCCTTCCGATAACTTGTTTTTCGATTTCAGATTCTAATTTATGAAATAATATAATATCAGTAGTATTTTCTAAATTCATACCTGAACCATAATATTTACTATTAACTAATAAAACTTTTAAACTATTATTTTTATATCTATTAATAGTATTACAAATACTATTACCTTTTATTTTATCATATTCAATATTTTTTTTTCTTAATTTATCTTCTAATTCAATAAATGTATTATCATAATCAGAACATATTAAAAATTTAGCATTTCGTGAAGAATTTTCTAAAATATAAATTAAATTTTCATATTTTGTAAAACTTTCATATTTATATTGATTATCATCGATAATAATTTCATTTTCACATATATTCATAAAATCCTCATTAATATAATATAATGAATCAAAATCAATTCTATTTTTACATAAAGGACAAACAGCATTTCTTTTAAACCATTCAGTAATACATTCTAAACAAAAACTATTATTACAACATTTAGTAATTGTTTTATTTTGAATATTATCATAACAAATTATACAATTATTTGAATCCTTTCTTAATCTTTCTTCTAAAAGATGTAATTTATCACTTATTGTTTTTTTTTCACTTTGAAGTTTTGTTAATTTTTCTAATTTTTCTTGTTCATTATCAAATGACATAATATTAACTGTATTAATTTTACATTCAATATTATAAATTTTTGTTCTATAATCATTTAATATTTTATTTATTATATTATCTTCAGTATTAACATTTTTTTTATTAACACAATCAATTGCCCCTTTTATATCGCCAGCATGTAAATATTGTAAAATATTATTACTTACTATACCGGTTAATAAATGTAAATAAACTGGTTCTTTACATATAATTGTATTATAATTAATTTCTGGTAAATTAAAAGAAGCATCAACATAACTATCTATATTTTTAATTATTAAACCATCTAAAATTTTTTTATTAATATCATCATTACTATAACTTAAGTTACTTTTAAATATTTCTTTTATAAATTTATTATTTTCTATTCCATTTGTTAATATATCTCGATTTCGTGTTATTCTATTCCATATACCATATCTATATGGAAATACAATATTTTTATAAGAAGCAGTTATAAACCAATAAAAATGTGCTCTAATTTTTCTACAACATGGTATTCTACAAGTATCTGCTTCATCAAATATTATTCGACTAACTTTAAATCGATGTAAATTTATAAATTCTTCTAATTGTCTATAAAAACTACCTGTTACAAATATTATATGATAAAATTTATACACTGTTTCCCAGTCATCTACACATTTTAATAGTGTTTTATTTGAATCGATTAAAAAATAATTAAGAGTATTTGTTGGAATACAAAATTTATCAACATATGCTGTCCATTGTTGTTTAATATTATGAGGTATTATTATAATATTACAAGGACATTCATTAAATTCTTCCTTCCTATTATAATTAATATAATTACCTATATTTCTTAATGCACGAAAGTCTTTTATTAAAGATTTATTTAATAAAATCATTGATAAAATAACATAAGATTTACCAGAACCAGTTTTATCTGCTATAATACCATATTGAGTTTGAATATCAGTACTTACATTCAATATTGATTCATCTGTTATATTTATAAAAGGATTTAATTCTAATTCAATACATTTATTTAATAATGTTAATTGATGTTCTTTTAATAAAATTTTTGAATTTATATTTCCTAAATATTTAGGTGATGTTTCATCTAATTCATTTAAAAAATATTTTCTTAATGGACCTGAATTATTATTTAAATAATAATTCGCATAATATTCTTCTGACATATTTTTATATTTATTATATAATGATATACTTAAATATTTTTATAAAGTTAAAAAATAAAACCTTTAAATGGACTAATTTTCTAAATTAAAAATTAAAATTTTCATTAAAATCTTTTTGATATTTAGTATTTTTTTCTAATTCTAAATAAGTTTTATAGATTTTTTCTCCTATATCTTCACTCATATTATGAGTTATATTTTTACTTATTTTATCAGAATTATTCCATATAGGTGCCATATTTAATCCTATCTCAGGAGCACATCTTAAACTTAAATAAGTCCCTAATACTTTTTCTACTTTCATATATTCTTTTATTTTTTCTAATGTCATTTTATTTAATACAAAAACTATAGTTTTTATTCTTTTGTTTACTTCTTTCATTTCATTTTTTTGAAATATATTATCTAATTCTTTCCATTTTTTTATATTTTTTATATTTTTACTTTTTTCTGCTTCTATAAAAAATCCTGTTAAAAACATTTGTAAATTATTTTCTAATTCATTTAATGCTGATATATCATTTTTAAATTTCCTATTAAAATATCTTAATATTTGATTTATTAAATCATTTTTAGAATCCGGTATTATTTTTTTTAAACTATTTTCATTATTATTTATATATTCGATTATCTTAGAATTTTCAAGTTTTATATTTTTATTCATTTTTTAATTATTAGTAAGAATTTAAATTTTAATCAATTTCTGAAATTGTTGGAGCATCTTCCATCGGATTATTCATCGGTTTGGTAATATCTGGTGGAGTATCAACCGGTGATGGCATACCAGCTCCTGCTTTTTGAAGTAAAGGATTAATTTTATCCTCAATTTCTTTTTGTTTTTCTTCATAAATTGAAGAATTTTTATCCGAATTATCATTTAACCAATTAAGACTATCATCAATAATTTCTTTTATTTTAGTTTTTGTATTATCAGATATACTTTGTTCTCCTTCAGGTTTTTCTTCAATAAAATTTTTAACTCCATATATATAATTTTCTAATTTATTTTTAGCGTCAACGTTCATTTTAATTATATTATCTTGTTCTTTATATTTTTCACTTTCTTCTACCATTTTTTCAATATCTTCTTTTGATAAACGTCCTGTATCATTAGTAATAGTAATAGTTTCTTTTTTACCACTAGACGACTCACTCGCGGTTACATTTAAAATTCCATTAGCATCAACATCATATGATACTTCTATTTGTGGAACACCTCTTGGTGCTGGTTTCAATTGATTTAAATCAAATGTTCCAAGTCTATGATTATCTCTAGTCATAGCACGTTCTCCTTCAAATACTTGAATAGTAACAGAAGTTTGATTGTCACTATAAGTTGAAAAAGTTTGTGTTTTTTTAACAGGAATTGTTGTATTTCTTTTAATTAATACAGTATTTATTCCACCTGCTGTTTCAATTCCAAGAGAAAGTGGTGTTACATCTAATAAAAGTAAATCAGCAGTTTTTTCGCTTTGTACACCTGAAAGTAATGATGCTTGAATTGTTGCTCCATATCCGACAGCTTCATCAGGATTAATAGATTTACAGAGTTCTTTTCCATTAAAAAATTCTGATAATAAAGATTGAATTTTTGGAATTCTTGTAGTTCCACCAACTAAAACAATTTCATCAATTTGAGATTTTGATATATTAGCATCACGTAAAACCGTAACTACAGGTTCCATTGTTTTCTTAAAAAAATCACCACATAAATCTTCAAATCTTGCTCTTGTAATGCTAGAAATTAAATCTATTCCTTCAAAAAAACTATCTATTTCAATTTGTGCTGTCATACTTGATGATAAAGTTCTTTTTGCTCTTTCACAAGCAATTTTTAATCGTTTAATACTTCTATTATTAACAGAAGGGTCTTTTTTATTTTTACGTTTAAATTCTTGGATAAAATATTCAACTAATTTATTATCAATATCAGAACCACCTAAATGACTATCACCTGCAGTAGCTTTCACTTCAAAAATACCCTCGTCAATTGTTAATAAAGATACGTCATGAGTTCCCTCATTGTTATCGCAAAATAATTTAAATTTTGCTTCCTATACTTTCATATAGGGTCAGACTATATCTTCAAACCACTTTTTATTATAAAAAGTAGAATGTCCTGCACTCGTGGATATTTCTTCATAGAATAAAATTATTCCTTAGATTACTTTATCTAGTCGTTGAACCTTCTTCCTCTTTCAAGGCTAAATAATATTATTTAGTTAAATATGTTTTTCATATTTAAAAGCTTGGATGCTGATTGCCCAATCCTATTATTTTTCAAACATTCACGCTTATCATTACTGATTACGTTGTAGTATAATAGACTCTAAGGGTGTTCCAGCAGTTCACAGGATTCCTATTTAAAATAGTGTGGGCTTTAACCACAGGTAGCCGAACTATAAACGTTATTATTAATATTAAAATTTATACTATCTAAAAATTTGATTTTTAAGTCATTATATTTATTAATTAATTCTTCGTCATTTTTATTACTTTTAATTAAATTTTCTTTACCTTCACAAGGTCTTAAATTAGACCAATTATAACATTTATAAATTTCTTCATCATCTTTTAATTTAAAAGAAGCACAAGGAATTATATGATCTATATGCCAATACTTACCATGATTTTCTAATGTCATTTTATCATCAAATAAATATTTGAACCAATCAATTAGAAATTCTACAGTGCAACCAACATAATTTAAAGTTTTATCATTTTTATTATTTTCAGATTTTGATAAATAATATGATAAACTTTTTCTTAAACTATGTTTAACTTTATATTCAATTTGTTTATATTTATTAGCATTATATTCAATCATATATTCTTTTGTTCTTTTAAATTTAGGATTTTTACCTACATTCTTTCTTTTATTTTCTAAACAAATCGAACATTCGCTGTAATAACCATCTTTAAGTCTATATGACTTGTAAAATTTATCTATAGATAAATTTTCTTTACACATAGAACATATTTTAAATTTAATGGTTAAATCGATATCATTTTTTTTACGATTTTTTTGATTTGCTTTACAACAATTTTTACATTTACTACGATATGATACTTTGGTTATTGCAGTTCTATCTAAATAAAAGTCTGTTAATGGTAGGAGTGTATTACATTGAGTACAAATTTTTTCTATTATATTTTGTGAAGAATTCATTTTAATTAAAAAATATTATGTAATTTTTATATTTTATTAAAAATCAAATCTTTAAATAGTTTATAAATTTTTTATTTTAAATAATTTTTATTAGTCTTTTAGTGTATTAAATTAACGCACTAAAACCAAACCACCGCAATCATATACCAAAACTGTTTTTTCTGTTGTGGATTTTTTATCGAGTCCATAACATAATACGGCAGCAGTAGGTTCATTAATAATTCTTAAACAGTTCATTCCAGAAATAGCACATGCGTCTTTTGTTGCTTGACGTTGAGAATCATTAAAACGAGCAGGAACTGTAATTACAGCATTTTTTACTTCTTCTCCTAAATATGCTTCTGCAGTCTCCTTTAATTTTGTAATAATCATTGAAGTAATTTCAATTGGTGTAAATGTTTTTTTTTCTCCAAGATACTCTACTTCTACAAGACAATTTCCATCAGAATCAGGAATAACTTTATATGGTAGTAGTTTAATATCACTTTGAACTGTCGGATCATTAAATTTACGTCCAATAAGACGTTTAATATCATAAATAGTATTTTCAGGATTGACAGCAGCCTGATTTTTAGCAGCTGGTCCAATCAAACGTTGAGTATCAGTAAATGCTACGTATGATGCTGTTGTACGGTCACCTTGATCATTAGCAATAATCTCTACTCTATCATTTTGCCAAATACCAACACACGAATATGTTGTGCCGATGTCCGCACCTATAGTAGCACCAGTAACTTTATTATTTTCAGATGTCATTTTTTTCGTTGTAAATAACATAATTATAATAGTCTTTAAATAATTTATATTTATAATAAATTATTATACAAAAATAATTTTTTTAATTATTATATACTTAATAATATGATAAATTTAGTAATTATAAAACAAAAAAATGGATCAATGATAAAATATAAATTATAGGAAAATTAAAATTTATAATAATAAATTTATTTTTTTTTCTATTTTTTTCTATTAATAAAAATTCTATTTTTCATTTCTAATAATGCCTTTTCATATCTTTCTATATCTACATCAATATCAATATCCTCAACAAATACAATACTGATTATATTTATTATATGGAATAGTTATAGGTTTCCAAAGACGAGCGACGCTCGCGCTGGCAAAGCCAGCCTCTGGCAACCAATAAATTCATTTTCATTATAAGAAAAATATTTATCTAAAAATATTTTTTTATCATCTAAGAATAATTGTTTTGTAATACCATTTATAAGTTTTGGTAATGCGTATCTTAATCCAGATAAAGTAGAACCCGATAATCCCATACTTAATAATGCGCTATAATTAAAATCAAATATATTATTAATATAAGGAGCATTTATATTATTTCTTGATTGATATTCAAAAGAAGGTCCTAAATATGGATGATCATCTAAAAGAAAATTTCGATCTTTATCTTCTAATCCTATTATAAATTTATTTTTCCATGTTAATATATTATTATGTATTGATTTTAATTCTGGTCTTAATTTTGTATCTGTAATTAGACCTGTAGAAATTATAAAATAATCAAAATAACCTTGATTTCCTTTAGGAGTAAATATACAACCTTTAGTTTTATCTTCTGATACTATAATTTTTTCCCAAGGTGAAGAAGTATGTAAATAAAAATTAGAAAATTTTGATGCACGTGAAAATGTATCATTTGTAGGTGGTTGATTATATAACATAAAATATTTAATTCCTGCATATTTTGTTGCATCATCTAAATCAGCAAAATGATTTAGAAATCCAGAAAATTCCATAAAACGAATTAAATTTATTTTTGGAAGTTCTTCACGACGTACGAATACATGAACCTCACCCACTCCTTGTTCTAGTGCATGTTGAGCATTATCAAATGCTGATGCTCCACCTCCTAATATAGCAATTTTTTTATTTTTTAATTTATCAAAATCAATTAATTCACTAGTATGAGCATATAAATGTTTAGGAAGACTTTCTTTAATAAATGATGGAATATGCCATTCACCTCCTCCTTGTATTCCAGTTGCTAAAACTATTTTTCTAGAAAAATATACTTCATCATTTTCACTAATTAATTTAAATATGTGTTTATCATTATAAAATAATGGTTTAATATCAATTATTTTAGTATTATTATTAACAGGAATATTTAATATTTTTTTATACCAAATTAGATACTCCATCCACTCTTCTTTTGGTATTTTGTCTAATGACTCCCATTCTTTAACACCATATTTTGCTTCATAATATGCTTGGAAAGTTAAAGATGGAATACCATAATCAATACCTGTTAAATATTTACTTGTACGTAATGTAATCATTCTAGCATAAGTTATCCACGGACCCTCTTTTTCAATATTATTTTCATCTAATACTAAAATATTTGTAACTTGTTCTTTCATAAGACCAAATGCAGTTGCTAGTCCACATTGACCTCCTCCAATTATAATAACATCATATGTATGTTTATCATTATATGTTTGAGGTAATATCCAAGATTTAGAAGGATATGCAAGAATTTCTAAATCTTTTTTTATATTAATTGCTAATTTATTCATCTCCAAATTATTATCATTCATTTTAAATTAAAAGTATAAATAATGCTTAAATAAATATTTTATAATATAATAAAATGAATTACCAAGATGATAATAACTTGGCAATGGATTTATCAAAAAAAATTAAAGAATTTAAATTTGAAAATATTAAACAAAATAGTATAATTGCTATTTTTGATAATAGTATAAAAGATAAATCTTATTTTATTAAAGATATAATAGATTTACAAAAAGAAAAAAAAGAAATATATTGTTTTACCTCTTTTCTAAAAAATTCATTTTATAAAACTTTTATTAAAGAAAATAACATTTATAATGGATATAAACAAGATATATTTTCAAATATAATTTCAACTTTTGGACATAATCAGTTAAATAAAAATAAAATATTAATTATAGATAATATTTTATTTAATAGAATTGAATCTCAACCAAAATTAAATGAATTAGATAATAAAAAAATACAGTCATATTCTGATAGTGAAGTAAATAATACAGAAAATTATACAGATTATATTAACGAATGTAAAACTTTAAGACATATTTTGCAAAATAATCGTTCTTATAAAATACATGCAATTATTCATTCATATAATTTATTACAAATGTCTGTTTATTTACGTGCAGAAATTGATTATTTATTTATAAAAATTAGTAATTTATTAACTAATGAAGAAGAAAAAATAGCAACAAGAAAAGAACAATATAGTAATTTATTACGAACTAATTATAATATTGATTGTAAAAATTATTTATATAATAAATATTGTTTAGTATTTCCATCATTTGAATTATTTGATAAAACAATAACTGAATTAAATAAAAATAATTATTATTTAGTAATTGATAATACAATTAATAGCAATATATTAGAAGAAAATATATTTTTTATAAAACAAAGTAATTTAAAAATTTAAAAATCGCCAAGTTAGATATATCCTCGACAATTTAAAAATTATGGAATACTGCTATATAATTGTTTATAATTATTATAATTTAAATAAACATAAGTTGTTACATTTGTGGAAATAATATTTATTATTATTTCTATAATTACCATATCTATCTGTGATAATAAAATATTCATATATAAAACCCAATCAACCCATGTATATATAGTACTAATAGTAGTAATTTCATAAGCATATTTTATAATATCTTCATTTTGTTTACGTTCTAAATCTTGAACATTATTAACAAGCCAAGGTGATAATACTTCAACATGAAGAGTTCTAAAAATAGTATTAAATACAGAATAAAATACAACTATATAATATTTATAATAAGTATCAATAATAAATCCCATAATTACAAAATTACTATGCGGTCCAAATCTATAAAATGATTTTTCTATTCCATTATTATTTTGTGTGACAATTAATAATAAACTAAAAATGATTATTGACATCCATAATGACATAGAGCGACATACTAAAATAATATTAAAACCCATTTTTTAAAATAATTAAATTATTTAATAGTTAAATTATTTATTTAATGTTTATATTTAATTTTTATTAACATTTCTAAAGAAATTATATTTAGATACATTATTTTCAATTAATTTAACATTATCTTCAATCCATTTAATATTTATTATATGTTTTATTTGTATTATTAATATTCCACTTAATATAAATAATATCCCAATATATTCATTATGTGTAATTTGTTCTTTAAATATTACTCTACCAATTACTAACATTAAAATAATACCAAAACTTTCAGCAAGAACTGTAATAATTCCTAATTTTTTTAATTTATAAGACAAATATAAAAAATATACTAATAAACTATAAAAAAATATAGCAAATGGTATAAAATAAATATTTTTATTTATTTCAGCATATTGAATAATACATTTTGCAATTGCTTCACATATTACTAATGCAATTATATATAAAAGTAATTTCATTTTATAGTAATGTAATATTTTTAGCATAAACATACTTTTCGATTATTTATTATTTCACTTTCTGCTAATTCACTATTACAAAAAGGACAATTTTTTTTTACATTTGAACTAATTATTTTTGAAAAACATTTTTGATGAAATAAAGCATTTTTACAACATGAACGTCTTAAATAATAATCATTTTCTATAAAATCTTCGAGACATATAGGACAACTTTCTTTTATATTTAAATTTTCAAATATATCTAATGTATAATTTATTATACCATCAATATTAATAAATTCAGCACAAATTTTCCATTTTTTAAATTGCATTTTTTTTGTTCTATATAAAGGAACTCTTGTTACTGTTTTTGCAATTTTATTTTCAATATCTTTTATTATCGAGTGAATTTTTAATAAACGTATTTTAGGACATTTATCATTATAAAAAGATAAATGAGAAGATAATACTAAATCATTATTTGGAGTTAATATTAATGAATTACATTCAAAATCAATACCACCAAATGGAGGATATATACCATCTGTATTATCTTTTGAAATAATATCAACATATACATAAGGTATGAATGATATTTTTAAAATATTTTTAATAATCGGAGAAATATCTATAAAAATTTTTACTCTTTCTATTGTAAGTGAATTATTTGTATTCTCTATATATATTTTTAATGGTTTTAAAAATATACGGGAATGACGTAATCCATTGTTGTTTAAATTTTTTAAAAAATTTTTTTTTGAATCATTTGACATTAAACAATCTATATCTTCAGGATATAAAAATCTATCTGATAATTCTGGTAATAAATCACTATTTTGATAACTATATTCTACATCTAAAATTATATCTGAATCAATATCTAATGAACATGATGATATATTTTCATTTTCAGATAATGAATCATTATCTGATTCTGTCTCTGAATATGAAACTAATTCTAAATTTAAACCTAATTTTTTATTTTTTTTTTTTTCAATAATTTTATTAAATTCTTTATAAAATTTATTTGATATATGATCATGAAGAATTGTATCTCTTACAGCACCACCAAATATATATCCATTATTTTGTTGAAGAAGTTCTATTATTCTCTTACTTAATAAATATAATTTACGGGAATATTCTTTATTAACCATTTAAAAATTCAAAAATATAACATTATATTTATTTTAATTCTAATTGTTTTTAAATAATTATAAAATCTACGATTTTTATTTAAAAACAATTATTTAATTTAATAAAATTATGAAATCATTTTATTTTTTAACAAGTTTTTTAATTTTTAAAAACATTTTTGCTTTTCATAATATCGGAAATATATATAGACCATTAAAAACAATTCAAATATCACGTAGTTTATCTAATTTTGATGATATTTTGAGTGATTTTAATTCAAATAGTCTAAGTCCTTCAGACTTACGAGCGAAAGCTAGTCTTGATATACACAGCAATATAATAGAACAATTTATAAATAATTTAAATTTACAAGAAAAAAAAGTTATTAATTTTGAAACAAATGGATTTGGAGTAAAATATACAAATAATAAAATTGATATTTTAGAAAAATTTTCTGATATTGAATTATTAAAATATAATGTTTACAATATTAATATTGTTACAAAAAATTATACTAATTTACCACATTTTCAAGTATCAACACATTCTTTTGGAAGAAAAATAATAGTATCTTGTGATTTAATACCAAAAAAAGATTATTTTATTGAACCTAAATACTTAAAAGATTATTATGAAGAATTTTATAATATTAAAAAATTAATGACAAAAAATTTAATAAATACAGATTTAAAAAATATTTATACAGAAGCTACTTTTAGTCCAGTCGCTTTATCATTTACTTTATATACTGAAAAAGATTTAATTGATTATTCAAAAATTATTATTAAATATGTAGATTTATATTGTAATTATTTAATGTATGAAAATGAATTATATTTATCTACTAATTGTAATGAATTTGCTTATGGTAATTTAGAAAATAAAAATTCATTTGATTATGAAAGAGAAATTTTATTTAGAAAGACATTATTCGAAAACGCACCTGGTTTTAAAATTATTAAAAATATATTTAAAAATGATTTAGAAATTTTTAAATATTTTTCATTATTATAATTTATTTTTATATTGATATTTTGTGGTTTATTTTATATTTATTTTTTTTTTTGTAATAATAAATAATGTTTTTATTATTAGTATTATTTGCAGTAGTGCGACATCAATGGTTTTTTGTTAATGCTTTTGATTTTGCTGGATATGCAACTTATTATGGAGGAGCTGGTTCTGGAGGTTATTGTTCAAGTTCATATCTTCCTGATAATTTTATACCAATCGCAATTAATGAAGAACAATATGATAATGGATATGCTTGTGGTTCCTGTTTAAATGGAGTTCTTTATTTAGAAACTGGAAATCAAGAATTTAATGCTATAGTAGATAATCAATGTCCTGCACCAGAATGTCTTTTAGGAGATATTGATATTGGAACAACTGGAGATGGTAGATGGCCTGTCGAATGGAGTTTTATTAAATGTCCTGATAGTGAAATTGTTATTACAACTGTTAGTAGCACATCATATTATGGAAAAATTAAAATTGAAGGAGGAGGTAGAATTGATTCAGTTCAAATTAACAATATCGAAACAACACATACACAAGACGGTTTTTGGGAAATTGCTGATACTGAAGGTAATTTAGGATGTGATCCTCAAATAACTATAAATTTTGAAGATTTACCGGTTCTTGTACAATGTTTAGACAGTTCGTTATTTGGTGGTATTTGTAACGATGATAGTTTAAAATGTAATAGTTCAAATACTACTAAACCTATCACTAATAAACCTACTAATAATTTTACTGATGAACCAACTACAATTTCACCTACACAAGAGACAACATTTGCTCCTACATTTGCTCCTACATTTGAACCTACATTTGAACCTACATTTGCTCCTACAGTTACTCCAACTGCTAAACAGACTACTAAACCGACTGCTAAACAAACTATACCAACAAATACACCTACTATTACACCCACTACTACACCTACTACTATACCTACTACTATACCTACTACTATACCAACAAATACACCTACTATTACACCCACTACTATACCAACTTTTACACCAACTACTATACCCACTACTACACCAACTACTATACCTACCACTACACCTACCATTACAACCACTACTACACCAACTACTATACCAACTACTACACCCACTATTACACCCACTACTACACCCACTATTACACCCACTACTACACCTACTATTACACCAACTGCTAAACTAACTATTAAACCTCCTGATAAACCTCCATTAAAACCAACTATTGAACCTACATTAGCTCAAACAATTGCTTCTACATTTGATGAAGAAATAATTGGATGTACAATAAATGCTGGTAGTAAATGTCAAAATGGTTTATTACATAGTAATGGAGAGGTATGTTGTCCTTTAACTTGTAAACAATGTGGTGGAGAACATTGTGATAAAAGACATGGAGGTCTAGCAAACTGTTGTAATTCTGGTATAAAATTATATAATTATCGCGATTGTAAAACTAATCCTCCTCCATGTATTATATTATAAAAAAATATAGCATTCTTTATTAGTACATACAGGTAGTTTCTGGAATACTATTAATAAATTTTTTAAATTCTATAAATTCTTTAGATATTTCTAAACCTAATTTTTTTATATTTTCTGATTTACCGATAAATTTTATAATATATTTATCCGAATAAGAAATTTTTTTAATTTCACAAAAACATTTATATTTATTTGTAATAGAATAAACATTGATCATATCAATTATTGTTTTTGTTTCAAAATTTATTTCTTTTATACGTATAACATTATTAGTATCAATTAATAATTGAGAGAAATAATCACTATAATAAGATAACATATCTAAAGAATTATAATAAAAAATTATTATTATTAAATGTCAAATTTTATATTATAGGTTTATTTTTTCAAAATTTTAATATAATTTTAATTAATATTAAATGAGTACAGAGCAGAATCAAATCCTATCTAACCCTTCTAAAACTATCGTTCTATGCTTACCTGGACGGGAATATTCCCGCGAATTTCTACTCAGTTGGTCGAACCTACTTTTCGAACTTATTAAAAATAATATTAGACCAATTATATCCCAGAATTATTCATCAATGGTTCATTTCGCTCGAGCGCGTTGTCTGGGAGGGGATGTGTTAGCGGGAGAAAACCAAGTCCCCTTCCAAGGAAAGGTTGATTACGATTATATTTTATGGATTGATTCGGACCAAGTTTTTGACGCAAAACACGTATTTGATTTATTGGAATCTCCATATAATGTTACTTGCGGAACCTATCTAATGGAAGATGTTAAAAATTTAGCAATTGTATCAGAATGGAATGAAGACTTCTTTAAAAAACACGGGACTTTCGCATTTATGACACCTGAGGAATGCGAAAAAAAAGTAAAGGTAAATGGTAAATATTTTAAAGTAGCTTACTCGGGTCTTGGTTTTATGCTTATTAAGAAAGGAGTAATCGAGAAATTAAAATATCCTTATTTTTTTAGAGAACTTCAACGCATAGGGGATTGTGTTGATATGTGTAGCGAGGACGTAAGTTTCTGTCGGAATATTACTGATACTGGCGAGGAAATTTGGATAGACTCGACTGTTCGTGTAGGGCATCAGAAAAAATTCGTGATTTAATATATAGTCGGGAATTTTAAAAATAAAAAAAAATTTGAAAAATATTTAAAAACTAATTTTTATATAATTATTATAATATGGTTTATTGTAATAATATTGATTGTAAAAAAAATGCTTATTTTGGATATGAATATAAAAAACCACTTAAATGTGGTATTCATAAAAGTAATGATATGGATAATGTTCAAAGTGATAGATGTATTAACTGTATTGAAGTTAGCGCAAATTTTGGATATGCTGGATATAAAAAAACACATTGCTCAAAATGTAAAGAAAATAATATGATTTATTTAAGTTATTCTAAATGTGTAATATGTAATATCAAAGAAAAAATATATGGTTATGAAGAATTTACTCATTGTGATGATTGTAAAATAAATGATATGATTGATTTAAAAAATCCTAATTGTATTAAATGTAATATATATATCAAAACATATGGATATAAAAAAGCAACTCATTGTTATAATTGTAAAATAAATGATATGATTTTAATTACTAATAAGAAATGTGTAATTTGTAATAAAAAAAAACCATCTTTTGGGTTAGAAGGTAAACAATCAACTCATTGTTCTGATTGTAGAACTAATATTATGACTGATACAAAACATAAAAAATGTATTAAATGTAATGTAAAACGAGCTTCATTTGGATTAGACGGAGAAAGTCCAGATTATTGTGTAGATTGCCGAAATATTAATATGATTAATATAAATATAAAAAAATGTATTAAATGTAATGTAAAATCTCCTTCTTTTGGAATAGAAGGAGATAAAATGACTCATTGTGGTGATTGTAAAACTTCAGAAATGATTAATATAAAACATGCAAAATGTAAAACTGAAAAATGTAATACACAAGCAAATCTTAAATATGACGGACACTGTGCTTATTGTTACGGCAATTTATTTCCTGATTGTCCTTTAGTAAGAAATTTTAAAACAAAAGAACGTTTAGTAGTTGATTTTATTAGAGAAGAGTATCCTGATTATACTTGGAAATTTGATACAATAATTGAAAATGCATGTTCAAGACGACGACCAGATATATATTTGGATTTAGGATTTCAAGTTATTATAATCGAAGTTGACGAAGACCAACACAAAAAATACGAAAATATTTGCGAAAACAAAAGATTAATGGAATTATCACAAGATATAGGACATAGACCTATGGTATTTATTAGGTTCAATCCCGACAAATATTTAGATGAAAATGATAAAAATGTTCCCTCTTGCTTTTCAATTACACAAAAGACAGGAGCATTAAAAGTAAATAATAATAAGAAATGGAATGAAAGATTAAATACTTTAAAAAATAAAGTTGATTATTGGGTTAATAATGAAACAGAAAAAACAGTAGAATTAGTTCCATTATATTATGACAAAAATTAATTATATGTGTTAATTTTGATATAAAAAAATAAGAATATTAATTAATTAATATAAAATTTATAAATGACTATTAAAAAAGATTTATATAAAATTTTAAATGTTTCGAAAAAAAGTTCTCAAGATGAAATTAAAAAAGCTTATAGAAAATTAGCATTAGAACATCATCCAGATAAAGGAGGTGATTCAGATACATTTAAAGAAATAACAGAAGCATATTCAGTATTATCAGATCCAACAAAAAGGAAAGATTATGATATATTTGGTTTTGTAGACCATAATGATGTAACCAAGGATGATTTATCAAATATTTTTTCGAAAATGTTTGGTGGTTCAATGAATGGAAGTAATTGGACGTCAGGTTTTACTAATGGTTCAGTAAATTCTTTTGGAGGTTCATTTTACGATATAAACATAGAAGATATATTAGGTGAATTTAATGATATGAATTGTGAGATACACGTAATGCATAATTCACCTAATATTTTTGGTAAAATGGGAAATTTATTTAATATAAATAACGATAAATTTAAAGTAAATTTATCAACAAAACAAGATAATCAACAAACAAGTCAAAATATATATGAAGATAAACCTTTAAATGAAAACAGTGACTTAATTGATAATGTTGAATGTTTAATTACAATTGATGAAATAATAGATGGAAATCCATCTAAAGAAATTAAATATATGATAAAAGATATTTGTTCTCAATGTGATGGTAGAAGTAGTAATATAAATTGTATGTGTGGTGGAATGAAGTTAATAGAAATAGAAAAAACAATAAATATAAATTTATCAGCAGCTTTAAAAGAAGGTGAAAAGATTTTTTTAAAGGGTAAAGGTTCGATAAATATAAATACAAATGAATATAATACTTTAGAATTGATAATAAGGTATTATGATATACCTAAATATATAAAAATAAAGGGAAAACATTTAGTAGTATATATAGATTTAACTTTAAAAGATATTTTTTGTGGATTTTCAAAAAAAGTAAAAATAGGTCAAAAACATATAGATATAACAATAGATGAATATATAAATCCTAATAATCCTATAATATATGAAAATTGTGGTATAAAAATAAGTGATACACAAAAAGGTAATATAATGATTATTATAAAAGTGAAATATCCAGAGGAAAAAAAAATAAAAAAATATAATAAAATTTTATCAAAAATATTTGATGGTTTGTATGCAACTCAATCTAATAAAACTTAATAGTATTATCAATTAACTTAATACCGACAACAGTAGGATTATCAATATTAAATGTAAAAACATTATTTTTATTATCAACTAAATAATCAACACCTTGATAATTAAATATATATGTTTTAACTAAATCAGTTCTTTTTTTCAAAGCTAATTGAGTATTTTCAATAACTTTCTTTTTTTTTGGTTGTGTAAGTCCTGATGTAATTTTAGTTCGTGTATTTTTAGTTGATTTTTTTTGTTCAGATTTATTTAATATCTGTGGTTTAATAATATTTTCTAATTCTTTGGATTGAGATGAAGAATATTCTTCAGTAACTTTATGTAATACTAATTCATTTTCATTTTCATTAGTTGTTTGTTGATTCATATTAGTCCTCATATTATATATTTAATAAAAATATCTTTAAATAATTTTTTCAAATTTTTTTTAATTTATAATAAATTAAGAATAATACAAATATTATAAATAATAATATAAATATATATATTTTTGGAAAACATATTTTTTCTTTTAAATATATTTTTTTTGCTTCATCAACACTAATTTGTTTATTATTAGTAAATTTATTTACATTATTATGAAAAATAACAGTCCATTCGAATAATTTATCTCTATTTTCTAAATAACTCTCGATGGGGTTTTGTTCTAAATTTTTTTTATAATGTTCCATACATTCTTGACATGGAATTACTTTATATAAATCTTCATAAAAATGTTTATAATTTGATTTATCTTGATTACTTGGTTTAATAGGAAATCCTAAAGCGATATAATGAAATGTATCCCATAAAGATTTAGACCAAAGTTTTTTATCCATAATTTATAATAAAAAAATATATTATTTTGAAAATAAAAAAAATATATTACTTAAAAATAATATATTTATAATTTAGTATATAATGGATTTATATAAGAATAGTAATTTAAGTATGCACGAAAAAGTAAATTATCCAAAAAATGTAGAATATCAAGATAATTTAATAACAAAACCAGAATATAATATATATAGACATTTATCTCCAGATAATAAAAAACAATGTATTAACTGTGGTACATATGGACATACAATAAAATTATGTAATTCTCCTATAACAAGTTATGGTATTATATGTTATACAATATTTAATAAGAAATTAAAATATTTAATGATACAAAGAAAAAATTCATTAACATTTATAGAATTTATTAGAGGGAAGTATAATATAAATAATGTTGACTATATTGAATATTTATTTTCTAAAATGACTATTGAAGAAAGAGAACTATTTAAAAAATATAATATTGATGAATTATGGAAATTATTATGGAATGGTAATATATCAAATAGATTAAATTTAGAGTATAAAGATTCAAAAATAAAATATAAAAAATTAATTGAAGGATATAATTATAAAAGAAAAACAAATACAATTGAATTTATTAATTTATATAAAATTATTGATAAAATTAATATTGAATACCCTAATGTTATAGAAACAGAATGGGAATTACCAAAAGGTAGAAGAAATTTAAATGAGAGTGATATAGATTGTGCTTTAAGAGAATTTGAGGAAGAGAGTGGTATAAATAAAAAAAAAATATTGTTATGTAATATAATTAAAAAACCAATAGAAGAGATTTATATCTCAAATAATAAAATTAGATATAAACACGTTTATTATATTGCTAAACATAATTATCCAATTAAAGAAACAACAAAATTATTTAATAAAGAAAATATAATGCAATCTAAAGAAGTTAAAGATGTAAAATGGTTATCTTTTGAAGATATTTCAAATAAAATAACATATAATTATGTTCAAAGAATGGAATTATTTAAACGAGTTCATAAACAATTATTAATATCAGAAGAGGCTATGCTTCGTAAATAAAAATATATATTTGGCATTATTTACAATTCAAAAATATATTATTATATATAATTAAAATGAATATAGATTATAACACACAAAAATTAAAAAATTTATATGATTTATTAGATGAATATGATTCTCCTAATACACCAAAAGATAAAAAAGATGATATTTATAATGAATTAACAAAATTAAAAAAAAATTTATATAATTTATTAGATGAATATGATTCTCCAGATATATCTGTTCAAAAGAAAAAGAAGATATATAATGTATTAACTAAATTAAAAAAAGATTCATATACCTCAAAAGAACTTAAATCTCATATTACAAATAATCAAAATATATTACCAAATACAAATGATCCTAATTTTATTCAAAAATTATTATCAAGAGGTGAATTTGCTATTAATAAAAGTACTTTAAAAGAAGGTATATCTACAGAATTAAATGAATTTATACTTTTACAATATCAAATTTTTGTTAAAAAATTAATATCACCAAATACACCATATAAATCTTTATTATTATTTTATACTACAGGATCGGGTAAAAGTTGTGCTTCAGCCCAGATAGCCGAGAATTTTAAAAAATATTTTAGTAAAAGAGCATTAATAGTAGCACCTCCATCAATTCAAGAGAATTATAATAAAGAGTTATTTAATATTGAAAAATATAATAAAAATACAGATTCAATAAAACAATGTTTAGGAAATGAATATTTACATCAAATAGTTAACAGGAAATATTTAAATAAAGAAAAAATTGATGAAAGTGTAAGAAAATTAATTAAAGAAAAATATGAATTTATGGGTTATACTGCTTTAGGTAATAAAGTAGTGGAGTTAATTAATGAATTTGGTGATAAATCTCCTAATTTAATAAAAGCAATTGATAATATTTATTCTAATAGAGTAATTATAATAGATGAGATACATAATATGAAATTATCCCAAGAGAAGTCTTTAAAAGTAAGTGCAAAAATGTTACATGAATATATATTAAAATATTCAAAAAATACAGTATTAATATTATTATCAGCCACTCCTATGTATGATGATCCTCATGAAATTATATGGTTAATGAATACCTTATTATTAAATGATAAACAACAATTAATAAATGAAAATACTCATATTTTTGATAATCATAATAATATAAATCCTAAATTTTTACCTATATTACAAAAATGGACTAATAAATATGTTAGTTATATGAAAGGTAATAATCCTATTCATTTTCCAGATGAAATTTACCCATCTATTAATAATGATGAAAATGTTTTAAAAGAAAAAGATAAATATACAAAAGATATAAATGGAAATAATATAGAAACTAATAAAAATATTCAAAAATTAGAATTATTTAAAGTAATTATGAGTAAATTTCAACAAGAAGTATATAATATTATAAAAGAACCAGAAAAAATAGATGATGATAAAATTATTGAAAATGAAAATGATGAAGAAAATGATGAAGAAAATGATGAAGAAAATGATGAAAAAAATGATGAAGAAAATGAGAATGAAGATAAAATAATTAATAAAAATAATAAAAATATAGTTTTTAAATTAGCAGAAATATCGAATATAATATATGGTAATATTAATAATTCAAGTGATGTTAAAAAAAATATAAATAATTTATATGGACGTACAGGATTTTATAAAATATTTAATAAATCAATCAATGAGAATACTCATAATTATAGAGTTTCATATACCACTAATGAAAGTAATAACTATATTTTAGATAAAAATAAAACAAATAATTTAGAAAAATATTCACCAAAAATAAATAAAATAATAGAGTGTATTAATAAATCAGAAGGTATTATTTTTGTATATTCACAATATATATATTCTGGTATATTACCTATGGCAATTGCTTTAGAACACCAAGGCTATAGTAAATATAGTATTACAGGAGAAAAAATAGATATTTTAAAAAAAAATAAATCAATGGGAATAATCTCTAATCATAAAAAATATATGATTATAAGTGGAGATACACCAAAAATCTCAACACATTATGAGAAAGAATTAGAAATTTTAAAAAGTAATGAAAATTGTAATGGTGATCTAATTAAAATAGTATTAGTAACAAAAAAAGGGATAGAAGGAATAGATTATAAAAATATAAGAGAGATTCATATAATGGATCCTTGGTATAATTTAAGTAGAATTTATCAAATTATTGGTAGAGGTATAAGAAATAATTCTCATATTAATTTAGAAGAGAGTAAAAGAAATACAACAATATATCAATATGTAAATTTAATAAAAAATAGTAAAGTTGAAACTATTGATTATAGAATGTATCGTATATCTGAAAATAAACAAAAAAAAATTTCAAAAATAGAAAGGGTATTAAAAGAGTCATCAATTGATTGTAATTTAAATAAAGATATTTTAATTCAACCATTAACAGATAAAATAATAATAACAGCTCAAAATAAAAAAATAAAAATAAAAATAGGTGATAAAGATAATTCTAAAGAATGTGATTATGAATTATGTAATTTAAATTGTAATCCAAAGATAGATATAATTAAATCTGACATTAAAAATAAAAATTTAATAAAATATGAAGTAGATTATACAAAAAAAATAATAATTCATTATTTTAATAAAATAAATAAATTATATTTTGATTTAGAAAGTATTAAAGAATTTTATAAAAAAAATGTTAATGAAAATTATGAAATTTTATATAATGCATTATATGAATTAGAATCTAATTCTGAAATTTTTAAATTGAATAATATTGAAGGATATTTAATTTATAGATCTAAATATTATATATTTCAACCATACAATAAAAATACTTATTCAATTCAAAATACAAAAATTACTATTTCTGATAGAAATAATGTTAAAAACAAAAAACCAAATAAAATTATGTTAAAAAAATATAATGAAATTTTTATTAAAAATTCTAATACAAATTTTAATGAAAATATTATAGATTATAAAAATAATTATATTGAAATTATAGAAAAATTAATTGATGATATAGATGAAGTTAATATTTATAATTTATTAATTGATAAATTATCTTATAATGAAAGAGATTTATTATTATTAAATATTGCTAAAAAAAATTTAAATGATATAAATTTAATAAATGCTTTGAAAACAAATAAGTTATTTGTATTTGATAATGATGATCTTATTGCATATTATGATATTTTTAATAATAATGATATAAAATATAAATGTTTTTCATTTGAAAAAAAAATATTTCAAACTTGTGGCATAATCGAAAATAATAGTTATATAAAAAAATTTAAAAAAGATATGGTATTATTTTTAAATAATAAAGAAATTAGTGAAAAAGGGTTTACAAGTATTAAAACTAAAAATAATAATTACAAAATTGATATTAAAATGATATATACATTAGATAATAGTATTAATGGTCCAGGTACTGTTTGTGGAACAGGACATAATCATAAGAATAATTTAAAAAAATATATTATAAAATTATTTAATGACTTACATAAATCACAAAAAAATAAAATTAGTGAAAAATTTAAATCAACAAGATTTACAAAAAGTGATTTATGTATAATATATGAATATTTATTAAGAAAATATAATAATAATAATATAATATTTTTAACAACTGATATTCAAATATATAAAAATATAAAATAAAAAAAAATTGAAAATTTAATATTAATTATTTTCCAGAGGCGCTATATATTAATTAAAATTTTATTTTTTTTCGAAAACTTATCTTCTAAATAGCTCGCTAGCGAGCCTGCCAAAGGCACCTCTAGAAAATAAAAAAAAATTGAAAATTAATATTAATTATTTAAAAAGTATATATTATTTTATATAAATGAGTAAAAAAGAAAATCAGATTTTTGTAAATAGTATCTTACAAGATAAAGTTAAAATACCTGCTAAATATTTATCAAAAAATAGAAATGATTATATTTTACAAAAATTAAAACAAAATGAAAATAAATGTTCTAAACATGGTTTTATTAAAGAAAATACTATAGAAATAATAGAAATATCTTTAGGAAATATTGATTATACTGGTTTTCAAGGTTCTGTTATTTATAATGTTAAATATAAAGCAAAAGTATGTAACCCATTAATTGGAAGTATTATTAATGCTCGTGTAGATAATACTAATAAATTTGGATTATTATGTTGTGTTAAAAATGAAAATAATACTAATATTTTAGAGATTATTATTCCAAAAAAAAGTATTAATATTCAATCAGATATTGATTTAGAACAGTTTTCAATTGGTGATAATATTACTATAAATTTATTAGGTAAAAAATTTCATATTAATGATAAAAGTATTTCTGGAATTGGAACAGTAATTAAAAAAAAATCATCTCTAGTTAAATTAGATACTGAAGAAAATAAATATAATAATATTGATAGTGATAATGATTCTGATGATATAGAAGTTAACGAAAATGATGAAGATTCAGATAATGATGAACCTGCTAAAAATGAAGAAATTGAAGAAGTAGAAGATGAAGAAATTGATGATGACGAAGAAATTGAAGATAATGATGATATTGAAATTGATGAAAGTGATGAAGAAACTTAGTTTATATATCTATATAAAATATAATATATATAAACTAAATGGAAATAAATTATATTGAAAAAAAAAATATAATAAATACTATTCAAAAATTAAATATAGTACAACAAAGACAAATTTTTTTTATTCTGCGTAAATATTTAGATGAAGATTTTGCTAATAATAGTATTATAAACACTAATGAGTCAAATAAATGGTATACAAAAAATCAAAATGGAATTTTTATAAATTTATCATCTATTAATAATTCTATTATTAAAGATATAATAATTTTTGTAAATGAATGTAAATTAAAAAAAGAAAAATTAAAAGTACTTGAAAAAGAAATACAATCAATTGAAAATAAAGAGATTTGTTATAAAATAATTTATGAAGAAAATAATGAATTAGAAGATTTTGATTATTTATATAATAATATTGATAAAGAAATTTTAAATTCTATAAATGATAATTTAAATAAAAAATTTCAAAAAAAAAATAATTTACAAACAAAATTTATAAATGCTACAAAAAAATATATTAAAACTTTTAATTATGATAAAAAAATTGAAGATTCATCTGTTAATTATATCTTAGATTATGAAAAATATTTATTATCTTAATAAATTATGCTTATTTTTATTTTTATTACCGTAGTCTTTTGCTTCAAAGTGTGCGTTAACACCTCGGGTATAATTTATTAAATATATTTAATGAATCCTGATTCTATATTTAATAAAAATTTTCAAGAATTTGAACAGTTAAATGTTAATAATAAAATTTTAATTATTCCTAAAAATATTTTAAAATTAATCCCTTATTTTTATGGGATTAATTTATCAAAAGAATGGAAACAAAATATATTACAAATTAATAATATTGATTATGATTTATTAAATTTAATATTTATTTATTTATTAATACCAGATTATAAAATATTTTCAGGATGTTCTTTTGAAAGTTTAATAGAATTAATAAAAATTTGTGATTTATTATGTATACCTATTACTGAAAATGATATATATTTAACTATATTTAAAAATATAAAATTAATATTACCATCAAATAAAGATAATGAAAATTTATTAAATATATTAATTTTCTTATATGATTATGAATTCAATAATTCAGATATATTTGAAATTAGAAAAAATATAATTTTAAATTGTTGTAAATATATTGACGAAAATAATATTAATTATATTGTACCAAAAGATTGTTGTTATAAGTTAATTAGAAATTCAAATAAGTTATTAATTAGTTATATTGATAATTTTGATAAAAATGAATTAATTGATATTATTAATAATAATAATAGATCTCTATCAAATAATATATTTAATATTGTATTTAATAAATTATTAAAATATAATTATTTTACTACTAATGATTTACAGAGTAATGATAAACTTTTAAGTTTAATTTTACAATATGATTTATTCTATGATTATTTAGTATCTGATATATTTGATATAATTAGTTTTATGGAATATATAAATAATATTGAAATATTTAATGATATTGAATATAATTTAATTATATTAAAAATTTTATTTGGTATAAATTATAAAATAGAATGTAAAGATATTAATATTATACCAATTAATAATAATACAGCAGTCTTACTATTAAAACTTAGTTGTAAAAATAAAATTCAAATTATTAAAAAAACAAATAAAATTATTGGATCATATTTATTACAATATTTTTGTTATAATAATTCTATTTGTTTATGTTGTGAAATTTAAGATTTATACGAATAGATTAAAATATTAGAATAGAATAAATATGTATTATTTGATTTATTTAATTTTAATTAGTATATTCATATTATTAAGTTTGAAATTAGTTAAAAAAAAATGCTCGTTTGCGAGCACGCTTTTAGCGCCTATGGAATCTAAAATAATTGAATTATTTTCAAATAAATCTATTGAATTTGTAAATAAAAATGAAATAATTGAAATATTGAATAAAATTAATTACTTTTATAAATTTAATAAAATTGATTATAAAGTTAGAAATTGTTATAATAGAGATGATTGTATTAATAAGTATATAAATAACATAGAAGATTTTACAGATGATCAAAAAAATTATTTAAAAGATATATGTAATTTTATTGATAATATATTTAATGATTACACTAAATTTAATAATATAACTTGGAGATTTACTAAATTTAATAAAAATATAGAAAGTGGTTATCCACATACTCATATGGATGTTATATTTTTATCTGATAATTTTTTTGAAAATAAAAATAAAACTGAAAATATTACTACATTGCTTCATGAAAAAATTCATATATATCAAAGATTATATGAAAAAAATAGTAGAGATTTTTATAATAGTTTAGGATTTAATAAATCAAAATGTATATGTGGATATAATATGTTTCATCGAACAAATCCAGATGATAATGGAGATCATTATATATATAATGGTTATTTAGTAAGATCTCAATATATAAGTAATGCAAATAATTTAGCACAAATTAATATTATATTTAATAGAGTTAGAGATTTTGATAAAGAAGGTATGGATATAAATGGTGATAAAATATTAAAAAAATTAAGATCTAATTATGGTATTCAAATAGAAAGTGAAAATGAATTATTTGCTTGTCTAATAAGTTTATATTTTATAGAAAAAATAAACTTTAATAATTATTTTCCAAATTTTGAAAAAGAACTTAAAAAATATTTAACATAAATAAAATAATGAAAAAAAATAAAAATAAATGTATTGCAACTGTTAAATATAAAGGAATATATAAAAAATGTAGTAGATATGAAATTGATAATAAATTATGTAGGCAACATCACAAAAAATATTATGAAACTAAAAAATATAAAAATAACACCGAAAATAATACCGAAATAATTAAAAATACAGTTAATGAAATTATTTTAGAAGATAAAAGATGTAATATTTGTTTAGAAAATTTAGATAATAATCATTATTATATAACTCCTCCATGTTGTAATAAAAAACAATATTATCATTTTAAATGTTTTGAAATTCAATTATGTTATTATAGTGAATGTTTACAGTGTCCATTATGTAAAAAAATATATGATACACAAATTATAAATAATATGTTTGATTCTCATCAAAAAAAAATACTAAAAGAAAGAATAGATGAAGATATATATGAAAAATGTACTAAACTTCAAAAATTAAAAGGGAATTTTGTTAATAAAATAAATTTAATTAATTATTATAACAATTTAATTAAAAGTAATGAAAATGAATTAATGAATATTTATGAAGACACATGTAAAGAAAAATTGAATATTGAAAAACAATTAGCAAAATCTAATATTATATTAAGAAATTTTGAAAGAACTTTAAATATTCATGAAAATTTAAAAGATAAAATTGAATTTATGAAAGATAATCTAGAAAATTATGATTTAATATAAAATAAATAATTTATAGTATAAAATACTTAAAAGAATATCTTTAATAATAATTATAAAATATTAAAATGTTTAAAATGTTGATTTCAACATTATTAGCTATATTTTTATGTAGAAAAGTATACTCTTATCAATATACTTTTCTACCACCAGACGAATTAAATTTCTTATGGAATAATAATACAATATTTAATTTTGATGTCGAAAAATATTGTATAGATAAATGTTATAAAAATTTAATTAAAATTAAATGGAATGAAACATATAGTAATGATTATTATGAATATTTACAAACCGCTATTGATGATTTAGAATTTTTTGGAGGAGGAACTTTATATTTAGAAAATGGAACATATTTATTAAGTACTCAATTAGAATTAAGTTCTAATATGTGTTTAATTGGTGAATCATACCAGAATACTACATTAAAATTAATAGATAATGCTATACCATTTCATTTAAGTGGTCTTGTAAGAAGTAAATTATCAGAAAATATTACTATAAGTGATATTACTTTAGATGGAAATAAATGTAATCAAAAATCAGATTCAGATTATAAATATGGTAGATATGGCATTTATTTAGAAGTTGTACACAATTCATTTTTAAATAAAGTTGTTGTTCATGACTTTCAAGGATATGGATTTGATCCACATGGAGATAAAATTGTTTGGTCTAATAATTTAGTTATATCTAATTGTGAATCATATAATAATGGTTTAGATGGTTTTACAATCGATCAAACAAATAATATTAATATATATAATAATTATGCACATAATAATTCACGTCATGGTATTAATATAGTTACTGGTTCTTCAAATGGTTTTATTCAAAATAATTTAATTGAAAATAATGGTTATGAATCATCAGAAGGTTGTGGTATAACAATTCAAAATAATTATTATGGAACAACTAATTGGACTATTTCGAATAATATATTAAATACTAATTATTTAAATGAAGTGTGTATTAGATATAGTGAAAGTATTGTTATTATTGATAATAAAATAAATCCAAGTAATTATTGTATATGGATTGAAGAAACAAGTTTTGTTGCTATTTATAATAATTATTGTAATTCTACATATTTCTTAAGAGATAAAAATAATATTGGAGTATTTACTTATAATAATACAACACCATATGGAATTACTAGAAAATTACAAGTTACAACAGATCCATATTGTGATACAGGTATTATTGATGGAACTGCTTGTTGTTTAGGTACTTGTGGTCAATGTGGAGGTATAGGATGTTCTTTAGATCCTCTAGGAAGTAAAAATTGTTGTAGTAATACTGTATTAACTACATTAAGATATTGTAATGAAACAACTCCTCCTTGTATTATAGTTGAAATTCCTCGTGTTGATCAAGTTGCAGACCCTGTTTGTATGAATGGTTTGAAAAATAAAAATATTTGTTGTAATGCTGGATGTTCTGTTTGTGGTGGTTTATCTTGTTCTTTAGATCCATTAGGTTCTGAAAACTGTTGTACTGCTACAATTCAAAATTCAACATTCTCATGTAACAAATTTTCTGCTCCTTGTGTAATTAGTAGCTCTTCTCCAGTTACATCTATACCTACTACTATACCCACTGTTACACCTACTACTATACCTACTACGTTACTACCTACTACTTTACTACCTACTACTGCACCTACTACTATATCTACTACAACACCTACAATTATAACTACTACACCTACTACTACACCTACTATTACACCTACTACAACACCTACTATTACACCTACTACAACACCTACTACTATACCTACAAATATAATTACACCAGCACCTACATTTGCTCCTACATTTGCTCCTACATTTGCACCTACATTTGCTCCTACATTTACATCAACTGATTATATAGAACCAACTATAAGTCCAACCATAGACCAAAATACTGATATACCCACAGCAGCACCTACAGATTGTGTAGTAATATGTGATACTTTTGCTCCTACATTAGCATCAACTGGTGATATATCAAGTAGTTCGTCAAGTAGTTCATCATCAAGTAGTTCATCAAGCAGTAATTTATCAAATAGAACTTTATCTGAAAATTCAAATTGTCATACAGTTTGTAATATTGTTACTTCAGCACCTACAACAATTATAACAACTCTAGAACCTACAACAATACCTCCTACAACATCAGCACCTACAATATCAGCACCTACAACATCAGCGCCTACAACACCAGCACCTACATCAGGAAGTCAAAAGATTATATTGAATATTTATACATATATATTAACATTAATCCCAATAATATTATTTGTGATAAGTTAAAAAAATATAATAAAATGTATATTTATATAGAATAAATGAATCGCCAAGGTGATAAAAATTCATATTCTTTTAACACATTAAATAATAACAAAAATAATGTATTAAATGATAAACTAACTACAGATAACTCATCAAGTATAAATCCATATAAAGTATTAGGAGTAAATAATAAATTTACATTAAATGAATTACGAACAAATTTTAAAAAAATAGCATTAATACATCATCCAGATAAAGGAGGTGATCAAGAAGTATTTAAATTAATATCTTTATGTTATAAAAAATTATTTCAAGAATATAAATTAAGAGAAACAGAAAAACAATTTTCAGAATTAAAATTTTCTTCAAAAAATTATATAGAAGAACAATCAAATAATAATTATAAAAACACAGAATTAAAACAAGATTATTCAAATAATAATGAATTTCAAAAAAATTTTAATGAAACTTTTGATAAATTTAAAGTATCAACAGTATATGATCAAGGTTACGGTGATAGAATGAATCCTCATAATGATGTAAGAGAAGAAATAAATATTAAAAATAATATAGGAAAATATAATAATGAAAGATTTAATAATAAATTTAACAAACAACAAATAAATACAGACAAAAATATAATTAAATATGAAACTCCAGAACCTTTAATGTCAATGAAAGCATTACAATATACTGAAATAGGTATATCTCAAATTAATGATTTTAGTGGTGAAAATGAAACATTAAAAAAATTAAATTATACTGATTATATGAAAGCTTATACAACTACTAGATTAATTGATCCAGAATCAGTTAAAGAAAGAAAAAATTTTAAAACTATGGAAGATATTAAAGCACATAGAGAAAAAATATCATATCAAATGACAGAAAATGATATTAGAAAAGAAAAAATAAAAGAATTACAACAAAAAAAAGAAGAAGATAAACGTCAATTATTTTTACAAGAACAAGATAGAGTTTATTTTGAAAGATTTAATCAAGCAAATAAAATGATGTTAAAATTTAGATAATCAGAGATCGCATGCCTTTGGGTGTTAAATTTTAGATGATTATCTTCTATTAAACAAAACATTAGTAGTTTTTTTTTTAAAACCTGTAGTTCTTGATATAATATTTAATATAATATTTAATATAAAATAACAACCTAATATAATAAAAACATCTAAAACTATATTATAATGTTTGTTTTCTAAATAATCTACTTCTTTTTTAAATAAATATATAGTAATATACGCAGTAATTATATTATATAAAATTATTATTATACTAAAATGTAAAAAATATTTTACATTACCTACAAGAACACGTATTACAAATAAACCTAGTAAAATAGCAATAATTTTACAAATAATAAAAACTACTATAATTGTTTTTTCAGGAATTTTTATCTCTTCGCTCATTATTTTAATTAATAAAATAAAAAAAATATTTTAATTAATTTTTTCTATAATTTACTGATTATAGATTATATTAAAATTTGCTATTAATCCACATAACTGAATTTTTGAAGTTCCTTTATTAGATAGATTTGTATAACATGTAGCAATTTCTGAAATTAATTTTATTTTTTTTGTAGGTTCGATAAATGTATTATCAAAATTACGTATAATTTTAAAAATCACTGATAAAATATCTAAAGGTGAATAACCTTCATTACAAATTTCATCAATTAAATCAACTGCATCATTAAATTTATCTATATCAAATGCATTATTAATCATAGTAATAATTGTATTTTTTGGAGGTGGATCACTAATATTATTAACACTCTCTTCATCAATAATATTATTATATGATGTAGTCGCTTGTAATGTATTTACTGCTTTTCTCATATCTCCATCTGTAATAAATACAATACTTTCTATTCCTTCATCAGTATATTTAATATTTTCTTCATTACAAATATAAATTAGTCTTTTTTTCATGCACTCATTAGAAATCGGTTTATATCTAATGATACAACATCTACTATGTATAGCCTCAATAATCTGAGAAGAATAATTACACAAGAAAACAAATCTAGTAGATTTGGAAAAATCTTCCATTATTCTTCTTAAAGCACTTTGAGCACATGTAGTCATATTATCACATTCATCTAAAATTACTATTTTATATTTATTAATCGGTAAAGACACAACTTTTTGAGCAAAAACTTTAATTTTATTTCTAACAACATCTATACCTCTATCATCTGAAGCATTTAATTCCATAACACATTCCTTATATTTTTCTCCTAATATTTTTCTTGCAAGACATAAAATACTTGTAGTTTTACCAGTCCCTGGTGGACCAATAAGTATTAAATTTGGCATATTACCATTTTCTTCTGAAAATTGTTTAAATAATTGAATTACATTTACATTTCCAGATATATCTTCAATAATTTGTGGTCTATATTTTTCTGCAAATGAATTACTCATATTAAAAATATAATATAATAGTTGTTTATATATTTTTCAATTTTTTTTTAAATTTATATTAAACTTAACTATTACAATACTTTTCAATAGAATTATCCAATATTATATCTAAATTATTTTCATTTACTTCATTTATAATTTTATTATAAACGATTTTAGATTTAATATGAGTATTCTCAGGAATATTTATTAAACATTTATATGAATTTATATAATTAAATTCTTGTTCTATTTCATCACTAAGTATATTACTTATTGATTTCGAAATTATTATTATTAATGGTAATCCATTCATTTGAAAAAGATAATCTCTAGCATCATATATATTATCAGTTGATAATACATTAAATGATTTACTTTCAAAAAATTTTTTTATCATATTTGATTGTACTATGTTATCATCAATAATTAAAACTGTATAACATCCCATTATTTCTAAAATTGTTGTTGTATTTTTTTTTATAATGTCTAATGATGCAGGTTTATGCATTATTACAAGAGATAAATTTACTGCATTATTATATTTATAAATTTCATTATCATTCATACTCGAACCTGTATGAATTATTATACCAACATTTGGATTAATATTTTTAATTTCTTGTAAATGATCTAATGAATTATCATTTTGTAATAAAATATCTAAAATTATTATTATTATTGATTTCTCATCTATTATTTCTAATGTATCTAATAACTCTCGAATATTAGAAGTCGGATAAACTTTCGCATTCGGTATTTGTTTATCAATATAATTACTAAATATTTCTATCATTACTTTAGAATCATCACAAACAACCACTTTTAATTTTTTTGTAATTTCATCTGGTATATATATAGTCTTATTTATATATGATACTATTGATGGTATTTCTATCCAAAATATACTACCTTTATTATTATTAAAAATATTCGGTTTGTAGCCACATGTTCCATTTAATTTTTCAGTCATTTTTGAAATAAGAAATAAATTATTATTTTCATAAATAATATTATTTGCTGTTGATTCAGATGATTTTTTATTTTTGAATAAATTTAAAATTTTCTCTTTTTTAACACCATCACCTGTATCAATCACAAATACTTTTATTTTATTTTGAAATATATCTAATTTTATTGTTATAGAACCTTCTGCTGTATATTTTTTCGCATTTATTAAAAATGTCATTAAAATTAAAGACAACCAAGTGGGATCTGTTAAATAATTTTTTGTTATATCTATATTTTTGGGTATATCTACTAAATATTTTATATTTGTTGAACTAAATAATACATTCATCGTATTACCTGATTTTTTAACTAAATCAATTACATTTACTGACTCTATTTTTGGTTCTAAATTATTAGATTCAAGTGTTAATTTGTTAATCAACATTTTCATTAATTCACAAGCAATTAATTGATTTTTTATAGATTCTTTTAAAAATAATTCATTATTAGTATCCTCTCTATCAATATAAATACTTAATGATTCAATACTATTTATTATCATCGCAAGAATATTATTAAAATTTGTAATAAACTTATTTAATTCAGCAGATGTTAATAAATCAAAATTTTTTATATTGATATTTTTTTCATCATTATTAGGAAAACAATTTTTAAATGATAATAAATCAATTATACATTTAAATATATTAAATGGAGTATTAATATCAGTATTATTCATATTTATAATAAATAATATTTAAAAAAAATAACATAATTTTTAAAATGAACGAATTATTTTTATTCAGTTATTAAATCATTAGACTTAAATAACATTACATTTATATTTGATTCTTGTAACATCGTTTGAGAAATTTTAAAACTTTCACTCCATTTACTATCTTTTAAATTAGGTTCAATAGATACTAACGCACTTATACCAACTTGTATTAAAGCCTTTGTACAATCTGCACACGGAAACATTGTCACAAATATTATTGATTTATCAAGTTTTATACCACATCTCGCTGCATTTATTATACCATTTAATTCACTATGAATTACAAATTTATATTTCTCAGGTCTACACCATCTTAAATCAGGTTCTGGAGCACCCCTTATAAAACCATTATAACCACAAGATAATATTGATAAATTCTCTTTGTCTATAAATAAACATCCCACTTTTGTAGTATCTTTACTAAATAAATTCGCTTGATATTTCGCCAATTTTAAAAATTTTAACGCTTTTTCTCTCTTTATTCCTATCTTTTCATCCATTTCATCCATATTATCTATATTATTAATAATTTTTATTATAATTAAATTATTATTTAATTCAAATTTTTTCTTTAAGTATTAAAAATATATTATTTTAGTATTGAAATTTTAATTTACTTCTATTAATAGGATTTTGTATTAAATTTAATTAGTAGTCTCGTAAATTAGTTTTAAAAATATTTATAGAAATATTCAAAAAAAAAAGAATATAAAGCTAAGAACATAATAGTAATTATAAAATACAAAATGACTTCAGTAAAAAAAGTTCTCGGATGCCTTAATGCCCTCACTCAAGAGGCTAAACTTGAGACCGTCGAAAAGATCCACCTTTTCCTAAAAGATAAACTTGATGGAGTATCCGCCGAAACTCTCGATAAACTCCTTTTTGAATTTAGAGATACTGTTTCCACTGACCCAGACCTCTTCTCCGCTGTTAAGACCAAGTCTAAGCCTAAACAACAAAGACCTCCCACCGCTTATAACCTCTTCATCAAGGAACAAATGGAAATCCTCAAGAAAGATCAACCAGGGCTTCCAAACACACAATTAATGTCACTCGCGGCCTCGAAGTGGAACGAGCATAAAACAAAGTTAGCCGAAGCATCGGGTACAGAAGCACCTGTGGTAGTAGCAAAGAAAGTTAAGAAGGTTGCAAAGAAAGTAGTTGAGAAAGCAACTTAAATAAAAAATAAAATTTCATTAATAAAAAAAACATTAATAATATACAATTTCATTAATATTTATCATTATATAAAAATTCATTAATATTTATCATTTTTTCATAAAATTTATTTATAAATTTTCATCATAATATATTTCAATTGGTTCTATTATTTTATCAGTATTATTATTTAACCAATAAATTACCAGATTTTTTAAATTTTCTAATCGTTTATTCCATTCATTTATATCTTCTTTTTTAACACATAAAATACCAGTTTTTTTATGTTCTTTCCAAGGTGATAAAATTTTATTATTATTTTTATCATAATAACTATCTGGATTAAAGCGTATAAATACAATTGATTTATGTTTTACATCTAAAGAAATTTCCATTAATCTTTTATTATCACACGAACAATCATATTTTCTATGTTGATTTTCGTCAACTTCAATTATAATTATTTGATTTTCAAGTTCTAAAAATAAATCTGGTCGTCTTAACGAAGAACCTCCAAAAACTCTTTTATCCCATATCCATTTATATTCAGAAAAATTTTCTTTAATAAAATTTACTACTGCTACTTCTTTTGTTTTATAATTTTTTGTAATTATATTATCAGGAAACATATTAATATAACATCTTAAACAATATTCACCATATTTAGAATTACTTCTAATTCTATTAGAACAATTATTTATACATCTTTTACATGTTACGTCTATCATATCTTCAGTTTTACAAGTATAGCAATATTCAGCAAATAATCCTTCATAGTTAAATGATGGTGTTACACCATTACAATTTATACATTTTTTATTAGAAACATTTTCCATATCATTAGTTTTACAATCAAAACATCTACTTGCTTTATCACCTTCATTTGCAAAACTTGCCTGTTTTTCATTACAAATTTCACACATATCAGATCTAACATCATTTGCATCATCTGGTTTACATTTTATACAATATAATGCTTTCCATTTTTCATAACCATATGATGCTTGTACTGTATGACAAGTAATACACAATATTGCTTTTAAATTTTCCATATTTTCTTCTCGACATGTTCCACAATGAGTTGCTTTACCATTAGATATACCAAATGAAGGATGTTTAATATTACAAACAACACACATTTTAGTAATAATATTTTTCATATTATCTTCAGCACATTTAGCACAATGACTTGGTAATGTTTGACCTTCTAATCCATATGAAGCTTGAGTAATTTTACAAACAATACAAAAGTAACCATAAATATTTATCATATCTTCAGTGGAACATTTTATACAATGAGTAGGTGGTCCTCCAATTATTCCATAATGAGCAATAGTTTTATCACATACAATACATAATTTAGCAGTTACATTAAACATTTCTGGAGTAGCACATGTAACACAATGAGTTGGTTTTTTTTTAACTAAACCATAACTTGGTATAGTTTCTTTACATTCTACACATTTTTTACTTACTACATTTATCATATCAGAAGTAGCACATTCAGAACAATGAGTTGCACTTTGTCCTTTTAATCCATAAGAAGGACGTGTTTCTTTACATTTAATACATCGAGGGTCGACAACATTTACCATTTTTTGTTTTATTCTATGTTCCGGACAAGCAATTGGAACTTTATATTCATAACCATAATAAGCTCTCTTAGAGCAACCATCAGTTTCGCAATAACGACCCATTTTAATAATTGTTGTAATTTATAATTAAATAAAAAAATTTCAATTTTTTTTTTTTATAAAATATTAATAAAATTTTAAATATAGAAAAAGCATTTAAAGGAAAAAGCATTTAAAGGAAAAAGCATTTAAAGGAAAAAGCATTTAAAGGAAAAAGCATTTAAAGGAAAAAGCATTTAAAGGAAAAAGCATTTAAAAGAAAAAGCATTTAAAGAAAAAAAGCATTTAAAGAAAAAAGAAATATATTTTTATATAATGATTTCTGTTTGTCATGGTCTTGAATATTATATAGTATTAAATGAAACTATTGATGAATTCGAAGTTTTACCTGATATAGAAAAAGAAACTAAATATAAATTATTATATACTAATTTATATATTGATAATGTTACTGATGAATATTCACCAACATTACCTGTTATTATTTTAATATTACAAGACAAAAGTGACGATAGATTAATACAATCTTCTTATTATAAAGATAGAAAAAATGAATGGTTTGATTTATCTCGTCCTAATATAAAAACAATTGATAATAATCTCGTTAATGATATGATATTAACTGATAAAGAAAAAAAAGTATTAGAACTATTATTAACACATAAATATTTACAAGGTAAAATTAAAAATTATGGATGGTATGATGTCATTGCTAATCATTAAGCAGTTACTGAATTAAATACTTTATCATCTAATATTTCTTTAAATTCTTCGTCTGTTGTTAATAACTCTATTATTTCTTTATTTAATTCTGTTAGATTTTTATTACTATTATTTTTTATAATTAAATCAATATCTTTTTTGATTTTATTTATTTCATAACGTTTCATATTATCTATCAATGTATTATAAATTTTTAACCATTTTTCCTCCAGTTTATAAACTCCTACTTCTCCATTCTCTTCTCCTAAAATCTCAGCATCATCTTTTTCTTCTATTATAGGACGTAAATCAAATGTTCCTATAAATTTGTAATAATCTTCTAAATGAACTTTATATCTTTGCTTCTCTCTTTCATTCTTTTCTATAAAGTAAATCCTTCTAAATAAAAAGAGTTCATAATGGTCCAAAAAATATTCCTTTAATATTTCTAATATCTCTTTTACACCCCTTTCAATTAGCATCGTTTCCCAACTTCCACTCTTAAATAAACTAAGTTCCTTTAATTTATCATCATAAATAATATTCATATCTTGTAAGTTACGAATTTTTGTAATCTCTTCAAATATATCAAATAGTCTATTGTTTCCCATATCGTAACCAAATTTAAAAGCATCAGTTTTTAAGTTAGTAATTCTTCTATAAAAATGGTTTTGAACATTATCCTCTAATGAAGTTATTTCAGTATTTTTATATTCCATATATTTATTCAATTTATCAAAGGTATTAATATTTTTCACATAATTATTCATAGTATTATAATAATTAATATTTTGAACTACTGTAGGTTGTTTTTCTTCTTTTGGTTTTATATATCTTCTGTTATCAAGTATATAATTTTTAATATTATCAGTTAAATCTATATTATCAACTAATGCCGCACATATTTTTTTTTTACTAAATAAATGACGTCGCATATCATTTTTAATTTTACTAATATATCCACACCTACAACAAGTATATGGCACAATTTCCATTATAGTTATTTGTTTTAATATACTTTTTATTTTTACTTAAAAATACTTAATACAAATAGTAAAATACTTAAATATTCTAATCTATTATATGGTATAATATAAATTTAATAATTTATCTTTATATTCTTTTTTTATTTACTTACAAATACTTATAAATACTTATAAATACTTAAAGTATATATAAAATACAAACATATATATAGGTTCTTAAAAATACTTAGAGATTCTTAAAAATACTTATGGTTCCTTAAAAATACTTAGTATCATATTTTAATAAAACAAATAATATAGTTTAAAATATTAATTAATACCAATCACAAAATATTAGAGACAAAATAATTTTATTTATTTTTGTCAAAAAAATATAACTTTCTATTTTTCATTTTATAAAAATCCATATTTCCCTATATTTTAATAAAATTAATATTTTCCTATTAGACATCTTTTATAATAAATTAGAAGATAATCTATATAATTTCCTTATTAAATATATTTTAATAGTAATTCTCCAATTGTTTTAATCATTTCATATTTATCTCCTACATAATACTCATTTCCAAATGTATGTTTATCAAATTTTTTATTAAATTCTTCTATTATCGCTCTTTCTAATATATCACAATCATTACATTGAGAAATATATACCAACTCAGTTCCTTTACCATAACTTGTTAATCTTGAAATATTTAATTCTACATTTTTAACTTTTGTTTTTCCTATTTTATATACATCTTCTTCGTGTCTTACATTTTCTTTAGGTCTTACTATATAAATATAATGATATTCTTCATTATTAACAACAACTGGTCTTGATATATTTGTAGTTTTTTTTGGTATATGATAAACTCTATTATCAAGAATATATTTTTTAATATCATCAGTTAATTCTATATTTCTTTCCAAAGACTTGGCAGGACAAGGTTTAGCTCTATTAAAATGATTAACCATATGACTACTATATTTTGTAGTATAACCACATTTAAAACAGGTATATGGTGTTATTTCCATTTTAAATACTATTATTAATAGTTAATATAAATAATAATATTTATAAATCAAATTTTATTTTTATATTTTATTTTTGTAAAATAAATTTTCAAATTTTTTTTTTTTAATATAAATTACTTTCAAACCCACTTTATTTCTTGTTTATTAATTTTTTGTAAATATTCATTACATTCTTTAAATTTACCATTAAAATCTTTTCTTGAAAGAGGAGATGGATGATAATCAGTTAAAATATGATGTTTAGTTTCATCAATAAATTCAATTAATTCCTTTGCTGAATTTCCCCAAAGTAAGAAGCATATATTATCACGATTCTCGTTAATATGTTTAATAATATCAATCGTAAAATTACACCAATATTTATAATGAGAATTAGGTTTATTTTCTTCTACTGTTAGAGACCTATTTAATAATAAAACGCCTTGTTCTGCCCATTCTACTAAATCTGTATTTGTTCTTTTAATTCCATAAATATTATCAAGTGATTTAAAAATTCTACTTAAACTCGGTTGTATTTTAACTCCTTTATTTATACTAAAACACAGGCCATTCGATGCTCCTTTATTATGATAGACGTCTTGTGCGACGATAACAACTTTAATTGTCGAGAGAGGTGTATAAATAAATGCATTAAAAATAAGATTAACAGGAGGATAAATAATTTTATTTTTTTCTGATAATAATTTATTAATATTATTTTCGTATTGTTTTAGGTATTGAATAATGATATTTTTCCAATCATTATTAATTTCCTGATCTACTACACTTAAAATATCCATATTGTATATTTAATAAAATATAATTAATATAACTTTTCAAATTTTAATTTAATATTTTTTCTGATAATAATTATAAATGATAAAAAATAATTTAGATTTATTATTAACTACAAATCAATTATTAAGTATTGGTGAAGGTCTTAAATCAAATATTATTAAATTAATAACTAAATTAGATCAAAATTTAAAAATTGAACAAAAAGAAATTAAAGAAATCCAAAAAATCTCAAATTTTTTAATAACTATAGTAGAGGTAATATTAAATTATGATGTAGATATTTCAAAACATAAAGATGGGACGAAAAAATTTAAAGCAATACAAGATAAATATAATGGTTTTTGTTTATATATGGATAGTGTATCATCACTAAATAGATTATTAGAACAAAAATTAAAAGAAAAAAATTATTTAAGGTCTAATCAAACATTGGCTGGTGGAGGTTTGAAAAAGAAAAAATAAATAAATCTAATACATATTATACTTAAAAAAATAGAATATAAATATATAAATAAAATGTATGTAAATTTATTTAACACATTTATTGAGTCACCAATAATAAATGCTTCAGGTTGTTGGTGTATGACAGAAAATGAATTAACTGATATATATAATTCAGAATCTGGAGCAATAGTTAGTAAATCATCAACATTAGAACCTCGTGAAGGAAATAAAGAACCTCGATTTTATATGGATGATAACGGTTCGATAAATTCGATGGGAGCACCAAATTTAGGTTATGAGTTTTATGGAAAAATAGGACAAAAATACGAAGACAAACCTTTTATTCAATCAATACTTCCTTTTAGTATTCAAGAATTACATACAATATTATTATCATTAGGACACAACAATAAAGAGAATAATATAAATATAGAATTAAATGTATCTTGTCCTAATATAGAAAAAAGTAAAGATATAATTGGTTATGATTTTATAGAATTAGAAAAGTATTTAAAGGAATTAGATAAATTTTCAAAATTTAAATATATATTTGGATTGAAATTACCACCATATTATAAATTAACTGATTTTGAAACAGTTAGTGAATTATTAATAAAATATTCATTTATTCATTTTATTACTTGTATTAATTCTATTGTTAATGGATTTATTATGAATAGTAATAAACCAGCAATATTACCTAATTTAAGTAATGGAGGAATTGGTGGTTTATATTGTAAACCAACAGCATTAGCAAATGTTCGTAATTTTAGTATTTTATTAAAAGATAAAATTAAAATTATAGGATGCGGTGGTATTAAAACAGGTCAAGATATTTATGAATATTTATTATGTGGGGCTACTGCCGTTCAAGTCGGAACTGAATTAATAAGAGAAGGTCCTGAAATTTTTAGTCGTCTTAAAAAAGAATTAATTGAAGTTATGAAAAAAAATAATTATGAATTAATAAATGATTTTAGAGGATTAGAGTCATATAAAACTATTTACGAATAAATTTAAAAATGATATAAGATAAACCTAAACCAATTGATACATTTAGAAATATTTTTTTATAATTAGTTAAATTTTTTTGCATTTCATTTCCCTTTAATTTATATCCTGATTGTCGATAATAGTCTCTCACACCAATACCACTACAGCAACTAATTTTATAATATCCGTGTCTTTTAGATAATTTTTCTGCTTCTTTCAATAATTTTTTACCAAATCCTAAATGTTGAGTAGAACCTATTTTTTTACTTCCTACTGGTATCATTTGTGAATATACGTGTAATTCTCGAAGTAAAGAGCAATTTTTTAACTCTTTCATAATTTCATTACTACCACTGGGAATTCTTAATCTTAAAAATCCATATAGTATTTTTTCATTTTTAGAAGTATAACTTATAAAATATTCAATTCCATCACTTGCTGGATATTTATGAATAGTTAATTTAATATCATTTGGATTAATTGTTTTATTACCAATTTCTCGGCAACGAATACAATTACAAATATATCCTTTTTTAGTAAATTCATCTTTTAATAAACATCGAAGATGAGGAGTGTTACATGCGCCTAATATATATTGACTGCTAATATCTCGAACAATTCTGTTTAATCTAATCCATGGATGAACTTTTCTTTTAAATTCTGAAATTACTTTAAATAACTCTTCATCACTATATGGTTTATAGATTCCTTCATTAAACCATTTTTCAATTTTAGTCCAAGGTGTAATTGAAGTAGGGTAAATTTTTAATTGGTCTACTGATAAATTTGGATTGTCTAATACTTCTCCCAACATTTTTCGGTCAATATCTGGAGTAGCATTGGGAAGTAGAGGCATAAAATGAGCGTCTACCTTCAAATTATTTTCTTTTAATAATTTAATGGCTTTATAAGCACATTCAATATTATGACCTCTATTAATAATTTTAAGTATAGTATTATCTGTATGTTGAATACCGATTTGAACTCTTGTTACTCCCATTTTACGGAACCATTTAATTTCTTCTAAAGTAATACAATCAGGTCGTGTTTCAAGACTGAGTCCAATAATTCTAACTTTTGCAGTTTCATTAATTTGTATCTCAGTTTCAAGACTATACCTTTCTGTTCTATCTTCAAAAATTGTATTAGCAGAATAATAAATATCTCGACAAAATTCTTCAACATACTCCTTTGGATAACTTGATATAGTTCCACCTAAAACAATCACCTCAATTTTCGAATTCATAATAATTTGCCCACAGTGCATATAAGAATTAATTCTTGTGCGAAATTGCTTTACACAGTCGAATCCGCACTTATTTGCACGCAGTACACTTGGTTCTTTTTCAAGATAACTTCGAGGTTGAGCTACCCAATTATTCCCTTCATGGGCTGGCTCGTTAGGGCAATAGAAACAGTCGAAAACACAGGAGTACCTTTGTTTTTTTCTTTCTCCAGTTTTTTTATCAGTATATTCAGGAGTAGCAGTAGTAACTAAACTAACAACTAAAACTCCACTTTCAGCTCTCATTGCTTTTTTAATAATAATTTTATAAAAATCTGGTTCATTTAATTCTAATTTATTATACATATATATTAAGTCTTCTTTTTTAATATTAACTTTATTAATTTTTGAAAAAGCTCTGATATTACTTTCTAAATTATCCCATTTTCTAATATGTAAATTATTTAATATAAATATTTTTATTTTTTCTTGATTTTCAATAGAGTCATAATTATGTTTAAATTTTTCATTAGATACATTATCTGTTAAACCTATTCCAAAATCTTCAATATCTAAAGTATTTTTATTACAGTTCATATTTTAAGTTTTATATAAAATATATTTTATATAATTTTCAATTTTTTATTTTAGACCATCTTTTTACTCCACTTGAAGAACTAGTAATAATCCATTGATTACCATCATTACCAGTTTGAATTGTTCCAACTTTAAATAATGTAGCACTATCAAAAGGACTTGGTCTAATTTTTTTTTTATTTCGTGATTTAATAATATTTTTACTTTCATCAGAAAAGATCCAAACTGATGTATTCATACAATTAGATGCTAATTCATTATTAGGATGACAAATTTGAAAACTATAAAAATCTCCCCAATTAGAATATGGTCCTTTTATATCACCACGTAATCCAAAATATTTATATGGTGCTTTCATGGATGAATTATATGGACCAGACTTATTTTTTAATAACCAATCTTTATGAATAATTTCTTTTGTTCTATTTTGGTTTTCTTCTATTAAATCACCATTAGGAACAAAATAAGAAAAGTATATTTTAGTATCTTTATCGTTAGGATCATCTTGTTGATCAATAACTTTAATAATCATTTCTTTATCTTTATTTTTAGGATTATTATAAAATTTTTTATAATATTTGTGAACAGTATCGATATTCAAATATTTATATTTTTTATTCATTTATTATAAACGAATAAAAAAATAATATAAAATATATAAAATATCTTTTAAAAATATAATTAAATGTTATTATATAAATTTTTTGTAATTACTAATTTGTTTATTTTAACAAGTTCATTTATTCGAACAAATATAATAAATTCTATGATATTGAATAATTTAGGTAAAAAATTTAATGTAAAAACAACAGTAAGTGAAATCAATAAAGATATTTATTCATATATAAAAGAAGAGAAAAATTTTAGTGAAAGGAAAACAATTTTAAATTTTCCTGGTTTAGTAAATTCAACATATATTTCTAAATATGATTTAACATTTGTAAATAATATTCAAACGAATAATACATTTCATCCAATATTTAATCAAAAACAAAAAGCATTATTATACATACCTGGATTAGATATGAGTGCTATTTCTTTTTATCCATATTATTTAAATATGAATAAAGATTATGATATATATACAATAGTATCAGGATTTAATACAACATGTAATTATTTTGATATTTGTAATGTTGTAAAAAATTATATATATTATAATATTCATAAAGAATTAATAATAATAGGTGAGTCATTTGGAGCTTTAGTAGCAATAAATATAATTTTACAAATTCAAAATTATAAAAATGTAAAACTAATATTAATAAATCCAGCGACATCATATAATAGGAGTATATGGCCTGAAAAAATAAAAGATATAAAACAAAATTTAACAACAACAGTATTATTTGATGTATTAGGTCATGGTCCGAGTATATTTCAAATATTTAAAACAATAAATTATTTAAAACAAGCATTTCCTTTAGAATCAAAATATCATACTTATGCTTATTTCTATATATTAATAAATTTATTTAATATGCCACCTGATAAAATAGAATATCGTATAATAAATTGGATAGAATTAGGTATAAATTATTTAAATGAAAATGACTATGAAAAAATTAGATGTAAAACTTTATTATTAGCGGGTGAAGATGATGATTTTTTACCTTCATCTGAAGAAGTAAAAAATTTATCTGAAAAAATTAAACATTCAAAATATTTTATAATAAAAAATAGTGCTCATTACATACCTTATAATAATTGTAATATACCACATTTAATAAAAAAATATCTAAAATAATACTTTAGATTAAATTAATATTGTCAATAATATTATCTTCAATTTTAGTCCATAATTTAGGTGTTGATGTATCAATTTCATTTTTTGTTAATAATATTTTAGATTTATCCTTCATTATTAATTGAATTTTATTATAACCTTCTTCATTATAATTAAATGAAATATGAAATAATATATAAAAATCACTATTATTATTATAATAAATAATTCCATTAGGTAAATACCCATTTATTCCTTTTCTTCCGATAATAATAATGTTAATTTTTATAAGTTGTGCGAGTATAATAAATTCATATAAAGAGAAATAATAATTTTCATTATCATAAATAGTTTTAATATTATCCCAATCTCTAAGTTTTAATTTTTTATATAAATTATAAAAACTTATATTATTATTTTGAATACTTAAAAATTCTTCTGGATTATTAATATAATCATCTAATCTTTTATTATATAAATAATTTTTAAGAGTTAATATATTTATTTTACTATTATTTTTAATACTTCCTAATTTTTTAAACAATAATAATATATAATCATTATTATAATTTTCTGTAACATTTATTTGATAATTATTTTTTGTTAAAATACCCCATGGTGTAAATGGTATAATTTCTTCAATAAAATTATCACTAATTATATCAGATAATGTTTTTGTTTTAATATTAATATTATTAATATTAATATCTATATAATCAATAGAATCTTCAATACTATTTAAAATATTTTTTAAAGGATTATTTATAGATTGAATAATAATATCTGTTTTTTTATCAAACACATCTTGTTGTGTAAAACTAATTTCACTTGGTAATAGATTCATTTTAAATTCATTAAATTTAATAATAGAATTTAATTCTTTATAATATAATTCTTTACATATATCTAATATAATATTATTTGTAATTGGAATTTCATTATTAAATTCTTTATTATCAATTATTTCTTTTATTTTAAATTCAATTAATAATAATTTTTGAATTTGATTAAATGGATTTAAAGGATGTTTAATATGATTAAATTCTTTATATAATTCTGGTTTAGAAATAATATAATTTACAACATTTAATAATATTTTATTAAATTCAGTTACGTTATTTAATTTATTATATTGTCTTTCTTCATTCATATATTGATAATTAATAAATATTTCATTATTTATTTTTGATATTTCAATAAAATTATTAATCACCGAGTAATTTATTTCGCTTTGTTCACTTATTATATCTATTGGTATTAGTATTTTATTAAAATTAATATTAATTTCAGGTTTTATTTGTAGAATTAACCCGAATATTTTATTTTTTTCTTGAATAATTTCATAAATATTATAAAATTTAAGATTATCATTTTCTTTTGATTCCAATAATAAATTAAATTTATTATAAATATCAGTTAAATATATTATTTTTTGTGAGTCTGAATTAATATTCTCTGGAAATTTTACTTTTAATTTATAAATATCTTGTAAATAAATAAATTTATATTTATCTGTATAAATACTATTAAAATTATTAAATGGTATAAATAAATTATTACTTAATATAAAACCAACTGATTTATAAGATGTATTTATAACTAAATATTTTATATTTAAATTAACAAATGATTTTATTATTAAAGTTAATTTAAAAGGATTTATATAATTTTTAATAGATATAATATTACAATTATTCATATATATATCTACAATACGTTTTATATTTGGATTATCTAAATAACTAAAATTTTTAATTTCATTTATACCATTTTTAAAATATTCAAGATAAACAATAGGTTCATATATATAAGTATTTTTCCTAATTATAAATATAAATGGTTTTAATAAATCAATTTCATATTTTGAATTATAAAATTTAGAACAACATATATATGTATTTTTTTCATCAGTATCTTCATTCAATAATATAATATTATATTTATTTTTATTTAAAAAACTAAATTTTGGAGAAAATAAATCTAAAATTTCTTCGTGACTTTTTGGTATATCTGAAATAATATAATTTTTAAAATTAGTAAAAGAATTATATATTATATATTCTCTTAAAATATTTTTTTTTAATTCAATGTTATCATCTACTGGTAATATAATAAATTCATCCATACTATTTACTAGATCTTTTAGAGATGTTAATTTAAAAGAATTTATATATTTAGGGTAATCGTTTAACCATTGTTTAAAATTTTTAAATTCTACTTTATCATATATGTTATTTAATTCATTATAATATAATTTTAATGTATTACCATTATTTAATCTAATATAATTAATAGGTGTTAAATTATTGTATATATGTTCTAATAATGTTTTTATATTTTTTATTTTTTTATTGTTTAATAACATTATTAAAGATGATAACAACATATTACTTGATTCACGAACCCCTTTTTTAACAAATGATTTTGTTTTTTTATTTATTTGTCCACCTTGATTTTCTGAATCATTTTGTAATAAAGATGATATTATAGGAGGTAATATATGATATCTATTAGAATTAATTGGTCCATGTTCTGTAGTTTGAATATATTTATCACATTTTTTATCGCTTGATTTTATTTCACATATATTATTTATTTTTTTAATATTTTCTTCATTTTCTTCTATATAATTTTCTTTAAATTCTTCAACCCCTGTATTTTCATTATTTATAATTGTTTCATTTCTTTTACGTGTAAAACAACAAGGTAATTTTATATTTTTATTTTTATGTTTATTTAAATAACCAATATATCTAGAAACTTCTTCTATCTTACCTGTCTTTTTATTTTTTTTTTTAAAATAATCATAATCTAAAATATATGCTGTTTCGTTTTTAGGACATTTATTACCTAATTCATTATATTGTTCTCTTGTTAATGAAACTTTACTTATAGGACACCATATTAAAGGACAAATATAAACATTTTTTTTCATTAATTCAGGAGTAGAACCATATGATAAATAATTTTCATAATAAGAATTAGGATAATATTTATCAATAAAATTTTTTTCTTTTAATGTTAAAACTATAGGTTGTCTTTCTTTCTGACATTGTTTAGAATATGCATTTTTATTACCTTTTAAATTTTTATCATTTCTATAATAAAATATTGCTGGATCACTTTCTTTTAATTTATTTAATATACCTACATATATATTATCTGTTTTATTTTCTTTAATTTCTTCATTATTTTCTTCATTATTTTCATTATTTTCATTATTTTCTTCATTATTTTCTTCATTATTTTCTTCATCATTTTCATTATTTTCTTCATCATTTTCATTATTTTCTTCATCATTTTCATTATTTTCTTCATCATCAAAATCATCAAAATCATGAATATCAAGATCTATAAATGAGTTATTAGTATTAGTATTATAATTATAATTATTTTCTTCTTTTTCTTCTTCTTCTTCTTCAGTATTTAAAGTTTGTATAGCATTTTTAAATTTAGTATCAATTTGTTTAATTTCTAAGTAATATAAGGTATTTATTAAATATACAATTCTACAAAATTCATTAAATGAATTAATATTTTTTAATAAAATTTGGTTTTTATAAAAATCAAAATCTATTTGAGGTTTATTTTTATCTTTTAAAGTATTTATAAATTTATTTATATCATTATTATAATAATCATGATATAATTGGGTTGCATAATCTATAGTTGTAATTAATTTATTTGCTATTAATTTAATTAATGATTCTTTATTCATATTTTTATATTTTTCAAAAATATTTTGAACCTCTCTTTCTGATATAAATGAATTAATTCTTTTATATTTAATTTTAATAATTTTTTTCTTTTTATTAATATCTATATTTTCAAAATAAGGAATCATTTGATTTATTAATAAAATTAAGTCATCATTTTTAATAATTTTAATTTGAGTATTTAATTTAACATCTATATTCAAATCACTTACTTGAATTAATTTTTGAGTTATGTTATCAAAATTATATAATTCTATTAATAATTGATTAGTTAATTCAGGATAATATGTTGAATAATTATCAAAAATTTCTTTAATAAAATTATTTATATCATTAAATCTTAAATAAAATTCTTCTAATGTTAAATGTTTATCTATATTTAAATTTATATCTATTTTAATTATTAAACTTGGAGATATAGTAATTTTAATAAATTGATTTTTATTTGGATATTTTTTTAAAAAAAATCTAAAACTTAAAGAATCATTATTTCTAATTATATTTTCTTTATCAGATGAAGTCCATTTTATAAAATCATTTTTATTTATAATATTTACTTCATTTTCATAAATTGAATTTAATGTTTTTTTTAAAACTTTATATATATTATTTGTTTTTGAATAATAACATACAAATGGAACTATTTTAGAAGTTATAAATTTTTTAAATATAATTTCAAGATTAATTTTATTTATAAAATAAATTGGTTTTAAAATAATTTTTAGATTACGTAATGAGTAATTATATTCATAATTTTTGCTTGTATCTAATTGAGTTAATTCAATATTTTCATCTAATACTTTAAAATTTTCTTTTAAAATTGTTAGTCCAGTAATTTTATTTAACGGAAAATATTTATATTCTAATGATTTACTAATCATACCTTCAATTTTTAATATATCTGATACTAAACATATATTAAATTCATTTACTCCATATGTTAATGACTCTAATTTTATATTACTTTTATTTGAATCATTTAATTTATATATATTATTTTTTGTACCTGTTAATGTAACAAAATTATTATCTATTTGTGTATTATTAAAAGGATTTGCTTGTATATAAATATATTCAGAACTATTTCCATTATAAGCAAATCCAATAGGTTTATATATATCTAAAGATTCAAAATTTTTTAATATTTTAAATAATGTTATTTTATCAATTTTTGATTCAGTTATATATTTAGTTATATTTATATTAAATACATTTTTACAATTTTCTATAACTAAATTAGTAGATAATTCTGTCATTTTACCAAACATTAAATTTATTATTTCTAAAATGTGATTATAACTAATATTTTTTTTTTCTATCCACATATAAAAATCATCATTAGTTAAATTTAATATTATATACATTTTCTTTCTAAAATTTATAAAAGTTTCATCTGGATAAATATTTTCAAATATCAAATCACATTTTTTAATATTTTTCATTATTAAATTAAAATTTTCTGTAGTATATTCATTTTTAATTTGTTCTAATTCTTCAGTAGTAGCACTATCGTTTTTAATATTATTGAAAATTTTTATAAATGTTTTATTTAATATTAGTTTTAATTCAAAATTATCTTTTGATTTATACACTTTTAATATATATACTTCACGATTTATTTTTTTTTTACATATATTTCCAGCAATTATATTCATTATATTATTATTAATAATAATATTTAATAATAAAAAAAAATTGAAAAAATATATAATAGATAAGTTTATTATATAATTAAAAATGACTTCAAGATTATTAGGAGATCAACCAGAAGCTTATAATAAATTAACTAATTTTATTAATAATACTGATTCAGTTACAAGTGCAAATGATAATAATAATTTATTTAGATTAATTGGTTCAGCTGGAACTGGTAAATCAACAGTTATTGCATTATTTGTATTAGATTTAATTAATAATCCAGATGTAAAAATTAATAAAATTTACTTTTTAGCATCTACAAATAAAGCTGTTAAAGTTCTAAAAGAGAAAACACAATATATTGATAATAAAAATATTATATTTCAAACTATTGATAAATTTTTGATGTGTATAGAAAGAATTGATGAATATGGTAAAACTCATTTTAGTCCTAAAGGGTTAAAAGTTATTACTACTAAAAATAAAAAATTTTATGTTAGTGATATTAATAATAATACTGGAAAACCATTAAGTTTAAATGATATAAAAGATATTAAAAGAGATAAAACATTAGTTGATTCACCATTAAAATATTGTAATACTGAAATTTTAAATAATATTAATTATAATGATTTAGTTATAATTGATGAATGTTCCATGCTCAATAATGATAAATGGAATTTAATAAAACAATTTTGTAAATGTAAAATTGTATGTATGGGTGATAAATATCAATTAGAACCGATTGATGAATACAATGAAAATAATGAAAGTAATGTTTTTAATGAGGATATTAATCCTGAATATGATTTTGAATTAAAACAAATTTTAAGAACTGATAATTCACAAATTCATCAAATTTATGAGGTTACTAGAAATTTTATTGATAAACATCCAACTTTATCTGAAGTTTGTATTGGATTAAAAAGTTGTAATGTTAATAAAACAGGATTAAGAGATGAAGTTATTAAACAAATTAAAATTAATTTAGAAAATAATACAGATTTTATTGTCTTAAGTTATAGAAATAAAACAGTTGATAATTATTCAACAATAATCAATAGATGTTTAGAAGATACTAAAGTTAAAAAGTTTGGTTACTTTATTAATACTAAATATCTTATGAAAACTCATTTTAATCATTCATTAACTAATAATACTGAATTCGAGATTTTAGATGTTATTAAAGAAAATAATCAATATATACTTTCTATTGTAACTGAAGATAAAATGAATATGGAATTAGTAATTTTTGAAAAAATTGACTATGAAAAAATAACAAGTTCTATTCTTGCTGATATTGAAGTTCTTAAAAAATATAATACTCATAAATCATATACTATTAAGAATCAAATTAAAAATATGGCTGAAGAAATTATACAAGGTGATAAAACTTTAATTAAAAATTATCATGATATTATAGAAGGAGCAATTATTAAATTAAAACAAAATTTAAGAACTTGTATTCTCAAAAATGAAGAAAACTTTTGTTTGTGTTATAGCCTAACCATACATAAGAGCCAAGGGTCAAGTTTCGATTATTGTATCGTTGATTTAAGAGATATATACGATACGAGACCGACTACCTTACAACAAAAAGCAAAATTATTATATGTTGCTTCTTCAAGGTGTGTTGAAAACATTCTATTTTATATATAACCAGAGGCGAGCTTTACTCGCGCGCCTACGGCGCCTTAGGGTATATAAAAAATACTATTAAATTATATTAAGTTCTTGTTTGTATTCTTCATATAATTCCTTATCAATATCTATATCATTTATTTTTTTATATTCTTTTCCATATACTTCTATTGCTTTTTTATTATATACCATTGCTGCTTTTATTTCATTATCATAACAACCAAGATATTTTTTTTTCCCATCGATTGTAATACTTACACCCCATTTACCTTTGCTTAAACAAACACCGTTATAAATACTAGATTTAGTTTTTTTCCCCATTTTTTCTATTTGATTAACATATGTATTATATGTTTTTTCATCAATATTTATATCATTAATTGTAAATTTTTTATTATATTTTAATGATGCTTCTTTAGATTTAATATTATATGCTATTGCAGCAATTATTTCTTCATCATAAATACCAATATATTCATTTTTCCCATCAATGTAAATTTGTGCTGTAAATTTACCATCTGGTTTCATTCTAACACCATGATATGTACTTGTTTTTTCTTTGGCCCATTTATTATGTATTTCGATCTCGTATTCTTTGCGTATATCATCAGTTATATCTAATATATTTAGATCAATACAATTTTCATCAAATTCTAAAGATTTAATATTATAAGCTAATGCAGCTTTAATTTCAGTATCATAATATCCTAAATTATAATACTCTTTATTTTTGAAAATTTTACCTTTCCATGGATTTATATTATTACCACTTTTATAGACTCCTTTATATTTACTTGTTTGTGTTTTATCTTTATTCCAATTCTCTAATACTTCATTTTTATATTCATTATAAAGAGACTCATTAATATCAATCATATTTACAGGAGCAAAATTTTTATATAATTCTTTTGCTTTTAGATTATATGCAATTGCTGCTTTAATTTCATTATCATATTGTCCTAAATTATAATGGATTCCGTCTTTTATAATAAATGCTCTATAACGTTCTACAATATTATCGTTTCGTTTAGATACACCGATATAAATACTTGTAGAATTTTCTTTTTTCTGTATATTTTGGATTTTTTGTTTTTGATTTTGATTTTGATTTTCAACATTATCATCTATTACTTCATTATCATTATTTTCTGTTTCTTGAATTTTTATGGGATTTTTATTATTAATATATTCATTATAATTTTCTTCTAAATCTAAATTTTTTAGATATTCTTTCATTTCTTTAAGTTTATCTTGTAAAAGTTTTACTGATTTTAATGGGTTTTCTTCTACTATTTTTTTTAAATTATCTATTATATAATCTATATTTTGTTTTTCATTTATTGTAAATAATTCTGTTATATTATTATCTTTTATCTCAATATTTCTATATAAATTTATACTTTTAAGAAACTTTTTAAATGCTCTTTCTACAAAATTCATATTGTCACATTCAATTACAAATTTCATCTTAAAAATTTCATAAAATTTTTGATGTTGTTTATATTCTCTATTATAAACATTTTCAGATCTTCCAAGTTTATATATTCTTTCATTATTAAAAATTCCTATAAATGCTAGATATATAACATTTTTATCTTCAAAATCATTTATTTGATTTTCATTCCAGAATAATTCTTCGTCATATTCTATGAATTCATTTAGTTTATTTTGTGTTTCATTTAATTTATTTTGTGTTTTTTCTAATTGTTGTTGATATTCAATTAATTTTTCTTCTGTGTATTTAAACATTATATTCTCCATTTTAATATAATAACTTCGTATTTTTTTAGCATTTTCAGTTGAAGCCATTAAACAAAAATTTTTAAAAGTATCAACATTAAATAAAATAGTTTCTTTATTATGTGCTGTTGATTTTATATTACTTTCCAATAGTGCTTCTCTTTTTGGAGAAGCACTATTATAATAGATATAATCTATATTTTCAATAAATTTCTTAACTAATAATCTTTTCGCATTACCTTTCGTATCAAATCCAATCCATATCCAAATATCATCCAAATTAATTATAAACTTTGTATTATCATTTCCATATTTAAGATATATTATAAAATTATTAACAAATTGTTGTTGTTCTTCAGTATTTAATTCTTTGTTAATTAGTATCAATAATTTATCATCAATAGCATTAAATGACGAAATTATATCAGGAGACGTATTTTCTATAATATTATTAATTTTAAACATTATCGTATATTTTTATATATACGATATATTTATTTATATGCTTTTTAAACGAATAATATTATTAAAATTATATTTATCTTCCTTTAAACGCTATTTTGTTCCTCTAATTTTCTTCTTCTTCGTGTTTCTGCTGTTTGTTTATTAATTTTTTCTTTATTTTTTTCATAATATGGTTTGTTATATTTTTGATATTTTTCTTTATCATAAGTTCCTGTTTTTTTTTGATTTTCATCATATCTAAGTGTTTCTTTAATATATTCTAAAACCTTTTCAGATTCTTCTTGATTACTAATTAATTCAGGTAATTTTTCATTAAATTTATTAATTAATTTATGTGAAATAAAAATAGTTGTCATTTATATATAAAATATAAGAGATATAATTATATATAAAATATAAACTAATTTTTAAATTAAAATAATAAAAGTGCGTTTTGTAATTTTATAGAAAACATTTTATTTTATATCTAAAAAATAATTTAACTATTACTTGGTATTAATGGTTTAATATTATTTATAGTATTGGATGTTCCATAAATTTCAAAAATATGATTTTTTTTGTCTTGTTTATAATTATTTATAAAAAGTGGAATTGTATTAAAATATCCTATAAAAGGTATTTTAATTAATTTATCATAATAGTTTTCAACATTTTTATTATTGTAAATTAAAGTTTTCTTTTCTACTTCATCATTTAATTGAACCCATTTATTATTTTTTTTAATCCAGAATTTATTATTATTACCAAATTTTATATCATTATTTTTATAAAAAGTAGCAGATACAGAAGGACCTGCTCTATTTTTTTTAAATTTTATTTGATTACAAATTTTTTTAATTCTTAAAGCATTTTTAGAATTTTTTAATGGTGAAAATGAAATAAAAATATTTTTATCAAAATACATTTGGGCATAATCTATATATTGCCAATTATATTTTAACATAGGACCATAATCAATATTCTCAATTGTATTTATATTATAACCTTTTGAAGATAAAATAAATGGTAGATCACTAAATTTTAAATCTATTTTATATATTTTTTTTATAAAATTTACACAATCTGTATGAACCCATAAACCATAATCAAAATTTGTTAAACTTTCTAAATTATAATTATTTTCCATACTTGCTGTATAATCTGGGTCATTATAATCAATAAATTTTTTATTTGTATTCCAAGGTGTTAATACAGTTACTTGATTTAACCATTTAAAGTCTTTTGTATAACTTTTTAATTCACTTATTATATTTTTTTTATGTTTTTCATCTTTAATTAAATTTTGAAATCTATCAAAGAAATCATTCATATTTTCATCTGTATATTTATCAAATTTATTATAAACATTTGTATTTCCACAAATAGGACAAAATCTATCATAACCCATTTTTAATATTATAATAATATTTTATTAAATTACATATATTTATGAATGATATTATAATAGAAATTATTTATTTTTATTTTTATAGTCTTTGATAGCTTCTTTAATGGCATCTTCTGCTAACATACTACAATGAAGTTTAATAGGAGGTAATTTTAAATATCCAGCAATATCACTATTAGTAATATTAATGACATCTTTAATTTTTTTACCGGTAATAAATTCTGTAGTAACACTACCTGCTGCAATAGCTGAACCACATCCAAAAATTTTATATTTAGAAGATACAATAACATCATTTTCGACTAATATTTGTAATTGTAAAACATCTCCACAAGCAGGACTTCCAACAATTGCTGTACCTACATTTTTAAGTGTTTTATCCAATTTACCAATATTACGAGGATTTTCATAATGTTCGACAATATTAAAATGATATTTACGAGAAATTAAACGAAAATTATTATGAATAACTCTAAACATTATACTTATTATAAGATATTTTATCAATATACTTATTATTATATTTAATGGATAAAAAATTAATTAAATACTGTATTTATAAAAAAATTTGAAAATTTATATTATTAATTATTATTATATACTATTTACTTCTGTTGAATACTATATTAATTATGACTGATATACTTATTGATAAAGATTACGCTCTAAATAAAATTAAAATTAAAGAATTTATTAAAGATACTAATTGTAGTCTAAATGATATCATTTTATCATTCAATGAATTAAATATAACAACTGAAAATGAAATAAATAGTAAAAATAAAAATAAAAATAAAAAAATTATTAAACTTAATGAACAAGTCAATCCTGAAAAATATAAAAAGAAATTTGGTTTAGAAGGACACATTTTGAAACAATCTATTTTAGATAAATTTGGTAAATGGATTTGGACTGAAACTACAACAACAACTCGATATAGATTCTGGTGTGAAGAAAGTAAGAAAGAATTTAAACATATTTTAGATAAATATGGAAATATTCTAAATAATACTGATAAAACTAATATTACAAATATTATTAACGGAATTGATTATTAATTTACAAATTTTTTTTATAAAAAAAAAATTTGAATTTTTTAATTATTATTTATATTATTATATTACAATGACTTTATACACAGAAGGACTATATATTATCAATGAATTAAGATTATTACCTTTAGAAATTAGTTTATTAAATAAAGAATTAAAAAATAATACAATTATACCAAAAAAATTTTATTTGAATTATGAAAATAAAGATATTTTAAAAAACATAAAAGATATTAAAATTATCGTTATGGATAAAAAATTTAATGAAAAAATAAAAATACCTAAAGGAGTTATTGATATTACATTTGGAGATAAATTTAATCATAAAATTAAATTACCAAAAGGATTAAAAAGAGTTACATTTGGAAACAATTTTAATCAAATTATTAAATTTCCAAAAGGATTAGAAATTATTAATTTTGGAAAAAAATTTAATCAATTAGTAGAATATCCAAAAGGATTAAAATTTGTTAGTATATCAAGAATATATAATAAACCATCACCTTTAATAGAAGGTATTAAAGAATTTTATATTTATAGTGAAAATCCTATTATATTACCTATTTCTCAAGAAGAATATAAAGAAAAATTTATGAAAAATTCTTACATTACTCCAGAAGGTATAAAAGTTCATTCAAGATTTTAATTAAAATACTTTTATATTTTAAATATAAAGTGTCATTTTGTTATTTTTATAATTTATAAATTTTTTTTAATAAAAAAAATTTGAATTTATAATTATTGTTTATATTATTACATTACAATGAATTTATATACAGAAGGACTATATATTATTAACGAATTAAGATTATTACCTTTAGAAGTTACTTTATTTAATAAAGAATTTAAAAATAATACAATAATACCAAAAAAATTTTATTTAAATTATGAAAATAAAGAAATTATGAAAAACATCAAAGATATTAAAATTATTATTATGGATAAAGATTTTAATGAAAAAATAAAAATTCCAAAAGGAGTTACTGATATTACATTTGGAGAAAAATTTAATCATAAAATTAAATTACCAAAAGGATTAAAAAGAGTTACATTAGGTAAAAAATATAATAAAATTATTAAATTTCCTGAAGGATTAGAAATTATAAATTTTGGTGAAAATTTTAATCAATTAGTAGAATATCCAAAAGGACTTAAAAAAATTAGCATATCAATTAATTATAATAAACCATCACCATTAATAGAAGGTATAACTGATTTCTATGTATATAGAAAAGATGCTGTTATATTACCATTATCTAAAAATGAATATTTATCAAGACTTAGAAGAGACCCAAGAATTACTAAAGAAGGTATAACAGTTCATCCTGTTTAATAATTTTTAAATTTACTTTTTTTAAATATTTTGTTTGGTCTAATTATTTAATCAATACAAACAAAAATTTTTCATTAAGTATAAAAATATATTTAAGAAAATAATTAGTATGTAAATATAAGTTAAAATATTTATTAAAGATATAAATAATGAGTGTTTCACATAAAAAAATGAAAGAAATACAAAGTGAAATTGGTAAATTAATAACTGATACAGAATTAACAGAAAAAATATATGAAATATTAAAAGAAAAATTGAAATATGACGAAAATAAAAAATATGCTTACGATAAAGAAAAATACGAAAAATATGAAAAACCCTATTATGAAAAGAATAAAAAAGAAATTAACAAAAGAAGATATGAAAGATTAAAAATTAAAAAAGAAAATGAACTACAAAATAATATTTTGTAAAAAAAAATTACTTAAAGGAATATCTCATATACTATTATAGGATATATAAAAATGGATAAACCAAAACCTTGGGATCTGGATACATGTTTTGAAATATATAAAAGTTTATATGATGAATACGGAACTGTTGTATTTCATGAGAAATGGTTAAAAGATAATAATCATAAGTATTTATATTATAGATTTAAAAAATTAGGATCTAATATTGAATTATTTTGTAAAAAATATAATTTAATTGAAGAAAGAGATAAATCTAAAAATATTATCAAAAATGTTGTTAATAATATTACTACTAATATTGATATAGAAACAAAATTTGCTGATATAAAAATATTATTTCAAAATTTTTTAGATACAAATGATATTGATGATGATGATTTAATATTATTACAAAAATGTCAAAACCAATCTGAACAAGAGACTGATTTGAATAAAAGAGAAAATTTAAAAAATATATTATTTGGATTTAAAATGATAAAAAGATACCCTAAAGCAGTTTGGTTTTATGATGATAATAATATTTTAGATTATACAAAGGTTATTATACCAGAATTTCCTGCTTATTATGCTAATATTTATGGCGATATTTATAGTAAAAGAAATAATAAAAAACATAGTAATAAGATTAGTAATTTATATAATAAAAATGGTAAAATAAATACACGTATACATCAAATTATTTGTCAAGTATTTTATGGTGAAAAACCAAGTGAAATTCATACAGTTGATCATATTAATATAGATCATAATGATAATAGACCATATAATTTAAGATGGGCTACACCAAGCGAACAAGCATTAAATAAAGATAAATCTAATTTTGGAATAGGAGCTCAAAAAAAAATTATTCGAACAAATATATCTACAAATATATCACAAATATTTGACACTGTAGTATTAGCAATGAATGGTATCAATCATACATTTAATAGTGATGAATTAGCGGCTCGATCTATTATAAGATATATAAAAAAAAATGTATGTAGTTTTTTTGGTTACACTTTTGCTTGGTGGATTCCTGATGACATAGGTAATTTGTTACCTATATTAGTTGATGAAGTATTTACTAAAGATGGATGGTATGTATCAGATACAGGATGGATAAAAACATCTCAAAATGTTTATACAAAAGGAACAGATGACAGATATGGTTATAAAAAGATTAAAGCTGATGGAAAGTCATTTAAAGTTCATCAGTTAGTATTTAAAACTTTCAAACCTGATTTATATAAACCTTATCCGCTTTATGTAATAAATCATAAGAATGGTATAAAAAATGATAACAATCTAGAAAATTTAGAATGTATAACTCCAAGAGAAAATACTAAACATGCATTTGATACTGGTTTAATTAAAAATATAAGTAAAAAAATAATACAATTATCACTGAGTGGAGAAAAAATAGCAATATTTGATAATGCTATTCTTGCTGGAAAAGCAGTTAGTAATGCTGAACATGCTTGTAAATCAATTCGTAGTTGTTGTAAAGGAGAAAAACAAAAGTCAGCATATGGATTTTGTTGGAAATATGAAACTTAAATTTTATCAAAAACTTTTTTAAATATATCATAATTATCTTTAGGTAGCTTGTCGTAATTTTTTGTCATAGTATTTGCATTATCAACACCCTTAAGAATAGCAAAATATATATTTTTAAAAACTCCGTCATATTCTTTAAGTACTGCTTTAAAAATTTCAGCAGTATGTTTTGACGGGTTCTTGAATGCTCCACAGCCAATTGCACCGAGAACTAGACTATCATTTCCATTAGTATAAGCAACTTGTAAAATAAGTTCTATTTTTTTAATTAATTTTTCTATATCAGAATCTAATTTAAATTTAGGTTTTTTTTCGTTAGTATAATCTGTTTTTGGATTAATAATACCACAACAAGCAATAAAGTCTAAATAAATATTTTCCTTAATAAGTTTCCATCCAGATTGTTCACTTGTTTTTAGAATTTTAATTTTTTTGCTAAGTATTGCTTCATCATCTTTTATTGGATATAAATCATTTGTGGTTTTCAAAGTCATACATAAGTTAGTAGTTCTAAATAATGATTCTTCAAGGCATTTCGAAGCAGAATCTACGCAACCTCCAGCATAATGTGGGTCAGCGAGATTTAGAATTAAAGGATTATAATTTTGATTTTTTAATAATATACCACATTCGATTGTATCAAGATTAGATATAGTGATTGGTGTATTATTATATTTTTTTTTCATATTAAATTCAGGATTATGTTTAAATTTAATAGATTTAGGTGGTTGTTCTATATTTTTAGATAATTCTTGAGTATCTTTCCAACAATCGATTCGTTCAACAAATATATTTCTAGGTTTTTCGGTAGGAATAAAATTAGGGTTATATTCGAATGAGTTAAACATATAATTTTTTAATTTCTATATAGCATTTAATTTTTAAGTAAAAGAAATTATTTAAAAGAATGATATATATTATTTAAAATAATATGGATATAACAACACAAAAAAATATAATAGAACAAGAAGATAATAAAATAGAACAAGATAAGAAAATAGAATATAAATTAACAAAAAATGAATATTTAATATATTTATATAAAAATTTATTGATAGGAGGTTGTAATACAACATCTTTAGTAAGATATGTAATTCAATCATTACCAGGATTAACAGATGAGGAACGCTTAAAAATATTGACAGAAGGTCCTTTATTAGGTGATTATTGTTCACAAAAAGAAACACAACAATATGCTTATTCTCGTTTAGTTCAATATGAATATTCAGATACTTATAAGAATTTTAGAAGTGATTTACCATTATTGTCAAAATATGGTTTATCAAAAGAATTAGAGAATTTATATTGTGAAGAAGATAATATAAATCATAATATATATTTTAGCAAGCATCCAAATTTAAAATAATTTTAATTATACCATTTATTTATTATATTTTCTAAATCTTCTAAATTGAATGGTTTAGATAAATGGTCATTCATACCGATATTAATACATTTATTTATATCTTCATCAAATATAGATGCAGTCATAGCAATAATAGGTATAGTAATAAATAAATTTCTTAATTGTTTAGTAGTATCATATCCATTTAATACAGGCATATGAATATCCATAAGTATAATATTATATTTATTATTATTTGAGACTAAATTAATTGCTTCTATTCCATTATTAGCGATATCAATATTTGTAATATTAAGTTTATTAAGATATTTAATTACTATATGTTGATTGATGGTATTATCTTCAACTATTAAAATTTTAATATTACTCAAGTCTTTTTTTTTAGTAGTAATAATTTTTTTAGTATGAGGATTTTCAAATGGTAAAGTAATATAAAAAGTTGTTCCAATTCCGAAAATACTTTCATAAGTGAGTGTTCCGTGCATAAGTTCAACAAGATTTTTAGTGATAACGAGACCTAATCCGGTACCTTTATATAAAATATTTTGGTCGTGTACTCTTGAAAACATTTGGAATAAATTTTTTTTTTTTTCTTCTTTGATACCGATACCTGTATCTTTGATAGTAATTTTAATAATTTTAGTATTCATGATAACTTCATATATGATATTAATAAATCCACCTTCGTTAGTAAATTTGATGGCATTTGATACTAAATTGAGCATAATTTGTTCAAGTCGTTGAAAATCAATATGTATATAAATTTGTTGTTGGTTATTAAGTAATAATTCATTAATAGTAATATTTTTTTTATTAAGTAGTATATGTATGATATTTTTAAATTGTTTAATTTTAATAACTAAATCGTCAGTAGTTGAATTGATAGTCATTTTTCCGGCATTAATTTTACCTAAATCTAAAATATCATTAATAATATTACATAATGAGGTTGTACAATTTTTTATAGTATCAACATAATTAATTTGTTCTTCACTAAGAATAGTATCACTTAAAATATTAGTTAATCCAATAATACCAGTTAATGGTGTTCTAATTTCGTGTGACATATTTGATAAAAAATTAGATTTTGCTTCTAATGCTACAATAGCTTCATCTTTAATGAGAATTAATTCTTGTTCTATTTTTCTTCTTTCAGTGCAATCTCTTAGGATAACTATAGTTGCTGGTGATTGATCTATTTTAACTTTACTAATTGATATATCAACAAAAAAAATAGTACCATCTTTTTTTTGTGCTTCGAAGAATTTTCCAGGTAATCTAGTATTTTCATCTTTTTTTAAGAAATTTTCTCGTAATTTGATATGATTAGTTCTATACATTTCTGGCATTAATATTTCAATTTTTTGTAATAAAAGTTCTTCTCTTTTATAATTGAACATATTTAATAATTGAGTATTAACATTTTGTATTTTTCCATAAGAATCGATTAATAGAATACCATCAATAACATTTTCGAAAATGATATTAAATAATTCCATTTGTTTTCTTTCTCTGACTTCTCTGATAATACCAATAACAAATAATTCATTATTAATACGAACTGGTGATAAACTAACTTCAATAGGTATTTCTGTGCCATCAAATTGTAATCCGTTAAATATTCTTCCTATACGAGTATATGGATTATTAAAATATTTTTCAACATATGAGTGGTGAGCATTTTTAAAATTTTCGGGTATAATAATATTAAGATCTTTATCTATTAATGTGTTAGGTGAAATATATCCAAAAATTTTATTAGCATTTGGATTAATTTTAATAATAACATTTAGTTTATTAACAATAATTGTAGCATTAGGTGATAATTTTAAGAAAATATCTAAATCTTTTTCAGTATAATTATTTTCTTCAATATTCATATTATTTATATATAATATATTTTTAATCAAATAAAACTGAACTATTTATAGTGATACCACAAAAATTAACAGGATTTTTAGAATAATCAATTTTTTCATATAAATTAATTTCAACTGCTTCACTAAGTAACCATTTAAAATTTTTCCAAAAATCTTTAGTATGGTTAATACTTTTAGTTAATTGATGTGCAATTTCATGAAAAACAGAATAAGACAGAGTATTAAAATCAATAAATTTATTAGTTTCTTTTTCTCTGAGGCAAGCAAAAACTGAAGTTTTATTAACAGTATAACTTGTATATCCGTTTTCACTTGTACTTTCAGATAAACTATTTTCATCATAATTATCTGCGAGTCTAATAGTTCTTTCATCATTTGGGAATTTATTTTGTAAATGTTTAATAAGTGTTAAATTATTATTATTTAATTTTGCTAATATATCTGCTGCTTGTTGTTTATCAGGTAAATTTCGAACTAAATATCTTTTTCCATCAATTTTAGAATTAACATATGTAACTTCTGAATTAACATAAGTTTCGTCAACATAATATGAAAGGAATATAACTATAAAAACTACAATAATAATTTCTTTATTCATTTAATAAAATCACATATTTTTATTATTTGTTTTTAAAAATAAAAAAAATTGAAAAAAGATTTAAAAATAAAAATTATAATATAATTAAATAGTGAATAAAGATATAAAGTGGTATTAACTAATAAACGCATATAATAAGATTAAATAATATCTTAAATATTAAGATGTCTAAGTCATTATTTAATTCAGTACAAGATAAGGTATCAGATGAAATTTTAAAAGTTCAAATAATTGATTGGGTAGCTCGTGATACAGGTTTAGAGTATAAAGACACAGATTTTAAAAATGACAAAGGATTTTTTAAAAAGGATTTAAATTTAGAGACACCTGTTTATGTGATAAAAATGTTTGGTAAGACAATAAACGGTGAGACGACTTGTTTGAATGCTTTAAATTATCCTCCTCATTTTTATGTAAAATTACCTTCAGAATTAAATGAAAAAGAATTAAAAATATTTCGTGAATTTATTGAGAGTAAAATACCAAAAAGATTAAATGCGAATAAGGATAAAGAGACATTTTATTATACAGGAGATAGTTTACGAGATGTGAAACAGTTTAAAATGAAAGATTTATGGGGTTTTTCTAATAATGAGAAATTTAATTTTATACAATTAAGTTTTTATAATGAGATGACAATGAAATTTATTTCATATATATTTAAGAAGACTGTACGTGTTTATGGTATATTTGATGGAAAATCAGTAAAATTAAATTTATATGAGAGTAATATAGAGCCATATTTACGTTTTATTCATAAACAAAATATTCAACCTTCAGGTTGGGTAGAGGTATTAAAATCAGATTTATCATTAAACACTTCTATATTACCAGCAAAAAAAGGGATAAAAGATTATTTGAGTGATTGGGTGAATATAAAAGGCATTGATAATACCGATATGGCTCCATTTTTGATAGCGAGTTTTGATATTGAATGTAATTCAAGTCATGGTGATTTTCCTTTACCAAAAAAAGATTATGAAAAAGTGGCGATGGAGTTAAATATGATATATCAGAAAAATCGAATGAAATTAGAACATGAGATTTTAGAGATATTAAAACAATCAATATTATCTGGTTTTGATGAGAGTATTAATACAGAATATAAGATAAGTAAAATTTATACGAAAAGACCTTTTAAATTAGATGATATAGAAGATAAATTAATAAGTGGTTTATTAGATGAAATATACGTAATTTTAAGGGGGAAATTATTATTTTCTGGTAATATTCGAGATTTAATGAGAAAAGATAGTATAGTAGATGAAATTGATGAAAATATAGAAGATATGGATGATATTCAAAAGTTTAAGAATATATTTAAACAAAAAGCAGAAGTAAATAATTCAGTCACTGTGATAATAAATCAATTAACAGAGAAGTTAACTTATTTTCTTCCAGAGATTGAGGGTGATCAGGTTATTCAAATTGGAACAACATTTCATAAATATGGTGATAAAGAATGTTGTTATAAACATATAATAACATTGGATACATGTGATTTAATTGATGGTGTAAAGGTATTATCAGTTGATACAGAAATTCAATTAATAAAAGAATGGGTAAAATTGATAAATAAGTATGACCCAGATATTATAACAGGATATAATATATTTGGTTTTGATTTTGACTTTTTATATAAACGTGCGGATGAACTAAATATTAAAAAACCATTTTTAAAAATAAATCGTATAAAAAATCATGTATCAGAATGGAAAGTACAAAGTTTATCTTCAGCAGCTTTAGGAGATAATGAATTAAAATATGTGAAAATGGAGGGTAGAGTATTAATTGATATGATGAAGATAATCCAACGTGATCATAAATTAGATTCATATAAATTAGATTCAGTAAGTGGAACATTTATATCCGGTAAAGTTCAAAAAATAGATATTTTGAAGGATAGTATATGCTGTGTATTAGATAATCCTAATGGTATTCAAGTTGATAGTTTTATTACATTAGAAGAAAATGAAAAAATGAGAGTAACAAAAATTGAAGATAAAAATGTTTATCTTGAATGTAACCCCAGTTTATTTTCATTTGGGTTTAATTCAAAAAAATGGGGTTTATCAAAGGATGATGTATCACCTAAAGAAATATTTGAATGTCAAAAAGGTTCTTCTTCTGATAGATCACGAGTAGCAAAGTATTGTGTAATGGATTGTGCTTTATGTAATTATTTAATGATAAAAATGGAAACAATAGCAAATAATATAGGTATGAGTAATGTTTGTAGTGTTCCTTTATCTTACATTTTTATGAGAGGTCAAGGGATAAAAATTTTTAGTTTTGTAGCAAAACAATGTAAAGAGGATGGTTTTTTGATTCCAGTTTTAGATAAAGATTGGAAATGCGAATGTGGTTATAAAAATTCATCTTTTACTGAATATTGTAAAGATTGTAATTCTTTAAAAATAGATGATGATGGATATGAAGGAGCAATAGTATTAACACCAACACCAGGTATTTATACAGAAGATCCAGTAATTGTTTTAGATTATTCTTCACTATATCCTTCAAGTATGATAAGTGAAAATATATCTCATGATAGTATTGTTTTAGATAGTAAATATGATAATTTACCAGGATATGAATATGTTGATATTACATATGATGTATTCGAAGGAAAAGGAGATAAAAAGAAAAAAGTTGGTGAGTCTACATGTAGATTTGCTCAATTTCCAGATAAAAATAAAGGAGTTTTACCTCGTATTTTACAGAAATTATTAGAACAACGTAAAAATACAAGAAAACGAATGAAAGAAGTAAAAATAATTTTGAATACTGGAGACATTATTGAAGGTTTAATAATTTCAAAAACAGAAGATACTGTAACAATAAAAACAAAAGAACAAACAGAATTATTAATAGATAAATCTTTAATTGTATCTCAAGAGGACTTGTATAATGATTTTGAGAAAGCAGTATTAGAAGGATTACAATTAGCATATAAAGTAACAGCAAATTCTTTATATGGTCAAGTAGGTGCCAAAACAAGTCCTATATTTTTAAAAGAGTTAGCAGCTTCGACAACTGCTACAGGTAGAAATTTAATAATGACTGCTAAAAAATTTGCTGAAGATAATTTTGGCGTTTCCGTCATATACGGGGACACCGACTCAATATTTATGGTCAAAGACGGGATTTCAAAATTATATAATAATGATAAACGTAAAGTTTTATTAGAAGCGATAAGTATAGGAAATGCTATAAGTGATGCTTATCAAAAAGTAGTAAAAGAACCTCATTCATTATGTTATGAGAAATGTTTATATCCTTTTATTATCTTTTCTAAAAAACGATACGTAGGTAATTTATATGAAAATGATCCTGATAAATATTATAGAAAAGTAATGGGTTTATCATTAAAACGTCGTGATTTTGCGAATATATCAAAGATAGTATATGGTGGAGTTATAGATATAATATTAAAGACAAATGATATAAATGAGTCATTAAAATATTTTCATAAATGTATTCAAGATATATTAGATGGTAAATATCCTTTAGAAGATTTCATATTAACAAAAACATTAAAGGGTCAATATAAAACTCCAGATAAAATAGTTCATAAAGTCTTAGCAGATAGAATGGCATCAAGAGATAAAGGTTCAGCTCCACAAACGAATGATAGAGTTCCATTTATATATATAATGAAGAAGGAGAAACGTGGTCAAAAATTATTACAGGGTGATAAAGTAGAAGATCCTAAATATATTATAGAAAATAAATTACAGATAGATTATGAATTTTATATTACAAATCAAATAATGAATTCTGTAATACAATTATATAGTTTAGTAATTGAAAAATTACCAAAATATAAATTACCACAAGATTATTTTATTAAAATGGAAAATAAATTAAGACTAGATATTAAAAATGATAATAAAAAAGTAGAAACAAAATTAAATATACTAAAAGAGAAAGAAGTAAAGAAATTATTATTTGATCCATATATAGATAAATTATATAGTAAAAAAAATAATATGAGAGAAATAACAGATTTCTTAATATTAAATAAAAATTAATAATAATTATTAGACAATTAAATAATTCTTTTTTTAATTATTAAATAAAAAATTTCTTTATTATTAATAAAAAACAATTATGTCACAGACAAAAACAATTTTACAAGTTCAATCACTTATTAAAAAATACCCCGTATCTTTACAAGTATTAGAAGGATATTTTAAATCTTTTACAATGTCTGAGAAGGCTCGAGAAAATTTAACTGGTATTATTGAAAATCAAATACAATATTATGAAAATAAAATTAAAACTGATAGTATTGAAATAAGTCCTAGAGCCAAAGATTTACTTTTTATTAAAGTATTAATAAAAACAGTAGGTAGTGCTGCTGGTAGTAATTTAAATTCATTAGCAAGTGATATAGATAGAATTTTAGAAGAATATTCTAATGCTAAAAGAACAGGTAAATTAGATTTATATTTAAGTAATTATAAAAATATTTTAAGAACTTTTTTAAGTCAACATATGTCAAATCATAAAGAATTTCTTGAAAGTATGAGTTTAGGAAAACATTTTGGTATTCCAGAGTTTGATTTAGCTGCTTTAAAAACTCGTATAACTGAAATCCCTACAGACTTAAAAAATGCATTTTCATCTCTTTTTAAAGATGTTGGTCTAGCAAAATATGATAAAGAGAAAGGACTTATAACAATAGCTTTTGGTACAAAACAGTATAATATTTCTGTAGCTTACTTAACTGGTATGTCAGATGCTGTAAAAGCATCATATGTTAAAAATTATAATGATATTAAAAAATCATTAAGAGAACTTATTACAGGAGAAAATGAAATAACAATAGAAAGTATTGAAAGTATTAAAAAAAATTTAGATGAATGTTATAATGAATCTTTAAAAATTATGTCAAATTTAAATAAAGAAATAAATGAAACATATAAAAAAAATATTACAAGTAATAATGTATCTAATGCTGAATATATAACTAAATTTGAAGCATTAAATACAAGTCTAGATAGTTTACGTAAATTTACTAATGATTTAACAAAAACATCAAATGATTTAACCAAACTTTTAAGTAGATTTGTTCGTGGAATGGAACTCAGACAACAAAAATCTATATCAAGATTGGAAGTTGCTAAAAGAAACGCATATAGAAAAGCTTTAGCTAGTGGAAAAAATAATGCTTCATATAAATCAAGTAAGAAAGGATTTTTTGGTAGACAAATGAATGCTGTAAGAGCAGCAGCAATTAGAGCTGAACGTTTAAAATCAATATATGGTGAAAAAGCAAGAGAAAAACTTGCACCAATAACTAGTAGATTTGGTAAGACATCATTTGCTTCATTAATAGCAATGATTAGAGGTTTTAGTCCTAATCAAATTACAACATTATTAAGCGGTATTAAATTATCAACATTAAAGACTAGTCTTGAGAATTTACCAGGTGTTTCATGTAGATTAACACATAAACCACTTACACAAGCACAACAAGTACAATCACAAACACTATTAAGTCCTCAACAAGTAAGAACATTACAGGCAGAAGAAGATAATGCTCAATCACAACGACGATTCGAGGAAAATCGTGCTGCTCATACTTGGATAGGAGATCCAAATAAAAAAAGTTTAGAACATTTTAAAAAAACAGTAAGACAAGAAAGAATAAATAAAAAGTTAGCACAAGCTGGACCGACATTAGGAGGTAAAGCAAAAAAATCAAAAAAATCAAAAAAATCAAAAAAATAAATTATATATATATAAATGAAATTAAATTTACAATACAGAGAAGAGAGAAATAAAAAATTGGCTAATAACACATTAGTTACAGTTTCTGAAAAAGTTGACAAATTTTTTGTAAAATCAATTCTAGGAGAATTTGTTGGTAGTTTATTATTCTTATTTATCTCTATTACATCAGTATCATACACTGTAGAAGCTGGTGCTCCAAAAGCAGATTTATTTAATTCTATTGCTATGACATTTGGTTTTAGTATTATGGTTTTAGTTTATATTTTTGCTTCTATATCTGGAGCAAATATTAATCCTGCTGTGTCTCTATCATTAGTTACAATGAATCGTTTAAGTGTCATTAAAGGAGCTTCCTATGTCGGTGCTCAATTACTAGGTGGAACAGTAGGAACTGGTTTAGCGAAATACGTCGGAGGTGACGCATATGATGCTCTTGGAAATGGTGCTATTAACTCGGTATCAGATGGTGTTGATATTGGACAAGCATACGTTGGAGAGATGATAATGACAGCTCTCCTTTGTATAACTGTTTTAGCTGCATCAGATCCTGTTGTTACTAAGAAATTTAATCATAATTCTGCTATTCTTCCTTTCGCAATAGGTATGTCAGTAATGTTAGGACATTTGGTTTTAATTCCTGTAACAAACTGCTCAATTAACCCAATGAGATCGTTTGCTACTAGTTTAGTAGCAGGAGAATGGGAAGATCAATGGGTCTTCTGGCTAGGACCTTTAAGTGGAAGTTTATTAGCAACATCTGTTTGGAAAGCACTTGGTCCAGCAAAAGAAGAATTGAAAGTAACTATTGAAGAAATATCTGCTTAAACTTAAATTTATAATCTAATATTCTGTTAAAAATACAATATTTTAATTTTTTTTGATATGATAAAGTTATTTAAAATTTTATTATAAATATAAATTTATTATATAAAATAGAAATATGAGACTTAAAAGTGAATTATATTCTAAAGAACAAAGTGATCTAGAAGATAAATTAATTGGAATATTAAATTTGGATGATAAAAATAGTATAACATTATATGAATTAGATATAGATATAGAAAAACAACAAAAAATATTAGATTTAATTCCTGAGATAAAAAAATATTACAATTGCAAATGCATATCTGGAATTTGCAACATAGACAAGAATAAAAGGCCGTATTTATCAATTATAAAACATTTAACTAAAAAAAAATATGATATTTTTAGTGGTGATTTTACATTTAGAGATAAAAATAATGATGAATCAATAAGAACAAAAAAATATTTATTTTTGATTAAAAATACTTAAAGAAAAAAACTATATAAAGAATTATTTCGTTAAATAATTATAAATAAAATATATTTATAAATAAAATGACAATTTGTAAAGAATCTGAATGTAATAAAAGAGCTTCTTTTGGATTAAAAGATGGTAAAATATCTTATTGTCAATCTCATTCAACAAAAGAAATGATTAATCTAAATGATAAGAATAGATATTGTATTTGTGGTAAATCTAGACCATCATTTAGATTAGTAGGTGATATAAAACCAACATGTTGCAAAGAATGTAAATCTCAAGATATGATTAATATTCAAAATAAATTATGTATATGCGGTAAATCACAACCATGTTTTGGATTAAAAAATGATACTGTTGCAACATGTTGTAAAGAATGTAAAAGTATTGAAATGGTTGATATAAAACATAAAAAATGTATTTGTGGATTATCACGTCCTAGTTTTGGACTAGAAAATGATACAATTCCTATTTGTTGTAAAGAATGTAAAACAGATGAAATGATTAATATAATTAGTAAAATGTGTATTTGTGGTAAATCACAACCATCTTATGGATTAAAAGATGATAAAAATCCTTCTTGTTGTAGAGAATGCAAAACTTCAGAAATGTTTAATATTAAAGATAAAAGATGTAAATTATGTAATACTCAAGCTAATCCTAAATATGATGGTTATTGTGCCAATTGTTTTGGTAATTTATATCCAGATAGTCCGATAGTAAAAAATTATAAGACAAAGGAAAGGAGAGTAGTAGATTATATTAGAGAACAATACCCAGATTATACCTGGAAATTTGATAAAATAGTAGAGGATGGTTGTAGTAAAAGAAGACCAGATATATTTTTAGATTTAGGTTACCAAGTAATAATAGTAGAAGTAGATGAGAACCAACATAAAATATATGAAGACATTTGTGAAAATAAAAGACTAATGGAAATATCACAGGATATCAATCATAGACCATTAATATTTATTAGATTTAATCCTGATAAATATTTAGATAAAAATAATAAAACTATACCATCCTGTTATTCTATTGATAAACAAACAAGATTAGTTAAAATTAATAATAATAAAAAATGGAATGAAAGATTATCATTACTTAAAGAAAATATTGATTATTGGCTTAAAAATGAAACTAAAAAAACTATTGAATTCGTTCAATTATATTATGATAGCAAAGAAATAAATAATCAATTAGAAAGAACAGATAATACAGTAATTCAAATACCAGTTTCTTTATCTTGATTTTTGTGATTATGTATTAGTTTATAATTTTCTATGTCTTTATTTTTAATAAGAATAACACTTTCATTAATATTTTCTTTTGCTTTTTCAAATTTTTTTTTATCCTCATCACTTAAAAATGTTTTAAATCCCAAGAATTTTCTATTAAAGAAATATTCTAAGACAATAAATGTAACAATAACAATAATTAACCATTGTATAACATCCCAAATAAATTCGGCAATAGGATTTATAATATTATGATATTCTTTAAATAAATGATAAATTTTTGGTTTAAATATTAATTTACCTAACAGATATAAAATTGGTAAAATAACTTTATTTAATATATTAATAATTATTTCTTTTGTAGCAACACCAACAGATACTCCTGCTGCACGCGCTACAAATTGGTTACTGAATGCAAATTCTTGGAAATCAGTTTTTAGTTTTTGGAAAGTCCAATGAGCAACATCAATATTTTTATTTATAATTTTTTGTGGGGAAAAGTTATTATATTGTTGTGATTGTGTATTCATTTTATTATAAAAAAGTTTTTAATTTTACTAAACTTTATAATACAAGAAAAGGAGAAACATCATTTAGTAAAGGACTTATTTTTTCATAGTTTATAGATTTACTATAATTTTTTTTAACATTATTAATATCTTTATCATTTATTAAAATTATAGGTTCATTAACATTTTGTTTTGCTTTAATAAAATTTTTTTTATCTTTATCAGATATTAAAGTTCTAAGACCTAAAAATTTTCTATTAAAGAAATATTCTAATATAATAAATGTAACAACAACAATAATTAACCATTTTAATATATCCCACATAAATTCAGCAACAGGATTAATTACATTATGATATTCTTTAAATAAATGATAAACTTTAGAATTAAATATTAATTTTCCTAACATATATAAAATAGGTATAATAACTTTACTTAAAACATTTTCAATAAAATCTTTAGTAGTTGAACCAATACTGATAGCTGCTGCAGTTGCTATAAAATTATTACTAAAAGCAAATTCTTGAAAATCATTTTTAATTTTAATATAAGTCCATTCAACTTTATTAATAATATTATTATTCATTTTAATTTATAATAATATAAAGTTTTGATGACTTTTAAGTATCTTGTCTTGCCAATAGGTAATGTACATCAATTATAAATTAATCATAAATTTTTAATAAATATAAATATATATAAAATGAAATTATTATATATTTTTTATATATGTATGACGATACAACGAGTATCAGGTTATTGTTCATCAATTGTAAGAAATTTACTATTACATTCAAATTTAAATCGTTGTTTATATACAAGAATAAAATTAAATAAAGAGAATTTTACTCTTGAGCATATAATTCCAAAATCATATATGCCAAATAAATATAAAAATCATTATTATAATTTGTATCCTTGTGATAAATTAATAAATAATAATCGTTCAAATTATAAATTTTTAGAAACTCCACTAGATTTAATTGATAAAACAGAAAAAGATGGTATATTATTTTTAACAAATAAACATGCTGTATATATAAATAAAGTTGCTCAAGGTATAGTAGCTCGACGTATATTATATTTTACATATTTATTACATATGAATTTTGATCATATTTTAGAATTTAAACTTGCTAAAAAATGGTCTCGTGAAAATAAACCAACATTTGATGAAAAAAAACAAGCAAAAATTACTTTAGGAAAAATGAGAAAACAAAATATAATATTAAAAAAAAAAAATTGAAAAATATATAAAGATATTTTAAATTATATAATAAAATTTAATTGCATAATAAAATAACTCTTCTAACGAGAAATATAATATAATGGAATGTATAATATGTGTTGAGAAAAAGAAAGACTTTTTTAATTGTAAAAATGATGATTGTGAAATGAAAAAATGTTGTATTGAATGTATGAAAAAATATTTATTATTAAGTTCAAAAGAACCTCATTGTATGAGTTGTCACTTAGAAATTCCAATGAGTGATTTTATTACATTATTTAGTAAACATTGGAGACTTGGTGTTTATAAAGAACATAATAAAAATATATTATGGGCAAAAGAACAATCAAGAATTAATGAAGCTCTTGATATACTTGATAGAAAAATAAAGGTAAAAGAATTAAAAGAACAACAACAAGAATTAATTTATGAGATAAATAAAATTCATAGACAAATAATATTAATTGAAAATAATAAAACTAAAATTGAAAATGAATATAAATATAAATGTCCTATTGAAGATTGTAATGGTTCATTAAATGATGATACAATATGTATTGTATGTGAAAAAAATTTTTGTAAAGATTGTTTTATAGAATTAAAAAAGGATACAAAAAAACATATATGTAATGAAGATTTAAAAGCAACTATTTCTCAAATAAAAAGAGAAGCAAAACCTTGTCCGAATTGTGGAGAAATGATCTCGAAACAGTCGGGTTGCAATCAAATGTTTTGTGTGAAAGAAAATTGTGGAACAGCATTTGACTGGAATACAGGAAAGATTGAAAAAGGACGAGTTCATAATCCTCATGCGTTTGCTTATTATACAGCTCATCCAGAAGCACGAGATAAATATTTAGCACGTGTTAATGGTAATGAACCTCTAGGTAATTGTATGGTTGATCAAGCAGAATTATCAAGAAAATTAATAGAATTAAATATAATAAATGTCTCTGAACGCAATGATATGTCTCGTATAGCAGTAAATTTATATAATTTTAGAAATTATCGAACTATTCCAACACATAATAATAATATTGATTTACGTTTAAAGTTTTTAAAGAAAGAATTAAATGAGGATTCAATTAAAAAAACTTTACATATGAGATATAAAAAAGTAGAAAAAGAAATAATGGATTATGAAATATTACAAATGTGTTCTACAGTTTTGAATGATTTATTACGATTAATAATAGATTGTAAAAAAAGAATTGATTATTTCAATATTCGTTCAGAATTTAAAGAAATTATTAATTATACAAATGAACAATTACAAATTAACAGTAATTATTTTGAACTAAAAAATGTATTTGTATCTGATACATTTACAATATATTAATATTTATGGTCCTCTAATAAAAGTAGAGACAGTAGTTAAATTACTCGTTAGTGCTCCATTTGTATCATATAATTCGAGTGGTGTATCTGTTTGTTTAATACATAATACTTTTTTTTCATTTTTATTAAAACATAATTTATCATTTTCTGATGAAATGACCCAATTATCCATAATTAAATTATTTTTTGAAATATCAATAGGTTTATTAATATTTATTTTATTAATATTATCTGTTGGAGCAATATTTAATACATTTGAATTAACAGATGCTAAATCTTTCATTAAATAAGGGGCAGCATTATCAATGAGTGGTTGGATTTTTTTATTAGTATCACTATTGAAATTATATAATGTAGTAATCCACTTATTAGCATAATTATTTTGACTATTTTGATTTTTTTGATTTTTTGTAATAGTTCCTTGTATTGTGTTAATACTTGTTTGTATAACTTTATCAGTATTGACAACATTATCAATATTACTATTAACAGTAAGGAATTTACTATTAATATCAGTATTAAATGTAGTTAATTGTTTAGTAAAATCATCTTGTTTTTTATTTAATTGATTATCAGCATTACTAATATCATCTAATGATTTTTTAAATGTATCGAGAGGTAATTTATTATCAATACTTTCTTTCATAGATATATAAGTAAAGTAAGCGATTATAACTAAAATAATAATAATTAATAAAGTAACTAATAATTCTATCATATTTATTTATTTATTTATAGATTATAAAAAATTATATATAAAAAGTAATTTTTATTTTCCAAAAAACCAAGGAAATAAATTTTTACTAAATAAACTATCAATAGAATTAACTTTATTAAAGAATAGGAATTTTTTATCATAATTGAAATTAATTTTTACTAATATTATAATGATTATATAAACAAATACTAAATTCCATCTTTGTCTTGGATATTTCCAAAATTCTTTTAATGTTTTAAATCCTAATATAAATAAAAATATATTAAAACTAAGAATAAATATTAATGAAATTCCAGAAACAGTAGATTTTTTTGAAATCATTTTTTTTTTCATACTATTAGATGTATAATAAATATCATTATCTAAGTATATTATCGAATCTGGATTATCTTTATATACTTGATATGTATTTTCAGAATTTGACCCAGGGATAGTTGGGTCATTAATAGCGGATATAACTAAATCAGGATCAGCTGCAGGTGTATCTACAGTCATAGTTTGAAATTGTGGTTCAGTAACAGGTGTAACACCAGATTTAAGTAAAGCTTGCATTTGTTTAGCATCTTCTTTTTTCATATCATCCATCATTTTTTGTTTTTCTGCTTCACTTGGTTCTTCAAAATGTTCTATATGATTGTAAGAATAAAACATTATTTTAATTATACAATATATATTTTTAGTTTATTTGCAGTAGTGCGACTGCCAGCGCAATGGCTATATTTATTATTTAAAAATAACTCTATTAGAATACATTAAATGACAATAACATTAAAAATCGATAATAGAGAATTAAAATTAAAAGAATTATTTGAAAAAAAAATAATAGATAATTTAACTATTATTTATGAAAATTTAGATTATGGAGATTTTATATTTGAAGTAGATAATATACCTTTAATAATAATAGAAAGAAAAAATATATTTGATTTAATGGCTTCTATAAAAGATACTCGATATAAAAATCAAAAAATAAATTTATTAAAAAATTTTGAAAGAAATAAAATTTATTATATTATTGAAGGTGAATTTGATTATAATAAAGATAATGAATATACTAATAATAGATTATCAAAAAAAACAATAATAAGTAGTGTTATAAATATGATGATAAGAGATAGTATTAAAGTATTTCAAACAAAAAATGAATTAGATACATTTAATTTAATTACAAATATAGCAGAAAAATTAATAAATGATAGTAATAAATATATTTCAAATGAAAATGAAAATATTATACAAATAAAGAAAATTTCGAATATAACTAAAGAAAATTGTTTTTTATATCAATTATGTCAAATACCAGGAATATCACAAAAAAGTGCTAAAGCAATTATAGATGTTTATCCTACAATGGAATTATTTTTTAATAATTTATCAGATAAAACTAATGATGAAAAAAATAATATATTATCAAATATAACTATTATAGATTCAAAAGGAAAAGTACGTAAAATTTCATCTAAAATAGTATTAAATATTATAAATTATATGTTTTAAGGGATATAATAATAAATGTTTTAGAGCAAATTAAAAAATCTTTAATTTTATAAATGAATAATACAGCGAAGGTAAATAAATATTTTGATAATAGTGATATTATCGAATTACCTGAAAAAGATATAAACGAATGGTATTTATCAAACAGAGCTGGTATTGTTCGTGATATACCAGAGCAAATAAATTCTTTTAAGATAGATAAATATTCAGTATCATCAGATGATGTACAATTTAAAAAATTAAATTTATTTGATTATCAAAAATTTGTAAGAGAATATTTACAATTAAAAAGTCCTTATAGAGGTTTATTATTATATCATAGTTTGGGGTCGGGCAAGACTTTTTCAGCGATATCTACTAGTGAATTGTTATTAAAGGAAAAAAAAGTAATAGTAATATTACCAGCATATTTAAAATCAAATTTTATTGACGAAATAAAAAATTTTCAGAATAAATATTATAATACTAAAGATCAATATTGGGAATTTATAAAAAAAGAAAATATAATATTAGATAATGTTTTAGATAGTAAAATAGATAATAAATATTTTAATAAAAAAAAAACAAAAGGAATATGGATTGCACATAAAAATCAAAAAAGTAATTATAATAAATTAAATCAAGAGCAAAAAGACGAAATAACTAAACAAATAAATAATATAATTGAAAATAGATATGAATTAATATCATTAGATGGATTAACAAAAAAGAAAATAATAGAATTTAAAGAAGATAAAGATTATTTTGAAAATAAATTAATAATTATTGATGAAGTTCATAATTTTATACAAAAAGTTGTTAATTATGATAAAAATGAAGGAATTGCTAAAGATTTATATGATTTATTAATAGATACTAAAAATAGTAAATTTATATGTTTATCAGGCACTCCAATGATAAATAAACCAGTAGAAATAGCGTATATAGTAAATTTATTAAAAGGATATGATAAAATATATTCTATAAGTAGTAAAAATATAATTGATAGTGATAAAATAGATGAAATATTATTAAAAAATAAAAATATAGATTTTTATGAATATGATAATGTAAAAAAAACATTAAAATTTAAATTATTACCTTATGGATTTGAAAAAACAAAAAACAGTAAAGTTAAAAAAATATCTAATAATAATAATGCTATACTTGATGATACTATTATAATATCTAATATGATTGATACTTTTAAAGATTCAGATATAATTTTTGAAGATAAAATTAAAAATCCATTAAATTTTTTACCACTACCTATAAATGAACCTGAATTTAATAAATTTTTTATTAATGATATTAATCTAACTATTAAAAATCCAGAATTATTTAAAAAAAGAATTTTGGGTTCTATCTCTTATTATAGTGTATCCAAAGAATCAAAATTATATCCTAAACAAAATAAAACTATTTCAGAAGTGTTAACATTTTCTACCGAACAATTTTTAATATATTCAGATGCTCGTATAAAAGAAAGAGGAAATGAAGAAAAGAAAAAAAAAAGTATATATGCATCAAAAACATCAGATTACAGAGCTGCATCAAGAGCAATATGTAATTTTACATTTCCAAAAGAAATAGTTAGACCTTATCCAAAAGATATAAAATATTTGCTATATAATGAAATAGATGATCCAGATACAGATGATCCAGATACAGATAATCCAGAAATAAATGAAATAAACGAAAAACAAAAAAAAATATTAAAAGATAAAGAATATGACAAAAAAATTAATGAATGTTTAAAAAAATTAATAAAAGGAAATTATTTAGATGATGAAAATCTTAATAAATACTCTCCAAAATATTATAAAGCTTATCAAAATATACTTAAGACTAAAGGAACAGTATTATTTTACTCTAATTTTAGAAATGTTGAGGGAATTCGATTATTTGCAGAAGTATTAAATAAAAGAGGTTATGCTGAATTTAAAATAAAAAGAGTAAGTAATAATTTAGTTATTGATATAGATGATAAAGATGTATTAAAACCTAAATATATTAGATATGGTTCTGATAAAGAAATAAATAAAAATTTATTATATATCTTTAATTCTGAAATTGAAAAAATACCTCAAAGTATTTTAAAAGATTTACAAAAATATAATAACTCTAATACACCTACAAATTATAATTTGTATGGATCTATTATTAAAATTTTTATGATCACTAAATCAGGATCTGAAGGAATTTCTTTAAAAAATGTTCGACAAGTTCATATTTTAGAACCATATTGGAATTTAATTAGAACAGAACAAGTTATTGGAAGAGCTATAAGATCTCAATCTCATATAGCATTACCAGAAAAAGATAGAGATGTTGATGTATTTAAATATATAATGACATTTACTCCAGAACAATTAGAAGATTATACAATTAAAAAAAAAGATAATTCTTTAACTACAGATCAAATGATTGAAGACATTGCACAAAGAAAATATAAAATAATAGATAAATTACAAAATTTATTAAAAGAAGGTTCTGTTGATTGTTTATTTCATCATAAATATAATCCAGAACTAGATTGTTTCAAATTTCCAGTAAATATAGAAGATAATAAATTAATAATTAGACCAGATATAAATGAGGATGAATTAAATTCAACTATTAATAAATCAATTGATATTAAAAAATATAAAATACAAAAAGTAACAATATTAAAAACACCATTTTTAATTGATATTAATTCATATGAGTTATTTGATTATAATCTATATATAAATAATGGTATAATTAAAAGTATTGGTTTTTTACAAAAATTAAATGAAAATCAATATATAATTACTGTAATTAAAAAATATTTACCTCAATCTTTATAATGATGTCATTAGAATAATTATATTATTATTATATAAGAAACACAATGACATCCTATACAGTTGATAATATAACTCAAATAAATTCAACAATATTAAAATTAAAAAAGGGAGATACCCTTATATTTAAAAATGGTATTTATGAAAATGTTAATATGATATTAGATACTAATTTAATTACTATTAAAGCGGAATCTAAAGATAATGTTTTATTTAAAGGAGTAACATATATTGAAATAAAAGGTTCATTTATACATTTTACTGGATTTAAATTTGATGGAATAGATAAAAAAACATTAAATACTATTGCTGTTTTTGGTACTAATAATAGAATAAGTTGTTGTTCTTTTGTTAATTATATTAATTCACAAAATTTTATTATAAATGTATCTGGTAAATTTCATAGAATAGATCATTGTTTATTCGAAAATATTTTAAGAAAAGGATTATGTATATTTTTACAAAGACCAGATACTAAAGAAAATTATTTATTGATTGATAATAATAAGTTTTGTAATAGATGTAATACTGATAATATAGATAATGAATTAGAAATTATACGTATTGGAACATCAGATCAATCATTATCATCATCAAAATCAATGATTATTAATAATACTTTTGAAAGTTGTGATGGAGAAATAGAAGCAATTTCTATTAAAAGTTGTGATAATATTATATATGGTAATTCCATAATAAATTCAAAAGGAACATTAACTTTAAGACATGGAAATAGAAATATAGTATATAAAAATTTAATTGATGGTAAAAATAAAGTAGATAGTGGTGGTATTCGTATAATTGGTGAAAATCATTTAATATCTAATAATTTAATAACAAATACTAATTCAGTTTCAATTAGTTGTATTCCTATTTGTATATTAAATGGTCAATCAAAACCAGCATTAAATGGTTATTGGACTCCTAAAAATTGTATGGTAAAAAATAATATAATTTTAAATTGTACTACAGCATTTGCAGTAGGACATAAAATAAAAAAAGATACTACTGTAAAACCATCAAATATTGTTTTTGATAGTAATAAATGTTATTTAAAAAAAGGATTTAAAGCATTTAATAGTAATGCTGATATTATGTTTAATAATATTGTTAAATATATTAATAATGAATGTTATGTATCTGATTTAGGAAATATTAAACCAAATATTGGTTTAATATTAAAAGATTGTAATGAAATTTGTAATATTGATTTAACACTATATGGAACTCAATGTATTGTAGATTGTGAAACAAATGACTTATTAAGTTTATATAATAAACTTAAATTAGAATGTACTCATTAAAAAAATATAATTTAAATGATTTTTATTAAATAAATAAAATGAGTCTTAATAAGTCGTTATTAAATATTAATAATAATTTTAAATCTGAAATATTAGAAGAATTCTCAAATAAAAAAAAATGTGGTTTAGCAAATATTGGAGCAACTTGTTATATTAATTCAATTATTCAATTATTAGGACATTGTTATCCTTTTATAATAATGTTATTACAGAAAAATATTATAGAAACTGATAAACCATCAATATCAAAAGAATTACAAGAAATATTTAATTTAATATGGATTCAAGGTCATTCATTAAGACCTAATAAATATTTAAGAGCTTTACAAATTAATTTTAATTTTATAAATGTAAATTCTCAGCAGGATGTTCATGAAGTATTATTATTAATATTAAATAAAATGAATGAAGAATTAAAATATAATTTTTCAGAATTAAATATTTCCGAGTTACCTTCTGAAACACAATTTACAGGTGAGCGTGCATCAGCACCTCTGGTATTAGAAAAAAAATGTAATAAAGAATGGTATAATTATCATAATAAAGAATATTCAGAGATAATTGAATTATTTTATGGTCAAATAATTAATCAAATTAAATGTTCAAATGTTGAATGTAATAAAATTCATCATTCTTATGAATATTTTTCTATGTTAGAATTAGAAATTCCTATGTCTGAAAATAAAATAAATTTAGAATTAAGTTTAGAAGATTGTATTAAATCCTATTTTACTCCATTTTATTTAAATAACAATAATGAAAATGAATGGAAATGTGATAAATGTGATTTATATGAAAAAAATAAAAAACTGGGTAAATTATGGAAAATGCCTCCAATATTATTAATATGTATAAAAAGATTTATATTTTTACCAGAAAAAAATAGGATTAGAAAAAATGATTTAGATATTAAAATACCTGATAAATTAGATTTTGAGGAATATATAATATCACCGAAAACAAATTTTAAATATAATTATATAGGTAGTATAATTCATTTAGGAAATTCAAATTGTGGTCATTATATATCAATTTTTAAAAATAAAGAAAATTATACTGTAATTGATGATGAAATTGTTAGAGAGTTTTCTAATGAAGAATCTAAAAAATTAATTGAAAAAAGTTATATTTTATTATATATTGCTGAAAATCCAGAGGCGGACCACTATGGCGCCTTATAATATATAATTAAAAAAAAAAATTGAAAAAAGTATTTTACTTAAAGTTTTAACAATTATATTTGATTAAAAATGACACAAATTGATAAGCAAAATGAATTATGCCCTAGGCAATTAGAGGAGCTATCTGTATATATATTTGGTGTTAAATATGCTAAAAATATTGAATTTGATTTTAATAAATTAAATAATAATTTTAAAACTGATACAAATAATTTTGAGTTAATTGATAAAATTTATAAAAATAATAAAATTAATTTAAATAATGAAACAAATAAAAATATATTTTTAAGAGGATTTTTTGATTCAAATGGAAATATTAATAATCATAATAATATTAGCATTTATAGTATATTTGAAGAAATTATTAAATATATTCCTACAGCATATTTTTATGATGATAATTTAATTATGATTAAAGGATGTAATTCTATTGAATTTTTAGATATAATTTACAAAAATGCAAATTATTATAATAAAGATAATTATGATAAATATATTAAAATATTTAATAGTGGTTTAAAAGATACTAATAAACAATTTACATTTTATAAAACTATTAAAAATGCAGTAAGTCCTATTAAAGCAAGAATTACCGACTCCGGATTTGATTTACATATTATTCAAAAAATTAGTCAAAAAGGAAACTTATATATGTATGACACGGGTATAATAGTTCAACCTACACCTGGTATATATTTTGATTTAGTCCCACGGTCAAGTATCATCAAAAAAGGATATATGTTAGCAAATTCAATTGGTATTATAGACCAGTCATTTATTGGAAGTATAAAAGTTGCTTTAATTAAAATTGATCCAGATGCAGAAGAATTAGAATTACCTCTAAAAATAGTTCAAATAATTCCAAGACAAGTAATTCAAATGAATGCTATTGAAGTCATTGATAAAAATGAAATTATTTCAACAACAAGAGGAGATGGTGAATATGGTTCAACAGATAAACGTTAAATATTATGTTGTAAATAATTCTTATCATAAAATTTATATAAAGCAGTTAAATCAGCAATTAATGCTAAATATACAAAAAACCAACCTAATACATTACAACCTCCTTTAATTAAACAATCAATTTTATATATGTTAAAAAATATCATTAATATTGTAATAAAAATTATATTTAATACAACTAATTTAAAATTTTTATCATTCTCTGGTTGAAAAAATAACATTAAAAATAATAAACATAAAGTAAAACATCCAACAAAAAATACAGCTTTAGCTTGTGTAGATAAATTATTATATGTTTTTTTTAAATTGACTGTCATTTTATTTATTATAATATTATTTTTTTAATTTACTATCAGTTATAATGTATTTATTGTACCACAAATCAAATTTAGATTATCTGAAAAATTTATTATAGTTTCATTTTTAACTATTAGTAAACTATCTCCTTTTTGAATAAATTTTTTATTACTATTTAAATATCCATTACCTTCTAGTATTATTATAATTAATGGATATATATTTGGTAATTCTATTATATTTTTTTTGATCGAAATAATTGGATTTTCTTGTAATTTTAAATAGTTTGTATTTAGATTAATTATTTGAAAATCATTTATCGGTGGTATATAATATAAATGATTTTTAATTATTTTTGGTTTAATTATACTTTCTTTAGTTGGTGTATAATCATTTATAATTAAATTTATATTATCAATGTCTATATATTTATGTGTTAAACCTAATCTTAATACATTATCAGATTTAGATGTTATTTCTATAATATCTCCTTTTAGATACGAATGTAAAATATTAGGTGCTATAAATATAGATTCTCCTTTTTTTAAACATACATGTCTCATATAAAATGCTAATAAAACACCTTTATCATTATCATATTGATTTATTAAATTATTAATTAATTTAATAAAATTTGTTTTGTTATTTTCTTCAATAGTTATTAATTCATCTTTAATTATATTTATTATATCTTTTATATATTCATTAGTTCCATTTAATATATTTTTAAATGATGGAATATTTATTATTTTTGGAAAATGTGAAAATTTTAGTTTAACATTTTCATAATTATCAAATCCATATAATAATTCAAAATCATCAGATAATGCTAATGCCATTTCACATTTTTTATTATTATCTTTATAAACTTCAGGATTACTTTTATTTAAATATATTGCTTGTTCTTTTGTAGGATGAAATTGAATAGATAAAGGTTTTCTGATAGATAAAACTTTTAATATAAAAGGTATATCATCATTATAAATATTTTGATATTTTTTATTCATATATTTAGATATTATAGAATTTATAGAAATATCAGATTCATCATTTAATATATTTGATTTCCCTAATTCATGAGTGCCAAACCATAATTCAGCATAGTATCCTGATGTAGATGTTAAATTATTTCCAAAACTAACATAATCTAATTTATCACGATTTTTTGAATAATATATTTTATTAACTAAACTATTATTACCAATTTTTCCCCAATCATAATTTTTTATAACACCTTCAATAAAAAAACTCATTATAAATATACTTATAATGAGTTTTTTTATTTATGATAAATAATCATAAATAATTATATTTTAAATAATATAAATAATGAGTTCTCCTGTTCCTGCTAATAATCAAGATGTTTGTGGATCCGAAATTACTTCTACAAATGAAGTAAAAGTAGTAGAAAATTATTCAAATGATTTTTTACAAAATGATAGAATGGAAAAAATGGAGGAAGATTGTGAATCTGAAAGTGGTGATACACAAAAAGAAAAAGTAGTAGAAAAAGTAGAAAAAGTAGAAAAAAAAGAAGTCAAAGTATTAACTAATGATAAAAAATTTAAATATTTATTATTAATATTATTATTATTATCAATATTAATATTATTATGGATTGCTTATAAAAAATATAATTATAATTATAATTATGTCTAAAAAAATATTTTAAATTAATTTCTAAACTAATTCATTCATTTCGTTATTAATTTTTTCTTTATTAATTTTTCTATATTTATTAATTTTAAATTTTAAATATTTTTCAGCATTGAATATATTTTCTTCTGTCTCAGACCAAATTAAAAAACCTTCAATTTCATCATTTATTTTTATATACCATATTAATAAAACACCCGTCTGATCTGTAATATAAGACAAACTTTTTCCTTCTTTTCCAATTATAGGTCGTATAACATGAAGACTTTCATCTTTAGTTCTTACTAAACCAACAATTAAATAAGATGAATCAGTTATATCTCTAATATAAGGATATTTTGAATAATCTATTGCAATTTTTTTTTTTATAAATAAATTTTGAATTTCAGGAGTATTTATTATAATTGGACTCATTTTATATTTTAATGTAAAATAACTCTAATATATTTGTCAAATTTTTATTTAGTGATTTACGAATATATATATTTTTTTTGTGATAAATCTAAATTATCTAATAATTTATGACATATCTCTATCATATCTTTAGTATAAGTAACCATTTTACAATAAGCATGTCTTTTATCAATAGCATATGATATTCTTAATTTTTTTACTAATTTTAATAATTCGGTTAGTTCTTTAAAAAATTTAGATTTATTATCAAGTGCAACTGCTTCTTCACTTAATGCTTCTATAAATAAAGTATGTTTTAATATACAAGTTTTACATCTAAGTGTCTTATCACTTAAGTGATCTAACAATAATAATAATTGTTTATATATTTCAAGTACATTAAATAATGGTTCTAATAAAGGATGTAATTTATCTTTTGTTTTTCTATTAAATCCTCTTTCTACACTTGATTTTATTTTAGTATCGTCATCATAATCAAACTTACATGTCTCAAATTTTTTACGATGTTTTCTTAAACTTTGACCTAATATTTGCATATCCTTTTTCTCTGTTATTAATCTTCCTTTAATTAATAAACACATTAACCGTTCTGCAGTTTTATACATATCTTGATTATTAGAATTACAGTATTCAGTTTTAATTTCTTTTAAAAGTGCTTCTAAAAAAAACATTCTATCAGAAGGATGTAATCCTAAAGCGAGTTCATTCTCAATTAAAATTAAAGTCTTAATTATTTTTAAACTATCTTTACAGTGATCTTTATTCATTATGATTATTTGATATATATTTATTTATTATTTTAATTACCTGATTATATAGCTATAGGAGCCTTAATAGAATTACGTGGTTGATAACCTATAAGTTCGAAATCATCAACTGTTATTTCTGTCCAATTTTTTTTTTTTATTTCTGGATTTAAATATAAAATAGGTGGAACTAATGGATCACGTTTTAATTGTTCTTTTATCTGTTCTAAATGTGTATTATAAATATGCACGTCTCCTATTGAGAGAATTAAATCTTTTGGTTTCATATCAACTTTTAAAGCAATAATATATGTTAAAATAGAATAAGATAAAATGTTGATTGGTTGACCTAAAAACATGTCATTTGATCGGATATAAACCTGACAAGATAAATATTTTACATTATCAACTTCTTCAACATATAGCTGAATAATTAAGCCATGACATGGTAATAATACTCCTTTATCTGCATCTAAAGGATTATATGAAGTCATCAATATTCTCCTGCTAAATGGATCAGTTTTTAATAAATGAATAACTTGTTCTAATTGATCTAATCCTTGACCTGTATAATCAGTATTACAATTAATATATTTAGAACCAAAATGACGCCAATTATACCCATACATACTTCCTAAATCTCCAACTTCATAATCATTTAACCCCCTTTTATCGAGAAACTCTCTCGAGGTATTTCCCTTCCAAATATTAATTCCCTTATCTTCGAGAATTTTTGAATTCGTATCGCCTCTCAAGAAAAACAAAAGTTCCTCGACGGTTAGTTTAAATCCTACTCTTTTTGTCGTTAGAATCGGGACTGATTCAGAAATATCAAATCTCATCTGTTGGGCAAATAAACTTAATGTTCCCGTTCCTGTGCGGTCATCACGTTTATTTCCTTTATTAAGAATATCATAAGCAAGATGTAAATAAACATTTTCATTTTGACAAGGGAATTTTGTAAAAGTATATTCAATAAATCTATAATTAACTTTTTCAGTTTCATCATATTTTTTATCACTTACTTTAGTAATTTTATAATTATTTGGAATAAAAGGGATTTTTCGATCGCAATCATATTTTTTATCAATTACTGTAAGAAATATTTTATCAACGTTTTTAATAAAATAAGTATAAATTTGTTCTCCTCCAATAATAAATATATCTGTATTTGATTTATTATTTTCAATATATTCTTTAGCATTAACAATTGTAGTAAACCAAATATTCTCTTTATCAGCTTCTGGATTATTTGTAATTACAATATTATATCTATTTGGTAAAGGTTTAATAGGTAATGAATCATAAGTATTTTTTCCCATAATTACAGTTGAATTCACAGTCATTTGTTTGAAAAAATCTAAATCTTCTTTAATTTTCCAAGGTAAGGCATTATTTTTACCTATACCTCTGTTAGAATCAATTGCTGAAATAATATATAATGGCATTTTATTATTTGTGTTTCACGTTTTTATATATAAAATTTTAATTATATAATTTTTCAATTTTTTTATTATCAAATTAATAAATAAAAAAATAATATAATTAAATTAAATTATAATCAGTTAAAAATTCTTCTTTTGTTTTATTACTTGCAAAATTTTTTATAAACCACATTAATCCACTAAGTGAATCATTTTTGATAAAATTATTATATATTTGTTCTTCATCATATTTAAAATTTTCTTTTTTTGCTAATTCTAAAATTTCTGGACTATATTGAGATTCTTGGTATTTACAACCAAATACGTATGTTTTAGTTGATGCTAAATTATATATTTCTTTCTGAATTTCATAATCTAAATTTCTATGATATTTTTTATTAATACCGTAACTAAAAACTTCAAAATCATGATTTTGAGCAGCAAGAAATAAAATATTTTCATGTCCTGGACAATCGTATTTTTCTAATACTTTAATTATTTTTATTCCAGAATCCATATATAAATTATATAAATCAGGATCTGATAATTTTAAATTATATTTATTACAAAATTTGTCTATAACTTCGGTTTCTATAAAACAATCAGCAAGTTGTTTAAATAAACAATTATGAATTTTTATATTTTTAATATTATCATTTAATAAATTAATTATTTCATTTTCTTTTATTTCATCATCTTCTTCTTCTTTAATTTTTTTAAATAAATTGTAATTATGACAAACTATGTCATTACAATTATTGCAATGATTATTTGTTGTCATTTTTGTGAGATGATTAATAATATAATTCTAATAAATAATTTGTCAATTTTTTTTTAACTTAAAAATTTAGTCAAACCATATCCACCAAATTTATCATTAACCCATTGAAATTTATAAGTATATAATTTAGTATTTTCATCATAACTATAAAATTTAGTATCTTTCTCATTTTCTTCTATAATTTCAGGAACAAATCCTTTACTTCGTAATTCTTGCATATTTTCTTTAAATATTTTAATAGGTAATTCAACAATAATATAATCTTTATCAAAAAATCTAAAAAATTTATATAAATTTTTCTTTTTTAATTTTTTCTCAAATATTTCAAATATTTGCTTTGCTTGTTCTAATAAAATTGAATTATATGTTTCTTGTAATAATTCAGTATTTAAATCTTCTAAAGGATTTTTTATTTTATTTTTATTTTCTTGTATATTTAACAGACCCATTTTAATAATAATTAATTATATTTATTATTAAAAATTTAACTTCTTTTTAAGTATAAAAAAAAATTTGAATTATTAATATATAAAGATATGGTATATTATAATTTATATGATATGAAAAATGACTAATACTGGTGTAATTCGTTTAATGTGTGTTAATGACGGAAAAAAATTAAGAATTAGAATTATATCATATACAGATGTTGATGGTAAAGTATTTACAGGTGTTTATCATAATGAGTATAATTGTAGATTTCCACGTAATTTAAGAGTTTTAAATAAATGTTTTGAAGTTCCTGAAGAAAATGTAAAATTAATGGGTGATGGAATTAGTAAAGCATTTTATTATTCAATTTCAACTAAAAATATTAAAGAAATTTTAAATAAAGAAACAGTCCCTTTTAATATTTATAAAGAAGAAGAATGTGTTATTTGTATGAGTAATCCAGTTCAATATATATTTTCACAATGTGGACATGCTTGTTGTTGTATTAATTGTGGTAATAAAATAATTAATTGTTGTGTATGTCGTAAAAGAATTATTAATAAAATTTCTTTGTCTTCTTATGAAGAAGAAAAAGAAAAAGAAGATAATCAATTAATTAATGAATTAAATAATTTAAAAATATCTTAAAATTAAATATTTTTTTATCTTAACATGTTCACAAGTATAAAAAAATTTGATATTTAAATCAATTTTCGGGTCTTTAAAACACTATTTGCTCTAAAGACCCGTTTTTTTTTTTATATAAAAGTTATATAATCTAGAAAATTTAGACAATGATTCAAATCCATAAATATTTATTAATTCTTTTAAGTCATCTGTATTAGAAATATATTTTTCTTTGAAATTTTTATATAATTCAATAAATCTTTGAATATCTGCTTCTTTATTAGCAACTCTTATTCTAGAATATATCCTATTTAAAGTCATCCAATTATTATAACGTTCAAATTTGTTATGTCTCGAATAATTAATAGATGTAATGTAATCCATTATATGATTATCTAAATTATCTGGAATATTTTATTTCAATTATAAATAACTTATATAAATATTCAATTTTTTTTTTAAAAAAATAAAAATTTTATTTTTTTTTTTTAAGAATACTCTTAAATTTTAATTTATTTTTTATTACTTTTAAATTTTCAAAATTATAATATTCAAACCAATAAGTTGTTTCTGGTTTTTCTGGATATAAACATATTAATTCTTCTAAACTTTTCATTAATTTTAATTTATCATCTTGAAATGATATTTTACGAGAATTTATAGTTTTATGATATTTTTTGATTTCGAATAAACATTCTTCATACAATTGATTTTCCATTTTAATTTATTAATTTTTTATTAATTTAAATCATTTATTTATTCAAATTTTTTATATTTGATTAAAATAAATGAATTTAAAATTAATATTTGGTATTGTTACATTTATTATTAGTGAAATATTACCATTTTTCCCTTCTATTGAAAGTAATGGAGTAGTACACGGTATTGTTAAAATTATGCAAGTTAAAAATCCTTCTATTAAACACGATTGTTCTGCTCATCCACCAGTAGAAAATGTGCAAGATACAATTAAAGATTTTTCAAAAATTATTAAGAAAGATCCAGTAAAAGAAGAAGAAAAGAAAAAAAGAGAAGAGGAAAAAAAAATTATAACAAAATTTAATTATTGTGGAGATATTGAAAAAAATAAAAAATTTTGTATTAATTTTAGAGTCTTTTATAAATAAATTTAATTGAAATAACACTTAAATAATAAAAATTGAAATTTTACAATTATAAAATTAATTAAAAATTTAAATTTTCAGTATGACTATATCATTTGATGTTGATTTTCATAAAATTGTAGATGATTTACGTGAACCTAATAAATATAAAGAACTCTGTATTAATACAGATAATTTATTATATAAATGTATTTTATGTAAAAAATATCTTTCATCTAATGAATATAGTATATTATTAGAAAAATTTATAATTAAAAAATTTAATCTAAAAAAAAATATAGATAATTTGTCTGGAGATGCTTTATCAGAAAATAATTTAACAATTGAAATTAAAATATCATTGGGAGATAAAACAGGTAAATTTAATTTTGTACAATTAAGACCAGATCATAATATTGATTATTATTTATTTCTTGCATATAATTTATATGATAAAGATGATACTGGAAAAATATATTGGTTATTCTGTAAATCTACAGAGTTATATGAATTAATTCCAGAATATGGAGGTTATGCTCATGGAACTATAAAAAAACTTGGAAGAATAAATAATAATAATATGTATGGTAGAAATTGCGAATATTGTTTAAGACCAAATCCTACAAAAAATGATAATACAAAAGTTAAAAAACTATGGAATATAATGGTTGATAAATTTTTAATTACTGAGGAAGAATTAATAGATAAATTAAAAAATAATAGTGAGTCTGACTCACAATTGGTTTAAAAATTAAGTTTTTTTTTAATATTTTTTTTTTATATACTATATTATTAATTATGTCATTAGATCAATTTTATACAAAAGATGAAGTAGCAAATAAATATTTTCAAATTTTAAGTTCAAAAATTAATTTAAATAATTTTGATATTATTTTAGAACCATCCGCAGGAAAAGGAGCATTTTATAAAATATTACCAATTGATAAACGAGTTGGATTAGATATTGATCCAAAATTTAAAGGCATACAAAAATTAAATTATTTTGATTATAAACCAAAAAAAAATAATAAATATTTAGTAATTGGTAATCCTCCATTTGGTAGAGTTAGTTCACTTGCTGTAAAATTTTTTAATAAATCTGCTGAATTTGCTGATGTTATTGCATTTATATTACCAAGAACTTTTAAACGTGTAAGTATTCAAAATCAATTAAATAAGTATTTTCATTTAATATATAATAAAGATTTACCATTAGTACCTTGTTGTTTTGAACCAATAATGAGTGCTAAATGTTGTTTTCAAATATGGCAAAGAAAAATTAAACCAAGAAAAATTAAAACTTTAGACACTACTCATCCTGATTTTACATTTATTAAATTAGGACCAAAAAATAAATATAATCAACCAACTCCTCCAGATAATGTGGATTTTGCTATTAAAGCATTTGGTAGTAATGTTGGAGAAATAATTGATAATAATTTACATTTATTAACTGCTAAAAGTTTTCATTGGATTAAATCAAATATACCGATTGAAAATTTAAAAAATAATTTTAAATTATTAAATTATTCTATTAGTAAAGATACAGTTAGGCAGGATAGTATTGGACGTAAAGAACTTGTTTATTTATATAAAAAGAAATTTGGATAAATTTATATTTAAGGAAATGATTAATTATGTTTATTATAAATAAAATGACTTCAAAATTCTATATGGGATGCAAGAAAAGTACTTTAACAGGTAAAGAAAAACAATATCATGAACATTTTAAATCACGAGGACTTTTACCATCTAAAGTTGATTTAAGAGATAGTGGTTTCGTACCACCCGTCTTAGACCAAGGACGCCTCAATTCTACCGGGGCAGAAAAGCAACAGGAATATGAAAATAAATAATCATATTACAAAACCTTTTAATGGGTTCCTTTAGTGCGTAGGAATACCATTGTTGCTAATCTATAGGGAACATAGTTTCTTATGGGTGACACTATCAAATTGCGGGGACTTCCTTATAGTTTTTATTACTATCTCAGCCATATCCTATTATTTCGGGTCACAACATATAGTTGTTAGCGTTATAATATTATAAAGAGCACCTTATCGTAAGATTTGTGGGAGAACTCGGTTAATTGCCGAAACCAATAGTAAAAATATAAGAAATTGGATAATCCGCAGCCAAAAATCCTTAATGGATTGAGGTTCAACGACTAAATGGTAGTGGGTCGCCGAGTATGCTTCGCATAGCTCACTTCGTTCGCAAATTATTGTGAGCGTAGCAAACTAACCGAAGGTTACTCGCCGTGCTTAAGATATAGTCTACTCTCTTTTGAAAGAAAGAGAATATAGGTGGTTCATGCACAACAAACGCAACTAGTAATGCGTTATTATATTTAATGAATAAAGAAGGTCTTGAAAATAAATATCAACCTTCAAGATTATTTTTATATTATTTTACTCGATTTTTAGAGGATACTGTCGAAGAAGATTCTGGCGCAAATTTAAAAGATTTGATGAAAACAGTAATGGTATTTGGTTGTCCATCTGAGGAAGATCTACCCTATGATATTACTAAATTTACAGAAAAACCTCCATTAGAAATAGTTAAAAAAGCAAGAGAACATTTAGATAATTTTGATTATTTCTCTGTTAAACAAGATTTGAATGTAATGAAACAAGTTTTAGCAGATGGATTTCCTATTATTATTGGAATAGTTTTATTCGAGTCATTTTTTTATGATGAAACTATGAAAACTGGTATTGTACCTATCCCGAAAGTAACCGAGTCTATCAGTGGTGGTCACGCAATTTTGATCGTAAAATATGATGACGATACTAACTGCTTTACGATCCAAAATAGTTGGGGTTCAGATGTGGGACAATCCGGATATTTTGATATTCCTTATGAGTATATATTAAATGAAAATCTTGGGCAAGATTACTGGCACTTGCGCAAGTTTAAGTAAATATAATTATTTAACCCAATTAATATTTTTTTTTAAATTAGTAATTGTTGTTATAGATACATTATATTCTTTTGCTAAATTTTCAATATTTTCTTTTGAATTATTTATATCTAATTGTTTACGAATTATTTCTGCTATTTCATAATTTAATTTATAATTATTATTATGGATTAACATATCTATCATATTATCTCTAGAAGTTCCAAAAAATAAATGTTCTGCTTCTACACACAATTTATTGTTACATAAATGTCTTGTAACCATATTTTCAGGTTTTTTATACTTATTTTTCCATTCACATACTAAAACGTGTACAAAAAAACAACAATTTTTATGTTGAATACGTCCATAATTTGAATGAACAAATCCTTGCCATAAACGACAGGGAATATTATTATAACTTTGATCAGTAGATATTATACTCTTTTTATAAATTTTTTCTTTTAATATAATATAATCTTCTTGCGAAATACCATTTGTTCTTATTTCTATTCTATTCTTTTGTTTTTTTTCTTTTGTTGCTTTTCTTCTTTTATTAATTACATCATCATTTTTACTTGATAAATGAGACCAAGATTGGCCAAAATCTATAGAATTTACTGAATCTTTTGAAACATTAAATTTTTTAGCTCTTTCTGATGCTGGTATATAATTTGGATGATCTACAGGATACCAAGAATCTTTAATTTGTTGTGCTAATTCTTCATTAAATTTAGTTTGAGGCAATTTATTTCCGTTTAATAATGTATTATCTCGTATTTTATCATCTAAATTATTTGTATCATAATCACCAAGACATAAATGACTTGGTTCACAACATAATTTATTTTTACATAAATGTCTTGTAACAAGTTTTCTTCCTAAATTATCTTTAGGTATTTCTGTAATATTATCTTTAATCATAACAGATAACATATGTGATGGATATTTCCTATTAAAAATAGATACAATCCCATATCCACTTTTACTTTTTTGTCCTTGCCATATTAAACATCCAATTTCTTGATCTTCTTCAGGTTCATTACGAAGACTCATATTAATTAATTTTTCTCTTCCTTTTTCATTGTCAATAAAATTTTTATTTAATATTTTAATTAAATGTTCTTTACAAATACATAAATTATTATTACATTTTGTAATAATTTTATCTTTATTTGTTATTTCTGTATTATTATAAATTTGAAATGCTAATTTACGTACATTATATGTTATTGTTTTGTAGGTTAAATTTGGAGAATCACAAATAATTTTTCCAGTCCATATCAAACAATTATTTTCTGGAATACATTTATTTAAAACTTTTTTCCAAATAATATCTTTAATTATTTCATTTGGAAAAATATAATTTTTAATAATAATATCATTATTTCGTTCTTTATATATATTCTCAATTTTAGTAACGCCATCAGTAATAAAATCTTCTGCCATTGTTTTATTATAACTACAAAACAAACCTTTAAGTAATTTATTTTTTGTAAATTTAAATTTTTAAACTATTTAAAGAATTTTCAATATCTTCTAATTTTTTTTTCTTTCTTCTTTCAATGTTTTTTTTTATAATATCTTCTTTATTTTTTTCATAATAATTTTTTTTATATTTATCATAATTTTCTTTCACATAAGAACCCTTCGTTTTATCATATCTAAGTTTAATTTTCATATATTCCATAACATCTTCAATTATTTTTTCATTATGTTTATTTATCATACATAAAAATTCTTCATATAATTCATTTTCAGATAATTTAGTGAGCGAAGCGAACTGTGCCTTAGGCACGTCGAGAGTATTAACAATACTTGGTAATCCATCTTTAATATCTTTGATTAATTTATGTGAGACATAAATAGAAGAACTTGAATTCATTGTAATATATGTATATTTAACATAAAATATCTTTAAATAAAAAAAAGTATTTAAACTATTTTTTTTGTAGTAAAAAATCATAATAAGCAATAGATTCATTAATTTCTTCAAGTTCCTTAGAACTTTTGTTATGTTCTTCTTTTGTTGTTGATAATATATTATTTAATATTATAGTTAAACTAGTTAATTGTTCGATACTTGGCATATTATACATTATATGATTATAATAATCATCTTTAATTTTATTTAATTCTGGACTACATTTAAAGCAAATAAAACATTTTGAATCACATATAGGATTATTTGGACTTTGAATAATAAGTAAATAATTAAATAAAACTTTAGGAGATTCATTATATAATGCTAACATAAATTCTTCTCTTTTTTTTTTAGTTGGATATGCTATATTATATAAAAACTCACGGTCAAATAAATTCATTATGGACATTCTTGAAATATAATTTAAATCTGCTTTTTGAAACATTTTATAATTTCTTTGTTATACACGTGAAGATATAATTATAAAAAATCAAATTTTTTTTTTATTTACAAATGGATAAAAATCTAAATTATAATCAAGATAATCTTTATTATTAGGATAATCTAAATTATTAATTGGTAATTTTGTTGTATTTAAATTAGGTTGAATATAATTAAAATATTTTTTATTAATATAAGTTAATTCAATAACATTTGGTATATTATTATTACTATAACTATAATTATTTCCATGTGCATGTATTAAATAATGAGTATGAGTTAATTTTTCTAAACATTTTATTTTATCATTAAAATAAAATCCCCAAGTATCGTCAGTAATACCGTGAAATTCTATAACAATTTGTTTAAATTTACATAATTGCGATATATTTAATGAATAAATCCAGTTAAACTCAGCTCCCTCTATATCCATTTTAAGGAAAATATTTTTATATTTTTCGATTAAATAAGATAAATTAGTATTATAACAATTATTATAATAACTAATATTTTTTTTAATAAATGAGATTTTATTTGTATAACTATATGGATATACGTTAATAGTTCCATCAAAAGCAAAACTATTATATTCATTCATATTATATCTTTCAATAAAATCTCTTGAAAAACTTTCTTCGTTACTAACTCCTGCAGAGATATAGCAATCATATGGAATTAATTCATTTAATTCTCCTATAACATAACCACCATCAGATAAATTTCCTAATCGAATTTTATTATTAAATTCAAAAACGGTTAATAAATCAATAGCATTTGGTGTATTTTGTGAAGTCATTATTATATCATATAAACAAATTTACAATTTAAGTAATTATAAATTTGCCTAAAAAAAATAACATTATCAAATATTTTATTGTAGTTGGTATGTGCATTATAATAAACTACAATATCCGGATAATATCTTTTTAAGCTATAAAAATTATCCAAAGACGAGTAAAACTCACGCACTAAATGCATCTCTGGTAATTTTTAGTAAATAAGAAAATCAAGTTTCTTATTTATATATTATAAAATAAACCATATATTCCGGATAATATTTTAAAATTTCTCAATTAAATTGATCTGATATAAAAATTTTATCAAAATATATATATGGTAGGTCCAATAACATCAAAAAGACGTTATGGTATGGGGGCAAAAATTTATATATAGATATTTAAGCATTTTTGATAATCTACACACTCCGGCCCCATATATATAATATATATTAATCTTTATATTCTTTTTTTTTTTAATTATTTTTAATTTATTAAATTAATTAATCAAAGTAAAATATATATATATATTTTAATATTAATACTAATAATTACTATAAATTTTTCTTTAAATATAAAAAACTATATAAAGAAAAATTAAGTATTTATTATTATTTAGTTAAAATATGACTACTCTTTTAGATACTTTGATTATAACTACTACCGAAACTTTAAACTCTTGTGGAAAAGAGATTTATAAAGTATCTAATGAAACATTTTTAAAAAGATTTTTATTTTTAGGAGTAACAAATGGAACATATTATATAAATAAAGAAAAATTGATAGATCAACATATTGATTGTATTACATCTTATATTAATGATAAATCATTACATTTAGAATTATTAACAATTATTAAAGAATATATTAATAAATCATTTAAAAAAGATTATGTTCTTTTTGTTTTAGCCCATTGTTGTATTGAACAACAACATAAAGATCTTAGAAATGATTCTTATGTTTTAGTTAATGAAGTATGTCAAATTCCTACTCATTTGTTTTTATTTATCGAATTTTATGAATTATTAAGTAAAAAATATTATAATTCTACTGGATGGAATACAATGCATAAAAAATTTATTGCTTCTTGGTATTTATCAAAAGAACCAAAAAAACTAATTTATTTAATTACCAAATATAAAAATAGAAATAATTGGACACATAAAGATGTTCTAAAATTATCTCATATTAAAACACCAGATACTATATATGATACTATTTTTAAATATGTTACTAAAGATTATACACAATTTTTATCAAAAAATTTTAATAATCAAGAAATAAGAAATTTAGAAAATTTTGAAGATATTAAAAATTATATTAAAGATTATGAAATAATTAAAAATTCTACTGAACCTCAAGAAATTATTGATTTAATTTATAAACAATCATTTGTCAGAGAACATATTGATAATTCTATGTTAAATAATGTTGATGTTTGGAATGCTCTTTCAAAAAATATGCCGTTTACAGCAATGCTTAGAAATATTAATAAACTCACACAATTAGGTTTATTTGAAAAATATCCAGAAACATTAATTATATTGTTAGAAAAATTAAATTCAAAAGAAGCAATTATTAAATCAAAAGTTCATCCTTTACAAATTCTTATTTCACTTAAAACATATTCATCTGGAAAAGGACTTAAAGGAAGTCTTACATGGAAACCTAATAAAGACCTTTGTAATAGTCTAAATAAAGCATTTTTACTATCATTTGATAATATACAAAAAACTGGTAAAAGATATATGGTCGCTCTTGACTGTTCAGGTTCAATGGAATATACAAACGTATGCGGAATTGAATGTTTAAATGCTCGTGAATTATCTTGCGCTTTTTCTATGATTCTTAAAAAAGTTGAACCAAATTTAGAAATTAATGGTTTTTCTAAAAAATTTATTCCATTACAAATATCTCCATTGCTTTCATTAGAAAGTAATATGAAAAATATTAGTAATTTACCTTTTAATAATACAGATTGCTCTATACCAATGTTGAATGCTATTGAAAAAAGGAAAGAAATTGATGTTTTCATTATTATTACCGACAATGAAACTAATTGTAATAGTATTAATCCTTGTGATGCTTTGAAACAATATAGAGGCGATTTTGGAATTAATGCAAAGTTAATTGTCGTTGCTATGGCTGCTAATAAATTCTCTATTGCTGATCCAAATGATCCTTATATGTTGGATGTATGTGGTTTCTCACCTGAAACATTTGATGCTATACAAGAATTTGTAATGTTATAAATTAACTATCATAATACATAAATATTTCTTCTAATAAATTTTCATTTTCTTCATTTTCTATTCTTTTTATTTGTTTCTCAATTTCATTTTTTAATACTATTAATCTTGTGCTAATAGTAGGATTTTTGTTTTTTCCATCTTCTTTATATTTATCGGGATTAAATCTAATAAATATAAATTTGCCTCCATGTATCATCATTAAATCGTCATAACGAATTTCTTCATCTTCTTTGTCATATCTTTTATGTTGATTTTCATCTGTTTCTATACATAATAAAGTATTTCCAATTATTTTTCTATGGTCTATACGACGTTTATGAGTACAATCACAACCTCCTACCCATAATGGTTTATCATGATGAAATCCTTCAAAATTAGTATTTATATAATCTCTAACAGCAACCTCTTTAGTTTTACTTCTAATTTGAAATGTTAATGGGTCATTAGGAAAATGAAAACTATAACATCTACTACAAAATCCTTTATATTTTTTATTACCTTGTGTTATACATTCAAATTTTTTATCTTCTTCTAAATAATTAGATTTGCATAATTTATGAATTAAATCAATCATTTCTGTTGATTTACATTCTTTACAACAAGTTGGTATTTTATCATTTATTAATCCATATATTGGATGTGCTTTACCACAAACACATTTTATATGTTTAATATTTATCATTTCATCAGTTTTACATTTGCTACAACATGTAGGTTTATTATCTGTTTCTAAACCAAAAGATGGGCTATTAGATTTACCACAAATACATTTTTTATGTTTTAAATCAATCATTTCTGGAGTTTTGCATTCACTACAACATGTAGGCTTATAATCATTTTCCAAACCAAAACTTGGACTAATTGATTTATTACATTTACATTTGGGTAATTTTTTAAGATAAATCATTTTATCAGTTTTACAATCTATACAACAAGTAGGCTTATCATCAGTTTCTAAACCAAAAACAGGATAAGCTTTACCACATAAACAATTAATATGTACTAAATCAATCATTTCTTCAGTTTTACATTTAGAACAACATATTAGTTTTTTATCAGTTTCTAATCCATAAATTGGATTAGATTTTCCACATTTACATTTTTTACTATAAAAATTTATCATTTCTTCAGTTTTACATTCTTTACAACAAGATGGTTTTTTATCTGTTTCCAATCCAAAACATGGTCTAGATTTACCACAATTACATATACAAGTTTTTGTTTTCATTTTGTCATTTTTATGATCTTTACATAATATTGGTTTCATGAAATATAAAGCATAAGTTGCTTCATATTTACAGTTTTCAAATTCACATAATTTCATTTTCCACTTATTTTTATAACTAAGTAGTAAATAACCTTTAAATAGTTTTTATTTTTAATTTTAAAATTTATAAATATTTAGATTTATAAAATAAAAATAATTTTTTGTTATAAAATAATATTCTTAATTGTAATTATTATTTTATTTATGTGTTGGTTTATGTGTTGGTTTATGTGTTGGTTTATGTGTAGGAGCTACTGTAGGAGCAAATGTTGGTGCCTCAGTTAAACATACTGATAAACATACAGAACAATCTACTATTTCTGTTGGTGTAACTGTTTGGCATAATGTTGGAATTGCGGTTGGAGCATTTGTGGGTGGTCTCGTTGGAGAATTTGTTGGTGTGTTTGTTGGTGTGTTTGTTGGTGTGGCTGTTGGTGTGTTTGTTGGTGTGTTTGTTGGTGTGTTTGTTGGTGTGTTTGTTGGTGTGGCTGTTGGTGTGTTTGTTGGTGTGTTTGTTGGTGTGTTTGTTGGTGTGTTTGTTGGTGTGGCTGTTGGTGTGGCTGTTGGTGTGGCTGTTGGTGCAACAGTAGGTAAGTTAGTAGGAGAACTACTAGGACATGGTGTCGGTTGTATAGTTGTAATATTTGTAGGAACAGGAGTTGGTACTAATGTAGGTTGTGTAGTTGTTGAAATAGGAGTAGGTTGTGTAGTAGTTCTCAAACATTGAGAATACCAGTCATTTGAATATACGCAAGTTAATGATTCACAACAGGGATTTCCGGTCCAATTTAACCCTCCACATTGTCCCCATTCATCTTGACAATTATCCCATAAATTTCGTATATTCAAAGGATTTTTAGGTTGCTTTGAATATACATTAATTAATTTATCTTGAAATATCAATAATGTAAGAAATATATATAAATTGTAAAACATAATTTATATTTCTTATTATTATAAAATAAAAAAAATAAAATAAATACTGAAAATTAAAAATTAAACTTACTATTTTTTATAAAATTTAGATAAATAAATCTCTGACTCCATTTAATGTTGAAGCAAGAGTAGGGGCTTCAGTGGGAAATTCTGAAGGAGTTTCAGTTGGAGTATCAGTAGGTTTATCAGTAGGTTTATCTGTTGGAGTATTAGTTGGTTTATCTGTTGGTTTATCTGTTGGTTTATCTGTTGGTTTATCTGTTGGTTTATCTGTTGGTTTATCTGTTGGTTTATCTGTTGGTTTATCTGTAGGACAAGGTTTATCAGTAGGTTTATCAATAGGTTTATCTGTTGGTTTATCTGTAGGTTTATCTGTAGGTTTATCTATTGGTGCTTCGGTAGAAGGATTAGTAGTAACAACAACTCTTCTAATACCAATTGAATCAAATATAGTAGTAAAATTTGCAACAATAGTATGAGTAGTGTTAGTAGATAAATCAAGACCATTAGTATCATCAACAAAAACTAATACATCAACAACTTTAGTAACTAAATTTGTTAGTGTAACATTATCATATGTTACAGTAATATCTTGAATATCATCACTTGGCATTACCCCAATATATAAATCACTTTTATTATTTGTAACTAATGAATCAGGTTGCATTAAAACAGGATCAACCATATTTTCATTACCGCTTAGAAATAAACTAACTGTGTTACAAACAACAAAATGAAGTTTACTTTTTTCACTAATAGAACCATTTCTGTATACATTTGTATATAAAAAATAAGCATCATCAGGAACATTTAAAGTATTCCAAGGTCTGGCATTCATATTAGACCCTCCTTTGAAATCAAAAGGCCAATATTTATTAGTTTTTATATTTAATCGTTCTGTACCAGAACCTCTGGTAGTATACCAAGTTACTTTTTCAATAGTAGGATCAGTACTATCATAAAATATAAAGTTGTCTCTTGATAAACAAGGAACATCTTTTAATAGTACTGAATCAGTTCGTCTGGTAGATTTACTAACAGATACCTGTGAATTTACGGAAACCGTAAACAAGGTTAAACATAATAATCCTAATTTAATAAACATATTTTGTTATTATATATTATAAATATTTTATTCTTAAATATAAAAATTATAAAAAATATAAAATTTGGTATCGATAAAAAAAGAATTAAAAAAAATAAATATTCGTAAAATTTACCTTATAATTTTTACTAAATATAAATAATATCAGACATAGTTTTTTTCAAAAGATATATAAATTTATTTGATATATCTAAGTTATTATATATGAAATTTTCAGTACATAATTTATTATTATTAATAATTTCTATTTTTTTTTTATTAGTATAATGTTCTAATGTAGTATCAATTACAAACATAGATATATTATCTATATTTTGTATTTTATTTAATACAGGTTTTTCTAATTCTTTATCTAATTTGTTATTAATATTATTTAATAATTCAAGTTGTTTTAAAGAAAAATCATTTTTACATTCATTAGTATATTTAATAAAATGATTTAATATATATGGATCACTTTCTAATGCCATTGATGTCGCTCTACTGCAAAATATATTAGATTTAGGTTTATTTAATAAATCTAATGCTATATACTGACATTTTATATGTAAATTTTTATCTTGACTTGACATTTTAAGTAATTTTATTTAATCATAAATTTATCTTTATATAATAAGTCAAAATTTATAAAATATATTCAAGTTCAAATTTTAATTTGAAACCAAATATTAAATGTTTATATTTTTTCCATCGTATTTTTTCTAAATTATTAATTTCTATTTCATCTAAATTATAATTAAAAATTTCAGGAAATTCCATAAAAGAAGATTTTTGTTTTTGTAATACATAGTTTGTTACTAAATCTAATTTAAAATCTACTAAATGTATTTCATTAAATATATCTTTATCATTCTGATAACCTATATAATCTTTGTATTTAATAATATTACCAAAAAGAGTATATATATTATGTAAATCTTTAGATATATATATACCTATTTTTCCACCTGTTCTAACAAAACCTCTTGATTTAATTTCGTGTAGAGTTTTTATTTTATTAATATTTTTAATCCAAAAAGGATTTTTGTTTTTAGAATATTTATTATTATATTCTTTTACTATATCTGGCATTATACAAATACCTTCCATATTATTATTGTTATTTAATTCTATTATTATACCAATTATATTAAATCTTTTAATAGGACATTTATAATCTAAATAAGTTGATACTAATGGACTATAAGCACTAATAAATACGTCACCTGGATAATTTGAATTTGAAAACTTAATATCTGTAAAATAATTTACTCTATGACCATAATCACCACTATCATAAAATTTATTATTATTTTTAAAATTAAAATTATAAGAAATATTTATATTATTATGTAAAAAAATAAAATAATATAAATATTTTTTATTATCTGCAGTATGGCGAATATGACCAATTATTTTGTTTGAATATACAATTTTATTTGTTTCTAAATATATATTTGGGTCTATACATTTAGATTTTTCAAAACTATCAAAATAAATTGTTGGTAAAAAATAATTTAATAATTCTTGTTCTTCATTCATTTATATTATATACAAATAAAAAAATATTCAAGCCAAACAAAGAAACATCCTATTATAATTATTAAATACAAAAATATTAATTTTCTATTTTTTTACAAACAAGTTCAGTACCTATCCAATATTTTACACCTTTTGTAACTATTTCACCACTATGAAACAAATCAATATCAAAAATTAATGTTCTATTTTTTTTTGGTTGTATAGTTACAGTTTTCTTAAAATTATCGCTATAAAATTGGGTATTACCACCTTCATAATTATCATTTAAATATGTTAAGACAGTATATTTGGAATATTCATTATCGATATGTGAATATACACAGCCGCTGTCCGTATGAATACAGAATTGTTGTCCTTTAGAAATTTTAGAATACATTATCTGTATTGGAGATTTTAAATAATTATATTCATTATTTGAATGATCAACATAAATTGAAGGTAAATAGGGTTTAATACGTGAAAACATTAATTTAGAAATTTTTGGTTCTATAATTTTTCCATTTTTAAATGATGAATTTGTAAAAGGGCAACCATCATGTGTTTCTATATAATTAATAAAATTGTTAGTTTCATATTCAGTATATAAATTATCTATTGTAAAGATTTCAAAATCTATATTTGTAAATTGTTTAATCATAATATAGATTTAAAGATAATACTTATATACTTATATAATTATGTCTGATAATTTTTTTAATTTAGGAGGATTGATACCTTTAACAACAAAAGGTCCACAAGATGATTATATGATGAATAAAAAAGATGATAATTTGTTTAATATAAAAAAAAATCTTTTACAAGATTATCATGTATTATATCATAAAATACCAATAGATTTAAAATGGAAAAGTAAAAATATTTTAAATATAATTATCAAAAAAAATTGTGATTTAATAAATCATTTGGATTTAATGTTTAATAAAATTGTTGATATAAATACAACTATAAAAAGTATTGAAGTTCTTATTGGAGGACAAAGATTTGATATACTTAATGTTTTAGATTTAGATACTCAAATAAGAACTTTATGTAAAATATTTAATAGATCAATTAAAGTAATAAATAATAAAACTTTTATTCCTTTAATAATGGCACCATTTTATGATACAAATTTAATAGTACCAACACTAGAATATCACGAAATAATAATTTGTATAGTATTTTATGAAGAACAAGATAAAAATATTGATATTAATTTATATGGAAATACATATTTTTTAAATATTGATAATTATAAATATATTAAAAATAATGGTTATGAAATGATAACTATACAAAATCAATATCTTGGAGAAAAAAATTTAATAAAGGGTATTAATTCATTAAACTTATATTTTAATCATCCAATGTATTTAATTTATCTTTGGGGATTTGATAAAGCAAAAGTAAAAAATATTAAAATAGAATTTAACAAGATTAATTATTATGATGGTTCTATTGAAGCATTACAAAACTTTCAATATAATAAAGAATTACAAGAAATGGATCCGTTAATTATTTATTTTTCTCAAGAAAAAGTAGGAACTCCAACAATATCAAGTGTAAATTTTTCTAGAATAGATACTGCCAAAATAATTATAGATACAGATGAAGAAAATTGTGATATTTATATAGTTGGATTAAATATGCAAGTTGTAAAATTTTGTAACGAAATGTATGGATTAGTTTATTCTAAATAATATATATTATATATATTATATAATGAAAACTATTGGAATTATTGGATGTGGTTATATAGGAAAACATTTAATAGATATATTTTCTAAAGAATTTAATGTTATTGGTATTGATGGAAATTCTAATACAATAAATACATTAAAAAGTAAATATACAAATTCTAATTTTTATATTAAACCAGAATTATTAAGTACATGTGATTTAATATGTATTGCTATACCAACTAAATTTATTCATAATCAAATCGATAAAACTACATTTATTAAAGTTATTAATAATATTAAACTTTATGCTAAAAAAAAAACAACAATTGTTATAGAAAGTTGTATAAATGTTGGTTTTACAAGAGAATTATTAGAACCATTGTTAAAAGATTATTATTGTGGTTTTTCACCAGAAAGAACAAGTTCTAAAAATATTTCTTATAATAAAATTCCCAAAATAATAGCAGGTTTAAATACAGAAAGTTTAATTCATATAAAAAATTTTTATTTAAATACATTTGATACTGTAGTTGAAGCATCAAATGTAGAAACAGCAGAATTTTGTAAATTATATGAAAATTGTTTTAAAGTTATTAACATTGCTTATTCAAATCAATCTAAAGATATGTGTGATAAATATGGTATTAATTTTGATGAAGTATTAAATATTTGTTCTTCAAAACCACACGATTTTATACCATTTTATTCTTCTTTAGGTATTACAAGTGATTATTTACCTAATAATGTTACATTAATCACATCAAAATATAAACTACCTATTGTAAATGTTGCTTGTAAATATTTAGAAGATCGTCCTTATAATAAAGCAGTTGAATTTTTCAATAATAATTTATATATCAAATGTGTTTTAATAATTGGTATGGGTTTAATAAGTGATTCATCAATAATAATAAACTCACCTGGTTTAAGATTTGCAAATGAATTAATAAAATTTAATAAAAAAATTAAAATTTATTTTTTAGATCCATTTATATCTCAAATAAATAATATTATTTCAGAAAATGAAGCAATTGATAAAATACATACTGGAATTATTAATGCAGTATGTGTAACAACAAAACAAAAAAATTTAAATCTTGATAAAATTAAAGATGTTTGTAATAATAAATCAATACCATATATAATTTATTAAATATTTTTAAATTTATTAAATCTACTTTCAAGTTCTTTATATTTGTAACCACCAATAAATGATTTATATTTTATAAATTCAATTTGATTTGGTAATGAATATAAAATTATTTCTAAAGATTTATCTTTTCTCAATCTCATTATTTTTTTTTTGGCTAAAAATCTTCTTATATAAGATTGTTGGATAATTATAATATTTTTACCATAAATTAATAATAATTTTAATGTATTAAATAATAATTCAATATCTTTATTCAAACCTCGTTTATAAAATGTATTTGTATAATATATCAGTGTTTCTAATGAATTCTTATTTGTTATAGTATTATTTAATAATAATATATCATTATCAATTTCGATCAAAAGTTTGAATATAAAATACGTTAATTGACTTGTATAATCATATTGATTATAAATTGATTTATAAAAATTTTTTTTGGGATTTTTTGATAAATTATTAAGTTCTACAATTGTTGTTTTAATACTTACATTTTCTTGTATATCTGGTCTATTATTAAAATATACAAAATCATCAAATTCATTTTGTAATGGAATAAATATTATAAAATATAACAAATAATGCATTATTGTTTCATTTAAATTAAAATATGGTCTTAACTCAAATGTTTCTTTTAATGTATTATAATAAGTTTCTCCAACAAATTTTATATTATTAAATAATTCATTAAATGAACCTGAATTATATCTTGTTCTACTTCTAAAATCAAATATTTTATTAAAAAATCTATCTATTGTTTCAACAATTATATTCATCTTATTTTATATTAATAATAATATTCATTTATATAAATAAATTATGTATATTCATATTTATAAAAATTAATGATAAAAAAATAAAAATTAAAAAAAAAGAATATCGCCAAAGGCGAGTCGTTTATAATCAGTTTTAATTTAATTATAAAAATGTTTAAAAATATATAAAATAAAATTTGATTAATTTTATATCAGTTTTAATTTAAGTATCCTGTTAAAATGAGTAAAGAGTTATTACTTCGATTAATCGAAAATGATATAAATATCTATTTAAAAATTATGAATATTGATAAAGATATAAATACTTATTCTAATTATATTTTTGAAAATTTAGAAATTATTAAAGCATCTCAACCAAGTGGTTATGGAAAAATTTTATGGTTGTTTAATTTTATGGCACTTATGAAAAAAAATGAACTATTGGTAGAAGATAAAAATAAATTATACGAATATGAAAATATATATATACCAGAATATATACATGGACAATATAATAGTGATTTATCATTTAAAAAACGAATTACAGACTCTGAAGAAATGGATACAGAATATAAAACAAATCTATTAAATCAATATAAAATATTTAGAGAATTATATATAGATATAATACCAGATTTAATTGAAAGATATAAAAATTTAAAAAATATTTATAATATTTAGAATATTTTGAATAGATTTATTTTTTTATTGAAAGATAAATATTTATTTTAAATATTATATATTATAAATAATGTCTGAATATCATAAAGCAAATGTTAAAAAATCACTCTATAAATATATTTTATCAAGCACCATTTATCGAAGTTTAAATTATGAAGCCGCCAATTTTTATAAAAGACGTTCTAAATTTCTTAATATTGCTATTATTACATTAAGTTCAGTTTCTGGTAGTTTAAATTTTACAAATTTAGGTTTAGATTTTGTTTCTGGTGGTTTATCTTTTGGAGTTACTTTATTAACTGTTATTAAAACTTTTATGAAATATGATGAAAAATATCAAATACATTTTAATAATTTTAAAGAATTTAGAGAAGTTATTTCTCAAGCAGATTTACTTATGACTGATGATATTATTACTGATGAAAATTTTAAAAAAGTTGAATCATTATATGAAAATGTTTTAGAGAGAATGCCAGCGTTTGATGAAAATTTTCTTGATAATTTTAAAAAAGAAAATGCTGATTTTATTAGAGAAGCAAGTAAAAATGGATTAGTTCCAGATATTTTAACTGATTATGATAGTCTAATTGAAGGTAGTTTATTTAATATATACGGACATTTTACAAATAAATATAATCCAGATGAAAATTCTATTAAAAAAAATACTTTTAGAGATATAGTTTTATCAAGACTTAATCAAGTTAGAAAATTAGAAGAAAAAGAAAAAAAAATTAAAGAAAAAATCTTTAAAGAAGAAAAAGAAGAAAAATTATCTATGAATAGTAAAACATTTAGTGGTCATATCGACATTGACCTTATAGATAATGAAATAGATGATGAAAATGATATAGAAAAAAGTTTATTAAAAAATTCTCATAATAAATATGATTCAATATAATAAGGTTTCTAATAATATATATTAGCAAATGGGATATTAATATTTGTAGTTTTAGTTTTAGTATTTTCCAATTTTAATAAATTTGTATAATGTCCAGTTGTTTTATTAAGTATTTTATCTGGTAAAACTGGTGGTATTATTAAAAAATTATTATTTGAATTATAATTAATTGATTTAATTAATTTTAAATTTTTATTTTTAATATTTTTTGATAAATAATTTAATAATTTAATAAAATTTTTACTAGTTATATTTTTATATTTTGATAAATATAAATTATTTATTTCTATATTATTTGGTTTATAAGTTTCTGATATTTGATATATATTTATAATTCCTTTATTAAATCTCATATATTTTTTACTTAACCATGTATTTAATGATAAAGAATCAGCAGTTTTATGTTCAAAAATAGTCATTTGTTTAAAACAATTATTTAAATTATAATATGACTTATCTTGATTTAATAATATATTATGTTTTGTTAAAAATTCTTTTATTGTTATATTTTCATTTATTATACCATTTATTATTATACTTTTCAAAAAAGTATTTGGAAGCAATTTATTAAATCTATTAAGTGCATCTTTTGATAAATATGGAATACATATTAATACTTCAATATTATTTAAACATAAAGGTATTCTTAATAATAATGATTCAAATTGTTCTCCAGAATATATTGCATCATCAAAAATCATTATATATGATTTTTTATAAATAGAATTTCTTATTAGTATATTATCTGTAATATTTCGATAATTTATAAATATAACTCTTTCTCGTAAAATATTATATATGTCGGTATTATTATTTTCAGCATATTGTAAAGCCAAAAAAAATAACCAGGTATTAGATTTATTAAATCGCATAATTGGTATAAATATTTTTTCATTATCTTCAAATTTAATTTTTTTTAATTTTATAAACATAAAATCAACTGTTTTATAAAATTGCTCTATAAATTCTTCATATGATATATATTTTATTTGATTTATAATATAATCTTTTGATAAAGACCATAGTTCTTTTATTATTTCATTTGAATTATTTGGAATTTTTATTAATTTTGATAAATTATTAATATTTAGTTTATCAGGTGCTAAATTTTTTTTTATTTTTTCATATAGTAAAAACCAAATATTATTATCAATAATCAATTTATTTAATTCTTTAATTGAAATAGAATAATTACTATATTTTTTTAAATTTTTTTTTAATAAGTTTTGAACATTATTATTATGAACATTATTATGTTTTTTATTATTTGTAATTTTTATCCAACATAAATCATATAAATTATTTAATAATATATCTTTTAAATTTTTAGAATAAAAATAACTCATTTTATAATTTAAACATATTAAAATTTTTTCTATAAAAATATTTATCCTATAATTACTCTTTTATATGGAATATCATATTTTGAATTAGTTTTATTCGACTCTACTAAATAAGTTACAAATGGAGATATAACCATTTTATATTTATGTTCTCTAATTTTATTCAATAACATAAAATCTTCAATATGAGAAGGTTCAAAAATAAAATTTTTATCTACTAATTCTTTTTTAATAGAATAAGAAATTCCTACCTTACATTTATAAAAATTATCTGTATTAGGTTCTGGTAATACACCTATTGCTCCTTTATTATTAATCATTCTAAAAATAATTACAGAAGCATCAGGTGTTATATTCGTTTCTTGTTCTAATTTATCTACATAATCATTTGTAACTACATCATCATCATCTACAAAAGCAATCCATTTAGTAGTTACATATTTCATACCATAATTTCTAACTTTTCCTGCATGATTATATTTGCCTATTTTTGGTATTTTTAATACTGTAATACGAGAATCATTACATTGAAAATCTATATCAACACCATCAATAATAATTATTGCTAACCAATTTGTATTAGTTTGATTATATAATGATTGTATAGTATTTTGAATAGAAAATCTACCTATAGTAGGGATAATAAATGTGACAAACGGATTATTCATTATATTATAATAATTATATATTTACTTAAATAAATTTGAAAAAAATAGATCAAATAAAAAAAAATTTATAAATGTCCAAAGGTATAATAATTTAAAAAACAACTTTATATATGTTGTCAATCAAATCAATTATTACAATTTGTTCTATTACTGATTTATTAAATAGAATCCATACTAAAATATTAGAAAAAATTTTTATTCATAAAAAAGAAGATAATAACTTAAAATTGTTATATAGTAGTATAAAATATAAATTTAGAAAAATTCTTACAACAGATTGTGATGATGATATTGAAAAAACTTATATTAGTTTTCAAAAAATTTATTATTTATTAGACTAAAAAATTTGTAATTTGAAGTTAAAAATATAATTTTTTTATTATTTATATCTTTATTATATAAAATGACTTATATCTATTTAACTGATGACGCAATCTCTGTATTAACTGAGTTTTTTAATTATGTAGATACAGATCATGATGGCTTTATTACTATTAATGAAATTAAAACTGCTTGTGAGGTAGATATTAATGGCGATGGTGTAATTACAGAAGAAGAAAGAGTAACAAGTGCATCTCCATGGATAAATTTATTATTATCAAATCAAGATTTAGATTTAGACCAAAAATTAAGTTTAACAGAATTATTAACTTATAATGATATTCCATTATCTGTATAAAAATGTTTATAAATATAAAATAATGACTCAGCCTCAGCATCATACTAACTTAAAAATAGATGTTCCCGATGAATATTTAGAATTAAGCAAAAAATTTTTACCTGATTTTTATTTTGACTATAAAGAAACTGAAAAAGTTATTAATTTAAACAAATATGTTACAGGATCTGATTTTAGTGAAGAAACTATTATATCAGTAATTATTAATAACCCGAAAGGAGGAAAAATAATTTTTTATTTTTTATTTTATTTACAAGATAATGGTAAAAATGTATGTGGATTTATTGTAGATTCTCATAAATATGACTTAGAATATGTTACTATAGAAATTGATGATAATGAAGAAGTTAAAGGTATTACATTTGCTCCTCACTCTACAAAAGAACATTTTGTTATTAGAAATAAAGATGATTTAAATGAAATATTTAAAGGAAATACAGCCAAAGTATACATAAGTAAAGGAAAACATGGTTGTTATCCTGTTAAAAATGTTTATAGATTATGTGGGTTTGGAAATGATAATTGTAGAAAATCTATTAAACGTAACTTACAATTAGAAATGGCTTCTACCGAATTACTTAAACTTGATAGAATTGATAACCTATTCGTAGGAATTTCTCGTAAATTAATATTAATTGAATTGCCTGAAATTAGGTTAAATAAAATAAAATTTAGAAAATTATTACCAATATAAATATAATGCGCTTAAAAGTATTTTTCAAAAATAATTTATAAGATAAATAGTATGTCAAATCCACCACATATATATATACCTATTATTAGTTATTCACAACATGTAAATACTTTTTATATGATGAAAATGATTGAATTAATTATTTTACTCAAACAAAATAATTTCGATATATCAGTTGATCCAATTACTTTCGAATCATTAATACCACGTGCTCGTAATGCTGTATCTGCAAGATTTCTTGATAATAAACAAGCAACTCATCTTTTATTTATTGACTGCGATATTGTTTTTGAACCTAAAGATGTATTAAAATTATTTGAAGCAAATAGACCAGTCATAAGTGGAGTATATCCTAAAAAATATCATAAAGGACCTGATGCAAAATATCCAGTTGATTTTAGTTTAAATGGACAAATTATACTAACAGAACAAACAAATGTATTTGAAGCAGAATTATTAGCAACAGGTTTTATGTTAATTCAAAGACAAACTTTAGAAGAAATAATAAATAAAAATCCAGATATTTGTTATAAAAATAATATTGATGGTTATACTACTGCTAATAATATGTTTTATAATTTTTTTCAACTTCAAATCGACGAACAAACAAAATTCTTATTATCAGAAGATTATGGATTTTGTAATTTATGTAAAAAATCCGGTATTAAAGTATATATTTATAGTGATATTACATTAACACATATTGGTTTTACACCTTTTACTGGAAACTTACAAGAATACTTAAATATAATTAAAAATTAAAATTATATTACTATATTATAAAAATATGGCAAAAAAAAAATGTACTTGTGAAAAAAAATGTAAATGTAAACAACAAGAAAAATGTAAATGTAATATTAGTGGAGGATGTAGTTGTGGGTTTGGAAAGAAAAAAGGAGGAGGAAATTTAGAAGAAATTTCTGTACCTTTATTACTTTTATTAGCAAAACATGGAATGGATACAGTATTTAAAACACCAAAAAAAGGAGGAAATTTAAAAAAAAAAACAATTAAAGATGTACGTCGTAGAGTTATATAAATATTAAGATGAAAATATTTTTCAAGGTATTACATCAGAAAAAATTACAACAGGCCAAAATTTAAATAAATCAATACCAATTTGGAACCAAATAAATTTTATAGATTATTTTGGAAATTGTAAATTAGAACAATAACTTACACGAGGACACAGTTCATTCCACTCATAAATTCTCAAAAACATCAAAATATAATTATAATATTAAATGAAAAAACGGCATTCTAAATCTCAAAGGATCTATATTATACTGAAGAATGTTAGTTTCCAGAAGAATATGAAAATAGTATAATAACAAAAATAGAAGAGGATGATTTAGAAGATATATAATATTTGATGCAAAAAATATTATAAATGGATCAATTTGTAAAATTAAATTAAATTATAATATGGATTACATGGGAATTTTATTACAACTTTATCTTAGACTTAAGAAGAATTACTATAATAAATATATATTAAGTTTATATAGAATGTTTAAAAATATAGTTTTAAATGATATATATCTAATAATTTTGAATTTTATTTTATATGGAGGAAGTGTAGCATTCGGAATTTATGCATTTGTTGGGTCTTTTAATAATATGTATTTAATTCATAGTGGTAATTCAATTAGTATATCAATTATGACATTATGTAAATTAAAAATAAGTAAATTAATTATACCTTGGATTAGTTTTGGGGCTTATTCTATTATTAGAAGTTTTCAACAATCTTGGTATTATGTTTTAACAGCAGGAACATTAAATGTTTTAGAACAATATTTAGGATATTATATTTATTTAAGATTAACAAAAAATATAAATTCATTTAAGTTTGTTACAACTTTATTTTTACAAATAGGAATAGGTTTGTCATTATTATTTGCTATTCCTGGTAGTTTCTTCTTTCATTTATTAGAAGGAACAAATTGGAGAACTGTGTTTTTAGTATATTTTTTCTCACATGTAAGTGGAAATTTCTCGGGTTTATATATATTCTCTATATTATATAATTATTATCCTTGGAAAATTCCTAATAAATATTGGATAGAATATTTCACAGTTATATTATTAATCACTGTTGTATTTAGTTTTCAAAATTATGATATCGGAAGTATAGGTTCTTTATTAGTTAGTTACCCATTGTTAGCTATATTAGCTTCACGATATAATCAAGATGCATTAGTTTTTGCTGACATAACTATTATGTTAATTGTATATATTATGACAGCATTAGAAAGAGGACCTATATATTTTATATCAAATGAACTTAAAGATTCATCAATAGACCCTTTATTATTAACTGTTTTAACATTATATATATATATGATTAGCTCTGAAATTATGTCAGCATATATATGTATTGGTATGCAATTATTACGAAAGTCTTTAAATGATATTACTAATTTAAAAAATGATATTAGTTTTATGTTTAGTCAAACTAGTCATGATATGAGATTACCATTGATGCATATTAATTATATATTATATAATGTTATTAAAGGGTATAATGTCGAAAAACAAGAAATTAATTATTGTATAGAGGAATGTAATGATTTAATGAAATTAATGGATATATGGTTAATAGCATTAAATAAAAGTAATGGTAATAACAATTTAACATTAAATAAAACAATTGAAGACATCAATATTAATATGTTTATAGAACAATTATATAATTATACTAAAAAAACATTAATATTAAAAGATAATCACGAACTTATTCAATTAAAATTTAATAATAGTAATTTTGATAATTATATTGAAACTGATTTAATATTATTAACACAAGTATGTAAAAATTTATTATCTAATTCTATAAAATATTGTAATAATGGATATATAGAATTAAATACTGATATTATTAACGTTACAAATAATAAAGCAGTATTATGTTTAAAAATTATAGATACTGGTATAGGTATCGATGAAAATCATTTAAAATCATTATTTACTATGTTTGATGATAAAAAAAATACAGATAAAATATTAACACAAAATCATGGATTTGGTCTTTATATTGTTAAACGTTTTATGATTATATTAAATGGAGAAATATTAGTCGAAAGCAAAATAAATATAGGAACAACATTTACTTTAAATATTCCAATAACTTTAAAAAAAATAAAAAATATTGTTGATATTGAAAATGAATTAATTAAAAATTTCTCATTATCTAATTATAAATTATTAATCGTTGAAGATGAAATTATATCTATTAAAATATTGGAAAGATTTTTAATTAATACAACTATTGAAATAGTTAAAGATGGTAATAAATGTATTGATAAAATTAAAGAATTTAATCCTGATATTATGTTATTAGATGGAAATTTAGAAAATAATACAAATGGTGAAGATGTTTTAAATGAATTAAATAATAATTATGAAACATTTAATAAAAAATTATTAATTATTATTATTTCTGGTAGAATTGTAAAAATTCCACAAAATTTTAAATATCATTATACTACCTGTCCTAAACCATTCTCTAAAGAAAAATTAGAAGATTCTATCAAAAAATTAATTATATTATTATAAATAAAATGAAATTACTTAAAAAAATTTTAATTATTACATTTATTTTAATTATTACATTTATTTATTATTTATCATTGAAACAAAAAAATAATGAAAGATTATATATATCTAAAAAAGAAAATTTTGCTATTGATGAATCAATCCCTTTTAATTTAATTAAAAGTATTGATAATACACAGTGTTTTACATATTCTGCTGTCGAAAAAGATGATCGAATTGTTGGTAATTATAATTTTTTAGATTGTAATCCTAAATTAGATGGCCAAAAATGGGAATATGTAGATAATAAATATTTATATAATATTAAAACTCAAAAATATCTTAAAAGAACTGGAGATAATTCAATTGACCATACTATTGATAAAAAAGAAGCATCACCTTTTACATTTGATGTTAATAAATCTTTATTAAATAATGATGAATTTTTATGCGTTGGAACAAATAAAATAAACGCAAGAACATTCTCTAAAAATTGTAATAATAATTTAGGTGGTAAAATTATTAAATCATAATTCAATAAAATAATTTATTTATAAGAAAAATTTTATATATTTTATATTATTAAAATAATGAAATTTTCAAGATCATCATCAAGATTTAATAATATATCTATATTTGGACATAGTTATTCAGGTATATCTAAATTTTTTGGATTTTTTTTAATATTATTAGTAATTTTATTTTCTATGAAAAATAAAAAAAAAAATAATTGGAAATCAATTTATTATATTGGTATTTTATTATTAATTATCGGATTAATTTATCTTATTAAAAAAATATTTTTAAAAAAAGAAAAATTTGTTGATTCTGCATCAACTTTAAAAAATGATCCTCCTATTAATGTTGTTAATGCTGATGAAATTACAATGGTTAATTTAAAAAAACAATTTGATACTACACAATGTTTAGGATTTATTCCAGAACAAGAAAAATATGATTTTGCTAAATGTGGATTAGATGATAACACACAAAAATGGCAATTAACAGGAACTGGTGTTCTTAAAAATAATGAAACAAAAGCATATATTACTAAAACTAAAAATAATGAATTAAATTATACTATTAATGCTTCTAATGAAACTAAATTTATTATTAATAAAGATAATATTGTTACAAATGATAATAACTATTTATGTGCTTCTCAAATAATTCAAAATGATTGTAAAGATAAAGTTATTAAAGTTGATTTACCTGTAGCAAAATAAAAAAATATAAACTAATTTTTTTAATGTAAATTATCTAATCGTACAATTTCTTCTGCCTTTAATAAAATAAAGTAAAAGAATTCTTTTGTTGGTACATTCTTTTTTAATTCTAAATATTGATTTTTAGTCCATATTGTTTTATTAACTCTAAAATTATATTGTCTATTATTTTCTATACTATACTCATATTCTCCGTTCTGACATTTAACTATCTTATTTTCATTATAACACTTGATTTTTATATCTAACTCTATTAATAAAAGACAACTTAACCATTTTATATGAGATATTAAATCCCACGTTGAATGAATAATTGATATATTATTTAAATAACTAGTTTTATATGTATAAAATGAAAATACCTTTGGTTCTCGAATATTAATTTTTTTTAGTAAATATTTTTTGATATCTTTGCTGTGTAAAGCACTCATTTTAGAATTTACAAGAAATTATAAATTATTATTTTTTCAATTTTTTTTATATTATAAAAATTATTTAAAAAAATAAAAATTGAAAAATTTTTATTAGTATTATTATTATATATTGTTAAATATGAATTTATATGAAAGAGGATTAGATATTATAAATGAATTTAGAGTATTACCATTACAAGTTACTCTTTTAAGTAAAGACTTCCAAAAAAATATTATTGTATATAAGAAATTTCATCTAAACACTAAAAGTAAAAATATTATGAATAAAATTAAAGATATTAAAATTATTATTATGGATGATAAATTTAATGCAAAAATAAAATTCCCTAAAGGAATCAAAGAAATAATTTTTGGTAAAAAATTTAATAAAGAAGTTATACTTCCTAAAGGATTACAAAATCTTACTATGGGTGATGATTTTAATCAAATAATTAAATTACCAAAAAGTTTGATCAAATTAACAACAGGACAAAAATTTAATCAAATGATAAAACTTAGAAGTAATTTAGAAACTTTAAATTTAGGAAAAGAGTTTAATCAACTTATAACTTTACCTGAAAATTTAAAATATATGAGTATGCCTCAAGATTGTGAACAACCTATAATAATGATTAAAAATTTAAAAGAATTATTTTATTATATCAAAAAAACCATAGTATTACCAATTTTTAATAAAGAAATTAAAGAACGTTTAATAGATTTACAAGAAATAACTCCAAATAAAACTAAAATATTTGCTATTAATTTTAATTTAGCAACATCAAATAAAATTAAAAAAATAGCAATAATAAATGAATTTGAAACTTAATAATTTTTCACAAATTTTTTTCAATTTTTTGATTAAATAAAAAAAAATTGAAAAAAACATATTCTAATTATTTATTAACGCTTGGTATAATAATAACTTAAATTTTTAAATGTCAAATTTTTGTGATATAAGTACAACTATTAATTACAACTTTAAAAAAATAAATCCAAGAGATTGGGTAAAATATTTGAAAGAATGTTATGATAATGAACTTATGTCAACTAAAGAAATTATTAAGGAAATTAAAGAAATTGGATTAGGCGCTATACTTAAAAAAAAAAGTAAAAAACAAAAAAAAACTGTTCTTCCAGTAGAAGATGCTAATGAGCATCATAGAGAAATTATGACAAATAATGACAAAAATAAAATTGAATTTATGTCTGTTGAACATGAAACTCATGATAGATGGATTTGGACTAAATTAAAGACTAAGATTTATTATCGTGAATGTTTGAAACAAGAAAAAGAAAAAAATAAAATTTTAACAAAAGAGATTAAAGAATTAAAGGAATTAATTAATAAACTTATGTCTGAGTAAAGTAAAACAAACTAAATTTAATTATAAATGTTTATATAAAAAATTTATTGAAGAATTATGTTATTTTTTATTTTTTCAATTTTTTCAATTTTTTCAATTTTTTTTTATATTTCAAAAAAAATAAACTATTTAATAATTCTTATGTAAATTATATGCTGTTAATAATATAAAATAAAAGAACTCTCGCGTCGGAGTCATTCTTAAACAATAATTTTCATACATTATATTAGTCCATCTTGTTGTATTTATTCTAAAATTATAATCTATCCTTTCACCTTCAATATATTCATATATCCCTTTATGAAGACATCTTACTATATTCCTATCTAAACATTTTTTTTTTATATCATATTCCACTTGTAACAAACACTGTAACCAAATACATTGAGAGTCAATGTTCCAATTATTACATAAATCTGTAAAATTTGTATATTGATTTTTATTTAGAAATTTTGAAAAGTATATAGGTTCATCCATATTAAAGAACTTTAATAAATATTCTTGTATCTGTTTTGAACGTAAAGCAGACATTTAGAAAAATTTCTAAATTATTATATTTAATAATATATTTCAATTTTTTTATTATAGTGACTTTAATAAAAAAATTAAATATTTTATTCAATTGTTTTTATACTCTAATTAAATTTGAAATATTTAGATCTAAAGTTTTTTTAAATTCCTCATCAGTTGTTAATAAATCTATAATTTCTTTATTTAATATACTTAAATTTTTATTACTATTATTTTTTATTATTAGATCAATATCTTTTTTGATTTTATTTATCTCATAACGTTTCATATTATCTATTAAATCATTATAAATTTTTACCCACCGAGGGTGCTTTGCACCGTTCGCTACGCTCACATATCGGTCCTATTAAATAACTTATGATTTTATATTTAATTGTTTTAGATAAAAAATTTCTAAATCATTCTTTTCAATAATTAACTTTTGTTTTTCTATTTCACTTATTAATTTTTGATTTTCGTTTATTAATTTTTGTTTTTCTAATTGAGTTTCTAAATCTATCTTTATTATTTTATTTTCATAATATTCCTTTTGTTTGATTAATTCTAAATCTTTATCTTGTATTGCTTTTAAAGGGTGACTTATTACCAACTCTTTTACTATTTCTATTATTTTATTTAATGTATGTTCTTTAGTAATAGTGAATAATTCTATTTGAGTTTTACCATTAATCATTATTTTTTTAAGTAAACACTTAGACTCCAATACTTTTTGGAACTGACTTTCGACAAAATACATGTTGTCACAAACTTCAATATGAACCATTTGAAAAAAACCAAAAGTAAGTTTATGTTGTTTTAATTCTCTAATATCAACTTGTTTAGTTGCTCCATATTTAAAGATATGTAATCCATCAATTAAACCAATATATGCTAAATAAAGAACATTCATGAAATTAAAGTTACTGATTAAATTTTCATCCCAAAAGAATTTATTAATATCTAAAGGATTTTCTTTATTAATTAAAGTAATATTTTCTTCTTTTTTAACAATAATATCAATTTGAGGAGTAAATTCTTTGTTTCTATTTGGTAAAATAATAGTAGTTTGAAGTTTTTTAAGAGGTTTAGGTATTTTATAAATTCTATTATCAAGTATATAATTTTTAATTTCTTCAGTTAATTCTATATCATTTTCTGTAGCAGGACAAGATTTTATTTTTTTATATAAATGGTCTCTCATACATCTTTTATGTTTTGTAATATAAGCACATCTAATACAAGTATAAGGAATAATATCCATTTATTTATTTAAAATAAAATATCTTTAAATAATTATCCAAAATTCTCTTAATATATTTTAACATATAAATTATCTTTAAATATTAATTTTTTAAGATTTAATTTTTATATAGTTGGTTTATTAATAGTATGATTAAAAATCTCCAGTTTCAAACTATTTTAATTCTTATTTTTTAGTATATATTTTATTGAAACCAAAAAATATTTAAAAAATTTTTTCATGTAAACTTTAAAAAAAATAAAAGTTTTTATAAAATATATTAAAATAATGAATTTTTCCTATATAATAAATAAATAATATATATTCTATTATTTATAGTAACCTCTTTTATAAATAGGCAAAGGAGTGTAAATGGGTGTATGAGCGTGGGTATATGAATGAATATCTGAGTAGATAATATAATAGAGCGCAAATAATTTCAAAAAAAACTATCTATTTAAGAAACTTCTGTAACTATCGGATTGTTTTTCCTTTGTTTTCTTCTTTTTTTTTCTAGTTTTTTTTTCTCTAGTTTTTTTTTGTGTTTTGCTATTTCTCTCTTATTAAAGAACTCCTCTGCTAAATCATTCAAAATAAATATTTCACGTTCTGTTATTTCTAAATTTGCTCCAAACAATAATTCTTGATCAGAAACAACATTTATTATATTTCCATTATTATCAAATATGACAGGAGAACACATATTATGCATATCAAGATGACATATTTCATCTGTTATGAGAGCCATAAATTGTAATTCAGCATCCTTATCAAGTTTGATATATTTTATTTTATTAGTATCATTTAATTTAGAATATATTAAAGCATTAGTTATTATCAATTGTTCATCCATTTTTTATTTTAGTTAAAAAGTAAATAACACACTAATTTATAATAGTTATTGAATTTTGTCAATTTTTTTTTTCTAATTTTTTCATATCTAAAAAAAAAAATTGACACACCTATCAAATCTTATAAAATTGAATTAGTTTATTCCTAAAATAGCAAAATGGACTTCATGAAGCCGGTGGTTACAGTAGGACAAGTACAGAAGGAGATTTTTAAACAAAGAGAAGAAAACAGAGAAAATCTGGGACCTATTTTATATCGCGTGAAATTATTAGCAAAGGAAAAGTGGAAATTAGAAAAAGCAATTGGTGTTTTAACAACAGTCAACAAACTTCAACAATCTCTTTATGAAGAGATTGGAGTTTTGATGATTAAGAACATTGACGAAAATATAGTGGAACTGCACAATGTTATATGGACAGGTAAGGAGAGGTTAAGAAACCTTAGGAAAAAGGAAAGACAGATACAAAATGAATGGAAAAAATGGAAAAAAATTACAAGACACAACTGAAAAATGAGATGAGGTTGCGACAATTGAGGAAGAACTAAGAATTCGAGAATGACTTAAGACAGTCTAAAAAATAGGTGCTATGGAGCAATATTTTTTATTATAGTATAAATATTTGTAAAAATTTTGACTTTTTACAGCAAAAAAAAAAAAATTGACACAGATTATTTAGATAAATTAATTGACTTTGTGTTTGACTATAAATATAAAAACATTTAAAGAAGTGGTTAAACAAAGCCTATTCTATCGAATTGAATAGGTCTACTTAAAAATTTGTAAATATTTCAAGTAATTAACCTTAGTCCAAATGTGTTAGAGAAGATAGGTGCTATGGAGCACTATTTTTTGTTTTTCTATTTGCCAAAGGTGAATTTACTTCACTCACATTTTTTTTGATTTTTATAAAAAAAAAATTGACATAGATTATTTAGATAAATTAATTGACTTTGTGTTTGACTTAAATATTTAAACATGATGTAGTAGTTAAACAAAGCCTATATTTATATAGGTATACTCTTATAATTGTTAATATTTAATGTAATTAACCTTAGTCCAAATGTGATAGAAAAAATAGGTGTTATGGAACACTATTTTTTTATTTTATATAATTAAATGTCAACCAAACAAACTCATATTAAAGATAAATATAAAAAGGATAAATATTATTTTGTAATAGAAAATAACTATTTAGTATATGTTAATAAAAATTATATTGATGTCTTTATAATACCTAGAAATGCTCAAGCGAATTTTACTATAGATGATGATAAAACTCTTTTTTCTGAAAAAGTTGCTAGTTTCAAAAAACCACTTAATATATTATTTGGAGATGAACCTCCGTATAATAATAAATATACAAATAGCGGATATGCTATACTTATACAAATTTCTAAAAATAAATATGCTGTTATTGGTAATACTATTTTAACATTTACTACTAATTATAAAATTACTGAATTTTATGCACCTATTAATGGTCATTATGTTTATCCATTTTGTATTGATGAAAAAGGTAATTACTATTTAACAGAAGAAAAAATTATATTGGAAAATTATAAAGATTTTTTAGATAAAATTTCTATTGATCCTTATGACTATTTTTATAAATATCATACACCTACCGAAAAAAAATTAAATAATCAAATTATTCATCAAAATTAATCAACAGTAACGACTTTTGCCAAGTTTCTCGGGAAATCTGGGTTTTTATTTGTATTTACACATAAATAATATCCCAATAATTGCATAGCAACAGCATTCCATATAAAATGAAATTTATTATCAATATTAATACTTATATCAGCATCTGGATGAAAACCTATTATAATAGATAAAGCGCCTCTTGCTTTAACCTCTTCTAAATTTGAATTAATTCTATTAATATCATCTTCAGGAGATACTAAAAATATTATAGGAGTATTATCTTCTATTAAAGCAAATGGTCCGTGTTTTAAAGCACCTAAAGCATATCCTTCAGCGTGATAATAACTTAACTCTTTAATTTTTAAAGCACTTTCATAAGCAATAACTTTATTATAATTCTTACCTAATATAAATAATGAATTTTTTTTAGTTTCTATGATTTGGTCTGCTATTAATTTAATCTTATCGTTTAACATATTTATTATTAAATCTGTTTTACTAATAAATTTAATTAAATCATCTAACCATATTTTTTCTTGATTTAAAAATATCTTATCTTTTAAATTTAAAAACCAAATTGATAGTAAAAATAATATTATTATCTGTGATGTAAAACTTTTTGTTGAAGCAACACCAAACTCTCTACCAGCATTCAAATAAATACCACAATCAGTATTTTTTGCAATATCAGAGTCAATAACATTAGTAATACCAATAATTGGCATTTCAGTATATTTTTTTAAATAAGGAATTAATTTAATTAAATCACGAGTCTCACCAGATTGAGATATTAATATATATGCAGTTTTTTCTTTAACATATGAATAATCAAATTCACTACCTTCTACTACATTTATAGAATTAAATATATTCAATTTTCTTAAAAAAATTTCTCCAATTAATCCAGCATTATATGATGTTCCACAACCAATAATAACTAAATTTTCACTTGTTCTTAAAATATCCTTATAATTATTTAACCCTCCAAGTATAACTGTATCATCATTAATTCTACCACCATAATGTATTGCTCTATTTAAACTATCTTTTTGTTCAAAAATTTCTTTCAAAGTCCAATGAGTAAAAGGAGCAGGAGTATAATCAAAAATATCTTCATTTATTTCATAGTTTGCAAATTCATTTGATAAAATAATTTCATTATCTTCATTTAAATAACAATTAACTAAAACATTTTCATCAATAGACATATAATTTTTAACATTATTTATAAATGCTGAACTCTCTGATACTATTAATAAAGTATTATTATCTTTTTTTGATATTAATAATGGACTACCATGTCTACTTAAATATATATGTTTAGGTGTATCATTACATATAATTGCTAATCCCCAAGTTCCTTTTAAAAGTTTTAGAGTCATTTCTATACTTTTTATAATATCATTCATTTGTATATGAAAATAAGAAATTAAATTTACTATGATTTCTGTATCAGTTCCTGAAATAATTGGAATATTTTTAGAAGTAAGAAAATTCTTTAATTCTGAGTAATTTTCAATAATACCATTATGAACAATACTGAATTTACTTCTATAACATAAATGAGGATGAGCATTAATATCTGTTTTGGCTCCATGAGTTGCCCATCTACAGTGTGAAATTGCTACATTAGTATTTGTTAAATTAATATCACTATTAATTAAATAATCAATTCCAGATTGTTTATTTGTACTGGCTTTTTTAATAACTTTAATATTATTATTTTTTATATACGAAATTCCTGCAGAATCATACCCTCGATTTAAAAGCATTGATAAACTACTAAATATATATGATTGAATTATATTTTTGGATGTTAATATTGCTGAAATACCGCACATAATTAAATATTATAAATATTATATTTAATTGATATACTACGCATAAATTTAAGTAAAAAAAAAAATTGAAATTTTTTATAAATTAATTTAAATAGAATTTTATCTCATCATGACCTCTATTGCACGACCACTTGTAACACAAAGTGAAATTAAAAAACAAGTATTGAAAAAACGAAACAGTATTGAATGTATAATAAAAGAAATATCAGTTGTAAAAAATAATATAAATAAAATGAAAGAGTCCTATTATCCTTTAAATAAAAAAGAAATAGGAATAACTATTTTTAAAGTTATAAATTTATTGCTTATAATTTCAATTAATAAATTAAAAATATTAGAAGAAGATTTAATAGAACAAAAAAAAATTTTAAACTTACTGCGACAAAATGAGAGATACATTAATAAGTTATGGAGAGATTATAATACATTACCAAGACATATACGAAAAGCACTTGCTCAGTCAATAATTAATATTAGTTGATTTGTATATTTTTTTACTAAAAATTAACAAATAAAAAAAAAATTGACAATTTATAATTGATTTAATTAATCAGTATATTGTATTGAGATATAGAAGAGAATTTCAATTTGTTCAATTTTTAATATTAGCTCAGCTGATATTAAACAAAACCATTGTGTTTGGGATAAATCATAAATTTACACTGTGTGTTATCATACAAATGCTCAATTTTTTTTATTTAAAGATTATTTTTTTTATATTAATATAAAAAAGAATGAATTATAATAATTTAGATGTTGAATCTGAACCTCTTTATAAATCGAAGTTTACATTAAATAAAAGAGGTTATACTATTATTAAATCTATTGGTATTGGATGTTTAGTTTTATTATCTGGATTTACTCTCAATAAATTTTTTAATACTTCCAAAACTCCCGAAAAAAATGATTTTTTTATTAAGCTTCCTAGAAAATGTAGTGTAGTAGAGTGTCTGTCCAGCAATTGTAATTTTCAATTAGCACCTTTTACTTGTGTAAAAGGGATTGAAGGTTTAGTTGGCGCATGTGCTGATAATAGTCAACATTGGGAAGATAATCAAGATGTTTGTGAAGAACAATGTGATTTAAGAGATTGTAATTTAAATGATATAGTTGAAATTTCTGACGAAGAACAAATGCCTAGAAAGTGTGATAATTGTAATGAAAAACAGTGCAGTAAATTAAATGAAAATTATTTCCAAGCATGTTCTCTTGATAATCCATATGTTTGTTTAGAAGGATCTGCTTATTTAGCGTGTTCCTCTAATAAATATTATTGGGCTACAAGAGTTTATACTACATGTAATGAATGTTGTGATATTCATGGATGTCAATAAAAAAAATTGACAAATTTAATTTTTAAATTAAATTGAAGTTAAACTTACAGAATATAAAAATGATCTTTTACTGTCATCCCAGTGAAATAAGATTCACTAATAACACATTGTTTGAAAATACAGAATGTGATTTTATAGAAAATATAAATATTCGTCGTGAATGTGTAATAATATTAAATGCTATTATGATTTGTAATAATAAAGACAAATTTAAAGATATAAATTTGAATTATGGAGTATTTGCTTATCTAACTAAACTAATGATTTGCGTACGTGATAAATTGCGTAAATATACAAATTTGATGTGTGTACCAGAAATGATTAAAGAACTCGGTAAAATTTATCCTATTAATTCGCCCCAAATACTGTCACAACTAAATAGAGCAATTAATATTAGTAAAAAAAGAATAAAATCAAAAAAAGAAATAGAAAAACAAAAAAGAAAATATGAAGAATTATAGTAAATGAGAATACAATTTACTGTTAGAAAAACTTTTTAGAAATATGAGTGATTTTACACTATTATTTTTTTATATATAAAATAATAAAAAAAAACACACAACCACGTTCACTACAATTTTTTATTTTTTTTTAACATATAACATATAACATATAACATATAACTTTAATTGTTGTTCCAAAGCTTTTTAAACATGAAAAAGTCGTTCTCCATCAACTTGTTGGCTGCTTTGATAAGCCTCTTGTCAGCTCTGTCATCGATAAGTCTGATGATAGTCTCGTTGAATTGTGGATCTTCGATATACACATGCCAGATAGATGTTTCCTCTGCAATTAGTTTGCAAAAATTGATCTTATCTGTAAAGGTTTCAAAAATACACGACATCGGGACTTTGAGTTCGCACATTCTGTGCTCCTCTTCATCATTTCCTTTGACAACAGTGCCTGTAAAAGCTGTAACAGCTGGCAGTGATGGTCTACGAACCCTTTCCATGACAGGAGCTCCAGGTATCTGAGTAACGGTTGCGTAACTCAAAGTTTCTGTTGACTGTCTGGTTGTTGGTAGTACTGGTTCTTGGTTGGGTGTTTCCACTTTGTTCTCTCTCTCAAACATATAATGATTCAAAAATCTTCCAAAACGACTGTTTTTGGAGTCTCCTGTCATGATGTGGTCCTGAAGCTCTTTGAGCAAACCAAATTTGTTAGCACTGTCTACAAGGGTATGGAAATCGATTAGACTCCATTTCTCGGATTGGCTTTCATTGGTTGCTTCGAAGTTATCAAGTTCGGTAACATCAGATGTAGACATATTTAATTGTCAGCAGTTAGTTCTTTCTTCTTTCTTGTGTGAGAAAAATTCTAATTAAATATCTATTATGTTTATTGTCAATTTTTTTTTTTTTTATCAAAATATCTAAAAATATATTTTATATTTTAAGTTTTATGGTTGTCAAAAAAATATATATATTAAATCTAACTCATTAGTTAAGTTTACGCGGCCCAAGAAGACCAATTATAATTATTCCAAAACTCTTTAAAAAATTGAAAATCGTTATTAATCAAATGATCACCTGCTTTCGCAAGTCTTGTATCATCATTATCATGAAAAATTTTAATATTAGTATGTTCCAATTGAGGATTATTAATTATAACACGCCAAATACCAAGTTTTTTTGCAATATCAGTGCAAAATGAAACTAAGTCTTTAGAATTATGAATAATATAATCACCAGGAATTTCTATTTCATACATTTTATGTGTTTGATTATATATTATTCCGTCAGTAATGACACAATTTTTTTTATTTTGATTTTTTAGAACGACTCTTGTAAAAGGTGGTTCAACATTGTCGTTAATTTTAACTGTATTTGAATATTTTGATTTTACTGTTATATTTCTTTTTTGTTGTTTTTCTTCATCATGTTTTTCTTCATGACTTTCTTCATATTGTTCTTCATTTAAAAATTCCCATTTATAACAAGCTTTAACAAAATTTTTATCTTTATTATCTTTGTTGTCTTGAATACATTTTTGAAGTTCATGACTAAATCCATTATTAATTAAATAATTAATAAGAGATAATAATTCTTCTGAATTTAACTCTTTATCATCTTCAATAATAGTATCATTACTAACTTCGGTTGTTGACATAGGCATAGACAATTTTTTTATTTATAAAAAACTTTAAATCTCAAGTATTTTTAGAATAACAATTCTAATTTAAAGAATTATATATATAATTTGTCAATTTTTTTTTATAAATAATTGAAGAGGAAAAAATAATTTACTGTTATTTATAAAAAAAAACATATAATTTATCGTATTTTTATTTTATAATATAATTAACTTTGAGACCAATCAGACCAGTCAAAATTTTTCCATGTATCAGTAAAGATATTGAAGTTATTTTGAGTAATTAACTGGTGTGCTTTTGACATTTTAGAGACATTTTGGTCTACAAGATGAATAATCGTTCTTTCTTCAGTTGCATTATCAATGTAAAAACGCCATATTTTAAGTTTTGTTGACATTGTCTTACAAAACTCGTTTACATCGCGTGATCCTGAGTGAATATAATAATACCCAGGAATACTAATAGGATATGCAGGAGAAGTTTTCGAATCATCTATAATTTTATCAAAAACATTAGCAGTCTTAAATTTTTCAATATTAATAACAACTTCTGGTATATTTATTTTAACTTCTAAATTAGAAACTGAGTTAATTGCTTTTAAATAAGATGTTTTTGGCACAACGGTAGTAATCAACTGTTTTTTATTTTGTTTAAGTCCAAATATAGCAGCATTATAGCCTTCTTTAAGATCTTCATCATTAGAATTTTTAATTGCTTCAATTAAGTTAGTACCTAAGTTATTGATTAACATAAAACCAAAAACATTCTTATAATCATCTATTGATTTTAATAGAGATAAATTTGTTGTTGATGTTGTTGATTTAGTTTCGTCATAAACTTCGGTATCTTCTGAAACTGACGACATTTTTAATCTAATGTCAAAACCCTTTTTAACTGTTTTTGGAACTTTTTCCGCATTAAATTATTTAAAGTAATTTGTCAATTTTTTTTATATTAGACAAATTAGTTTAAAAAAATATTAAATTTATTCAATTAAATTAAATTTATTTTTTAATTCTCTTATTACTTTAGGATAAAAATACATTATAATCGGGTCTATTATCGGATAATAATAGACATCAGTGTTATCATCTTCTTGTTCAAAATCAAAATTAAGAGTTTCATATTCAGTTATATCAATTTCCTTAAAGTCATCAATTTTTAATTTTTTTGTATTTTTTGAAACTATTATACAATTGTTAAATTTACAACCGGTATAAGGATAAAACATATGAATTATGTCCCCTACTTGATAATTATCTTCATAAAAATTTTTTACTCTCTTTTTTTCAAAGTTTACTATTATAGGTAAATATTTGAATTCTTTATTATTATTTTCATCAAAAGAATTTATAAGTTTTGCATTTCTAAATTGTAATATTTTATTTTTTGAGTATTTGTATTTTTTTAATTGGTCTCGTACGTTAAATTCTCTCTTTAATTTTTCATAAATGTTTATCATTGATTCATATGTTCTTAAACTAATTAAATCTCCATTATTGAAGGGTTCATCATCTGAGTCTTTTTCTTCAATATTTATTGTTAATTCATTTAACCATTTATCAAATGTTTTTGGTGTTCCTATATAACAAGAACGATTTATTTGAATGATCGGTTTATTATTATAAATATTATTGAAGGAATACCTTAACTCACCGAAATATATGCAATATTTATTTTTAGTAATAGAATTTATAAATTCTAAACAATTTCTGTTATTCTCCATTGTAAAATACAAGTTTAATATAAAAACTTCTTTAAATTATTCAATTTTTTTTATATATAAAAAAAATTGACAATTAATATTACTAAAATATTTTGAGTTTTGAAAGTTAAAATAGAAATTGGTATGAGTACATCTAAATTATTTCGATTACGTAGTCGTGTTATTAATTATAACAAGTATTGTAATTTTATAGAAAAAAAAAGAAAAATCTTTAATAATAGATTTTATTTTGATTTACATTTTTATAATCAAGAACATTTTGATATTGATTGGATAAATACATCTGGATATGAACATTATAAAATAGAATATAATAATTATGTGTTATTTACTATAAATGATGATTATAAAAGTATTTGTTTTTGGAAATATGATATATTAAATGCTTTTGATAATGTAAATCTTTATCTTAATGAAAAATATTTTAAAGTACACGTCTTTTTAACATATGAAATTAACAAAAAAATTAGAAAAATGAAAAATGAAAAAAGTGAAAAATATTGGACTAATTATGTTCTAACTCAAAAAACAGATTTAAAAAATATATATTAATTATTATATTTTTTTAATATAATCTTTTATGAATCATTTTCTTTTTAATTTTTAATGGTTTTTTTAAACCAACTGGTTTAATTTTCGAATTATTATTGTCATAATACCAAGTATACGGATCGTCAAATTCTTTTGAAAATTTGAAGTCTTGTAAAATTACATCTTCTGTTAATAAATAAAAATTATTATTTTTATCTATTGCATAAGGATAAACAACGGAATTATTACCTACAGGGGAAACATATTTTATTATTTTTGACAATGATTTAAAAGAATATATTTCCCAACCAATGAAAACATAATTATTTGTAGATAATTCTAGTAATATTGAATTTCCATCAAATTTTGAACCATATCCGCCACTAAATTTTGTCATTTCATTTTTAGGACTTTTCCCGATAAAAGTAGTTTTAGGATTAAAACTTGCTATTTTTTCGCTATAATGATATTTATTGATGTTTTTATAATCTTCATCATCTATAACCATATTTTTAGGTATTCTAAAAACATCAACATATTTTGAATTTACAAAAACACAAAATGGTTCTCCTCCGTTATCCAAAATAAAATAAGATTTATCTTTTGAATATTTACTTAATAGTTTTTTATCTTCTGTTAATGTAATTTTATTACCACAATAAAATTCTTTTATAATATCTTTAGATATTTTTTTTCTTTTGGCTTCTTTCGGAACCTCTGTTATTTTTGTTTCAAATTTATTATATTTAATGAATTTGTAAATTTTATGATTACCAGCATCTAACCCCGGAAACTTTAATACTGTTGTAGATATTTTTCCAAATATCTTTTCAAATATTGTTGGAGGTTCTATAGATGAATATATAACAAATTTTTCACAATTTGTGTTCATTTATTAATATAAAGAAAAAAAGGTATATAAATAAATAAATTATTAATAATAAAAGTAATATGTCTATTAAAAATTTGTTATTAAGTTTTTTTAATTTATGTGGATTAAATAATAATGAAAAAAATATACATATTGAAATTTTAAATGCAAAATTAATTGAGGAAACTTTTATTACACCACATTGTCCTTATATTAAGAAGAGTATTCCAAAACATTTTACTTTTATAGAAGTTTAATATATTAGTTAGAGCGGTGCGCTTTTTAAATGGCACTAAATCCATTCAAAAAGGCCTTGTTCTTCTAATAAATACTTTTGGGCAGCAAAAGTTTATACACGGATGTCAATAAAAAAAATTTGACAAACTATATTTAAAAAAAAATATAAACTTACAGAGAATATGTTTAGAATTATAATTACTAGAAATGATATTTCAAAATGTAAACAGTTAGTGTTACAACACATCCGTGTATTTGTGGATTTTGTACCTTTAAAACCTAAACGATTTTTATCATTATTAGCAACCGCTATGATGATTAGCAACAATAATGACAATTTTAAAGATTTAAGTTTAACTTATGGAATACTTCAATATCTCCTAAATAATCTAAAAGAGATCAGACGTGTGATAAGAACTCGCACAGAAATAATTCCAAGGGTATTAGAAGAGTTTAATAGATTAAATATTAGAATAGATAACTCGCGTCAAATTTTGCTAACATTAGAAATGGCAATTGTTATAATAGATACAAGAATAATAAAGAAAAGAGTACAAGATATAAAAAAAAAGAATGAAAAAAAAGAAAAAAGAAAAAGAAATAGTTGTGATTGACAATACTATTTTCTGTTAGAAAAACTAAAAAAATATGAGTGATTAAAAAATACTCTAATTTTTTTAGTTTTTATGATTTAATCCTTTAATAAATTCAAAAAAAGTATATAAAAATATGTAATGACATTTATAAATATTTTTATAGATTTTATTAAATAACCAAAACAAAAAAATCCATTTAGATACTTTAAATGCTAAATTAATTGAAGATACTTTTCTTACACCAAATTGTCCTGATATAAATAAAAATATTCCAAAACATTTTACTTTTGTAGAATATAATTAAGTTTATAATTAACAAAAAATATTATTTGAATAGTTATAAAATGATACTAAATGCTTCATATGATGGATTTAAATATATCACTCATGACCAATCTTTTGCTTGGCATATTAACAATGGTAAGTCAGAGCCATATACTCCAGATGAAAAATCAATAGTTGAACGATTTTTATTTTTATTTCCAGAAAGAAATAGAACTTATATTGATGTTGGAGCACATATAGGAACTACTGTGTTACCATATTCTCGATTATTTAAAACTGTTTATGCCTTTGAACCTAATTTTGAATCATATAATTTACTCGAACAAAATGTTAAATTAAATAATGTTAATAATGTTATAATGTCCAATGTAGCAATATCAAAAGAAATAACAAATGGAGAATTAATTAAACACGGTGATAATTCAGGTTGTTATTATTTCAAAAAAAATACAGAAGGAACAGTTAAAACTATTATTTTAGATGAACAATTGATTAGTGATGTTGATTTTATAAAAGTTGATACAGAGGGTAGCGAACTTCTTGTATTACAAAGTGCTGAAGAATTATTAAAAAAATATAAACCATTAATTCATGTTGAAGTTAATGGCCATTCTGAAAAATTTTTTAATATTAAAAAAAATGAATTACACAATTATTTAGTAAGTTTAGGTTTTTCAATATTTGACGATTCATGTATTGATAATATTTTTTATTTTTAGATAATATTAAAAAAAATTGACAAAATAATTATTCAAAAAAAATTGAATGTTTAAAAAGAAAAGAATATGTATGATAGAGAGTTGTATGGATTTACATAATGAAAATTATGTAATGAGGTTGTTGTGAAGAGAGATAAGGAGATACACCTGTTATTGGAAGAATATGTTATATCATATATATTATTTTTTTATAATTTTTAGGATAAAAAAAGTATTTTACTTTTTATTACACCATCATATTATCTTCTGTCATTATATTCTTTTCTGTCTTTTTGCTTGTTGTTGCTCTAATACTAAAATTCTTTTTTCTTCTAATTCTTTTTTATCTTTTATAAAATTTTCAACTACTCGATATTCATCCATACACATCATTATACTAGTATTAGTCAATGTAGGAATTTCATCTAATATTGAATTATATTTATTTTTTAGTTCTACTAAAAGATTTTCTAATTGTTCTATAGTTTTATTTTCAACCTCTTTTGAAAATATTTCCAACTGTTCATCATAATGATCAAACATAATTGAAACGGGTTTATGTTTAATTATTATATTAATTTTTCAAATTTTTTTATTACTCTTTATTTTGTTAAAAAAAAGAGTATTAATACTCTTTATTATGTTTGTTTTGCTTCTGCTACATTTGTCAGACTTGTTACTCCATTTGCCACTTCTACTTTATTTCTTCTCTCTTGTAACGCATCGGTCAAACTTTTTTTTTCTTTTTTAACAAGAATATCATATTTCTCATACTCAGTCAAACATTTGTCAATTAGTTCATCACATTCAGAAATGTGAGATAAACGTAGTTGTTCGTTGGGAATAATTATATAACAACATTCTTTAGAAGTTTTGAGATTCAAAAACTCTTGATAGAGTTGATCCAAACGTGTTTCGTTATAGGTCGGCATATTTATCAAACTTTTAAACTTATAAACAATGTCAAATTTTTTTTTATTTAAAATTTTTTTGTAAAAAAAAATTGAATAATTATAATTATAATATATTATTAGAAATAATTTTCTAATGATTGAAAATACAAGAGAAAGTGTAAATCTATTGAGAAGAGAAACTTTCTATTTTCATGTATTAATTAATAGATTAAGAAAATTTATAGATGAAGAAAAAATAACTCTTGATATGAATCAACAATTTGATTTATGTAGAATATTTATATATAATGATTTATACACAAATGATAGATTTAATAATACACTAAGTAATATTGAGGATATTCTAAATTTAGATTTAGATACTTCAAATGAACGCTTAAATTATAAAATAAATGATTTAAAAATATGTGCAACTAAATTAAAAAATTCATTTGATTCATTTTAAGTTTTATATTTTTTTAATGCGAAATCCTTTAAATATAATTTTTATTTTTTTATTATAAATGTCTAATTTTATAAGTGATATAGAATGTATTTCACTTGGAACAGACTGTTCACCGGCAGTTATTATTCGTGATTTAGGTTTAAGAAAAAATGCTTATCCATTTGACTGGGTTGATTTACATAATAATCATAATATTATAATTAGATGTATTGAAAATAATTTTGAAACTTTTCATAATAATGTTTATTTATCAAAAAATAAAACACGTATTATTGATGAAAATAACATACAATTCCCTCACGATTATCCAACTAAAGAATTAAAAGAAACGTATGATATTAATGGCGAAAATAATAATATTGAAGAAAAGATTATAATAAATAATTGGAAAGATTACGAATTAGGAGTTAAAAATAAATATAAAAGAAGATGTAATAGATTTATGAATATTTTGAATGGTAATCAAAAAATAATATTTTTTCATAGAGGAAATTTAGATGGATGTATTGAATTATATAATTATATAAAAAATAAATATCCAAATTTAGTATTTGCTTTAATTGTTGCTACAAATGAAAATAAAAATTATGAATACCCATATATATTTATATGTAATCCCGAAAGAAATGGAGACTGGAACAATAAAAATATTTGGTATGAAACTTATTTAGAAGCAAAAAAATATTTAGAAAAATAATTTTATTAATTTTTAAACGTTTTATATTGATTATTATAAAAATAATTATAAATTAAATGAAAAATATAATATTATTTGGTTCTAATGGAATGCTTGGAAATTATATTAAAAATTATTTATATATAGAAAAAACAAATTTAAATTGTATTAATTTAACAAGAAAAGATATTAATGTTGATACATATAATATTTTAGATAAAATAGAAATTTTATTTAAATCTTTTAATATACAGGAAAATGATGTAATTATAAATTGTATTGGTATATTAAAAAATTATACTAAATATACAAAAAGTAGTTATATTAATATAAATATATTATTTCCTCAACAAATGGCATTTTATTGTAAAAAAAATAATTTAAAATTTATTCATATTTCAACTGATTGTATTTTTTCTGGTAAAAATAACAATTATTATAATGAAAATGATATACCTGATCCAGTTGATATTTATGGTATGTCTAAATATTTTGGAGAACCAGATGATTGTATGGTTATTAGAACATCAATAATAGGAGATAATAATAATAATAGAAATTTATTATCAAGTTTAAAAAATAAAACAGATAAAAATATTTTAGGATATAAAAATTGTTTATGGAATGGTATTTCTTGTTATGAATTAACAAAATTTATTATTATGTTAATAATTAATGATAATTATTGGATTGGTATTAGACATGTTATATCAAATAATTATTTATCAAAGTATGATTTAGTTAATTATTTAAACGAATTATATGATTTAAATTTAATTATAAAAGAAGATTATAATATTAAATGTGATAGACGATTGACAACAACATATGATAATTGTATTATTTATAAAGATATAAAATTACAATTAAAAGAACAATATGATTTTGATATTAAATTTAATAATATTATAACTAATATTGGTCAATATGAATGTTATGAAAATTGTAGATCTTGTGGAAATAATAATATGATTAAATATATTAATTTTAAATATATACCTTTAGCAGGTGGTTTTATTAAAGATACTATAAATATTAAAAACGAACAATATTTTCCTTTTGATATAAGATTTTGTTCTAACTGTTCTTTATCTCAATCAACATATGTTATTGAAAATAATAAAATATTTCATAATAATTATTTTTATCATTCATCAACTATTCAATTTTTAGTAGAACATTTTAATAATTTAGCATTAAAAATTAGTAAATTAATTAATAAAGAAAATACAGTATTAGAAATAGGTTGTAATGATGGAGTTTTATTAAATCCATTAAGTAAAATATTAAATAATTGTAAAATTATAGGTGTTGATCCTTGTAAAAATGTAATTGATAAAATTACTAATAATAAAATAATAAAATATAATAACTTATTTAATAAAGAAATTGCTTTAAAAATAAAGAAAGAAAATGGTTATATAGATTTAATAACAAGTTCTAACTGTATGGCTCATATAGTTCCTATTAATGAAATAATAGACTCAATTTCTTTAATATTAAATAATACTGGAATTTTAATTATAGAAGTTCATTATTTACCAATTTTAATAGCACAGTTACAATATGATTTTATGTATCATGAACATCAATATTATTATACTTTAACTGCTTTATGTAAACTTCTTGAAAGACATAATTTATATATTTATGATTGTGTAATATTAAATTTACATGGTGGTTCGATAAGAATTTTTGCATCAAAAAATATAAATAAGGAAAAAACAAATATTTTTAAAGAAATAATAAACAAAGAAATAATAGAAAATTATACAAATATATTAATATATAAAAATTTTGAAAAATTAGTATATTCTACAAAATGGAATCTTATTAATCTATTAAATAAAATTAAGAATAATAATAAGATTATATGTGGATATGGTGCTTCTGGTAGAGCAACAATTATATCTAATTTTTGTAGTTTAGATAATATATATTTAGATTTTATAGTTGATGATTCTCCAATAAAATATGATAATTATACTCCTGGTAGTAATTTATTAATTAAAAGTAGTAATAATATTTATAATTGTGATTATGTATTAATTTTAGCATGGCCATATTTTAAAGATATTATAAAAAATCATTTAAAATATATAACTGAATATAAAAAAACATTTATAATACCATTACCTGATTTATTATTAATAGATATTAATAATTATAAAAAATTTATTTTAGAATAACAAATATATATTATGCAAAATATTTATAATATAGAAATTCAAGAAGAAATTAATAGATATGGAAATACAAATTTAATAGCAAATAGTGGATTTAATAATAATTCACAAATTTATGCTTTTGGTGATAGTCATTCAATTTTTTTTTATAATTCTTTATTAATTAAAGAACATTGGGTGGGTAATTCTAAAAATTTTGGTATTACATTTTATTCATTATCAAAAAATACAGATATTTATAATATTGGAACAATATTACAAAATAATCATGAAAAATATAATATAAAAAAAAATGATTACATTTTATTTAGTTTCGGATTTAATGATATTCAATTAAGAGTTAAACAATATACAAATGGAGATTATATAAAAGAAATAAATATATTAGTTGATAAATATATAGATACATTAATATATTTTAAAAATAAATTTTTAATATATCCAATTATAAATTGTATTTATCCAAATCCAAGATTAGAAGCTAAAGGAGTAAATTCTTGTGGAACATTCGAAGAAAGAAAAATATATACTATTTATACAAATAAATATTTAAAACAAAAATGTAAGGAAAATAAAATAGAATTTTTTGATATTTATAATTTTATTACAGATAATGATGGATTTATAAAAAATATATATACAAAAGATGGTATTCATTTAGATAATAATAATAATTTTTTAAGAAATTTTATTGATAATAAATTAATAGAGTATTGTAAAAAATATGATGTATGTTAAATAATAGAAATTTAATATATTTAAATTTATTTAAATGATAAATAATAAAAAAATATTAATTATTGGTGGTACTGGATCACTTGGTAAATCATTAACAAAATATTATAAAAATAATAATCAATTATATATAGTTTCAAGAGATGAATGGAAACAATGGAATATGAAAAATATATTTAATGATAATAAAATAGAGTATGGTTTATCAGATATAAGTAATACTAAACATATGGAATTACTATTAAAAAAATACAAACCAAATATTATTATAATTGCATCAGCATTAAAACATATAAATATATGCGAAGAAAATATATCTCAATGTATAGATACTAATTTAAATGGTATTCAACATTTTTTAAATACCATAGAATTAAATATTAATGAATTAAATGAATTAGAGAAAGTATTACTAGTAAGTACAGATAAAGCATGTTCACCAGTGAACGTATATGGAATGTGTAAAGCAATATCTGAAAGAATGATTATAGAAAAATCATATTTAGATAATTTAAAACATATTAAATTTTTAAATGTTAGATATGGTAATGTATTAAATTCAAGAGGAAGTATTATACCAGTATGTTTGGATAAAATTAAAAGAAATGAAGAAATTTGTTTAACAGATGAAAATATGACAAGATTTTTTATGACTTTAGATCAATCAGTTAATTTAATTGATAACTGTTTATTATATGGAGAAAGTGGAGATACATGGATCCCAAAATTAAAATCTATGTATATTAAAGATTTATTAAATTATTTTTGTAATAAATATAATAAAATATTAGGAAAAACAAATATTAGAAATGGTGAAAAATTACATGAAGATTTAATAAATAAAGTTGAATCAATGAGAGTTGATAAAAATAATGAAAAATTTTATGTTATAAAACCATATAAAAATAATGAAAAAATTCATTTAGAAAATGAATTTGAATTTACAAGTAAAACAAATTTAATGACTTATACTGAAATTCAAGATGTAATGGATACCTGTATAGAAGATTTTAATAAAAATATGGATATGAGTGTTTAGAAAATATAATTGGGATTACTCATAATTTCATTATATTCTTTATAATAAATATCTTTAAAATATTTTTTAGTAAATAATCTATGTCTTATAATTGATAATTCTGATTTAATATTTTTACATTCTATACATTTTGGATATGTATTTAATAAATTATTACTCAATTCATCATTAGATTCATAAAATTTTAATAATATTTGAATATTTTTATTTAAATTATTTGTTAATGGTAATTTATTAAATGGTGTAAAATCAATATTTATTATATTATAATTATTACTACCTTGTCCTTCTAATATTTTTTCAATCCAAATCCAATTTTCTTTTTTATGTATATATGTGTATATAGGGTATTTATGTAGAGCATTTGATTTAATATTTAAGTATTCATGAATTAAATATCCAAATAATATTTCTGTTCCAACTGCCTCATTTTTATTTAATGCATAAATTTTATCACAATTTTTATTAATTAAATTTTTTAAAATTGTAGTATCAATACTACAACATAATCCACATATACTTTTCCATGGTTTATTATAATTTATTTTAATATTTAAAGAATTTAATTTTTCTTCAACCCAAGGTATTACTGGACTATATTTTGTAACACAAGCCGTCCATAAAGGAGTATAATCATTTATAAATATATATTCAGGTAATTCTTTAATTAATTCAAATGAATTATGAAATATTATAAATTTATCAATATCTATCCATGTTTTTGTTGCTAACCAAATTGCACCTAATTCAAAATTATTTAAATCATTTTTTTGGTAAAAAATATTATTATATTTTTGTTGAATATTAGAAATACCAGAAATATTATTATCAATAATACAAATTTTACAATTAGGATATATATTTTTTATTGATTGAATACAATTATCTAAATTATTTATTCCATAAGTAATAATTAAAAATGCGTAATTCATTTATATATATATTATTAAATTTATTTTGATAATATATCTCCAATATGAATATTTAATCCATCATATTCAGTTATTAATAATGTACCATCACAGCAATTTACTAAAAAACTATTATCAAATATTTCTACAACCTCACCATTTTTAGCAGAATTATATAAAATATTTTTATCAAAAGGTTGTACTTTCCAAATATTAATTTTAGAAAATCCATTGTATGTAAAAGCACCTGGGTATGGTTTAGTAACTGCTCTAACAAGATTATATATTTCATTAATAGATTGTTCCCAATCTATTAAACCATCTTCATAACATCGTTTTTTATAATAAGTAGGTTCTCCAATTTGTTTTGAAATTTTTACTTGATTATTTAATATTTTGGGAATATTTTCTAAATACATTTGTTTCATTATAATACTTATTTTATAATAAATTGTTTTACATGTATCATACTCATTAATATCTATTATTTTATTATCTATTATATTTCCATCATCAATTCCTGGGGTTATATAAAATATATTCCAAACAATTCTCTTTCTATTTTCTATTATAGACCAATTAATAGGACTACGACCTCTTCCTCTAGGTAACATTTCAGAACTACCGTGTTGTCCAATAACTCCATAATTTAAAGTATTTAAAATATTTTCTGGTATTAAACGTTGCCACCCACCTAATAATACAATATCAAAATTATTATTTTTAAAAAAATTAAAATCTTCAATAGATTTTAATGAATAACTCTTACAATGGTATAATGGAATATTAAATTTTTTACAAAAATCAGAATAATCAATCCATCCTGATGCTTTATTTATTATACTAGATTCTTTATTAATTGTTACTACATATGATATTAAAATATCATTATTTATTAAATATTTACATATATCTAATCCTTGTTGTTGAACCCCAAATAAAATTATTTGTTTATTATTATTTGGAATAAAACAACAATTAATTCTTGGTAATAATAATAAATCATCATTTTTATTTGTTTCTCTATTTTCAGTAGTAAATGATATTTTAATATCTAAATCTTTTAATATATTATTATAAATTATTCCATTTGGATAAGAATAATAATTTAATTTTATTTTATTGTTGATAAAAAAATTTTTTGATATTATTAAACTATCTTTATCATCTCTATTATCATGATAGTGACCATGACCACCAATTTCTATTCCATTATTATATATTTCAATTATATTATCTTTATTCATATAAAACTTTTTAACAAATTGTTCTTCTGTTAAATTTAGCTCATTTAATATATATTTGTTAAATAATATATTAACTATCCATAAATTTTCTTCTTTTCTTAAAATATTTGTTAAAAATATTTCTAAAGAATTCCATGTATTATTAAAATAATTAGATAAAGTATTATTTTCCCAATTAATTTTAATATTTTCTTCACTCAATAATTTTTTTAATTCTAATAATATTTCTTTAATTTTATTACTATTAGTAATAAACTGAATTTTATGACAAGTAATTACTTTATTTTCTAATATTGGATAAGTTGTTATAAAAAATATAGCAGGAATATTATATAATTTTAATATTGGATATACTATTTTATAATGACAAAGTAATCCATCATCAAAAGTTAGTATACGTAAATTATCAAAATCTTCAATATTATAATTTTTATTATAATAATCATTTATTGAAATAATTTTATAGTTTTTATTTAGATATTCTATTTTATTTTTAAAATCATTTATATTTAACAATCCTTTAATTTTATTTCTATTAAATATCATATCATCATTTTTATCAAAAATATCATGAAACATATATGTAATCATCTTTATTTTAATTTAAAACATATTAATAAAACTAATTATCCGTAATTAATTATCTCAAATAATAATCACGACTTACTGATATATATCCTTCTACTCCTATAAATAATATATAAAATATATTAGATCTAGAATTAATATATTTGGCTATTAATGTTTCATATCCTATATTTTGTTTCATATTTTCAATATTATATTCTAAAAAGTTTAATAAAATTAACATTTCATTTACAGGTATTTTATAAAATGATGTTGAAACAGAGTCATTATCTATTTTTTTTATAACTATTTTATTATTATTAAAGATATTATAATCAAATTTATCCATTAACCAATATCTTCCACTAATTTTAAATAAATTATCAAATTTAATATTATTTTGTGTAATATATTTTAAAGCTTCAATTGTTTGAGTACCTTCACCTAAAGATTTTGATTGACTATATAATATATTATTTTTAATTATTTCATTTATATTATCAAATAAATTTAAAAAATAATCACAATTATTTTTTAAATATTCTATTTGATATTTAGATAAATCCGAACATTCAATTAAAAATATTTGAGAATTTGGAATAAATATTTTTATACTTTCTATTGTTTTTTTTGTTTGTTCAAATCTTTCTTCAGAATTAAATACAGAACGAATATTAGAATAAGATAATGGATTAGAAGAAATATTTATAATTGATGTAATTAAAACTAAATTCATATTTTTATATTTATTTGGTATTTAATTTTAAATATGAATTTAATTTTTATTTATAAATTATTTATATAATCTAAAATGGTTAATATTATTATAGCTAAATATAATGAAAATATTGATTGGATTAAAAATATTAATCATAAAATTACTGTATACGATAAAAGTAATAGTCCTGTTAATTCAAGTATAAAATTAAAAAATATCGGACGTGAAGGTGAAACATTTTTATATCATATAGTTAAAAATTATTATAATTTAGATGAAGTAACTGTATTTTTACAAGGAGATCCATTTGAACATTTACAATTATTAGTTGGATGGAGAGCAGAATTATTAAAAGAAGAAATAGATATAGTTATTAATAAAATTAATACAGAAATAAATAATAATAGCGATTTTTCAACATTTTATCAAGTATTATATAATATTCCAAATAATACAAATGGAGTAGATACAACTAATGCTTGTCTAAAATATTATAATGAATATTATGATAAATTTACAGTATCTCCTGGAGCTCAATATATAGTTCCAAAAAAATATATATTATCAAGACCATTCGAATTTTGGCAAAAATTACATAATGCAATGTATAATGAAGAATTAAATGGATATTGTCAAGAGCAATTATGGTATTTGGCTTATAATCATAAAATGAATAATGATGTTGGTAATCATGATGAAGAAAAAAATAAATGTTTATTAAAAAATCCACATTTAATTTAATGTTTTTTTAATTTTATTTTATATAAATGAATATTAATGATTATGATGTTTTAATAGTTGGTTCTGGATTAAGTGGTTCAGTAATAGCAGAACAATTTGCTGAAAATAATAAAAAAGTATTAATAATTGATAAAAGAAATCATATAGGAGGTAATTGTTATGATTATATAAATGATATAGGAATTCGAGTTAATAAATATGGGGCTCATATTTTTCATACAAATAATGAAATTGTTTGGAATTATGTTACTAATTTTTCAGAATGGGAAAGATGGGATCATAAAGTTATTGCTAATATAAATGATAAAATAATTCCATTACCAATTAATATTAATACTATAAATTCTTTATATAATTTAAATTTAAAAGATGATATTGATATGAAAAATTATTTAAATTCTATAAAAATAAGCTATGTATATAAAGAAATTAATAATAGTGAAGAAACTGTTTTATCAAAAGTAGGAATTGATATTTATAATAAAATATTTAAAAATTATACAAAAAAACAATGGAATAAATATCCAAATGAATTAGATAAATCTGTATTAGATAGAATACCAATTCGTTATAATTTTGATAATAGATATTTTACAGATAAGTATCAAGCATTACCAAAATATGGTTACACAGAATTTATAAATAATATATTAAGTCATAATAATATTACTATAAAATTAAATACAGATTTTTTTGAATTAAAAAATAATATTAATATTCCAATTATTATTTTTACAGGACCAATTGATAGATATTTTAATAATATTGAAAAATTAGAATATAGATCTTTAAAATTTATACATGAAAATATTTTAAATATGAATTATTATCAATCTAATTCAGTTGTAAACTATCCATCAAATAATATATTATACACAAGAATAATTGAATATAAACATTTTTTAAATCAATTTTCACCACATACAACAATTGTCAAAGAAATATCTTGTGATGATGGTGAACCATATTATCCAGTTCCAAATAAAAAAAATTTAGAATTATATGATAAATATAAAAATTTAGCAGAAATAGAAAAAATTAAAAATATTCATTTTATAGGAAGATTAGCGAATTATAAATATTTTAATATGGATGAAACAATTTTAAATGCATTAAATTATTATAAAAATAATTTTCAAATATAAAGATATAATATATATTTAAAATGAATTTTGGATTTATAGTTCCAACTTGTTGTAGAAATATACTACATTTTAATCAATTAAATCGTTGTATTAAATCTATTCAAAATTATTATCCAGAAATTTATATTATATTAATTAATGATTCTGATGACGAATTTAATTTAATAGAATATTATAAAAATAATAAGTATATAATAATTAAAAAATCTATTATTAAAGGGTCTGCAGACCAACAAGTTTTTAAAGTTTTATTAGAAAATAAATATTTTGAGAAAGGAATAATAATTCAAGATAGTATGATGTTAAATGATTTTTTACCAAATTTAGATGATGTTACTATTAAATTTTTATGGTATTTTACAAATCATAGATTACATTGGGATATAATAAAAGAACCTTTAACTGATTTCAATATTAAAAATAATATTATTACTCACACTGATTTAATTAAATTTATATTAATTAATGATTATAATGAATATAATGAATTTGTTAATTTTTCTTTAAATAAATTAAATTATAAAAATGAATGGGTTGGATGTTTTGGTAATTTATGTATAATTGATAAAAAAACATTAAACTATATGAATAATAAAATTAATTTTATTAATAAATTTATTAAATCTAATACAAATAGAGAAAGAAGAGTAAATGAATCAATATTTTCTTTAATCTGTTATTATTGTTTCCCTAATAAAAATTTTGAAGATTCAATTGATGGATTATATTATGATGGTATAAATGATAATATTAATAAATATATTAGTACTGGATTTGATAATTTAACTTGGTGCTGTAAAAATAAATATATTAGTAAAATATCATTTGAACGATAAATTTAATTATATATTAGAGATAAATTTAAAATATTTAAAAATTAAAACCCAATAATTATTATAAATACTATCAATACTTAATAATTCTATAATTTTTTTTCTTGGTTGATAGTAATCAATATTATTTATAAATTTATTAAATGTTAATTCAAATTCTTCTTTATTATGAAAGTATTCACCACAATTATTATTCCAATATGGAATAACTGTAGCAATTGTTTTTATATCATTATATGATTCAGGACAATTATATTCTTGACTTATTTTTGTAACATCCCAAACTAATAATGGAATATTACATAATAATGCTTCTTCTAAGGCAAATCCTTGTGATTCGTGTCTTCCAATCCAAATACCAAATTTTGATTTTTGTAAAGTTTTTAAATAATCATTTTCATTATATTTTTTAGTGTAATCAAATACTGATACATTATATCCTTTAGTAATAAGATATTCTTTTATATAATTTAATTCTTCTTGTTTTCTTTGTTTAAAATAAATTATACAATCATTATTTTTATTTATATTATTATCTGGTTTAAATTTATTTATATCTGGAGGAAAAGGAAGAGTATATACAGGAATATTAGTAACATTACACTCTTTAACATATAAATCAGTAACCCATTGAGATGGTTGACAATAAATAGCATTATTATGTATATTATTTATATTTAGTAATTTTTCATTAGGAAGTGTTGAAAAATGTGGTCCAAATATAAATTTTTTATTTGGATATTTTAAAGTATCAAAAGAATTGGCTGGAAAATAACATATATCTGCATCATTTATATTATTTACTTCTTTAAAATATTTATCAATTATAAATCTTAATCCAATTTGATTTTTATGATGTAATCCATCCCATTTAACATAAATAGAATATTTCATTTATTATAAAATATAAGTTTATAATTTATATTTGAATTTGAAAATTAATAATGATTTTTTTTTATTTTTTATTTTTAATATTTATTTAAATATAAATTATTAAGAATATATACCAAAAATATAATAAAATGTCTTTTTATACAAAAGATGAATTAAAAGAAAAATTAAAAAATAAAACAAATGCTACTAAAATTATTACTAATAAAATAAAAACAATAGAACATAATAAAGAATTTGATGATAAATTAATTAAAAGTATTTTACAATTTCATCCAAATAAAGAAAAAAAAGATGTAAATAATATTTTATATTTAATAATTAAAAATAGACCTCCTTTTAATAAACCATCATTATATATAAAGACTATTAATAATAATTTAGACGATATATCATATAAACAATGTATTGATACTATATTTGAAAAATTTGATAAAAATTTATATGATTATAATCATATAATATCAGCATTTCGAAATGCTATAGGAACAACTAAAAAGAAAGATTTTTATATAAATAATAAAAAAATATGTAGTTTATGTTCTAATTTGGAACATATTGAAGTAGATCATTATCCTATACCATTTTCTAAAATTTTAGATGATTTTATTAAAGATAATAATATTATTATTAATACGTTAAAATATATTGAATTAGATAATATAATTGAATTACAAGATAAAAATATTAAAAACGATTTTATTGAATATCACGATAAAATTGTAAATTTTAGATTTCTTTGTAGAACTTGTAATAGTAAAAATGGTTGTAATACTTATATACCTATTAATACATTTAAATCTAGTATTCATTAGTTACTATATTTGTAAATTTATAATTTGTGCCACCTTGTGGCAGCACTTTAGTAAAGTTTCTATATAGTATATATTTTATATATATAAATTATGTTTTTAAGTGCCACTGTGGCACTTTTTTTTTAAATAAATTGATTGTTTTTTTTTAGACCAGTAAAAACTCGACTTTCTCTTGTTTTTTTATATGTAATTCCTAATAATTCTAAATAATGTTTTAGTTGACTACTTGACATATTATTACCAGTATTTTTATAATCTTCTAATAAAGTAGTAGTTTTAATTCTATCTTTATCATTATTAGTAATTTCATAATTTTCTAACAGCCATTCTTTAATAACATTATTATCATCTAAATATTCATTAGTAACTTCTAAAGTATTAGTAGGTTTATGAATGATTTGATTATTCTTAATAAACTGGTTGTAATAAGAGATAAGTATTAACATAAATTGTTGTTTATATTCTAAAGTCTCAAATCGTTCTTTAATTGTATTATCTATTTTACGTTGATTATTATGAATTGGATCACTTACAAACTGATAATTAAATTTAGTAATATTAATTCGTTTAGCAATACCATCATCTAATTTACTTAAAGCGGGGATTGTATTACATTGTATGAATATAGCAAATTGTGGATAAAATTCAATACTTTCTTTATATAATGCTCTTGCTATAATACGATCATTACCACTCCATAATTTAAGTTTAGAGACTTGAAGACTATCATTTGATCCAGGCTCAGAAGTAGAAACTAATTTAATACCATGTAGTTGTGCAATTTCACTTTGTGCAGTACCTGCTTTTCTACTATTATCAGTTAAATTTTTAACATCAATTTCTTTATACAGAGACCCAAATGTTTTTCCGATTAAATACATAGAAGTTCCTTTACCATTTCTTGCAATTCCAGTCCATATAAAGAATTCTTCTAAATATTTATTACCACTTAAGCAATAAGCAATAGTTTTTAATAAATATTCTTTTTCTTCTTCATTCTCAAATAATGATTTAAAATAATTCATAATATATTGTTGAACTTTAGTATCATTTTCTTCAATGTAATCATATCCAACAGTTTTCATAATATAATCTTCACCTTTACCATTTCTAAATTCATTTTTTTCTAAATCAAAAACTCCATTTTCAAAACCAATTAAATATTTATTAGAGTCAATTTTATTTAAGAAGTTAGTATCTGCTAAATAAAGTTTTAATTCATTTAATAATTTATCTTTGAAGGAATTATCTTCTAATTTATAAATAATATTAAGTATATTTTTTCTTTTTCCAGTAGTTTTATTAGTAGAAGTAGTATTATCATCATAAGTAGTATTATCATTTTCATTACATACAAGAGAAAGTGAATAAATAAATTGTTGTTTAATAGTAGTTCCTAATTCTTTTTTAATTCTGAGATTTTGAATATCATTAACCCAATAATGATTATTAAAATAATACCAATGAACACCATCACATATAAATTGTTCTTTTAGCAATAAATGAATGCATTTAGCAATAGACAAATGAGTACATTTACATTCTTTAAAATCACTACTAATATTATGAGTTTTTGTTAATAATTGATAATATCTATATTTATCATCTTCTTTTGCCCACATACATAAAGTGCCGATATTGAGTCCGGTATTTTTCATATTAGGCCAAAATTTATTACATTCATCAATACTAACAAATTTTCTTGATTGTTTACTAAATTCGATCCAAGTATCTAATAAATTCTTATCAATATTATGTAAACACCAACCAACTTTAATCCAAGTATCATAATTTTCAGATCTATTTTGAGATAATATATTAACTAAGTCTTTAACAAAATTAAGGTCTACAGTATTTTCATTATTTTTTTCTTCTTCTTTTTTAGGTTTAACGGTATTAATGGATATGACTGATTTAGTTTCTTCATTAATTTTATCAAATTTGAATTTAATTTCTATAACATCTTGTGTATTTTCAGTATGAATATTAATAAGATGGTCTTTAATAAATTTAGAACTTTTCATAAAAGGAGTAATTTGTAAATTTTTAGTAATCTTAGAAGAATAAGGTAATCTAAAAGACCTAAAATTAGTATATACAGAACTATCTATAATACAATTGTAAAAAGGATCTTTAATTTTTGAGTTTTTATAGTAATAAAAAAAACTTTTATCTTCTTCATTAATAGTAAGTAAATAATCTACGAATTCATTTCGTAATTTTTTCATATCTTGAATAGTATCCATAATAATATTAATTTTAATATGAATTGAAAGTTTAGGTTTATTAGGATTAAGTGGAGTATATGCTGTTTGAATATTATTTCCTATAATAAAGTTAATATTTTGAAAATTATATTTTTCATAAATGAATTTATTGAAATATAATAAAGTTTTATTAACTAATTTTTTACAATAAGATTTATAATCTTGAATAATATTTTGGTCATTAGTAATATCCAGTTCTCTATCCAAATCAAAATATACATAAACAGGATATTCAGTATCATTATAAAGTATTTCGTAAAAATGATTATTTTTATAATTTTCTAAGAATGTAATATAATCCTCAAAATTATTAAAGTAAGTAAATTGTTTAGAGTCATTTTCTAAACAATAATCAGTAGATAAAAGTAATTTATTATCAGGTATTACATTATCTAAAAGCATTTTTTTAGTATTATACCAATTAATCATTTTAGTCATTTTAGTCATTTTAATGTTTTATATATTAATATATAAAACATTTCTTTAAATAGTTTATAAACGCAAAAATTATATTTTTATTATATTTAAAGAATTTTCAATATTTTGAATATCTTTTTTTTCTTCTATTCTTTTATTTCTTCTTCTTTCAGTAACTGCTTTTTTAATTTTATCTTTATTTTTTTCATAATATGGTTTTGAATACTTTTCATATTTATCTTTATCATATTCATATTTTTTATCTTCATTATAATTTAATGTAACTTTTAAGGACTCATAAATTTTTTCTGTTAAAACTTCATCATTATTTAAAAATTGATTAAGTGTATCTTTAATTTCTTTCATTTTTTTATGTGAAATACTCATTATATAATTAATTAGTACATATTATTTAAGTATAAATAAATTTATACTTAAATTCAATTTTTTTTTAATATATAAAGGAATCTAGAGGCGAACTTTGTTCGCGCGCCTTTGGCGCCTTGGGTTGAAGAAAAGATATAAAGACTAAGCAATCCAATAATTATGTTTAGTATAATTTTCAATTAAATCTTTGAACTCTTCATTATCTATAATTAGATTTAATATACTTTCATTCAAATTTTTTTTTATTTCATTATTTATTTCATTATATTTTTCACCTCTTGGTCTTCTTATTAATTTAGGATGTTTTTGAAATTCCTTATTTATATTGTATAATTTATTGATAGATTTACTATCCATATTAAAATATACTGCTTTATGAGTTTCATCTGTTACAACTTGTTTAGTTCTAAATCCAGCCACTATACAACATAATATAAATTCTTCATTACTTTGATATAAGGCGATTTGATTATATTCTATCAAAAGATGTTTAAGACCTCTACTTCCTGTTTTATTGTATATTTTATCACTTTTATTTATAAAAGTTTCTAATATTTTGCTTACAAATTTTATCCTTTTATATGTATCAAGAGGTAAGTTAGAAGACATCGACGATAATATATCTTGATTTTGATTTATTATACATTCTATTTCTTCTTTATTCATTTTATATTGTATAGTCTCATTCGTTTATATATTTTTTTCAATTTTAATTGATTATTAAAAAAATTGAAAAATTTATTATAAAATAAAAATTACAAATTAATAAGGAAAATTTGCGAATAAAAACTCATAAAAATGGCATCAACTGAAAATTTAGAAGAAATCGATTTAGAAGATTATATTAATGAAAGATTAAAAAAAAAATTAGAGAAGATGAATTATACATTTGATGATTTAATGAATAAAGTAAAAAAAATGAACTTATTAGAAAAAAAAGAAGAAATTATTCCGACAAAAGAAAATGCGGAATTTTATAAAGGACAAATATTAAAAAGTAAAAATAATATAAATTATAGGTCAGTTCCTCACTTGACTAAAAAAAATACTGAAACTAAATATATATGGAGTAAGGTAGGTTCTCTACCAGAAACAAGATATTTATATAAAAAAGAAAAACAATCCAAAGAATTGACTGAACAATTGAATGAAGAATTGACTGATGAATTGAATTTATTAAAAATTAATAATTAAAAACTTATATAAAAATATAATTAATTTTTTTACATAATAAAAAAAAATTTGAAAAATAATTTAATATAAAATAGTATCAAATATGGAAAACTTAACTGATAAAGTTTTGGATATTTTAACTGTAACTAAATGGATGCCATTAGAAATACAAGTTATTAATAAAGAATTTAAGAATTCTATTAATATTCCTGTAAAATTTTATTTAAATGAAAAAAATAAAAAATTAATGAAAAATATAAAAAATATAAAAAATATTGTTATGGATAGTGAATTTAATGAATCTGTTAAATTACCTCAAGGATTAGAAATAATTAATATTGGTGAAAATTTTAATAAAAAAATTATTATACCAGACAGTGTTATATATATAACTTATTATATTAAATATAAATATAAAATATTAATACCAGATAATGTTAAAAAAATATATGTATATAATCATAAAAAAAGATTATTCTTACCAGAAGATATTAATTATAAACCTCTAAAAAAAAGAGATATTAATACATTACCTAAAAATACTGAATTATATACTATTCCATATTATATGCTCCTGAATAGTTGATTGAAAGAGAAAGAATTGTGCAAGAGATTATAGCATGTAGACAATTAGTAATGTAAAAAAAAATTTGATAATTATATATATTTTTTTTTAATTTATATTAAGTTAAAATATGGTCAATTACGGTAAATATAAACAAACAATGAATGTTTCTATTGAAGATATGAAAGAATATTTTAATTCTAAATATAAAGGATTTGATAAAGAAGATTATATTATAATTCAATATTATTGCGAAAATGGTGATAATGATTGGTCTTTTAACCTTTTCTGGAAAGATTTTGATAATAATAAAAAAGGAAAAATATTAAATATTAATTCATCATCACCATTTGCATTTAGTATGTCAAAATGGTGTTGGGAAGATGAAGATTAAAACAAAAGATTAAAAACAGATTAACATTAATTTTTTAGGAATATTGACTATCTTTATCAAATTTTTTTATTTTAATTTATAAAAAATCCTTTAAATATAAAAATCTAAGTAATAAGTAATATGGTTGATGAAAATATAAAGTTAAAACCTATAATAAAGTGGTCTGGTGGAAAATCAGATGAGATAGTTCAATTTGAAAAGTATATTCCTAAAAATTTTAATATATACTTAGAACCATTTGTAGGAGGTGGTTCAGTATTTTTTAATTTATTTCCAAAAAAAGCAGTAATAAATGATGTTCATTCAGAATTAATAGATTTTTATAAAAATATAAAAGTAGGAAATGCAATGGAAATATATAATTTTATGCTTAAAACAAAAAATGAAGAAAATACTTATTATAATATTAGAGATAATATGGTAATTAATAATAGTTTAGATAATGCCAAAAGATTTTATTATTTAAGGAAAACTTGTTTTAGAGGTATGTTGCGTTATAGTAGTAAAGGTCATTTCAATATATCATTCGGTAGATATAAAACAATAAACTTTGAAAACTTAAAAGATAATAATTATAAAAAAATATTAAAAAATACGAAAATTCTAAATAAAGATTATAAATATATTTTTGAAAAATATAATGATAATAATAATTTTATGTTTATTGATCCCCCATATGATTCAGTATTTTTAAATTATGGTTTTAGTAATTTTGACAAAAAGGAACAAGAAAACTTAGCAAAATTATTTAAAGAAACAAAAATTAAGTGTTTAATGATAATTGGTAAAACTCCTTTTATACAAAAGTTATATAAAGGATATATAAAAGGGGAATATGAAAAAAAATATAGATTTAAATTATATGGAAATAGAATTGGAAATGAAATAAACACCAAACATTTAATAATAACAAATTATTGATCACTTTGTGAGAGTGACTTAGCGTCACTATAAAACATTTTATCAACTAAATAGTTTAACATTTTTTTATAATGATTTTCATCTTTGAATGATAATTCAATATTTAATTGTAGTAAATATTCATTTATACCAACAATATTATCTTGTATTTTATAAAATTTTTTAAATATCAATTTTGGAATAATTGACTTAGAAAAATAACGGTTATTTACTAAAAACATCTTAATTTCAAATTCAGGATATTCATTTTGTAATTCTACTGTAATACTTTTACATTTTTCGATTGTTGCTATAGTTTTTTCGGTATCTAAATACAAATTAGATTTTAATTCAGCATAATAAATAATTTTATTATTATTATCAATAAATAAGTGATCTCTTTGTTTTTTATTTTTATTTTTTGGATATGTAATATCTTTTAAATTTTTATTTTCAGATAATATAAAATCTTTTAGTATATTTTCTAACCCATATCCAATTTTAATACTATCACTTTGTGAAAGTTTTCTATCAATAAGAAATGAAATAGAATATTTATTTTTAGATTTATTAGATATGCAATTTTTTACATAACTATTTTTATCTATAATTCTATTAAATTTTTTTAATATGATTTCATTTTTATCGCTCACTTTATGAAGTTCGGTCATTGGAATTAATTTAGGCCATAAATTAAATTTAAATATATTAAATTTCAAATTTTATTAAATTCCATTAAATATAATAAAAATATTCTTTGTATTATAATTAATTAAAAAATAAATTAAAATTATTCAATTTATTTACAAAAATTATACAATTGTTTCTAATAAAGTTTTAGTAACACAATAAACAACTTCAGTATTTACCGAATTTCCTAATTGTTTATAAGTTTCATTATCATTCTCTAAAAATTTAAAATTATCAGGAAATGATTGTAGTCTTGCACATTCTCTTGGAGTTAAATATCTTTTTTCTTTACCATATATAGGAATTTGAACAATTGCAACTAATGTAGGGAATTTATTAATTTTCTTAACACGAATACCAGATTGACGTAATTGTATAAAATAATTATATATAGAGTCATTTTGTTTTACAGGACCTGCTTGCCATTCTAATGTTTTATAAATTTCTCTTCCTTTAATTTTTGAATAATACTTATTATACCAAACTAAAACATTTTTATTTTTACCTAATTCCTTATTTTTAATTTGATATATTCGTTTATAATCTTTAATCACATTTTTATTCGAATAAAAATACTCAGGTATTATTGGAAATCCGACATTAATATTAGGAATTTTTTTAATTAATTTATCCCAAATATTAAATATTTTTACTAAATCAGTAGAAATAAAATATTTGGATGGAATAGTATTTAATGGTTCAAATATATTTATATTTTTATTTTTATTTTTAAGTTTATTTATATTATTCAATAAATTCTTATTATAAATATTTTCAAAATCAGGTTTATATAAATCATTTCTTATAATTATAAAAAAAATTCTTTCACGATTTTGAGGTATATTTAATTCATCTGGACTTAATTGAATATCAAAACATTTATAACCAATTTCATTTAATTTATCATATATGTATTTATAAATATTACCATTATCAATTTTTTTAATATGTTTTACATTTTCTAATATCATATATTTAGGTTTTTTATCTTTTGCAATTCTAACAATTTCATTAAATAATAAACCACGTGCTTCTTCAAATCCTTTTTTATTACCTCCTTGAGAGAATGATTGACATGGAAATCCTCCAACTAAAATATCGTGATTTGGAATATCAGATATATTTAATTTAGTAATATCAGTATGTGGAGTAATACCAAAATTATTATTATAAACTAACTGACAATTTTTATTTATATCACACGCTAATAAACATTTTCCTTTTAATTTTTTCAATGCTACATGAAAACCACCAATACCACTAAATAAATCTATAAATGTAAACATTATATTATAATATAGATTATAAAAATAATTTATTAGTTTTAATAATTAATTCTCTTTTAGATATAGAACGAGGACCAACAGTATCATTATGAGTAAATTTTATTTTGTTTAAATATAAATCAAAAAATTTAGTTTTATCTATATTCTCTTTTAATTTTATAAAATAATGACTATTTTCAGACTTATCAGCCATTGCGCTGGCAGTCGCACTACTGCTAAATATATTACCAGCATACCATCCTATTCTTCTAATAGAATAATCTGGTGATTCATTTTTTTTACAAAATATAAAAAATTTAGAAACTAATATTTTATCTGGTTTTCTTAATTTATTATTTTTAACCCAAATCTGAAAAACACAAGGAACGTTATAATCTTTATTATCCAATAAAAAAGAATTATCTGGAATATTAACTTGATATAATAAAGAATAATTTAAAGGAAAAATTTTCTTCATACTATTTTTTTTAAATGACTTTGCTAATATAAAACTAATTGTTTCAGCATTCATCAAAATACATTTTTTAATAAATTGTTTTGCTAAACCAGACTGAGCACCAAATGGAGGATTGCCAATAAAATGTATTGTTTTTTTTTTATATTTATTATTATCAATTTGTAAAAAATTTTTTTTAATTATTTTATTATTTTCAGGTTTTATATCAAACGCTAAAACTTTATTTTCTTTATAAATATTTTTTAATTTATTTGAGAATACACCATTTCCTGCAGAAGGTTCTATTATTAAATCTTTATTTTTTATATCTATTTTTTTTGATATTATATTTAATAATTTTAATACAATATTATCTTTAGTATAAAATTTATCTAAATCACGAGACATTACTTATTATTAAATAGTAATATATTATTGAAAAAAATAATTTATTTTTTTTCACAACAAAATAGATATTCAACTATTTGTTTTTCTGTTTTTTTATTTGAATTAGATTTAAATCTATTATAATCAGTTTCTATAGTTTCATATCTATTACAATATTTTTTAATTATATTCTCAATTTTTTCTTTGGATAATAAACTTTCGCTATTATATGAAAGGAATATATATTTAGTTTTAAGTTCTTTAAATAATTTATCAAATAAATTCTCTATTTCAGATTTTTTACAGAAATCAGATATAAAACAATCTTTAAATAAACCGGTCACTCCGTAAGGAGTAATTTTATCATTATATTCTGCTATATAATTTAAAACGTGATAATTTTTAGAATATTGACGACTATTATATGGTGGATCAAGATATACAATATCATAACTATTTTCATTATAAATATTCATTATATCATCTTTATAAATAGTGTGTGTGTTAAGTGTTTCATTATTATTTGTATGAATTGGTATTAAACTGAATGACTTTGAAGCACTTACTTTATATTTTTTTAAATATGCTCCATATACTGAAGCAGTATTAGCAATTTTATCAGCAGATACAATTAATGAAGCAATAAGAAAATTAAATTCATTTTGTGTAATATCTAATTCATTTTGAATATATTTTCTACAGTAATCAATTTTACCAGCATTAATTGGTGTGAAAAACATTCTTTGATTAATTCCTTTTTCTGAATAATTTTGAAATATTAGTCCATCATAATTATCTTCAAATTTAATATTTTCAATATTAGAATTAATTTGAGTAATTAAATTATTAATTTTATCAGTATAATTAGAATTTAAGTGAGCAGACAATATATAAAATGAATATAATTCACTATCATTAGCAATAACATTCATATAATTATCTTTAAATATTCTTGACATAGATCCAGCTCCAGCGAATAAATCTCCTATAATTTTATCATTTAATGGTTCATTGATAAATTTTTTAATATTTTCTAATATAGATGTTGATAATTTAGATTTACTTCCAATATATCCTAAATTTTGTGTCATTATTTTAATTATAATATAAATAATAGTTTATATTATTTTTCAAATTTTTTTTATTTTAATTTATTTAATTCTTTTTGACTATCTGGACTAAAACTACTAAATGGTGTAATTGGAATAGGTTTATTATATAAAATATTATGGCACACCATGATAAACACCACACTATTGCAGAATTTATTAAACAATTTTTTATTTTCATAAAGTTTATCAGTATTAATTGATATTATAGTTTTGAAAGTATTGTTACACATCTTAATTATTTCGTATTTCTTTTCTTTTGAAAGGTCATTTAATAAATCAATAATAGTTTTATTTGTTGTTTTGATAATAATATTATCATTTTTTATAATTTGATGAGCAGACACATACAAAATTTCATTTTCATTAAAATCTTCGATAGTAAATTGAGATCCATTTTTAATTACATGTTTTCCTTTATTATTTCTAATCACTCGGCGAGGTTGTTGAGTCATTTTAATAGTTAAATTAGTATTAATTAGCAATATATACTATATATAATTTATCTTTAAGTAGTTTTTATATTTTTATAAATTTATTTAATGCTATTTAAAAACAAAATTAACTATTATAATAAAATTTACTAATGCTGATTAATTTTCATGAATGCAACATTTATTGTAAAAATATTAAAGGGATTATTCATTTAGGTGCTCATGAACTTGAAGAATTACAAGCATATTTAGCGAATGGAGTAGACCCAGATAAAATTATTTGGGTTGAAGCAATGGAAGATAAAGTAAATAAATATAAAAGTAACAATAAAATTTATAATTTATGTGTATCAGACGTAGACAATCAAGAAGTTGAATTTAAAATAACAAATAATGGGCAAAGTAGTTCATTTTTAGAGTTAGGCACACATAAAGATTCATATCCTCATATAACTGTAGTAAAAACTATTAAAATGAAAACTATACGGATGGATACATTTATTCAAGAAAATAATATAGATATAAATGATTATAATTTTTTGAACCTTGACTTACAAGGTGTAGAATTAAAAGTTTTAAAGGGATTTGGTAATTTATTAAATAAGATAGATTATATATATACGGAGGTAAATACTCGTGAAGTTTATAAGAATTGTGCTTTACTACCTGAATTAGAGGAATATTTATTGACGTATGGTTTTACTCGAGAAAAAATAGTAATGGTAGGCGATGATGGTTGGGGAGACGCTTTATTCATTAAAAGAAGATAAATAAAAAAATTGACAATTAATATAAAAAAAATAAGTTTGAAAATTTGACTTCCACACATCAGAGATCATGGCATACAATGTTATTAAAAATTGTTTTGGAGAGTTTCCAGAGTTTCTTATATATTTCGCTTGTTTATCATTAGGTTTAGATTTTGAAAAATTAAAAAGAACAGCATTAAGTAAAAAAATTACAAAACAGTTAAGAGCAAGATGCCTACAGTTAAGAGCAAATGAAACATTATTATTAGATACAATAAAACAATATGGAACACCAGAAAAAATTGCCGAATATCTAAATGTGGAAGTGTAAATTTGAAAGTATTCAATATAAAGTTGAATATTTTTTTATGGTTTTACTCAATTAAAAATATTGATAATATTAGATTATAAAAAAAATTGATAATCTTTAATAAAAAATAATTTTGAAATTTGACTTCCACACAGATAACTCCTAGGGTTAAAAATCGTTTGAGTGGCTATCCAGATGTATTTGTATATTTTGCTTGTTTGTCATTAGGTTTAAACATAGAACAAATAAAAAAATCAGTATCTACTAAAAAAACATCAAAAAAAATAAAAGCAAAATGTGAGGAATTTAAAGCAAATGAAAGTTTATTAATGCAAACAGTTTTACAATATTGGACAGGTGATGAAATTGCCGAATATTTATCTATAAGAGGTCAAGTTTAAAATATAATAATATTTTTTTATGGTTTTATTCGAGAATAAAATATTAATTATCGATAATGACGGAAACTATAGAAGAGCAAGACCTGGATTTCATCATTCTATATATTGCTTGCTCTTAGTTTATCTTAATTAGAAAAATTATAAATATTTAATATTAACATTTGGTTCTCTAAAAATATTAAATACTCTAAAATTACATTTAATATTATAATCTATACCTATTGTAATATTTTGTTGATATTCTTCTTCACATTTAATATTTTTATCAATATTTTTAATTATATTATTAACATCCATAATTATATCATTTATACTAACTTGTTTTAAATTTGAAGAATTAGATAATTCTTTATAGTTTTTATAAGTTCGTTCAATATATTTAATATAAGGGTATTCTTCTACAAAAATAATATGTTCATATAACTCATTATCTATATAATAATCATTATCTCTTTTAATATTATAATAATCTTCATTATCAGTATGTTGTGTATATTGTGCTTTAAATGAAATTATAGTATTAATTAATTTTTGAGGTATATAAATAATATTATCTTGTAAATGTCTATACGGAAATTTAATACTTTTAATATTTTCTGGTAATTTTATATTAGGAATAAATCTGTTATCAAATTCAATACTTAATAAGTCTATTGGTAATGTAATATTTTGATTAAATTTTAAACCAAATATAATATGTTTTAAATTTTTAGGTAATTCAATTGGTTGATTAAAATGTATCCCCATAATTAAAATTTCGAGTTCCTCAGGTAATTTAATATATTTATTAAATTTAACACCCATTTCAATTATTTTAATATTTTTTATTTTATGTAAAATTTGATAATTATCATCATTAATACTAAATTTTTTAGGTATAATTGAATTAAATTCTTTATTACATAAATTAAATTCAAATGGTAAAATTTTTTTATTTATAAGTATATCCAATACTTGTTTATTCATTATATAATTATTAAAAATTAATTTATAATTTATTATTCAAATTTTTTTTTTATTTATATAATTAATAAGTATGGAAAGAAATAAAAAAGAATTAATTAAAATTTTATCAATTGCTGATACAATACACGATTTTATACCTAATAATATTATCGAACAAATAAATACTGAATTTAGAAATATTGAATTAACAACAGGACAAATTTATACGAAACGTATAAAAAATTTACAAAAATTAAATCCAAATAATAATTATTACAAAGCAATAAAAGATTTACTTATTGATTATATAAGTTTAAATAATATTTATGAACTTGAAGAAAATAATAATAGAAAATATAATATTAAAAATACAAATATTATTAAAAAAATAAATAATATTATTCTTAATAAAAATTCAAATATATTTAATGAAATTATTGAATATAATAATTTTGAAAGTAATATATTAGAAGATATAATAAAATTAAAAAATTATGAAGAAAATAGGTATAGTTTATTAAATTCTAATTTAATTTTAGGAAAAAAATTTAAAATATTTATTGATAATGCAAATGTATCATTTATAATTAATGATAATAATATTACTAAAAAAAATATTATTGATAAAGAATTAATAAATATTTCAACAATTTTTAATGCAGCTGAAGGAAAACATAATATATCTCAAAGAATTTTAAATAATATAAATTATTCAGTATTAAAAGAAAATAACGAATTATTATTTTTGAAAGAAATAAATGTTAATAATAATCAATTAAAATTTATCACAGATAATGAACAAGAAAGTATTTTTAATGAAAAAAATATTGGAAGAGTAATAAATAATAATTCATATATTCAAATAATAAAGAAATCTTATTATGGTAAACCAGCATTTGCTCGAATTATTTATTATATTAAAACAGAGTTATTAAAAACTGAAAATTCTAATAATTTAAATATTTTTGGTACTTCAATAAATAATTTAACAATTGAATATGCATCGTCACAAATGGTTATAATGTCAAATAAAGATTATTATAATTTTATACATTTAAAAATACAAGAATTATTAAAAATTGAGATTGTTAATAATACTTCTATTCAAAAAGAAAATAATAAAATTAAATTAACTCCATTAGAATATATATTTACTTTATTTGATATAAAACGAGCAATGGATTTATTACAAATAAAATTATGTAAAGCAGTAAATTCTCAGTTAAGAAAAAAATGTTATTATTTATCTAATGATAGAATATCATTAGCATTTTCATTATTAGATGATTGTCCGACAATAAATTCAATAAATAATACTACTTTATATTATATAAATTATATAAAAAATAATAATCAAATAGAATTTCAAGAAACTAAACAATCTTCTCATAAATATAATATACAGCAAGTTGGTGGTAGTTTATTATTAAAATCTAAACAAAATTTATTAAGATTAAAAAAAACAAAAACTAATAATAAAAGAATACCTATAAATGAAACTTCAACTATATTAAATTCCAAAATTAGTATAAATTATTTGAAAAAAATATTTATAGAAAATCAAGAATTTATTAAATTTTTAAATATATTATCTAAAAGATCACAAAAAATAACATATTTTGATTTTTTTGTATTTCATTTTATATTTACAATAAAAGTATAAAAATAAAAAATTGATTTAATTATATTAAATAATATATTATTTATAAATTATGAATAAATTAGATGATTTAATTTTTTCAAGTAATTATGAAATTATTAAATATTTAGATTTTAATAGTAAAATTATTTTAGGAAAAGTATTAAATAAATCATTTACTAATTATTATGATTTTTCACAAAAAAATTATAAAAATCAATATTTATATAATTTATTTCACGAACAAGATTATTGGTATGGTGATAATGATGATATAGTTAAAGAAATAACAAATAATTTTAGAAATAATTATGTAGAATATGAAAGTGGTGGTTCAAGTGATGGAGAATATGATGATGATTCTGAAGTTTATTCAGATATAAATGATTTATTACAAAGAACTGTAAACGTAATATATACAAGAAAAATAATAGAATTAATCGAAAATAATAATGATATATTAAAAAAAATATATAATAAAGAAGATAATATTTGGGATATTTATAACGAATTTGATGAAAATTTACAAAAAGAGATAGATAATGATATTATAAATTATTACAAAAAAATATTTGATAATAAAACTAATTTAGATTTATTTTGTTATAGATGTGGAGAATTTGGTCATTATGATTCATCTAAATTATGCTTATTTTATAATGAGAAATTTGAGAAATATAATATTAAACAAGAAGTTAGAGATATTCTAAATTGTTTAAATTTTAATGTTAATGAAAAAATTAAAGAAGAATTAAAAAATAAAATAAAAAAAGAGTCTACTTGTAAAAAATGTAATATATATTTATTTAGTTCTAAATGTTCTTATAAATTATGTGGTAATTGTTGTGACAAAAATGAATGTAAAAAACACAAGAAAAAATCTAAATAATTTACTCTTAGTTTATAATATAAATAAAAATAAATATAATAAAATAAAAATGAGATTTTTATCAACAATTTGTAAAATGAATGTAATAAATAGTGTTCGTGTTTCACTAAATATGAGACAAATAACAGATTTAGATAAACCGAATTGTAAAAATTGTATATATCATATTCCAAATTATAGTTTAGGTTCACAACTTTCTAAATGTAGTTATTTTGGTGAAAAAAATAATGTTTCAGGTGAAATAACATATAAATATGCAGATATGTGTAGAGATGATGAGAACAAATGTGGTAAATCAGGCAAATACTTTATAGAAGATAAATATGCTGACTTAAAAACAACAAGAAACTTAATTTTTCAATATTCACCAGTAATTTTATTTGGAAGTATAATTTATATATATATACAAATGCATTAATAATATTTGCTCTTAGTTTATCTTAATTTACAAGCAGTATCATATATTTCTTTATCTTCTTTTGACAACCAACTAAAATCAGGATTAATTTTTTTATTATAAAATATCATATGCCATACATCATAATTATCATTTGTATCAATATAACTTATGAATAATATTGATATTTTATATTCTTTTGGAATATTCTTTATAAATTGAAGAACTTGATTTTTATTTTCAAATTTATCCTCAAATTGAATACTTCGTATATTTTCTTTCATATTGAAATCAGTAGCAGTTTCTTTAATTTTATATTTTTTAGCAATAGTTTTAATTTTTTTATCATATTTTTTAATGTTATTAAGAGTATGACCACTATAATATGTAACTTCAATTCCATAATTTTGTATATTTTTTATATTTTCTGGTTTATAATTTTTTGATATAAAAATCCCCATTTATAATTTTATAATATTTTAAATAAATTACCGATACTAAAAAAAATTGACAAACTTATCAATATTTAATTTATTACCCGAACTGAGAGCTGAGACATTTGATGAACTTAAACTTTTCTGTAATTCAAGATATTGAGATTAAATATGATAGTGAATATCGTTTAGAAAAAAATGATGATTCAAATCTTACACAAAAATTTTCTATAGAAACAGAAACAGGATATATATATAATTATAAATATATGTTAAGTAATACTACTTTACCATATTTTGATAATTCTACACAAAAATGTTCTTTTCAATATAACACTTACGTTGTAAAAAATTTTTGCTTACCAAAAGAATTAGAGTTCTTAAAAGATAAAATTATATATGATCATGATGCATTATGCACTAAATGTAATTTTTCTTATGGACTGATTCCTTTGAATGCGGAAATTACTTTTTATTATGAACCTCTAAATAGTTATGAAATGAAAGGAATATTTTTGGAATTTAAAATAAATCAAAAAAAGAAAACAAAAAAATTATATAAAAAACAACAAAAATTAATACAAAAGAAAATAGATAGTGAGATAGAAAGTATTCACTTAATACATCGACTTCGTGAAAAAATAAATATAGAAATAAGAGCGAAAGCATATCAAAAATTAGAACTTCAGTTTATAAAAAAAACCAAAATGTCAAATGACATTTATAAAAATGTTTTTGGAGAATTTGCACAACGTTTATACTATGTGTAAATATGTAAATATTTTTTTTATTTAATATAAAAAATTGACAAACTTAACTATTACAATATAGTATAAAAACCATTAAAATGGAACAAAATAAGAACAAACTACAGATTAAAGAAAATAAAAATAAAGTTCTTAAGGAACTAAAAATTAAATTTATTATACAACAAAATATGTTAAATAAAAATTTTATTATTGATAGATTAATTTGGTAATTTGATTATTTTTTTTACATTTATAAAAAAATTTGACAAATATATTATTATTATAAAATATGAAAATACACTTTTAATTATGAGTAACAAGAAAGACAACAGAAACAAACATACTAAGAAACAGAAAGAATTTGATTCAAAAAGAAAATTTAAAAAAGATAGAAATTTTGACAGAGATACAAAATGTTACTTTAATTCAAAAATAGAGGTTAAAGAAGATATAGAAAATAATGGATATGTGGTATTAACTGATAAAAGATTTCAGTATAATAATGTAAATATTATTCCATTTGAATTAGTTAAAAAAAGAGATAGAAACATACAAGAACGTAAGAGTTTAATGAAAATCGCAAATAAATATAATATTATTGATGTATTTACAAAATACTTTGGTTTTAAATTACCAAAATGTGTTAATTGTGAATCATCATTAGTAAACGAAAATCATTTACAAATAGGAGCTTGTTGTTACTTATATAATGATGGATACAATTTAGATTTAGTAGAAATACCAAAAAAATTTCAACAAAAAAAACTAATATTTAGAAATAGAGAAAATATAACAAGTAATTGTTTATATTGTAATTGTCTCGAAAATAATCAGAATCAAATTATTATAATATGTGACGGATGTAAAGTAGAAAATGTTAATGGTTTTCTAATAGGAAGACCTAATTATAGGTATATTTATATTTAGAAGTTATTTTTTTTATGTATTGAAAATTGTTGAAATAAAAAATTGAAATTTTATTTTTATACTTTTAAATAATTATTAATATAATGAATTCAACAGTTTTGATTATTTTAAAAGAAACAGGATGGATTCCTTGGGAATTTATTATGGTTAATAAAGAATTTAATAGAATTATACCTAAAAAATTTTATTTGAATAAAATTAGTTATATTTATACTTGTAAAAAAGGAGTTTTAAATATAAAAAATGTTAAAAATATTATTATGAGTAATAATTTTAATCAAAAACTTATATTATATGAAGGAATTGAAACAATTAATTTTGGTGAAAAATTTAATCAAAAAATAGATTTACCAAGTACTTTACAATATATTAGTTTCTATTCATATTATAATAGAAGAGAATATAATAAACTGAATGAATTTGGTCAGTTAGTTACAACAGAAGAAGATCATTTAAGACATCCTCGTGCTTTATATATATCTAAAAACTTATCACAATTAAAGGTATTATTTTGGAATACAAAAAAAAGAAATATAATATTACCAGATGGTTTAAATAATAATAATAAAATTTTACAAGATTTTCGTGTAATCAAAAATTTTGCAAAATTAAATATTTTACTATATATAAGTAATCCGGATATGGATGATAGTGATAGTGAAGATGAAGATAGTGATAGATATAAATATCCATATTTAACTTCATTTATAGACAGAAAAATAAAAATTAATAAATTTATTAAAAAATATAGTAAATCTGAATTTTATATGAATAGTAAATCTGAATTTTATATAGAACCTGAACCACCAATGACGCAAAAAATCTCTATTTGTAACTATAAAATTTTTATTAAGTGTCCGGATTTATATGCTTATTGTTAAGTATTTTTTTTACTCTTAGTTTATCTTAATTTAAGAACTTACAGAATTAAATACGCGATCATCTAATATCTCTTTAAACTCTTCGTCTGTTGTTAATAACTCAATGATTTCTTTGTTTAATTCTGTTAAATTTTTATTACTATTATTTTTTACTATCAAATCAATATCTTTCTTTATCTTATTGATTTCATAGCGTTTCATATTATCTACCAAAGTATTATAAATTTTTAACCACTTTTCTTCCAATTTATAAACTCCTATTTCTCCTTGTTCTTCTCCTAAAATTTCTCTGTCATCTTTATCTTCTATTATAGGACGTAAATCAAATGTTCCTATAAATTTATAATAATCCTCTAAATGAACTTTATACCTTTGCTTTTCCCTTTCATTCTTCTCTATAAAGTAAATCCTACGAAATAAAAAGAGTTCATAATGATCCAGAAAATACTCCTTTAACATTTCTAATATCTCCTTTATACCCCTTTCAATCAACATCGTCTCCCAACTACCACTTTTAAATAAACTAAGTTCCTTTAGTTTGTCATCATAAATAATATTCATATCCTGTAAGTTACGAATTTTTGTAATCTCCTCAAATATATCAAATAAACGATTGTTTCCCATATCATATCCAAACTTAAAGGCATCAGTTTTTAAATTTGTTATTCTTCTATAAAAATGGTTTTGAACATTATCCTCTAAAGATGTTGGTTCTATATTCTTATACTCTAAATACTTATTTAACTTATCAATAGTATTTATATTCTTCACATAATTATACATAGTATTATTATAAGTAATATTTTGAATTACTGTCGGTTGTTTTACCTCTTTAGGTATTTTATATACTCTATTTTCTAATATATACTCTTTTATCTCATTAGTTAATTCAATATCATTCTCTAAAGCAGGACATTTCTTTTTTCTTTTATAAAGATGATTTCTTATATTATATTTATCTTTACTTTTATAATCACATCTTGGACAGGTATATGGTATTATTTTCATTATATGATATGTATTATATATATATTATTTATTCTTTAAATAATTTATTTAAAAAAAAGGAAGTTTCAGGCATAATAAAGTGATTTAATAATAAGAGAATTTAGTTACTTTTATTTCAAGAACAAAAAGGTTATTAATGGTAAATTAAAGAATTTTCTGTGTTTTTCAGGAGTATCAATATTTTAAATATATACCAATATATGGTGTAACACTGGTGTCGTACATAAATCATGAAAATATATTTTGAAAAAAATTTTTTTTATATTTCTTTGTCCAATAATATAACTTTCTATTTTTTCATTTTATAAAATTCATATTTTCCTATCTTTTTAATAAATTTAGATTTTCCCTATTAATATCTTTTAATATATTTCCTATTATTTATTTGATGAAGTATACATTTTGTTTAATTCTTTTAGATAAAAAACTTCTAATTCTTTATTTTCGGTAATTAACTTTTGTTTTTCATTTTCACTTATTAGTTTCTCTATTTCATTTATTAGTTTTTGTTCTTTTAATTGAGTTTCATTTATTAATTTTAGTTTTTCTAATTCAATATCTTTCTTTTCTAATTGAAATTCATAATTTCTTTTAATTTTTTCGTTTTCATAATACTCTTTTAATTTAATTAATTCACTATCTTTTTCTTTAATGGATTCTAAAGGATGATTTAATACTAACTCTTTTACTATTTCTATTATTTTTTCTAAAGTATGTTCTTTTGTTATAGTAAATATTTCTGTTTGAGTTTTATTATTAATCATTATTTTTCTTAATAAACACTTTGACTCTAATACTTTCTGGAGTTGACTTTCTACAAAATACATATTGTCACAAACCTCAATATGAACCATTTGGAAAAATTCAAAAGTTGATTTATGTTGTTTAAATTCTCTAATGTCTACTTGTTTAGTTACTCCATATTTAAATATATATATTCCATCAATTATACCAATATATGCTAAGTAAATAACACATTTATAATTAAAATTACTAATAAGATTATCATCCCAAAAGAACTTATCCATATTGATAGGACATTCTTTAATTAACTCTGTTTTTTTAAATTTATTATAAAACTCTTGTAACTGATTTAATTTTTCTTTAGTATATTGTTGTAAAACTTTTTCCATTTTAATATAATAATTACATATATCATTTGCTCTTGTAGTTGATGCTTTCATACAAAATTTCTTAAAAGTTGATACATTCAATAAAATAATTTCTTTTTCTCCTGTTTTTTTATTACCTCCTTTGGAAGGAGGTCCTGCAGGTGCAGGACCTCCTGTAGAAAGAGATTTTTTAGATACTTCAATTATATAGTCTTTATTTTCAATAAAATTTTTAGTTAGTAATGTTTTTGCATTGTCTTTTCTTGTAAAACCAACCCACTCCCATACATCATCTAAACTAATAATAAACTTAGTATCATCATCTCCGTGTTCTAAATAAATTTTAAAACTATTAATAAATTGTTTTTGCTCATCTTCTTTCATTTCTTCTTTCAAAATTTCATATAGACGTTCATCTAATGTATTAATTAAATTAAATTCTTCTTTAGTTTCTTCATTAATAAAAATAATATTTTCTTCTTTTTTATTAGTTTGAGGAATAATTTCGTTATTTCTATTTGGTGTAATAATAATAGTTTGAGGTTTCTTAGGAGTTTTTGGTGGTTTAGGGATTTGATAAACTCTATTTTTAAGAATATATTCTTTAATTTCATCAGTTAATTCAATATCATTTTTATAAGCAGGACATTCTTGTGTTCTATCATATAAATGTCTTCTAATAGAATATTTGTCTTTATTTTTGTAATCACACCTTGGACAAGTATAAGGTATAATTTTCATTGTTATAATGTGTAAATATAATAAATAACATATCTTTAAATACTTTTTAAAATTTAAATACAAAGATTTAGTATATATTTGGTGTCATATATAAATAATAATAAAAAAAATTCTTCTTTAAATATAAAAATGAATTATATAAAATTATCTGATTTTTTTGGTGATTTTAATGGATATTTTAAAGCTCAAATAATTGCTGATAAAAAATATTTAATTAAATCAAATACTCCTGGAGTATTTGATGGTTTTTATTCAGTTATTAAATATAATAAACCTGTAAGTTATGATGCTTTATTTTTAGTAAATTATTTAACTAAAGAATTAAAAATCCAAAAATCCAAAAAATTATATGATATAATATCTAATAAAGATTTAATAAAAAATATTTATTTATACAAAGACAAATTTCAAAATTGTTATATATATAATCTAAAAAATATTAATTTTGCTGTATTACTAAAATTACATATGCATGAAGATAAATTTATTGATAAATTACCAAATATTTTAGAACAACATTGTTTTAATGGATTTTTATTAGGATATGAAATAGAAGATATTTTTGCTTGGAAAATAAATAATTTATTATATAAAAAATTAAATATTTCAATAAAAGGAAATAAAAAATTATTCAGTGATTTACCAAAATCAATAATAAAACAATATTTATCTCAAGCAAAAATAATATATGAAAAAGAATTTAAAATTTTTGTAAAAGAAACAATACCAAAATTTAAAAAATTAATTAAAAATATTATAAAAACTAAAGAATTTAAAAATGAAAAAAAAATATTTTTACAAAAGAGTTTTTTACTTCAAGATTTTCTAAATTCTAAATAAATTAAAAGTATTTGATAATATAATAAACAAAAAATTTCAATTAAAATAAGTGTTTGTAAAAGTTTTATAAATTTTTTAATTTCATTATCAGTAAAATCATCATACTCAATATAAAGCATTTATATTATAATAATTTATTTAGAATTATCAAAAATATTTTTAAATTCATTAGATAAACCACCAAATTTAAATAATTCATCCTGACAAATAGTTTTAATTAATTCTGTTCTTTCATCAAGAAGAGTATTCCAAACATCTGTTAAATAAGGTAAATTTTGAAAATCTGCTTGAATATTTAACATAGAATCTTGAATTTGTATTAGTCTATAAAATTTTTTTCTTAAAGATATTTTGTTATTAACTGATAATGCTGGTGAATTTGTTTGGTTCATTTTAATTATTTATATAAATTTAATACTTATATAATAATCTAAAAAAAAATCAATATATTATATACGGATTTTATCTATTTCGTGTAAAATTGGCATAATTTTGAGTATCTCTATCAAAGAATTTATAATTACTTTAAATTCGTTAAAATTATTACTAAGTATTGTAACTTTCAATATTCCTAATTGATTATCTTCATTTAATAAAAACTCATAAGACTCGCTTGCGCTCGTAAGTCCTTTGGACTTAGACTCTATTCGTAATAGTTTTGTAATATTATACAAATCTGTTTGATTATTATATATGTGATCTATATTAAATATTTTACCATTGTAAATATTTAGTAAATTTATACGTGCAATGTTTCTTACAATATTCTTTTTGATTTCCATTTTTCCATTTTAATATTTGTTTTTTATATTTAAGATTTGTCAATTTTTATTTTAAATTTTTAATCTAAATTATAATAGAAATTTAATGTTTTCTGTGTTTTCTTTTTCTACCACCACCAGCAGCTGCTGGTAGTTGTTCTGATACTTGTTTTTGTTTTCCCAAAAATGAAAAACCTCTATTAGCTGTTATTCTTTGTTTATTTGCTAGATTGTTTGTTTGTTTTTTTTCTAGTGCTTGTGTTGTTGCTGGTATTGCTGCTTGTGTTGCAGCTGGTGTTACAGCTGGTATTGCTGCTTGTGTTGCAGCTGGTATTGCAGTTGGTATTGCTGCTTGTGTTGCTTGTGTTTGTTTTTTTGCTTGTGATATTGCTTGTAGTTTTGTTTGTGATACTTGTGATGCTTCTATTTTTAATAATTTTAGAAGTTTATTTATATTAGTTTCGTATTTCTCATTACCAGAATAAAGATTATTATATATTTTTTTACTATTTTCAAATATTTCAGTTACTTCTGTTAAAAATGGTTTTCCGACCCAATTATTTATCATATTTTTTAATTTAATAATTAATTCATATTGATTTTTTGCATCAGTTAAAGCAGTTGCATAATTATTTTTTTGTATACTATTCAATAAAGTAATGTTTTCTATTAAATTGATCTGTTTTTTACTATTTAATTCTTGTGGTGTAAGAATTTGATTATTTTGAAGATATTGATTTTTTTTTTCATTATTTGATACATATGAATTTATTGTTTCTTGTTTTTTTGTTTTTTCATTTATTTTATTCATTTGTTCTTTTTGTTTTTCCAAAATATCAGCATTTAATTTTTTTATTTCATCATTAAATTTATTTTGTAAATTTGTATATTCTAATTCTACCACATCTCTCTTTTTTTGTGTTTCTTGTTGTTTTGGTATTATATTATTTGTATTAACTATATAATCAGGTTGTGATAATTGATTATTTATTGTATTTCTTAATTTTGTTAATTCTGTATCCTTTCCTTTCATTTTAATTGATAATTGATCACTTAAACTACGTAAATCAGTACTTAATGCTGAAATTTCAGTGTCTAACTTGATAACATTAGATGAAATTTCCCGATAAGTAGTTTGAGATATATTTGTATTTTTATTTTGTTGTTGTAATGCTAGAGTATTTTTTTTTTCTAAATTTTTTTGAGATTTTTTTAGATATTTACTAGATAATATAATCTCTCCAATAAAATCTTTAAATTTTAAAGCGTTTTCATTTCTAGTAAGATTAAATTTATTATTATCAAAATTAAATCTTGTAGTGTAAAGCCCATACCATTCAACCTCAAAGTATTTTTTATATTTATTTGTAATTTTTTCATTTATTTTACTTGATGTTGGAACAATATATCCGATATTATTGAATGATGTATCTAATAAATAAAAAGGATTTTCTGGACTTGATTTTTTTTCAAGTTTAATTGGATATGTTTCACAAGTATAATAAATAATATAATTTGTAGATGTTTCTATATAATAACCAATTTTTTTAAGTGTTTTTTTTAAAATTTTTCTATTATTAATATTTTGATTAAAAGCATTAACATTATTTTTTAAATGAATTGTGTATATAATTGTATTATTAATTTTTTTAAATGGTTGTAAAATACCATCTTGACCTTCAATAATATTATTTACACTAGATTGACCAATTATCTTAGGTTTATTTGTTAATGTTAAAATTGCTCCATTTTTTGCAGCATCTTTAGTAATTTTATCTATAAAATAATCAATACGTTTTTGATTATTGGCCGTAGAAGCATTAGAAGCATTCACTATTGTTTTTTCTGTGGATGTAGATGGTCGTTGTCTAAATTTATTTAAAAATGACATATTTTTAATATTATATAATATTTATTTTTACGTTCGTGATATAAATATCTATAAAATATATAAAAAAATAAAATATTTATAATGTTGCTATTTTTCTAATAAACTTAATATCATAACTTATTATTTTAGAAAATCCAAATAATATATAATTAATTTCTTCTAAATCTTCTATTTTTTCAGAACAATTACTATTGATTTTATTTCTAAACCCTATATATTTTCCATTATTATTTACTAAAATTGGATAATTTCCATCATCATCAAAATATAAAATATCTTTAATAATTTCATTTGAGTCAAATGTCTTACTAATATCGATTGAACCATCAAATTGTAACATAAGTTTAATATCGTCATTATTATCAATATACTTTGATAATTGAATGTTAAATATATTATACATATCTTTAAGATATTCACTATAAGATTCATATATACATTTGTGTATATTTAGTATTCTATCAAAATTTTGTTTAATAAACAAATTAGAATTTCTAACAATATTATTCTCATATAAACTAAGTTTTGGTTCGAAAATGATAAAATAAGCCATTGTATCTCTCTCAAAATTTATTATTTTATTACTAATAATTTTGTCAATTTTTATATTTATAAAAATTGTATAATAGAGTAATTTTTCATCAATTATATAGAAAATATAAAATATTTGTAAAATTATAAAATCTTAATATAAATAAAAAAGAATGAATGAAATCAAAAGAATTTTTTTAATACAAAATGATTTTGTAAATAAAAATAAATCACCAAATGAACAAAAATATTTTATATTTTTAAGTAATAGATTAGAAGAACTTATAGGAAAGAAATTTGAAAAATTTTCCGATTCTAATAAACTTTATATAATATCTGATTTAGATACTTATATAATAAATAAATTAGAAGAAAAAAATAAATTATTTAAACAAAAAGAGTATCGAAATAAAAATAAAGACTATTTTCTAATATTTGAAAGAATATTTAAACCACTCAAAGAAAAATATGATATTAAAAATGAAATTGATAAAGAAGGACTTGATTATGGAGTAACAAATTTAAATCAAAAAATTAGTATCATAGAAGAAAAAATTATTGAATTAGAAAAAAAAATTAGCAAAGAAGAAAAAGATATTACTAAAGATTACAAAGAACTTGAAGATATACAACAGGAAATTAATAAATTACAAGAAGAGCTTAAAATAACAAAAAATACGAGAATAAGAATATTTAAACGATCACAAAAAGATATTAACCAAGATTTAACTAATACACAAAAAAGAAAAGATGAAAACAATCTAAAGATTAAATGGGAGAGAACAAAAGAAAAAATTGAGAGAAAAAAAGAAAAGGTTGAAAAATACAAAGAAAATCTTAAAGATTTAAAAGCAGAAAAATATTTAAAAAGAATGGAATATATAACATATATTAAACAAAAAAATTCGAATATTAACTCATTAAGTAATAGAATTAATATATTAAAAAAGAGAGGAGAAAATGTATTAAATGCAGAATTAAAACTTTATAATACAAAAATAAAACATTTGGAAGATATTATCAAAAAAGGTCCTATAATAGGTGAAAAAAATAATGCTGTATTTTCAGAAAATATCAAAAAACTTGCACAATTTAAAAGAGATAAATATGCTTTAAATAGTAAAAAATATAATATACAATTAGAAGAATTAAATAAAATTGACGAAACTGGTTTAAATGATAATACTATAAATAAACACAGATTAAAAAAATTTAATTTGGAAATTAAAAGAAGAAATAGTAGATGGTTTATAGATCCAGGAAGACATAGTTTTTGGTTAAATCAACCTGAACTAACATATACTGATAAAAATAAGAAAGATTCGGATATATATAATGCAAAAATAAAAAAAAGAGATGAAAAATGGCCTTTAGATCTAAGAAGACATAATTGGGGAATAAAACCTAATATTAAATTAGATTATAATGACACAGCTGGAACTACAGCCACAGAAGAATGGAGAAAATATTTAACAAATATAAAAGCAAGAAATGCTTTACCAATATATAATACAAGAAGATATCGTAAGATTATTAAACCATTCGTAAATTATAACAATATAAATAATAACTCATTAAAAAGAGAAATTAAATCATATAAAAACTCTAATTTATATTATAAAAATAATGCTAATTCTTATAATACATTACAAAATATAAAAAGAGGAATAAATAAAATAAATGAATCACCTACACAAAGTGGTTCTCGATTACAAAGTGGTTCTCGATTACAAAGTGGTTCTCGATTACAAAGTGGTTCTCGATTACAAAGTGGTTCTCGATTACAAAGTGGTTCTCGATTACAAAGTGGTTCTCAATTACAAAGTGGTTCTCAATTACAAAGTGGTTCTCAATTACAAAGTGGTTCTCAATTACAACAATCAAATTTTACGAGATTAAATAGTTATTTACCAATATCTAGCCCACATAGATCTCAACACATATCTCAATATAGATCTCAACACATATCTCGATGATCTATCAAGTATTAGCTCACAAAGTATTTATTAATTTTAAAAGTTTGTATAATCTTTGTTTTTATGTTAAGAACTCACAGAATTAAATACATGATTATCTAATATATCTTTAAACCTGTTGTCAATAATTCTATTATTTCTTTGTTTAAGTCTGTTAAATTTTTATTATTATTTTTGTTGTATGATGTATAATACTTTAAAAATTTATATACTAAATATAATTAATCAGATTCATAATTAGAGCCTGAGTCAGAGTTATTATCTTCATTTTCATTTTCATCTTCATCATCAGATTCAGTATTTTTTAGTTCAGTTTCAGTTTCAGTATCTTCTTCTTGTTCTGATTCAGTATCAGAGTCACTATAATATTCCGAATCTGATTGATATTCTGAGTCAGAATAATATGATAAATATGGTTCCCAATATTTTGAGAAGTCTCTATCAATTTGGTTTAATTTACATGGACGAAAACCAATATACCTTAAATTACGAAATAATGGTTTAGGAACATCGTCACTAATATAACCATATTTTTTAAGTAATTCAGCACAAGGTTCTTGTAAATAATTGAAAATTTTGTTTTGTATTTCTTCTGGTAATTTTGAGATGATATTCATATTTAAATTTAATATATAAATATTTAATAATAATTATTTTTTAAATTTTTTTTTTATATATAAAAAAAATTGACAAAATATAATAATAAATATAATATACAAATTCTAAAATATGCCTCCTCGAAATATGAAAAGAACTGTAAAAACACCAGAAGAAATTGAGAATGAAAATCTTCTTAACAAAAGGAGAACTTATATAAATAATTGGTTAGATATGTATAATTTTACTTCTGATATGATAATTTGTAGAAAAGGTTATGATGATAATAGAAAGAGAGGTATTGCTATAAGAAATATTTCATTTAAAATTCAAAAAAATATTGATAAAGATTATGGTGTATGTGATAAACCTCCGGATATGGACATATATGAATATTGGTTATCACGTTTGGACTTTGACGATCTAAAAGATAATAATTTTAATTAATCATAAAAAACTATTTAAAGATAATTTTTTTATAATATAAATAATAATGCCTCGTGAATGTGGTATATGTTTAAAACGAACTTCAAATGTAAGAAACCATGTGATAAAAAAAATTTATATGTGTGGTATTTGTCGTGATTTACCAGAGAATCGGATGATAACTTATACAGTAGCCAAAATTGATTATAAATTACGTGATGATGATTTTAATGATATTGTATGTGGTATAACTCGTAATCCACATACAATAGGTGATACAATGCGATTATATTTATTATCAGATATAAAAAATAAACGTGAATTAAAAGATAATGAATTGGAAATTAAAAATAAAAAAAAAATACAAGATAAATTAGATACTTTAATAAAATATAAGGCTCCTGTAAAATCTAAATTAAATTCTCAATTATATGAAACAATAACAGCAGATTATTTAGATTTGAATTATGCAAAACCTAAGAAGGGTATTCGTCAGACAATACGTGAGTTACATATAGGTGAAGAGATGTATAAATATAATATACCTCAAAATAATAATTTAATATATTATTTTTTAATGTATTTTGATAAAAAGGATAATTCGATAAAAAAATCAATAAATACTTATGATGTAAAATATCCTTATAATATAATAAGTTATAGTTTAGATATATCAGATAAAAAAACGAATGTGTTTAATATATTTAATGGTTTAATATCTTCATATTTATCAAAAAGTGAGATAATAAATTGGTGTGATACTTATAAAACAGAGTTATTTTCATTTAATTTATTAAATAATAGTTCTTCAAAAATAAAAGAAAGAATAAAGTTAGAATTAAAGCGTGTATTAAATTTAAGTGATGAATATATAAATAATTTATTAGAAGATACGTATAAAAATAATTTGGAAAGAACTTATAATTATAGTATGCATCCTTTGTATGGCACAGATGCGACAATAGATAAGATAATAAAACTAGAAAAATTAAAAGTAGAACCATTATTTGAGGTTAATCGTAGGAAAATATTACAGGATGAGTTTGATAAATGGGATAAATTTGATGATAATTGGGATGATGAGTGGTCTGAGATAGAAATACATGAAGATGATTGTGATGATTTTATAAAGGGTAATACTTTAGCAGAGCCAGATGAAATAGCATCAGTAATTTCTTTAACATCTTGGTTATTAAGTTATTCTCATGTATCTTGGTCGAATATGCATGAGAATTTAGAGATTAGATTAAAAGGTTTAGTATTAGAGAAATCATATAGTTGGCGAGATGCATATAATAAAATAATAAATAATAAGAATATAATTCGTAGTGCATGCGGTAGATGGAAATATAGGTATTGGTAAAGAATAATTAATAAAATTTATTAATATTTTTACAAATTTGATTATTATGAATTCGATAATATAATAAGAAATTTTCTGATATATGAATTTTAATATTTGGATTTTGAGTTGCTTTTCTAAATAATATTAAGTCTTCAATAGGAATATTATTTTCATATGGTCCAATAAGTTTCCAAAATTTTTTAGTATAACAAACTGAAGGATGAGCGATAATATTATTATTTTTTTTGAAATTATCAGCAATATAAACATTTTCTTTAATAATTCCATTTAAAGCAAAAATATTAGAATTTTTATATGCTAAATAATCAATTTGTTTAATAATATTATTATTTTCATCAATATAAATCATTTGTGAAGAAACCAAATCAACATTAAATTCTTTAATAAAATCAATTTGTTCTTGAAATCGATTAATATCATAATAGTCATCAATATTTATATTGAAACAATATTTATAAGTATTATTTTCATCAAATATTTTATTTAATAAGAAATTCATAGCATAGATATGATTTTCGAATATTTGGTTAAAAAAATAATGTTTGTTTAATATATTTTGATAATCAGGTAATCTGTTAAATTTTTTAATGAGTGATTTTTCATTTTCTCCATATGCTAATTCGTATATATCAAAAGATTGAAAAGTTTGTTTTTTGATAGATTCAAGACATTTAATAATCCAATTATGTTTATATTTTTTCATAGCATTTTTATGATAAATAATAACAGCAGTTTCCATAGTATTATAATTAAAATTTATATTTTATATTATAAAAATAACAAATTAAATGAATCTAATAAAATCATCAAAATATACTTTTTTAACTATCTGGATAATGAGTATATTTTGGATATTGGTATTATTTAGCCATTATAATACTGCAAATAATATAATTATTAATTTTAGATTAATATTTTTATTTATAGCAATTAGTGGTTTAATTTTAGATTATTTATATGGAGATAGATGGGAAAAAAAATATAATATTTCTCATACTACACGTATATTATCAAATATATTTTATCATATAATTCCATTAATATATTTAGTATTAATAAAAGGTAAAAATGCCATTGCGCTGGTAGTTCTGTCTCGAACTAACGAGAACGTTAGAAGAGTCGCACTACTGCATTATTCTAAACAATTACTATATTTAATAGTATTATTAATACTTTATTGTGTAATTATAAATCCTATAGAACAATACAGAATTTATTAAGTTGAAGAATAAAATAAAATATAATTATTATTCAATTCTTCAAAATTTGTATATTTTCCAAACATAACTATTTCAATCCAATATGAATGTAAGATACACATATATTTTTTAATTTTTTCAGAAACTTGAATTTTCTTACTATCATTATCAATAAAATGAGGAACATTTTGTATTATTTTTTCAATGTAATTATCATATGTATTTTTATCAAACTTACTTTCAATAAAAATTTTAAATTGATATTTATCTCCTTGAATATAATTATCAATAAATGATTTAATATGATATTGATTCAAACTGTAACCATAATATTCATTATCTCTTTCTACTAATTTCAAAAATTTATCAGTAATATCAATTTCTTTCTTATTATTTTTATTAGTGATAATAACTTTATTAATTTTTGTAAATTTTTTATTAATTCTAAGTATATCTTCTTCTATAATAATATATGATTTAATATTATATTCATTGTTGTTAACAATAGCATTAGTAATATATCTTTCTGTACTTAATGGTATAGGTCTATCATAATATTTTTGATTTAATACATCTGAAAAAATAGTATTATTAAAAAGTGAGAATTTTTCATTTATAATACTACTTTTAGATAAAGCAATAATAGAAAGTAATATAATAACTACAATTATTATTCTAATATAATTTTTTTTTATAAATTTATTCATATTCATAATTTTTAAATTTAATAAAGATAATAAATTTAATTTAGTTATTATAAATGATAAGTATTTTAGTACCTTTATATAATGGAATAGAATTTTTAGAGGAATGTATATTTACAGTAGCAAATCAAACTTATAAAGAATTTGAATGTATCGTAGGTATAAATGGACATGACCAGTTTTCAGATATAGAAATGACAGCACGAGAAATATGTTATAAATACAATAGAGAATTAATAAATGAAGATAATTTTTATGATAAAATATTTGTAAAATGGTATTCTACAAAAGGAAAAGAGAATACTTTAAATGAGATGGTAAAAGATTGTAGATATAATTACATAGCAGTATTAGATTGTGATGATAAATGGGAACTAACAAAGTTAGCAAAACAGGTTCCATATTTAGGTTTGTATGATGTAATTGGAACAAATTGTAGATATTTTGGAGATTTACATAATAGTCCAGAAATACCATTTGGTGATTATACATATACACACGATTTTTTAAGAACTAATCCAGTAATAAATTCTAGTGTAATAATAAGAAAAACAGATGCAAATTGGGAAGATAAATTTTATGGATTAGATGATTATAATATGTGGTTAACATTAAGATATATAAAGAGTAGAATATTTTATAATATTCCAGATACATTAACATATCATAGAATTCATACAACAAGTTCATTTAATAGTAAGCAAAATTTACCGGAATTTTATGATTATTGGATAAATAAAATATTGAAAGACGAAATAAATAAAATAAATAATATCTAAAAAAAAAATTGACAATTTAATTATAATTTATATCTTAGTAAAAGAAGAAAAATTGAAATTATATAATATCGAAATTACTATCCTACCTCGAACTAACGATAACGTTAGTTCGAGATAAACTTAAAAATATGGAAATTTATAATGGAGTTATGCCGATGGAAATTGATATAGAAGATTATTCTATTGATAATTCAGGAAATATTTATATAGTAAAAACTTCACGTTCGATTGAAAACAATGAAAATATTTATAAATTAGGAAGAACAAAGAATATACCTCAACGAATGACTGGTTATGATAAAGGTAGTCAATTGCTTTTTAGTATTTATACTAAAGATGTAATAAAAAAAGAAACAGAATTATTAAGATATTTATCTCAATATAATTATAAAAACTACGGAAAAGAATATTTTAAGATTGATTTAGAATTATTAAAAAAAATTATTATTAATAATGTTGAAATAAGTGATTGTATTAATCTTTTAGTATCTGATCCAAGTGAAAAGAAATCCAACAAAAGAAAATATGAAGATTTAACTGATTCATATGTTTTTAGTAATATAAAAAATTGGATTTATAAAGAATTTAATATAACTAAAAATATTAATGATAAAATTTCAGCAACAGATATATTAAAAAATTGTAAATTTAATGCAATTAATATAACAAGTCCAAAATTACAAGAATATATGAAATATTTAGGTATAATTATAGTAAAAGAAGGTAATAAAAAATTTTATGCTGGATTACAATATAATATGCTTGATTTATAAAAAAAAATTGAATATTTTTTTAGATATAAACTATATAAAATAATTTAAGATATTAGTAAAATGGTTCAAATTAAAAAGCAGTTTATTTATAATGGTTATGAATATAATAAATGTAAAGATTTATGTAAAGTTAAAACAAGTGATGTATGTGATAAATTATTAAACTGGTCCAAAAATAGGCCAGAAGATAATTATAGAGTTAATGAAATAATGAATAAATTAAGACAAACACGAGTAATTCTTGGAGAAATAAGAGTCTGGAAATTTAGAAATCAATATTTTATTTATGACGGATTACATAGATATAAAGCAAGTGAAAAACTTTACAAACAAGAAAATATTGATTTGCCAATAAATATAATTATATTTGAAACATTAGATGAACAGTTAATTATTGACGAGTTTATTGACATAAATAAATCTATTCCTATTCCATCTTTATATATAGATGATTCAAATAATACTCCATTTATTCAACCTATAATTCGTGAATATCAAGATAATTACCCTGATTTTGTTAAATCAACTCGTTCTCCACAAAAACCAAATTTTAATCGAGATATAGTAGTTGACGTAATACACAATATAATAAAAGATAGAGATGATTTTACTAACATAAAACTAAAAAATTTTTTGATAAGTATAAATGATATAATAAAAAATAATATTGAATCAAAAATATATAATAATAAAAAACCAAGTGATAAATGTTTAGAAAAATGTAAAAATAAAAATTTTTATTTATTTATTTATGGAGTTGAATATTTCAAACAATTATTTGAAAAAAAATTATATGAATATGATAATAGAAATTTAATAGATTTATTATTATAGTTAAATTATGAATAATTTTTATTTTTTGGATTATAATTATAAAAATTGAAAAATTTATTGTAAAATAAAAATTACAAATTAATAAGAGAAATTTGTATTAATTTGCTAAAAAACTCATAAAAAATGACAACAAAAAATAATAGTTTAGAAAAAACTAAATTAAAAAATTATATTAATGAAATAATTAAAAAAGATTTAGAAGATATGGATTATTCATTTGATGATTTAGTAAATGAATTAAAAATAATGAACTTATTAAATAATAAAGAAATTATACCGACAATTGAAAATGCGGAAATTTATAAAGGGCAGATTGCGAGAGGTAAAAATAATATAAATTACAGATCAGTTCCTCATTTGACTACAAATAAATATATATGGAGTAAGGTAGGTTCTCTACCAGAAACAAGATATTTACTTACAAAAGAAAAAGAATTGACAGAAAATTTATCCAAATTACTGATCTGCAATTAAAAAAACTTATATAAAAATATAATTAATTTTTTTACATAATAAAAAAAAATTTGAAAAATAATTTAATATAAAATAGTATCAAATATGGAAAAATTAACTGATAAAGTTTTAGATATTTTAACTGTAACTAAATGGATGCCATTAAAAATACAAGTTATTAATAAAGAATTTAAGAATTCTATAAATACTCCTGTAAAATTTTATTTAAATCAAAAAAATAAAAAATTAATGAAAAATATTAAAAATATAAAAAATATTATTATGGATAGTGAATTTAATGAATCAATTAATTTACCACAAGGATTAGAAATAATAAATATTGGTGAAAAATTTAATAAGAAAATTATTATACCAGATAGTGTTTTATATATTACTTATTATATTAAATATAAATATGAAATATTAATACCAGATAGTGTTAAAAAAATATATGTTTATAATCATAAAAAAAGATTATTCTTACCAGAAGATATAAATTATAAATCTTTAGAAAAAGAAGATATTGACACATTACCTAAAAATACTGAATTATATACTATTCCATATTTTACTCCTGAACGGTTAATTGAAAGAGAAAGAATAATGCAAGAAATTTTAGCAATGTAAAAAATTATCCACCATCTCATTTCTATATTTTTTTCTATATTAAATTTTATCCACCATCTCATTTTATATTATATATTTGTTTTATTACTAAAGTTCGATTAAGTCTTTAAATTTTATTAAAATATTCTTTTGTAGAAGGAAAAACCCTAAATGGATATTTTAATTTATCATTCTATAATAAGAGAAGGTTGCCCTTTAGGGTTTTTAGAATTATTATTCATAATTTTTAAATAAATATCCAGATAATTCAGAATTTCCATTATTAATATTATATTTATCTTTTATATTTTTCCAATTATTAAAATTATAAAATAATTTTTTTTTATAATTTTCATTATAGTTAATTTCAATATTAAAAGTATCATTTAATATACTTTTACTTATTAATAATTTACTTTTATTATTATAAATTTCTGTTTTATTATTATGATTTTTATGGTGATCTAAATTAAATAATTTTTTAATTTTTTCATATTCAGTATTAGTTAAACTATCAATATATTTAGTAGCATTATTATTAAAATCTTCTCGTTTTTGTTCTTTCAATCTGTCTTTATTAATAAAATTAAGTAGATTTTGTGCTTCTATTAATTTTTCGTAATATTTCTTTTTATTTACACGTAGTAATTTAAAATTATAATCTTCTTCATTATCTACAACTAAGGACTGTATTTTTTTCTTATAAGTTTCTTTATTTTCATCTATAGTATAATTGAGGTCATCAAATCTTAACATTTGAAAATATTTATCGAGAATTTTTTGATTTTGACTATAATGTCCGATGAATTCTTTAAAGAATTCTTTATTAACATTATTAATATTAGGTAAGTTCCATATATTAATAGCAATTTCGTAAGTATATTTTTGTTGTTTTTCTAATTCGGTCAAAGTATTATTTTTTTGTTTATTTTCAAGTAATATAAAATTGTCTTGTGAAATAAGATATTCTTTATCAAATTCAGTATTTTTTTTATTACTTGTTTTATATTCTTTCATAATTTCATTAGCATAATCAATTTTATCTTTATCGGGGTCAAATCTCGACACACAACAATTAATATTATAATCTTGTTTTAATGTATTTGCAACAATAAGACTAAAATAATGAAGTGATTTATTTTTATTATACAAAATAGATTTAAGATTTTGATATGATAAACATTTTGTATCAAACATAATTATATTATTTTCTAATTTAACATTAACACTTTTAGTAATTGATAAAGACTCTTTAGGAAAATAAGAGCATATATCAGTTGTATGTTGTTGTAACCAATTATCTATTTGTTCTTCGGTAATAGGATAATCAGTATAATTAATATTTTTAGTTTCATTAATAAATATAGTCATTTTACCATTTTTAAGTTGTCTTACTCTAAACATTTGTTGTAGAGTGTTGTCAACAGGAGGTGTATAAAGACTATTTTCACATAAACATACAATTTCATCAAAATGGTTATTAGTAAAACTAATACCAGCGGAGATAGTAGGTGAATAAATAAGACAATTATATTGACTCCATATTTCATTAGGATTAATAGAGTCATTTTGAATAATATTAATATCAGTTCCACTATTATAAATCATAGTTTTAATATCAGGACATTCTTTATCAATTTTAGATTTAAGTAATTCAGTAAATATTTTGGTAGAACTACTAACAACAATATTTTTATTTTCTTTAAGTGCTTTAATAATATATTGAATGGCGGTAATTTCTAAAGCATTACGATAATTAGTATTTTTGTTAATATAAATTTGTGCGTTTCTATTAGTATCTCTGATATAATTATTTTTAATCCAGTAACAGTTAATATTTTTTTTACTTTCAAGATACTTAACCATATTAAAAACAATAGTATTATCAATACAAGTATCTAATAGATAAATATGATTTGCTTGTAATAATAAAAGTTCAAATTTGAGACTAAGTGTGTTAATGTCTTTAATAAGAGGACTATTAAAATGTAATAAAACACTCATTGCTTCATCAATAAATATATAATCAAAGTTAAGAGTATCAACTTTCCAAAGACTATCTAAACATATAATAATTTTATTATCGATAATATAATGTTTATCTTTTCTGTCTAAATAATTAATAAATCCATATTTTTCTAATTCTTGTGAGTATTTTTTTGAAAGTAAAATTTGATATGTAATAAACAAACATTTAATATTAGGTTTTTTACAATTTTTTTTAATAAATTGATAGATTAATTCATTAGTTTTGCCAACTCCCATATTTGCTCCGATAGCAACAAGAGGTTTTAATGGGTAATTATTCATTTCATAATTATTATAGTTTTCATCCCATTTAATAAGGTTATATTTACAATGTAATGTATTTTTAATATAAATTTCATTAAGTTTACTTAGAGCATCAAAAGAGTCATTAACAGAAAAACTAATTAATTTAGGTGATTGTTTACAGTTTTTGTTAAAACATCCATATTGTATAATATTATAATTTTTACAGTAATCAAAATAACTTCTATTATTTGAATGTATTTTTTCAGCATAAGGGCAATAATTATTAATGGCAGAGTCTAAACAGAAACGGTAAATTGATTCAGTAATAAAGATATTATGTTTGAATACAGGTTTACATTTAATAATTGTATTAATATCTTCATTATTTTCAAGTAAGTTCTGTATTTCAGTAAGTGTATTATTTTGAATTATTCCATTAATATTAGTTTCTTTAAGAGGTTTAGTATTTTTAGGTTTAGAGAGACTTTTATTTTGATAATCAAAGTTTGCGTCAATAAGAAGGTCTTCATTATTAAAGTTAATATTAATAATTTCTTGAGGATTTTCAGTATGTATATTGATAAGATGGTCTTTAATAAATACAGAACTATTCATAAATGGAGTTAATGGTAAATTTTTAGATATTTTGGAGGAGTAAGGTAATCTAAAGGATCTAAATTTAGTATAGACAGCATCATCAATAACGGATACATAACAAGTTTCATTTTTGGAATTAGTTTTATAATAAAAGAACATACTACGGTCTTCATCATTTGTATATTTATTGCTTAAAAGGAAATTATTAAAGTTGAATGTAAATTTTTTCATTTGTAGAACATTTTCCATAATAATATTAATTTTAAGGTGAATGGAAAGTTTAGGATTATTTTCATAATTTAGAAGAGTGTAAAGAGTTTGAATATTATTTCCTATAATAAAATTAATATTTTGCGGAGTATAATATTGATTGATAAATTCTTGTATTTTTTGTAAAATTTTTGTAATTAATTTTTCACTATAAGTAATATAATTTTCTATAATATCAATATCAGTATTTATATCAAGAGTTCTATCTAAATCAAAATACATATAAACAGGTGTATTTTGATCTTCATATAAAACTTCATAAAAGAATTGATTTTTATTATTTTCTAAGAATTGAATATAATTCTTGAAGTTATTTAGGTAAGCGAATTGTTTTGAATTATTAGTAGAGCATCTATCTTGAGATATAACTAATTTAGTATTAAAATTAGTAGGATTTGCAATGAGTAAGTCATTTTTAGTATTATGCCAGATAGTAATCATTTTGTAGGTCTATATTAATATATAACATTATTTTTTTAAATAGTTTTAAAAATTAAAAAAATATTTTTAATTAATATTAATATTTGCGTTTTTTTTTAATTTTTCTTCTAATCTCTTTTGTTTTCTTCTTTCGTTACGTTGTTTATTTATTTCTTCTTTATTTTTTTCATAATATACTTTCATTAATTCATATTTTTTTTGAGAATAGGATCCATTTTCTTCATCATATCTTAATTTTTGTTTAATATATTCGAGAACTTTTTCGACTTCTTCTTCATTAGAAATAAGATTAGGTAAATTAGTTTTAAATTCATTAATAAGTTTATGTGATACGCATATTGTAGAAGACATATGTGAATATAATACTTAGTATTAATATATATATATATATTAAGACATCTTTAAATATATATAAATTAAATTTTTTTTTTAATTGTATAATTTAGTTTGATTTATTTAAAAATTCTATATAATTTAATTTGGTATTTTTTTTCTTTAAGTATTAAATCTAAAGAAGATATTGATATATATAGAAGTAAGGATCTCCTTTATCAGGAATAAGTAAATTAACATAAATAGGTTCTACAATTAAAATATTACATAATAAGTTTTGATCTTTACCTATAAATCTGTTATTTTCTATAAATTTATTCATAGTATTATAATATAATTTATGAAAATATTCAATAAAATCTTTATGTAATACAAATAAACCTCCAACATGATGTGTATGTTTTAAGTCATTATTTGTTAATCCATTATTATCTGATTGAAAATGAAATCTATAAAAACTTAAATTAGTTAAACAAAATGATATTTTATCTTTTGGTAAAGTATTTAATTTATTTTGATTAGGCCAATATTTTAATTGTTCATTAGTTATATCTCCAAACTGTTGTCTATTTCTACAAGAACCAATATCTAACCAAGTATACCAATCAGTATTAAAAGGGTTAAGTTTATATGTTTCTTTAATAAAGTTAGTTTTTTCATTCCATATAATATATAATTCTTTTGAATGTATATTTTTTTCAGGGTCTAATTCCATTTGTTTATTCCAATCAGTATAATCATACATAAATAATTTATTAAAATCTTTGATAATAATTTTAGTTTTATCTATGTGTTGTTTTCTAAATTCTTTAATTAGTTCATAATTTTCATTATCAGTATATACAACTAAATAACAATTTAAATAATTTAAAAAATTTTTCATCCAAGTAATATAAGTAGTATGATCATATTTAGATTTATTATTTAAGTTATAATAACAAGTAACAGCAGTTAATTCTTGCTCCATTTAATTTTATTTAGATTAAAAACTTTATATAAGAAACTTTGAAATCTAAATAAAAAAATATTCTTTAACAAAACTTAATATAATTTAGGTGTCAATTTTATCTCTATTATTATAAATATCGTATTTAATAGGAATTATTTCAAGTTGTCCAATAAGTGCTTGAATTTGTTTATCAAAATCTCCTTTACAGTATTCAATTGCAGAAACAGTTAATATTGGTTTATTATCAATCCATTTAAACATATCAAAATGTAGTCCACAGTTTATAACTGATTGAAATAATAATTTTGAGCGATGATTAGCGTGATTAATAAATTTTTTACTTAAATCTATTTCATACAAATTAATTTGAGTAGTTTTTTTAGTTTGAATTTGATACATTTTTTTTTTGGGTATAATTTCTCCTTCTTCTTGTTCTTCTTCTTCTTTTAATTCTCTTTTTCTTTTACTTTTTTCTATTTCTATCAAAGCATCAATTTTAGAGATTAATAAATGACTTTCTTCCATTTTAAGTTTTGTTTTGAACAGAATATATTCTATCTAAATAGATAGATATTAAATTGTCAAATTTTTTTTTATTTTCATATATTCATAAGTAAATAATAAGCGAACAACATTACAATACATAATTTCATCATTTGACATTATATTTTTTTTATCATTTGTTCCAATTAATTTAGGAACACATCTAATCTGTTTAGACATTGCAAAAACATTAGAATGTATTTTAAGTAATTTATAATTTAATTTATAATTTAAATTATTTAATATATTTTTAATTTTATTATTTTGATTTTTAAAAGAAACATATGTTCCAATAATAAAAATATTATCTTTATTAATTTTTAAACATTCACAAAATAAATTAATAAATGAAATAATACTATTTCCTGAGAATAAATAATCAATAATAACAATTTTTTTATTTTTTACATTATTTTGAGTAATGCCATATTTATTAAGAAAATTTATATAATGAGATTTACATAAATTTTTTGATATATTATTATTTAATATATTTTTCTTATTATTTTCATTTTTAGTTTCAGTCCATATATAATCACGCGAAAATGGTATATATTTAATATTATATTTTTTAAATTCTAATAAAAATGCTGTTTTATCAAGACTTGAACCGATATTAATAACTAAATCATTTTTTGTAATAAATTTTTCAATTTCATTTGAAGTAATTAATGTTTGTTCAAAAACTTTTTCAAATTTATTTGAATTTGTAGAATCATAGAAATAATAAGATTCAAGTAATAATTTTAATTTATTAATTTGTTCTATATCTAATTTTGATACATTTGAAATACATTCTTTATAAGTGAATAATTTAGTAAGATTATTATCAGGAAAAATATTATGAATAATACTTTTATGAATATTATTCCAGTCAATTTCTTTCCAATATAATTTTACTAATTTTTTTTTAAATTTTAAATTATCATTTTCACTTTTTTTTTGACGTTTTTCGAATGTATTCATTTAATATATTAAATATTATTTTTATTTTTAGTCATAATAAAATTTCTACCATAGAAAGTTCCATTTTTTTTAAGTACTCTTAAAATTTCATTTTTCATTTCAGGACTATAACTATAATAAACTTTACCAATATCACTTTTTTCAAATTTATATAAATTTTCAACATCAATTTTACTACAAAGAGTGTTAATTTCTATACCAGTAGCATCAATAATTCTATCAAATGAATTATTTTCAGCAAATATCCAAGGAATATTTTTTAAATTATATACAATATCTGGTTTTATATTTTCATCAATATCTACAGTAATATATTCATCATATATCCATTGAGATAATGGTATAGGACTACATCTAATATCATTGATATTATAATATTTACTATGACCTAATACTAATGTATTTCCCTTAGAGTATTTTTCGCATTGCTCATCTTGGTGATTCATTTGATATAAATAATATATAAAATATTTTTAAGTAAAAAAAATTATTTATACTGACTTGCTTGCGCTGAAACTATTGCTATTTTATTTTGTCTTGATAAATCTTGGTGTTGGCATAACCTTACCAATTACTCCTTTAATAGTCTTTTTAATTTCATAAAATTTATGTGTTCCTGTAGTCATTTGAATACAATACACTGGTGGAACATTTTCTTTTGTAACTAATGTAATAAATGAAGGATTATTTTGGCAAATAACATTGTCTTCTTTGCCATCATCAAATTTAATTCTAACAATAAATGCAGCTGCATTTTCATCATAAGCGATTCCGTCAATATCAATAATAACTCTTTTTCCTTGCTGTTCTTCATAATAACTATCTAATTCTAAATTTTTTCCTCCATTATATTGGAGTGTAATACTCATTTGTCGATTAATATCCCATTCAATACCTTCATTTTTTAACATTTGAGAAATGTTGAAAAATTCGGACACTGTCAAGAAATCATCAATTTTTGTAAGATTTTTAACGTTAAATAAAAGTGGATTAGTCATAGCAAAACAACTTCTAACAAAAAGAATAAAATAAATTTTTCAATTTTTTTTTTTATATAAAAAAATAAGAAAAAGTTATATAAAAAATGATTGAAAAAATTACAGATGATTTAAATAAATTATTAAATAATATGATTTTATTAAATGGTGAAATAAATAGTGAATATAATAAATTATCAAGTTTAAATAATAAAACATTTGGAAAAAGAGAAGGAATCTCAGTAGAAGAAGAAAAAGATACTATACAAAAATATAATAATTTACAAGATGAAGGAATGAAAGCATTTTTACGTCTTTATATAAATGATAGTATGGTTGAAATATTTATAGAAAAGTATAATACAAAATTAAATAAATATGCTGATATATTAATTGGATTTGTAAATAAAACAAATACAAAAAAAATTATAGATATAAATTGTAATAGAGTTGGCAGTCGTACTACTACAAATGATATAATTAATCATTTAGAAATAGAACCAAATATGTTTTCATTAATATTAGATAATACATTTTTGCCTATGGGTAATATATATAAAAATGATATATATTTGAATTATACATTACCAATAATTAAATTATATACAGTATATGGGGTAATTAATACCAAAGAAAGAATGAAATTATGGAATATTTCTTGGATTTATAAAATAGGATATAATAGATGGTTAATAAATCGATATGGAATAATAGATATAGTTGATAAAGGTAATTTAAATGAAACAATTCATTTAAATTTATCGTATATAATTCCAGATTTAGATTTATGGTATATAAATTATCAAAAGAAAAGAAAAGAAATAGAACAAATAGAAAATGAATTAATTGAAAAAACGTGGCATCCTTCGAGATTAAATAATTGGATATTAGATGATAATGATAAAAAAGAATTATTATAATTTTTTATATTCAGATAATATAAATGAAATTACTTAAATTTATAAAATTTTCCAAGTTGAATTTATTATTATTATTAATTGTATTATTGGTAATTGCAGTATATAAGCGTAATAAGAATACTATTATAATAACAAAAAAAAATAATAGTATAGATCCAAATAATCAACCAGAATACTTAAGTCATAAAATGAGATGTGCTGATTGTGAGAAACAGATGTTAGATGAGTGTGGTGAATCATGTGTTTGGCGAGCACAACAAACAAAATCCTTTGATTCAGAACGAGAATTAGTAGGCAGATCAGGTAATCCTAATTTGGGTTATGTGGCGAAAACAGTAAAATATTATTAAAGAAAAAAAATATTATTATTTCTAACGATTTTTCCTAACGATTGTTCCGAATAATTAATCATACCAAGGTATGATCTTAAAAATCCCTTAATGAATTTATGATTCAGAAATAATTAATGATTTTCCACCACATTTACGAATAACGCCACAAATTGTTCTTTTAAAGTCAATTTTAGTATATTTTTCATCATCAGATACATTATACCCATGATGATCAATTATTTTTTCTTTATTAGCAACAATTATGTGTTTTTTAAACACAATTTCTTTATTGATTTCATTAATAATGATTTTTTCAATCATAACTAAAACGTGATTATCATCTTCAATATAAATCTCGGATGTAGTAACACTAATATTTTTTCCTATATAATTTTCTAATATTTCTTCAATTTTATCACGTTTTTCGTTAAAAATAGTAAGAATAAACTCCTCTGAAACGTTCCAGTATTTCTGGAATTGTCTATATACAAATGCATCTACAAAACTCATTGATTTTGAAATGTAGTATAGAGGGAGTTTAATACTAATTGTATTCATTGATGAAACAATTAGAATTTATATAAACCAAATTAAGTTATATATATAATTATTCAATTTTTTTTTATAATAAAAAAAATTGAATAAATTAAGAATAAGTATAAAATGAGTTTACCATTGATTTTTAATTTCGAAATTAGTTTTATAATAATAAAAAAATTAAAAGAATTATCTATAGATATAGAGTCATTTAATGAAAATTATACAGATAATTTTACATATCACGAATGTTGGTCAACATGTGAATCTGAATGTGAGCGTTTAGATGATAATGATGAAGAAGAAAATGATTTATATGAAGAATATCAATCAATTTGTAATTATATAAATAAGGATTGTTATGGAATAAAAAGAGAGCAATACTACTATATGAATAGTTATCAAAGATCAAGATCCAAAGATAATAATGAAATAGAGAGTATAATTCCAATAATTCCTGTAAATTCGATAAAAAAATATGATAATAAAATATTTGGTATAAAATTTGAAATAAATCAAGATGAATTATTTTTTGATTATGATGATGCAACAGATGCATGTTCAAAAATATTATTGATTGTAACAAAATTAAATGAAGAAATAAACAATATAAAAGAAAAAATAAAAAATTATGAAACTGTTAAAAATGAATTTAGAGTTCAATTTATAATAAATAAAAAAATATTAAGTGATACAAGAATATATCTCAAAAAGATATTTGAATATATTTGAGTATATAAATTTTTTTTTATAATTTTAAATAAATGAAGAAAGAAACTTTAGAAGAAAAAGAAGAAAGAAAATTAAAATGGAAAAAAAAACAAGAAGAAATTGAATTAATAGATAAAGATAATCAAAAGATATTTTTACGTTCATTATTTAAATTTATAAATAAATCAAATTTAATAAAATTTTTGAAAATGATAATAAATGATAGAATAAAATATAATATAAAAATTTTATTATTTTATAAAGATTTATTAGAAAGATTAGAAAGATTAGAAAAAATTTCTTTGACTAAAATAACAGAAGAATTTATAAAAATAATATTAGATAATAACGATATTAAATATTACTATGATTTATATACAAGTTATATAACAAAAAATTTAAATAAATTATTAACAAAAAAATTAATAGAATCTGATTTGGATTATAAAAATATAAATAAAATAAATTTAAAAAAATATATACATTCAATTCATTTATATAATATAAAGTATAATATAAATAATGTTAATAATTTATTTTTAGAACAATATAAATTATATAAAATAATTAAAAATAAAAAAATAGATAAAAAAAATAGTATAATAGTATGTCCTGGTTCAAGTGCGGATAAAGTAGGTTTTTTATTAGAATTAAATGGGTATGATGTAAAATATTTACCATTTTCAAGAAGTTATTTTATAAATAGAGGAATGAGTCGTTATTCTAAAAATAATTTAAGTTTAATAAATACAAAATATAAAGATTTATATTATAAAAATCTTTGTAAGAAACATTATCTAAAAATTTTAGAAGAAAATGGTTTAACAAAAGAAAATGTTAAAAATAAAAAAATAGTTATAATTGATTATTTATCAACAGGTATAAGTTTATTATTTCTAAATAAATTATTAATATCTTGTTTAGATATAAATAAAACTGATATAGATATATATGCATGTAAAGATCATAATGATAAAGAGAGAAATACAAATTTAGATATAATATTACCATCAAAATTACATTTAATAGATTCTCCTCCAGGATTTTGGTATTTTAGTAAATATAATAGATGTATTCCAGAATTAATAAATCCTCGTTATAAAAGTTATAGAGGTGATAGAAAATTACCCCAATATTCTTTGAATCATTGTAATTTAATTAGATTATGGTTATATTTAGAGTATTCAAAACATCATAATATATAATTATATCCATATTGAATATTACTAATAGAATTATTTCTTTGAATTTCAATAGTAATATCTGTACTTTCTTTAATAGTATCTAAATGACTAACAATTAAAATAGAGTCATATAAATTTAACAAACTATGAATAAAAGATGGTATTTTTTGAATATGTTTATAATCACAAGCAACAAAACCTTCATCAATAAATAACTGTTTACATAAGACAGTAGATGCTCCGATATATGACAAAGATATTCTAATGGCAATTCCTATCATAAATTTTTGAAATCCAGAAGCTTTTTCGATAGAAACAGTATTTAATCCATCTTTAATAAACCAAGAAATATGATTATTATTGTTAATATATCCATCTAATTGTATATTATTATTTTCACAAACAGAATTAACTAAAATATTTGTATATGATATAATTTTTGGGAGAACTTTATTTTTATATAACCAAGTTCTATAATCAATAAATGATGTAGATAAGATAGATACAATAGAATATTTATTTTTATAATATTCTATTAATGATTGTAATTGTTTAGATTTTTCTAAATTATTTATATATATTTGTAAATCTCTTCTAATAATAGCATTTTTTTCTTTAAGTTCTATTAATTCATTGGATTTAATTTGAATAATATTTTTAAGTTGATTTTTTTTATTATATAATGGTTTAATATTATAAATATTAGTCCAATATTCTATATTTTTTTTAAATATTTTTATTTTTTGAATAATATTAATTTTATCTTCAATAATTTGAAGGTCATTAGAATATAGAATATATTTATATTTATTATATTTATCATTCCATTCATTCCATTGATTTAATTTTTGAATTAATATATTATTATTTTTGATAATATTATTCCAATATTCTTTTTCTTTATTATATTCTTGTTTTTTTATATATAAATCTAATGAATTATTTAATTCTAATAATGAATTATTTAATGTTTCTATTTCTTTTTGTTTATTAAAAAGTATCCAATTATTATAATCTTGATGTATTTCATAATTTTTATTATAATCATTCCATAAATTATATTGTTCTGTAATAAAATTATAAGTATCAATCCATTGTTGATAATGTTCTATAATATATTCAATATTTTTGATTAAATCACACTGTTTATTAATTTTAATAAGAAGTTCATTTTTTTCTTTATAAATATTTTTAATTTGTATTCTATCTAATTTTAATTTATTTCTAATATTAAATAATGAATTTTTAAGAATATTATAATTATTATATTTTTCCCATTGTATTAAAAGATTTTCATAATATTTTTTTTTTTCTATTTCTTCGTTATATAATTTAAATTTATTATTTAATTTTTCAAGTTTATTATTTTTTTTTTGAATATCTTTATTATTAAGATGTTGTTTTTGTTTGTATTCTAAAGTTAGTAATTCTTTTTTTTCGTAATTTATTTGTTCTATAATATTATTATATTGAATTCTTAAAGGATTTTGTTTACATGCTTCACAAGAATTATTAAATGGAATATTTTTAATTGAATTATTAATTTGTTCTAATGTTTCATTAAGTTCTATAATTTTATTATTTTTTTTAATTATCATTTGTTGATATTCATTATAAGTATTAATAAATACATTTAATTTTTGAATATTTTGAGAAAGATTATCATATTTTTGAGTATATTTTTTAATATTATTGATATTATTATCAATAATATCAATAGAGATACTAGGTTGAAAAATATTATTCAAGTTATTAATTTCTTCAATAATATTTTGTTCTTTATTTTCTAAATTATAAATTGATGTTTCAATATCATTAATATTATTATTAATATTAGATTGTGTGGTATATAAATTATTTTGTTCTGTTATTAATTCTGTAAGATATAAATTAAATTCTTGAAATGAATTATTTAATATATTTTCTTTTTTAGAATTCCAGGGGGTATTAATTATTTTTAATTGATATTCATTAATTAATATTTCTTTATTTTTATCTAATTGTTTAACAGTGATAGATGGTTTAATTAATGGATTATTTTTACATATATATTCAAGATTATTTATTGTATTATATTTAATTTTTAAAGGTAAAATATCTATTGATAAGTATTCAATTTGTATTATATTATTTAATTGATTTTGTTTAAATTGTATATTTTGTTTAATATTATTTATATTAAATTCAATAGTATCTAAATTTTCAGAATTTAAATTCAAATAAAATTCTTTTGTTTTTGTATTCCATTCTTGAATATTAATATTATTTGTTTCAATAATATTAATATCAGGTTTGATTATTTTTTCAGATTCAAGATTTGTTATTATTTCTAAAAGATTTTCAGAAGCAATATTTTTTTCTTGATTGGTAAGAGAAGGTATATTAATTTTTGATATATTATTTTGAATACTTCCTTTTAATATTAATAATTTGTCATAATTTTCTTTAATTTCAGGTAATTGTTTAAGTTCATTATTAATAGAATTAATTTTATTATTAATTTTTTCACTATCTTCTTTAAAATCTTCTATATTTAATTGATGCCAATTTTCTATAATAGTATCATATTCATTAATAATTAATTTAAGGTCATTTTCTTTTAATATAATAATTTCATCTAAATTTTCTGTTGGTATATTAATAGTATTATTTTCATTATAAGTATCAAGATGGTCAAGTAAATATTTATAAGAATTAGACACAATTTTTAATAGATTTGTTAGAGCATTAACAGAATCAAATTTTAAAGATTTATCTAATAATTGTATCTGTTGTTCTGGTTTAATAGAAAAAAAATCTTGGTCTTGACTTTGTGTAATCATACAAGATAATAAAAAATTATTAATATCTCCTATATTTTTATCAATCCATTTATTAACTGCAGTAGTTCCTGAAAATATTTTTTTTGATGTTCCATCAGTATTAAGAATAGATAAATGAACTGTTCTAATATTTAACTTATCTTTATCAGTACTTTGATAATCATATAATCTATATAATAAATATTTAATATTATCAATAATGAATACAATTTTTGTATATGAATGTGCTTTTTCTGGTTTTTGTTTAGATATAATGGATGCTGAAATAGATTTATTGTATCTTGATGGAATAGATTGACCGAATAATGCTAAACAAATAATTTCTAAAAAACTTGATTTTCCATGACCATTTAAAGCAGAAATTAACGCGACATTAGAATTAATATCATCAAAATTAAAATAGGACTTATCATCAAAACATAATAACCATTGAAATTTAATAAAACATAAATGTATAGTATTTTTAATGATAGTATTATCTAATGTATTTTTAAATTTATTGATGGCAGTATCAATATCTAAATTTTTTTTAATAATTTTATCTTGAATATATAAATTATCAGTTTGTATTTTGAATAATTCAGGATGAATTATGTGTTTTTTCCAATCAAAATCAGTATTATTTAATAATCCTTTTTCTTCTATAAATGTGAACCAAGTGTTTTGTGAATTAAATTCCGTAATATCATCAATTTCCATATTTAATTGGTTATTTGCAGTAGTGCGACTACTAGTATCAACATAATTAAGTAATTGAGAACAGAATTCATATTTTATATTATTTTTAAATAAAATTTCTTTTAAAAGGTTAATATTTTCGAATGTATTACTACCAATAATTCTAATTTTAATATTTTTTGGAAAATATTGATTATTTATTAATATTTCTAATTTTATAGATTTTTTATATGCTGAAATCCATTCGTTATTTTTGAATTGTAATTTTAAAAATCCATATTCATTATATATATTATGTGTAGTAACCTTAGATTTTTCTAAATCCCAAATTAAATATCCATGGTCAATTATATGTTCTCCAAAATTTTGCTGAATTAATGAACCTGAATACCCCATAGTAAAAGTATCGTTAAAATCTATATCATCTGTTAAATTAACCATTTTTTTATTTTGATATAAAGAACGTAAATGAATATCTCCAAGTAATGTTATATCATATCCATTAAACCAATCAATTGGATATCCAGTAGTAGAGGTAGTATAATTATCCATAACACTATTAATAATAGTTCCATGAAATAAAGCTATTTTAATTCTAATATTATCTGGAAAGTTCATAGGATTAGGAAATATAGGAAGTTCTTCAATTTGTCCTGATGTATTACCATTTTCTAATGTATCTTTAACAGAAACGAGTCCAAATCCAATATTATTAACAATATAATATCCAGTTTTTTCTAAATAATAAACATTATTTATAGAATTATATTTAAGAAAAGCAGAAATCATATCAGTTTCATCAGATTTCATTTGAACATAATCATGATTACCTAAAATTAATAGAACAGGTGCTAATTGAGATAAACTTGTAAGCAAAAAATTAAATAAAATAATACCTGATGATTCACATTTTGATTTAGCGTGAAATAAATCACCAGTAATAATAATAATAGCAGAATTATTTTTAACAGATTCTAAATTTTTAATATCTTTAATAAGATTTTTAAATACTTGAAGATATTCATTATATCTTGATTGAATGATATCTCCAGTTCGTATATGAGTATCACTTATATGAATTAATTGATTAATATTTTGTGTAATTGGTAAATTATAAAATTCCATTGTTACTATTTAGTATAATATATTTATTTATATTATCTTTAAATATATTTTTAATATTTAAAAAATAAAAATTAAAAATAAGTATATAAAAATAAAATATCATATATTATGAAACTATGACAAGACATACAAATTTTTATGAGAGACAAAATAGTTACAATAACTATATGAATAATGAAGCAGCGATAGAAAATTTATCAGGATTACAAAATTTTTTAAATACTGGTGTTAATTCAACATATATTAATAAACCAGTATTATCGAATAGATTAAATACTCCATTAATTAAAGAAAGAGTAAAAAATACTAATTATACCAATTATTTTTCAGTAGTAAAAGACCCTTTACGTATGTTTGAAAATACTCCTTTGGAACAAGAAAGAACACATAATAAAGATTATGCGAATAATTTTTTAATAATAAAAGATAGACTCCAATTATCAAAAGATACTCCAATATTACAAAATCAATATAAAAATATAAATTATCAAAATATATATCCTAATAAGGGTTTTAAAATAGGTATGATACGAGTATCTTCATTTGGAAAAAAATTAGAAAAAAATAATAATTATTATTTCAAAAATAGTATTTATAGTCCTATATTATCAAAAGATTTTTTCAAACAAAAACAACAAGAATTAGAAAAAAAAATAAATTTAGAAGATAAATTATGGAAAAATCGAAGATTAAATAAAAAATCATTATCTTTTGGAACAAATTATCTAAGTGAAAATTTAGAAGATGAAAATTGGCAGAATAGAAAATTAATTAAAAAATCATTATCTTTTTCTGATAATAAAGCACCAAGATGTTAGATTAGAAATGTTGTTTTGTAAGAAGATACATATGAACATTATCTAATTCGGTTCTTTCAGAAATAGTTTTATTTTGTTTATTATAAATATAGTATAAATTAAACAAAATATTCCAGTATGTTAATATTTTACTTTCTTTAAATATATTTTTATATTGAGTTCGACAAATAGGACAAAAATTCATATTATTATTATGCAATTTTACTAAACATGAATTACAAAATATATGACTACAAGGTAAATATGCTGGAATTTTAGTTAAATCAGCACAAATAGGACAATTCATATATTCATCATATTCTTGTTTATTTGTAATAAGACTTGCTTTAATATTAACTAAATGATATGAATTAATAAATGATGGAATATAATCTAATTGAAAACATTCTCTTGATTTTTTATTATATTTTTTGATAATTTTTCTTAAACATTCTTGATTAGTATCAGAAAATAAAATTTGTTCTTCAATAGAGAACCAAAATAAATATTTCATTAAATTAAAAAATTTTTCAGTTTTTTTTGTTTCATTAATAATTAATTTTTTTGCTTTAGTAAAATCTTTAAGTTTAATAATTTTTTTTATTTTTTTATAATTTATACTATATTTATTATATTTATATTGTTTGAATTTAGAACAAAATTTCATTTCAATTCATTTATTTAATAGAATAAAAAAAAAATTGAAAAAAATAATAATTTTAATTATATTAACCACCTATTTAAAATTATGAAGAATTGTGTTATTTGTTGCGAGGATACTAATGAAAAAAATTTATTTAAATGTAAAAATAAAGAATGTGAAATGAAACAATGTTGTATTGATTGTATGAAACGATATTTATTAGAAAGTTCTAAAGAACCTCATTGTATGAGTTGTCATCATGCTATTTGTACATCAGATTTTATTTCAGATTTTTCTAAAAGATGGAGACTTGATGTTTATAAAGAACATAAAAAAAATATTTTATGGGCAAAAGAACAAAGTAAAATGACTGAAACAATGGAATTAATTAGAAAACAAAATAAAAAAAATAAAATAGAAGGAGAAATAACAAAATTAGAACAACAAATAAGAGAGTTTAAAATGGAAATCCATCGTATTGATGGTAGATATGTTAATGAAGAACTATCTTCAAAAACTAAATGTATTAATGAGTATAAATACAAATGTCCGAAAGAAGATTGTAATGGTTTTTTGGATGGTAATTATAATTGTGCTATTTGTGATACTAATTATTGTAAAGATTGTTTTATTGTATTACAGAATGATTCAAAAGAACATTCGTGTAATGAAGAATTAAAAGCTTCAATTAAAAAAATTAAAAAGGATGCCAAACCTTGTCCCAATTGTGGAGAAATGATATCAAAAATTAGTGGGTGCGATATGATGTTCTGCGTAAAAGATAACTGTGGAACATCATTTAATTGGAGAACAGGACAAGTTGAAAAAGGATTAATTCATAATCCTCATGCTCATGCTTATTATGAAAGACATCCAGAAGCACTTGAAGCATATAATAATCGAATGAGAGAACTCAGAACAAATAGAAATGAAAGAGTTGATAATTGTATTGTATCTGTAACAGATATATCTACAAAAATTAGAACAATGGGAGAATCAATTTCAGAAAAAAGAAAAGAAAGAAAAGAACAAATAAATTATATTATAAATATGATAAGAAATATCTATAATTTTAGAAATTATACAGAAGTTCCAGTTCATAAAGAAAATACTGATTTACGTATAAAATGGTTAAAAAATGAATCTGACGAACTTTCTGTTAAAAGAACATTACATATGCGATTTAAAAAGATTGAACGAGAAATTTTAGACCATCAAATATTATCAACATGTGCAACAGTAATAAATGATTTATTGAGACAAATGTTAGATAGTAAAACTAATGATGAATTTTATATGATATATAATAATGATATACAAGAAATAATTAATTATACTAATGATGAATTACAAGCGAATGCTGATTATTTTAGTTTGAAAGAGAAACAAATAAATAATGAATTTAAAATTATTTAAATATATGTGTAAATTTTATATATACTATGAAAAAAAATCTATTTAATTTTTTTTATCAAAACTATTACTTAACATTAAATCAATGGATAAATTTTTTATTTTTATTAATTCATTTTGGTTTAACAAGTTTAACAACTTGGATATATATATATAATATAAGAAATAATGATATTGGGATTTTATGGATTACAAATGCAATAGGTATAATATTTATTACAAATGCTTTGTATTTAAAAGATAATATAAATGATAAAATTTTAAATAAATCGGATCATTCTGACAATAGTCAAGATAAAATAATTAAATATAATTTAAAATTAGCATTATTAAATACAATTATATTTTTATCTTCATATTTATTAATTCGTATATTAATATTTCCGATAAATAAATTATTATTGATATTTTTAACTTTAAGTAATTTAGTAGAGGTTTTATTAACAATTTATTTATTAGATTTTATAAAATTAAATGTATTTTCATTAATTGATAATTCAATAAAAGCATATAAAATTATTTTAGTTCAATTTATAAGTTGTTTTGTATCATCAAATATAGCAGTTATTGGAATAGTAATTTTTGATGGTAATAATTTAGATTATTTACGTAATTTTTTATCTTGGTTTTTAAATAATTTATCTGGTTTATTAAATATATTATTTTGTGTAAATATATTTTATAATTATAAAGAATTAAATAGTTCAAATCAAATTAATAATAAATATTATTATGAAATAGTACAGAGTATTATTATATTAATATTAATAAGTTTATTAAATTTTAAACAATATACTGATGATTTTTTTGTATTCCCTAGTATATTTTTTGTTATAAGTTTAATTATATTTATATCATTATTAACAAATCAAGTAATAGCAATAGTAACATCATTATTAACAAATTTAATATTATATATAAGTGAATTTTATAAATTAGGTCCAGTATATTTTGTTATAAGTTTAGCAAGGGATGAAGATGTAATATTAGATACAGCTGTAGCAATTCAAACATTAACAATAATTATTATAATAATATGTATTTATATAACAACATTAATAAAAGAAAATAGTGATAAAAATCAAAAGTTATTATATTCTTTAAAAGAAAGGATACATTTTTTTGAAAATTTATCTCATAATTTAAAAACTCCATTAAGTATAATTCAAGGGACGTCAGAACAAATAATATATGAAAAAGAAAATAAATTATCAACATCAAATGTAAGCGAGTCAGATATAACAACAATTTTAAATTCAACAGTATATATAATAAGATATATAGATGATTTATTAGATTTATTTAAATTAAATACTGAAAGTTTAAAAATTGTATATAAACCAGATACAATTTATAATATATGTAATTTACATAAAGCAAGAATTTTATCATTAGTTAAAAATAAAAATTTAGAATTATCAATAAATTTATCAGAAAATTGTAAATATCCAATATTAATTGACGAATATAGATTATGTCAAATAGTTAATCATTTATTAGAAAATGCTGTAAAATATACAGAAAGAGGACAAATTATATTTAATATGAATTTAACAGGAAAGTATATACCATATAATAAAACAACATTAATTATAGAAGTAATAGATACAGGTATAGGTTTAACAAAAAAAGAAATAAAAAATATAACAAAAGAATTTTATCGTAGTGAAAATGTTAAAACAGTAGGTACTGGATTAGGATTATCAATTGTAGAAAATATTTTGAATAATATAAATGGTAAATTAATTATAGAAAGTGATGGATTAAATAAAGGTTCTAAATTTACTGTAATAATTAATACAGAATATACTATAATATCAGAATTAAAAAATGAAGTAAAGTCATGTATATTAGAAAATATTAATCAAAAAAATTTAAAAATATTAATTGTTGAAGACTCATTTTTAAATTTTCAAATTTTAAATAGATTAATAGAAAGTTTATATTCAAATATAAAATGTATAAATGCTGAATGTTGTAGTGTTGCTTATAAATTATTAAACGAAGAAATATTTGATATAATATTCCTGGATATTGGCCTTCCCGATGGATTCGGTTTAGATATAAAAAAATATATTGAAAATAAATTAAGTATTAATAATCCAAATATACCAATAGTATTAATAACAGCAAGTGTATTATCTTCGATTGACAATAATATTAAAGAAACTGAAAAATTATATTTTTGTTTTAAACCATTTTCAAGAAAAAGTGTAAGTAATGTTTTATCCAAAATTTTAATTAATTTAAATAATATAAATGATATAATATAAAAACATAATATATACTACTTAATTAATAATATGGATTATATTACAAATAATATTGTTGTTGATTCAAAAATAATAATTAATTGGAGAGAGGTAATTGATTTAATTGATGGAGATTATAAATTTTATAAGTTATTGTATGAAGAATTTTTGACAGAAATTAAAGTCGAATTGAATAAAATTCAAAATAATAAAAATATTAATAATGAAGAAATATACTTAATTTTTCATAAATTAAAAGGAAGTTCGATAGGATTAGGTTTTAATAATTTAAGTTCTATATTTCATCATTATTTAATTGAATTAAAAAATAAAAAAAAAATAAATATTGATTTTGAATTAATAAATCATTCATTACAAAATATAAAAAATGAATTTAATGAGAATTATAAAACAAAAAATATATAAAAAATATTTTATTTGTAATACTTGTAATAATAATATAAATCCTCGATAAATTCATCAATAATTTCTTTTGTTATATGTGGTAAAATTACACAATGTGATATTTTATTTTCACATGCTAACTGCCATTTTGCTATTATGTCACTACTTGGTCTTTCAAATACAACAGTTATACTATTTTCATTTTTCCATGCTTTCTTGTTTAATATCTTTTCATATTCTTTAATAAAATACTCTGTTAATTCTAAACAATAATTTATATCTTCTTTAAATCCTTCTATTCCTTTTGTTTCTATTAAATAGTTCATAAATAAAGCAGTATGGCCATTCCTACTTCCGCTTAAGGTTCGGTCTTTTGAAAAAATATATTCTACTTCGGTATTAATACTTTCAATAAATTTTTTTTCGCAGATAAAAATTCCCGATGGAATAGGGATACCATAAAATTTATGAAGGGATATACTCATAGAATTAATATATTTAGTAAACAATAAATTAACATTATCAATAAAAGTAAAATAACCACCTGCTAGTGCAGCATCAACATGAACATAATAATTCTCAATATTTTTTTCTTTGATAATATCCATAATCTTATTTATATCATCAAAAGCACCCTTCATTGTTGTTCCAAAGTTTACATTAATAATAACTGGATAATTTGTATCAATAGAATTACTTAATTTATCATAATCTATTTCACCATTTTTTAATGTATTTATAATTTTAATAGGTAGTTTAAGAATTTTTGATGCTTTAAAAATTGAATAATGACTATCTTTGGAACAATATAAAATACCGAGAGGGTAAGCTTCTCTCGCAAGATATAACCCTTGAATATTTGATTCAGTTGAACCATTAGTAATATAACTCCAGAGATTACACGAGTTAATTTTCCAAATTTTTGAAAAAAAATTAATAACCTTTAATTCATATTTTTTACTATTAATTTTATAATTACTGTATATCGAAGGTTCTCCTATATTATTGAGATTATAATTTAATGTAGGGAAAACTGTTGAGAAATCATTTTTCTGGTTACAAGGGTACCCAATGAATTTTTTTTTGCTTTCATCCCAGAATTTCATATCTTCTTTATAAAAATTATTCATTTTAAGATTAATTAAAATTTGTATTATGTTTTTAAATATTTAATAATTTAAAAATTATTATTACTTAAAGCTAATTTTCGTCTTATTTATATAAACTAAGACGAAAAATGAAATTGTGTGAATTTGAAAACTGTAAAAAAGAAGCAACTTATGCTTTTTATTTTAATAAACCAATTTTATGTAAAGAGCATAAAAAAGATAATATGAAGACCAAAACTTGTATTTGTATGTGTGGTAGTGCTTCTCCTTATTTTGGATTAGATACTGATATAAGAGCTTCTTGTTGTAAAAATTGTAGAACACCAGAAATGATTGATTTAAAAAATAAAAAATGTATTTGTGGAAAAGCAAACCCGTCATTTGGATTAGAAAATGACAAAAAACCAACTTGCTGTAGTTTATGTAAAACTCCTGAAATGATAAATATTGTTAGTCAAAAATGTAAATGTAATAAAACAATAAGTCCTAGTTTTGGTTTAGTTACTGACAAAAAACCAACTTGTTGTTCTGAATGTAGAACTTCAGAAATGATTGATTTAAAACACCACAAATGTAATTGTGGAAAAGCTATACCATCTTTTGCATTAGAAGATGATAAAATACCAACTTGTTGTAAAGAATGTAAAACACCAGAAATGATTAATATTATAAGTAATAAATGTATATGTGGAAAAGCAATACCTTCTTTTGGTTTAATAACAGATGATAAACCAACTTGTTGTAAAGAATGTAAAACTGAAGAAATGATTAATATTAAAAATAAAAAATGTATATGTGGTAAATCACAACCTAAATTTGGATTAAAAAATGATAAAACTCCTACTTGTTGTAAAGATTGTAAAACACCTGAAATGATTGATATAGTAAATAAAAATTGTATTTGTGGTAATTCACAACCAACTTTTGGATTACCATCAACTAAAATTGCTACTTGTTGCACTAAATGTAAAACAGATGAAATGATTGATTTAAAACATGAAATGTGTAAATCTAATTACCTTGAAGAAGGAAAAACTTTTGAATGTAATACCAGAGGAAATAAGAAATATAAAGGATACTGTACAAGGTGTTATAGTTATCATTTTCCTTTGGATCCTCTTACTTTTCAAATTAAAAGCAAAACAAAGGAAATCGCTGTTAGAGACTATATAAATGAAAATTTTAAAGGATTTCAACATGATATACCTTTATGGATTGGAGGTTGTGATTGTACTCATAAACGTCGTATAGATCATAGGAAATTAATTGGAAATACTTTACTTTGTATTGAAACAGATGAAAATCAACATAAAAATTATAATAAAGATGATGAAGAAACTCGATATAATGATTTAATGATGATTCATGGTGGTAAATTAATATTTATACGATTTAATCCAGATAAATATAAAGAAAAAAATAAGAATAAAAATCCGACCATAAGTACAAGATTAATCGTGTTAAAAGAAGAAATTGAAAAACAAATTGAAAGAATTAATAACGAAGAAAATGTAGAATTATTAGAAGAAATATTTTTATATTATGATAAAAAATAATAAAAATTGACAATTAATATATTCAATTATTTATTATTTATAATGCCAGTTCAAACTCGATCAATGACTAAAATAGAACAAAAAAAAGAAGAAGAAAAACAAAATTTGGATTCATTTTCTGAAAGTGAAGATGAGTTAGAATGGGTAGATGAAAAAACAATTAATAAAGAAATAATTTATAGTAAAAATGATAAAACAATTGATAAAATATGTCAATTTCTTGAAAGAATTAATAATTTAGAAAAACGTATTGATATAATTACAACAGACAGAGATAAACTCGAGGAAAAATTGAGAATGACAATACTTAATTTGAATAATCAAATTTTAGAAAATAAAATAAAAGCTAATGAAATTTCAGATTTAAAAGAGGAAAATAAAAAATTTAGAGAAAGAATTCTTAATATTAGAAGTAAAGCATTAAAACGTAAAAAACAAGTGTATATTTTAGCAGTATTAATTTTAATTAGTATTGTTGAAAATATTTATCATGGGTTTTTATATAAAATTACTACAAAATTATTAATTCCGTCAATAAAAACAATTTTATCTACAACAGATTATGAAGTAATATTTATTAGAAATATAATATTAACAATTTTGATCATTTATTATGTTTGCCAAAAACCTTGGATGTAATATATATTTATTTTAAGATGATTCATATTTATTTCATATTTATTTAATAAATTATTTTTTTACTCCGTTTATTATATTTTTATATTATAAAATATGCCAACAACTTTAAGTTTAACAGGTGGTATGTTTAATAGAATGCGTAATAGATTATCAAAAATTAATTATAAAGGTTTATTAAAAAGATTTATACCAAAACGATTTAATAAAGAACAAAAAGAACGAGAAGAATTAAAAAAACAAAGATTAAATGAACAATTAAAAGAATTAAAAATGCATTTTATAAAGCAAAAAGAAAATACAAATAAATATTACACAGAACAAATAAATAGCAAAACTATTAATAATATAAAAAAAAATGGTTATTATGCTCAAAAGATACAAAATAATAATACTCCAAAAAAAATTAAAGAAGAAAGAAATAGAACTAAAAATATAATTAATTCACAGAGAATACAACCGCAAAATTTTAATTCTTTAAAATCTTCTAAAAATTTTCATAATACCGTTCATATGATTAATTCAATACCAATTCCAATAATAAGTTTACATCCCAAAATAACTAATGGAGGAAAAAAATATAAATCTAATAAATAATTTTTAGTTATTTAGATAATAATTTTTTCTATTAAAGTATCAACAGTAGAAAATTCAGCACACATTTGTTCTAATACAGCAGGAGTAATTTTTGTTGTATTAGAACAAGATAAATCTGTAAGTTTTTCTGGAGGTATTTCAGGAGAATTTAATTTTTTTAGTAATTTTAATTGTGATTTATTTAATTTAATTTTATAATAATATTGAATTAAATTAATAATATCTTCTAAAATCATATGATTAAGTGAATATTTAAAATCAATACGACCGCAACGTAATAAAGCATCATCTAATACTTCAATATGATTTGTAGTCATAATTACAATACGAGATGGAGAGTCATAAATTCCATCAAGAACATTTAAAACTCCTGCTAAATTAAGTTTATCAATAGGTTGTTTATTAGAGCAATTTTTATTATTATTATTATTAATTTTTCTTGATTTAATTATATCAACCTCACAATCAATATCTTCAAATACAAATATACAATTACTAAATGGTATTTTTTCAGGAAACTCTTCATCGAGACAAGAAAATGATTGGTCATTCATTATATTTATGAGTTCTTGATTAGTCTCTATTTTTGCCAATGGAACATTAATAATATGTCTATTAGTATAAGAAGCAATTGCTTTAATAATACTTGTTTTTCCGCTACCAGGAACACCATATAACATAACACCTAATTTATGTGGTGATCCTTTAATTTCATATCTTCCTTTTTTATTGATAAAATTATCAATAATATTTATAATATGTTCTTTTTGTTGGAAAAACAAACTATCAAAAGTTTTGTTATTATCTAAAATATATTTTTTATATTTAATTTTTCTTGACTCTCTGTTTAAAATAGGAATATACATGTATCTATATTTATCTTCAATTAATGACATCTGTTTAATATACCATTCATATGAATTATTAATAAATTCATTTAATAAAGAATTTCCGTTAGATTTTTTACATTTAAGAGTAATTATAGTTTTTTTAATTTTTTTATTATCAAATGAGAAATATGAATTATTAATATTTATATATATATTATTAATTAATATCCATAAGTTTTCAGGAGGACTTGTATAAATTTTATATTTTTTAAGTTGTTGAACACTATTACCAATTATTACTGAATCATCACAAAATGAACGTCGTTCATTTTCTTCTTTTATAGTTCTTAATTCAAAATTAGCACTAACATCATTGATTTTATAATTTTCTGCAATATACATTATTAAGGCTTTTTGTAATATATTATTACGAACATTATTAGAACTATCTTCTGTATAAATAATTTTTCTATTAAATTCTTTAGAAATATAAAAATTTATCCAATCAATTATTTTTGAACTATAATCACTAAATAATTTAAATATTGTTGTTAATATTAATGGTAATATTATTGCTAATAATGTATCTATTGCTAAATTTCCAGTTCGTAAAGCATTCATAATTGCAAACTGAGACACTGGTGTAGAATCCATTTTAATACTATTTTTATATAAATAATTATTAAATAATAATTTTCAATTTTTTTTTTATAAAATTTAAAAAAAAATTGACAAATTTATTTTTATAGTAAAAATTACAAATTACTAAGAAAGTTTGTGTTAATTTGCTAACAAAAACTCATAAAATGGCAACAAATGAAGATTTAGAAAATACTAAATTAGAAGAGGTTATTGATGAAGATTTAGAAGATACTGAATTAGAAGAATTTATTAATGATATAATAAAAATACATTTAAAAAATATGAATCATTCATTTGATGATTTAATGAATAAAGTAAAAAAAATGAACTTATTAGAAAAAAAAGAAGAAATTATTCCGACAAAAGACAATGCGGCATTTTATAAAGGACAAATATTACACCTTTGGACATTTAAAACGCCTATTTCTTTAAATATAAAAATTTTAAAAATTTAAAAAAAAAAGAATATCGCCAAAGGCGAGGTTGCGAAGCAATAAGGATAAGAATCATACTATAAATATCAATGAAAAGTTATGGATCTTTAATGATTTGTTCAGAGAATGCTAACAGACTTTAAAAGTTTAGGCGCTGTGCGTAGTTAGTATTATCTTTTAGTGGACTGGGGCAGTGCCTTACAGTCTACATCAAAATTCAAAACACTACCTACTCCACTGTAGGTCATAACCATATTTTTATTACCTTTGCTTAATGTCCTCGACTCGGCATTTTAAATGTCCAAAGGTGTAAAAAGTAAAAATAATATAAATTATAGATCAGTTCCTCACTTGACTAAAAAAAATACTGAAACTAAATATATATGGAGTAAGGTAGGTTCTCTACCAGAAACAAGATATTTATATGAAAAAGAAAAAGAAAAGAACGAAGAATTGACTAACATGTTGAATTTATTAACAATTAATAATTAACTTATATAAAAATATAATAATTTTTTTTTTACAAAAAAAATTGACAATTTATTAGTTAATATTTAAATAATATCAAGAATGAAAGATCTAACAGATAAAGTTTTAGATATTTTAATTAATACTAAATGGATGCCATTAGAAATACAAGTTATTAATAAAGAATTTCGAAATTCTATTAATATTCCTATAAAATTTTATCTAAATAAAAAAAATAAAAAATTAATGAAAAATATTAAAAATATTAAAAATATTGTTATGGACACTGATTTTAATGAACTAATTAATCTACCTCAAGGATTAGAAGTAGTTAATATTGGTGAAAAATTTAATAAAAAAATTACTATACCAGACAGCGTTGTATATATTACTTATTATATTAAATATAAATTAAAAATATTAATACCAAAAAGTGTTATAAAAATATACGTATACAATCATAAAAAAAGATTATTTTTACCAGAAGATATTAATTATAAACCTTTAAAAAAAAGAGATATTAATACATTACCCAAAAATACTGAATTATATACTATTCAATATTTTACTCCTGAGCGTATAATTGAAACAGAAAGAATTATGCAAAGAATTTTAGCAAGAAGATTAGTAGTAATGTAAAAAAAATTTAATTATATTGAAGAACAATAAATATTTTAGTTTCCATCATTTAGTCGGTTTAAAGATAATATATGACGGGTATGACGACAATATGTTTTTATTATTTCTTTTTTTTCTACTTCTATGAAAGAGATATAGAGATTGACTACATATATAATAGGGTAAATAATTAATAGGAATATAATAGGAATAAATTAAAGTTATTAAAATATAGGAAAATATGGATTTTATAAAATGAAAAATTAAAAAGTTATATTATTGAACATGTAAAATGAAAAATATTTTTTTGAATTATATTGAAGAACAATCAATATTTTCGTTTTCATCATTAATAAATAAAAACTCTTCTGGATTTTCATTATTTAGATGATATTTAGTCTTGAAATTAGTCCATTTATCAAAATTATAAAATAACTTATTTATAACATTTTTTTTAGTTTCAACCTCAATATCAAATGATTGTTTCAATATACTTTTTACGTATAATAATTTTTTTTTATCATTATCAATATATTCTTTATTTTTATAATTATTATTTCTTCTTAAACCAAATATTTTAGTTATATTAATAAATTGTAATTCGCTAATTGTTTCAAAATAAATATCAAAATTAGTATTAAAAATATCTCTATCTTGAATTTTTATTTTTTTGCTATTTATATATAATAAAATATTTTGTGATTCTATAAGTCTTTGATAATGTGATTTAATTTTAGTTCTATATAATTCAAAGTATTTATTATAACTATTTTCTATAGTGTCAATTTCAAATTTATATTGTGTTTTATTAGTTTCAATTGATAAATCTAAACATTCATATCTTTTCATTTGAAAATATTTATCAATAATCATATCACTATATGACCAATGACATATATAATCATTAAAAAATTCTTCATCAATATATTCAATAGAAGGGATAGACCATAAATTAATAGATGCTTCATAAGTCCATTTTTGTTGTTTTTCATCTTCATCTAAAATAATATCTGAATCAAATTTATTTTTTATAAATTCATATGTTTCAAAATTAATAATATATTTTTTATTAAATTTTATAATAGTTTTATCTTTAATTCTATAACATTTATGATTATATAGTTTTCTTAATTTATATAGAATATAAAGTTTATGTTCATATAGATTTGGTTTATTATTTATATCAAAAATTATATCAAAATTGGATTTTATAAAATTATAATTGTTATAATTATTTTTAATAATTTTTTTTAATCTTTTATTAAAAGATAAATTTGAATTATTTATATTATTAATATCATATTTTTCGTAAACAATATTTATATTTTCTGGAAATAATTTTATAATTGAAGATAATTGATTATAATCAGCATCAAAATATTCTCTTCCATAATCTTTACGAACTTTAAATAATTGATTACAAATTTTTATTAATTTATTTTCAACTGTAGTTATATCATCAACTTTAATTATAAGTTTATAAATAGATCCTTTACAATATTGTTTTATACGTTTAGTATAATCTTTTGTTTTACCTATTTTATATATATTTTCATTCGCATTTATACAAGCACGAGGATGAATAATATAAATAAATCCATTAATTTTTTCTAATTGCATTTTCACCATATTATATATATTGAAATATAATAAATATCCTTAAATAGTTTTTTTTTCTAAATATCTTTTTTTACAATAATCAGATTTTTGTTTATTAATTAATTCTTTATTTTTTTCATAATACTTTTTAACATATTTTTGGTAATGTTCCGGATTATATGACCCTTTATCTTTATCATATTTGAGACTAATAGCAATATTATCAATAACTTCGTTAATTTTGTCTTCAGTAGCAATTTCTTTAAATGAGTTTTGAATAATATCTTTAATTTCGTTCATTTTTTTGTGTGAAATAGCCATTATATTAATATATATAAAGAAAATACTTCTATATATTATATAGAATTATTTTTAAATAGTTTTAATTTTGGTTTAAAAATATTTCAAATTTATAATATATAATAATGGATAATATAAATCCTAAAGGATTTTCTCAAAAATTTCAATCAGTAATATTAGAAAATTCTAATGAAAAAAATGATTTTAAAGTTGCTTGCGAGGAATGGTCTAAATGTGATTATAATAGTACTTTTTCTACACATTGTATATGTGGTAATTATATATTATTCTATTAAACATTGTTCAGGTAAAGAATTATACAAGTTTTTGTATAAAAAATATTGCTTCTTATAATTCAGATATGAGTAATAGTCTAAATATTGCTATTGAAAAACAAAAAAGTTTAGATGCTGAAATGAATAAAATAAAAAAATTTGCTAATAAAAAATATTTATTAAATGGAAAATATAAGGGTAAAACTTTTGAATATCTTGTAACTAACGAAAAAAAATATTGTGAATGGATATTACAACAAGAATGGTTTATAAATAAAAATATTAATAAAGATTTTATTGAATTTTGTTCTTTTCATAAAATTATTTAAAAATTTCTATATTATAATAATAATGACTTCTTTAACAGATAAAGAAATTTATGATAATATAAATACTAATGACAATTTATCTTTATTATCAAAGAAATCTTATATAAATTGTATAAAACGATTAATAGCATTTAAATTATATAAAACTTGTAATTTAATAGAATTAAAAAAAGAAGGAAAAGAAATTAATATAACAAAAAATAAAACGATATTCGATATAATAAAGAGTCCAACAAAATATATTCCAGAATTAGAAAAGAAAATAATTCAAGTTAGAACATATACAGCAACAATAGGTTTTATATTAACAATAATAAAAATTTTTGAATTATCAGAAGAGAAATATGCTTTATTATGGAAAAAAGAATATAAATCTAAAATGGATAATGTGAAAGACAAAAGAATGACAGGTATAGTAGAGGAAAATAAAAAGGGTTATATAAAATGGTGTGATGTATTGAAAAAATTTAGTGAATTAAAAGGAAATGAAAAATTAATTTTAGCAATATATATATTAATACCTCCAAGAAGATTAAAAGATTATTATAGAGTAAAATTAGAAAAAAATGAAGAGGATAGTTATATAGATTTGACTGTAAAAACTCCATATATATTAATAAAAGAATACAAAACAGCATCAACATATGGTAAATGGCATAAAGATTTACCAAAAGAGTTATTAGAGATAATCCAAGATAGTATAAAAGATAATCCTCGTGATTATTTATTTGTAAGTAAAAAAGGGACAGAGTTTGAATATGGAGATAAAGGTATAAATAGTTTTACAAAACAAGTAAATAGAGATTTACAATTAATATTTAAGGAACCAGTAACAGTAAATAATTTACGTCATGCTTATGCGACTCATCAAATAGATAGATATAAAAAGAATGAAATAACAATAAAAGAATTAAATCAAGGTGCTTTAGATATGGGTCATAATTTAATTCAACAATTGTTGTATGAAGAAAGAGAAAAATAAAAAAAAATTTGACATTTAATTTATATAAAAAAATAATATAATTTGATGATGTCTCATTTATATGAAAAGGAAAAAATAGAGAAAATAGCGAAACAAATAATTAAAAAAATTAATTTATTACTTGAAAGAAATAAGTTAAAAATTAAAAATGGAGAACCACTTTCACAAAATGATAGATTAGAAATTTTAAAATTTAGAAACGCGTTGTCAGAATGTAATCGTAAATATTGTCAATTATAAAATTTAATTTTTTTTAAATAAAAAAAAAATTGAAAATTATATATAAATTTTTAAATATAAAAACAACAAAAATGAGTGAATTATCAGAATCAGTTTTATGGAGTGATATAGAATTTAAAATTCCAGACAGTACGCGTTGTCCATGTTGTTGTGAAAAAAGACAAAAATTATTTAGATATGGTGTTCTCAATGAATTAAGTGATTTGGAATTATCTTTATTAGATAAACGTGAAAAAATAATATTGGATATAACAGATTGTGTATCAGAAATAAATAAATTTGAACATACTAAAAAAATATTACAAGAATTAATAAATTTGGAGACATCTTCAGAAAATACTTTATATAATGAAATTATGAATAAAATTAAAGTAACAAATAATAAATTAGAATTAGAGAAAATTGAATTTATAAAAATAAATTCACGTTTATCCTTTTTAGATGATTTATTACAACCACTTGAAATTAGAGCAAATATGTCAATAAGATCTCATATTGATTTAATTAATTCAAGATTAAATGAAGATAGTGATGAAGAAGATGAAGATAATTTTGATGATATTGGTTCAACTACTTCAACTATTCCAACTGAAGTATAATTTAGTTTTAATTTGGAGAAATCTATTGTCAATATTATTTATATGGATAATACGAGCATTTTTTTGAAAAAATAGCCAAAAAAAAAAAAATTGACAGTATTTTTTTAAGTTACTAATTTGAGGTTTTACTTTTAAGATAAAGAGAAAAGAATGACAAGTGTTGATGAGACTTTGGTTTGCTATTTTTCGAAGAGAGAGAAAAAGATTGTGTGCATGAGAGAGAGAGATCTCATTTGGTTCGAAGATGCGAAACTGAAGGCAATGATCGAGGAGTTATCAGAGATGATCTCAGAGATGGATATTAATTTTCCATCTTTGGAGGGATCTTCTGTAGAACTTGTTGATGCTGTCCGGAAGTATGTAGCAAAAATGAAGCTGTATGAGATGTGCTTTCTCGTGTCCGATTTGGTTTCTGATTTTCTGGAGGAGCGCCAAAATTACGAGGCGGAGTGTTTTGAGTTGCAGAAGTGGAGTATGTTGATGACTTAAAGTAGAACTGTGGGTGGTGCCCAGATAACCCAGAGAATGAAGTGCGAAGGAGAAGCACTTCTTCTTTGTTGTTATTTATAAAGAATACAAAAAAAATAGGAGTAAATAATTATATTTTACACCTTTGGACATTTAAAACGCCGAGTTGGGACGTTAAACAAAGGTAATAAAAATATGGTTATAACCTACAGTGTAGTAGGTAGTGTGTTTTGAATTTTGACGTAGACTGTAAGGCACTGCCCCAACCTACTAAAGGATAATACTAACTACGCACAGCGCCTATACTTTTAAAGAATGTTAGTAGTCTCCGAACAACTCATTAAAGATCCATAACTTTTCATTGCTATATATGGTATGAATCTTATCCTTATTGCTTCGCAACCTCGCCTTTGGCGATATTCTTTTTTTTTAAATTTTTAAATTTTTTATATTTAAAGAACAGGCGTTTTAAATGTCCAAAGGTGTAATATAATAAAAATGCCACAAAACAAATTAGAAATTATATTTTAATATAATAAAAATGCCACAAAACAAATTAGAAATTATATTAAAAAAAAAAAAAGAAAAAGAAAAAACTGAAAGAAAAACAAGAATATATTATATAGATATAATAAATCAAAAAATAAAGTCAATTGATAATAAAAAACCCCCAACCACCAAAGAATTAAAAGAATTAAAAGAATTAATACGTCAAAAGTATGAATTAGAAAGTAAAGGATATAATAATGAAATTCAAGGATTACAAGAAAAAATTAAAAAAATTAGTTCAAATCAGGTTATGGCAAATAAACTTAAACGGGAAAAATATATTTTAGAAACAAAAAATAGAAATAGTAAATGGATTATAGATCCTCATAGACATAATATAACTCGTAAAATAATGGGTAAATTAATACAAACTCCACCCAATATACACCCGAAAGAAAATCAACTGTATGACTCAACACCTGAATGGGAGAAATATTTTACAAATATAAGAGCTCGAAATATTTTACCTCTACATAATACAAGAAGACATCGTAAAATAATTACACCATTATTCAAATTAACTGATCAAAAATTAAAAGAAAAAATTAAAAACTACCAAGATAAAAATTCTTATTATATAAAAAATAAAATCTTAAATAATAGTGTACAACCAACATTACAAAGTAATAAAAAGAACAACAAATCAACAACAAGCAAAAATACAACAACAAGCAAAAAAACACAAGCAAAAACACAAGCAAAACAACAAGCAAAAATACAACAACTAACACAAGTACAACAACAAGCACAACAACAAGCACAACAACAAGCAAAAATACAACAATCACAACAACAAGCACAATCACAACAAGCAAAACAATCTAGAATAGGAATAAATAATGTTGGAAATAGTATTGCTAGAAGACGAAATCAACTACAAGAACAAGAATTATCACAAGAACTTCATAATTTACAAGAACAAGAATTTTTACCACAAGATCAACAAGAATTACAAAAGTTAAATAAAGAACTAAGATTACAAGAATATTCACCACAAGATGTTAAAAAATTACAAGAGTTATATAAAAAACTAGAATTACAAAATAAATAAAATTTCAGAATAAAGCATAATAAATTCGTAATAAAAAAAATTGAAAAATAAGTTAATCAAAAATTGTAAAATTAGGATGAGTTATTCACAGATAGAAAAAGTTTTTAATATAATGAATGAATTAAGAGTAATACCAATAGAAATGAGTATTTTGAATAAAGATTTTTATAAACGAGTAGTAATACCTAAAAAATTTAATTTAACTGAAGAATCTTACAAAAATATTTGTAAAATTAAAGATATTAAAATAATTTTAATGGATGACAATTTTAATATTGAGATAGAATTTCCTCAAAATATAACAGAATTAGTATTTGGTAAAAACTTTAATCAAAAAGTAAAATTACCTAAAGAATTAAAAAAATTAACAATAGGAGATGAATTTAATCAACTATTAGAATTTAGGGATAATTTAGAGATAATAAATTTTGGTAAAAAATTTAATCAGTTAATTGATTTACCAAAAACTATAAGATCTATAAGTATTAGTAATAACTATAATAAACCAATCGAATTTATAGAGTTAGTAGAAGAATTATATATTTATTATAATAATCAACTAATATTACCTATATTAGATAATGAAATAAAAAATAACTTAATAAAAATTGATAATTTAAAAAAATATTATGTATCATTCAAATAAAAAAATAGATACTAAATATAATTAAAAAATATTAGTTTTTATTCTCCTTACAACATTATGAGTAAAAAAAAATTTGATAATTTATTACAATAAAATAATATGAATTACTTCAAACTATGACTTCGAATGAAAATAAAGTTATTTTAGAAAACAGATTAATGTGTTTGGCAAATGAAATTAATCATTATGCTAGTAGTATATGTGATACATATAAAACAGAAGATGATGATTTATCACCATTAATATTAAAAATGTTTAGAGTGATGACTGAATATTTGAATGTAAAAGAAGAACAACGTCAAAATGATGAAGTAAATAGTGAGCCTACTGGTAAAAAAAATAAACGTAAATAATAATAATTATTTTTTTGTCGAGAAATTACTATTACTATTAGTGTAAATTATTGGTTAAATAATGTTATATATGATGGAAGTTTATATTATATTATTAAAAAATAAAAATTGAAAAAATATTTATAAATAAAATTAGAATTATTAATAATGACTCAGCATCAGCCTCATGGAGTGACTTTATACGAAAATGGTTTAGATATACTAAATGAATTACGTTTATTACCTTTAGAAACAAGATTATTAAAAAAAAATAATTATATAATACCTAAAAAATTCAATTTGAATAATAAAAGTATGTATATAATGAAAAAAATAAAAGACATAAAAATAATAGTAATGAGTAATGACTTTAATACGAAAATAATCTTTCCAAAAGGAGTAAAAGAGATAGTATTTGGTGAAAAATTTAATAAGGAAGTAATACTTCCTGAAGGGTTGAAGAAATTAACAATGGGTAAAGAATTTAATCAAATGATAAAACTTCAAGATAGTTTAGAGATATTAAATTTAGGTAAAAAATTTAATCAGTTAATAACTTTACCAAAAAATTTAAAATATATGAGTCTTTCAACAAGTTGTAAGAAATCTATAATTTTAAATGATAATTTGATTGAATTATATCATTGGTATAGTAAACCAATAATATTACCATTATCAGATGAAGAAAGAAATAATCGTTCAATTAAAATAATTAAAATAAGACCAAATGGTTTGAAGTATTTTAGTATATAAAAATTTTGTAATATATGATATAAATCGCCGAGTATGCTTCGCATAGTTCGCTACGCTCACAAATAAATAATAAATTGTGAGCGTAGCGAACTTGCCTAAGGCAACTTGGCGATTGAAAAATAATATATAAAAAAATATTATCAGGTGCTTGTAATATAATAATAATGTCAGCAAATGAGGATCTTCTTTCACCATTTCAAAGTTGTATCAAAAATTTGAAAGAACTTTTTGATAAAGGAGAAGTAACATTTGAAGAGATATTGTCTGAATTGAAAGAAAATGGTATAAGTGCCCCAGAAGAAAATGAAGAAAAAAACAATCTTCCAAAACGAGTACAGAAAACACTTCCAGAATATTGGGAACCGATTGTAGTCAGCGCAAGATTTGATAATTAATAAAAAAAATTCTTCATTTTTTTGTCGAGAAATCTTCGTAAAATTGTGTTATATTTAATGGCAATTTATAAAAGACTATATTTGGTTAGTCGATAATTTAATATTTATTGTATTTTGTTACTTTTCTATAAAAGAGATACTAAAGAATAAAAATTTAAGTAAAAAGTAGGTAAAAAAAAAAAATTGACACATAAAATATAGTAAATAAATTAGAGATTTGAAAGAAACTTAGATAATGGCATTGACATTATCTGCAAGGAGAGGAGACCGCTCAAGTGTTGGTCACTTTTATAGATTTTTGGATAATAGAGGAATTTGTGAGTGTGTGTTGGAAAATGCGCCAGACCAGCTTAGTGAAGCAGATCTGAAACTTGCGATGAAGTTATTGGCAGATGTCATTGACAAGGAGAGTCGTACGTGGCTTAGTTACTGTGAAGATTTCGGTTTTTACTTTAACTATGAGACACGTGTTTACTATCGTACTGTCGATGACTTGGAGATTTCCGCGTCATCAAACTTTCACCGCACGATGGAAGATAAGCGTGAGATGGTTGAGTGGTGTGAAGAGACACTCGAAAAGATTTCTCGTATTTAAGAGAATGTGAGAGAGACCGTTTGAGTAGCAGTACATCATTGTGTTGTTTACGTTTTTAGTAAGATAGAGAGTGGGTGGTGCCGTAGATAGCTGAGTTGGTGACTGAGAACCCAAGAAGAGTGCTGTGAAGAGCACTCTTCTTTGTTGCTTCTTATATAAAGAAAAGTTCAATATATTATTTATTTAGTAATGAGTATAAATTTAAGAAAAAATGCCTAAAAAAAAAAAAATTGACAGTTATATTTATGAGTATAAAATAGAACTTTTTGATATGATGCTATTACGCGATTACCGTGCCAATGTTTACACTTGCTCGGATGTGTCGTTTGCGTCAGATTCAGGAACTAGCTATTTGTACTGCCCTGAATTGAATGAGGAGTTACACAGATTGCGATTTTTCCAAGGACTGCTCATTGTGTTGGTATTACTAATAGTAGTATGCCAATCTTTTAAGTGTGGTGTTGGTTATTCCAAATTGTGTTCCTTCTTCTCCAAGAAGATTAGTACTGTTGCTAAGCCTGAAGCTTATGTAGCGATTGTCTGAGAAATTGAATTTTTCTGGCGAGTTATGCGAAAATCCATTAAAGAGAGAGAGAGGTTGGTTACCTAAAAAAAACCAGGTGGCGCCTTTATGAGCTAGGTGGTGACTTGAGAACCCAAGAAGAGTGCTGTGTAAAGCACTCTTCTTTGTTACTGTGAAGCGAACTAAAAATTATACACCTTTGCGGATTTAAAACACCGATTTTTTATAATTTTAGAATAGTTATTCTAAAATTTTTATTCTTTGTTCTAAATTTTGAATAGTTTGTTTAAGATTATTAATTTCTTCTACTTTTTCATCTAATCTATAATATAAATCTTCTATTTTCATTATTTTTTCTTCAATAATTTCTTCTTGTTCTTCTATTTTATCTTCTAATTTCAAATGCATAGATTTATTATCTTTAAAAAACGATTCATGATTTAGTTTTAAACATTTAACTTTATTCTCTAAATCTTTAATAGTTTTCTTAAGAATTTTATTTTCAGAGATAAAGTCTTTATCATTTTTTTGAATAACTGTAAAAGTATCACTAGTAACATTTGAATCATATATACCATTACTAATATTTTTATCAGTTATAATATTACTACTTTGCATCATAATATAATACAGTATACTTAATAAATCTTTAAGTAATAATTATATCTATTGTTTTTTTTATGTGTTTTATATATTATTATCGATAAATCACCATTAAATAGTGTAATATTTTAGGTTGATTTTTATTAAAGGATATATTTTAGGTTACATGTGTAATTTGATGGATAGTCGATGATTTTTAGCTTTGTCGAGAAATCTTCATTAAATAATATTGAATTTGTCAAGAATTACTTATTTTAAGTATTTTTTCTTTTAGCAAGGAGTATTATATATTTTTATCGTAAAATTCCATTAAATTTATTGTGAATTACTCATTTTAAATTTTTTTGATGAGTAATCTGAAAATATGTTATATTTAACTTTTATAATAAAAAGTAGATTAAAAAAAAAATTGACAGATTTTTTATAGATTAAAAACGTGAGGTTTAAAAGAGATATAAAAATGATTAAAAATAATGCAGATGAGGCGATTAAATTGAATATTGATCAATTGAGAAAGTATTATCTATTAGATTTTGAAACAGAGTATTGTTTTATTACAAAGTGTGATTGTGATTTTAAGTATGGTGTGTGTAAGTGTAATATCAATACAAAGTTGAATTTTGTACATGAAAAAAGACTAAAAAGTCTCTTAGATTATACATTAAGACTTGTTGAGATTGAGGCTAAAATGGATGAAAATATTCCATATGTAAAACAACACCGTTATATTTATGATATAATTACAAAAATTTTAAAAAAAAGAAAGAGAGAAAAAGCCAAAAAGGAAATGAGGAAGAGAGCAATTAATGAACGTAACTTTGTATTGTGGATTAAGTCTTTTCTATGAATAATTAACCTAAAGAATAAAGTGCTATATATAACATTTTTTTTATACTCTCCTTACGTGCTTCGCTTCACTTAAGGAGAGTATAAAAAAAAATTGACAATATATATATAATATAAAAAACTGAGGTTTGAAGAGATAAAAACAATGAAGACATCTGTTTATTTTGATGCGAGTAAATGTTTCCATGATTTTTTGAACGAGAGACACATTACACCTGTTTTGAAATAAATGGGACACTTTCATTTTAGATATTCATTTGCCTGTTTAAAAACATACCTAAAGAAATTTTTTAGATTATTTTCACTTATTATTTTACTATTTATATTTTTTATAGTTGTTTCTATCTCTTCAAAAGTTATAGGACTTTTTTCTTTAATATAATGCTTTAATTGACTAAAATAATTTTCGATTGGATTACATTCTGGTTTATATCTAATTGTATAGAGAAAATCATTATCTGTTTTTATTATGGCTTCCTTAACTTCTTTACTTCTATGAAAACGAGCATTATCCAATATTATAAGATGTTCGTTATATTTATCTTTAATATTATCATTTATAAATTCTACAAACTTATCTTTATCCAAAGGGTCTTTATATAATTTATAACCTACTATTTCTCCGTATTTAATTGCTACCAATAAATTATATTTTTTATATGGATATAAATTGGTTTTAATTATTGCTCTTGTTCCTTTTTTACTATATCCTCTGTTTTTGGTTGAATTTACATATACTGCTGTTTCATCAATTGATATAACTTTTGTTATTTTATATTTAAGTAATTCTTTATAAAATCCTTTCATTTCCATTTCTTCATCTCCTTTTTCTGGAAAATATTTTTGACGTAATATTTTATAACTTATTCTCATTTCCTTAAAGAGTCCGTAAATAAAATAATAACTATATTCTTTTTTGTATTTTTTCTTAATCAACTTTCTAACTATATTTATTGTAACATTTGGATGCTCTTTAATATAACTTTTTACATAGTCCTTTACTTCATCTTTTATTTCATATTTCTTTTCTCTTTCTTTTCTTTCTACATCATTTTTTTGCTGATATTGTTTTAACCATCTTTGTAAAGATGATTTAGCACAGTTAAATATTTTACAAGTTTTTCTAAAACTTCCTACTTTATAATAATGATTAATAGCGCTAATTTTATAATCTACAGAATGATGTTTCATTATTAAATAATTTAAAGATTTATTATTATAATAAATTAAATATAAAATGTCAGAAATTTATAATAGACTTGATGAAATCCAAGATTTAGATAAATTAAAACAAATTATTAAATTATTATTAGAAGAAAAAAATGACCTTGAGATTAAAGTAAAAAATTATACTAATCCTGAAAGACATAAAATTTATTATGAAAAAAATAAAGAAATGTTAATCCAAAAATCAAATGAAAGAAATGCTAATTTACCAAAAGAAAAAAAAAATGAATATCAAAGAAATTGGTATAAACGAAAAAAAGAGAAAGAAAGAGAAGCAAAAAATATTATACTTAAATAAAATTTTATAAAAAAAAGTATATAAATACTTGCGCGTTAATATCTATAAAAATAAAATATTATTATAATATAAAATGAATAATAATAATCTTGAAAAAAAACCTCCAGACATTTATAAAACTTTTAAAAATTCTTATAGAAATATTATTAAAGACGATGATATTGCTTTAAAAATTAATGATGCGGTTTATAGGACCAATCAAATTATTACAAGAACTTATAGATTTCTTAGATTATATCTCATATCTAAAAATACTATAAATTTTGATTTTAATGATAAGCAAAATACACAACTATTAGATAATCTTATTAGGGATACTTTTGTTGCTATTTGTAGAAAGGGTCAAGGTAAAAGAAGGACTATTAACCCTGTTATACAAGATTTTTATACTAATGAATATCTACCATTACAAACTAAAACATATCTATTAGATAAAGTTAATCTTAACCAAATTCTTAATTATGAAACTGAAAAAATGATTACTTGTTATAAAAATAATGTAGTAGCAAATTATTTTACATACTTATTTAGATTCGTTAATACTGTTTTTGATATTAAAGAAAACCAAGAGTATAATTCAATTACAAATGAAGAAGATAAGAAAATTTTTAAGAAACAATATTTTACTGAATTAAAGAAAGTAAAACAGGATTTAATTAAGAATACTTTAACTTCATTACCTGAATATCATAATTGGATTACAAATATTAGAACTCATATTATACCAAATTTAGAAGAAGAAAGTATTCATTTAGACATTAAAATTAATCCTTTGAAATATATTTCTGGTTTAAAATATATGATTGGATATTTAGAAGAAAGAGATAAAAAATTATTCCAAATATTTCCTTTAAGAAATAATATAATTTTGAAACACATTGACGTCGATACAAAAACTTTGGTTGAATTAAGCGACTTAAAAAATAAGAAACAATATTTAGATGCTATTAAAGAAAACAAGATTTTTTTATGGAATAACTTCTTAAAAATGAAATATATGAAAAAAAGAGGAAATTATATTTTTAATGATAGAATACAAACAGACGGAGTTTCAGTTTCTTTATCCTATATAGATAATTTACATTATGGAAAGAAAAATGTCAAACAGAAAAAATTTAAAGGAATAGAATTTCCTTATATTGATGAAGTTAATTATGAAGAATTACAAAAGGACTATAATGAAAATAATTATGTCTTTATTGACCCCGGAAAAAATTCATTACTATATATGAAAGATAAAAATGATAAATATTTAAGATATACTAACAAACAAAGACTTAAAGAAACTGAAAGATTAAAAATTCAAAGTCAATTAGAAAAAATTAAGAATAAATATAATATTCAAGAATTAGAAAGTCAATTAAGCACTTTTAATTCTAAAACTTTAAATTATGAATTGTTTAAAGAATTTATAAAAAAGAAAGAAGAGTTAGACGAAATATTATTAGGGTTTTATTCTCAAACATTTCTAAGAAAATTTAATAGAAGAAGATATATCAATAAACAGCGACACGAACAAAAAATAATAAATAATATCAAAGGAACATTTGGGGATAATTCAACACTTGTAATTGGAAATTGGAATATTCAAAAACAAATGAGAAATTTTATCTCTACACCTTGTTTAGGATTGAAAAGATTATTAGCAAAAAATTTTAAAGTTTTAACAATTGACGAATTTAGAACATCTTGTGTAAGTCATTTAGATAATACACGAGTTGATAATTTAAAAATTAACGGTAAGAAAATACATCCAGTCTTAATGCTAACGCAGAAAAATAATAGAATGGGTTGTATTTCAAGAGATAAAAATGCTGTTCTAAACTTTGAAAGAATTTTTCAACAATACCTAACAGACCAAACTCGTCCTTTGGTTTTTAGAAGAGATTACCAACTGCCACCCCAATAAGAAGATGTAGAGATTGGCGATAAGGTAGTTTTCAAAGCCGGCTTACTGTAAGCGGTTATTGTTATTGCTGTAAGGAGTCATTAGATTCCTTATAATCCTGTTTTGCTTTTTTTTTTTGGTTCCCAGTGTCCCATTTATTTCAAAACAGGTGTAATATGAAGATGATTGAAGAGATGCCAGAGATGATATCATATGGAGATGCTACTTATATAAATGATATGTTGCCTAAGGTTATTACGAAAGAGAAACGTGAGCGTGCCAAATATTACGAGAAAGGTTTTTATGATAGAAAAGATACTAAAGACCCTCGTACTGATTGGTTACGCCGCATGTGTTATCCAGAGTTTGATGATTGGTGGGCAATATTGTTAGATATGGATGCGAATATAGATTATTACATTCATATTATGGAGTTGAATCGAAAGATTTTGGATAGATATATTAACGAGAAGTTTCGCAAGTCTGAAATGCAGAAGATTAATATGTTGTTTTGATTTTGAGTAAAACTGTGGGTTGTGCCCTTATAATTAACTCGAGAGGAAGGTGCTATAGAGAGCACTTCTTCTTTGTTGCTCCTTATGTTTTACCTTGAGTGAAGAGAAAAAGATAGTATTTACAAGGAGAGAAAGTAATTGTGTCTATAAAGTAGTTAATGAATATTTTAAGTAAAAGTGGGTAAAAAAAAAAAAATTGACACACTTTTATTAGTATAAAAATTTGAGTTATATACAAACATGGAGGGTTCTCGTAGAGAGATTACTTATAAGCAGAATGAGAGGTTTTTGCGCCGACATGTATACAATCGTGATGAACTATTTTTCAATCTTGAGCAAATGGTAAGCCAATTGGTCAATCCAGATCCTATGTCAGAGGTCGACTTCCGTACCAATTTCTATTTTTCTAAGTATCCAAATTATACTTATGAGAAGTATGTGATTGATGCCGTGGAGACGATGGAGATAACCAAGGATTATGGGTTAATGTTGGTTGCTGCGCTAAGTGGTATGGTTGTGTTTAGTCGGGAGGCCGTTGATTTATGCGAATTTGCATATGTAGTGCCTTGCTTGTTTGAGTAAAGCTGCTGTGGGTGGTGCCTTTGATAGCTGAGTTGGTGACTAATAACCCGAGAAAGAAGTGCGAAGGAGAAGCGCTTCTTCTTTGTTTACTCCTTATGTGTAGAGAATAAACAATTACTTCTATAATGAACAGAAGGGATTGACCGTGAATTATTCGTAAATTATTTATTTAATTTATTCTATACACATAAGGAGTAATAAAAAAATATATACAAAAATTAAATTTGTTTACCTGTTACTAAGTTTATTATTATATTTACAACTCTGTCTTCATTATCTCTTCTTATTTTTTGTATTAACTCTTTTTTTACTTCTATAAAAGTAAATATAGTACTTTTAATTTGCTTATCTATTATATCATATTGACCATAAATTTTACTTTCTAAAGCTAATTGTAATTCTTTGTATTTATATATACCGTTGGTTAAATTTATATCATTATCATTATCATTTTCACATAATTGTGAAATAAAATAAATATATATAAAATACCAATCATCGCATGGTTCTAATTCAAATCTTATTTTATTTTCAGAAGTATTATATCTATGAAAATATACTCTTTCCGTATTATCAAATCTTCTTATACAAATTGCATCGTAAGTACTCATTTTAGAAGTAATTCTAAATAAATATATTATATATTATAAGTCAATTTTTTTATTACTTCTAGGGTAGTGACTTGACAACCTAAGAAAAGTACTATTTTTTATAATTGTGAATTTTCATAAAAAAATAAATAAATTAAAATTAAATTTTTTTTTGTGTAATTTTCTCGATTATACGAGAAATACTTTTATTATAATTTATTAATCTAACTTTCTTCATTAATTCTTTTTTTACTTCTATTAAAGTATCAAGCGTAATCTCTAGTTGTTTTTTAATTGTGTCATTGTCATAATCATACTTCATATCGTATTCGTAACCAAAAGATATATATAAATTTTTGTATAAGATTGATTCTTTAATGGGAAACTTGGTGTATAATAATCTATCATCTTCGTCATAATTTTCTTGTTCGGATAATTCTGAGACTAATTCAATAGTTATATATAATACAGGAGCAAGACCCCAAGTCCAACTTGAATCTTTTACAGATATTTTTATTTTGTTATTACAATATTTAGACTTATTAAATATAATCAGTTTAGAACAATAATTCTTTGTATCTGTTGCATTATATGAACTCATTTATTAGAAGTAATTCTAGTAAACATTTTAAAATAAAATAAATCAATTTTTAAAAAAAAATGGTATTATTTGCTAAATTTATTTTTGAATATTAAATATAAATAAAATTATAAAGAGGAGAGAGGATTGAAAGAGTTTTGAAGGAGAGAAAGATTGCGCATGAGCAGTTTGAGTTAGAGAAAGTGAGTATGTTGTTGACGTTTTAAGTAGAACTATGGGTGGTGCCCAGATAACCAGTTGGTGACTTTAGAACCCAAAGAGAGTGCTATGGAGCACTTTTTTTTGTTGACTTAGATATTTTTTTGATATTTTATATTTTTTTGATATAAAATAAATACGTTCTCGAGATTGATGATTATAATAAAAAAAGTCAGAAGAGTATTCGAGAATTTCGTATTTTTTCCGACAATCCGTTAAAATGTAAATAATTAAAGAGTAGAAGGGAATTATATTTTTTTCATATAAAATAAATAGGTTCCCGACAGTGATGAGAAATAAAAAAATTTTAATAAAAAATGAGGATAAAAAAAAAATTGACAGATATTTTAAAGTAAAAAAAATTGAGGTTTGAAAGAGACAAGGTAAAATGACATCATTTGTGTTGAGCGATTCGACATTTGTGGGTAATTTTGTGACTTTTTTGAGGTTGGTGGATGAGTGTGAGCTTGCACTGTCACTTAAACAATTGTATGATTCATTAGAAGATACGAGAACAGTTCTTCCAGAGGTGGAAAGGATGTTTTCTTGGGCGGATGAACCTTTTAGTATCGAGAGCTATGAAGAGATCAAGTGTATTGAGTGGTATGCGATAGCGACGCAAGATATTATTTCTACGGCCTTGAAAAGAGAACAGGAAGCTCGCGATTGTTTTGAGTTGCAGAAGGTGAGTATGTTGTTGACATTTTAAGTAGAACTGTGGGTGGTGCCCTGATAACTAGTTGGTGACTGAGAACCCGAGAAGAGTGCTGTGTAGAGCACTCTTCTTTGTTGACTTTCTATTTTTTATAGTAAATTCTTATACAGATTCTGCTTTGATGAAAATTCTTCGTTAAATTAATATTTTTTTCGAGAAATCTTCGTTAATTTATGTAATATTTGATAGTTAAAAAAAATAAAATTTTTTAATTTTTTATTTTATTATTTATTAATTTTTCTTGTTCTTTTATATTCTTGTTCTTGTTTTTTTAGTTCTTGTTGTTTTCGTTCTTGTTTTTCTCGTTCTCGTTCTTTTATGTTCTTTTTTGTTTGTTGAATAAAAGCCCAATCTGAAACATCACTAGCTTTAACAAACCAACCATCTACCACCATATTTAGAGCAAACCAATTATTGATACAAGTTTTTACTTGATTAATAAGTATTTGTATAATAATATATTAAATATAAATTGTCAATTTTTTTTTAAATGGGGGTTAAAAAAAATTGACAAATATAATAAAGAAATAAAAATTGTATTAAATATACTAAAGGATTATGATAATTTCAAACTTTGTAGAGATAAAAGAAGAAGTATTTAATTTTCCAGTATGGGATTACAGTCTAAAAGATTTGTTGCGATTAAAAAATGAGTGTGGAACAGAGTTCCTAAAGTATCGTGCAGCAAAAATTGCAGTAACAGAAAATAAAGCTTTTGCAACTCGTTGCCGTAAGCTTTATTTATTAATTGAAAGAGAAATAGCACGACGTGTTCGGTAATGTATTCAAGAGAACAATTTACCACCTTGGAAATTTAAAATGAAACAAATTTTTTTTTCGAGAAATCTTCGTTAAATTATTTAATATTTACGAGTTGTCTAATATTGTAATTTTTGTCGGGAATATCTCGGTAATTATTTGAATTTTATCGGGATTATTAACTCTTCTTAATATTTTTTTTCGAGAAATCTTCGTTAAATTATGTAATTTTCGACACCCCGTCGAAAAAATACAATTTATGTAAGTTATAAAAATAAAAAATTGAAAAATTATTTATAAATATAAATAGTATTATTTAAAATGAGTTTATATGAAAGAGGTTTAGATATTCTAAATGAATTACGCTTATTACCTTTAGAAACAAGATTATTAAAAAAAAATAGTTATACAATACCTAAAAAATTCAATTTGAATAATAAAAGTATGTATATAATGAAAAAAATAAAAGATATAAAAATTATTGTAATGAGTAATGACTTTAATACGAAAGTGAAATTTCCTAAGGGAGTAAAAAAGATAATATTTGGAGAGGAATTTAATAAGGAAGTAATACTACCGAAAGGATTAAAGATACTGACAATGGGTAAAAATTATAATCAAAATATAAAACTTCGTAGTAGTTTGGAGATAATAAATTTTGGGAGAAATTTTGAGCAGTTAGTAACTTTACCAAAAAATTTAAAATATATGAGTCTTTCATCATATTGTAATACATCATTAATATTAAACGAAGGATTAAAAGAGTTATATTTTTATCTAAGTAAACCGATAATATTACCAATATCAAACGAAGAAAGAAATAGACGTTCAATAGAATTATCTCATGTTAACTCTAATGGTTTGAAATTTTTTAGTATATAAAAATATGTATTATATGCTTATAAAAAAAAATTGAAAAATATAATATAAAAAATATTATCAAATGCTTATAATAATTGAAAAGTTAAGAGAGAATGTCATCAAAACAAAAATTAGAAAAAACTTGGTATGAGAAATTGAAACAAGATTTTGATAATGGAGAAACAACAGAAGATGATGTAATTTCAAAATTAAAAGAACTTGGTATAAGCGCTATAAAAAAAGAAGAAGAAAAAGAAAAAAAAAAAAGAAAAGAAAAGATATATCCAGATCTTGATCCATTGGAAAATATAAGACAAATAATAAAGTATAAAGGGATAGATTTTATGTGTGTAAAACATTTAACTCAAATTGAAAATCCTTGGTTTTTTACAAAACTTTATACAGTTCCTTATCATAGAGAAATTTCAATAATAAGAAAAGAAAAAATAGATAAGTTTATAAAAATCATAAAGAATATATTGAGAATAGGTGAATTAGATACAAAAACTCGAAATACTTTAAATAATTTAATTAAAGATTAGAATATATTATTTTTTTTATATATTTTTGTCGAGAAATCTTCGTTAAATTATGTAATATTTAACGGGTTGTCGAAGAATTGCTATATTTTACTTTTTATAAAAGAGATAATAAAAAGTTATTTTAGATATTTAGAAATTTTTAGTATTATATAATTTTAGAAAATTTAAAATTTTTAGTATTACATTATTTAAAATATTAAATACTAATAATTAGTATAATTAGAAAAATTAGTAATATTAAGGATTACACTTTTTACTAATTATAAAATTCAAAAAATTAAATTTTTTCGAAAGTATACTTGCTTAGTATTAATAAAATAATTAATAGGTTTAATTTTCAATTATTTATTTTTCAAAAATAATTTTATAAAATTCAAAAGAAATTATATAAAAAATGTTTATTTTCTTTTGAATTTTTATTTTTGAAAATATTATTAAGTTATTTAAAGGGAAATTTAAATTATTTGACGGGTTATCGAAAAAATTGCTATTAGTTGTCTTTTTCTTCTTCTATAAAAGAGATTAACTACATATATAATAAATAATAGGAATATAATAGGAATATAATAGGAATATAATAGGAATATAATAGGAATATATTAAAGTAATAAAAATATAGGAAAATATGGATTTTATAAAATGAAAAATTAGAAAGTTATATTATTGAACATGTAAAATGAAAAATATTTTTTGAAATTTATTTTTGGTTTGGTATTAAATTATTATAATACATACATTTTAGTATTAATTAAAATATTGATACAGGAACAAATGAGCAAAAACAGGAAATTTTGAGAATATAAAAGAAATATAAGTAAATAAATTATTATAAGTAAATAATAAGTAAAAATAATATAAATAATAAATAATAAGTAAAAAAAGTTATATAAAGAAATAATTATATATAATAAGAAATAATAAGAAATATTGAGAAATAATTAAAATGTCATTATATACTTGTTATAGATGTGGTCATCAAACTAAAGGTAAAAATGATATGCGTAAGCATCTTTATAATAGAAAAAAGGAATGTCCTGCTTTATCATTGGAAAATAATATTATTTTAACTACTGATATAAAAGAATATATTCTTAAAAATAAAGTTTATCATTTACCTAAAAAAGAAGTATCTGATAAGAAGACGATAATAAATAATATAACTTATAACAATACAATGAATAATTATATAAAGAATATGAATACGATAGATAAATTAGATAAATTGATGGAATATAAGAATACAGAGATAACTTCATTAGAGGACAATGTTCAAAACCATTTTTATCGCCGTATAACGAACTTAAAAACGGATGCATTTAAGTTTGGTTATGATATGGGTAATAATAGATTATTTGATATATTTGAGGAGATAACAAAAATTCGTAACTTACAGGATATGAATATAATTTACGACGATAAATTGAAGGAACTGAGCTTATTTAAAAGCGGAAGCTGGGAGACGATGCTAATAGAGCGAGGAATAAAGGAGATATTGGATATGTTGAAGGAGTATTTTCTAGACCACTACGAACTGTTTTTATTTCGCAGGATATACTTTATCGAGAAGAATGAGATAGAGAAACAGAAGTATAAAATCCATTTGGAGGATTATTATAAATTCATAGGAACGTTTGATTTACGTCCAATAATCGAGGATAAAGATGATGCAGAAATTTTAGGAGAGGAGCATGGAGAACAAGGAGTATTTAAATTGGAAGAGAAATGGCTAAAAATTTATAATACATTGATAGATAATATGAAACGTTATGAAATCAATAAGATAAAGAAGGATATAGATTTGATAATCAAAAACAATAGTAATAAGAATTTAACAGAATTAAATAAGGAGATAATAGAGTTATTAACGACAGATGTAGAGTTTAAAGAGATATTGGATGACAAGGTATTTAATTCAGTAGAAGTTTTGTAACATTTTTGCTAAAAAAGTGGTTAAAAAAAAAAAATTGACACAATATTTTGAGATAAAAAATTTGAGGTTTGAGAAAGAAAGAGAGAAAGAGAGATATTAAGATGGCATCAGTGGATGAGACATTTGTGTATAAGATTTGCGATTCTCTGTGTGCGGTAGATGAGACTCTTTCGTTATCACTTGAGCGGTTGTATGATTTGTTAGAGGATCAGTCATCGGTGTTTCCGGATTTGGAGCGTCGTTTTGACGTTCATTCTATCGGAGAGGACGGCTATATTGAGTGGTATGCGGAGGAGGCGATAGAAATAATTTCTATTGCAGTACAGAGAGAGAAGGAGACGATGTTGCGTGATATTTGTGTTTGTTTGACATTTTGAGTAAAGACTGTGGGTGGTGCCCTGACAACCAGATGGTGACTAATAACTCGGGAGGAAGGTGCTATGGAGGGCACTTCTTCTTTGTAGACTTTTTTTTGTATTTGTTGGGTATTAAAGAAGTCTAATGATGTATTCGAGAAGTTTCCATTTTTTCTCGAGTAGTCGAGAAAACTATATAAGTTAGATGAGTGGAAGAGATTTGTATTTTTTTAATATGAAATAATTACATTCTCGTCTCATTCGGGTCCATACAAATTTAAAGGTGATTGTTGAGAAGTTCCATAAGTCTCCTCGTCAAAAATATTAAAGTTAAACGAGTCGTCGTAAATATTCTTGATTTGTCTCGTCTATCGTCAAAAATAAAAAAGTTAGACGAGTTATTGAGATTTGTAGTTTTTTAATATGAAATTATTATATTCTCGTCTCTGTCGGATCCATACAAAGTTAAAGGATATTGTCGAGAAGTTTATGAGTTTCCCGACTACCCATCAAAAATATAATAATTCAAATGAGGATACGAGAATTGTAGTTTTTTTATATGAAATAATTACATTCTCGTATCATTCGGGTCCATAAAAAATTAGAGGAGAATATCGAAAAGTTCCTTGAGCGCCTCGACTACTCGTCAAAAATATAAAAGTTAAACGAGTCATCGAGATTTGTAGTTTTTTAATATGAAATTATTATATTCTCGTCTCTATCGGGTCCATACAAAGTTAAAGGAGGTTGTCGAGAAGTTCCTTGAGCGTTCCCGTCTCCCCGTCAAAAATAAAAATTCAAACGAGTCATCGCAAAGTGTCCTTATTCAATTGTGTCTCACCTTCAAAAGTGTCACTCTTCAAATGTGTCTCACCTCAAAAGTGTCATAGTCAAATGTGTCTTACCCACAAAAGTGTCACTCTTCAAATGTGTCTCACCCTTCTCGACAACCCGACAACAGGGACACTTTTTGAGGCACGTGACGGCGTTTGTCAGATAGTATTAATACTATCTGAC